GTGGTGCCCGACGATCTCATTGGTGTCGGCGTTGACAAAGAATGATATTCGGTAGCGTTGTCCGCCTCCGTCGAGGGGTTCGAGGGCTTTGGGGTCGGTGCCTCTGCCGTTGAGGGCTTCGGGCGTGCGGACCATGACGAGCCCTTCGGGGTTGGCTTCGCAGACAACGGGGCCGTACTCGGTCTGGACGATTCGGTTGGTTTGGGCGCTGCTCATGTTCCTACCTGCTCTCTGAGGGGTCAGTGGATTTGCTCGACGCTGACGCCTCGGCGGAATGTCCGCTCATCGGCCTTCACGAACGGCTGCCCGATGTAGTAGGCTTTGGCCTGTTCGAGGGTGATACCTGCGGCCATGCTTGTTTCGATGATGTCTCCGTCATCGAAGACAATTCGGAATGCGGGAAGCTTATTCGAGGATACTTGGGTCTTGCTCATTCTGTTGTTCTGCATCGGTTGAGGTCAGTGAGTTCCATAGTCTCTCTTGCCGAGGAAGAAACGCCTCTCTGAATCCCTGATTGTATCCCATTGTGTGAACGCTAAGCAGTACCGAAACGGCTGAAACAATGATAACGATAATGTAACAAACTTCATAGAACTTGGGTCGGCGCAGTTTCATTTGAATCTCCTACCATGCTATCCGAATCTTCGGGTAGGTCTTTCTTAGGTATGCCGCGAAACCTTCTTCGCTCGTCTCTCGATAGGACCAACCTGATCCGGGAGCGCCTTGCAATCCCGGGACATGCACAAGCCGACAAGTCATGGCGTAGTTGCTGTAGGTCTCTCGGAGCCAGCAGATAAAGCCGACCATAGCGCCGCCCGGATATTCCTCTCGGTCGTGATCGAGTTGTTGCTGAGGGGTTCGCCCTTGGGTTCTGGCGTAGAACCGGAATCGAGGATTCCACCGCTTGGTTTGGCGCTTCTTGCTCATTACTTCTGTACGGCTTCGAGGGCTTCAGTGACCGTCGCGCCGCCGTGCCTGAGTTCCTTGTACCGTTCCAGGTCGTCGCCCTTGAGGGTTCGCAGGATCTCGGCTTCTCGCTCGTTGCATGGGAAGAATCGGTCGTCTTCTCTGCTCATGCTGCGCCTCTCATCTTGGCGGCTTCTCGGATCTGATACCCTTGCCGCTGCCAATGGCTGACTTGGATGGTGTCGCAGTAGAACAGGACGGTGAGGGAACCGTCTCCGTTGCGTTCGCAGACTGCGAATCGTTGGCTGTCGCTGCTCGTCATCATGCCGCTACGCTGACGGCTGAGGGGTCAGTGAGCATCCGTATGCGGACGCTGAGCATGGCGACGGCTCGGATGGCTTGGTCGCTTTCGCAGACCATCTGCCCTCGGTCTGAGAACCAGAACCGGCGGATGATCCGCTCTCTCCGCTGTTTGAGTCGGAAGAGTTCGAGTTTGGCTTGGTCGCTGCTCATGCCTCTAATTGAGGCTTGGGCAGGTCAGTGAGTGTAAACGATCTCGGGGGTCACGCCGTACTTCTCTCGGTACGCTTCGAGTCCGATCTGATCGAGTTCCTCCTGGCGCTCCTCGTAGATGTTGCGGCCCGTCTCGGGGTTGATCCACGGGAGGTTTTCGATCGGCTCCATGCCGAGTCGTCGGGCGTACTCGTTCATTTCTTCGAGGCTCGGCTGATTCGTGGCGGGGTTCGTTGCCGCCGCTGCCTGCACTCCGTTCTCGACATTCAGGTGAATGCTGAGGCTGAGGACAAGGGTAAGGATGAGGATGCCGACAAGAATTTCAAGTCTTGCGAATCGCATGGTCTGTTTCTCCTGTATATTTAGACCTTCTGCGTAGTTACTCGGGCTCCTCTGTGGTCAGTGGCTACAGGTGCAGGTTGTGCTGCGGGCACGGCACCTATCTTTGGGGCGCGGAAAGTTTGGCACCCTGTTGCGGGTGCCTGAGGGGTTAGAGGTGTTCGCAGTCGCCGCCGTAGTCCTCATCGGTCCCAAAGCCAGCGGAAGCCAGGGCATCGGCGTCGGCTTCGCCGTCATGTCGGAAGCCGTCCCAGGGCTCATCGTCCTCATCGGGGGCATCGCTGACTTCGAGGATATCCATGTCCACAAGGCGGATCTCATCATCGGGATCCTGTTCATCGCGGACGAACGCGACGCGGGTCTCGGGATCGCTCGGATGATCGGTCCACCGAATCGTTCCGAAGATGACTTCCTCGCCGTTGCTGGTGATGCACAGAATTCGCTTGCGGTCGCTCATGTCGGTTCCCCTTGCTCTTGGGTTGCTCGCTGTTGCTGCGCCGTCAGGTCGTCAGTGGGGCCTTCTTCCAAACGGACCAACCTGTAGCCAGGCGACCGTGAAGATAGGGGTTCATCGTCCCATCGCAGGCTTCGCGAGCGGCGACGGCATCCTTCTTGCGCCCGAAGTTGCCCACAAACTCCGCGCCGTTCTGGATCTCGCCGGGCTCAGCGAATCCGAAGCGGAAGCGGGCGAAGCCGGTTTGGAGCTTCGCGAGGTTCTCGGGGTCCATCTCTCGGAGGTGTTTGGGGAGTTTGCTCATGCGGTTGCGGGAGCGCCAGGTTGTCAGTGAGCAAGCGGCTCACCTATCTTTGCTGAAGCAACCCCCTACTTCGGGGGCGAGGAGTTCAGGATGCGAGGGCTTCGGCGACTTCGGCGGCTCGTTCGGCGTGCTTCTCGGCGAGGACGGTTCGTTCGAGCTTGAGTCCCGCTTGTTCGACGACTCGCTGTAGCATCATGGCGTAGCGGTCAGTGGGGGTGCCGTTCATGATCTGATGGCGGACCTTATCTCGGACGGCTTCGAGCTTCTTGGCGCTGAAGCGGGTTGCGGTCGAATCAAACGCCTTGAGGCCAGAGAATGCTCGGGTGGTCCGCCAGTTCTCTTCAACCTTGACCGGCGTCATGCCGATCCAGAAACCTTGCTGCTCGCTGCTGTACGGGTCTCCCTTGGTGTATCGGGCGACGACTTCGATGACGACGCCCTCGGTGGTGGTCGGAAGGTCAAAGCTGATTCGGCGGTTGTTGCTCATGCCGATGCTACCGCGTCAGGTCGTCAGTGACGACGACGACGGGCGGGATAGGTCTTGTGGTAGTCTCCCCAGCTATGGACAGCGGCGTAGTCTCCAACCATCGAGCAAGCCGATTCGAGCGCCTCGTGGAGGTGGGCGGGCGTATGCGGCTTCATGGCTTCGGGGTCGGGCTTCTCGAATCCCTCGCGGAATGACTTGCGAGTGCCTGGGCCGTCGATCTCAAGGCTGTAGGTATTGTCCATCGCCTTGCGGACGGTGATATGGACGATGCGCCATCCTTCGTGACCTGGCGGGATGGATCGGCCTGGCTTCCTCGGGTCGTATGTCTGGGTGCTGCTCATGCTGATGCGAGCCCGATGGATTGTCAGTGACTACCGCACGCCCTCGTTCCATTTCTCCATGTAGTGATCGGTAAGGACGAACCAGTTGACAGCGCCGAGCATGACGGTAAACAGTTCGACGACGGCGAGGCGCTCGAATGACTCTCCGCCCTCGGGACGGGGATCGTCGAGGACGGTCGTGAAATGCTCTCGGAGGTTCGTTGCGGCTTCGAGGCGGGTCGTGGCCTTGCCGACGATCTGGACAGCGTTGGAAAGCTGCTCGCGATCGTTGTCGATGATGGTTTGCAGGTTGTCAGTTGCAGCGGCGGTGATGGAGTCTGCTTCGACCATCTCTGCCGCTTGATCCCATGCGTTTCCGCCTGCTGGCATGATTTGCTCCGTTCAACAAAGGGCGATGAATGCGAGGATTGTCAGTATGATGATCTTTCGATCCTCTTCGGTCAGTGAGGGGAGTTTCAAGCGCTTCCTCCAAGACCTGTTCAGCGACGGGCTGTAGGTCGGGGTTTCCATCGGTCAGAAAGTCGTACAGTTGGGCAAGTCTTTCGTTCATGCCTCTGTAATCGGCGTTCTGCCGGGCTGGCTTGAGAAGTTTGCGCGGAAATTTAGACTTCCTCAATCCCCAAGGTTCCGAGAATGTCGATGCGGAGGCTGAGGTCGGCATCGTTTTCGGACTCGGCCAGTCGGCGACAAAGCACGCTGACGGACTGAGGATCGAAAGTAAACTGCGGCGCTCCTCTGCTGTCGGTCTCCTGCTCGAAATGGATCGCTTCGAGGCGGCTGTCGATGCCCTGCGCCGTCATGCGCTGCAAAGCGTCAAACTCCTCGGAGTTCGGCCAGCACGCGATCTTGTAACCATCGGGCGTCTGCTGCTCGGCGGCTGCCTTGATCGTTTCCTGCGGAGTTGTGCCTGCGGTGTATGTCTGGTTGCTCATGCCTCTGCCTCTGCTCGGTTCAGTCAGTGAAACAACGGCCCCGCCCGATGAGGCGGAGCCGTTGAGGGGTTCTGATGGGTTGACGGATCAGGCGGCGGATGCGGCCTTGACTTGGCTCGGATCGAGTTCGCATCGGTTCATCGGCATACGGAACCGCTTGCCGCTCTGCCCTCGTCCGCTGCGGCTGCTCGTCCGCTCGACGATGTAGTTGGTCTGCTTGACATCGACGATGATGCCCTTCCATCGAGTATCGTACTTGTCTTGGATCGGCGTACCGATCAGCGCCCGACCGTTGGCGACATCCTCGTTGGTCTGCGCCACGATCTTGTCGGCGGAGGCGACATCGGTAAGCGTCACGAGCGTTCCGCTGCGGCTGACTCGGAGGTTGGCGGTTCGAGGGTCTGCGGCGAGCGCATCGGTGATGATCTTCTCGGCAACGGCAAGGCTCATGGTTCTGCTCCTATGGGCTTGGGTTCAGAGGGTGAGTGGGCGCAAGTTGTTCAGTGGGCCGAATCTTCGGGTACGCCTGCGGCTTCCAACAGTTCGACATCGGAGGGGTCGATATGCGGCGCAAGGTCCGCGAGTTCGGCGAGTTCACCGTAGCTGATGCGTTCGGCTCGCAGTTCGCCTCGGAGATATTCGAGCCGTTCCTTGATCTTGGGATCGGGCGTGATATGACCCAACGGATCAGGTCGATTCAGACGATCGACAAGGTACTCGCGGATGGTTCGGGCGGGACCGCTCGTGTCTGCTCTGTTCTCGTCAGCGACGATCAGTTCAGCGACGGCGGTAAGGAATTCTTCGTTGACTTCGATTGCTTTCATGCCGCTGCGGTGACGCAACGGAGTCAGTGGCAAACGTCGCACCTATCTTTGCGGGCATTTGCCCCTTGCGGGGCGTTGGGTCAGGCGGCGTGCCTGGTCTGGTGGCAGGAGCCGCGCTTCGGCTTGCGCTTGACGGTCGGACGGATGGCGTTGTGACGGCGGATGGCTGCTCCTTCCTTCTCGGCTTCGAGGTCGAGCGGATCGAGGTGGCGCTTCGGGTTCAAACGGTTGTTGTGGTTGCTCATGCCGATACGATACCAGGTATCGGTCAGTGAACGAAACACCCCGGACAGGATTCGAACCTGTAACCTGCGGATTAGAAGTCCGCCGCTCTATCCAGTTGAGCTACCGGGGCTCTCTCAGTTCATCGGCACGAACGCTTCGCCCTCGGTATGGACATACGCGCCATGCTGGGTGAAGCGGACGGGGGCATTGGCCTTGACCCGATGCCCCGCTCGTCTGGCGGCTCGTCTCGCCTTGCAGCGATCGGCTGCCATATGCCGCACTCGCTCGGCTGCCGCTCGGGGGCACTCGGTCGTCGGGCGGATCTCCCAGTCGTTGACTCGGAAGGGGACGCCATCGAGGGGGCCGTGGCCTTCCTTCTCGATCAGCACCGTGCCGTTCTCGATCTTGCGGAGTCGGTAGCCATGCAGGCGCACGCCCTTAGCGATGCCGGTGCCAGGGATGTAGTCCACGAGTTCGTCAGTTCTGACGCGGCAGTAACAGCCTCGGTGGTAGTAGTCGCAAACGCCATCGTAGGTGAAGTCGATATGGTCGCTCATGTTGCCCTCCCGGCGCAAACAGGTCCGATGCCGCTTTCGATGGATTCGGGAGTCGTCAGTGTACGATTGCAGCGTATACACTTGCCCTCGCAGAGCATGTAGCCATCTACGCCCTCAAGCATGATACGCCCGCTCTCAGCGTCGTGAACGCCCTCAACGGCGAAGCGCCAGAGGATATCGGCGAGGGGTCGCTTGTCGCTGTGCGCCCGCCAGCAACGGATACCGTCGTCGTTGACGAATCCGAAGTTGGTATAGCTGCTCTCGTTGTCGGGGCCTGTCAGGAGGCCGACAATCCGATTGCCTGCCATCTTGTTGCAGAATGCGTCCTTGGGCTTCTTCTTGTCGCCGATGACGGTCTTGATCTGGAAGGTACGATGCTCGCCCGAACGGTTCGAGTGGATCGTGAAGCGCCCGTTCTTGATGCGGGTCGCTGTGCCTGTCGCTGACTGATGTTCGCTGCTCATGCCGTTGCTCGGTCGGCTATGCGTCAGTGGAAAACAAGCCCGCCCCATGTTTCAGGGGCGGGCAGTTTCTCTTGAGTGTTCATTCGCCTCAACTCGGCGCTGGTTTTTAGTGAGGTCCAGCCCTCAGTTGTTTGCCCATGTCTCGGTCCTCCTTCGTGGCGCTGTTGGAGGTTGAGGTTGACATTCAGTGCCGTGGCTTGAATCAGTGGGCTAACGCAGCTTCATGGGGCGGTCCTCCGTTGGTGTTCTCTGATCGTCGGTCCTTCTCTGATGCTACGAGTGTAGCGTCGTCAGTGTCACCCGCAAGTCTGTTTCTCGTCGCAGCGGTACTGTCCCTGTTCGGCATCGTAGACAGCGATACGCTGACCGACCCGAACCAGGTTGCGAGCATCGGCGATGCCAGGCGTCCCATGAGGTCCGCCCATGTTGAGCGTAGCGTGGGACTGATGGCGACCGGGAGCGATGACGCAGCGGCCAGTCGCTTCCTTCCATTCGATGCCGTCGCGACCCTTGCCGTTGGGCCTCAGGATGGTGACTCGATCTCGGGGGCGGATCGAGGCGAGGAGTTCGTTGACGGGTACTTCGGTCTTGCTCATGCTGTTGCTACTTCTTGCGGCGCATCAGTGTCCGCAGGTCTCGGAACAGGTTTCGCCAGGTCGGAGTGTACGAGGGGCCGAAGCGGTTCTTGATGGCTCGCCCGTTGCGGTCGAGGATGACTTCAGCCATGTGAGGGACTGACAATGGACGGACTTCCATGATGCCATTCTCATCGGGTTTGAGTTGCAAGAATTTGATGTGTTCCATTCGGTTGCTCATGCTGTTGCATCCTTGCAGACAGGTCAGTGGAGCAGGTAAGCGAGTCACCTATCTTTGGCGCGGGAAAACCCTGTCGCCCGAGCTAAGCTCAAGGGCGACGGGCTGAGCAGGCGGTTTAGGCGGGCGGCTCCATGTCGTCGTAGTCGGTCGTGACGGTCAGTTCGGGATTGATCCGTTGAACCAGAGAGGTCAGCTTGGGGCCGTCGCCGAGCGCTTCGTTGAGTTCGGCGGCTTTGATCGTGCCCGAGCGGATGCCCTTCTGGTAGGCTTCGTACAGGGGAAACTGATCGCCGTTGTTGAGGCCGAAGTCAACCATAGCGGCTGCGCTGGGCATGACATCGGCCATGAGGTCGTCGATGAATCGGTTTGCTACGGGTTTCATGCTCATGCTGCTGCCTCAAAGACGATTGCGTCAGTGAGCCCGTCCTCGAATGACTGCGCCGCTGCGCTGTCGATGATCTGGATGCCCTCGTTGGTCTGTCCGATTGCGCTGAAGTCGTCAGCATCGGGAAGACCGTCGATATCGTCGGCGGACCAAACGGGACCGATCGGACCCATGCGGCAGATGCCGGTAAAGACGGTCGCCTGGTCGATCTCTCCCTCGTGGATGACTCGGATCTGTCCGCATTGGACGATGTATCCGCAGTCGTCTTCGATGCTGATATCTTCGGGGTCGATGACGATGACCGCCATGATCGCCTTGATGTTGTGGGTCCGCATCCAGTCTTCGGGGAAGCGGGTCATTTCGATTTGCGCGAGTTTCTTGCTCATGCTTCGACCCGAACGATAGGGAGGTCAGTGGTCTCCTCGTACAGGGCATGAAACTCGGTCATGCCGTCGAGGTAAACGCTGTCGGTCTGGGCGATTCTCATGCGCCCGCTCTGCTCGATGATGCCGCGCTCCTCAAGAAACGCCAGGGCCGTAGCAAGTTGGGATAGCGGATAGTCGCCCGCCTCGCCGATTGCCTGACCTGAGAAGCGCGCGCCGTTGAGCGCTTCGACATCGTGACAGATGCGCTCGAAAGTCGCTTTGCTGCACGAGTGCCTGTAGGGTTGCTGCCCTCTGTCTGTTCGGGTCGGCTCGACGCTGCGCCAGAGGGTTTCTCCGTCGCAAGTGAAAGTTGATCCTTCGATGTTCTTCGGCATGGTTCTGCTCCTGCCGATGCGGGCTCAATCGTCAGTCAGTGGAGCCGCTTCGATCATGCGCCGCAGTTCGGCGAGCTTGTCGGGGTCATCCTCGTCATGCGCATCGTTGCCCTCGGGGTCGCACCGTTCGATGCAGTCGTCGATGCGGGCGAGGCAGGCGGCCCGATGCTGCTCGGACTGGACCTTGAGACCGATTTCGGGGCTGAAGCCGTACATGCAAGCGCCGGGATCTCCGCCGCTCATATACGAGCCCCAGGATGCAGCGTAGGCGATGGCTTCCGATTCTGTCATGGTTGCGGTGTTGCTCATGCCCTTGCTCCGATCCGCTGGGGTCAGTGGTCAGGTAACATTGACAGTTCGCATGGCTCGCTGCAGCGCCTCGTCGTATGACTCGCTGCCCATCATCATTTCCTCAAACTCCTTCACCTCCCACGCCTCGTAGCCTGCTCGCTTGAGCGCTTTGGCGATGCGCCCGATGATGCCGAAGACATTGCCATCCTGCTCGGAAAGCTGAACCTCGACATCGGGGTACTTGGGGCTGCTGGTCGTGTGTTCGTCGCTGAGGAAAGTTGTGTTGCTCATGCTGATGCGGAAGCCTTGGAGAGTCAGTGGTCAGGCTGCGATCTGTGCCCGTTCTCTGATGACCTGATTTGCCATGAACAGCCAAGCGGTCAGATGCGAAGTTCTGCGCGCTTTCGGGTCTCCCTCATAGGACATGGCGATATCCTCAGATTCATCATTGATGCTGACAAACTCGCCAGAAAATCGCCAGTTGCCTTCGTGCTTGAAGTCGGCGATGAACCCTCCGAGTTTGGCGAGGTATTCCGCAACGGCTCCCTTGATACAGAGCATCCCGTTGTTGTTCATGACATTGGTGCCATGAATGCGCCAGCCTTGGTCGTCAAAGATGATGCCGCTCTCCTTGAGATGGGCCTTCAACTCGGGTATCTGACGGGCGAGGTCGAACAGTTCTTGGGACGCTTGCTCTGCGAGTGGGGTTGCCATGCTGACTCCTTCGTTTGGATTGCGTCAGTGTAACGTCTTCACCTATCTTTGGCAAGTGAAATGGGCGGCGGTGCCCAGGGTTTGTTTTATTGTCAACCTTATCTGGGATTTGCGGCAGTTGACAAGGCTGCCTTTCAACGCGCCCGCCGCCGTTGTTCAGTGTTCGCTCTTGAGAAGCGCGACCCAAGGGCTCTCAGGGATGCCGATGCCCTCGACATAGAAGTCGAACTGTTCTCCCAACTCGTCGAAGGGGAAGTCAGTGTAGGGAATGTCCTGGACATACAGACGACCGCTGTTGCCAGGCGTATCGGTCCATGCTGATACTCGGGCCGCAACGCCAGCGACATCAGTGACCTTCTCGATGCGCCAGACAGAGAAGCCTTCCGCCTTCTCGTTGAAGGCTCGCCCTTGCGTATGCAGGACGCTGGCGACGACATCGAACAGCCAGTGGCACCCTCGCTTGGCGAGGTACATGGTCCCGTCCGTCAGGAGGAACCGCCGCCGCAGGAAGATGCTGGCGACATACCATTGCGAAGTGCCCGTGAAATGTCCGAGGTCTGACGAGTTGATTGTTTCGGTTGCATTGCTCATGATCTTACCTGCTCCGCTACCCGTCAGTGGGTTGCCCTGATCCTCAGTTGAACGGTCGGGTGCTCGGTGCCGCCATGCGATCCATCGCACGCGCTGTCTGTCCAGAGTACGCCGTCCGATTCGCTTTCCTCTGCCGCGAGGATCTCATGCGCCTCGGGCTCTCCCTCGTCGTAGACGCAGACGGGGAACTCGGGAGGAAACTGCTGAAGCTGTCGAATTAGCTCGCCGACATTCATGCTGCTGCTCCCTTGCTCAGTCGTCAGTGAAGTAACCTGGATCCTCGATGATATCGCCGCAAGCGGTATCGTGGAGGTAGTCCACGGCTCCTTCGATATCGTCATCCTCGCCCGTCCACCCGAAGTTGCGGGCCATAGCGGGGAAGTCGGTATCGCGCTGAACGAGTTTGGTACGGCTCTCGTCCCTCGTACTGTAGTTGCCATCCTTGTCAACCTGGCAGAGGATGAAACAACCTGGCGCGAAAGATTCGTCCGTCTCGATGGTGATTCTGTTGCTCATGCTGATACTCAGACCCGAATAGGTCAGTGGACTCGGATGGATCGGGCGGTCAGCGTGATGGTAAATGTCTCGCTGTCGCGAGCCATCGCCTTCTCGAACATATGCAGAGGAACCGCATCGACGCCATCATCGCCGCCGTACAGCGCTCGCTTGTTCTCGTACCACTCAAAGCCCCCATCGTTCGGATCGGTCCCCTCGGCGTAGGCTACTTGATGGATGCGATTGTCTTTATCTTCAGCAATCGGAGGGATTCCGCTCGACATGAGGTAAACGCCTTGGTCGCCGACGAGATGCAGACTCGGAATCGGCTCTTGTCCGTATGTCGGACGATGCTTGCTGGCAGCCTTGGCGTGATCGAAGAGAGGACGGACTTCTGCGGTCTTGAATGTGAGTTTGCTCATACCCTCGTAAGGTCAGACTTTCGTCAGTGTTGTCGAGGGGATGGTTTCGAGGTTGCTGTTCTTGTCTTCGATGTTCGGCGCAGCGAAGGTAACAGTTATCCCTTCGAGCATGAGGCGGAACGCTTCTTTCGGCTCGATGGGATCGCCGTAGTCGCCTGTTTCGTCGCTGCAAGGGAAGTATAGAACCGTCCCGTCAAGTTGAAGCGATGCGCGAATTTCGACGATCATCGGCGGTTCTTCTTTCGCTTGAGTTTGCGACCGTTGGCGGTGAAGCGGGGGCTGTTGCGCCTGCTCGCTTTGGTATCGCCGCCCCAACGCCGACGACCTGGGCCTCGGCTGCCCTTGCGAGCCCAAGGCGCTCGGTCGCGCTCGACAAGATCGGGGATGAAGGGAATGTCCGGAGCCATCGCTGCGGCAGAGATGGTCAGGAGCATGACGGCTGTTGCTCGGTTATCCATGCAGATCCTCCGCCGCTTTGTTCTCAGTGGCAGCCTGATTTTCGAGCATGTCGGCGAAGTCGTCCATGCCGCCCTGGTCGTCGATGAATTCGAGCGCAAGGGTTAGCATGGTCGAATCGTTCCAGCCTTGCCGCTCTCGGACTGCGGTGATGCGCTGCTCGTCATTCATGGGTTTGGGTTCGCTCATGCCGATGCGAAGGGGCGATCGAGTCAGTGGGCCATATGCACCTATCTTTGCTTGGCTACCCCTCAACCGCCGAAGCCTCTCGGCCTCGGGGGAGGGGATGAGCAATCGTTATGCCGCAGACTCAGCGGGCCAAGCCTCGGCCATGACCTTCTCGGGAACCTCGTCGGGATGCGTGTCCATGAACTCGAAGCCGTTGCTGTTCCAGTTGATGGGCGAGCCGTTGGCATCGACCTCGAAGGTCAGAATGTCGCCCTCTTTCAGGTCTTCCAGCGTGGGGTTGTGCATCGAAGGCTGGCGGTCGCCCTTGACCATGACGGCGTTGCGCCCGATGAGGATATGCTGGCGGTGCCCGAAGGGTCCGGTGTTGAGGCTGATCGCGATGACCTTGAACTCGACGCTGCTGCCGGCGGCCTCGGCGGTCTGTTCCTCCTGATCGGCCTTGTCTTGCAGATGCTCCATGAGGGTCGGAAGGTTGCGCTCGATCCATCCCTTGAACTCGCGCTCAAGGTCGGAGAAAGTCCATTCAGCCGAACCGAGCGGCGTGTAGTTGCGGATGTAGTCGATCCATTGGAGGATGCTGTTGCCGTCGCTGAACCATTCGGAGTAGAAGCCTCGCCGATCGTAGTGGGCGATATGGCCGAATGTCATTGACAGACGCTTGTAGAGCGCGTCCGTGAAGTCGGCGAACTTGTAGCCTCCGAGAATGAAGGCGACAAGGTTGTTGCCGAAGTCCGCCTTGTCTTGCGGCGAGCCGCATTGGGCGTGGGTGAACTGGTCGGGCGAAAACGGTTTGGGGTGGTTGCTCATGCTCATGCCCTCGCTGTTTCAGGTCAGTGGTCAGACGCAAGCCTCAAGCGCAACAAGCACACTCTTGGGCGCATCGTGATGATCTCGGAGCGCCGCGATGACATTCTCAAGCATGAGTTGGTTGTAGTAGTGGTGCCCGCCGAGTATGCGAACGAACTCAGCATACTCGTTGACCTTATCGACGACATGCTTAACGAACCGCTTGACATTCTCGGCATTGGAGAATGCGTTATCGAGTCCGACATTCAGCGCAGGTCGAATGATGGCGTAGACCATGCGATCCACAAGGGCCGCTTGCGTTTCGGTCAGACCATCGAGATAGAGAATCCCCTCGGGGAACAGGGGAGCTTCGATTGTTGCGGTATTGCTCATGGTCTTGACGGATCATATGCCAGTCAGTGGACCGTTCACCTATCTTTGCGGCAGATGAACCCTACCGCCGAGCCATTCGGCTCAGGCGGCGGGCGGAGCAGCTTGTCAGAGTCCCCAGAGACCAGAGACGACCTTATCGACATCTCGATACTTCATGCCGTACAGTCGCTCATAGCGGCCATCGTTCTTGGACGGGAACTCGAAGGTCTTAGTCAGCTTGGACGAATGACCAGCGATCATTTCCCCGTCTGTCCCTTGCTGAACTCCAATGACCTTGTTGTCGCTATGGAGTCCTTCTTCCTCGATGAAATGCAGCGTTATGGATGTTTGGCTCATGCCAATACCGCTGCGTCAGATCGTCAGTGTTCAGCCGTAGACGATATCGCCGAGTACGCAGGCTTGCAGGAAGACATCGGCAGTCTCGGCGTCGTCGTTCTCAGCGATCCAGTCGGCGTAGTGCCTTGCGCCGCAGCCCCATCGCTTGTTCTCGGGACCGCCAGCCGCCATCAGTGCCAGTCCGCTCTGAATGGCTGCCAGATCGAGACGGCGCTCCTCAGTCTCGCCAGTCCGCTCCTCGGTGATCTCATCGAAGATGATGACTCCGCCGACGAATGGAGCAAGGTAGAAGTCGCTCGTCTGGTAGTCCTTGCCGCCGTGAGACCAACGATCCGTGAAGCCGTTGGCCTCTCGCCAGGCTTCCATGTCGAAGCCCTCAGGAAGCTCGTGGCGGGCGTTCTGCGCCCAGTAGCCGCAGCTTTGCTCGAAGGCTCCAACCATGAGGTCCGTGATCCGCTGGATCGGGAACTGGTTGTTCATGGGGACGGTGATTGACGCTTGGGTTTGTGTTTCGCTCATGCGAGTGCCTGCTCCCTTTCTGGTCAGTGGTCAGCCCTCGCCCGCTGCCAGGCGTCGGTCCTCTTCCAGATGCTCGTCGTCTTCCTCGACATCGTTGAGGGGCTCATCGTCTTCGCCAGCCTCGAAGGACTCAAGGTGCTGCATGGCGCTCTCAAGCTCCGTAGCAGCCGCCTCGATGCCCTCAGCGGCCTCATGGATGAAGGTGCTGTTGCGCTCCTCGGCGTCGGCTCGGAGGGGAGAGACAAGCTCCTGAAGGCGGTGCATGATCTCGCTGAGTTCGTTGCTGTTCGTGGTCATCGGCATGACCTTGCAACTGCCTCAGGTTGTCAGTGACCTTGGCCTTCCTCGATCTCATCCATCGCTGCCATGAGGTGCGCTTCAGCGATCTCGTAGGCCGTTCTCGTGCCCGAATCGGTCTGAATCGCCTCATCGGGGTCGATGTCGTTGGCTCTCAGCGTTGCTTCGATGTGTTCGCGTCCGCTCATGGGAACATTCTCCGTTCGATACCGTCAGTGTCAGGCGGCCCAAGACTTCCGCTCAGTGCGGCGATGCTCGTAGGGCTTGGAGGCTCGCAGTTGCTCGCCGACGATGCCAGCATCCTTGGACCGTTGCCAGCGCCGCCAGTAGCTCCGATTGATGCTTCGGAAGTTGATAACCCATGTGTTCGATGCGATGACTTCGATGGTCGAATGGGTCTGGTAGCCATAGCGGAACATGATGTGCCGCTCGACGAGTCGGACGATCTTCTTGTCCCAGTCGATCGAATGGATGATGGCGCAAGGAGAGCCAGGATACCCGTGGGCGTACAGCATGTCGCCTTCTCTCAGGTCGTATCCATGCTTATCCTTGGGCTTCCTCATTATCTTGCTCCGAATACTGCTGCGTTGTTCCGTGCCTGTTGCAGGACTTCGAGTACCTTTGTCTCTAAACGCTTCTGCCATCCGTCAGTGCGTTTGATGGAAACGCTCTTGACCAGACCATGCGTGTTCTTCTTGTCCTCGGGACACCATATCGCCCAAATACGGATTGCGTCCTTGCCGTAGCGACGATGCCGCTCGGTTCCCTTGTTGACAGTCGTAGCGACCTTGATCTCTATTTCGCTTGGGGACTTCGGACGCCAACCGAAGATATGCTCATGGGCGTTGTCCTCGCAGAGATACCAGCCTTTGTCTGCCTTGAGGACTTCATGGAACTGATCGAGCGTGACTTCGACGAACTGGCTGCCTTTGCCTCTGCTGCGCCGCTTCTTCTTGGACTTGGGTTTGGAGCCGCCGCATTCGTTGCATTTGCGCGGAAAACCTGGCGAGTCGCCGTCGATGACTTGGCCGCATCCCTCGCAGAACAGACCCTCAATGATTGCGTCAGCCATATCTCCCATGACGGTATTCTATCTCAAATCAGAGGGGAGGCCAACCCCGGGGAAGTTTGTATCGCCCGCAGCGACCGCCTCGTTCTCGATACGCTTGGCTTCAGCGTAGTCGGGATGCGCCTGCTCTTTGGCTTCGCAGTCGAGACAGATCATCTGCGTATTGAAGTAGGAGCCCGTCAGGATGCTGGACTCTTGACGGCATCTGTCGCATTTGCTCATGCTGATGCTCCGAGTCGTCAGCGTCAGTGGAGAAACGGGTCACCTATCTTTGAGGCGAGAAAACCCTCGCTCCCCTCGGGGGAGAGGGGAGGGGGCGGGGCCGAACGATCGGCTTCCCAAGCGGTTCAGGCGACGGCGGCGTCAGTGGGGGTCGCCCGCTGCTGCGCCGTCTCGTGGTCGGCTTCGGCGGCGGCGATCATCTCGCCGATGATGCCGATGACTTCGGCGTTCTCGGGTTCGGCGTATGAACGGTGGATCTCCAACCGCTCGCCGTTGATGTTCATGGCTCGGATGCCTTCCAAGCCCCAAACCTGGCGGCGGACGACATTGGCGGGCGCGATGCCAGCCTCGATCTGCTTGGCGTACTGCTCATTCTCGGGGAGGAACCGATCGACTTCGATCGGATCGACGCGCTCGCCCGTTCGCAGGTCGATGAAGTAGGGATCGGACAACCGCCCGAGGTTGCGCCCGCAGAGGTACAGCGAGCCGTTCGTGTCGTGTTCGGCGAAGGGCAGGAGCGTACCATCCTCGCGCCGTTGGCGGGTGTACCAGGTCGTTCCGGGCGTCCAAGTATCGGGGTCGATACCCTCGCGCTCCAACTGCTTCCGGACGCCGTTGTCGTACTGCTCATTCAGGCAGACGGCGGTACGCTGAACCTTGCGCAGGTGGCAGACAGCGTTGCGGCCAGCCCCCTCGATCCAGGGGTTGCGGTCGCCCGTCCCATCGGTCGCGTTCATTCTCATGCCGCTCCGCTTGGGGTCGGTGACGCTGATGATGGAACAGAAGGTTGCGCCTCGCAGATTGGAGAGGCGAGTTCTGAGGTCGGCTTCGTTGATGATCGTCGTCATGGGGTTTGTTCTCCGCTTGGGTTGATTCTGCTGCGCTGCTCAGGCGTCAGTGGTCAGAACAGATTGTAATGGCCGAAGATGCCGACCCGCTTGCAAGCGCGGAAATCCTTGAAGGTTGCGCCTTGGCATTCTTGCCCCTTGACTCCGCCGGTCGTTGCGTCCATCCAAGTATAGACCAACTCGAATCGGCGAGCGATTCCATCGGCCCAACGGGACGACAACTCAGGCAGGCGGTACAGGCGAAGGCGATGGACTTCATTGCCGATCGTCTTGCGCTCGTCAATCTCAAGGACGGGTTCGGTTTGCGTTTGTGTTGCGTTGCTCATGGCCTCGCTCGACCCGAAATCCGTCAGTGACCGAGACAGGTACAAATTCGCGCACCTATCTTTGCTGACATACCCTCGTTGCCGAGGGTGCCCGTTCAGCTTGAATGGAACGATCCAATGATGAAGAAGAAACCGATGATGCCGATGGGAGCGAAGATCCAGAGCGTGACCGACCATGCGACATGGTTCGGGAAGGTCGCCGCTCGGATTGGGACGGTGAGAGCATCGCCCTCAGAGCCCGAATCGAGCAGAACCTCCCTCAGCTTCATCAGGGCATTGGACTCGACGAGTTCGCCGCCCTCCTCCTCTGCCTGAGCGAGTTCCGCCCGAGCATCAGTGATCTGTTTGTACCAGTAGCCGACATCATGCTCAGGCTTCTTGAAGATGATGCCGCTGTTGCCCTCGGTCAGACCTCGACTCTCGATGCCCTCGATCGCTGTGTCCATCGCCTCCGTCGCGAGGACGAGGCTCGGCGCATCAGCCGCCCGCTTGAGATAGTTGGCGACCTGAATGTCGAACATGTAGCCCTTGTAGTAGGCTCCGATCTGATGGATGACCAAAGGGATGAGAAGAACGAGACCGATCAGAAATGCGACTCCGCGATTCATGTTGGCTCCTTATGCGGTCTGTCGGAATCCGCCAACGCTGGCGCAATCCCGAAGGCGGATACCGTTCGCCTGCAACGCCGCAGACATGTTGGCGATGAAATGGGGGATCTGAACCTGCGCCGTCTCGACCCAAACAAGCAGATTGCCCACGATGTCCTTACGAATCGGAACGAGAACGCTCGAACCGCAAGGGGCAAAGTAGGCCGTGTTCTCGTCATCGACATCGTAGTTGTCGTTGACAAACTGATTGGCCGAGGCGATGGCAAGCATGACCGCCTCTCGCTCGTTGTCGGGAACTGCGACGGACGCAACGTGATGGATGATTACTGCGTGGCTCATGGCTCAGATGCAGGTAACGATCCGTCAGTGCCCGTCCTCTTCGGAGCGATGATCTCGTTGGTATCGGCGTCTCGGATGAGGATGACCTCGTAGTCGGTCGTCATGTACCAGGGCGATCTCCACCATTGGCGGTACTCGACGATGATCCGCTTGTCGATGGAGTTACGGCACGCTTCGATCAACTCGTCGTCGCTGACGTTGAACGTCCAGTTGTTACCGATGGTCGTTGCGCCCTTGCCTCCGCCAGAGACGCCGAAGTCGTTGATGAGCAGTTCGCCCTTGCCGATTCGGTAGACGCCCTTCTGCGTGAACTGATGCAGTGTTCCGACGCGCTGACCATCGCTGTAGCCAGCCCATACGCCGAAGAAAGCGACCTTGATGCCGATGACGGCAACGACCAGCAGCACGATCAGTGCAAGGATGCCCTTGCCGCTCTTGAGAAGTTTCATATCAGTCCTCGTACTCGACAGTGAGACCGCCGAGGCTGTCGCGCAGCCATGTCAGCGGCCATAGATTGCTGTCCTCCATTATAGCCGCAGCGTCGGCACCTGCTTCCATCCGGTCGTACATCTCTCGGAAGCAAGCGAGGGATCGACTCGCAGCCCGATGAAGCTCGAAGATCAGTGCTGCGCCCTCGACCCATTCGCCGTCGATGGGCAGGTTCAGGCTTTGATCCTGAAAGATGTCTGCATCTTCGATCCCGACCCAACCATCGTCGTTGGACCAGAACAGCCCTTTGCTGTCGGTTTCGGAGTTGTTGCGGATCAGGTTCATTGTGCAGGACCCTGCGCCTTGACAGAGGCGTTCTGGTTTTTCGACTTGGAAGTGCTGTCGTTGCTGACGCTAACAACGGCGAACCGCGGCGTGATGCAGGACAGAATCCACTTGAAGATGCCGAGGCAGATGAACAGACCAAAAATCTGCCAGAAGCCAGGCGCAACGAACTGAGCGGGCAGCCACGCTCCAAAGAAGGTTGCGCCGATGCCGCCGATCGTCCAACAGAGCCAGAACGGAACAGCGAGGCCGATAGCGGCGATGGCGGTGAGAATCCAGCCAAAGAACGGGATCTTGTTGAGCATGTCTTACTCCGGGATCTGAGCTTCCTCGGTCCCCTCGATAAGATCGAGCGCATGACCGACTTGCGACTCAAGAACTTGTAGGGCGGTACGCTCGCCCGTGTCAGTGCTGACCATTGTTTCGGGATCGTGCCCGTTCGCTTTCAGGATCGCCAGCAGCGGTTCAGTGCGAGCCCTCTCATCTGCCTCCGCCTCGGCTTCTTCTCGGCGAGCGTCGGCAGCCTTGTGCTGATCCCACCAATCGGCGAGCCTCCGAGCCTGCGCCTTGCGACCGTTGTATAGGTACGCTTCGGCGCTGGGCGGGTCCGATTCAACCTCCTTGCATGTCGAGCAAAGGAGGGCGGTCCATTCGTCGAGGCTGTCTCTGTCGCCGTAGATGCTCGATGCCGCAGCGCCGACGCCGGGAGGAACCTGTCGTTCGAGGGCGGGCAGGATGTAAAGGAGATGCTGAGCCACGCGCTGCGACTCAGCTTCGCGGGCGTTCGGTTCCATGTGATCGCTTCTACAGGGCATGTTTAGTCCTCTTCTTGGTCGCTGTCAGTGGGAAACTCCCAAACGCCCAGTTCATCAGCGCAGATGTCCTGGAAGGCGTCGAGGAAACCGATGAGCCCCTCTGCGTCGGCTGTGTCGCCTCCGTCCTCGTCGATGCGACGGAGAAGGTCTTGCTTCTGCGTATGGAGGAGGTCAAGATCCAACCCGCCTTGCGAGTCAGTGCCAACGAGCAGCTTCCGCATGGCCCGTCCGATTTCGTCATTGGTCAGAGAGTTGATGGAACGCATTCACAGCCTCTTGGTGGTGTCGATGTTCTCGTTGCGGCGGATTGCCTCTGCAACGTCAGGTCGGTTGGCGTCGAGCCATGTCAGTGCCTCCGTTGCATCGACATGGGTTTCATGGCCGACCGAGTTGCGGGTGTCGCTGACATTCTCGATGTGCGCGAAAATCTCAGCGACCCCTTCCAGCTTCTCAGCGAAGAACTGAGCGATTGCGTCGGCGGGATAGTCTCCGCCCCAACCGCATTCGGCGAGAGCGTAGATGTCCTCGGCAGACGCCTGCCGAAACCAATCGAACGCATCGTACCGAACGTCAACGTTGCGGTCATCCGAGTACGACTGCGCTGTGATACGGAAGGGCGTGGTCTGAACTCGCTTACCGTCCTCAAAGACATCGGACTCGCCCGAGTCATCGGTGACAGCGATCGGCCCGTTCTCGCAGAACTGAGAGAGAACGGTTGCCAGGTCGTCGAGGTCCGCGGCTTCGAGAAAGTTGTTGATGCGGCGGATGGCTTCGTCGTCGTCGATGCGCTGGATTTCTGCGGCTGTGGTCATGACTGAGGCCGAGTACGGATGGCGTCAGTGATCTCGTACAGCCCCTTGGCTTCGGGATGGCAGTAACGCCCGTCCGTGTTGAGGATCAGCGCCAGCATCCGAGCAGCGAACAAACGCAACTGCCAGGGCAGAGCAGCAGGGAACTCGATAGCGTTGTCGCCATCGGGATCGTTGACCAGATCGACGAGGTATGTCGGCTCGTCGTCCATCTGATGCTGAACGCCCCATCGTGCCTGCGCATCGCTGAGCGTCAACCGCTTCTCTCGCTCGAATACGTCCTGCGCCCGATCGAGCAGGTCAGACAGATCATCCGACTCGATGCCCATTTGTTCGAGGATGCCATCCCAAAGAGCTTCGCCGATGCCTTCGGCGCAGATCTCGGAAAGCAGACGGGCGAACTGGATGTAGTTGTTGTTCCACGGCGAGGTCGCGCTCGGATCGACTTCTCGATGGTCTCCGTTGGGCGGAGTGATCATCATGGTTGCGCCGCCCTTCTTGTAGCAAGGGCGACCCATCGGATCGGGATTGTCGATGCTGTCGATCAGCTTAGGCATTGTTGGCGGCTCCCTCTACAGCAGCGAACACCGCTCGGGCGATCGCTTCGTTGTTCATGTCCACGCCCTCGCCAGCCATCGTCATGAGGAGAGCTTCGATACCATCGACTATGAGGTTGAACCGCTCGCGCTCGGCCTCATCCTCTCGAAGGTCAGCAGCGGCATCCTGATCGCCGTTCAGTGCCTCCCTTGAGTCCTCGCATTCGAGGTAGCAATGGACCTGACCGCACCATTGGCAGGCGTCGGACAGGTTGGATGAGACAGAGGTAGCGCCGTTGTCGTGGATGATCGAGACGAACTGATCGCCGTCGATGTAGTCCGTCCGAACTGCCGTACCCTCGGTTGATTGCTTGACTTCGATCATGTCAGGCCTTGGCCTCCTCCTCGGTCAGTGCAGCGCGGAGCGTGTCTCGGTTCCGCCAGTCTTGCTGCTGAGCTTCTTCTCGGCTGATGGCTGTGTTCGGGGCGTTGACTTCGGTTTCGGTCTTGCGTCCCTTGCTGAACAGCCAGAGCGAGTAGATGGGAAAGCCGTTGCTGACGTTGACGGTGCCCGTCACTCGGTAGCCCGTCCACTCTCGGTCGGGGTAATGCTCGTCGGCCTTCAGAATCTCGCGCAAAAACTCGATCCGCTTCGGCTCGCTCAGACCCATGATATCATGACCTGAGTAGCCGCCTCGCCCGAAGAACTTCTCGCTGACTCGGCGAGCGTGTTCGTAGTCCCATCCCGAGATCCGATCGCTGTCGGCCTGAATCATGCGGTCGTAGTCGAGATCCTCGGGCGCTCCCTCGACATACTCCTGCTCGCAGTAGAACAGAGGGAAATCTCGCTGGCAGAACAGCTTGTTGGAAGCTCTGCCAAGAGAGCCCATGTCTCCGCTCAGCGTTGCGACTGTAGTGACTCGGTTCGGTTTCATGCGGTCTCCCTTGATTCAAGTATCAGGTTGATCGCAGTACGATACCTGTCAGTGATCTGATGCTGAGTCCGCAGAATGTTGCGAAGATGATCGCTGTCGCAATCGCCGAGCCTCACCTGTCGCAGCGGACCAGGGCCGAGCTTATGAATGTCGCCGCTCTCATGCAGACCGTAAGTGCCCCAAGTCAAACGCTTCGCCCGGTTTAACGGGTCGTAGTAGCCTGCGATGAAGGGCGTGCCGATGAGAAGAAGGGCGTATGCGCCGGCGAGGTACGGCATGATGAACAACATGTCCAAAGCAAGACAGATGTAGCCGACGCAGAGAAATACCAAAAGCAGCAGGAAGTCGAGAACAAACAACCTGAAAATCAGAGGGAACTGACTCAGGAGGATTTCGTTCGGCAGATGCTTCTGCCCCCAACGCCATCCTGTAGCAAACATGGTTCTCATTTGACATTCGCTCCGAGCGCATCCATCAGCAGCGAGTACGCCGCGTGGACTTCCTTGAACTGTTCGGCATCGCCGCCGTGGTCGGGATGGACCTTGAATACCAGCTTGCGATAAGCCGCCTTGACCGTATCGACAGTCAGTGTTTCGATCGTGATCTTGAGGATCGTTCTCGCCTTCTGCTCGGGCGAACCTCGACGCTTCGATCCGCTCAGAACTTCCTCGGCCTCGGCGCGGCCCATGACATCCTCATAGGCAGCCTTCCATTGGGCAGGCGTACCGGGCGCATCTGGCTCGCCGTAGCGGTTTGCGTTGTAGCCGTGCGGATCGTCCCAAATACCCATGATGCCTCCTACTTCAGTATCTTACGAAGGCCGGGATAAACGACGATCAGTGATCCGAGAATAACGCATACCCATGCAAAGGGCCTAATCGGACCTGCGAACTGCAACGCCAGAACGATGATGCTAAACAAGTAGCACAAGAACAGAATCAAGACAACAGCCTCGAAGATGAGCTTTCTAAGAGTCATGGTTTCGCTGCGCCCTTTCATCGTCAGTGTTTAGGCAGCCTCGCAGATATCGCAACGGATGATGCTCGAACCGTTGGGGCCGTCCAATCGAAGCTCTGTCTCAGCCCATGCGTCTCGGCATTCCGATGTACGATAGATGGAGGGATTGTAGTGCCCGTCATCCTTGCGATTGGCAGCGCCGAAGCCGCACCAAGGGGCGATCGTGTTGTTGCTGTTGCGGCTGTCCTTGACCTTGTAGACGACCCGACCCATCATCATCGAAGCATCGGTCCCCTTGGGGTAGGGAACAAGCGAGACTCGAACGGGCGAGATCGCGCCTTCGCCATCCTCGAATGTTCCGCGGAAAAAGTCGAAGCGGCCCCGAGCCTTGGCGTAGCCGAGGTAGGTGCAGACCATCTCCGCCAGTTGAGGCTTGGTCATGGAGGGATACGAGTTGCCAGCCCTCGACAGGTAGTAGTCCCTCATGCTCTGGTCAAGAGCGCCGCGCCAGCCCATCGCCGCCTCAAGCTCCTGAAACTCAGGCATGGCGTAGTGGGCGTCCTCGGGCAGCGAGTCCGAAGCGAACCAGTAAGAAACAAGCTTGGTCGTGAACTCCCGACCAAGAGCAAGGAACTCATCGGGCGTTGCGCCTCGCTCAATCAGAATGCGAGACTCATCATCGAACGACACAGACTCGGAGATCCCGAGCATGTTAACGAGACAATCAAGCTCGCCGCTGTACGCTGCGATCTGCTCATCGAGGGTATCAGGTTCGCCCGTCAGAACTCGCTCGCCGATGTCCTCTCGGACAAGACGGATGTTCATGCCGGGCTCGTAGACGCTCTGAACCTGATCGGCGACAGAGGTGAACCGTCGCAGCGAGATCAGGTCCATCACATCGACGCCGAAACGGGTGCGATCGAGTCCGAATCCCTTGACGGCAGACCACATCCCAAGCATCTCGATCGGAGCGCCGACCTTGACAAATCGGTCGATCAGCTTGACCATGAAGCTCTGCTGGTCGGGGGTGGGAGCCTTGCCGATGCGGGATTTGCCCGTCCCAAAGATGATGGACGAGATCTTCTCAGCGACCGTTCGACCCTCGGCGGGAGCAACGAACGGCTCAAGATGGCTCGCTACGCAGTCGATGAGGCCGCTGACGGATGATGCGTTGGTTGATGCGATCGAGATATGCGTTTGCATGTTTGCTCCTTTGCTGGTAGGAAACGCATACCTGATTTATCAGTGGCTCAACTCCCGGCAGGCAGAGCCTTGCCGCTGCGCTGCGCCCGCTCGCCCTCTGCCTTCTGAGGAAGGGGCTGCTTGCCGAACTTGCGGCCTCGCAGACCGGCGGCGGTAAGATGCTTGCACTGCCCGTGACGGATGCAGCCAGGACAAGAGCAGACCCAGCACATTGAACCAGGCGCAGAGTCGAAGCTGATCTTGTAGTTGCTGCGACCGCTCGACGAGGCGACGAGGAAGCCGAAGATATGGCGTTCGCCGTGCCTGACGGGAGTGGTGTTCTTACCGGGTTTGCGAGAAAGGTTTGCCATGATCTCGAAGCCTCCCGATCAGGTCAGTGGTTCGAGGTAATGAGCCTCGATATTGAAACGACCGCCTTGCCCCTGCGCCCGAGTTCGAGTCCAAGGCGTATGCTCGGTCATCGTTCGGTTGTCCTTCTCTCCCTCGATCTGGTAGGCAGCGACGAACTCGTTGCCCTGACCTCGGCAGTTGAGGCTAACCTGACAATGGACCATTTCGACGGCCTTGGGGTGGGCGGCAACGCCGTTGCGCTGAACGAAGTCGATATCGTCCTGCGTGATATCTTCGCGCTGAAGACTCAATCCCCAAGCCTCGGCGATATGGATGACAGCAATCGCCTTGCTCTCGCTCGCAAGCTGGCGAACCGCCGAAGCGACCACATCCTTCTCTTGCTGAACGTTCATCTTCGGCAGACCGATCATCGAAACCGAAGGCATGAACATACTGATATCCCCTTCTCGGGGGATAAGGAAGAAGCACATTTCGACCTGCTGTCCTTGCTCGACAAAGCTCTGCGATGCTGAGAGGAAGTGGTCTGCCTGACCGACGATCCGCTCAACGATGGAGGGATCTTCGAGTCCGAGGGCTTCGATCTGTTCTCTGAGTTTGGCTGTTCGGCTCATGCTGCTCCCCTATGCTCGATCAGTCAGTGGCGATGTTGACGCCCCAATCGACCCGATCAAATGTCTCGGCGAGCGAGTTGCGGAAGTCGGCGAACTCCGAAGCAGGGATGTTCGACCTCATACGCTCGATCTCGCTATGAGCGAAACGACAGGCGTTGTGAAGCTCGGTGTTGCCCTGTTCGCAAGCCTCCTGCATCTCGGCATCAGCGCCCGACCAATACAAGTCGAACCGAATCGAGTCGTCGTAAGGGTGCCCGTCCGCTGCCAGGCGCATGATCTGATGGATCTGGTAGTCAGGCTCAGTGTCAGACGCGCCCTGCTTGGAGTACCGCAACTGAACAGCCTCGATCGTTCGAGCGATGCGCAGAGCGACGAAGGCGGGGTAGTTGACAAACAACTCGGCCCATTCGTCGTAGTTATCATCGCCCCAGCGACGAATCTCCATCGTGTTGCCGTCGTCATCGACGCGGCGGATGGTGCCGTCATCATGGTCGGGGAAAGAGATATAGCCGCCGCTGATCTCATAGCCGAACTGCGAGAAGTTGTCGCCCTTCAGCGTCCGCTCGACAAGGGCTGCGATCTCATCACCGTTGAGAGGGTAGTGAGCGTCGAAGAAGGGACGATAGCGACCAGCAGCGTCATTGGCTTCCTCGCTCGTCATGGATTCCTCGACCAGTCGAGACATTTCCATGTCGTTCCAGTATTGGAGCGCTGCGGCAACGGTCTGTCGTTCTCTGTCGTTCATGCTCATGTCGTCCTTGATCTCAGTCAGTGCCCGAGTCCAACGCCATTGTTTTCGAGGTCATTCTTCAACGAAGCGACCGCCTGCTCAACATCAGCATGGCTCGTCAGCAGGTATTCGATCTGCTCGACGCCAGCGCCGTTGTTGAGGTCCGCTCGCTCGCTGCCCTTCATGTCGTCGGTCAGTTCGTCCAGGACAGCTTGGATCTCAGCCTGTCGGCTTTGGGGAAGCTCGTCGATGGCGGCGTTGATCTGCGCTGCCGCTGCGAAGCGAGCCTCTTTGAGGCGGAGCCGCTCATGGATCTCGTCGAACATCTCAGAAGATGTCCCGATCTGCTCTCCGTCCTCGCCGAAAGCGTCGATGATGACGCCCTCGCTCGTGCAGTTGACAAGGAGAGAGCCGATGCCCTCGATCCGAACGTCGATGCGAACGTCGCCGGCGTTCTCGAAGGTCATGTCGTTGACGGTGATGATTCTCATTCGCTCTCTGCCTCGTCGTCATCGTCAGTGTACCAATCTCCGCCGGTGTCGGGATCGAAGTCGAGCCGCTGACGAAGGTTGCCCTCGTCGAAGCCGCAGTATTCGAGCATCTGCGCAATCGACCAACCCTCTCGAACCATCAACGCCCTCGCGGGGCCGGTGCCCGTAAGCAGCGTGACATTATCGTTGCCTCGGGCGACCATGACTTGCGCCGTCATGTCGGTGATCGCTTCTCGCTGAACAGAGTCGAGATGGCGGTACTGATCGGTCAGGATGTCGAGGATGGCGTTGTGGACGAAGCCAGGCGTCAGGAAGGGACCGCTCTTGGTCATGTCCTTGCCCGCGAAAGTTGCGGTCACCCAGTCCTTGAGCCAGTTGTAGATGCGATCAGCCAGAACGCCAGGATCAGGCTCTCGTTCGAGCTTGGCGGCGATGAGCCGAAGCTGCTCGATATCAAGTTCGAGTTCTCTCGCTCGCCTTCTGAACCTGTCGCTGCCGAGATTTGCGTCGATTTCGGGCGCATTGTGACTGTAGGTATCAACAAGGCCCGCCATGTCATCAGCGATCTTGGTCAACTGCTGATGCGTCGGCACGAACTGGATGCGAGTGGTTCCGTCTGCGAGTTGGGTTTGACCTGAGTCGTCCATAGTTGTTGCTCCTTCGCTTCTGACCCGTCGCCGGATCGTCAGTGTCAACTGCGGACGATGATCTCGGTCGGCGCAGGAACGACGCTGAAGCCAGCGCGTTCGAGGGCGACGACAAGTTCGCTGTCCTCGTACTCGGGACGCTCCCGAATCTCGTCCATCATGGCTGTGGCCCGCTTCTCGAAGTCATCGAGAGTGATCGAATCGGTGTCGATCTCGACAGCGCAGATGGTGTACGCCTCGTCCTCGCCAGGATGGTCCGAGCGGAGAAGGACAGTTCTCTTGCTCATTCGGGGTCTCCTTCCAACTGAGCCCGCATCTCCTCGACCTCCGAGTTCGAGAAAGCGTAGGTGTTGGGCTCTCCCTTGTCGTCGATCTGAAGCATGAAGGCGCAATCAGTGCCCTCATCGCATTCGCCGCTGATGAGGTCTTCGCAGTAGCGGCGCAGGCCATGCTCATGCGAATCGACTGCTTCATGGGACGGCTCAGTGCAGCCCGTAACAAAGACCAGGTAATACTTCATAGCTGCGAGCCTCCATCAAGGAAGTTGGCGATCGTTCTCAGTTCCTCAAGATGCAAACTCGTCATGTCAGTGCCCGCATCGGCGATCTCTCTCAGCCGACGAGCAGCAAACAGCTTCATGTAGTCGCGCCAGCGCCGCTTGTAGGCGGAGGTCTGACTCTCAACGCCTACAGGTTGATGGCATTTGCAGCAAGCCGATGAGTTCTTGTGACACGCTCCAACGAGCGCAACATGGACAGCGTTCTGATCGGCGTCAGGGCCCGTAATAGGCTGCTGACAGACCGTGCAGAGCATCTGCATCGACATGGACATGCCCATCATCATGCCTGCTCCAACATGTTGTTGTCGCGAAGCCAGGCGAACAGGTCATCGGGCTGAGGATCATCGCCGAGCGGAACCACCTTGCCGCAGCGCATGCACTGGTAACGATCTACGACTCCGCCATCGGCGCTCGTATCGCCATACTCGATGTCGCCCTCATCCGTGATCTCGTTGAGGTTGGACGACTGAGTAACGTCAACCATAACCTCTTCGAGAACTTCTCCGCCGCATGTCTCGTCGGGACAACGGAACTTGATCTTGTAATTGCCTTCGCACATGGTTCTTACATCCTTGTTCTGATGTCAGTGGGTCATGGGATGTAGAAGACGGGATCGCCGAAGCGGTCGCCGTATGACTGCACCCATATCGCCTGAGCGCCATCGAAGCCCATCTCTCGGGCGGCTCGGCTCATCCGCTGAGCGAAATCCCGCTGCTGTTCGGGGGTCATTTCCTGCGGAACATCAATGCAGACCGCCGTGCTATTGGGCGGGTTCTCGGGAGGGGTTCCGAAGCTCATGGCTGTCTCCTGTTTGAGGTACAGCGTAGCGGCAGGTTCGAATTGTCAGTGGCGAGAAAAAAGGCACGGCCCGTTGTGCAAGGACCGTGCCCGTGGCCTCTCCGAGGAGAAGAGTGGTGGGTCAGTTGTCGAGGGCGATTAGCCCTTCGTGGCCTTCTTGACGCGAGCGATGAACTGCGCCGAAGTCTCGTCGGCCTTGCGAGCGTCGATGCCTTCGAGGGCAGCGATCTGCTCGTAGGCGCTGAGCTTCGCCGCCTCGGTCGCATGGGTCTGCGCGTCGCCGACGAACGGCGTCAGAATGCCGAGAACAGCGGTCGCCGCCTTGCCCTCGTCGCCGTCGCCCTGGGCGTCGTTGGCGATCGACATGACGAGCGAAGCCGCCATGAGAGCCCTCGTGTTGAGGGGGAGGCTGTCGATGCCGCCAGCGGACTTGAAGCCCTCGCCGGTGAACTGGCGGGCGTTGTCGTCGGCGGTGGCGGTACGATGGCCCTGGACGAGCGTCATCAGCGCGTCGGCGCTGTCGAACTGCGGAACCTCGATGGACTTGCGCTTGGTTTTGGGGGTGGTGCTGGTGGCTTCGCCGTCGCTCATGGCTGTTTCTCCGTAAGGGTTGTCGGACTTCTTCCGCATCGTACCGCTTTCGAGCGGCACCTGCAAGTACCCCTACGAATCGTCCTGCGAATCGTCAGTGGCGAGCGGCCTGCCGAACTTGCCCGCTGGCGTACTGAAGATCGGATCATGGAGCCGAGCAGCGCCGAACTCCGGATTCCTTGAAGGTGCCTGCGGCTCCTCGACGGCCCCTCCGAGAATCAGATACGTCTCATTAGCAGGAACATCAGGACGGATGACTTGTACCTCGTAGTTAACTTCAGGCTTCAGATCCATCTCGATGATATTGCCAGGTAGAGTATGCCAGTTACCGCCATTGTTTGTTGGAACTCCTTGCCAATCAAAATGCGACGGCTCGTAATGAGAACGTTCTGTCGTCCAATAGGTGTGCCGAGGCATGTCGTCGGGACCATACTGAGCGTACAGGCGGTCGTAGCGATCTCGGTCAGTCTCGAAGACCTTGTTGCCGCCGATGCCGTCAAGGATGTAGCCGAAGCCGTTGCTGTCGCCAAAAGCACGCTGACGATCTCGCCAGACGGACTCAGTAATGCGACCGTTGATGAAGTCGTCCCATGCAGCAGGATCCAGAGGAGGATCTGCGAACTCGGTTCGATCCTTCAGTCGGGATGGCTCGTCGATGACCTTCTTCTGCTCAGCGCCATAGAAGATAACAGTGCCGCCTCTGATGTTGGGGCTCTCTGTTTCGCCTATGGCTTTGATGCGGACCCATTGGTTCGCATCGATCAGTGCAACGCCGTCTTGGACTTCGATGAATGACATAGTTCTCCACCTATCTTTGCGCACGGGAACAGAGCGGCGCAAACGCAACCGCTCATGCTCCCTTCCCCCAATCCCAAATCAGCTTTCGATGGCAGCCGTAGGCTCTTCCAACTGCGCTTGCAGTCGCTCGAAGATCCTGTTCGACAGGTAGACAGCATCATCGGCGACCTTATCGAGCGCGGCAGTATCGCCAGGCGCAGGACTGCGATCGCGGATGAGACTGTCCATCGCCGTCTGAATGAAGACGACATCGGCGTTGAGGGCGGGGATGCTGCTCATCGCATCGGCCCATGATTGAGGACTTTCATTGGTCATGGCTTGACTCTCCTGTAGCTCAGACCCAACTGCATCTAATGATACATCGTCCGGTTGTCACATTGTAGATTTAGAGAGTCACGAAAACGACCGCCCGCCCGCAGAGCGGACGAGCGGCCTTGGGGGTTCTCAGGTGCCCGATGGATCAGGCAGCGGCGGTATCGGCCTTGCTGACGACCTCGGCCTCATCGCCCTTGCCGACCGCAGCGTACATCTGCGCCTTCTTGGCGTCCTTGATCTCGCCGGGGCGGTTCTGAGCGAACTGGCGGAGAGCCGAGAGAGCCGCCTGCGCCTGAGCGAAGTTCGGATCATCGGGCGAGAGGGCCTTGAGCCCGGCGCGCTGGGCGATGACCTCGATGAACATGGCGGCGTTGAGCATGAGCGCATCGGTCGAGAGGCGATCGACGCCGTTGAAGTGCATCGGCCCCTGAGCGGTGTAGTGCTGGTTGCCGTAGGCGCTGGTCGCCTCCCAGTTCTGGGAGATACCGCCCCAGACCGTAACGACGCCCGACAGAGCGGCAGCGGCATCGGCAACCTTGCCGTCGAGCGGGACCGACAGACCCGTCTCGTTGATGAGCAGCTTGCGGCCCAGCGCCTCGCGGACCCGATCGGACTTGATGAACTCCTGCCAGGAGCCGTCCTTCTTGGGGTTGTACGACGCGACGAGATCGAACACATCGGTCTTCGAGTCGTCGCTGAACTCGACGACATTGTGGACCGAGCCCTTGGGGGCGGTCAGCGTGGCAGCGGCGGACGACTTGGACTTGGATTTGCTCGCCATTGGGTTCTCCTTTGTTTGGGTTTGGCGGTGCGAGATGACTCTAACGATCTGACGGCTGGTCCGTCAGTGGCTACCCGAGAATAGCCGCTCTGAGGGCTCCTGTCAATAGCCGCTCTTGATGCAAGCCTCCATACGGCGCTTGCCCCAGAGACGACCCTTGACGACCCATTCCTTTGAGCGGCTGATCGAGATGCTCATGACAGGGCGATCGTGCTTGCTGAGCGTTGCCTGAAGCCACTTGCGCAGGTCAGGCGTCTTCTCCTCGAAGGGGACGAGGAAATCGAAGCCAAGGACAGCAGGACCGCCGCAACGGATGTCAACATCATCGTTCCGTTCGCAGTCGATCACGATTCTCTTCGCTGCATGCAGCGTTGCTTGTTTGGTTGCCATGACCAAGATTTCAGCAGGTAGAGGTCAGTGGCAGCGCACGAAAAAAGCCCCTCGTCCGAAGACAAGGGGCTTGAGTCTCTGCTGCGCCGTAGCCATCGACGCCCGCCGCTGAGGAAAACCGAGGACGAGAATCGAAACTCGCCATGACGGATTGAAGCCGTCACATCTCCGTGCCCGACGAGTTCTGCAGAACATTCGCCGAACTGATCTCGACCGTCGAAGCGCCCATCCTTCTGCGTTGATCGTGCCTTTTCCAAGGGCGGCAGAGATCAGGTATTGCGCATTCGACTGCGGAAAACAGAAGGGCCGGGTTTCTCACCCGGACCTCTGTAGCCCATTTCTACATTGACACAGGCATCCTCCGCTCATCGATGTTTACCAGGCATCGAAGGAAGGCCGCCGAGTCTTATGAAGGCATGAACTGCCTCTCACTCTTGGTTTAGCCGTGAGCAGCCAGAGCCTTGCTGCCCTCCCTCTTTGAGAGCTTGGCAAGGTATTGGGAAAGCCTGCGTTACGCTTTTAACGCTGACGCAGACTGTTGGCCGTTTGAGGCCTACCCGTTAAGCCTGAACCAAGGGACCGTGTTTGACTCGACCATGAGCCATATTTTCAAGCCGTTGTCACCATGCAGGTTCGAAGAACGTGCAGAGGGCGAACAGACGACCCACGCGTCTGGAACGAGGCGGTAGGACATACTCAGGTATGCCAACATGCCTGTCCCTTTTGGCTGACCGGGACCAGTCAGAGGTCAGTTCTTCTATGTCACCATGAAGGTTGAACTGACAAGCCTTGGTGAAAGCCATCCCAACGAGTTTCCTCGCTCGGATGACTGTCGCTCGTTGCTCAGACCGTCGCCGGTCAGTGCCCGTTAGCGGCCACATGCTTCCAACTCTCTCAAGTTGGTGTGCCTCAAGCAAGTTTCCCTTTCGGTTTCTTGCTCGCTCAGCCGTCATGTACGAGACATAGCGAACTGAGGCGTACTCAGGTATTTGAAGATGTTTCCATCTATTCGTACCTGAATCTTGAAGCTTTGATCCTTTCTGCAAGCAGGTTCGGATCTCTGCGTATGTCGATTGGCTTTCCCATTGCTGTTGGGCCAATCTAAAGCGGCGAGAGAGATTTGAACTCCCGACCTCTGTTCCATTTGAAGAGCCGTTGTCCAGGCCGCGAGGTCAGTGCCAGGCGGGACAGGTACGAACGGTTCTTCAAGCGGAACAGCGCTCCTTGACGATCTCCCGAAGGTGATCGCTTCTTCGCTGAGCTATCGCCGCAAGAAGTGGGACGGGGAGGATTTGAACCTCCGACCTCCGCTCTCCAACGATCTCTCGGGTACTTCTTGTTTCCCCAGCCGACCAAGGCAAAGGGAGAAGCATGGTCTCCAAAGAGATCGTTGGCGAGCGGCGCTCCTTAGACCCGAAGGTCATCTTCGCTGAGCTACCGTCCCAAGGCGGGGCCTACGACTTTCTTACTGAATGATGATCGGTATGTCCGTCCTTCGCAGATCAGTGTTTCACGACTCTGCTCGTACTAAATCGACCATTCTTGTCGGTTCGGCTTTCAGCCCCAAGGTGCCCCTAAGCTCGGCTCAGTTGATCCGAAGATCGTCTCAGATGAGCGTCGGGGCATCGTTCAGTATTCGGTTGCCAAAGTCCGTCGTAGCTCGCTGCTGCTCGCTGCGGCGGTTCGAGAAGTATACCCAATCTTCATTGCACCTTCAAGCGTCAGTGGTCTTTCTGCGCGACTTTTTTCGGCTCCGAGGAGCAAGTCGTTGTTGCGCTTGGGTTTATGCGTGCCTGAAAAGTAGGGGCGGTCGGATTCGAACCGACGATCTCACGATTATGAGTCGTATGCTTTGGGCCAGCTAAGCTACGCCCCCATGAAAAAGAGGGAGCAGGTATCTTGAGCCAACGTCGCTCCGCATCCGCGGAATGTGGACTAACTTGTACCTGCTCCCCGAATGACCCCTGTTGGACTCGAACCAACGGCCTCTTGCGTGTCATGCAAGCGCTCTGGCCAACTGAGCTAAGGGGCCTCATTCAGTGTATCGTCAATAGGGCCGACAGGACTCGAACCTGCATAGAGCTTAACGCTCCCCGATTATCAGTCGGGTGCCTAACCAATTCGGCGCACGACCCAATAGGCTTGGGGAATTCCGAGATCCCGTCCTCTCCCTTATCAGGGGAGCGCTCTGCCGCTGAGCTACAAGCCTGTCTATCTAAAGGGTGACCTACGGGATTCGAACCCGCATTGTCCTTACGGACCCTGGACCACAACCAGGTGCATTGCCTATCTGCCAAGGCCACCATCAAATGTCTGAAGTAGGCGAGGAGGGACTCGAACCCTCAAACCTCCTGGGTGTAAACCAGGCGCTCTGGCCAATTGAGCTACCCGCCCATACACGAAAAAAGACCTCCCTGCTCGGGGAGGCCTCTACGCTTGTCGTCCAGACGATAACGTAAAACCTCCCTCAGGTGGTAATCACGATTCCGACATGGACGATTATCTGCTGCATTGCGACTTTCCTCTTCGACCATACTACCCAAATCCCTTCACTATTCCACTCGAAAGCAGCAAAAATCTGCAATCAAGCCGAAATAGCCTCGGGACGCTTGCTGAACGTCTCGCCGTTCTCCCTCTTCGAGAACATCTGCGACATCTCGTAGTAATGCGCCCTCAACCGCTTGGCGAAGGCGTAGAGATGCTTCTGCTCATCAGTCAGTGCTTGCTTGTCCGCCAGCGACTCGACCAACTCGCAGATCGACCGGCTCATTTCAGGGTTGACAAGGATCAGAGTCCGATTGCCCAATAGCGGGTTCGGCTCCATGATGTTGAACGAGGGCCTGCGTGAATCGATCTGCTCTGTCATGTGATATTGCTCCTACTTAGAACGCAGGAACTATCATATCACAAACGCTTGTCACTTACTGAGCGAGAGCCAACCAATCCTCGGGCGCAGAATGCGGCGCATCAGGTGAGAAAACAACCACAGGTCCGCCAAGCTGACGCATGCCTGGCTTCGTACCAAGCTCTCGACTCGCCAAGAGGTTCGGCGTCCCATAGCCGTTCCATGCGTACTTCCCCTCGATGACTCGAACAGTGCTGCGCCCGTGCCCGACAGGCATACGCATCCGAAGCTCAGCGCCAACGCCGAAGACCCTCTCGATGATCTCCTCGGGACTCTTGCCCTCAACGATCTCGGCTCGGTCAGGTTCTTCTCGAACTCCGGGAATCAGTGCCAGCGCCTTGCACATCAGTCAGCCTCCGCTTCTTCAACGAATGTACGAGCCGTACTCCGCCAGAACATCGCCTTCACGCTCTCGATGATCTGAGGTCGTTTCTCGTCATCAGCCAGATGAGCAGCAGCGGCTTCCCTTGCTTCGTCTGCTCGATGCGGCACCTTGACAGCGTAAACCTGAGGCAGCCACGCTTCGATGCCCTCGAACTGAATCCCGTCCTCCGTAACAGTCATGACCAACTCGCCATCGAGCTTGGTGTCCTTACACCACAGTTCCGACAGACGACTGGTCAGTCTCTCAGCATTGCTCTTGCGCAGCATTGACTCATACGCAGCGTCGAATCTCTCCACAGAGAACTCGTCATCTGTCATCGTATCGCCTTCCGCTCTCATGCGGGCGATATCGAGCGACAGATCGATGGCGGTGATCGTTTCGGCCTCGTCGAGGAAGCGTTCGAGTTCAGCGCCATCGTTCATGCGATCTCTCCAAGTTGCGCGGAAATTGCATCCCGAGCAGCGATCTTGGCCTCGACAGTCGAGACCTCGGTCAGCAGGCGTTGAAGCTCATCAGTGATCGCATCATCGAACGTAGACAGGATGATGTAAAGAGCAGCTTCCTCGTCCGAGTAGGTACGGGGGATGATGCCGGGCCATTGGGACTTCGGCTTGCTGCCTCGACAGATGACCTCCCACGCTGCGGGGCTGTAGCCGATCTTGCTCATCATGTCGTTGAGCGAGTCTCGGTCATGGCGCTCAATCAGGGCTTCGACTCGACCCTTGTTCTCTGAGAGAGCGATGTGGTACTTCGCATCCCAGCGATCAGAGCGAGCGATAGCGCTCATGGTTGTAACGCCGTACTTTGCCATACGGGTGCAGTATACCGCAGATCGGTCAGTGACGCAAGTCGCTGCAGGTGGCACCTATCTTTGAATAGGGGCGACGGGAGTCGAACCCGCAACTGTCCAGAGGACTGCGGATTTTAAGTCCGCCGCATATGCCATTCTGCTACGCCCCCGAATGGGGAAGTGCCTGAGAGAGGATTCGAACCTCCATCCACCATGTTCTGAGCATGGCCGTTCTGCCAAGTTGACGCACCCAGGCATCGGGTAAAATGCGGACAAGAGGGCTCGAACCTCCACTCCCGTTAGGGAACAACCACCTCAAGGTTGCGCGTCTGCCAATTCCGCCATGTCCGCTTGATTTATGGAGCCCATTTCGCCAGCCAGTAAGCTGAATGAACTCTGTTGACTGATCCGTGTATTCCTACTGCTCTGCCATGTACGACGATCGATCCCTTCGGACTCTTTCGTACATCTGTTACTGTGAACTCTGCATCAGGTATTCTGAACGACTTGTTCACCCACGATTCGATGCGATGCATCGGCGGGTTGCTGAAGTCCATCATTCATGAGGCCTCCTTCTTCAGCCTCCTTCGCTCTTGCCATGCCTTGATCTTCTCAGAGAGCAAAAGAGCAAGCTGAAGTCTTCCAGGTAAAAGCATGTCTCTTCCTTCCAATAGCCCTGACAGGGGTCGAACCTGCACTCCTAAGAACCGGGTTTTGAATCCGGCGCGTCTGCCAATTCCGCCACAGGGCCAAGTTGTTCAGTCGTCGTCTTCTTCGTCCTTCTTCTCAGGCAGAGGATGAGGCTCGCCCCCGAGAACCTCTGCCATCTTCTCTGGCGCTGCGTCATACGCCCGCTTCAGAGCTTCTGCGGGATCTACGAATGTTCCATGATCCTGCTTCGCTTCGTCCGTCATGACTGTCTCCAAATGCCTGAGAGAGGATTCGAACCTCCATCCACCAGCATCTCATGCTGGCCGTTCTGCCACATTGACGCACCCAGGCCTCAAATAGCCCCGACAGGCTTCGAACCTGCACTCCCGAGGGAACCAGATCCTAAATCTGGCGCGTCTGCCAATTCCGCCACGGGGCCAAAAGAGCTACCCCGCCAAGCGATCAGCATACCGCGGTCTGCTGTCACCTCTTGGGATAGTCGGTTTCTTCAGTTGTGGGTTGAGGTCATCTCAAGGCGCAAGAGATGCGTTAGCGGGGGTCTTCCCCTTACGCAAGCAACAGGCCGAGATGTAAGCGGAATACGCTCATGGGACTCATAGTACCCTTCTCTTCGGCACCCGTCAAGGAGTTCCTTCAATAATCCACGCTTTTTCGCGCAGAAATCTGAGCAGCAAGCCCATTCAGTGGACCATTACTCTGAGACGAGCGTCCATCCATGCTTCTCCATCCAACGATGAGACGCAGCATCGATCTCGCCAGCAGCCGTACTCAAACCGATCCGCTGACGATGGCCGTCCTTCTCGGCCTCGACGTAGATCGTTCCGCTGTTCTGCTCCCAAGCTCGTCGCTGCTTCGGAGTCATCTGATCCCGAGGCGTGCCAGGATCCCGATGATTCTGACCCCTCTGCAGGTCTCGTACATCGCCCCATTCAGCCTGATGAGCAGCGCCATCCCGATCGAACTCTTCCTTCGAAACAGTGACCCAGCCTCCGTCAAGCCAGCATGAGTTCCCCTCATTGAAGCCAGGGAAGTAGAACTGATACTTCGGCTTCGCATGATTCGTAATCCGAGTTACGATGCGAGGGATCGCCATGACTATCCGTAGGACAGGATTTGGTCAGTGGGCAAAGGCAAACGAGTGCCCGCATCCTTCGACGGACGCCAGATCAGAACGAGCAGATCCGTTCCGCCCTTCGTCCAAATGCAGAACCACCACAGAAAGGCGGCGGAGATGGGGTTCGGCAGCACCCAGAGACCCGGCATATACCCAGCCCATTTCCGAATGGCAAGGAGAACGCCGAAGGCGCAAAAGAACATGATGAAGCCAAACAGCGACACCATGCTGAAGCCATACCAACCCTGCTCGACAACAGCGTTCAGCGCAAAGCCGCAAAACAGCAAACGAACAAGCACATCAATGACGCCAAGCCCGTCAACCAACTCGAACATCTTTGACCAGTTGACGTGAGGCATCCCCAGCCAGACCATCAGTTCACGTCGCCCCATCAAGTAGCTCCTCAGGGATGTCTACAAGCTCGAAGATGTGTACGCAACGGAACAGCGTCTTCCCAACCTGCTTCTGCCATTTCGTATGCCAGTGCCCGAACAACCAAAGATCAGGTTGATGAACCTCCAACATCTTGTCCATCATGACCGTCTGCGGATACGGACGAGGCTCGCCGTATACCTCAAGGAACGGATTACCCTTGACCACATGGCGCTTCAGTTCAGGCTGAATGCTGAAGGGACAGTCATGCGACACGACAACCCTGGGTTTCGCCTGCTCGTAGAGAGCCAGCGCCTCTTCGCACTCGCGATGAGAAAGCTCCTCATCCCGCCACCAAGACTTGCCCTCAACCCTGTCAGCCTGATCGACCGAGCGGGCTCCTCCGATGACGAAGACGCCCCGCCACATGCCGTAGTCGGCAGCGAACTGCGGGTGCTTCTTGCACCAGTAGGGCCAGTCATGGTTGCCGCGGATAAACCAGAAGCGCTTCGATAGCGATGGGTTCTGGCCAACGCCAGAGAATCCGATGCCTACATCGCCTACACAGAGAACTTCGCCCTCAACGGATCTCATGACCCGAGCGAGTTCATGCAGGCGACCATGGATGTCGCCCAGCACCTTCATCAGTCGTACCGCCTGCTCCGATAGTCTCGACGAGGACGATCTCGATTCGGATCGTAGACTTCCCAGCCAGCGTTTGCTTCTCCGTAGAGAGCCTGGTAATGGAAAGCGTCCCGCTTCGCTACCTTCTTGTTGTAGACAGGACCGAACTCAAGACGCTTCTTGCCGTCTGGCTTCCACCAGACCATGTATTGCATCTTGGTCGTCTTCTGCTTCTTCTGCTTCTTTTGAGGGCCTTCATGCATGGCCTCATTCTAATCGATCAGGACTCCACCAGGAGCCTTGCTCGACCGAACTTGACCGATGCGTCCGTGAACTCAGCGGTGACGGCTGCGTCGTCCTCAAGGCTACAGAGCCAGCCTCCTCCGTAACGACGGACCACCTTCCACCGTCTCTTCGAGCCCCGGTAATCGGCGACGAACAGAATGTCCTTCGAAGCTTCCATGGTTAGACAGCCTCAGCAAGCTCGTCAGTGGATTCGAACTGCTCAAGGTAGTCTGAGACCTCGAACCAACCCATGTCCCGTGCCCGCTGATACGCATTCATCTTGCTGTTGCACCTGATCTGCGTGTCGGCGCATTCGATCTCGACAAGACGCATGACCTCATCCAGGTCTCCCGTCTGCGCCGCAAGCATCAGCCTCGTCAACCCGCCAGTTTCCACAACCTGATCGATGGCAGGCGTCAGGATGTCTTCTGCGACCTCATCCTTCTCCTCGCCCCACTTACCGTCATGTACCATGCGGAGATCGTCGATGCGGGTATCTTGAGGCGCGTAAATGTCCAGGTCAACTTCGCCCTTCTCAATCATGCGCGACAAAACGATGAGATGGTCTTCGAGGCTGTAACGGTACTCGTTCTCAATCAAGAGAGCGATTACATTGTCTCTCGCTGCGCCAGGCGTCATGCCTGTGATCTCGATCTTCCGTTCGACGACCTGCGTAATGTGATCTGCGACAAGAGCCGGAGGTACGCGTTTCGCCCAACATTCGTCTACTACTTCCTTGCACATCGGTGCGATGGGCTGGTTGTCTGGGATGCATAGTGCCATCTCTCTTCCTCCCTATCTCGTCCTTGAGAGTATGAGGCAAACGTCACGCCTGGTTTTTGTGCTTCCGAGTTGCTCGGTCGAGACAGATTAGCAAGTTCTCATCGAGCTTGCAAGTCGTCATCGTTCTGGTGTTCCATGTTTCTTGATATTTTTCGCGACATTATCGTAAACCCTTATGCAGCAAGCGCTTGACGAATCGCCTTGAAACATGACTGCGCATCGAAGTGACTGTCGATTGCTGTCAATACCGCCGCATAGTCCTCATTATGGGGACCAACGATGACATGCGCAACCTCATGCTTGGCAAGAGCCATCAGACGAATCTGATCGCTGCGATCTCTGGTCTTGTAGCGCAGCTTGCCGTCCTTCTTGACAGGGTTCAAGCAAAGAGCATGACCCTCCGACAGACCAACATGACATGCGCCGTCCTCGAAAGAGAACGTCCAACCGACCAACCAGCGCAACTGCTGCGGAGCGTAGTCCGTGTTCAGCAGCGCCTTGATCGCCTCAAGACAACATGCCTCCCATGCGATCAGCAGCTTGAGATAGTTCGCTCCCTTGCGGTAGGGCTGCTCGTGCCCGCGAACCTTCTTGACCGCATGCACCCAACGGGTCGGGTCGAAGTTGTCGATGATCTTGCGAACAGCCGCATGGGACAGATCCATCGGATCGGTCTCGTCGTTGATGTAGATCGCAGGCAGACCAGTCTCGATCTGCTCTCCCTTGATGATCTCAGACTCAACCTCGTTGGCATGAACCGACTGCGCTCTGTTGACCTGGATCGCAGCGGCGATCGTACCGCCAGCAGCGACAGCGACATTGTTGCCGACAGAGATCGTGTCAGAAGGAGCGGTTTCCTCCCAATCGTTCTGCGGGATGTCGATGGGACGGGATGTCGTATGAACGCCGGTTCCTTCGATGAGCCGAGTCTTGCGCCTGCGTGCCCGCAGCGCCGATCGAGTATCGACAGCCAACTCGTTGATGAATGATTGCAGGTCGTTGCTGTAGTTGTAGTGCATGCCGTCTCGGTTGACGGTCAAAACCTCTCGGCTCTTGGTCGGATCGATCTCGACGATCACCTGCGCCTTGGCCTCGCAGTAGATGGAATACATCCAAAGACCATTGACTCGGACGATAACCTGGTTCGTGAACTGTCCGTTCTTGTTGACATGGATGCTGCCGTAGCTCGCAGTCTTGACGAGCCGGCGCTTGTGGAGCCAGTTCGTCCAACGCTCGCCATCGACGAAGACATGGCAGGACATCTGCGACATCAGCAGAACCTTCTTCAGCGCCGTCCGCATCTTCTCTGCCGTCTCGTTGTTGATGACGACTCGGAAGCGGCATCCGCTGACATGAGGCTGGTTGTCGTTGATGTTGTAGTTTGCGCCATCGCCCGTAACATGCAGGTTGCCAGTCCAGAACTCGTAAGAGCCCATAGCGAAGCATGTCAGAATGCGGGCGCGTCCGAAGCCGCCTGTCGTGCTGCCGGTCTTGGTGGTCTCTCCGAGCGCGAAAAAGACATTCTCGATGACATCTCGGGTCATGCCGCAGCCATTGTCGATGAACTCGACAGCGAGATCATCTCCCATCTGCTCGAAGGAGATACGGATCTCGGTTGCGCCCGCGTCGATGCTGTTCTGGAAGTCCTCGCGCCAGAACGCGGTCCGCCAGTCAGAGTAGAGATTGTCGCGCTCTTTGGTGAAGAACGATTTGGGGAGGGTGATCTGAGGCATCCGAGTCCTTTCAGGGAATGACGCAAATGCCCGATTGTTCCGCCCGTCAGTGGCGAGTAAAGCCGACGACGCCCGACGAGACGCCGCCGACCGAGTTTCCCAACGGCAAGGAGAAGCCGTCTGCCATAGATGTCAGCGAGACAGCCCTCATGGGCAGATGCGGAAAGAAAAAGGCCCCGACGCCAACTCCATAGCGCCGAGGCCCCAGTTAGAGGAATCCTTCCCCTCCACTATGTATACGCCGCCCACCTATCTTTGATAACCCCAACGATCGGATTTCGCGCAAAAAAGCCGCCGCCCCCGAAGGAGCGACGGCCTTGAAGTCGTGCCCGAGGCTGTCGTCAGTCGGACGACTCGCTCTCGTCGGCCTCGACCGCATCGGCGAGGGAGCAGCCCTTGACGAACGCCTTGCCCTCGGAGGTGATGGCGTAGACGCCGCGACGGACCTGGACGAACGAACCCTTCGGAGCCTCGTGGTTGCCGTCCATGACGCGCCCGATGTTCTGCGTGATCTGCGTCCGCAGCGAGGTCTCGTTGGCGTTGGTACGGAAGCCGCCGTCCTGGTTGATGCGGAGCGCCGCCTGGATCGCAGCGTTGTCGAACTCGGTGCCGACGCGACTGCCAGCCATCGCGATCAGAATGCTGGTCGGGAAGTCGTAGGGGTTGCGAGGACGACGCCGACCGCTGGTACGAGGCGCGCTCGAACTCGACCGACCGCCGCTGTTGCGCCGACGCCTCGGAGCGGTCGCCGTCGCCGTTCCGTTGGACGAGGGGATCTCGATGGGCGTGCCGCCGAGAGCGACGATCCGCTCGTTGGCAGCCGTCGCCTGAGCGATCGCCTCATCGAGGCCCGTCTGCGCCGTGGCGAGCGCCTCGGAGTGAGTCTGGGCAGTCGCGACAGCGCCCTGAGCGACCGAGGTAAGCTGCTCGATCGCGCCGGTCGTCGCGCTGTCGAGGGTCGGGGTGGAACCGCCGGAGCCGCCGTTGCCGCTGTTCTTCTTCGAAGCCATTTGCTTCCATCCTTCGTCATGCAGTCAGGTTTGGAGTCTTCCAAAGACGAGAGCTAAAGACTGCTTTCAACTCCGTCCCTTCGTTACTATGCCGCCAACGGCCAACCCGTCAGTGGCAATACTCACAGGATAGAACAGCCACCTGATAAGTCAACAAATTTCCCCGCATTCTCTCAACTATCAAACAGACCCCTTAAACAACAACCCCTCCCGCCTTGACGACGGGAGGGGCGAAGGGACGAACGAGCGACCTGAGTGCCCGATCCTTGGAAACTCAGTTGCGGCGGGCGAGATCGCCAAGGTCGCCCTTGGCAATGGTCTCATCGAGTCCCGCCTGAACAACACCCGTGAACGCTTCGGGTTGCATCGCCAAACGCATAGCGCGATGCTCGCCCTGCTGACGCTCGGAGATCGAAGGCAGGTCATGAGCCGAACGGGTCAGAACATTCAGCATGTCCCACTCGGTCGTGACAGGTCCATCGACCCGAGCCTCCAACCGCGCCAACGACAGGTCGTGATGCTTCTGCGGAAGCAGGCGCATGCGGTTGAGGGCCGAAACGATTTCCTCGGGCTGCTCGCCAAGCGCCTTGGAAGGCAGGTCGCTGACGCTGGCGGCAATCATGGGAGCAAACTGCTCGACCTTGCCGACGACCTCGGCAGTACGATCGAACAGACGACGGTGGGAAGCATCCTCGTTCTCGCGGTAATGCTGACCCCACTTGACGCGCAGGAAGTCCAGGTCTCGCCGCATCATACCGTTGCGGCAGATCAGACGCCAGAGCGCCAAGGAAGCCTCGAACGAAGTAAAGCCGATCGGCGAGTACCGAATGTCCAACATGCAGAACAGGTCAGACGCCGGATCATGCTGATCGCGGTTGATCACCGGATCGCCGAAGATGACTCGGAACGAGGAAGTAGCGCGACGAGGATCGTTGAGGACATTCACGCCGTTGATGTATTGCTTGGCGCTGTCCAACTGCTCCATGATCGTCGCGACAATGGCGTACTCGTCCAAGGTATTGAAGTTACCAGGAACGAAGCCGTTGACGACGCGCTTGGCACCCTCGCTCTCGGTACGAACGATGAAACCGTTGTTGCCCTCGCGCGGATGCGAGAACCAGTCCCGAACCTCGCCAAGGAACCGCCGCTCGGGATTGTCTCCCATCTTGCGGTAGCGCTCGGGCGTGGTATCCATCAGCTTGCAGAGCGAACGATGCGCCGTCGAACCCCATCCGAACTCGACAGCGCCATGCTGTTCGAGGTAGTCCCGCAGAACGCCGGGGCTGAGGTTCTCGGGAGCGAGGCGGAAATGCCCCTTGACTCCCGTCGCCTCATTCGTCGGCTCCCAGGTCATGCGAGCATCGGTGGGGTCGGTGATCAGCAAGTCCTGCCGATCCTCGGCGCGGGCGGCCAACTCTCCGAGCAGATCGCTCGGATCGTAGATCCGATCCTCAACGCCGTTTCCGTTGGGCGCGACGCGCCCCTCGGTACGGAAGGGATTTCTCCCCTCGGTCAAACGAATGCCGCCCTCAGGCGGCGCGGTAGCGGTTGCAGTCATGATACTTCTCCTTGTTGGAGGTGAACATGTTTCGGGCGGAGTTGCCCATTCGTCCGCTTTGTCGAGAGCCGCAATCCGTCAGTGGCTCCCATGAATCGATCCCCCAGTCTAACGAGAGACTGAGGGACCGTCAAGCACCCGCAAAGCAACTATCCCCATAGTGCCCGCGGACTCAGATGGTTCTTACTCCTCATCAACGGGCGTCTGCGCGTCGATGCGAGGTACATCAATAGCCGCCCCTCGACCGCCGACCGTTGCAGGTCTGCGCGGCTGATCCAGGTTCGGACGCTGAATCGTCGCGAGGCTCCGCTTACCAGTCGTCAAAGTACGGCTGCCAGGCGTAAACGGAATGATCTTCGACTCGCCATGAGCAAACATGGCAGACCTACCAGTAGGCCCAAAGCGATTCTTCTTCGGACAGGAAATCATGAATTCTTGCGGGTTGACCATCTTCTTCGCGGTCATAACGATATCCACCATGTGGGGAATGTTCGTACCGCCCTTGATCTCGCCCGCAGCGTTGAGGTGGCTAATGAAGATGACAGCGCATCCAATCTCAGCCCCAACCTCGGCCATGCGATCAATGACCCGCTGAGCGCCCCGCTGATTGCTGGTCTCCGCAATCATCTGGTACGAGTCAACGATGACCAACTTCGGCATGACCTCATACATGCGGTCAATCTGCGCGCCGAGACTCAGATCGCCGTAGACGAACATATCCTCGGAACCCTCCAAGACCGCCCGAATGTAGTTGGTCTTGAAGATATCCGGCGGCATTTCGCCCTGCTGGTACAAGACCCGATGACCCTGCCCATCCGCCTCGCCCTCAGGTCGAGACATGACCGCCGAAAGCCAAACGAGCGTTCGGGTCTTGCCAACCCCATACTCGCCGCCCAACAGCGTAGTCGTCCCGATAGGAATGCCGCAGGTCTCCTCGCCCATGTTGGACCCGAAGATTTCATCGAGCGTAGGAACGCCGGTCGAGATACGGCTGACCGCCCGCTCCTGAATGTCGTGGACAGAACCGCCGCCGCCGAAGCCCTCGGTTCGGCTGCCCGCAGCATCGGCCTTTTCGCGACGATACTGCTCCTGCTTGCGAGCGCGCCGTACCTGTTCCTTCAACCGCTGATTGCGCAGCTTGAGGTAGGCATCGAACTTGGACTTGACCATCTTGCCGCCGCGATGGAAAGAACCCCAAGTCTGCTTGGCCTTGGCCTTGTTCGATGAAGTCTGGACCTGACGCTCGCAGTAAGCGACGCGATCCTCGTCCGAAGGCTCGTCAAGATCGAGCAACTCCAGCGCATCGGCGCGGCTCATCGGCTTGCCGGTCTCGGGATGCAGAACAGCGCCGTCGATGATGCAATCGACGTTCTGCTCTCGCCTATAGAGGATCGCGAGAATCTCGTCATTGTTCATGCCGAGACTGGCGATCATGTCCTGAATGAGGTGGTCGTTGGGAAGATTGGGGGTTTCTTCCCTCAGTCGAGTTGAGGTACGGGGCATTGGGGATTCTCCATCTGAGAGTGCCTGTAAGTCGAACGACTCTGCCGACAGCCGTTGGCCGTCAGTGGCAGAGCCGAGATTCGACCGCACACCTTTATACTCGATGGAACCCCACCTGCGACCGTCCCTCTTTAGTCTTTTCCCGAACCGTCACTGACCGGCCCCCTCGACGGCGAAGTCGTACCAGCAAACCTCATCTGACTGCGGAGGGCCATAACAGACCTCGGACAATCCCTGCTGCGGAACTCGTTCTTCGGCACGATGTCGTCCCCAATAGGAACCCCAGTACGAAGACGAACCCTGAACTCCCCTCGCTCGCCCTTCATGATGTCAACGCAGCAACCAAGCTGCGCCAACTTCAAGGCGTAAGGATGCTCGCCGCCCATCCGCTGAAGGACCGTCACATTCTGCTTCAGACGACCCATGTGGTCGAGGCCCGTCTTCTCGCTCCGACTCTTCTTATCCCTGAAGCGGTCCCATGCCGTCCGATCCCGACCGTCCTTCGAGTCCTCGTCAGACATGTACCGCTCGAACTCGCCCAAGACTTGACCAAGAGCGTGGCTCTCATTCTCGCCCAGACGAGCCAGAGCCATGACGAGACCGTCGTAAGCGCCGAACCGCTTGTAGGGGCTGACGAAGCCCCCGTCGTCCGCCATCCGCTTCAGTAGCTCATCCTGCTGATCCGGAAGGAGATGATGACGCCGAGGAGGAAGCGTGCCTTGCCTCCCCTGACTGACGGGCTTCCGCTGCGAAATCGGCCTTGAGGCCTCAGCAGCATGGTCCAAATACGTCTCTTTGCCCTTCTCGGTAGTCTTCTTGGTCATAGCTGTCCTCGCTTCTTGACGGCGGAGATGTCTCCTCCGCTCCGTCCTTGGATGTGATCGTAGCCCCCAAAGACATCACCCGCAACGAGCAGCCAACTGCCGTTATTCGCCCCAGAAGCCCTCTTCTGGCACATTTGCGAGCCAAGATCTTACCCATCTCAGCAGAGATGAGCCGGCGGCCAGCCGGCTGAAGCCCGCTCCTTTCTCTTCTTGGCTCCTCAGAAAGACGTAAACCCCGCTGCAGCAACGACTTACGAAACTCTTCAGCGCCCAACCTGAGCCAACCTGAGACCCCTCAAAACCCTAATCGCCTGCGTCGGCCAGCAGGATACTCCAAGAGATGTCCCATTCTCCCGACCAAGAGACCTCCCGATTCGGTTCATGTACGGCATCTGAAGGCCGCCTTCTCAGTAGCAAACAGTGCTACAAGTCCTTGAAGACCAACGACTTACGTCGCCTGAAGGACCGCACATACAGCCCGAGGAGCCTGAAGAAGCCCGAAGAGCCATCTCTCCTTGGTCCTTCAGCCCGCCTCCTTGAGGAGCGTCTCCTCCGCCTCAGGATCCCGATGTACCTCGACGAGCAAACAGTGCCTCAGGCTCGCTGCGCACACTCAACCGCACGAGACCCCAAAACCGTCTTCAGAGCCTCTGAAGGCCGTTCTGAAGCACATGCGTCACGTGCGAACAGTGCAAAACAGTGCAACCCCGAGCCCTCAGCGACATCCGGATCCTGACGCCTGAGCAACGTCATCAGCATCTCGATGGCGTCATCGGGCTGATGTCTTCTTACGGCCAGGCTGTCAGGGTTGCGCCCTGGGGAACAACCCCTTCAGAAGAGTCTGCCTCGTCGAGGAGCCCTCTCCCCCAGGGCTACATCCCGACATCTGACGCCCTCCGCCATCTACGTCCCCTTCCTCTCAGCAAGGGGTTCCGGTCAGGCACTACCAGATTGCACCTATCTTCATTTTCCCGCGCACCTATCTTTGACTACCAACCCGAACTCTGCACCTATCTTTGATACCCCTTACCTGCCGATACACAATCCATGCGCAGGTTCCCAAATCCATCAAGAGACCACCAAGTTGCCTTTGCCTTCCACTCGACCCGAATCGAGAGAATCCCGCTCTTCAAAAAAGACCTGGATGATACAATGTCAGGTTCCAAAATCCACCCGCACGTGGAAGGCCAACTCAAATGCCTCAACCTGGTCAAATCGCTCGCAGCAGATCCAGACCTGATCCCATCTGCTGCAGATGTCAAAATCTACACAGCCATGGACCAGTTCGACTGGCTCAAAAAACTTCACAAAAACCTGCTTAAGTCCGTCGCCGAACAAGGCTACATGATGGGAGACCAAAACGTCATACATCCATCAGATGTCGGACGCTGGCGCGAAGCAAGACACTGGGTCTCAGAAACAGAGATGCCCAACCCCTACTCCATCAAACAACACCTCTACGACCTCCTGCTCAACATCGCAAACTTCCATGATGCCAATCGGGAAAAGATAGAACAGCCGCATCTCCTCAACGAAGACGACATCGAAGCGCTCGTCGAGAAGGCCTACGAGATCAATCTGAGGCTCTGCTGCATAAAGCCGTTCCAAGACGGCTCGAACCGAGTCGCTCGCTTGGCGGAGAACGTCTTCAGACTGAACTGGGGATTGCCGTTCAAGATCATCCGTCATGAGGATGAGTTCAAGCTCCCCTACATCGATGACATCAAGAAGATGCAGGCCTCTTACCCAGCAGACTGACCTCCCGCATCGCGTCCTCCATGACATCCCGTCCCTCAGGCAACACCACCTCATACATCTCACCTATCTTTTCCCGCGCAGTCAGAATCAACTGGTTGCGCCGAGGACGGAGATGAGACCGAAGGTGCTTGAAAAACTTCCCGCGCAATGAAGCATCCAACCCCAGGTCGAAGTCGTCGATGACGACAACGCTGTCCTCCAAGGAACGGAGATGGATGTCAGCAAGGATAGGCACTATGACCTTGAGGCCTGTATAGTTTCCTGGTACGTCCATCGCCAGCCGATTGCGGTCGTACATCATAACGCCATGCTTACCTTTCGAGTCGAAGCGAGCGGCGATGGCGCTATGTCTGTCGAACCTCCCTCGGAAGGATTGGGCAGCGATGACAGCGTTGTCTACTTCGAAGTCTACTCGTACCAGGTCAGCCGAAACAGTGCAAGGAGCGCCCTCCTCTCGTACTGAGCCAGCGAAGGCGCAGGCAATGGCTTGGCTGATGATCGATTTGCCAGAGCCATTGGGACCGAGGATCGATGTGACCCATTCAGTGCCATGCGATTCAGTGCCATCGAACTGTTGAAAGTTTACCTGCAAATCGGGCAGATACTTGTGACCTCGGATGTATACGCCTCGTACTCTCATTCAGTGCCTCCTACCAGCTTATCGGCATTCAGTGCCACAAGACGCCGATTCCAGGTCAGCAGGTGAAAAGCAAACCTGAGTTGTTTTTGTTTCAGGTTTCGGAGAGACAGTTCAGGTCAGAGATGTCGCGGCACACGAGCAGTATCAGAGTATCTACTCTTTCCTGCTTTCCGTCCCCATATGGGCCGTATTCTCCGAGATCCTCTGAGCCATGCTGACGACTCTCTCGATGACCGCTCCGATCGAGAGCAACCTCATCAACGATGTATGCTTTTCGTTGACCGTGCTGTCCTCAGTCCCCTCAGCCAGCAACTTCTGGTAGGTCTCCTCGATAGCATGTTCGAGGTCGTCCAGACCGATGCCCATCTCGACCATCTCGTTTGCAGGCAGAGCATGGATGACTCCCTTCCCCTCTCCGTTGATAGGAGTCGCTCGACAGGTCGCAGGACCGTCTGTCAGCTTCATCCATGTCTGACCTTCATGGAGAAAAGGGAATCCTGTCTGCAAGTCTTCCAGCTTATGAGCCATATCAAATCTTCCCGTAACATTTACCAGTGTTGCAGAGTGGGGCAGAGTGGGAGAGATTCCCATGAATCTCCAACTTTTCCCAGCATCTTACAACATTTGTCATTCCATTCAGTGTTATCGATTTTCGTTTTGGTAAACCTGATTTCGTTTTGCCATTCAGTGTCAGACGATTTGCTACAAGGTTTACCAGTGTTTTTGCAGCATTTCCCGATTCAGTGGAAGAGGGGGTTGGGGTATCTGATTCAGTGTTTCGGGTCAGGTTATATGATCGAGGAACATGTCATTGATCTGATTCAGTGCGAGGTTCATGGAGGCATTGTTGATGGCAGCTTGTTGGATGATGGTTCTTTCGTTGTCGCTCATTTGCGTTGGTCCATGGCTTTTGGCTTCGAGGTAGAGTTCTCGTAGTTTCGGGTTATCTCCGCAGAGTTGGCAGAGGAAGGCTGTACGAGTCCCCTGCGACTCTTGTCTGTCTTCGGAGACCCAATGCATGTCCTCGTACTCGAAGGCGGCTACGACGGTCTCAGAGCCGCACAGGTCGCAGTCTTGGGAACCTGAGCCATCGATCTTCTCGTGGGCAGCATATTGGGGTTGGGCGGTTGCGTTGGTCATGCTGCTTTCCTTGTTCTTCGGAGTCGGTCTTCTTCTTGATCTATCAGGTCGCTGAGTCGTTTGCGTTCGCTCCTCATCTTGATGAACCTTTTGTCTCCGTAGTCTCCGTAGTAGACATCAATATCAAAACATACACTTCTGTAAGCTCTGACGATAGCTCCGAGGCTGGGGTAGCCTGTTCGTTGTCGGCATGTTATCTCCCGTAGGGAGATATTCACGACGTAGCCCAATCCCAGGCACAGCGCAGCGACGGTTATGAGGGCTAATGATATGCCAAAGATTGCAGGAAGGGACATGGATCAGTTGCCTTGTCTTGCTTGTTCTGTTTCGAGTCGTTCTTGGAGTCTGGTACGTTCTTGTTTGTAGGCTTCGATTTGTTGTGGGTCATTCCAGTAGGTATCTCGGAGTTGGTGGTCGAGCCATTCGATGTGGTCTTCGAGCGCTGCGAGGCAGGGGTATCCGTAGCGTTCTCTGTTGGCTTTGCGTTGTAGTGCTTGACCTATGTTATTGGCGACGAAGAGGGCGACGACTCCGAGGCAGAGCGAGAGGAGGGAGAAGAGTCCGATGTCGGGTATATTGGCGGGGTCCATTTATTCGCGCTCCTCGGGGATGGGTATTGCTTCTTGCATGAGCAATCGTAGCTCATCGACCTTTCGTATCAAATCTTGCAGATCGTGTTTCTGACTTCGTTCTCTTTGTTGTCTTCTGAGGTCATTCATCATCCAGTCGGGTATAAGATGATCTGGGACGAAGACATGGGGAAGGTGGCTGAGTTCGTTGATGCATTCTTCTTCTGTGAGGTATGGGGAGTATTGTCCATCGGGTCTATAGGGTTTGTAGACTTCTACTTCTCGAAGGAAGTCTTTGAGAACGACTCTTGCTCCCCAGAAGGTGGAACCGCAATGGGTTGACAGCAGGAAGAATCTCAAGGGTCATCCTTTGGTTTCGATCTTCCATTTGCGGTAGTCTGCTTTATCGATGACGGTTCCGAGTCCTTGGGCCATCTTGAAGGAGAAGATGGATATGAGCAGGGAGAGGGCTCCGAGTAGTCCTGCTGGACCTGCTATGCTGTTCATGAGTTCTGTGGACATGGGTTGTCTGCTTTCTTATCTGCCACGAGTCTCATGAGCAGGACATTGAGATCTGTGAGGTTATCTTTGCCGGTGATCTTTTCTATGAGGAGACCTGTTTCTTCATAGAGATCGATGTCATCATTGGTGCGCGAAATTCGGTGGGCTTGCTGGATGGCGCAGAGCGAGGGGTAATGGGTGTTCCATCGCTTCTTGAAGCGGGCTGGTTCCATTTGTTTGTTGATGATATCGATACCCAGGTAGCAGGCGGCAGAGAGCGCAAGGAGGGCTACGGAGATGACGGGGGCGATCATCATGAACTCAGGGCTCACAGGGCGGCTCCTCAGTCGTTTCCGAGGCCGATCTGGGTCAGGATGCGTCTGGGGTCGTTGGAGCCCATACGGATGAGAGAGAGGCTTGCAGCGATCATCGCTGTTTCCTCAAGGTCATCGATCTCGGGCGTTTCGCCGTCCGAGTGATCCTTGTCGATCTCTTCGAGGCTTTCTTCGAGGGCGGCGACGAGGAGTTCTCGGGTCCGATTGATGGCGGCTTCTTCTCTCTGGCTGAGGTCAGACATTTCGGTTGACATGGTTTTTTTACCTTTCTCCTGCCCCATGGCACATGGAGCATGTTCTTTTTCCTGTACCCGAGCAGTATGCGCATCGGGACGTTGCGTCGATGAGTCCGAGTCCGAACATTCCTCCGTTGGCTCGTTTGCCTTTTCCGAAGCAGAAGGAGCAGGTCTTTTTGCCTGTTCCCGAGCAGGATGAGCAGCGTCGTTTCTCGACTCTTCTATTCTTTGCCATAGCTGGTTTACTCGTAGTTCGTGTAGACGAACTGTTTGGCTCTGATGTGTCCTTTGCCTTGTTTGTTCTCCATGTCCCAATCGTATTCGAGGATATGGACGTTTGGCATTTCCTTGACGAGTTCTTCGATCAGGTCATCTGCATCTGCGTTGGGCGGCGTGATCTTGCCATTTGCCTTCCACATTCGGGGAAGGAGTTCGACGACGAGGGCGGTCATTTTGAGTCCGCCAGAATGTTCGTGGAGGATTGCTTCGATCTCGGCGATGGTTTCTGCTTTGGCTTCGTCGGGAGTCAGGGAGGGTTTAGTTGTCATCTTTGATCTCCTCTTGGGGCGGGTAGAGTCGTTTATCCAGGTGCGCGCAAATTTTGTTGTGGATGAAGCGACAGATATACGAGAGGGCAACAAGAGCGACCGAGGCGATGATGATCGGGATCCAGGGCATCGGGGCTTGACCCGTGATGACAGGCATGAAGATAGCAACCAGCAGAGCGATGATGGCTATCGGGACCAGAAGATCGCCGCCGCTGTGTCTCATGGGTCGATCTCCTTTTGGGGCGGCTGAGGGGCTTTGCGGCTGCGGAAGAAGCCGATGACGAGGACAACAACGATGAAGAGAACGCCGCCTCCGACGATCCAGTCCATGACTTCTCTTGGGATGAACAGGGGCGAGAGTATTCCCAGGAGTATCGCGGCGAGCGCGACGAGGATCATCCAGTCTGGCGGTTGCGGAGCCATTTCAGGTCTCTTGGTTCTGAGGCTTGGGGATGCGGATGGCGGTCGAGGGTCCGTCCTTGCATTTGCAGAGGTCGGCGTGCTGGTCGCAGGCTTTGCACCATCGGAGCCCGACATGGGGCGAGCCCATGATCTTGTTGAGTCGTTCGTCTCTGTCGGCGCAGGTGCAGTTACCTGGGAAATCGTTATGGCATTTGGAGCAGAACATCAGTCGAACTTCCTTTCTCCGTATTCGGATATGGCTTGTCCGTATGCTTGCGTGAGAAGCGAGTATTGTTCGGTTTGAAGTTCGTTCCCCCAGCGGATCAGTAGTTCTCGGAGCCTTTCTGCTTCCTCATGGTTGCCTTGGCTGTGAGCCTCTTCTGCTTGCGCTCTGATTTCTCTGGCGAGCTTTCTGAAAGGCTTATGCTGGTCCATGAAGTCTTGGAGAAAGACTGCTTGTTCGTTCTCGTCCAGAGAGAGGTACTGCTGAACAAACTGTTCTTCGGAGAGCAGTATGCTTTTGGGGAGCAGCGGTTCCTGGTTATCCAGGGCTCGTTCGAGAGATGCTGCCGAGTTCATGGGGCTGCTTGAAGCGCAACTGCAAGCGAAAACAAAAACGATGGTCAGGATGATTGAAAGCGTTGTTTTCATTTGTCAAAGTCCTTGTCCGAATCATCGCTATCTTTCTTGCTCTTCATAATGATGAAGACGATAGCTGCGAGGCAGGCGAGGGCGGCGAATCCGCTGAGCCAGGGGGCTGCGAGGGCGCTGATCCAATGCGCGAAAAATGATCCGCAGAGCGTGCCGAGAGCGAGGATGAGACCTTGTTTGAAAGTCATGAGAAGTCTCCGTCTTCGGGCATCCACTCGTCGTCTTCATCTCGGAAGCGAGCCATGTCCGCGTCGATCTCTTCGAGCGTTTCGGGCCAATACTCGTTCTCGGGGTCGAAGTCATCTTCGGCTTCGAGCATCTGCATGGGCGAGACGAGGTGGGGAAGTCCGTCTTCCATGGAGTCGTCGTACAGTTCATCGAGGATAGCGGTCATGGCTGGTTCTCTTAGTCGATCTCTGGCAGGTCTACTGTCTTGCCTGCGAGCTTATGCGTACAGTCCGAGAGGTACTGTATCTTGCCTTTCTTTACAAACGAGTGGCATCTCCGATCAACGCGCTCGGGTCCGAATGTCGATCTGACGAGGACGCTCGGCTCGAACGTGGGCTTTCGGAAGTTGTTGTTGAATGTCCATCTGCCGAGAACGATCGAATGGTGGTGTCCGCAGCCAGGGCAGTCAAAGACAATGCGGTCTTTGTGCTGGTAGCAGCGGTCTCCTGGTTCGATCTTTCTCGTCTCATTGGGCATCAGTTCGGGCGAAACTCTTTGATGATGCTTCCTTCTGGAATCGTCAGCAGGAAGTTGTATTTCTCATAGTTGGTATACGGGAACCAATCAGGCAGCAGCCACCAACGGGGCTCGGACCTGTACCAGTCATACGAAAAGCAGGGCGTCTCGTCGTTTGTTTCTCTGAGTCGGCAGACGTTGACTCGCACCCACGACTCTTCGTAGTAGCCGTCGCCAAGGTCTCGCATGAAGTAGTATTTGCGATACCCGTGAACAACGCCTGTCGCCAACGTGAAGCGTCCCTCGATTGTCTCTGCCGATCGCATCGAGACGATGGGCTGTTTCACGGTTTTGTGAAATACCCGTTTGTGAGTGGGCTCGGCTATTCCGTGCAGAATAAAACCAAAGAACCAGAGACCAAGGAACAGGACGACCGCCGTTACGCCGATGCGCATGAAACCGCTCTTCTTGCCCCAGGTCTTGAAACCATCGATGACGATGAGAGCCGCGATCAACAGAGCAACAGCAGAAACGATATAGAAGATCACGCTGCGACCTCCGTCAGCTTGGGCTTGCGAAGCGGAAATGTCAGGTCATCTCGGAGTATGCCTCGTTCGACAAGTTTTCGCGCACGCTTCTGAAAGGTTTTGTCGTTAGCGATCGGATCGCCGTCATCGGGGTATTCAGTCGTTGGGTCTTCCCAACTGTGTTCGATGGCCGTATCCATCGGGTCGAGCCCCATCGTCTTCTCGATGAGGATGCCGAGAACGCTGACATGCGACTCCTCAAGATCAGCGGCCTTGAAGGAGATGGTTGTTTTGACTGTTTCTCGAACGCTTCCCCATGCATCGGGGCAGCTACCCAAGCCGAACTCTGGTTGAGTTCGCCGCCGATCGGCAGCGACGATCCAATGAGAGAACTCATGGATGGCGTTGCTGAGCTTGCGGTAGCTGCCCGTAGGATCGATGATGTTGCCGTACTCGCCGTTCCAACAGATACCTGGCGACTTGCTCACGACTTTATACGGAAAGCCGTAGGACTTGAACATCCTTTCGACGCGAGACCAGGCTTGTTGGAGATCGACGTTGCCCATTACATCATTCCGGGATGGCCTTGCGGCTGATCGTCCTCCTCCTTGGCATCAACGATCGCAGCCTCGGTTGTCAGCAGAAGACCAGCGATGCTGGCAGCGTTCTGCAACGCAACGCGCTCGACCTTGGTGGGAACGATGACGCCCATGGACAGCAGATCGCCGTAGGTATGCGTGACAGCGTTGTACCCGAAGTTGGGCTCATCGCTTTCGGCGACCTTGGAGGCGATGACAGCGCCCTCCATGCCGCAGTTCGCAGCAATCTGCTTGATCGGGTAGTCGAGGGCTCGGCTGATGATGTCGATGCCGATCTTCTCGTCGCCCTTGGCCTTCTTGCGGGCCTTGTCGAGGCTCTTGCGAGCGCGGAGAACGGCGCTGCCGCCGCCGGGGAGGATGCCCTCCTCGACAGCCGCCCGGCAAGCGTGCAGCGCGTCATCGACCCGATCCTTCTTCTCCTTCATCTCGACTTCGGTGGCTCCGCCGACATGGATGATGGCGACACCGCCCGAGAGCTTGCCGAGACGCTCTTCGAGCTTCTCTCGGTCGTAGGCGCTGCTGGCGGATTCGATCTGAGCGCGGATAGTTTCGATCCGAGCCTCGATCTGCTTCGTATCGCCAACGCCCTCGACGATGGTGGTGTTGTCCTTGTCAACAACAACCTTCTTGGCTCGACCGAGAGCGCTGAGTTCCAGGTTCTCGATATCGATGCCGAGTTCGTCCATGATCGGCTGCGCGCCGGTCAGCGTGGCGATGTCTTCGAGCATGGCCTTGCGACGATCGCCGAAGCCCGGGGCCTTGACAGCGCAGGACCGCAGCGTGCCGCGAAGCTGGTTGATGACGAGCATCGAGAGCGCATCGCCGTCGATGTCTTCGGCGATGATGAGCAGAGGTTTACCCGCCTCAGCGACCTTGCCGAGGATGCCGACGAGATCCTTGGCGCTGCTCAGCTTCTTCTCATGGACGAGGATGTAGCAGTCTTCGAGAACCGCTTCCATCGCGCCGCCATCGGTGACGAAGTAGGGCGACAGGTAGCCCTTGTCGAACTGCATGCCTTCGACGAGTTCGACCTCGGTATCGAGGCCCTGTCCCTCTTCGATGGTGATGACGCCATCCTTGCCAGCCTTGTCCATGGCGTCGGCGATGATCTTGCCGATCTGAGCGTCCTGGTTGGCGGAGCAGGTGCCGACCTGAGCGATCTCCTTCGAGTCGGCGACGGGCTTGGACATGCCCTTGAGTTCTTCGACGACAGCAGCGACCGCCTGGTCGATGCCTCGCTTGATCTCGTTGGCGTTGCTGCCAGCGGCGATGTTCTTGAGACCTTCGGAGTAGATGGCCTCGGCGTAGATGGTGGCCGTCGTCGTTCCGTCGCCCGCGTCCTTCGAGGCTTTGGAGGCGACTTCCTTGACCATCTGCGCGCCCATGTTTTCGTAGGGGTCTTCGAGGCTGACTTCCTTGGCGACGGTCACGCCGTCTTTGGTGACGGTCGGAGCGCCCCAAGACTTCTGCAGGACGACGACGCGACCCGAGGGGCCGAGCGTGACCTTGACGGCATCGGCGAGTTGCTTGACGCCCTTGAGGATTCTTTCCCGAGCGTCGGTGTTGAATGCGATCTGTTTGGCTGCCATGAGTTCTCTCTTTACTAATTGAGGATGGGGTTTCTGGTTCAGTCCACGATTGCGAGAATCTCATCAGCGTCGATGACGAGGTACGGTTCGTCTTCGATGGTGATCTCGGTTCCGCCCCACTTGGACACGATGACTCGATCGGTAACGCTGATGCCGATCGGGACGCGATCGCCCTTATCGTTCAGCTTGCCCTCGCCAACAGCGACGACCGTAGCGAACTGCGGTTTGTCGGTCTTCGAGGTTTCGGGCAGATAGATGCCCTGCTTGGTGACAGTCTCGGCCTCATCTCGTTTGACGAGGACTCGGTTGCCGGTAGGTCTGACATTCGTTTTGGTCTTCATTCGCTTCCTCTTGATTAGGCGGACTTTGCCGCTTGCTTCTTTGTCTTGCCGAATGTTCTGTCTCTGGCGGCGGCAGAGACTTTCTTTCCGATCTCTCCATGAACAGCAACGCTGACCCCATCGGGAGTCAGGTTGAAAGCAGGTTTGAGCATGTGCATGCCGTCCGCAGTCAGCGTAGACATCTTCCTCTCGAACACGCACATGCCTCGATGACAGAGACCCTCTTGAGCGGCCCATTCGAGTTGCTGGTTGTATTTGCCCGGGAAGATGAGGTACTGGTCGCTCGTTCCTGTACCGGGCGTCTGACCGATCTCTGCCTCTCGTTTACCGAGAGCGATGAGGGCGTTTAGTCTTGTGCGCGAAATGTTCATCTGTAGTCATCCTCGCTTTGCGGCTTCGGGAGTCGAGTACCACTCGTCCATGTTGAGTTCGTCATCCATGTCATCGAAAACAGTTTTCGCGCCCCCAATCCAGAAGGTTGAGACCATCGTTTCCACGCAGTCGTCTTCGGGATTGTCGGGTCGAGCGTACAGCGTCATGCCCTTGTAGACAGGCTTGCCGTCCGCTGTCGTCGGGATCTCGCTGATGATGTCCTTGAGTTGATCGATCGGAATCGAGTCGAGAGAACCGACCCGATTGGTGCTGCCCTCAAGACCCTTCTTCGCCGTTTCGATCGTCTTGCCGATGGCTTCTCGGTACGAATCGACCATGCGCCTGTACGCAAACTTGTCGTACACGAACTCAGATGGATAACCTTCCTCATCTGTTCGTTCATCGGGCGGCGGGTATCCCTTGAGATACTCAAGATCCTCGAACATCTGATTAATGACAGCGAGCCTCTCGCCCGCAACCTCGGTCGGCGTTTTACCTGCCTTGCGCCGAACAACGATCTCGAACGCCTTCTCGGGATAGAGCGGCGATCCGATCATGACCGTCTGACCGATGTAGTTCTTGACATCGAAGACGCCGAACAGTTCGAGGATGCTACCTGCGAGGATGCGAACGGCTGGCGATGTCAGCACCATCTCAAGCGAACCATCGTTCTCCTGAATGAAGCGGAGACGGCGGTTCTGCCTCTCAAGGGCTCGGTCGATGCGACGGCTCAGAAGCTCGTCGTTCTCGGCTTCGAGTTCCTTGACGCGAGCCTCTGCGATCTCGGCGCGAGTCAGCGCGTCCGCCAGTTTCTCGCCCATCTCGATGTCGCTGGTTTCAGCCATTGTCTTCCTCGGGGGCGGTGGCCTTCTCGATGATTGCGGCACGATCATAGTCGCCATTGAGGATGGCTTCTATGTAGTCAGCCGAAGACTGAAGCTCAACGAACATGCCGTCAAGAGCAGACGCATCAACGCCCAAAGCGTCGGCGTTCTTCTTCCAGGTCTCGATCATTTCGAGGTAGTCCTGGCGAGCGCGGCGGAGCGTTTCTTCGAGATGACTGATGCGGTCGGGGTTGCTGACGAGTCTGCCGTTGAAGTAGACTTCGGATTGAAGTTCTTCGTTGCTTTCGTCGTAGACCTGCGTTGGAATGTCCCGATGATAGTGGCTGAGCATCTGAGCGATGGTCTCAACGTCTCGGTCGTTGGCGGTATCGTTCACGCAGCAAAGAGCGTCGGTAAGACAGGTGCGTTCGACTTCGGTTTCGGTATGAGGCACGGCGGCAGGCTCCCTATACAGGACGCATGGAACCGCCGCTCGGCGACCTCCTTGCTTCCGCCTCCCATTCTATCAGATCATCTCTCACCTGCTTCGGGTGAGGGTTGATTCTACCGTCCACTTCGAGCCTCGTCAGTTCTCCCGTCGAGTTCTTGAACTTCATGCGGATGTTGTTGCTCAACTTCAGCGTATGAGTCTCCATCGGCTCCCCGCTCATCGCAACTTCCCCGCACGGGTTGCCTTTATACCGCTCAAAGAAAAGCTCAAGCGGATTCTGCGTAAAGGTTTTCGACCATGCTCTCTGCTGCAGGTTGAACAGTATGATCGCCATCGATTCAAGATCGCTACGCTCCTCGGCAGGTAGCTTTCTCGCGTTCTTGACGAAATCGGGAACCTTATGGTCCTGATAGTCGTCCGCCTCATCCGTCGCCGACCAGTTCTCGATATGCGTCTGCTCGATATACTTGTGGAGCATGAAGGGATGCTCGATGAAATAGTCGAGCGCGCCCTTGAGTACGTTGCCGTCCGAAGAGCCGATCATTCTGCCGGTCGGCTTGTGCTTCAGCAGGTACTTGACAACATTCGCTTTGGGGTTCTCTTCCGCCGAGAACTCGAACTCAAGAAGCTCCTGAGCCAGGCCGTCCGAGACGAGTTGGGCGATCATCTTGCGAGCCTGTTCTTGGGCCATGATCGATTTGCCCGTCCCTCGGCTGTAGGTCATGGCGGCGCAGGGGTTGGTAATGCCGCTCGTAAGCTGACCCATCGAAGAAACGCTCGAACCAGGAGCGATCGAAGTGATATTTTTCGCGCCCTTGAGAGGGGATGGTTGTTCAGGTCTTTTCATGTCGCCGCCTTGAGCCGCTTGTTCTTTTCTCGTCTGATCCTTCTCATGAGAGAGCCTTCAATGTCGATGTTGTCTGTCGGGTTATTCAGAGGCTCGTGCGAGTCTTTGACTCTCCCGATCGGCGAAACAAACCATTCGGGCAACGTCTCGGGCCATTGACCGATGACCCTTGTTTTCGGAGGAGGTAGGTTGGGGTTTCTCATGATGGCGGTCCTATGACAGGGCCTCCTCGGGCGGATTTCTTCGGTATGCGCACTCGCACGCCTTGGCGGGAGATCTCTTCTGTCTCTTCTGTCTGAGGCAGCTTTGAGACATGTATCGGAGGCACGCCCTGACCACGACTGCCCATCGTCGGCAGCATGTTCTCGGGCACCCTGCCGATCGGCTCGACCGCCCAACTCGGATGCTTCATCTCGCTCATCGGATCGCCTTGCGGGTCATCGTCTTGACCATCCTGCCCCTGCTCAAACCCGACTGAGACCTTCTGACAACCTTGGACGCCCTCTTCCTGCGAACAATCTTGCCGAGAGGCCTGAACCCCTTGGACACCGAACCGACAGGATCAACGAACCATCCCGGTTTTTCGCGCTCCTCAGAAGAGGATGGTTGATCCGAGCGTCGGCTGACCTTCTTTCTGGTCACGATCCCGCCCTTCTTCTGAAGCTGTTCCTTCAGCTTGTTCTTCCGCTTCTGACGGAACATCTCTTGTATCTTGGCTCTCGCATTGCTCATATCGGAGACACCTTATCCATTGACGCCCGCTCGCCCGAAGGGATGATGCTCCACTCGGGTCCGCCAACAATCCGAGGATACTCGCCCTTCTCGTTCACAGAGAACGACTTCTTCATCGGGCGACCGTCGAGGTCGTAGACGATCGACATCGAACGCTCGCCATCGAAGTAAGTGACCCGACTGAACTTGACGGTCTCGCCGCCCCAGAACTCGACGCCCGTCGTTTGCTTCTCGGCCCCCGATTCTCGGAGAACCTGGTCGAAGATGAACTGCTTCTCTGACGGGGACATCGACATGAGCTTCAGCGTCCTCTCGGCGCTCGGGTCCACGAACGCCGTCCCTATCTCTTCCTTCACAACGAAACCGCCAAGATCGATGTCTCGGGTCTTCTTCACAAGGGGACGCCCTCCTTATGAAAGCCGATGGGGACGAGTTGCTTGACCGAGCCGACCGCCGTAATCATCGTTTCGGGTCCAAATTCTCGCGGAATAGTTTGAGAGGGGTAGTTGAACTCGAACGTCTCGGGCACGATCTCCCCGGTCTCTTGATCGATGCCGATCCGAATGTCAGCCGAGCCGACGTGCCCGATCGTAGAGAAACAGATGCTCATCCCTCCGAAGCTGTTCGCATGGATCGATTCGCTCAGGTCAGCGCCCGCCTTCAGGAGCATGTTGATGAGCTTGTCCTCTTCTCGATCGGAGAAGCGTTCGCGGTTCTTCTGCGTTGCTTCCTTCCATTTCTGTTCTCCCAGGATGTCCATGGGCGTGAGTTTCATATGCGCTGCGCCGGGGTCGCTGGAAAAACGGAGTTTCGGGCTGTCTGGAAAAAAATAGCTCGGGAGCGCTCTGAAAATTCAGAGCGGGGCTCATGGGTCAGTAGGGTCAGTTGGGTCTGATGGGTCTGATGGGTCAGTAGGTCCAACAGTCGGTATGGGCAAGGCCCACGGCGGCTTAGACAAACGGACGAGAAGAGAAGACCAGAGTAGTCGAACTGGCATTGCCATACGACGAACCATCAGGCAACACAACCTCCTGCATGAGGCTATTCGCCATCGAGTTAATCATGCTCTCAAGACCGAGATCATCATTATCCTCAAGCGACTCTTCATCGATCTCGGTCTGCTGAACATGCCAGCCCTGCTTCTTGAACACATCAATGACATGATCGATCGCCTTCTGCGAGATCTGCAGATGGTAAGCGAACTGACCAACATTGATAACAAGCGGCTCGCCGGTAAAGCGATCCTCAAGCTGGTTATTGATGATGGCAACAAGCTCTTCGCCGGTACGAGACGGAGCAAGCTTCGCATCGTTAGGAGCGATAGGCTCTGCCTTGCGCTGATGGTTGAGAGCGAAGGTCTGGCAGCATCCGTTCTGAGGCTCAACATCCTTAAGGGCATCGGTCATTTCTGCATCTCCTGGATCAAATGATCCCGTTGTTCCCATGAGCAGGTCTTCAAGGCTCATGGCTGGTTTTACTTCTTGGTAAAGATGAGGCTCGGCGCGCCGATCCCCTTATCCTGCCAACCGGGAGCAGCCTGGACATACTCAACAGTCCAACCTGCTTTCTTGTATCGCTCGATGACGGTATTGATGACTTTCTCGCCTGCATGACGGTGCATCGTCAGAGCGACGGTGACGCTTCCTGTGCCATCGTAATGCTGAGCAAGGGCATCATTGACCGCTTCCGTCACTCGGCTCACAGAGGACGAGTGGGCCTTGAGAGCCTGTTCTGGCGAGAACGGCTTAGCATCGGCCTTGAGCGTTGATGGATCGATGTATGTTCGTTCTTCTCTCATCTTGGCTTGATTCCCCTAACGTAGTTTTCGGCGGAAAGCGCATCCTTGAGTTGATCGCTACACGAGATGAAAGCAACAAGGATTCTCGGATGAGACTCTTCGATCTCAATGGGCTCTTGCAGGTCGTTAGCGAACTTGATGATTCGGTCTTCGAGTTGCTCGTATGTCAGGTTAGCGGCAATCTGAGGAGAGACATCGCCTGCGTCGTGTCCTTCCAGAGGCGTGCCTTTGTCAAATGTCAGAATCCACTTCTTCATTGAGTCGTCTCTCCCTTTCTTTTGAAATGCGTTGGTATTCCGAGAACATGCGTTGATACTCATCAGACTCGGGTCGAACTGCCCATTCTTCCCTCAGTAGCTTGATGAGGTCTTTGAGGGTTTCCTCAAGATGACTGAGCGACAGATTCGTCAGACCCGAGTTGTCTGGATTGATCTCCTGATGCATCAGTAGGAGTATCGGCAAGATTCGGGTTAGATTGCGCGTTTCGCACAACGCTGACCAGATCTCTTGGGACTCTGCGGCGAGTGCCATCTGGCATGCGGATGCGAGAATACTTCGACTCGTACTTGCGAGAGGAGGTTTTGCGGGGCGCGTAGTTTTTCAGGCACGGCTTGCAGTAGGTCTGTCTGCCATCGACCGAAGTCTTGTTCTTCCAGAACTCATCGAGCGGCTTTGTCTCTCCGCACTTGGCGCAGAACTTGGTGATCTGGTCATTCTCGTCGAGCTTGAGTCCGGTCATGGTTTTACTCCTAACTTCTTCAGCGCATCTGTAAAGCTCAAGACGCTGATCTTTTCGGGAGGCTTCTTCGGGTCATACAAAACGATTTGATGAACAGTCTTGAAGTTGGGTTCATCATCCTCGTCGTAGTCCTCGTCGTAGTCCTCATCAAGGATTTCTTCTCTTATGCAGATCGATACATCAAGACCTGCAAGCGTCAGCATGATCGCGTAGAAGTCGATCATCTCATACGCCTTGGCGTTCTTGTCTATGCAGCCGTTTCGGATATGAGCATCTTCCAAATCTACCTCGAAGCGGATCAATCCTTGGAGTTCTGCTTCGTTGGTCTTCGAGAAAATGATCTGTCCAACTTTCGGAGACGCCTGCTGAGTGCAGAGCATAAGCGCAACCTCGTTGCCTCCTTGGAAGATGTTGTAGGCTCCGTCTAAGAGATCATCGAGGTTATAGCCTGGCTCTCTCAGGTATTGAGGAATGCCATCTTCGAGAGCAACGAGAGCATACTCAGAAAGAGCGGACTCGCCGGTCTTGGTGATATCGATCGTGCCCGAGAGGACATCGATTTCGATTTGGTTGTTGTGAACGAGCGCGCTGATAAGCGTGCGGGCATCGAACTCTTCTTCCATCTCTTCAAACTCGGAGATGAACTGGCGATAGACATCGTTGCCTGTTCCTCCGTTGCGACAGATCATGAGGAGCCGCTGAAAGGCTCGCGGTTCGTCATTGAGGAAGGTAATGACTTCCTTGGGCGTCTTGGCTTTGGCAACTTCTGTCGTCATGGATCATCCTCGCCCTTGTGACAAGGCTTGCTGCATGTCACGATTATATGGGTTTCGGATGTCACATTTCGTGAGATCAATTGAAAAAGCCCGTCACCCGCAATAAAGCAGGCGACGGGCGTCAGCGCGGGGCTGAGTGGCTTATTTACCCTATCGTCCTCGTCCGCATTCCCTCTTGCACCATCCACTCGAACTCGATGGGTATTCGGAGCGGCATGCCGGTGTCAGCAACAATGATAACCAGTTCACCTGTCTCCCAATCCGTCTTGGGCTGCTCATACGAGTAGAAGATCTGGTGATACAGGAGCTTGCCATCGTCGTCTTCCATCTTGACATTCGTGATAAAGACTCGTTCTTCGATGGTGGCTTCGGTTCGATCGGGAGGCGTTTGATCCGCATCTCTTCGATCGGGGCTCGAACATCCGCTGATGAATAGCCCCAGGACGATGGTTGCGACAACTGCCAGGTAGTTCATGTTATTGCCTCAATTCTCGCAGGAGAAGCCGAGCTTCTTTGCTTCTATTGCAAGCTCGCTCATTCTCTTGTTGATATTGTTCCGTGCCTGACGTTCGTATCGGCGTCGGAACCAGTCTACCTTGTATATCGACGAAAGCTTGCTTACGCTGTTGAGAAAAGAGTACCTGCCAATGATGAAGTCTTTCTCTTCAACATTGTTGAACTCTTCCTGGATCCTGATGCCGTTGCCCTTGAATAGTTCATAGCTAAGACCCATTCCGTGGAAGTCGATGTCTCTGATGACAGAGGCGGCATGATGATCTCGGAGCGGGCGGGTATGATCTGTATCGAGGACAAAACGCCCAACGTCTGAGGCAAAGTTGTACGAAACGCCCATAGCGAAGAGTTCTCTCTGCGCGAAAAGGGCAGACTCCTGTTCGTTATGGACCGAGCCGTCTGAATGGTACACGATGTCGTGGTAGACAAGGGCGATGAAGAGGCGCTCGTATTCGGCGCGGCTCAGTTCATCTGTTTCTGCCTGGTACTCGTCGAGGACTTGGCAGCAGTCGAGAACATGTTCGAGTGTGTGGTATCGCCGTTGCCCGCCTTCGCATGTCGGGTCTGCGTACCGTTTTTCGATTGTTTCCCAGAACGACGGATGAAAGTTCTGTCGTTGCAGAGGTAGATTGGCATTGATAATTCCGTAGAACTTGTCTCGTAGATTGTTTCGACCTGCGCCTTCTTCCATAAACCTCTAATCTCCTGACGATGGCAGTCTGTGACTTGCATCGTCAAGAATCGACTGAATCATTTCCTGTTCCACTCGAAGCTGATCGGCGTATAGCTGCTGCCTGTTGGCCTCGATATGGGTCTTCCACATGAACGACTGGCTGACCTCTTGGATGGGCATATTGACCTTCTGAGAGCCCTCGTAGAGGCAGATACCGCCAGCGAGGCAGCAAGCGATCAATCCGACGCCTCCGACGACCGAGAAGCCGACGCCGAGGATGCTGCTATCCTGCTTCTTGAAGTGCATATGAGCGACGGCGAGGCCAAGAAGCAGCAAGAAGAGCATGAACGCAGCGACATAGAAGCAGATCTCTCCTGCGAACATCAGGTTGCGGCCATGCGCCTGAGTCTCTTCGAGAAGCTGGATAAAGACATCAGGGTTCATGAGCTTGCTCCTATTAGCAGGGTCTTCGCTACTTCTACGATTTTCTCGCAAGCCATCATGGGCGCGAAAGATGCAATCAGCCCCAAGACAACAAAATCAAGACAGGTTACAATCTGAGAGAACCGAGTCATCTGCGGAGACTTTTCTCTCTCAACGAAAGCGATGTATATCGATGAGATTGCCATTCTGATTGGAGTCGTCAACCCGATCAGGCAGAAAGACAAGACTCCGGCCATAGCAACATAGATGGCGAGATACGTTGCCCAGTTTGCGCTGAACCAGACAACAGCGAGCCAGAGGATAGCGGATGCAAACGGAGCGAAGATCGAGAACCTCAAGAAGTAAAGCTGTATCTTCGACAGGTAGTTTGCTGCGGGCAGTTCAAAGCCGTCCTCGATCCATGGCTTGATAGCCATAGACGACAGCAGCAAAGTCGCAAGCAGGAATACTGCCGTTGCGACGATTGAAATGATCTGGTTTGGATGATACGGGAGAAGTACGAAGGCTGCGCCGAACAACGTCAGCACTATAAGCGCGAGAAGTTCAACTCCTTGACTCGCAATGGACAGCAGACGTTTCTTCATACTTCATCATTGTAGCAGCGATCTATGCCACCTGCTCAGTTTCGGCGAACCAAAGGGTACTCGTCAACGGGATCATCCATGAGAGCATGCCCTTCGGGTAGTCCTGAATACCAATCATCGCCATCTTCTTTCGTTGCTTCTGGCTTGTCTTTGAGAGCGTTCTTCAGTCGAGCAGCGTACTCGTTATCTCTGAACAACCGTCCGATCATCCAGCCAATGAAAAAGCCAAGAGAAAAACGAGCGAGGTCGTAGACAAACCATCCTATCGGAGGTCCGAAGATAACGCCAGGTCGTTCGACGCCTTGAGCTTCTGCAACAATGATACAGACAGGGGCCGCAAAGAAGGCCAAGAACGGGATGATGAAAGAGAGTTTCAAAGACAGGTTCCTTATGCAGCAGCGACGATCTTCTTCTCTTGCTCCTTGAGTTTGGCAAAGATGGCGGGGAGCGATTCTTCAGCGATGTCCTCGACGCCAGGGACAGCGATGCGTTGATTGTACGGCGCGTACGAGATGTCATTCGGACGCCTGCGGTCAGCGCCATGCTTGATGGCCTTGCCCTTGAACAGGTCTTCCGACTGTTCGATGAGACAGATCCGCATGATGACCGAATCGGTTGGAGCGAACTCAGAGGGCAGAACGGCGCAGAGTTGCTCGATCTGTTCGCCTTCGTACCAGACTTTCGTGAACTTGTGACCAGGCTGAACCTGATAGATGCGTCCGCTGCATCCGAAGACGAGGACAAAGCCTCGGCTGAGGTACTTGCGGTACGCCTCTTCTCCGATCATGCGGCGAAGCGTTTGACGGGCTCGGACTTCGGCTTGGGTCTTGGCGGGACCGGGGGAGTTGCCGTGCCTGATATGGACGCGAGGCGCTCTGCGATGACGGAGAATGTCTCGCATGCGCTGCTTGGGATCGATGACGGTCTGATCTTCGCCTCGACCGCTCCAATACTTGACATGCCTTCCAAGGGCATCTCGGTAAGCGTCGTAGAAGACGGTGGTTGAGTTCGTTGTATCAGCAGTCGTGTAGTTTCGCCAAGGCGAGTAACTGGTAGTTGTTGCGCTGGTTGTTGTGTCGTTGCCTTCAAACCAGATCGAGGTCTTGTAGTTGACTCGATTGTCCGTGTCAGAGAGGCTGTGCCATGCTTTCCTGTCAGCATACGACCAGGTGTTGACTTCCTCATCGACTGCGTGAGAGATGCTCCGAAGCATAGTTGCATGGTAGGTATTCACGACATCCTCTCCTGTATGATCGCCGTTACGAAGCAGACCTGGCGAGGAGACAAAGTTCAATTTGATCTTCTTGTCGGTCCATGCTCTGATGCGGAGTCTTGCGTCGGCTCTTCCTGGGCGCGAAAAATCAGGACCGGCATCGACGACTTCGGTGACGAGGTTTGTCTCATCATCGATTCGGGTCAATCGGCGGTCGCCGTACTCATGCTGTTGACAGTAGACTTCCTCGGTCAGAGGGCAGCGAATGGTGACTTCCGCTTCGCCGTTGAGCGTATCAAAGTCGCCTGGTCTCAGATCGACTTCGACTTCGACATGTTCGGCTGCGATCTCTTCGTCGCTCGGTCCTGGCGGTATCTCGGCGACATGCGCTTCCATCGCAGCAACAACATCAGCGAGATCGATTGTTTCAGGTTGAGCGGCGACGGCGGTCATACGACTTGGACCTCGACTTTGCGGAGCGTCTTGGCATCAGAGTCATACTGGTATATTTGATCGGAAGGAACGTGCTTGAGAAGACCCTGACCATGATCCACCCATTGCCATTCTTTATTCTGCGCAACGACAACATTGTCGCCATCAGGATATCGAATAGGAGGATCATGAAGAGTAATCGTCTCGCCTGACGCAAGAGCATGGCACGGGCGACTGTAGAGAACTGGCGGAGGCTTAGGCAAAGGCTTGTTGCCCTTCAAGAGCCAATGAAGAAGCGATGAATGCGTTGCATCGGGAGAGTTAGTCTGCTGTCCTTGATCTTCTTTGATGCGCAACCATTCGCCGACCTGAATCATGGCGAACATTGCTTGTTCATCTGTCAGAGATTCGACTCTCATAGGAGCTTCCTTCCGATGTCTTTCGACAAGTCGAACTCGACATCGTTCTTGCTATGCTGGTCAGCAGGAAGATGATCGCAACAAAGACAAGCATGAAGAGACTCAAGGCGGCTCAAAACCAAATGCGCTTCGAGTCTGCTTCGAAGAGAAGCTGTCTCGCAATCAGCAATTGACTTCGCAACTCGTCCCATCTGCTTGATCTGAGATTCTTCAACAATCATGCCGTTTGCCTCACATCGATCCACATCGTGGTGTCGCCAACAACCCGTTTGACCCAGCCTTTGTAAAGGCGAGGCCTCTTGAATTTGATCTTACCATGCGCATGCAAGTAGGCGAGATCAAGAAGGTAGTTGGCGAACTCTCCTGCCTTCATGATGCGGCTTCCTTCTTCTTGATGACGGGGCCTTCGCCCTTGATCCACAGGTCAAGCTCCTCGACCGTGAACCAGCCATGATCGTATCTGTTCTGCTCCATAGGGTTGAGCCAGAACATGATGTCATGCTTCGACGGAGGGATCTTGCCGTGGCTGACTCGGCTCTCAAGCAGCCCTCGTCTGGGACTGAGAGCGTAGAACCTGCAACCAGCCTTACGAAGCCTCTCTTCGATGCCGGTCTTTTCAGCGTCCCGCTTGAGTTCCCACGCTTCTCTATCGCAGGTCTCCATCTGATCGAGACCCTCTTGCGGAATCTGCGAAGCGATCATGAGATTCAGCGACGAGTTGGAGAAGGCAGGAAGAGGCGGAGCGCCGAGATAGACAACAACATCGTTGTCCAAAAACGCCTGATACAGTCGTCTCAGGTACTCAACGCCTTCTTTGCCCTTGGCATGAATGCCGAACGATCCTTCGTCCCATGCGGTAGCGAGAACCTGAGGTTCATCATCTTCGCGGAACGGCTTATGAATGTCGATCTCGAAGTTCTGACAGAACTTGTCGAAGCTGCCCTTCTCCAACTTCGCTCGTTGCTCAGCATGCCAGTCCGAACCGATATGCGAGGAACAGATCAGGACCGCATCATGACGAGACTTCAGTTCCTTGAACCAGAATAGCTTCGGATCAACGGCATTGACCTTGTAGCGATCAGCGCCGAAGACCTTGGTTCGGTCGGCTTTGTCACGGTCAATGATGCCGAGCATTTCTCGTAGCCGCTTGATGCCGAACTCATGTTCCGCGCAAAAGTCTGCGCCGAGCATGATACCAACAAGCTCGCCTTCGTGCGTTACCCAATCGGGTTTAGATGAGGAGCCAGTGCGTCTCAAGTCGTCATCTTTCTGTTGACGGTACAGTTCACCTTCTGCTCGATGCCCTCGATATTGGTGACAACGATGTTGATTGCAACTTCGTGCGTGTCATTGTTGTCGAGAGCCTGCAGAGCCAGTTCCTTCGCTGACTCTACGAGTTTTTCGGGTACATCGCTCACTTGGGGGCACCTGCTTTCTGTCTGTTCCGAGGACACCAGCGACCTCATGAAGGCCATAGCTGATCTTGGGCCTCGTACAGTTTTCCAGTTGGGATGACTATCCGATTCCGCCATCCTCAGCCTCCCGCAACGAGCGTGATAGGCATGAAAAGAATCTCTTCAGCGGTCGGGTCGAACTCCTCCATGGACTGCGTTGACTTCTTGCCGCCAGGCGTGACCCGATAGGCAGTCAAGCCCTGCTGAAGGAAGTGGTTGAACATGCGACGAGCCTCTCGGATGTCGGCCATGTTCGTACTATCCCAAACCAGTCGTTTGTCGCCGTCCTTCTGGTCGATGATGCGGAACAGGAACTTCTTGGGATCAGCCTCGACTGCTTCGATCTGATCGTCTCCCACGACCTGCATTGAGGTCTCGACTTCTCGGAACTGTCGTCCGCGAGCGATGGGGCTGAACTGGATCTTCGTCATCTCTGCGGTTGTCATTGCCGGTCTCCGAATCTTTCGATCCAGCGACCGAGGCCGCTGAGGATGTTTCCTTTGCCGTCTGTCTGCTCTGCGAGAACAACAGCGTCGCGCTCGCCTGCTCCGCCTGCCTTCTTCTTCATAGCCGCAGTATATGGCTCTGTTCGGAAGGTTGCCTTTGTTGGATGAATCTCTTGAGTCGGTTTATCGCTAAACCTGAACTGTTCCTTGATGACGCCCTTGTCGATCTTGCGCTGATGCTTGTGTCCGCAGTTTGGACAAACGACTTCGACGACTCCATCGATGCCGGTGTTCAGCTTTGCGAGAAAGTAGCCGCCGCAGCCGCCGCCGCTATTGGTGCAGAAGAATTCCTGAGTAACTTTGGACATGCAAACATCCTACAACAAAAGACGATCACCCGCAAGAGGGTTCAGTTGCCGTCAACGAGGTTCTTGAGCGCCGCGAAGTTCGGCCCCCATGAGGCCTTGGCGATCTCCACAGCCAGGTCGAGGACGCCTCCGTTGACAACCTTCGTGAACTTGGCAGTTACAGGTTGCCCCTTGCCATCTGTTCCGATCATCTCCATGGGCGTAGCGAAGCCATCAGACTCGCCCTTGCTCCATGCGTTCTCGAAATCGGCGACAGGAGTGGCGAACTTAAATCCTGCCTTGTCGTCATGGATGTGGACCTGACTGGTCGTGGGATCGATGTGGACTCGAAGATCGTTCATCGTTCCGATAGTCTGTCCGCTTGCCTGCGGAGCGACCGGAGCAACGGTGCCTGCATTCGTACCGCCCATAGCTGTTCTCCTGTTATGAGGTTTGAGAAGCGCTGTCATCGCTCGGAGCGATAAGCGCCGTGATGATCCAAACGATCAGCGCTGGCAAGAAGGCGACCTGAACAACGCCGATGACGAAAGCGAACGGCAAGAGGACATACTTGCCGAGCAGAGCGACCGCTGCAATGACAGTCGTATATCCAGCGATCGTTTGAATAGAAGACGGACGCCCCTTCGTCAAAAGGGTCGCAATCAACCAGACGATTGCCGCCGGAATCAGCAGCAGCTTGAGGAAGCTGAAAACGAAAGCGATCGGCAGCAAGAGCCATTTCACGATAATGAGGACCAGCGTTACGATCGCGATCCATTTCGCGATGTCTCGAATTGCTGCTACTGTTGACATCTTTGTCTCCGTTCTTTGCGGCCTTCAAAGGCCAATGAGAAAAGCTCTGGTAGGTTTCTGATGAATACAATCCAACAAACAAGGCCGAAGAGAACGCCGAGAAGGGGAGCGATCATGACCATGATCGGCCCAAGAAAGGCATCCGACTGCCAGAACTTCATGACTTACCTTACATCATCATGCAGCGTCCTGCCCTTGCTTGCTCAAGCCCTTCCTGGAGCTTGAGATACTCGATGCACTCTCTATACGCTTGCTCGCCTCTCTTCCAGTTCTTGACCAGATTTCGACGAGAAATGAGGATGACGATTGAGGCCCAGAAAAGGATGACAGGGAAATACATGGGAATGATTGCTTCCGCCATCTCTTGAGCCGTCGTTGCGCTGTAGGCCTTCGCAACGAGCGGAGAGAGTTGGGAAACGGCCCAAGTCTGGATAGACTGACCAGCAATCCAAGTCCATGCGTACTTCATTCATCATCCTCGTTCTTGCGGTCTTCTCTCCATTTCTTGATTCTGCCCATAACGGACTCTTGGACTTCTTCATCTGTTGCGACATCAATAGCAGCATCGACAAGAGACGGAGCATCTTCCGCCTCGTCTGCTTCTGCTTCTGCAACAGGTTCTTCTTGCGGTTGGACTTCCTCGACAGAAGGTTCTATCTGCGCAGGTTGTTTGATTGCCAGAGATGTGTCGAGTTTCATCGAGAGCCAGAACATGGCTGAACCGAAGATAGTGAGCGCCAGGGCAGCGCATAATACAAGAGGTAGCAGATTGCCGCCCCTGGTTGTGTTGACGCTCTTTTTCTTCATACGTCGAAATCCTTGCCAGAAAACAGCCGCATCAGAGTCTCTTCTGGTAGAGACCTGTTAACGGCTGAATGCGAAACGCTCTCATTGTTGTACGTCTGCCACGACAAGGAAATAACCTCGCCGCTGTCGATGATCGCCGAGAACATCGAGATCTTGCCATTGGATTGTCTGGCGTAGAGCGTAAATCGATTGCCTTCTGCTTGGAAAGACGCGAGAGGCTGCATGACCTGTCCGCCGTTCGGCGATGAACCAATCGTTCTAACTGCGCTCTTCGACCCCGCTGATTCTGGCATGACACAGAATGTCTTTTCATCCTTCTGCTTCCTTGCCGTCTTCGTCTGCGGTTCCGGTAGAACTGCTGTGGTCAAGATTCTCGCTCCTTGCGGGTAAGAAAGCCAAGATACCCGCCTTGACAATAGCCATGGCGAGAGATTGCGGGGACAAGCGATCGAACTCAACAGAGATTGGATCTCCATCGGATTCAATCGTAACAAGACCAGGAGAGATGGAGTACGGCGGAATGCCGTCGCTCAACAGAACTCTGCGGACTGCAGAATCGACATGCGTACAGACAGGAGCAACCTCAAGAAGCTGTTCATCTGCCTTGCCCTCGCCATAATGAGCCCACCAGATGTCGAGTTGATGCGCCCGCTGGCATGCGAGAACATCAGACGACGACGGCGTTTGCTCTGTCCATTGCTGTAAGGGCATCAGCGAATAGTAGCCGCTGACTACTTCACCTGCAAGGCCACGCCGCCTCTGAGAACCTTGATTTCGGCCTCATTTGGAAACTCGTTGATGTTTCTTGCGTGTTCAGCAATTCTCTGAAAGTCCAAAAACGTCATGTATTCGTCGCTGGAAGAGTCCAGGTTGATATACACTTCGTAACCAAGTCCTGTCAGTAAACCGGCAATAACATGAACCGTATTGAAGGCTTGAATCAGGCTAAGCTCAGTTATCTCGGGATCAGTGATATCCGAATCATACATGTTCTGGTCAACAAAGACATTCCGAGATCGTTCCTGATACTTCTTTAGAGCTTCTTCGTTTCCGATCGAGTACGGACAATCAGATAGCTCAACAGAGTATGCGAGTCCGTCAGCATTGTCGCATTTGACGTTGATGACAGAGAGATCGATGAAGACATTGCCTCCAAAAGACAGGTCCGCCAAGAAGTCTACGAGATCGCTACGCAGAAATCTGTTGTATTCGCTCAATCGAGAAACTCCTCAACAGACATCTTGCCTTCTTGTTTGATTCTGCGGCTTCGAATAGGGGCTTGTTCTCTGATGAAATCACCGCCAGTAATATCCTCGATATCCTCGTCTTCGTTCTCGTAAAAAACAACATGGTCTTCGAGCCTGGAACTAAACAACTCATAGACGCCTACGGTTCTCTTCCGCCTCTTACCATTGACCTCATCTGTAATTTCGGTGCCAAACTGCTCATCATGAGAGTATCGCAGAGAAGCAGAAAGATGAACCTCAAGACCAAAGACGGTCAACATCGCAGCGATTGTCATTGCTTCCCAAAAATCATCAATGACAATTGGACCTGCATCTTTGAGTGTATCAAGAGAAGTCTTTGTCAGTCGATACATCAAGAGACGACGTTCGCTGTAATCCTTGCTGCCCCAGGGGATATCTGACAGGTAGATCATGTATTGATCTTGTCCACTAACGACATCGATATAGCATTCGCTACCAGAAATGATGTATTCAAGGTTGCGGATGTTCTTGCGCCAGTATCCTGGAACGTTCAGACTCATTGTTGCCTCGGATCAAAAAGCTCATCATCAACATAGACATCCATGCCTGCGATGACGGTCAGGATAGTTGATACGCAGATCAGGGCAGCGTTCTTGACATGCTTGCCGTGATCGCCGCCAGTCGAGTGCCTGTCTCCAAACAGAACTACCGATCCTTCGGGTGTATCGTCGATCGATTCCCTCGGAACAGGACAAGCGATAATCTCATAGAACGGTCGGTCAGTTCCCGAGGCATCTTTCGAGCTTGACTGCAAGACATATAGATGAACAGAAGCGCCGCCGCCCATGTATTCGAGGCGAGCCAGCACTTCATCCAGCATTGTTGCCTCAGTTGTCATCGACTCGTCCTTTGAGCAACGGGTTGAACAGAACAACTGTTTCGCCCTCGTTGACATAGACCTCATAACCGATGACGGTCAACATACTCGCCATGGCCTTCATGATTGATCGAGCGCATTCAGCGCAGTTGGTGGCCGAGTTGGTGGATCGCCAGATGCAGAGATTATCATCGGCTTCCATAATCGACTTGCTGTTGAAGTAAACGCAAAAGTTCTGATACTCATCGTCTCGAAGAGCCATCAGATGAAGAACGTTTCCTTCCTCAAGACGATTCTGCATGATGCGCAAACCAGCAGCATGCTTGACTGCATGAGCGAATGAAACCTCGCCCTCTTCCGGGGACGAGGCTTCAAGTTCAAAGCGTTGTGATTTGGCAATAGTCTCTTCGAGATCCTGCAGATCTGACCAGAATGTATTCGTTTCGGTTGCCATTATGCTCTCCTACCAGCGGGGTTAGTCGTCAAAACCGCCACCGCCTCCGCTGTCTCCTCCGCCTCCGCTGTCGTAGCTCTCATAGCCTCCGCCTCCGCCGCCCCAACCGCTGCTCACAGAAGACTGCTTTGTAGTCTCGTCTTCAATGACAGAAGGGGGATCGTATGCAGGGGTCGAAGTCTGGGGCTGATTGTGATCGACCTGATCCTGAGTCGTTTCTGCGCTGATGGCGCTCTCGATCTGCTGAATCTCATCCTCGGTTGCCTCGGCTTCAACGACCTCGGTCTCTTCAACGGGAGATTCTTCTGCTACGACTTCTTCGTGACCTTGAAGCCCTGCCCATTCGCCTGAGGTTTCAAGATCGGTCCAGATTTCGTTCATGCCGATCGATTCATGATCCGGCGTCATCATCTCGTAGTAGAGAAGCCAGATCATCATGTTCTCAAGCAGGTCGCCATCAACGGTGACGGGGCCTTTCTGCGCAGAGTTACGCCACAGCGTCCGAAGCTGATATGAGCTTGGCGCTCGGCGTCCTTGCACGCGAGTTCTTGTGCTATTGCTTACAGGTCGTTCTCTTGGCTTCTTCTTTCCAAACAGTCCCATTGAGGGCTCCTTTACGGCTGCGCAGTTACCCCAAGGTCTTGAGGTTCAAAGCCCCATTCGTGCAGCTTGCGAACAGGGCTGCGATCCCATTCCAAATCGAAAGTTCTCTGCCATTGCGCGAAAGAATCGAGCATGGCCGGTTCAATCTCTGGCAGACCGCTTTCGCCGTCAACCTTCGGTAAGGGCCGATCGTTATCGGTGAGGATCATGTCTGTAACTTCTGTCGAATAGGCGACGGCCTCTTTGGACAGGATCTCACAAACATCTCCGCAAGTTCCGTCTCCGCTCAAGTTCTGCTGGGGTAAACCGCTCGGCGAGGCAGCGAGGAATAGGATGCCAGACGGGTGAGATTGAGGATCGTCCCAGACATCGATTATGCGATGCGGGTTTTCCTCAAGAAAGGCAACTGCTGCGTCGTAGATGTCGTCCATGCATCCATTGTAATGAGTTCCCTTGTCACTTGCTACTCTTAATCTCTGCAAATGATTCATCGCTCAAGTTGATTCTCACTTGCACGGCTGTGAATGTTGATTTGAAGTGAAAGACGTTCTCAGCAAACTCACAAAGTCGGGTGACAGCCTTCTCGATGTAAGCGCTCTGATTGTCTCGATAGCTGCTCTGAAAGCGGCTGTAGAGTTCTGCATCGTAGATGTTGTCTGCGATCAGGATCTTGTCACGCCAAGAGAAGGGCTTCTGTTCGATCAGCTTCATCGTTGCATTGTTGAGCGAAAACTGGTGAACATCCGAACCATGATAGTAGGTGTAGACGCCCTCATCGCAACTGGTGTAGCGGGCTATGACATTGGGAAGAACTTGTGCTTTCTGTTTCGAGAGGTATGCGTCGAGAAGGGCGACGACGATGCAACCTTCTCGCGCAGAAAGGGGTCCGACTTGGAAGCGGACCCCTGTTCCTGCAAGGAAGCGATTTGCTCGGGAGTAATCAGCCAGCGTTGGTTGTTTGAAACCGCTTGCTGAAAACTCGCCTATTTGATCGTAACTGGTCTCGTATCTGAACTTCATGAGCCAGAAGAAGGCTGTCGGGCGGCAGCAAACTTCTCAAGCTTAGGGATCTGGTTGGAGCCCGAAAGTCGGACGCAAAGAAGCTGAACAAGCTCAAGCGTCTTCATTGTCTCTTCTGCGGCTGCATAACAGGCTTCGCATTGCTCGAATGCCTCGGCCCCGAAGGTCTCTTCATCAAGACAATCTGTAGCCGTATTGAGCATGAGTTCGCAGGTTTCAAGCTTTGCTCGAAGAGACGCAAGGCCAATGCGACGGCGCAACTTGTCGGTGTTGGCAACGCTGGTTGTTCCGTTCTGACCGATCATGTCATCCATTCTCAATCTCCAAAGTTAGATGCGCCCGTATGGGATGGGGCTGGATCAGGGGTTGAAACAGGAGGCTCGATCGCCGTAGGCGTCGAAGAATCTGTTTCTTGTGTATCGTCATCCTGACTGTTGGAGATCAATGGCTGACCGAGAAGGCTAAGAAGCTGCTCGACAAGCTGAGCGCGGCGCTCAGTCATACCGCCTGCCTTCGTGCCCTTGCGGAACTTGCGGTAGAACGTCTTCTGCTGGTTCCACCAACGAAGAACTCGCTTCTCTTCATCGTTCTCAGTGTCATAAGGCCAGAGCTTCTGAGCGGTCTGGATACGGCTCTTGACGATGTTGTAGCGACCGATCCAGATGCCGTCTCGTTCAAAAGCGGCGAAGTCAGAAATCAGGTTTCGGATGATCTTGGCTCGATCATCATTGATACCTGGCGACTTTTCGCCCTTCTCAAACTTCTTGAAGTAATACTTCTGTCGAGACCACCATTGAGCCAGTTTCAATTCTGACTCGTCTTGGGCCGTGGTAGAAGGCCAACGATTGTTCGTCTGAGCAAAACGCTGGACCTCATCGATCCGGTTTGCCCAGTCTGCGGCTCGACTACCTGCAGACTTGTTTTCGTTCTCGGACATTGCTGCAAATCCTCCTGCTTCAAAGAGAGCCAGATGCAAGATTTACATCGACTTCCTCGAAGGGAAGATTGCAGCGATTCACTCTAACTTTTTGATATGATTTACAGCCCAGCAGACATCAGGGCCATAATCGTCTTGCCGTCTTCGATTCTGCCGCCCGAGCGCAGGGCTCGGATCTCATCGAAGGTCAACCAGGCAGGCTTGAGAGCCTCGTGTTCCTCTTCCAGACCGCCAGAGGGCTCCGAGGGCTCCGCAGCGTCAACCTCGCAGGTGAAGACGTAGTGACGCTCTGAGGAGACTCCTGGCGAGACATAGTAATCGGCGACCAACTTCATTCTCTCAGGAAGAACGACGACGCTCGATTCTTCCAAAGTTTCCCGAACGCCGCAATCGATCGGATCTTCGCCGTCGCTGATAACGCCAGCGAGAGCCTCGTAGATCCACGCTCGCTGGTAATCTCCCGTATCATGCATTACGGGCATACGGAACTGCCGAGCGATCAGGATCTTCTGCTCAGACGGGCAGATCGGCAGCACCGCTACAGCATTGCGAGTATGAATGAACTCGCGAACAGCAGGGCCGATGATACCAGGCCCATCGGGTTCTTCTACCTCGAATCGCTCAGAAACAATGCGCAGGTAGTTCGGCTTCCCCTTGATGGGTTCATTCAGCCGCCGAAACTTACCCTTCGTGATCTCGATCATCTTGTTCTTGCTCCGTGCGATGCCCAACATTGGCAGGCAGATTGGGTTCTTGTTCTGCGCTCCCATCAGGGAACCAGCCTTGGATGTTGACCATCCCTTGACCAGCCATCTGCTGAGACAGAGGATGATCTCTCGATAGCCCCATCATCGTTTGCGGGGAAAGAATCTGCCAAAGATTCAACGCTCGACCGAGAGCGAACAGCATCAGAGCGCCGCCCTGGTCGCCAATCGCTGCTCCGACATGCATGTAGCTCGGCCCAAGCTTCCATGCTTCTTCGCCCGGAGCAAGTAGCTCAACGAGTCGCTGACGAGCCTCCGCTGCCTTCTCCTTGTGAACGCCAATATAGATGAAAGTCAGGTCGATGAAATCGAACTCATCAGGATTGGCGACATCATCAACAGAGGGCATCATGAAAACATGCGTTGCCCCGTCGCTTTCTTCGATCTGTTCGCCGATACGAAGCTGACAGGTTGTTTCCTTGAGAATATCTCGAATGGGTTCCCAGTCAAGACCGTCAAGGATTCGCATGACATCTTGTTGATCTGTCATTTACCACCACCAATGAATGAGGCATTTCTCAACGCCTTTGGATTTCAGATACTCATCAATGATCGGGTAATCCGATCCATTTTCCTCGCTACTCCAAGAGAAGTAGTAAACATCGTTGCCGTATTCAACATCCTGCCACAGCCGCCTGACTTCATCCTCGACCTCAACCGGACAATCTGTCCATTGAGCATTGAAGACCGTCTGTTGCTGAATGGCAGGAGTAAATGGGCCTTTATGATCGGCCCAATCGTCTCGCTTATGCTCGTAGGCAGATGTTCGACCCGAGTAGTTCATCAGGCAACCTGCAGATATTGAACAACATTGATAATCGCGCCAACAAGAAAGCCGAGCCATGCAATGCCTGCGACAAGCGCCATGAAAGCAAAGAAGGCAAATGAACCGCCAAGGCTTTTCATCGTGAACTCGCCGCCGCCAAAGATAGCGTGTATCCACTTGCCAAAACCAAGGACGGAAGCAACGACGGCAACCAGAAGCAGCCACAGAAAATTGTGATCAAGCCATTCGATCATTTCTTTATCTCGACTTCGGTAACGCAATCCTTGAGAGGGATAGGCTTCCCTCTCCATGCGGACGCCGCGTAACCTGAGTATGCGTTGCCCTTGCTGTCAACGCCGGAAACCTTTTCGACATGTCCGATCGCGCCCTCGGGCAGAAGATCGGGACGAACGCTCACAAGCTGACCTGCTCTGACATGGTAGCCATCATGAGTAACTCCCTTGCTCCATCTGGTCTTAGACAAAGCGGGAGTCTTGACTGCAGGAGGCGGCGGTGCAAAGAACATGATTACCCCTTGAGAACAGCAACAGGAGTCAGTTCCTCATGGATATCAATGAGGTCCGACTGGTTTGCCATGACAACAGAAATGTCCTTGTAGGCGTGCCCGAGTTCGTCATGAACCTCGGAAGCACCATGGACCGAAACGCCCGCGCTCTGCAACTGAGCCTTCTGAGTAGGAACTTCGCCCTCAGCGACCTGTCGCTTCGCCTCGCTACGGCTGAAGTTACGTCCCGCGCCATGCGAGCATGACATGAACGAATCCTTCGAGCCCTTGCCCTTGACGATGTAGCTCTTGGCGCACATCGAACCAGGAATGATGCCAGTCGTCTGCTGACGAGCGAGCGTAGCTCCCTTTCGATGCACCCAAACATTCTCGCCGAAGTGGTTTTCCAGGTCGGCGTAGTTGTGGTGGATGTTGATCGTCCCCTTGAGCGGGGCGACTCGTCCGACCTGCTGCTCAAGCGCATGACGAGCGCATCGCATCATCGTTGAGCGATTCTGGAACGCATAGTCGAGCGCAAGTCGCATCGCATCGATGTACGCCTGCCCCTCGTCCGTTTCAACCGGAAGGAATGCGCACTTGTCGCTCTCAAGCTTGACATGCCAGCTAAGGCAGAGACGGCGGGCGATGTCATGGAACATCTCGCAGGTGCGCGCACCAAAACCCCTCGATCCGCTATGGATCATGATATGGGCGATGCCGTTCGGATCGACCTGCAACTCAACAAAGTGGTTGCCGCCTCCGAGCGTACCCAACTGAACCCTTGCTCTTGCGAGGTCAGGCAGCTTGATGTTGTGCTTGTCTTCGACCTTACCGTGATCTTCCTCGAACTTGTCAGCCGTTCGCTTGACATGCTCTTCGCTCAACCAGAGATCGCTGTTTGAGCGAGAAGACTGACCCACAGGTATCGATGCGCCCCAATCTTCCATGAGCTTCGGAACATCGATCTGATCGATCGGAACTTCGGTGTTGAGGACGCACATGCCGCATCCGATATCAACTCCCACGAAGTAGGGGAGGATTGCTCCCTTTGCCGCGAAAACGCCGCCTACGGGCAGACCGTAACCAGCATGCGCATCGGGCATGAGAGCAACATGACGGAAAGCGAATGGCAGACGAGCCGCCATGGACGCTTGCAGGATCGTGTTCTGATCGACAGACGGGTATGACTTTCCTGTGTCAGGATCGGTTTCTGTTGCCCAGATCTTGACCGGAACGCCGCCCGTGGTCTTCTGATCCAGAACCGCCATTCGAGATGTCTTCGTATCGCCCATAAATACCTCTACAGCATTATAGGCGTCAGTGGCGTCACCTGCTTAGATCGGGGCGTAGATATCTTGCCATTCTTCAAGGGCGACCCTTGAGGCCTCTCGGACGATAGGCTCTGGATCGCAGCAGTAGAAACCCGAACAGGCAAAAGAGTTGGCCTCGATCAAGAACATCTGACCATAGTACCCGTCATGACCGCCATAAGCTCCTGGCCCCCAGTTAGCGATGTCAAGAACGTACATCCGATCAGGATGCCAACCGCAAGAGGCCACCTCGTTTGCCTTCTCCCAAACAGCATCAGGTACTTTGGGATCAAGAGTCAGCTTGTCAGCCCACTTGTATTGACAGCCAGAAATGGCCTTGCCATCGCAGACGATGATACGCCATTCGTAGTAGAGGTTCTTCGGAGACGAGACAACAACCATCGTTTCAGGACGGGCATACTGACCAACAGGTCCGCCAATTCGCTCGAAGTCATGCTCATACGCAACGTGCCCGCCGAACGTCTTGCGTCCATCGTCGGGACGAATGAACAGCGAAGATTTCTCGGGCTCAAGATGACCGAAGCGACGGCAAATCTCGTGCCTTCGTCGGCATACTTCTGCATAGGGCATCATCAGGTACTCGGAGTTGAGAAGATGCTTTCCCCAATGCGCGAAATATGTTGAACACTTGTAGTGGTCGAAGGTTACGAGAGGGCCAGGAACCCAAGGCGTCTGTCGCTGCAACTGCTGCGCAAGGTTGATCGATCCGTAGAAGACAACGCATGCGTTCTCGGGATACAGATCCCGATAGTTGCCGCTCTCGAACGGTTCGTACTTGACCGTTCTCAATGGATGACCTTGCCGCTTGATCTCCTCAAGCAGAGGGCCGATGTCCTCTTCGAAAGGACCGTCTTCTACAAGCCAATGAACCTGTGTCATTAGTCAAACTCAACGAAATCGCCTCTCGACATTCTGGTTGGAACGCCAGTAGGCTGACCATGGGGCATCTTTAGACCCTTGCCCTTTTTGGATTCCTCGCCCATCTTTCGACCTTGCTCAAGAATCTCCTGAACGCTCATTTGTTCGCCGCTCGTTGAACCGAAGATTGGATGCACGCACTTGAAGACTCGTTCAACCCGACGTTGCGTATCAACGCCATAGTAGCCTGAATAGTAGCCGATGTTCTGCTTGGCGACATTCAGAGCCTCGACTCGGGACATGCCGTGCTTGACGACCATCCAATCGACATAGTTGTCGAGATACTGGCGAGCCTCATCCTCAGTCTCGATCTCCATCGCAGGACCAAGCGTCTCGCCATTGGTAAGAGTGTCCTTTGTCCAATCGGGTTCGTTCATTTCTGACTTGCTCTCTGGATTGTTACCCGTTCTTGACCGACATGAACCTCAACGCCGGGCCAATCAAACTTGCGGTACTTTCGATCTCGGATGGCAGAGGTTACTTCATCGAGCATCCTCTTTGTCACCCGATCAAGTCCTCGTCCGCCGGTGATGCTACGGACGGCTGTCCCAAGCCATTCGTAGATGACTACATCTTCAACGAGTCTCAGCGAATCGGTGTTCGTTGAGACTCGAACGCCAGGCGTGCAGAACCCCCATTCAGGGCGGATGCGATGAGCGCAAGCGTCTTCGACTGTTTCGAGAGCGCTTCTGGCAATATCAGCAGAGTTGACAAAATGCTGCGCAACCTTCGGGTTGATCTCTCTCATGCGAGGAACGATTTCGTGCCTGATCTTATTGCGAGTCAGATCCGTATCGTTATTCGTCTCGTCTTCAGCCCAATCCAGTTCAGCATACTCGCAGATGGCTTTCGTCTCTTCATGCGTGAGATCCAGCATGGGGCGAACAAGCGTCTTGCCGTTGCCTCTGATTTGTTGCTTAGGAGCAATACCAGCCATCCCTCGAAGACCAGTACCTCGCACCAGGAACATAAGGACAGTCTCAAGCTGATCGTCGGCATGATGAGCCGTAGCGATATAGCCCTCATTGCGGTTGAAATGTTCGTAGCGAATGAAGTTCTGGTTTGGCGCAGAAGAAAGCCGAAGATCAAACAGATTCTCAAGCCAGTAGTACCGAGCATTCCTTGCGGCTGCTTCGAGGTTCTTCTCGCCTTTGTCCTGCATCCATTCTTGCATCTTGACGCGCTTGGTCAAAATGTCAACATCGCATTTGGTTGCGGCTTCAATTGCGACCTGTCGATCTCGACCCGCTTGTTCTTCGGGACGAATATCATACATGATGTGAACGGCGCAAAGATCAAGCTCTTTGATCCGAGACAGGCAATAAAGGAGCGCAACGGAATCTGCGCCGCCTGACAAGGCAACCATAGTGCGAGTCAGTTCAGGATTGAGTCTCTTGAATCGCTCAATGACTGTTTTGACAAGTTGCTTTGCATCAACCTTGATCGCTAAGTCGTTCATACGGATCGCCGGTCATGTTTTCAAGCATGTAACTGCAGTTCTTCAGAGCATGCTCGAACAGGTAATCTTCGTCCAATGGAGCATTCTCATCCCTGTTGCCCTTGACGATATTCGCAGACTTGATGAGGATCGTTCTCGCCTTCTCTGTAAGATACTCTGCTACGTCTTCACCTGGTGGTATTTCAACAGAGCTTGTCTGATTTAGTATGGCAAGAGTACGCAGGTACATATTCCAAACTACTGCAAGAGATGTACCTTCGCCAATATCGTTGCAGTTGATGGTGAATGGCGGCAAGTTGTCATCATCCATGCTTCAATCTCCTGGTCTTTGACGTATCCACAATTTCATCGTCAAAATACCGAACGGTAACTCCGTGAGATCGAACCAGGAAGTTATGCATCTCCCAAAAGCCATCGCCGAAAACATGGCCTACATCTCCGACAATGACCTCGCGGATGCCGCGCGCAATGATCTCGCTCATGCAGTTGTTGCATGGAAGACCAGTCACATATATGCGGCATCCGCTGAGATCTGATCGAGTCGCCTGACTCAGGGTGTTTATTTCCGCATGACGAACATGGGCATACTTGAAGCCGCCTTCTCTGGTATTAGGCATCAGAGAATCGGGAGACTTCGGAAGCCATCCATTGCAACCAGAAGCAAGAGGATGACTTCTCTCATCTACAACAACAGCGCCATGCTGCGTATTTGAATCATGCGAACACTTCGACATGCAGAAGGCCATGGACATGAACGCTTGATCCATGGTCCATCGCTCGTACTTGTCGTTGTGATACTCTTTGCCTATGCCGAGAACGTGACGATCTCGTTCATATTCTTCAAGCGAATCATACAATACGCGAAAAGTCTTGGCCTCCCACCAGCTATCATCAGACAAATCTTTGCCAGACCATTGCCAGGGAATTCCAGTGCGATTGGTCACAAGACCAATGCGACCTTTTTCATTGATACAGACTTTCCCTTTGAAATCATCCATCAGAGTTCAATTTCTTCTCCGTTCATCAGCGTTGTGAGACCGAGAGGAGTGTCGATGGCTTCGCATTTGATGCCTGCTTCATGAAGCATCTCAAAACCAAGATCCACATCTTCCATCCATCGCTCAGGCGTTCGCCTCAGCATGCCCATATGACCAACAATGCGAGCGACTCCAGCGCATATCAAAGAAACAGCGCAACCCGAACATGCATACCAAGGGCAATAAACTGTTGAGCCTTCTGTTCGGACTCCTTGACGAGCCGCTTCAAAGATCGTGCCGTCTTCAGCATGCTCGATGACGTTATACTTTAGCGGTCTTTCATTGAGACGAGCATCTGTGATCTTCACGCCATGCCTATCAGGAATACCGTTCCTTGCAAGAACATGGTTGCCGCTTGAATCAACAAGGACAGCGCCGTTGCGGGTAGAAGTGTCTGTGCCGCCAGATGCGTATTCAACAGCCATCTTCATGAACATGACATCTTCCGCTGTAGGGTTTTGGATAACGTCAATTGGTGCTTTGAGTTTCATCGTTGTACCTCAGAAATCGCTTCCGCCAGAACTGTGATATTCTGCGACAGCCCGAGCATCCGCCTGCGGAAAGGATCTTGCTTCGGGTTCTTCTTTCGCAGAATACTTGGAAAGATCAAGACGATCGGCGATAGTCGCAACGATTTGATCTCGATCGTTGTACGGCATTGTCAGGTAGTTTTCGCTACCAACATACAGATCGAGAAGGCTACGGATATAGTCGTCCATCCGTCGAGCCTTGTCCGCATCCTCATAACGACCCTTGCCAACATACGGGCGATCGCCTCGCTCAAGGAAGATATGAAGGCCAGGATACTCTTCTTCATGCAACTCGGCCAGCGAGATGAGCGAGTTGAAAGTCTTGCTGTGATACTTCCTCGCATAGGCAGCGCCCAAGAAAAGAGGCGAGTCCGTGAAGATATGATGCACGCCTGCTCGAAGCGGGATCTCTTCTCTCTGCTGCTGATTCGCAAAGATAAAGACCTGATCGAATCCCTTGGGACTCTTGCCCTCCCATGCCCACTGCTTGACAAACTCTTGAATAAGCTCAAACTGTCGATCAACCTCGCTATCAACGCACATGCGCTTGAACTCAGCAAAGAGATCAGAAGCAGTTGTAGACTTACCTGTTCCAGGACCGCCGTAGAGACAGATCCTCCGTATCTTTGGCTTGACAATTGCAGACATGGTTTCTCCTATGTTCCTATCACAACCTTGATGACGATAGTGGCGTATGTTGGAATAGGCGTCTGAAGCATCTGCTTCAAAGAAGTCAACTGATTCATCGCCGTGCCAAGACTCTCGCCATCGGCGATATTGAGAGTCAAAAGCTGCTTGCCCGACAAATCGGGTTCTACCGAAGTTACTTGCTGTGTTTCAAGATTGATGTACCAAGTCGATGCCATAAAAATCTCCTCAAAGGCGGATGTCTATGTTCCTTCTATCGGAAACTTCGTTGAACTTCGTCCTCACCGCTGCGCCAAGATCGATACCCAAGCGCTCGGCAAGGAGGTCCGCATAGATAACAACATCAGCCAGTTCGAGGGCAAGACGATCCTGTAGCTTGGCGATCTCGTCATCGTCATCAAGCTGCCGCATGATCTTCTTGATCGTGTCGCAAGCCTGAATCTTCTGAAAGAACTTGATGAGCAAAGATTGCAGGTCAAGAAACTCTACAGCGACTTCGCCGAACTCGCCTGCCATAGCGTTGCCCCAATCAGAAGGGGACCAATCATTTACGCTATGGTAAGCTTTACCGCATCGCTCTCTGTTAGCGTTACGAAGCTGTTCAAACGACAATGTATCAAGGGATGCGGTAGTCAAGTCACTTCTCCGTCATGAAATCAAACAACATCTGTTCAGGATCATCGGTCTGATCTCGATCGATGGTCGCCTCTTCCACGGTTGCCTCATTCCCAGTTGAAATAGCAGACATGCTCAATCCTCTCTATGGTTCCGCCGCCTCTCAAGCGAGGGACTTTGCGCTTGGCCAGGACTCTCCAATCGAAGTCAGGGAAGACCTCTTTGGCGTTTGATCCATAAGTGAGGATAGTTGGGGCTGAAAGTCTCCGAATGAGACGAACGGTGGTCTTCGGGTCGTACCCTTCTTCAATTCCTCCAACTCCCCTGTTTTTGTAGTTACCAGTTGTCCCGGTATACGGAGGGTCAAGGAAAACGACATCGCCATCAACTTCATGATAATCCTCTTCGGCTTTGCCATGGGTTAGCTCAACATTCTCGATCCTCTCAAGAAACTTCGCTGTCTGATTTACTGGTAGACTATGCTGAGGATAAACTTTCCATGAACTCAGTTGTCCGACATACGCTCCTGTGACATTGACTCGAACGTATGTCTGCTCTGCCTCGCTCAAAGGCATTTCTCGTACATCGGGCTTCCCATCGGGATCCTGTTTCTTTGCCGCCTCTACAATCTCTCTGATCTCATACAGTCGCTCAAGATCAGCCTCGTCTCTCAACCACTTCCAAAGCTGAATGACCTCTTCATTGACATCGATGCCAAGAGCAGGTTTCCAACTCGACAGAATATAACCGCCGCCGCCAAGATACGGCTCAACAACCCTCTTGGGCTTGAAGGGAGGCGGTTCCATAAGAGGAACCAGCTTCTTCTTACTCCCCGAGTAGCGGAAGAGAGTAGCGCTGCTCATTTTCCCATAGCCCAGTGATCTCGATCCATCGTTTGTCCAACGGGATTTCTCCCCTATCCAACTTGACCAGATACTCAACAGCCTGATCTGCCGTCTCAAACATCTCGTCATGTCTCATCATTGCAAAGAGCCAATCAGGAGCCTGAGATGGCCCTCCCTTGACAATGCCAATGAGAGGCTTACGCTGTCTCTCTGCGACAATGCACTCGTCTACAGTTCCCCAGGTAGGGACATTGCGATCGATAACAGCAACAATGAAGTTGGAGTAATCAACTGCGCGAAGATCCCAACGGCGGACTTGCTTCATGATGTCGGTGACTTCATCGAAGCGACCCTCGGCCTTGAGTGCCTGCAGCTTGCGGCGCTCCTCGCCGATCTCTTCTTGAATTGCGCCAGGCCCCTTGTTGCAGGGATCGATGAAACCGAAGGGAAGATCGTTGTCCCAACAGCTATCAATGAACTGTTTGCGCCAAGCGATGCCATGATCTCTCGATGCTTCGATCGATCCTGACAAGTAGCATTTCATACCTGCGAGTTTATGCTGGGACATATCTTTTCTGTCGCTCCCTGATTTTGTGGCTCAACTTCTCTACCTCTTTGAAGCAGGACTCAAGCACCTTTTCAACTTCAATGTCGCCGTCTTCGATGCGATATTGGTTCGGCCAAAGAAAGCCGGTTCCGCCCGCCTCGATGAAGTTCTCTATGTTGGACTTCTTGTCATCGATGAGTATGGCATTGGGATGCGCGCAATACTCTTTGCTTCGACCTACAAGAATCTTGCTGGTATCGAAGTCTCTTCGGATGGCGCGAACTTTGCCTTGCGCTGCCGCAGCCCATTTACCGGGCGATGTCAGGAAAACAACCTTTCCTCGCTTCTTGAGGCCTTCGTACAGCGCTCTCCCCCATGGAAGAAGGTGCAAGTTCTCCCAGAACTGTTCGCCCATCTGGTCGATAACGTCGTAAACGTGAGTTTTGTCTCGAAGCTCGAACAGAGAATCATCATCGTACTTGAGGATGTCTCTGTTCTTGGGATCGGCGGGATCAACATCGAAGATGTCCATCGCTTTGCCCATCCAATCGTATACGCACCCGTCCATGTCGAGGAAAATCCTCAGGTCGTTCTTTCCTAAAGGCAAAGTAGCCTCCTGTCGATAACACCTATATGCCTCGGCCTCGAACGCTCATCAACAAACAAGCCTTCAAGCGATCAGAAGGCAGTTGTCGATTTTGCGGCGAGACCGACTATGCTCTCTTAGATGTTCATCGGCCTTGAGAGCTACGCAAAGAGACGGTTCCACTCCGCTGTTCTCAAAGGTCTTGCGATCTTTGGTGAACCGCCATTCTCATAATGCTTCACAAAGAACTGATAGCGATCATATTTGCGATTCAGGTGAAACTCAGAGTCTTGATAGATCCAATGCAGGAAGGTCATTGCCTGTCTTTTCTGGAAGTTCATCTTGTTGATTGACTGCTTGCGATAGATATACGGAGACTTGCCCAGTGCTTCCGTTATAGGGTCCATGAGTTGTTCTGTCATGGGATCATTCACGCAGAGAGAAACGAATGGATATGTGTAGTAAGAGTGGCTCCTTACAATGGTTCCGTCACCATCAAAATAGCCCCTCATGTAGTGAGAAAACATATCGCTGTGAATTATCTCATCGGGCACCATGCCATCGAATGTCTTGCCAGGAGTTATTCCCCATCGCATAAGATGCGAGTTGAACTCAGAATTGCATATCATTGTCTGAACCTGATCTTGCCACTGTTCTTTTTCGCGCTTGCGAATGGAAACAGCATAAGTTGACTCGATCTCAGACACAAGCAAATCCATGATCGCTCTGTCCTTCTCAACCATACTGACTCTCAACAAAGGCGTGCCCGTCTTGTCGTAGAGACAACCATCGGCCATAAGATAGCCGAGCAGGTAAGCCTTGATTTGCGTATCGATTGCGCGAAAATAATCAACCTTGACCGTAGCCATATCACACTCCTATTAGATGCTCTATGTGTAGATACAGTCAGGTAGGATATTCTCCTTCCGCATCAAGTTTTTTGGTTTTATTGCCGATGAAAGGTCATGCCGCGCGCAAAAACTCTCATCGATAAACAGGCGTTCAAACGAGCAGAAGGCTGTTGTAGGTTCTGCGGAGAGACCGACTATGCTCTCCTCGACGTACACAGGATCGAAGAGGGGTCCAAGGGCGGACGATACACGAAGGGCAACTCAGTTTGTTGCTGCTCGAACTGTCACCGGAAAGTTCACGACGGACAGATCGTTATTGATCGTTACTATCTCACAAGTAACGGCAGGCACATGCTTCGTGTATGGGTAGAAGGCGAAGAACAGTTCATATGAAAAAGGGCCGACGCCGAAGCGCCGACCCCTTGAAATGAAGACTGTTACCGAAATGGCTTAGTCGAGGAAGACAACGTGCTGCATTGCGGGCGCGTTGCTCTCGGTGTTCATCTCAACCAGGTGCCAGCAGTCGAGGGTGATGGTCGCGTGGTCGGAGTGGCTAATGCGCCCCTTGACGTAGACCTTCGCGTCTCGCTGCATCTGACGCCATCCCATGCGGAAGCGGCTGTCCCCGTTCGCCTGAGCCTCCATGCGGCGGCGGTCGAACTCCTGCTGGGAGATTCCGCTACCGGCGAAGGTGGGGTGAACGTAAACGGTCTCGCCCCCGCTGCGGATCATCATCTCGCAGTTGTGGGGCTTCGACCCGCGACCTCGGGAGATCGGCTCGTCCTTGAGGACGATGGCATCCTTGCTCGGCTCGAAGCCGGGCTGGGGGATGAAGAACCATTCCCCCTGACGGCGGAAACCGTCGTTGTTGCGGCGGTGGCGGTTCTTGCGGCGGACGCCAGCGCGGCTCTGAGCCTCGCGTGCGGCCTGCGGCTTGAGAGCCTCCATCGCCTTGTCGATGCCGTTGATGCCGTTCCCAGGGACCGCAGCGACGAACCAGTCGCGCTCGTCGTGTCCGCAGAGGAACTTGTGCTTCTCGCCGTCATCGTTGACGTGGAGGAGCAGGTGGCGGAGCTTGGCGTCGAAGTCCACGACCTGGACCTCGACGTTCTTGTCCGCGCGGATGTCGAAAACGCCGTTGTTGACATCAACGCTGATGCGACGGCGGTTCCAGCGGTTGGGGCGGATGCGCCCAACCTCTGCGTCCGCACCGATGGTGCGGAACTTCTTTGCGATGCTTGCGGTATCCATGTTGCAAGTTTCCCTGCCCCGAAGTGTTTCTTTTTACCGCGACTGAAACAGGCGGGGCACCCTACTCAGTCGCTACGGGTCTTGCGACCCTAAGCCTTGCGGCGTGTTCGTACCCGACATTCGGGTAAGACTATACCGCTTGGTAGAGAGGGAAACGATGGTGCTGTTGAAACGCATGGTTCTTGTCCTTCGGCTCCATGAGCCGTCTTGAATGCTGATTAGTTCTTGTCCGAAGAATCTTCATCGGCAGGAGCCGACGATGAAAACTCGGATTCCACGCCCTTGAAGTTCGCCTCCGACCGTCTCTGCAGGTACTTGCCGATGCGGAAGTAGAGGAACTCCCAGATTTCCTTGAGGACATCTCGCAAGAGAGTCCAGAGCAGACTGATGGGCCAATAGCTCATCCAGTAGATGATGAGGCCCTTGTTCTTAGAAGCCTTCGGGACCACAAGTCCCTTGACTCGATCAGACGGCCATTCACTCAGATCTACTGAGGAAATGTAGCCCATTCCTGTTGCGTAGGTCTTGACGACCTCTCTCGTCCATGAATCTCGAAGCTGAACAGGAACTTCGTTGCCTGACCAGTTTTGTTTCTCAAGCCAATCCTGCTTCTTCGCCTCGAACTCTCGACGGCGCTTGCTAAGCCAAAACTCCCATTTGCCGAATCCCCAAACGATGCCCGCTACAAAGTAGGCGACAAGCGTCAGAAGAATCACTGACCAGTTTGCTCCCAAGAAGCCAAACAGGTCAAAGTTACCGAACAACCAGATCAGCCCCACAAAGGCGATCAAGCCGACGACGCCCGAAATCTTCCGCTCAAACTCGTAGCAGACGAACTCGAAAACGATGAGAGCGGCGAGGAGAAGCCAGAAGATGATGCCTCCGACTTCGATGAGCGTCCAGATCATGTTGAGCAACCTCTTGGGTCTATGGTCAGTCCAAGTCTTTCAGTTGCTCATTGTAGTCAATATCGGCTTCACCTGCCAATCGAGATTTCTCTCCCCCGACCTTGCCGGGATGACAGGAGTAGCAGTTCGAGCGACCGCAATCAAAGGGAGACCTGCTACGGCACTTTCCCTTGCGACGGCGCTGTTCTTCTTCGGAAAAGAACTCAGGGTCGAACCAGCCCCACTGCATATGAGCCTGCCGGACTCGACGGTTCTTGACCTTCTCGGTGCGACGACGGCGATCAGCCTTGCGCATGTCCTTCATAACGATTTCCTCCGTGATCCCGGCACCATGCCGGGATGCTATTTCGGAGGAATCCGCCGTTCAGGTAGTTGTTGTCGTAATCAGCCATTTGCCGATATGTCCTATATGGATCGAGTTCAAAAACTCAATGACAATGTTTGGATGGTTCCTGGTCTATTTTCTCATGACGAGTGCGACCAAATAGTCCGAATCATAGAATCATTCGATGATTCAGATTGGTTTGCAGGTCGAGTCGGTCGTCAAGGAGTTCCTATCGTTGATACGGCTGCTCGTTTCAACTTCGACCTTGAACGGCATCTCTATGAACCCGCTGGTCTTGGCTGGACAAGAGACCGTATCCTGTCTCTTTTGCATGACATCGACGAGGATATGCGAATCTTCGAGGATGTCAAGGGCGAACCCTCATTTTGGACAATTTGTCGAAACGATCCTGGTTGCTTCTTCCGATGGCATGATGACATGGACTTTGAGGGCCTCAGAACCGCTATCGTCCTGGTTTATCTGTCAGATCAAGAAACTCACTCGCTAAAAGGCGGAGAAACTTCATTCGGTCTGGATCATGGGGCTCGACTGACCGTGACGCCGCAACGGGGAAATGCGATCATCTTCAATCCTCGAATGCGCCACAAGGGGCATACTGTCCGAGAGGGTCAGAAGTACGTCATGCTTTACGCCATTCAGCGAGTTAGTCCTCCTCAGTTGAGCGAAGAAAATGCTCAAGAGGGGCAATCGGAACAGCCTTGAGCGCCTCTTCGAGGGCGTCCAGAGCGTCAGAGAGAAGCTTGCTGATATCGGCGGTCATGTATTGTCGTTCCGACTCAATGCGCTCGATGATGCCCTGAGCAACGCCAGAGGCGAGACAGAGACGGCTTGTTGTTACGCCGATTGTCCGCCTGCGATAGCTAAGCTGCCGAGCAGACAGCATCTCAAAGTGCCTGCAGCGGGCCTCTTGGGCCTGTCGATCAGAAACAAGGTCAAGCAACAGTTCTCCGCAATCGGAGTTCTCGCATTGCGTAACCAGGTATTCTTCGACAACAACAGGAACAAGACGGAACTTACCGTCGTCTCCCCGAACAGGTTGAGCCTCTTGTACGAGGACTTCGTGATCGTGCAGAACAACGAGCCGAAGCGACCGCTGACCGCAAGTAGGACAGGTTCTCATCTTTTGGCCTCCAATGCCTCCTTCTCGATGACTTCCTGACGGATATCGATCCACTCCTCGATCTCTTCCATGCCTCGCTGCAACGAGAAGTAGTAACGAGGGAATCCTTCCTGATGGTCTGGTCCCTCGGTGCCAACTCCATCAACGTTGCAATGGAAGCGGCCTCGATCGCAGTAGTACGGGCGCTGCTGAAACCAGACATGCCACTCTCCATCTCGGTGGCCGTGCTTGATTCGCAGTCGGATCTCCCAAGTCTGATGCTCGGGGAACCACTTCCAATCGTACTTGAGCTTGCTCAGGTCAGGCTGTTGACAGCTTTCGTTCATCTGGCATCCATTCTTCCGTAATGTGACCGTCCTTGATACTGGCAGCGCCCCAAACAGCAGCAATGGCAATATCAAGAGCCTCTGACCTGGCTCCCGGAATGTTGTTCTTGTGAACCTCTTCCGCGAACTCGTCTCGTTCTTCTTCGATCATTCCACGAACTTCGTGAAGAGAGACGCAAGCGCCATCGCCATGCTTTTCGATCGCTCGATGAATCGCCTTGCGGAGATCATCAAGAGTCTGCTCAAGGGCTCCGCTCGATATAGAAGGTCGCTTGAAACTCATACGCTTACTGTCCTGTCGCTTCTGTCAGTGGCCGACGATGCAAAGAACTTATCTGCGTATTGGAACTGAAATCCATTACGATCCGCGAAAGTTTTGTCGGTCTTTGCGTCTCCAACCATGATGCATTTCTTCGGGTCAAGCTTGTGCTTGAATACCATCTCGACGCCCATACCAGGCATAGGCTTCCGGCAATAGCACTGAGGAACGCCAGCCCTATGAGGACAGAACGAGACTTCGATATCAAGACCGAGAAGCTCATTGGTCCGATCGAAGCATTTCTGACAAACATCAAGAGAGGGGTTGTCTTTAGAGACTCCGCTCTGATTGCTTGCGCCAAGAAGCAGGTATCCTTCATCCTGATAACGACGAAGAACCTCTGCTCGATTCTCCATGATCTCAACATCATCCGGGTTTGTCGGCCATTTCGCGCCTGACTTAGTAACCCGAAGAGTCCCATCGTAATCAAGGATCAATGCCTTGCCTTCGAAATCCCAAGGCACTTCTCTTGAGAAGGGCCAAGAGTCAATATGGTCAAAGCCCTCATCGATCGCGGGCTCTTCGTAGTTGTTTCGGAAGGTGTATTGGACAATCGGAGGAAAGACGCTCGGGTCTTTCTTGAGATTCTTGAAATCTTCGGGCATCAACAGTCTGCCGTACTTCTCCATCATGCGACGGCAAACAGCCCATTGGCATTCTTCGATCGTTGCCTGCATAACAGAGCAAACGACCTCTGCTCCTGCTTCTTTCGCTGCCTTGATAAACGGGGCTCTTGCCTCTCTGTTGACGAAGGTGTTATCAAGAACAACGCCCTCGCCAGATTTAAGGATCCTGACCATATGCGGAATCAGGTCGGGCAACCGTCCGCCAATAGAGTCTCTGTTGAGAACCTTCCAGCCGCCGCCCTCAAAGACCTTTGCAACGGTGCTTTTACCAGAGCCTTGCATCCCAACAAGAAGATGCGCTCTCTTTGGCGTACTCAATCAGATTCTCCCAACGCCTTATTCACAGCATCAACAAGAGACTGCTGGTCTCTGAGGCCAACAAAACGCTCAACGATCTGCCCATCCTTGAAGATCAGAATGGTCGGCAGAGCCGAAACACTGTATTGGCTGACAAGCGATGCCTCTGCATCAGCATCAACCTTAGCGATGGTTACGCCGTCGTTTCCATCGAACTCAGCAGCGACCGCATCGACGATGGGACTCAGCATCTTACATGGAGGGCACCATGTAGCCCAGAAGTCAACCAGAGCCACGCCAGAAGCAATAGCTGCGGGAAGGGTTTCAGAAGTCAGGTCTTGCGCGTTGCTCATTATTTCTCCGTTATTCTCGCCCTACTTAGGCGGCTGTTCCTTCAAGTTGACTTGCGTATGTTTCTGTCGTCGGAGGCAGTACGCCATCTGCATCAGGCAGAATGATGCGAAGAACGGTTCGCCTATTTTCGGTTGCCTCAACGAGCATGACTTCAAGATCGTTGCCAATAATGTTTTCGACCCGATCTCCGTGAGCGAACTTTTCGCCTTCCTTGACCCTCTCGACAAGATTGGCGATAATCGAATGGGCGATCTTCGGATCGATCGGCAAAACAACCTGAAAATCAGGATGTCCCCAAGATTCGTCACAGCCGTGCGTATGAACATTGTACCCGGTTGGCGATTCATCATCGTCAACGACAACAGCCTGAACATACCAGCCGTACTTGCTCATCATATCTCGCCGCTGAGCTTCAACGGCAGCGATAGCATCAGCGCGATCTACGCCCTGTTTCTCCATGTCGCATATCGAGCAGGGGCATTTCTTGTTATGACCTGTATCAGACATGGCGACTCCTATTTGTTGTACCACTCGAAATACTGAACGAGAAGCCAACGACCATCGCTCAAGCTGATCTTGGCCCAGCACCATTTGCCGCCGCCATCATGAGGAAGAATCCATTTGGAATACCCGTGCCCCATGAACGAATGATCGACATTGCTCGCGAAAGGCGCTCGGATGAGAGAATCATCCTGAGGCTCTGTCTCGACCATGATCTTGTACCAGTCTCGAACCTCTGACGGATAGAGCCGAGAGATATAGAGCGGATACATGTGGAAAAAGAATGTACCAGGCCGAAACGGGCATTCGTACTTGACCTGCTCGATAAGCTCAGCAGCATCAATGCCAAGCCTTTCAAGAGCGATCCAATGATTCTCATGAACCAATGAAAGATCATGCGCTCTGATCTGATCCGCCTGCTCGTCGGTCAGCAGTTCCGCAAGAAAATCAGCGCCATCAAGAATGTCGCCGATATCAGGAGACGGCGCAGTCTTCGGCTTGACGATCGAGATGGTGCCTGTTGCGGTCATAAGTCAGCATCCTACATACTGGACGGTCCAGATGCCAAACTCCGCCTCATCCCAAAGGCCGAGCGGCTCAAGGTACTCTTTGAGGCGAGCCTTGACCTCATCTTCAACCGGGAAGTCCATACGAGCAGGACCGTTGCCGTGGTCGTACTTAGGACTTGATTCTGATCCGACGCCGATGTAGTAAAAATCTGGTCGTTCAGGATCATCTGTTACGGCGTAAAAGCCTCCGAAGTCACTCTGATCCAGATAATCATCGCCATTGACCAGCATTCGTTCGGTTCTCCACAGAGGCTTGCCCGTCTGCGGATCGAACTTCATGTCCTCGCCGAAGTTGTGGTCAAAAGCCTTGACCTGAGTCTCTCGGTACATCCTGCTATCAGGAACTCGACATCCGATGACCGTGTACGCCGTGTAGCTGCAACCCATTAGGAGGTCTCCGCTGGTTCTGTTTCTTCCATCAGGGGCTTATCGCCCCACCGATCTGCAGCCCATTGCTGGTACTCATGATCTTCGTCGATCCAATGCAGATTGAACCGTTTACGAAGATCGCCCATGGTCATTTCCTGGTATTCAGGTCGCTCGAAAGGGATGAGATGGACATCTCGAATCGGAGATTCTCGCCCCTTCTCAAAGCCTCTGTCGAAATGCTCAAGATCCTTGTCTGTCAAAGCATACTGACCAGGATAAAAAGCAGACCATCGTTTGAAGAGCCAAACATGGAAACGAGAAACGTTCTTCGCTGCTCCCATCGTATACCCGAGAGTCCAAGCCTCGCACTCGCTGTAGAACGAAGTGCAAAGCATAGCATGAAGACAATCATGCCTGAACAGGCTTATTGCGCCAGGCAGCCTCAAGGGGCTTTTGGGATTTTCCAGGAGTTTGATTTGCCACGGAACCTTTTCAGGTTCATCGCGAGGCATCGTTGACAGAACCTCTGTCAAGGTCTTGTCGGGGCTGAACTCCGGTTTCCATACTCTCCAAGGCATGCGTACACCTTATCAGAAATCGGTGTCACCTGATACCGATCAACTCTCGGATCGTCTTCTTCATCGTTGCGCCCGAGACCTTGCGCTTGGTCTTATTGACCTTGATCGGGATGAAACCGATCGATCGAACTTGCTCAACAGCCTTGTTCTCATCGGTAGCCTCGACGACGCCCGTGAAAATACGACCAGAACTATTCGTTGCCTCGTATGCGAATCGCATGGCTCTTACATCCAATCTGTCCTGCATCTTGCGCAGTTGCAAGTGCCCCTCTTGTCCTTGTTGCTGCAGAACGGACTCCGATAGAACGGGTCTCGTCTCTGCTTGGGAGAGAAAGTGTCGTCTCTGGAAGACGACCTTCCTACGCCGCTGCTTCGACTTCCTCGTCCGCCGCCAATGATGCGACCGAAATGGAAGATGTTGTTGATGTCATTGTGCCTTGCCATAAGGTTCTCCTATTCAGCGTACTGTTCCCAGCCAACCCGAAAAACTTCCTTGAGTTTCGCGATGTAGGCGTCAGTTTTGATCTTCGCCATCCACAGGTCTCGATGACCTCCCTTGCCTCCCTTGCAAACAACGCCTTCCTCGATGCCGTCGCCAAGATTGTAGCGACCAGCCTTGACATCGGCAATGAACTCTGCATTGAGATTGCCTTCGTAAACGACTTCGGGCGTCGGCAGATGACCGAACGTCTTGATGAAGTCTCTTGGCCCAATCAACCCGTACTTATAAACCCAAACATCAAAGAGCCGAAGCTCCATAGGTTCGTTTCCAGGCTCCAGGTCGTGATTTCCTGCAAAGGATTTTGGGCCAAAGAATTCAGCGAACACCGTGACTCGCTGTTGCTGTCGAAGCCATTTATCGCCGCGGATAATTGCCTCAATCGGATCTGCCAGAGTCTCGTAGAAAATGGGAATAGAAGGTCCGAGCATCTCATCGGTCTCATCAAAGAGACGCTGACGAGAGCCGTACTTTTTCTGCCAACCAGTCTTCCGCTGCCATTCGAAGCGCAGATTGCTACCGTCGAGCTTCTGGAAGGCGATACAAGGCTTCCGAGGGGCTTGCGTTGATCCCACGATGGACGGATACTGCTTCATTCACCCTCATTGTAGCAGCGTGCCCGTCAGTGGTTTATTGATCCCACGGATTGACCTTGAGCGATTCAGGAACGCCCTCGGAGACAGGAGCTTCGACCATGCCTCCCCGCAAATCTTCAGGTAAGCCAATGAACTCATCAACGAACGCCTGAGAAATAGGCTCCCATTGATCCTTCATCTCTGCGATACGATCCTCGGGAACTTCATGGACGTTACGCTCGGCCAACTCAGCAGCAGTCAAAGAGTTGCCCTGAGGCTCCACAAGCCAAACTCTTGCTCGGATCTTTCGAGCCCAAAGCAGATACGGGACGACATGCTCCAACTTGACAAAAGTGTTCGCAACAGCGACTCGATCAAACATCCGCAGACGACGAATAGCCTCTGCGAGACACCATGAATGAGCAAGCGGCAACAGAGGCACAGAAAATCGATACTGACCGTCAACCATAGCGAACAGGTCAGCTTCAACGATCTGATGAGAATGCCAAGACAGGAAATCGGAATGACCAACGAGACGATTTGCCTCGGTAGATTTGCCGGATCCAGGAAGACCTCGGATCAAGACCAGTTCTCGCTCCCATGCGAAATCAAGTTCGAGTTGTTCATCCTTCAATGTGTTCCTCCGACATCATTCGATCATGTTCTTGCCTTAGCTCATGCTCCTCTACATAACGAGAAAGAGTCGGCATCCTGTTCTGTCGAACCGTGGTGATTTCTGACCCGAGCATTGTTGCGATCTGATGACTCGATGTCTTCCGCTGCTCCTGCAGCAAATCGATCAGTTGATTATGCCATGCCTCTCCTGCATGCGGACAAGTGAAGTGGTCATACTTACTCTTGCTGCCTGCCATCGCTGATGCATACGAACGAGCGCCAACAACGCCTCGCTCGACATTCATCTTTGCATGACACGCCCGACAATGCATCATCTCTTGTTGACCTGCATCGGGCGTAAAACTGTCAAAACCTGATGTATATCTCCCTACTCTCAATATCTCCCTCCTCGGACGAACTGGTCGCTATCTATTGGAATGAAAGCGCCAAAGTTTGCGTTTGTGATCGCATTGTAGATTTCCACTGCGTATTCGCCGAGAAGTTGAGGATCGAGATTTGCAAGCCAGAAAACCTGGCTAACGGACATATCTCCGTTGGAGCCTATCTCGTTCTCTCGTCCCATCAGCGTGCAGACTGTTGCGCGAGCCCCTTCAGAGAGATCAAGCGACTTTATCTGGTCGCAAGGCTTCTTTGTAGGGCATGGCTGTTGAAGCTGCGATCGGAGTCGCATGCCATACGCATCGTACTCCTCATCGTCCCGACGAGTCTCATGGATGTAGGGTTCCACGTTTTCAAATGACCAGCGAGTTGGATCAAGGATCTGACCGTTTCGGAGATCGATCCAACCATGATGGACACCTATTGTACCTGCGAGTTTTCTCCTATCGGCCCAGAAGCCATCTGCGGAAATCGGCCCTTGGTAGACGCCATAAACCGCTTCGCCCTCAACTAAACCTGCTTTGAGAATGGCTACAGCGATAGCGAAACAGTTGCCATGCCATTCTTCCAACGGAATGTCGATGGCCTCTGCTGCGTCCCGGGCTCGTAATCGCCAACTATTCATGCGACAGAAGGTTGACCCGCTGGCGGGTCAGTGGCCTCGTCATCGTCGTCGCTCAAATCGTCGTCCTCGACAAACTCAAGGAGAGGACATGCGCCCTTCTTGAGAGATGCAAGGAACTTAATGAAAACACCAAGCGGACCAAGGATCTCGACACGGCGCTTGACAGGTTGCCCGTCAATGATCTCCGTCTTGTAGCCTTCTCGGGCGTACAGAGACTTGATCGCAACCCAAATGACAAGGAAGAATCCGGCGATAAGTAGCACGAACGCCTTGAGTCCAAGAAGGATCGTCTCAAGCAGACTCGGACCTTCTCGTCTTGGCTTATGGCGGGGCCTGCAGACATCATCAGCGATGTCCTTTGCTGTTTCAGCCACAGCAGCGCCAATGCTCATACCAGACTTCGGCGGCGCGTTCTTCCGCTTCTCTCTGGCGTCCATGTACCCGTTTGCGCGAATTTCTGCCCAAGAGTAGACCGCCCTCGCAGGCTTTGAGGCAAGGACAACCATGAGCAAGACAGCGCCGCCAGCAGTACCAACAAGAGCGGCAACGATACGCAGAACAGCGATACCGATGTTCAACCAAAGATCGCCGTCAGTAAAGACCCGACCCAGCCAGTTGACGAAATCGCCGAGCCAGCCCCAGACAGACTGAGCAGCGATAACGAGGCCATCGCCGATACCGATTAGCGCCCAACCGAGAATCCCGAAGAACTCAAAGAGCCCCCAACCAAAGTAGAGAAGCGCAGTCCAAACAGCGCCAGGGATTCGAGGAATCAGCCAAAGTCCGCCGCCAAGGAAGAATACAATCAGTCCAACGACGCCCGCAAAACCCGCAGCAAGCCCAAGGACGACAAGCAACCAACGAAGGCTCTCGATGATAGGAGCAGCATCGTACCCGTCCGCTGCCTCATCAAGCCACCCGCCGATAGGAGTCGCGTCGATCATCGTAGAAACAAAGCCGAGCGGACCTCCCTTGGCCCCAGCCTTGTAGACCGTTCTCAACGCCTTGCAGCAGACCCACCCCAAAAGGGCAAAGGGAACCGCAAGTAGCGTCAGAAGCGAACCCCAAAGGGTTGTATGAAAGTAGGGGCAGAGACTCCATCGCTCAGTAGGCGACGGCTTCCAGCCCCATGCCGATCGAATGAAGACATGGAGGCGATAGTGCCAGCTTGTCTTGCGGATTGCAAGAGACATGTTCAGTTCTCCTCGCTGGTCGCCTCGACGGACTCATCTTCGACTTCGGTTGGCTCGGGTCCATCGTCGCCGACCGCGCCTTCCTCGACATTAGCTTCCTCTTCCGTCTCGCCATGGAAGAGAGTATGGATTCGCTGCCTGTTCTCCTGACCAGGGAACATGACATAGAGCGTATCCTCCCAGTTGTTTCGATCTCTTGCGAACCGCTTGCCCTGGGCGGTATACTGGTTCTGCAACTGCTCGTTCTGTTGTTGCAGTTGAGCTACTTCATCTTGCAGTTGCGTGACCTGCGATTCGCTTACTCGATCATGAGCATACAGCGAGAACGCGCACAGCCCCGCGACCGCCACGATCAAGAGCAGAAGGGCGGAAAATCCTCTGAACATGTCTGGCTCCTATCTCTTTAGACCAGCACCCTTATTGAGCAGTTCGCTTACAGAGCGGCTGTCATGGATTCTAATGATGGCCTCCCCGAGCAGCGGAGCGACCGAAAGGACGTTCATCTTGTCAGCGAAGCACAGTATATCAGACGCATGCTCCGAGCCTTCAGGTGAAGACGGCGGAGTATAGGGAATCGTGTCCGTTACGGCAACATGACTGATCTCTGCTGCCGCCAGTCTCGATTCTGCCCCATCAACAAAGAGTCCATGCGTAGCGCCGCAGATGACTTGTTTCGCTCCTCTTTCCATGACGAAATCCGTGGCTCGACGCATCGTGCCTGCCGTCGAAATCATGTCATCCATCATGAGTACGGTTTTGCCTTCAACATCTCCAACAAGTTTACGAGGCTCAACGCTGGTTGCGCTCTTGCGATTCTTGTGAATGATGGCGATATCAGCATCAAGCAGGTTGGCAAAACCTTCAGCGACCTTGACATTCCCGATATCAGGAGAAACAAGGCAGAGATCTCCCCACTCGTCTCGACGCTCTTCAAAGAAGTCAACGAATACTGGCGTTGCGCTCAGATGATCGACAGGGATATCGAAGAACCCCTGGATCTGAGCGGCATGGAAATCGATTGCGAGTATCCGATGAGCGCCTGCTGAAACAATCTGGTTCGCAACAAGCTTGGCCGTGATAGGAACCCGACCCTTGTCTTTCCGATCCTGTCGGCCATAGCCGTAATAGGGAATGACCGCAACGATCTGCCTTGCCGAAGCTCGACGCAGGCAATCGATATAGATCAACAACTCCATCAGGTTGTCATTGACAGGATTGCAGGTAGAGACAACGATGTAGCAGTCTCGACCTCGAACATCCTCTTTCAGTCGAACAATGATTTCGCCATCAGGGAAGAACTCGGTCTCTGATTTACCAAGCTCGATTCCCATATGGTCGCAGATACGACGACCCAAAACTTTGCTGTGTTCGCCAGCAAAAACCAGCATCCCGTTGTCGGCCATCTCTGATCCTTCCATTCATTCGGCAGATTTCCACTTGCCTCGAAACTCTCGTTTGGCCTGATAGACACGGGACTTGATGGTCCCTATCGGGATGTTTAGCAGATTTGCGGCTTCTTGATACGTTAACCCCATAAGATACACCAGCGTGAGAATTCGACGGTGCTTCGGACTGCATTGTAGCAGAGTCGATATCACCTGATCCGACTGTTCCGACTGAATGAGTAACTGAAGACTACCTGTATCTCTTGCAGGAGGGTCGTATAGCTCTTCTACAGTTATCTCTTTTCGAGAGAATGACTTGCGTCTCGAATCCTTCGCTTTATTGACAGCGATAGAAGTCAGCCAAGGGCGGGCGTTGCTTCCTTTACGAAACTTGTCCTTGTGCTTCCATGCTGCAAGCATAGCCTCCTGGTAGACATCTTCGATGTCATTTGCAGATACACCAGTTGCACGAGAAACAGTATGCTTGATGCGGGCTTCATCAAGGCTGTCGCACTCAGTTATTTGTTCTGCTGTTATCGGCACTGTTGTTTTTCTGCTCGATGCGTTGGCGTAGATAGCGACAACAAACGATTATCTTTCGTTTAGTGTCTTCGGGAACCTGCTCCCAAACTGATTCAGGAACAAACTTAAGAGCAAGATCATCATCGTACTGGCAGAGCTTAGCACAACCCGAGCAAACAGCAAGGTCGCTTGGCTTAGGAACAACCTTACCCTCAAGGGCTGTTGCGGCATCCATCTTGAAACCGCAATGAGGACAGACCGAATCGATCAATGTCTCATGGTCAAGCATGGTACTTATTGACCTTCTCTGGGAAGTTTATCCTAAACCAGAACTCATTGACGCGATCAACTGTCTCCATGTCTGGATAGAAGTTGCCGTCTTTCGCCTTGTACCAAAGGCTCATATCAATCAGCATCTTGCTTCTCCTGGTTTCTTTGCACGCTTGATCGCCAGAACTCTTTACTGCTTTCAGCGTGCCATTTGGCGCGAGCTTCGGCTTCTCTTGCGGCGCATGAAGAAATCGAAGAAAGACCCCAAGCGAGAGCAATGCAAACCATGCCGAGACCCAGCCAGGGCCATGGTCGCTTGAGAGCGTCATTGACATCGATATGCTCGTACCAGTTCTTGCTCATATGATGCCTTGTCTCTTGCGCTCTGCTTCCGCCTTTGCCTTGCGATCAGCTTCGACTTCTCGCTCGCGCTTGACGACTACAATTGTCGCGTAGCCAATCAAGATGAGACCAAAGAAGAACCAGAGAAGACCCCAGGCAACGCCTGCGAGCATTGATGTGTTCATGCCCATCAGCGTAATCATTTCGTCATCGACGAATGCGCCTGCGACAATATCTGCAAAGGGGAGACCGGCAGCGCCAACAACAAGAAGCAAAATGCCCAAACAGGCGCTCTCCATTGGACTCTCAAGGAAGTTGTTCAGAAGAGGACCAATTAGAGGCCAACGAGTCGGCTTGAGAAAGCCAAGATCGATCTCAGAGAGCTTACCCATCAGTGTTCGCCTTCTTCTTGCGGGTTCTCTGGAATGGTTTCAACGATCAGATGCTCGATCCGATCAACATGAGTTGGCGGTACAATGGTCATGTAGCCAAAGCCTTGCCTGTAATCGGTTGAGTTGTAGATTGCGTAAACAAGACCTGTTGTAGAATCTCGAACATAAACGAGGTTCTCAACGATCTCGATGGCCTCTCGTTGCTCGTTCGTAATGACAGGACCAGGAGTGGGTTTGTTGTCGATCTTGCCAATCGCAGGAAGAATAATCCCGATCAACAGCGCGATGATTGCAATCACCACGAGAACTTCAATGAGCGTGAATGCTCGTCTCATGCCTTCGCCTCTTCTTTCTTGGGCTTCTCGTCCTTTTCTCGGCAGGTCGGGCAAAGAGTTCGTATCCAGTATCTCCCCTCGCTCGCGCGACGACCATACGGCTGTTCGCTTTCAGCACCGCAAAACTCGCATGCACGATCGGACTTATCAGAAACCTGCCGATCGATCTCGACAAGCTCCTCCCATTGGCTGCTTTCGGGCTGCTTGTCAAATCCCCAATACATGCGAAGCTGGCCAAACTTCTCTTTGATCTGAGTGAAGCGAATGGCAATGCCATGCTTCTCTCCCCAAGCCTTGTATTGCTCAGAAGCCCAGCGAATAATCTTGTACCAGCCGTCCTCGCATGCGCAACCAAACTTCATGGCGCTGTAGCCCTGAAGGTCGGGGTTGTGCATGTCCTCGAAGAGCGCAGGAAAATCCGCCTTGAGTTTGTCTTCAAGCTCTCGCTTCATATGGCCCCATTCTACGCTGTTTCGCCTTCACCTGCCATCAGCAATGCTCGATCTACGCCGATCGCAAAGCCCTGACCCCCTTCGTATGGGCCTCCGCCAAGAATCTGCTTCTGAGCCCCAAGCTCGTCAGCGACAAACTCGAAACCCGCCTCTTCGTATAGACCAAGACCTCGCTCGACTCCGCTGGATACGATGAACCGAGAAGAATCAATACCGAACTCTGCGAACAAGTTTACGCCAAGATCAATCAGATCATCTGTCCAGTCCTTGCGAGGATTCAAAACCTCAACGCCAAACTGTCGAAACTCCCTGTACCGACCTTCCTGCGGCTGCTCATAGCGATAACAGTTCTGCCAGTACCAGATCTTCAAATCGGGGAACGTTCTCCAAGAGTTCAATCCGAGCAACTGACAAGTTGCCGTTACTTCGGGACGTAGACACAGATTGCGCCCGCCCTTGTCCTCAAAGACGTACATCTGCTTGCTTACTTCTGGTCCTGCTTTGTCCGTATAGATACTCGACATCTCAATGGTTGGCAGAAGAACAGGGATACAGCCCCATCTCTCCGCAACGCGACGAAACGTCTCTTGCATGTCGTAGACTCGCGATGCGAGACGACCTGCAAGGATGCGAGTGCCCTTAGCCTGACGATTGCCGATTCTCGGTTCGTTTGGAACTTTGTCCAACAAATTCATGATGCGCCTCCTTAGTCGGGAGGCGCGCAACGGCGGCTCCCGCTTATGTTCGGGTTCCCAAATGGAACGGGTTGCCTTCTTCGTTGCTGTTCATGTTTCCCTATCCAGGACGGTGATCGGCCATGACTTGAGCGAATGCCGCAACAATGTCAAGACCTGCTTGAGAGGATAGCGTTATCGCCTCCTCAAGACGCTGATGCAGGATCGCATTTTCTTCCTGCTTGCGAGCATTGTTTTCTTGAGCGACTTTGTACCCAAGAACTGACTCGGCGATCCTTCTAACTTCGTCAGTGATTCCATCGTCTGAATCGGTTAGAACCTGCACAATCGCCGTCTTCGTCTTGTCTATCGTTACGCCCATATTCATGAGAATCTGAGCAGCAACGCCATCATGCTCCTGCAGTATGCCAAGCAAGATATGCTCGGACCCGACATAGTTATGTCCAAGTCCCTTGGCTTGTTCGATGGCATATTCGACAATCTTCTTGGCGCGGGGCGTCTGCGGGAGCCTGCCCATGGTCACCATTTCTGGTCCCTTACGGACAAGCTTATTGACATTGGCGATAATGTCATCCAGACTAACGCCCAACTTCTTGAGAGCCGCGCAGCCTACGCCATTGCCTTCTTTCGCCAGTCCAAGCAGGATATGCTCAGTCCCGATGTATTCATGGTTGAGACGCTGGCATTCCTGGTTTGCCAGGGCCATGATCTTGCGGGCTCGATCTGTGAATCGCTCAAACATGCCGAGAGTATATCCCTATTTATCTTCACCTGTCAAGGAAACCATTGAAGCTTTGATGCCATATGCATCATGAAATGCCTTGGCAAGAGCCTCTCCTCGGCAATTGAAGCGATACTCTGTGCCTCTCGCGTGAAGTCGAACCCGAGGCGTCTCTTCCGAGACATCAGTCTGATAGATATGGACCCGCTCGAATGGATCAAAGAAATAACTACTCCATCCGGTTCTATCGATGCGAACATAAAAACCTGATACAGAGATCTCGTCGGGCTCATAAAGCGAGATTTCTTTACCTCGCTCCCAGTCTCGGGCATCTTCCCAATCCTGATCGGTCATGTTCTCTTTGAGATGATATTCATCATTGTAGTAGACAATCTTGTCGTAGTCTCTTGCTTCGATCAAACCAGCGATTGTTGTCTCTACAGTCTTTGGTTTTTCATCAAAGACTCCAAGACCATTTAGCGCGCCAGCAATGCAACCAATACCGCTGATTGTAAAGCATACAGCCAAGATTATCCAGGTTCTTGGGCTTGGTCCGTCGCTCATCTTAGCTCATCCCTAATCTGCATCCACGCCTTGCCGAGCAAGTTCTGACCAGTGCCGTCTTTGCCAAGTCCCCAAATGTAATCGTATGGGCTTGCCTCGGCAATCTCTTCATCGCCTGATTCGATCAGCTTCTCTCGTATGAACTCGTATCGAGCAACTTTGGCCCTCAGCGCATCAAGCATGATTCCGTACTTGACCTCTTCCCAATCGGGACGAAGATCGATTTCATACGCAATCGTCTTGCTCATTTTGGGCGTACTGGCAACGCGCACACGCTCATGATCGGCGTCGTTCGTCGCCTTCATTGCCTGGTAGTAATGCTCAGTAGTCTTGTATTTCTTCCCGTTGACCTCGATAGAGTGGTCCGAGAAGTTACTGAGACACCCATACTTCCCTGTTGTCCGCCAGAACTTGATCACTCTCTTCTTGTCGGTCAGGATTGGTTGACTTGAGCAGGACTTCACGCTCTCCATCCCATTGAATGAGATCAATTGTGCCGTCCTCTCTCTCGACAAGAGCGTTGCAGTTGTCCCTATCGGTCCAACAACCCGAGTTGTAGTATACCAAGCCCTCGATGATCTTGATCTCAGGATGGTGGATGTGACCGCAAATAATGCCATCGCAATCCTGATCCTCGGCGTAGCGGATAACGCTCTCTTCGAATCGATCAATAATCATGACTGCCTTTTTGACGTTTCGCTTGATGAACTTTGATAGCGACCAGTATTTCATACCAAATCTGCGGCGCAGCTTGTTGTATGATCGATTCATCCAAATGGACAACTCGTAACCTCGGTCGCCGAGCTTTGCAAGCCATGGCGCTCGACGGGTAATCATGTCAAACTGATGACCGTGCATGATGAGCAGCTTCTTACCATCAGCGGTTACATGTTCGAGCGATTCCGAAAGACGGATATTGCCAAAGTCTCGAATATCATCCTTGAGGAAATGAAACAAGAACTCATCGTGGTTGCCAACGACGTAATAGACCTTTGTTCCCTTCTTGGCGAGCTTCAGTATGCGCTGAACGACATTGACATGCTCTTGGCTGTCTTTCGCCTTGAGCAATCCTGCTTGTCTCCATCGCCAGATGTCGATGATGTCCCCAACAAGATACAGAGTATCAAACTCGTTCTTCTTGAGAAAGCTGTAGATGAGGTCTGTTTCTGCTTTCTTGCTACCAAGATGCAGGTCAGAAATCCAACAAGATCTGTATCTCATATGCGATTGAGCCCACTCAAGAACTGGTCTGCGGAATGCTCCCAACTGTAGTTTTCTACTACAAACTGAGAGCAGTAGTCCCTTTGCCCAGTTCTCAAAGCGGTCTCAACTGCTACAGAAAGATCATCGTGCAAACAACCAAGCCGAGGATCAGTAATGATGTCTTTGGGACCAGTGACCGGATACGCCGCCACAGGAGTCCCGCAAGCAAGCGCCTCGATGTTCACCATCCCAAACGTATCAGTCAAACTCGGGAAGACTTTGACAGACAAACGTTCGTATTCTCTCGCCAGGGCTTCTCCCTTGCGATAACCTGTAAACTCGATGTCTGGATATCGAGATTCCAAAGCCTCTCGATATGGTCCATCTCCAACAATGACCTTGCGGTACGGAAGATCCAGTTGACAAAACTTGTCAAGGTTCTTCTCTTTTGAAACTCTCCCGACGTAACCAATCAAAATCTCTTCGGGTCGCTCTTTGAGTCTTGGTCTGAAGATGTCAGTATCGACGCCTCGGCCCCATTCCTTCAGAGGGCATCTGAAGCCGTTCTCCTGCAGTTCCCTGACCATGGTTGGGCTCAGAGTCATGAGACATCTCGAAGGCTTGTGGAACCATCTGAGGTACTTCCAGGCCCACGACTTTGGAATACGGGTCAACTCATTGACATAATCGGGAAACTTTGTATGATACGAAGTTGTAAAAGGGATTCCCATCTGCATGCAGGTGTTGCGAGCGATAAGCCCAATCGGGCCTTCTGTGGGGATATGGATGTAGTCTGGTTTCTCTGCGCGAAAAATGCTACGCATCGTCACTTTAGTAGCGAGCGCCAGTCGAATCTCGGGATACGAGGGACACGCAAAGCTACGAAAGTTCTCAGGATGCACGACAACAAACTCGTGCCCTCTCTGCTCCGCAATTTCTCTCATCTTGTCAAGGGCTCGAACAACGCCATTGACCTGAGGAAACCATGCATCGGTAGCGAGGAGTATTTTGCTCATACTCCATATTTCGGCTACATCAAGCGCAGACGGCCACCGAAGACTGATCTGGCAGTCTCAAGATACTCTCAGACTTAGGAGCCTCCATTGACCAGACAGGCACAAGTCTGACAGGACTGAATGTCGTAGACATCTGCCACTTGTAAACAGGCGAGATTGTTTCCGAAGAAAGCAAAGATGCCTTCTTGATAAGTTTTGCTTTTCTGGTTCTATCCTGAGGCCTCTCGATACCAAACTCATCAAGCATCCTCAACAAAGTAGCCTTGCCAAGGGTGTATTTGGAGGCAACCTTATCGAAGGCCAAGGTTTCAACATCGATTCGCAACTGGTCAGCATCAACTGAAGCCTTGACCTCTTCGTAATGCTTCCGATGTCGTCGGGTTGCATTGTCAGAGCAGATGTCGTTACGAACGATCATCTTCTTCTGGTCTCGAATGCCAAGTCTATCAGCCCAATATATCGCCTGGTTGTAAGTAACGCCGACAGCAGCGGCAATCTCTTCCCAAGTATGCGTCTCAAACATGCTCAAGAAGAAATCGACATCAAACGGCGGATTGGGAACCTTGAACAGAGAAGTATCGATACCAAGATGACGGATACGAGTCCGCACGTTACCCGAAGAGACTCCAAAATGCTTCGCAAGCTTTTTGTGAGAACTACCTGGCATAAGAGCTTCGATCTCCTCCTTCGAGACCTTCTTCATTAGCAGTTCGCCGTGGGGCTCGCCGGTCTTCGTCAAGCAGCACTCTCTTGAGAATCTGTACGCAGCAGAATACCCAAGATCGAATCGCTTCATGGCCTCTTCGATACCGCCGCTCTTTAGCGCATCTCGAAGCTCATCAACCGGCGGACACACCTTCTTCCGGGAAACGTTCTGCTTGGTCGCTCGAATCTTCTTGCTGCCATAGACAACGGGAGACATAGGCTTGTTTGCTCTGCGAGTCGGCCAAAGATCCTCAAGATCAAGTCTCTCAACATGCCTCATAGCGGTCTTGAGGTCAAGACCCATAAGCTTAGCCGCCTTCGTTGAAGAAATACCAGGAGACAGAAGAATTCTCTCGGTCTCTTCGCGAGAAGGACCATCTACTCTCATGGCGAGTCTTCGCTTCTTCTTTGCCTCTTCCTCAGCCTTGAGCTTCTTCTGATGCGCAGCAACGCTAATCCGGTAATCAGCAGGATCAAGATCGTACTCCCTGAGACACTCGTCAAGAACAACGGGTCGAATCATGTAGAAATCGAGTATCTGCTTGCGAGTATACTTCTTGAGCTTCTCTCGGAGATCCCGCTTAGTCGGTCGATGGTGCGATTCAAGCAAGTGCCTGAGGCCCATCTCTACTGCCTTGCGACGAATCGTACTCTCATTGCGATGAAGAGTTCGGCGTAGCTTGTAAATGCGATCTGTCTGAAGCATCTCTGCAAACTCTTCTTTGCTCGGCATCGGATACTTCTTCTCAGTTATCCGATCGAATGCAGCGATGGTTTTGACCTTCTGGTCATAGATTCCGTATTCTTTGGCCTTCTCCTTAAGCCACTGGTCAGACCATTCCCACTTGTCAACCATCTCGTCCCAAGTCATAGCGGCGAGATCAGCAGCGAGTTCTTCCTTGGTCGGGATCTTGCGACCTCGAACAAGAGCATCCTTGAGTCCTTTGGCGCTCTCTCTTGCGCCCTTTGCAGAAAAGATCATCCTCGGACGGAGATGCTTGATGTCATACTTCTTGGCGAGATCCATCAACTTGCGTTCGCTAAGCTGAAAATGATCTGCCATCTCTGACCAAGGCATTGTCGTCAGAACGCTCAACAACTCGCCTGGCGTAGGATCATCAGGTACTTCAGGATCCCAGCCTCTCTCGATACGGGCCTTGCGGATGCGACCGTTGCTTCTGCCGAGTTTTCTGGTTCTTCTCTTGAGATTCTTCTTGTACGCCTTTGATAAGACCTTATTGGGGCGATTCTTCAACTGACTCAAAAGACCATACCAAGAACACCATTTGCGGATTGTCTTCTCGCTGTTGACTCCCCAGGCTTCCTGCATCTCAGAAAAAGCCATCGTACCAAGAGCTTTGAGCAACTCATCTCTGGAAGGCAGACCATCCAAATGCAAAGGATGTCTCTGCTGGTAGTTTTCAGCGCCGATTTCTTTACGAGTCTTGATCCCAAAGTAGAAAGCCCACTCTCGGATGCGCTCAGTCGTTCGATCGTATTCAAAAGCAACCTCTCCCCAGGTTTTATCTCGTAGCTTCTCTACGAAATCATCCCGAGTGACGCTCTTCGGAATAACGCCCTTTGAAACCGCGCAGCTATGAGAACAATCCTTGTGAGCAGGGTGAGTTGGCTTGAACTTCGTCCCGCAGACCCGACATGGAATTCTGTTTGCTTCGAAGGCACTCTGGACAAGGGCCTTGCTATCGCTCGCTGCAATCGTAGCGCCGCTACTGATTTTGATGCCGTCGCCATCGTAGATTTTTGACCTGACATTCTCAAAGAATGTCTTGAAACGAACATCTCCCTCATAGTAGTTGAAGACCTTGCTGTATAGCTCGAAGATCCTCCCTCGAACCTTGCTCTGGTAGTTGTAGTTGCCGTTGCCGTAATACTCTTTTGCGAGTTCGACAATCGGAGTGCCCGCCACGATGTGGGAAATCAGCGATTGTTCTTGCTCGTCAAACTGTTCAAGAAGCTGCTTCTGCTCAAAGGTATGATCTTCTTCGCCTACGACATCTCCAAGCGTCGCGCCTTCGCTATCCGAACCAAGAGCGGCATCGAAGCGAGACATATACCCTTGAACGTTGTAGTTCTTGTTGTCGGAAAAGTAGTCGTCTTCTCGCAGATGCTCGCCGGTCTCTGCAAAGTGCTTGTTGTCTTCTCTCTCAAATGCAAGCTTCTGCTTGAAGTGAGACTGAGCGCCCATGTAGTCGGATTTCGCCCGCTCATTGCGACGGAGATCCCGAAGATGGTGCTTTAGCCTGAAGTAGTAATACGAACGAAAGCCATTGAGACCAAGATGGTTCTCTTCCGGTACAAACTGCTCGATAGCTTTGCGGAGTACGAAGAACGCATCGCTAACATCCTCTTCGTCAACCTTGTCTATGAGATCAACGTAAAGGCTCTGCAGTTCTTCAATCGAATCGGGTCGATTATTCCAGAGTTGCGTCAACTCTGCAGATGAGGTATCGGTGATATCCATGCAAGTTTTACCTGCGCTTTCTTCTCGCCAACATCAAACCGGCGAGACCGAGTAGGAACATGCCCGATGGGGCGGGCACAAAAACTGGCGACGGGTTGAAATGTATGTAGTTCCCCATGTCTATGTAAGACGGCTCATGGACAACAGCAATGTAACCATTGAACTCCAAGATTGGAGAATGGAACATATGGTCCGAAAGGTCGCCAGAAAGCTGGATGGAGCCTTCGCTCAAGCCGTGCAGATGAGTGAAATGATTATAGATCGGCTTGTCGAACGCTTGTGAGAGTTCGTTCTGCATGTCACCATTCTAACCGACCTTGATCTCACCTGTTGCGCCTAATCCTGACCTGGTGCTATAAGCGTTCCAGATCTCAAGATCAAACTCAGCAAGATCATCGCCTCGACCAATCGACTCAGCATGCTCGATGAACATTCTCTCAATCTCGGCATACCTTCGTCCACTCGGGCTGTTCTTTGGCGTATCAAATCCTTGATCTCGCAAATACGACAAGATGTGCGTATCGAGAGCGGCAATCTTCTGGTTCGGACGCGAATGCATGACGAAGAAACGAGAAGTCTTCGGGCCTATTCCAGGAAGCTCTTCAAGTTCCTCAAGAGAACAGGTTCGAAGATCAATACCGCTATGTGCCATCTTGTCATAACAGGCCGAAAGCAAACTCCACTTACCAAGGCGAGCCGACTGAATGTTCATGGTCAGCGCATGATTGCGCTTCATCAGTCTTATCTTCTCAAACGGAGTTTCCCCTCTTCGTTCCATCTGTATGAACTTCTCTGTTGCTTTAGCAATTTGCGAAGCAGTTTTACCAGCAACAGCAACAGAGAATAGTGCGAACTCCTCAAGATCGTAATCGGATCTATTGAAGTCGGTTATGAACTGAGGATCAACCATCGTATCCTGCTCCGGGAAGAGAAACGACCATCTCAGCCATATTGGGAACCCTGCGGTTTTTTGGTATCGCTCCAAGAATGCCTTTGGATTCGCCTGGGATTTCGCTTATGGGAGGCGGAGGCTCTCCGTTCTCCCATGCCTCCCAAGCCGCAAGGAAATCATCGATGTCCTTGCTCCCGACAGGTTGTCCATCAAGGTTCCAATCATACGGAGCAGCGACAAATGCATCTCGATCCTCGACTGTTATCTCGCCATCAAGCAGAACATCGAGAGGACCAGCGCATGATGTTCGGAAAGATTCTCTCGACCACTTCGGCCAAGCTCCTCCCTCGTAACCTCCTATTGGCGGTCTCATTCTCCATCGGAGCAGATCGCCATTCGAGATCCCGAAATGCATCACTCCGCTATCGTCAGTAGATCCGAACCAGACCCATCGATAAACAGGAAACGGCCATTCGGTTCCAGGGAAGTTTGCTTGCCGTCTCTGATTAGCTGCCTGCATCTTCTCGAAAGATCCAAAGACCGGACCCTTTGCGTAGAAGTGCGATGACATCGAATCTTGTTCGCTCTCGAAATAGTGAGTATGCGTCTTCCCTTTCAGCAAAGAGAAAGGACGAGGATTGGGCTTATGCATTTCAAACGTATAGATGTTGTGGCGAAAGTTCTCGCATCGAAACCCGTTGTGAACTGATCGGGTCACAATACCATCAAGGTCGCCAGACGCTTCGATAGGATCGGTAGGTCTTGTTATAGTCATCGACGATTCCTTACGAGCTTTTCGATGTTGCCCCGACGAGAACCGACGAACTGCTTGAGCTTGAGCTTACGCATCATGGCGGCAAAGCCAGAAGGATTCATAACCGACAGATATGCCGCCTCGAAAGACTCAAGATCAGAACGATCGCCCTGTCCAACAGGCTCATCGCTACCGTTGAGATCCCAGTCGTAAGGCTTCTCTTTGAACGCTGTCAGATCGCTTTCATCGACCTGTCCGTCAAGGTTGACATCAAGGGGTCCGGCGCAAACAAAAGGCTCAAACTGATTGCCGAGAACTGGCTCGAAACGAACCCTCTCGTTGTGATCCATCAGCAAAAAGACGATTCCATCCTTGTCAGGATGAAGCTCATAGATTCGTTCTTTCTCGTCTTCGAGCTTGAAAGTTCCGCCTTGAACAAGTTCGGGTTCGCCGTTGTAATCAAGGAGTTTGACTCGTACCGTGAAGCCTGGCTTCTCAGACCAGAGGATAGCGCCCTTGGATGAAGTGTGGATCATGAGATTCTCTCTCCACACCCGTCGTTGCGTTGCAGCCATTCCTTCTCTCCTATCAAAGGAAACGAATGCCAATAGCATAAGCGACTCAGACTTCACATTGTAGAAAACAGAGCAACCGCTCTCGCGGCTGCCCTGCTGCTTCACTCTGAATCGTTCAGCATGGCATCAATCTTTCCAACAGGCACGCCGAGAGACGGAACCGCATCGGGTGATGAGACCGGAGTCCGAGCGCGACGATACGCCTCGGCAATATCATGGTGCCTGACAACAGCGCTCTTGAGGTGGTTGTCAGGGAAGTAAGCGTAGCCCGAACCGTCTCGAAGCTGGAAGGGTCCGTTGGGCGGAGCATCCATCCAGACGACGCTTGGCGGCTTCTTGGGCAGTTCGCAGAAGCGAGGATCGATCTGAGGCTCAGAGCCTCGACGATTATGCTCCTGCTTGCGAGCCCATCGATACCAGTTCTTAGCGTCTTGCTTGGACTTCTCGAAGAGCTTGTTGAGTTCCTTGAGCTTGAGGAACGTTTCGTAGTCGCATGGGTGATATCCCCAGCGGCTCTTGTAGACGGTCTGACCATTCGAGTTAACGGTGGTTTCCTGAGTCATCATTGCATTCTCCTTGTTATGAGGTGACAGGTTCAGAGCGCGTACCTTCAGCGCTCGGATTCAACAGTTGAAACCGCTTGAAAAAGGATCGCCGTTCGCCGCGAAGAGTTTCCGTGGCGAGGGCCGTAACTTCGTTGTTGCGATCTGGTTCGCGGAAAAGACGGTAAGAAATACCAGCCTTGTCGAGCGCATCAGCAGCGCGCATCAATCGCGCCTCGTCTCGAACGCCGCAGACTACAAGATGGGGATGTTCGTCCTACGGAGGCTTATCAAAAGCTCTCGACGCTTCAATGAGAGCGTGTCCGCTCTGCACGACCTGCTGGGACGACGGCAGGTCTCGTCTACAAAGAACGTAGACGTAAGGGGTCTGATTCTTGTCCTGGTCCTATGTGAATCCCATGGGTTGCCTCCTTTTGAGCAAATAGATTCAACTTCCTACGAGCCATTGTACGCCCAATGGCCCCTTTGTCAATCTCCATCGGCAGAATTATCTCTGCCGATTTAAGATTCCACGCTTTTGAAACCTGCCGCTGCCCTGTCGGGCAGCAGCAAGATTGAAGACCTTGCTCCGCCCGCAATCAACGACGGCGGCGAATGGCAGCGATGCCGCCCATGCTCAGCAGCGCCAGAGCGCCAGGAGTCGGGACCGAGTTGATGGCGAAGTTGTCGTAGTAGATGTCGTACTCGCCAGCGATGCCCTGGTTGTGGCCCTGCAGGATGACATTATCGATCGCATGAGCGCCGAGATTGTCAACCGAAGCGCTGAAGATGCTGCTGCCCGACAGAACGCTCGTAATGTCGAACAGAACATCGCTTGCGGTCAGGGAAATCGTCATGGTGTACCACTGGTCGTCGGCGGTCATGCCGACAGCCTCGGTCCAGCCGATGCCCGACTGCCACCAGCGGAAGCCAGTGAAGCTACCGCCGTCGCCGTTGTCGCCATCAACAGCGAACTCGATGATGGGGTAGGTCAGGTTCCCGTTGCTCATGGTCGTCCACATGCCCGCGCGAGCGCCCGACGCCCAGGTCGAATCAGCGAACATGTCGATGCTGACGGAAGAACCAATCTCGGTTCCCGTGGGCATGTCGAACTTGCGGCCCTGGTAGTTGTAGAACGAACCGTCCTGACTGCCTCGATTGCCATCCTGACCAGCAGAACGCAGACCGAGTTGCAGTCGGTTGTCGCCGCCGAACATGACCTGCGAGTCGAACACCTGCGGGGCGTATCGATCGGTGTACCATGCGTCGGGCGTCTGCGACGGGGCGAGCGTGACGGGATCATCGAAACTGAAGGTCTGGGCCTGCGCGGAGGCAGCGGCCATGGCGATCAGAATCACAGAGGTTCCAGCAAACTTCATCGTATCTCTCCTTCATCTATGTCTCGGAACACAAAAGGCTTATAGCCTACATGCTCTTACTGTAGCGCTCGGAGCGTCAGTGGCAAGACAGATTTCAGGATTCGGTTTTCGGTTGCTGATCGTCATCCTGCTCTGGTTCGAGTTGCCTGGTTGCGGCAGCTTCTCTAACTTCACGGCGGAAATCCTGCAAACTGACCACTTCAACAGGCTTGTCGCCGATGGACTTCTTGAAATCCTCTTCTGGACCCCACCAGCATTCGCAGCCCCAAACAATCTCTCCGCTGTCCAGTTCGATGCAGGGGTTTCGACGAGACCTATCAATCATGGTCTCGATATCTTTCTCGCTGTAGACAAACGTGCCTGCGGCCTTTTCTGTTTCTTCTCTCTCGATCGCCGCATCATATTCAGCGATATGAGCAGGTTCGGTCATCCTGGAACGATCAAGTATCTCAGAGATGCTTTGCTTTGGCTTGCCGAGATATTCCTGCGTCATGATCTTGCGCATGGACTCTTCATTGGTCCCGAAGATAGAAGGCATTTCAGGAGGGAGTCGGCGATTGCCAACATAAGTACCGTACCCGAAAATATAGACCGCATCCTTGTTGCCGTTTCTAACAGCCACAACCCTTGTGCCTTCTTCATGACCTGTCATCATCTGCCCTTTTCTCTTCTGGAAACGATTGGTTTATGCAACGAGGATACTCTGTCTTGCTGATCTTCTTCGGTCGGCGCGATTTCTTTTGACGCCGAGGCCAAACCTGCTTAATGAATCCCCAGACAACCGAACGAATGCTCTTCCTTGTTCCTGCTGTAAACGGTCTCTTGAGTTCGTCTTCGCTGACTCTTCTTAGTCTGGTCTTCTTGATCGGTCGAACGAGAAACTGAAAAGGACTCTCGGTAGACGCTCTAATGAAAGCGGCTATGACATACGCAACGATAACGAGGATGAGACAGCCAAACAAGAACCACAGGAAAGCCTGGATCTCTCCTTCCGAATAGCGATTAGCAACAAGATCTGGCAGGTCATCCATAAGGCTCCCGTCACTCCATCATATCCTCGCTGACATAGATCCGAGCAAAGATATCGATGATCTCATGCAATCGATCTTCCGACAGAGGCTTGAGACCCTGCGGCTTGAGCAGATCCGTTCGACCCCATCTTTTGCCGGTAATCATCAGCGAGATAACCTCTCGGCTCAAAGGACGGACATAATGCCATCCATTCGGGTCAGTCATCTCGTATGTCATGCCGTCCGAACCTCGAACGACAGCAGCGCATGGAGGAGGCTGATCGGTTTCGGAATAACCGATACCCATCTCGTAATGACCGGAGATAATCCGCATAGCGGACGGCCAAGGATGAGGATGGAAATGAGCCTCGTCTTCAGCGCATTGATGAATACGATGCAGACAAATGCGATAATCGCCCCACTGTCGCCAAACCCTCTCTACCCGAGGGTTTTCATGATTGATATCGAGACTTGACCAGTTCGGGTCCATCAACAAACGAGGCAAAGTCTCATCTTCAAGTTCAGCCAAAACAGACAGCATGTTGTTCCTCCATGAACGTCCTCGGCGGGACTCGAACCCGCGCTCACACCGATTTAGAGTCGGCGGCTCTGGCCATACTGAGCTACGAGGACTGTTGGTTTTCGATCAAGATCTGAGCGATCAGAAAGAGCAGGTCGTTTGCAGCTTGCTGATGCATCGGATCGAGAGGGCGCATAGCTTCCAGCATCTTGCAGCCCTGAATAGCGTAACGGACAAGACGACGGGGCTTCCAATCCGTCATCGCAGAATTCAAGTTGTCAATGCGGTCGCAAATCTTGACCAGCTTCGCCTCATTAGACATCGTGCCTGCCTTTTTGACGAGCAGATCCGTCTTGTATTGCCACCGATGAGGAGGACTGATCTTAGAAGGAATCTCAGGGAGCGTCAGTTCTTCAACGATGCTCGTAACCTGAGAACCGAAGAGATCCTGCAGCATCTCCGAAGTAACGCCCTCGCAATCCTCGATCGTATCATGCAACCATGCGGCGCAGATGGTGTTCTCGTCGCCCGAGTAACCTCGAACTCGATCAACAACTCTCGACGGATGAGAGAAGTATTCCGCGCCGTCATCTCTTGTCTGCCCCTGATGGGCTGTACGAGCAAAGTCCTTCGCTCGTACAACTCGATTAGAAACCAGACGAAGCTCCTTGAGCCGTTGTTCAGTCAAGACCGCCATCAAACCACCGCCAATCGATCAATCTTCTGTTCGACCTCCCGAAGCTTTGCCTTCCAGTGTTCGATCATAGGCTGAATGAAGCGAGATTCTCTCGGGAATGTCATGCCGTAGTTGTAGTGGTCAAAACTGCAATCGCGCTCGCTGCCGTAGTATCTGTCGTGTCTGACGCAGATAGAGAACTCTCCATCAGAATCAAGAAGCTCTTGCAGCTTCTTGACATAGCCCTCTACAACACTCTTCTCTGTTTGCAGGTCAAGAAGAGTCTTGGCATTAGCGGCTTGAATTTTCATGGGCTTATACCTTCTCCTTGGGCGATTCTTCGCCGGTAAGAACTTGAACGTTTATACCATTACAGTCATCGAGCTTTGCCCAGAAACGAGCAGTCTTCTTGCCGCTCGGAGATTTGCCCGGAAAACTCTTGATTCGGAACGTGATGCTGTCGAAGTCCTCCGCTTGCTGACGAATGTAGATTCGATCAACAACCAGAACAGTACCCTTCGGCAACTTGATAGAAACAGGATCAGGCAAACGACCCCAACGATCGTCATGCCCCCTTCTCCATTGCCAAGGGTTAGTGTAATCGAGGTTCATGAATTCGAACATCTTCTTGTTGCGATGTTCGTGATGCAGGTCAAACGTCCATGCAGACGTTAGCTTGAGTTCGGTCTTAAGAGGAGGGACAAAGAGCTTCATGCTTCGCTCCTGTTCGAAGAGCCCCTAAATCGAAGACCTTCAATACCCCATCGACCGCTTATAAACTGCGGGTCTTTCATTCCTTCATGAGGAGTAATAGTAATCAGATCGCAGTTATGCGGGTTTGCCAAAGTCTCGAACTGTTCAACAGTCAAGTGCATGTAGCGAGTAACAAAGCACCGAAGCGTAAGCCCATGAGAGACAATCAGGACTCGCCGAGGACGATCGGGGCCGCTAAGACTCAAACGCAAACTTGCCGGAACAGGAGGAAACTTACGATAGACCTGACGTTTTAGACTCTCAAGGAACGTGCAGCAACGATCGAAACAATCAGCAGGCGATTCGCCTTCCTTGAATCGATAATAGAACCAACCATGTTCAGCGCGCATCGCATCTTGCGCTGCTACATCGCTATAGCCATGGTCAACTTCTCGTAGTCGAGGATCTTCGTAGACCGTGACCTTCGAAGCATCGGCAATCCCGTTACCTTCAAGTATGCAGGCAAGAGTTTCTCTCGCCCGACGATACGGAGAACAATAGATCAGGTAATCTTCGTCAAGACCAAAACCAGCATCTCGAAGCGCAGCGCCTCGGAAACGAGCCTGCTGTTTGCCCTTCTCGGTCAGGGGAACCTTGTGGTCGCCGATACTGCCATGAGGGATTTCTCCCGTATTGGCTTGCGACTCTCCATGTCGTACCAGATGTAGAATCAACGCTTGCCCCCTCCATCAAACAGCATGTCATCAGACTCAAAGTCCTGCATGCGAAGACTTGCTCGGTCTCCAACAAGCAGTTCATCCATCGTAAGATCAGGTAGCAAACCTCGCTCGATAAGCTGACGCTTGCGATCCCAAAGAATTGTCGAAACCGCTGTGGCAAGATTCAAACAATGCGCAACCGGGATAACGACAAACTGATGAACCTGTCGAGACAGTCGATTGATGCTGCCGTCTTCGGGTCCAAAGACATAGATGGCTTCTTCGGGATGCTCAAACTGATGCAGAGGCAGAGCGCCTTCTCGAAGCTCGATGCCAATGACAGGAATACCTGATGAGAAACAATCAAAGGGCCTGTCATGATGACAGATGTCAACCTTCTGATAACCCTTCATCCGCTCCTCGCGAGGCAAACGAGCCTTGCCCGCTCCCTTCTTCGTGCGAGAACCGCTTCGCCCATCAAGGTTCTTTGTCGGGTCTGTCAAGCTGACTCGATTGCCCGTGAAAAAGACCTGATTGATGTCATATCCAGACGCCAGACGGACGATCTGCGAAACGTTGCGGGCGTACTTGGGGTCTTCGAGGACAATGGACGGAGCCACGCCAACAGGAGCCATGTTCTTTCCGACCATGACGCTCTTGACATCGTTCGAACTGGCTACGGCTGTGGCTCCCATCGTTTAGACCCTTTGCAGTTGCATTGCCCACTTGGGCGTCTTCTCGCCGTTCTGGTACTCCTTGACCAGATCCCAAAAGCCCCGCAGTTCGCCCTCCCAGAAAACTGGAATACCGAGGTCGTTGCAGATCTGAATCTCTCGATCCCTACCCGAAGATTCGCCTCGACGGAAAACGGCGATGTCGCAGCTTGCCAGTTCATGCAAGCAGAACATCGTTTGCTCTTCGTAGTTGCTCGGGTAGACCGTCCCCCAAAGGAAGGTATCGCACATCGAGCAAACCGTATGGACCGTGCCTGCGGCTTGAATATCGGATCGCAACTTGAGCGTTGCATTGACATTCGCCAAAGGATCAGGTTTGGTCCAAGGGCCTCCAACAAAGACGCGAGGCATACGGAAGTTGATCTGGTCGCTCATGCTCGGCTCGATTTCTCATTGAGGATTGCTTCTCTGTCCAACTCGTCCGCCCTATCCAGCATGCGCTGCGCAGCCTCTCGCTTCCTCTGGGCGAGATCTCTCAGCAAATGGGCTCGGCGGCTCAACAACTGCTTGCGACCTGTCTGGTTGTCAGGAAAGACATTGTTGGCGTCAACAACCTGAGCAGTTCCACCAAACTCAATGGTAAAAAAGGGCCTACCCTTTGTAACCACCATACTGCCATGCGTTGCAGGATTGTAGAACCTGACTTTTGCCTCGTCAACAATAGTCAGTCGATCATCCGAACGAGGATCGATACAAACAACCGCCTTCCCCTCTCTGATCGGCCATTGCGACTGAGGCAGAGGATTATGGATGTCCGCAGGTTGGGTCGGGTCGTATGTCATCTCGCATCACTGAGGATCACCCACTTGATGGCGACCCGACCTTCTCCTGGGAACATGCTCTTGACCTTCTCGATATCAGCGCTGAACTCTGATTCGAACTTGTTGATGTCTTTTTCGATCTTATCGATCTCAACGACAGAGACATCGGTGTTTTCTCTCGGGTCGATGTCTTTCCCGTAGCCTCCGATGTTCGGGATGAAGTAGCGAGGCTCGTTGTCTTTGCGGATTTCAATCCTGCTTTCAGACAGGCGTTCATCTGTAGCTTCAGAGACATCGTACCAACTCGGCCCTTTTTCGCCATTGTCGAGAATGACGATCGCAGGTCCGCAGTAAACTGAATAGCTGAAGCCCATAACTAAAACTCCTCGCCCTCGTAGAGAATTGAAACTGACGCAAAATCATTGCCGATGACGCAAGAAGCGAAATGCTCCACGATGTCTCGTTCGTTTTCGAACTCAATCGGAGCATCTGCATCAGGATCGTAGCAGATCTCAACTTCGACTTTGACAACTGTCTTCTTCATCGAATGCCTCAAGGGGGACTTGAACCCCCAACCGCGGGGTTAGAGCCCGCTGCTCTGCCAATTGAGCTATTGAGGCGTTGTCTCTGTTTGCTCCGACGCTTCGATCGTCAGTGGCACAAAACCAAGCCCAAGTACGTCAAGATGGAAGGCTAACCGTTCGCCCATGCTGAGATCAGACACTTTTCGAGCCGGTTTCCAGAACTTGCATTCCCTCACTCCAGGGATTCTGGTTCCTCTGAACTTGATGGCTTCTTCGTTTTTGCACCACCAAGAACAGGCCCCTCGCATGTAGAAACAATCGTAACAGCGCTTCTGCTCTGCATCAGGTTCGCCGCTGACAACAATCGTTTCCCTCATCTGAGTATCGCCTTGTCAAGTGCGCAGGTAAAACATGAATCTGCGCGATTTATCCGCAGACTCATGATAGCCTATTCAAGCGTCACCAGCAATCGGGAGGTGCCCGCAAACAGCGATTATCGATCAGTCATCGCTCGGTTCTCGACCTCGCCGTCTTTGACCCAAAGATCGTTCGACTTGGCCCACCGAACCTTCGGACTCTCCCAGTCTTTCTCAGACATGATTCTCGCAACGTCATTGACGCTGAGCGGCTTGAAGTCATGAACATCAACGCCGGCATCGATCGCAAGCTCATTCTCGAAGTCTCCACATCGCTTGCCATGAACATGACCAAAGAGATGCCAGCTTCCATGATGCCAACGGTTCCATTCAAGAGTCGGGTAATGATACATGACAATGAACTGCGGCTGCCCCTTGACCGTTACTTTGAGTTCGTAATGGTCATAGACGCCCGCAAACTGTTCATAGCCCTGTATCTTGTGGCTCTTGCGGAGATCGTAGTTGCCCTTGAAATCGTGATTGCCTCGAATCAGAACAACGTTCCGACAAGTCAACCGATTCAGGTACTCGTTTTGTCTGTTGTGCCAGCAGAAATCTCCGATGACAAACAATCGGTCATCGACTCCTACTTGCTTGTTGATGTTCTCAAGAATCGTTGCGTCCATTTCCTCAACCGAGGCGAATGGGCGATTCAAAAACTTGATGATGTTTGCGTGCCCGAAATGCGGGTCTGCGGTAAAATAATCCATGAGTCTTTCATTCCTCTTTTTCTCGTGTAGAACTTGTAGAGCGAGGCATTAGATCGGTATCTGCATAGAGAGGTATCGACGCTCTTGGATGTCCGTCTTCTTCTGTCCACGTTCCATCATCCAATAACCAGACATCTTTGCCGTTTCGTTCTCCGTGAACGAACGGATGCTTCTGGTATGGAAGCTTACAAATCCTGATGTTTCTAACTTCTGTCAGCGCTAACTCCAATAGGTATACATAGCAGGTCGTAGCTGGTTGACTGTAGAGTTCCAATCAGCCCATAGTCGATCGCCGAGCCAATGCGTCCAAAGGACGATCGCAGGCGGGATAATGGGGCGATAATGGATTTTCAGGTATTCAGCAATTTCGTACCCCATGGAGGGGCTGTGCTTTTCAGCAAACTCGCCGACCATCATCTGATACTCGGCAGGCATTAGCATTTGCCAGTCTCGACCTTGCTCTTCATTTGCGAACGCCGGTTGTTCGCCAATCGGCATATGAACCATCCCTAACCAGGGATAGATGCCGCATGGTTGCCAATCGATCCAGTTTGGCGGAGATTCATGCTTGGGCGTAAACTTCGCCTCAGTGTAGTAATCGAGAGTGTCGTCTCTTCGGATGTAGTTCTTCTCAAGACCGGCAACGAAGCCGAAGACTTCTGGGATACCGAACTCCGTATCATAGACAGGCTCAAAGATGAAATCGTTTGCTGTTCTTTCAACAGGTCCATCTTTACCATGACTATGAAGGATGAACGAGATCTGAGCGCTGTGTCCAAACTTGCTGGGATCCTGAGAACCAAGAACCGCTACCGCTTCGTCCTTGTTGCTCTTCAACCAGTCAAGGAACTGAGCAAAGGTTGCTCGATTTCTCCATTCGTGGCGATCGTCGTTGCTTTGTTCGTCCGCGAGAAAGCTCTCGCTGAATCGAGGATCAACGATGCGCAGATTTTCAACCTGAACATCAGGCAGAGCCCAAACCAGCGCCTTCTTGATTCGTATTCCCATTTCTCATCTCTGTCAGAGTATCAAACACGGCTTCCTTGATCGTCTGCCGTAGCTCAATCTCCAAATCATCTGCTGCATCGCCATACTTGTACGTTGCTACTTCTTGCCATTCAGCTTCGCCGTGGTTCTTGTTGAGAATATAGACGCCATAGACTCCCTTGCCATCAACGACCCGAACTCGCTCACTTGCGATTCGTCTTGCAAGCAACTCGTCCGCTGTTGGAGTATAGGGCTGTCCATTCGTCTGACATTGTACCGCGCTCATACGTCCTCCTCAGGTGCAGAAACTCGCTCATAGCCGTCTGCCGGATTGACAACAGTCAACTGGTAGTGGGTTGTGTTTTGTTCGCGAAAGAACATACGGACAACGCCCATGCTTGTTGAGCCTATCCATTGATACTTGAGTATCTTTCCGACAACTTCTCTTTGAGGATCGTCTTGTCCTGCATGAGGAAAGAGGAACCTGGCCCATTCGCCTTCTTTGGGCAGTTGCCATTCTCTCGGCGGAAGTTCAACGAACTCAAGCTGAGGAATCAATGGTTGATCGAAGATTGGAAGAACTGGATCCGGAATCACAGAGGTCTCATCCTTGGATCTTCGGGCTCATCCTTCTTGTCTTCAACAACCTGCTGTATACCGCTGATGAAGATGCCACCTGGTGCGCCCGAGTTGGTTGTCCAAGTACCCGCTCCCGAACCGTTCATGCTGACTGATCCATAAGAGATCATGGCGTTTGTTGTGTTCGACAAATCGCCTGTTATATCAAACGAACCTGAGCAGAAAACATCTGACGATGCCTCAGTCAGATGAACAGGATAGGGAACAGTCACATCGAAAGAACCGTCTGGTGAAGGCGTCTTGAACGCCTCTTTCAGTCGGCTCTCGAAGTCCTGAACGTCCTCCTCCGATGCTGGCTTTGTCTCCGACCCGATTGTCCAAATCCGTATCTTCTTTGACATCATCTGACTCCGCTTCTTCAAAGATTATCACAATCTCAGGGGATTGCTGCGGCTTTTGCCTGATTTCACTATCGGCAAGAACGTGATTCTTACGATGCTTTCCGAGATAGAATCGCATCCTTTCCTCTTGCCCTGCCGTTACTGAAGGCAACAGGTTCGGGTAGTGATAGTTCATCACATTTCCATACCTGTAGTAATCTGCTTCTTCTCCATTCTGATCGGCATACTCTTCTCGGGATTGCGTATCATTCACGAAGTCTCCGTTGATTCCGCCCTCAAATGTGTGAAGTAGACCGAAGTAGTGCCCGATCTCATGGGCCAGTGAGTTGTTATCCATGGCGGGGCCATAAATGAAAACGCCAAGAGAAGGCGTGCCAAATGGTAACGATCCCATGCCAATAATCGGAGACATCGATCGACCTGTCGCAGGACGCCAAAAAGTGTAGTAGATACTCAGCGTGTCTTCGTACTTCGCTGCATCTTGCGCTGCGTAGGCATACCACTCTTGATTCGGTCGAGCGAGCGCCATCTCAACGACAATGAACTCCATTCCAAGTCCGTTATAGATCTGCTCGGTTCTTTCAATGTCTCGAACGATGTCGCCATAGGACCGAGCAGAACGATCGCCCATTTCTTCAACGATAATCCTGGTTCGGATTGCGTATCGCTCAGTTGATGTTTGCTGCCGATCCGATGCCTGCATTGTCGAACAACCCGACAACAAGACAAATACCAGACCGATAAACGGCTTTGTCCAATTGAACATACAGGCCTCCTCGACGGAACAGCCCACGGTTTAGACGTTGATGATAAAAGTTCGGGCTGTTCGTAGACGCCGTAGTAGGTATTACACCAAAGCTGGCCGAAAAACCTTTATATGGAGATCCCGAAAGTCTTTCATCAGTTCTGGGCTGGCGGAGAGATGCCTCTGGCGTATCGTTGTTTCTCACAACATTTGCAGGATTTGCATCCTGATTGGGACTACATTCTCTGGAACGAGGAATCCATACCAGATCTAAGCCTTCGCTACATTTACAACTACTTCAAAGACAACGGTTACAATCAGATCTACTCGGTCTTGTCAGATCTGGTCCGTTACGAAATACTTCTCAGAGAAGGCGGGGTTTGGATTGACACCGACATGCTGATCCTCAAGAATCTTGATCCTCTTCTTGAAGATAAAGATCTGCTTATCGCAAAACAGCTTCGCAGCGAACATCACATGAGTCTGAACTCATGCTTTATTGCGGCTCCCGAATACCACTACATTCACGATATCATCCCTACGGTCATAGAATCTCGCTTCCAAGAAATGACCAGAAAGACTCATGTCCTCTCAGCCGAAGACGACGAAAGAAGTCGTCAGAAGAAGATGTGGAACACCAATCTGGTATCAACAGGCCCCGGAATGATAACGTCTGTTATCAGGGCTTGCGTCCCTCACTATGAGCCTCCAAGCATACCGACATTCCATCCCTTCTCTATGGGGGAAGTCGTAGAAAGACAACTTGAGTCCATAGACTCCTATGGACTTCATTTCTTCAACTGCAAAAACGGGTCTGAGTCGATACAGATCCATAAGCAGCTACCTTGCTACGAGTGGATTGTGAATGGCGGTTCCTAAGATTCTGCATCAGGTTTGGATAGGAGGCGAGATACCTTTCGATTATCTCGCGTCCGCTCTGCACTTTAAGCAACTCAATCCCGAATACGAATACATGCTCTGGGATGATAGTAATGTACCAGTATCTCGCTTCCCGGAAATATACAACAGCTTCAACATGCTGCAGTTCAAATCAGACCTGATACGATATGAGATACTCAACAAGTACGGAGGCGTCTACGCTGACTTTGATATTGTCTGGATCAAACCAATCAACGAGCTTGTGAAGAACAAGCCGTTTCTGTTTGCCAAAGAGTATCCGAAGAAAAGCGATCACTCTCTTACTAACTGCCTGATTGCAACCGAATCAAACAGCCAGATCATGTCGAGCATCTTTGATCGAATACCTGAAGAATGGGAGAGGCACAAAAGTCAGGGGCTCAAAGAGATCGATTTCGGCCATCGAGTTACAGGTCCGTGGATGGTAACGAAACTGTGCCGAGAAAAACATCCCGAAGCGTGGTATAAAGACCTGCTAATGGCAACAATATACCCGAGCTTCATGCTCAAAAAAGGCATGAGAAGGCTTGGAGATCTGCCTCAAAATAGCTATGGGATTCACTGCGTCAACCATGCGGGAGAGCTATGGAAAGCAATGACCAGACGAAGCAATCTTGCTCGCGACATGATACGAGAACTACCAACATGGGGAGAAGCATATGCTGCCAAAGATAATACATCAGATCTGGTTAGGAAGCTCCGTTCCTGAACCTTACCAGTGGTTTTCTGAACATCTGCGAGAACTTCATCCTGATTGGGAGTACGTTCTTTGGACCGAAGAGAACCTTCCGACTCTCAAGAATCAAAGCAGCGCTGACTTCTTCTCTATGAAGATGTTCAAGACAGACATCGCTCGCTACGAGATACTCGAAGAGCATGGAGGCATCTACGTTGATATGGATATGCTCTTCTACAAGAGCATGGATGATCTGGTAGAACGAGATTGTCTAATCGTCTTGCAACACTTTGACAAGATCAACAACTGCGTCATAGGGGCAGAGCCTCATCACCCTATCATGAAGTTCTGCGTCGATCATACGCAAGAACGGGTTGAAGAAGTAAAAGCAAAGATCGGGTTCAATCCAAACGATCGCCGTATCGTGAGACCGTCAAAAGCAGAATGGATCTATGGCATGGAAGCTGTTGGCCCTTTTCTTCTGAACGATGCGGTTGAAGCGGAAGCTCCCGACTGCATACGAGAACCCAAAGAGTCATTCTGTCCTGTTCGATACAAGGATTCTCAAAAGAACCAGTTCAATACGTTCCCTGATTCCTACGCTCTCCACCTTTGGAACTCAGCCAAGAAAGACACCGATTGGATTGAGATCCACAAAACGTTGCCCTGCTATCTGCGGGCGCAAAAATAGCCCCCGCCCTACAAGGACGGGGGCTTGGCACGCTCAGGTGGTGTTACCAGCCCAAGTCAGTCGTCATCATCGCCGTCGAAAGCAGACGGCTTGCCGCTGCCTCCCGCGCCGACCGCAGCGCCAGGCAGCGAGGGGGTCGAAGAGGAGGTTCGAGAGCGGCTTGAGCGTCTCGAAGGCTTCGCAGGCGTCGTCCCGCTGCTGGCGAGAGCATCATCGAGCGAAGTTCTGTTGTTGCCGCCGATCGCCGAAGGACCGTTGCCAGAAACGAACTTGTCAGCCGTTCCGACGATGCTCTTCGTCATGCGACCCGAGCCGTCAGGAGCATCCGCCTGAATGGTGATCGTCCATTTGGCCTTGACCCCCGTGTAGCCCATGTTCGTCAACTGCTGCGCCAGCATCGTGGCGTTGCGAGGAAGACGATGGCCCTCTGCATTGATTGTCTGGTCGAACTCTTTTGCGCCGTTCATGGTGTGTACCTCTTTCGTGTAAGTACCTCTATGGAAACCAGATGTTACCAGCGACGGCTACCGCCGGTGACATCATACTCAACAAGATAGCCCAGACTGTTCTGAGAGGAATCGTAAACGATCCACTCGTTGTTCTGGACATGACTATGACCCGCCTTGCCGAAGACGCTATGGCATCCGCTTGGCGGACCAGTGTACCCCTTCGGACCCGAAGCAACATGAGGTTTGCCAAGAGCAACGTTGGCGACAAACATAAACGCCTTGCGACCCTTGACAGCGCCCCCGCCGCCCGACCAATACCCTCCGCTGCGAGAAGTGTACCCGTCAGACTTCTTCCAGTCATCGGCCCAGTAAACGCCAGGACCAAACATAGCGCCCGTAATGACGACGCCGACGAGTTCCTTCGGAAGACGAAGACCCGTTCGGAGAATGCCAGGAACGTTGACGCTACGAGTTCCATGGAACAGCAGACCAACATTAGCGCTGGCATATCTCTTCGCCATTGCCGCGCTCAGGTCAGTTCTCTTCTGAGGCTGAGCAATAGGACGCTCGGGCGAACGGAATCGCTCGCCAGCGATGCGCTCAACCGTTGCATCGAACTTCGGAGCAAGATCTCGCTGGCGAACAGCCCAAGCGTTCAAGATATTCATATTGCCGACATGACCATGGCGATTGCGGGTCGCATCGGGCATCCAATTGTGAATGAACTCGCCCTCTCTCGTCGAACTCGGATCAAGATGAACCATGTCGATGTTCATACCGCCGAAGGGATCGAAACCCGAATCATCGGTAGCATCAACGCCGGTATCGAGAGAATAGAGAGCAGACTCAAACGCATCAAGGTCGAGACGCCAGCGGGCGATGTTGTCCTTGGACAAGATCCAGACTGCATCGCTGGCGCGGAGCGGCTTGGGCTTGCCAATGCGAGAGTAAAGATGATAGGTCAGTTCTCGAAGTTCCTTGTCAGCGACCTGATCTTCGACAGCCGCATCTTCGCCGATCTTCTTGACCCGCTTCTCGGCAGCAATCAGAACATCCCGACCTTCTTCGATAGCGCCAAGCGTCGGGACGGCATCGCTTTCGATTGTCGAGCGCGTAAACTCGACAGTAGCAACAGCCATATCCTTCATCAGCTTGAGCGTGATTGGGTCAGCAGCAGGAGCCTTTTTCTTGCTGCTGGTCTTCTTCTTGGGCTTGTCGTCCTTGACGACATCCTTTCCGACAACGCCGCTGTCATCATGAACAATCGCCTGAGCATCAGGCAAGCCATGAGTCCGCTTTGCGAGAGGTCGGATCAGGTAACAATCCTTGCCAGCCTTCGCCCGAAGAACATCCTTGCCAGCAAGCTTGACCCACTCGCCCCGCTTGTCGTTCTTCGAATGCATCTGCTTGGCGTACTCTCGCTCAGCCTCTTCCTTGGACGAGCATTGAACGAACTGAATGTCCGAACTGCTCTTGCCGGTACGTCCCCACTCGAAGTAAGCGTACCAGGCGGAATCCTTCTTGGACTGAACGACTGCTCCGTGGTAGAACTTGTTGGAGTCCGTACCGTCTTGCTTGAAGCAGCCCATGTCGGCCATCATCGTGCCTTCGAAGACGCCATCGGTAGCCGCTGGCGGGCCGAAGCACTTGAAGTCATCTGGACTGTGGCCGTTGGGGTACGTTCCCTTGGGGAGTTTTGTCGCCATTCTGCGGAGCCTCAACTATTGGGTGGACCCTGATTGTATCCAAGAAGGCTTCACCCGACAACCGTCAGTGGCTACTCGATCAATCCATCTGGGATGTGCCCGAGGGCCTTTTTCTTGGAAACCAGCCGCTTCACATGCTTCTGTCCAAAGTTCGTAAACCGGATCTGATTATCATCATCCATATCAATGACCCCCTGGTCATGGAGCATGAAGAACGAAATCAGAGTAAATATCTGGTTGAAGAACTCAAACATTGCTGTCTCGTCCTCGTCATCGAAATCGTACTCATGGATATCGATGCCTTCGAACGTGGTCAAATTATGGTAGACAGCCATGGAGATAACGCAAGCTCGTTGCTCCATTGATTGCTGACTATTGCTTGAATCGGGTATGATCCCTTTGCTCTGCTCCCATAAGGAGCGAATGGTATCGATGTTCTTCTCTACAAAATCATCCCAAGAGTAGAAGTCGTCATGAATCGGGTGTGGAACGTACATCTTGATCCTCCTCCGTCATCATACAAGATCGAAGGTTCACTTTGTCGATACAAAGGTCATGGACCTTTCTGACAAATATCCTGTTACCGGATTGACCGAAGATTCAGTCGTCATAGACGTTGGAGCTTTTCAGGGTAAGTGGTGCAGAGAGATCATCAAGAGATACAACTGCAAATGCTACCTGTTTGAACCTACGAAGAAGTTTGCAGACCTACTCAAAGCCCAATATGAGCAGAACGCAAAGATCCAAGTCATCAGCAAAGCTCTGACCGATACTGTCGGCAAGAGAACGCTTCATTGCAAGAACAACAATCTCAGTAACTCGTTCTATGTCGATCGCAAATACAAGAACAAGCCCCATCTGAGAGATCTTGTCGTAAAGACAGTTGACCTGGATTGGTTCTTTGAGCGATATGATGAGCCGGTAATCGATGCGATGAAAATCAACGCAGAAGGCTCAGAGATAGATATCTTCCGAGGCATGAAACGAGAGCATGCGGAGCGGATCAGGAAGATCTACTGGGCGGCGCATGACCATCAGTTTTACTACGGTCCAGATGTCGGCGCTATGCTCAGCAAACTGGTATCGCTTGGATATCGAATCGAGCAATACTTCAACGGTAAAGGGAAGATCAGCAATCGATATCTCTGCGAGTTCGAAGGCTAATAGAGCCCATGCTGCTCGTCGTCTCGCTGAAGATCCTGATCCATGAATCGCTGCTCTGCGGCGGTCTTGCCGTGTTCGATACAGCCCTTCATGAGATCAAAAGGGATCTGAACCCGAAACCTACGGCTGTTGATGCAGCGAATAACAACAGTGCTGTCAGCTTCGCGGATGTCTGCGACTTCGACTACCGAGTCCCAGTGGACATCTGAGAAGCTCATATGGCCGATGTCGCCCATTTCTTACTCCTTGCCCGTCAGAACGACTGAGGGGCTTTCTGCGGCTTCCTCTGCTTCATCGGAGGCAGAGCCGTCGTCTGCCTTGGAATAGCTCTGGTCGCCTTGTATGGCGTCCAGAATAACACCTGATAGAAGCGTTGTCAACGACTTTTGGTTGTCATGTAGATGGCGCATGATTTCCCGATCGAACTTGCTGTTCGAAATCTTGAGCAGTTTGTCGATGCGGGCGAGGCGAGCGTGAATCTCGGCCAGCGCCATCATGGTATCATGGGTCATTCAGAAGCTACCCGCGCTATGGATGCACTTCCCCTCCGAGTCGTAAACATACACCCTGGTCATCTCTCCGCCCTTCTTGTTAGCGATCTCGATGGCTTCGTTCTTATCATCGTAGTTTCCGATGACGCAATCAGAACCATCAAAAGTGTCAACAAGAACAACGCGATACTGGTCTTTCGAGGCTTTTAGATCCTCGCTCGTCGTTGTTCGGTTGCCGCCTTCGCTCTCATGTCGAGGGTCATACGGCATCGTCATTCTCCTTTGGTCGAGACTCGATCCGCGAGTCGATGGTTTCTCCTGTTGTCGGGTTGGTAATACGACGGCGCTCAACAATTCTGAATCGATCCTCAAGAGGCTGACCTGATTCAAGAGCTTCTTCCAACTCTCTGAGGCCCTGGATGAGTTTGTCGCCGAGTTCGCTCACGACACCATCATAGACGAAAGTCCTTCACTTGTAGCGCAAGAAAAACGACGAGCCTCCGTCCATAGGGCTCGTCGCTCAGTGCGTTTGGGTTATGGTCGCCGTCAGTGGCGATCAGAAGACAAGCTGGATCTGTCCTCGGATGGCGTACTCGCCCTGATCCATGCTGCCGAGCATACCGAGGCCGCTGAAGTCGCCAAAGGTCGCAAGACCGCTGGTCTCCTCAAGGGCGTAGACAACATCCGTAGTAAACTTGAGCGCGTGCCCAAAGATGTAGCGGTTGTAGCCGACCGTAATGAAGTTCATGTTGTCCTCGGCGAGGCCCCGATCCGAGTCAGCGATGATCCCCTCGTAGCGACCGAAGATCTCATCCTTGTCGGTGACCCGATATCCCGCCTGAGCGAGGTAGCCGAAGTCGTCAAAGTCCCCCATGGGAGATTCGACATTGCGTCCGTAGCCAGCGACCATGGCATTGAAGCCAGAACGCTCAACGCCGATGTCGGCAGCGTAAGTCAGAACTCGGGTATCCATCGTGCCCGCAGTCTCGCCGCCGTCCTCGAAGTGCCCAGCAACGCCAACGAGCAATCCGAACTCATCATCGCGCTCAGAAGTGAAGTCGTCGAACTGATCGAAGTTGCCAGCGGCAAGCCACTCGAACCGACCAGTAACGCCATAGTCAGCAGTCTCCATGGTGTAATCGGTGTTGGCGGCGCGCATGCCGTCGTTGAACGAGACAGCCGCTCGGAAGCGATCGGCATCCCATCCAAGCTGGACGCCTTGCGTCTGACCAGCGCCGAACGCCGTGCTGACAATCGATTGTCCGATAGACAACTGATGCCCCTCGTCAGCGATATCTTCTCGACTGAACGGAGCGGTGAACTGACCGACAGTTAGCGAAAGACCATCCTGAGCGCCGTCGAGATTCAGGCGAGTCCAGGCCTCGTTGAGCCAGAAATCGCCTCCATCGTTGTTGAAATCGCCCTCGATGTAGAAATCGACATGCTCATGAACCGTACCGCTGAAACGCAGCGAAGTCTCGCCGAAATCGAAGCCGAGCGTATCGTCTTCGCGACCGGGATAATCGCTGTTGTTATAGAGGTAGCGGAACTGAATGACGCCATTGATGTTGAGACGGAACCCGTCTCCGTTGTCAATGAAAAAACCGCTCTCATCAAAGCCGCTGGAACTACTGCCCAACAGCGAAGAGCGGCTTGAAGCGTCAGCCAACAACTCGCTTCGCATCGCGTTGTCGGCATCGGTAGGCTCGCCGGTCTGAGCAATGGCGCTCGAACCAGCAATGGCAACGATGCCCGCCGCCATCAAAGTCTTGATGCTCATGTTTACTCCTTCTTCCAAGGGCGAGGGATTCAGTTTCATTTATCGTCGCTCGCCCTCCGACGACAATGTAGGGACTCCGCCCTGTGTTACATTCTACTCGCTATGGTTTCACCTGTATAGCGGATGCTAACAGACCACTTCTATCGGAGTTTCTGTCAACTTCAGCCAACTTTCCACGCAAATTGCCGCATCAGAAAGCCGCCTAATTCTCTGGAATGTTCAAAGGTACAGGTATATCTGAAAAGTAGATAGTTCCAGTCCGCAAAACTATCTCATACCACAGGAGAGAATTATGCCTGATTTTAGCGGAAAAATACGTCACCAAAATAGGGTACTTCAAGCATCTGAAGTCTCAAGCGTAAAAGCAAGCGCGCCCATAAAAATAGCTCAACCAGATCAAAATGTTCCATCTCATAACCTGCCATTTGCGCCAGATCGACGACCAATGTGGTCTTGCAACGCTTATGGCGGCGTCAGAAACTCCGACAGATACCCCGATGAAAACAAGTGGGGCTGCAATCCTGCATGGAGAGGGCCAGAAGGACCAGATTGGCTTATCAACAGCCATATCAAGCCCGCTCAAGAGGTTGGATGCGATCGAGTCTTTGTCAATAGACCTGCTGGCGGTTCTGGCGTCTCTGCTGTTTCATTCGCAAGCTGGCATGCAATACCTGACTATAAGCGAGCCGCAATCCTTGAGAAAGTAACAGACTACATCCTTGATGAAGCGCCTCGCCCTCTTGACCTTTGTTACTACATCGGAGTTCAGCTTGCTGATTTCAGGACTCTCTACCCGTACAGCGAAAAGAATCCCGAATACACGCTTGATGATTGGAAGTTTGATTCATCTGATGAATACAGCCGCATGGCAATGAGGGCGTCTATCGGAGGACTAATGGCAGGAGGGTGTACGACAATCGGACTTGATGCGGCATCAACCTGGGGAGATGTAGCCGTTCGCTTTGCTCATGAAGTTGCTCAAGCTCCATTCCGAATGAGATCTATCGGAGAAGCCGTGCCTGTTGTCAAGGACGAAAACGGCAACTCGATTCGAGGAGATGACGGATTCTACATTCCCAATATGGATCTCATCAATCGTATGCCTTATCTTGCCCTGCATCGCTTCTACGCAAGTCGCTTCAATCCGAAGTGGTCGGTTGATATCAACAAAACAGAACTCTACATCTGGTTGCATGCAGATGGATGGAACCAAGCAAATGAAACCGAAAGAGAATCGATGCTGAAGGGGTACATGGACCGTGGATTCATCCCTATTGTTCACGGTCAGCAATGGGCAGAAATGGCCGTTGCATACGGAGAGAAACTCGGCTGGTACTAAGCTCTTGCAGACGAACCTGATTAAAGAAGTAGCCCCCATTTCGGGGCTACTTTTGTAGACGGTCTTGATGTCTTGGACTATCAGCCTGAAGCGGTTGACAAAGAACCGACGCTCTGAGCGTATGCAATAGTTTCGTCGTAGATCTCTCTCATGTTTTCCGCAAGAGGTCCGTAGGTTGCGCCAGTGCTACCATCAGGGAAGATCATGCTTCTCACCAGTCCATGAGAATACTGGTATGGGAACTGTCCGTCTTGATTATCAATCATGACATTGGTGATTCTTTGCGGGATATATGCTCTCCAATCAAGAGGACGATTGTTGCTATCAACAGGAGGGCGACTTGCCTCCATGCGGATAACCTTGGCGCGAATATCCTGATTACGGATGGCCCAACGAGCAGAATCAGCATAACGATCGGGGTTCGACCGATTCCAGAATGATTCAATACTCAAGACATTGAAGTCATGCCACATCGGAGCGTCGAAGTGCTGTCGAGGTTCAACATAGACTTCGCAACCCTGCGTCTTCTTTAGGGCTCGAACCGTTCGAATAAACTGAAGAACTGGTCCCTCTTGATCGTAAGTAGCAGGGGCTCCCATTGGGGCATCGAAACCAATGTCAACATTACGAGCCGCAAGAGCGGGAGCAATACTGTCTACTGCTCGCTTGAACCAGTCTCTTGCTCTTCCATCGGTTAGCGCATCCTTGAAGTACGCATCAAGACGAATTGAACCAAAGTAGAGCAAGAATCTGTGATCTGGATGATTCTGGTAAACAGACTCAAGATTCTCATAGAACCCTTCGTATGCGAAGGTCTTTCCTGAATCCTGCGCCTCAAGGAGCATGTCAAACTGCATCGGCCCGCCCGAGGTTCCATGAGGAAGGTGGATATGCGTCTTCTTGACTCCCTTCTCAATACTTTCAGCGATGTAGGTATCAAAGAAGTTGCTGTACCCTCTTGTTGGGATACCCCATCCCATGCCATACAGATCAAGATTGCCGCTTGCGCCCGTCAACCACATCGAGTAGAAGTTGTCAACGAAGTGGGCGTAGGTAAAGTCTGGATGATCGGTGGGATCGACCGGGTTGGTGTCGTTGATCTCGTTCAGCAAGTCCCGAATAGCAATGTAAAGCTTCTCGTCGAGACCCATGACCTCGAACTCTGCGCGCCAAAGTTCTGGGTCATCTGTTCCGAGTTCCTTGACCAGAGCATATGCCTTAGCCTGCTCGAAGCCAAACTTCAGAAGAAGCTGAATGACCAGAGTTCCGCCTGGCGGCAGAACGCTTACCGGCGGATCAACGGGCTTGACATCGATGGGCTTGACAATCTTATCTGCATCGACTTCTGTGAGTTTCGCGGAGAACGGTGAAGTAGCCGCTTGTAGGGTTTTGGAAGGAACTTTAGAAGTTGGCGGAGCGATACCGCCCGAGCGTCTGCTCAGGTTTGTTACCCTTTCCATGTCTGTGTTCTCCTATACGGCGATTATGCGCCAAAGGGGCTATAGAAGCTACTACGCCCCCTCATGCGAATACCCTCTTTGGGGTTAGAAAATCGCCGTAGGAGATTTGAGTCAGGTTTTCTCAGGAGATTTTGGCCGAGACCAAAGCCACCAGTTGAATGCAGATACGAGCATCATGAATGCGTTGAAGAAAGAGATACCGTAGTTCTCGATCCAAATGCCGGTCGCAACGAAGCCGCCGCTACCGATCAAGTTGATACCCCATCCGTAACTCTTGCGCTGCCCTACAAGGATATATGCCACAATCAGAACGACCGCAGACGCCCAAGACAGCGTATCAGCACTAAACCATTCAAGCATAGTTTCTCAACCTGAAATCGTCTTCGAAAATCTTCTGCTCGCAAGAGATCCGCAACATGCCAAACTCTGCGAACAAACGCTCGGGCAGATCAACGCCTTCGATTCTGTCCCGCTCCGCATCAACGCCTTCTACTTCCTTGAGGCGGTATATCTCGTCAAAGTTCTGAGCCTCATAAAGCGCTTCAATACGAGGCTGTTTCTCCCATTCTTGATCGAACTTGCGAGCCTTGTTCTGGTCAAGATAGAATCCTGCAAGCAGATCGTTTAGCTCCGCTTGCGATACCTTCTGTCGAGAAACATAAATAGTCGAGTGTTCATACCCGTAAATGTCATAGAGATAAACTCTTTCGCCTTTGGCATCAAACAGTTCTGCCAGAAAGCTGCCCTCGACCGCTCCTGCCCCGTCATAAAGCTTCTCTCGCTTCTCATCATCGGGTAGATTCAGAACGCTCTCTCGATCCATTTCACCTGTCTCCGATCTTTCGTTTACGAAGCCTATTGTAAAGGATTCTCCTTGCACCTTGTTTCTCGACTTGCAGGTGACAGCGAAACCGCCATAATGACATTCAGTAATCAGCGAGGCAGATCGCTTCGAACGGATCGAAGCAAGAAACCTCGGGAACGACTAAGGGTATGTCCACTATGCCAAAGGAAAAGAAGAATCCGTTCAAGAGTGTTGCGCTCGCGCATCACGGGTCGAAGATCGTTCTTCCCAATCAACCTCGGAAAATGGAGACGCAAGAAGCAATTGATGCGCTCTACATGATCCAGGAAGAGCAGGAGACGATGGTCGGCGTCAGCCACGAGATTCCCTGCTTCCCTCTCGACGGCGCTGTCGCTATGCAGCGAGCTTTGCTCGAACGCTACGGCCATTCGATCGGAACTCGTACTCCGCCGAAGCACTTCTTCGACTCTGGGAGTCCGCCGGTCCTCATCACCGTCCCCACAGGCCCCAGGGACGAGGACCGCATGCAGGTTCCGTGGGGCTCGTTCAAGGTTCCGGGCATCGACGGCATGTTCGAAACCGACATTCCGCACCGCAAAAAGGCTGATCCTGCCTTCGTCATCTCTGGCAACATCAAGAAAAAGGATGAAGCCGAGGCGCAGCACATCGGTCTGCTGACACAGCAGATGCTCCGCGAGCATTCGATCTACAAGGGCAAGGCCATCCGCGTCAAGTTCGACTGGATCCGAGAGGATCGAGCGTTCGACCCGAACATCGATTCCCCCGAGTTCATGGACACCGACGACACCGATGTCAACCAGCTTATTCTGCCCGAGATGGCAGAGAAGCTGATCCGCCAGGGCCTCTTCACGCCGATCGAGCATACGGATCGCTGCCGCAAGGCTCGCATTCCGCTCAAGCGAGGCGTTCTGCTCAAGGGTCCATACGGCTGCGGCAAGACGCTGACGGCCAAGGTCACCGCTCGCAAGTGCGTGGACAACGGCTGGACCTTCCTGTACCTGGAAGATGTCAACGATCTGGCGCTTGCTCTCCGCTACGCCAAGCTGTACGCTCCCTGCGTCATCTTCGCCGAAGATGTTGACAAGGCGACGAACCAGGGCCGCACCGACGAACTCAACAAGATCCTCAACACGATCGATGGCGTTGAGTTCAAGAACAGCGAGATCATCACCGTTGTCTCGACCAACCATCCCGAGCAGATCAACAAGGCGATGGTCCGTCCCGGTCGTCTCGATGCGGTCGTTCCGATCGAACCGCCGGACCAGGCGGCTGCGGCTCGCCTCATCAAGCAGTACGGCGGCTCCCTGCTGACCGAGAACATCGATATCGATGCTGCTGCCGAGGCTCTGCAGGGGCAGATCCCTGCGACGATTCGAGAGTGCGTCGAGCGAGCCAAGCTCATCGCTCTCGAAGAGTACGACGAGATCGAGGGCAATGTCAATGCGAAGCATCTGCGAGATGCCTTCGACGGCATGAAGCCTCACCTCGACCTGATGGATGGCGCGAAGGGCGATGGTCCTTCGGCCATGGAAGTCGGACTGGCTTCGCTCGGCGCTGGCATCGGTTCGGTCATCGCCGCTCGCTCGCCCCTCGGAGGCATCATTCCTCCGCCCATCATGGGGCTCATCGCTGGCAAGGTCGGTCTTGCCATGACTCAGGACGGCAGCGGACCCCTTTCCTCTGAGGAGGCTCAGAAGGAAATGGCCGAGCGAGCCGAAGCCGCCGTCAAGGAACTTGGCATCCACCCCGATCAGGTCGAGGTGGTCGTCAAGGAAGTCACTGCGGGTAGCAAGGATACGCTTGTCGGCGCTGGAACCACCGCCGACGATGCTACCTCCTGATCTGCTCCGGCATTGCCGGGCATACCCGGGCCGTCCGTCGTTCTGCGGCGGGCGGCCTTTTTTCCTCTTAGGAGATACCATGGTTTCTGTACCTGAAGATTCGCCTGTTCAGTTTCAACCGACAACGCTCGCTGAAATCACCGAGTTCTGCAACAGCGAAAATCGGTTCAATATCATTGTCATGGCGAACAGACCATGCGTAAACTGGTTCTGCATGAAGCTTGAGTACGAAAACTTTGTACCAGGCACGCCTGACAACGATGAGTTCCAGTTCTTTCAGATCAAATGGGAAGAGATGACATGGTTTGTCATTTCAATCCCCGCAGACAAGAGAGAAGTAGCGGAGCAGGTTGCTGCTGAAACTGGCATGCGTATCGCTGATGGCATTCCCACCATGCTCGGCCCCGATGGGCCTTCTCGTTTCCCCATCGACGGATCAAACACGTTCTCTATTGAGAACGCTCCTGATTCGAAGATCTACCAAGGCCCTGAGGGTCGAGAGCAGGCGCAGAAGAGAGCCGATGCTGCTTGCGAGGCAATACAAGCCAGGCACGATGCTTGGCTCAATGAGCAGGGCGCATAGAAAAACCCGCCTTGCGGCGGGCCTTTCTGAAGTGGAGGTGCGGGGACTCGAACCCCGGTGTCGAATGGGTCAGCAGAGACCTCTACGAGTGTATTCGCTGATTTATCTTAGCCTCAGTCCTGCCAGCGACAGCATGACCTTCGGAGCAGCCCTTTTAGTTTCGGTCATCGAATCCTCAGGCGTTGAAGACGATGCCTAACCCGATGGTCTTTCGCTTCCCGAATATCGGTGTCTTCGGGTTGCGAGCAGGCTGATTAAGCAGCCATGCGGAGGGTGTTGCTGTTGGCAACTAATTTGTGCATACCTTGATAACGGGGCCTGAGCATGCATCCCCGACTCGCGATCATCAACCTACATCATTCGGTCGATTCCATATCACCCCCAGGTTGTCAAAGAGGCTTGTCCCTATACATGCGTAGTCAGGACGATTCCTCTGTCAGTGGTCGGCTTTTTCGGCCTTAGTCCGCCAGAGGTCCACGGAGTATAGGCCCTTTCCGATTCACCTGCAAGCCCTCAGGGGCGATTTTTTCGCGCCCCCTGAGAGGGTTAGTGCCTTAGACGAGCGCCGTAGCGCATTCGCCGCAGAAGCGAGCGTCAGAACGACTCGGCGTGCCGCAGGTCGGACACTTGACCTTTCTCCGAGCCGTCACAGGACGAGAAACAGGCTTCTGCTGTCCGGTCTCGCCTCGCAGCTTGAAGACCATGACATGCTTCTGAGGATCGAGACGACGAACCCAGGTCGTGCCGAACTTCTGATGCGTCTGAGCGCCCGCAACCGTAATACCCTCATCATTGACGGGAGTATGCGAGCAGGGCGTATGCGTACAGTTGAACGACTGAACAGAAACCTCGCTCGATCCGCCAACGCCTCGAAGGATGCTCGACTGCGGAGCCCCATCGATACCCTTGGTATGAGAAGCAAAGTACGGCCCATCAGGACGCCAAGGGCGATCATCAGGGTAGCGATCTCTGCGACGAGGCCAAGGAGTAACGGGAGGAGGCGGAGGAGCAGGCTCCTCGAACTGGAACTCAACCCGAATCAGACCATCCTCAGGCTCCTCGCCCCGATGCTCTCGAACCTTGTCGCTTTTCTCGATGAACCTGAACTTGTTCTTGACAAGGTTAGACGACGAGTTCAGGAAGCCTTCAAGTTCCATGGAGTCGTTACCATCGATGACGATCTGAGTGCCGTCAAGGACATCCTCGCCATCGATCGAGATCGATACAACGGCTCGGCGCGAATCCATGTTCTTAAGGTAGAGCGAGTAATCAGAACCGAAGGGCAGGTAAATATCCTTGCTGCCCTCAGAATTGAACTCTCGCATCGTCTTGCCATCGACTTTGATGGCGCACACAAAATGAGCGGTATACATCATTGATGTACCTCCTACAGTAGGCGTACCGGCTAACCGCCTATCAGGTTTGTTTTCAGCCGGTTGGAGTTTCCAGGAACCGCTCCTGGGAATCTTCAGTTGTCTGCGGTCTTATCGACCGAAGCCCATTATACCATTCAGTCTTTCACCGGCAATGCCGTGCCCGCGAAAGAAAACCCCTCGGGAACGAATCCCCGAGGGGCGTAGAGGAGAGACAAGGCTCTCGGAGTGGGTCAGTCCTCGCTGCCAGCCCTTGCCGCCGTTCGACTGCTGCCGATGACCGCAGGAGCGATCGAGGAGCCAGCCTTGAGCGTGGCGAGCATCTTGGCGACAGGCGAGTCAGGTCCGAAGATACCGCCGAGAGCGTCGTCGAGGCTCTGACCGCCGATGACAGTCTGCCAAGACGAGGCCGTAGCGATACGAGTCAGCATGTCCTCTCTGCTGAGAACCGCCAACATCTCGGGCAGGTTGCTGTCGTCGAGAGCGCCGAAGCGTTCCTTGACAGCATCGACCTCGGCCTTGAGCTTGGCGAGTTCGATTTCCTGCTCCGCCTTCTTCTGCTCGATCAACTGGTCGTGTCGAGCCTTCTCGCGAACAAGCTCCGCCTGAGCCTCGATGTCGCCGTTGGCGATGCGAGCCTCGATGACTTCCTTGTTCGATTGATGGGTTTCGAGTTCGGACCTGATCCGATCGAGCGAACGAGTGAGATCTCGCTGGAACTCAGCGAGTTGCAGATCATGAGCATGCTTCTTCGTCGCTTCGCGAGCCGTGGCCTCTTGACGAGCCATATCCTCCATGCTGGTCGTCGTTTCAAGCTGACGCTTGGCAGCAGCGACCTTGATGTTGGATTCGACAGCTTCTCGCTGAGCGCCGATCAGTAAAGCGCTGATCTCTCGATCTTCGATGTCGGTGGCGAGAACTTCGACATCAACGACGTGCATGCCGTTCTCGTCGAAGAACATACCAGGACGACCCGTTCCTTCCGCTCTCTTGCCGAGAAGGATATCTCGAATCGTCGCCGTCGCCGTGGCGTAGAACTCCGAGATCGAGTGCTTCTTGACCTCGCCCTTGAGAACAGAACGAACATGGTCGCAGAGCAGCTTGACATAGTTCTCGGTAGCGAACCAACGGGTCTTGTAGTCAGTCTTGTCTTCAGCGTTGTTCGGGTTGCTCTCAGCGAAGTTGACTCGGAACGAAACCTTGACCTTGACTCGAACATGATCGCTTGTCTCGACTTCGATGACATCCGAGACCTTGTTGTTCTGAACTCGGAGGTAAACGGTTCGCAGCAGAGTGTCGGTAGACTTGGGCTTGCCGGTCGAAAGCTCCATGATCTCCAACGATTCGTCGTAGTCGAGAAGAAGAGTGGTCGGACCAACCTCGATGCGACGGTCGCCGCTCTTGTTGACGACCATAACGGCGTAGCCGGTCCAAAGCTCGATCGTCGGCACGCCCTCGAACTTGGTGTCGAGCGTAATACTCTTGGGCTGAGTGAAGTTCCCCCTACGCTCGAACTCTTCGAGAACGGCAGAACCCGCCTCTTCCGCAGCCCCAAAGGATTCTTCGCCCGCAGCGGCATACGCCAGCGACTCAAGGCCCTCGCCCCGACGAGCGATAGACCTCAACGAACTGACGCCCTTAGTTGCCGCTCTCCGAGTGACCGAATCGGAAACAACATCGCTCCGAGCAGAACCAGCAGCTTCCTGAATCGATCGCAGACTGGCGTTATAGCGTCGAGCGGCATCGTTGCCGGGATACCAATCTTCGCACTGTCGATCGGTCAGGATCCTGCGAACGATGACTTCATCGGTCGGGTCGCAGAGAAGCATCTCGGGTCCGGTACGAGTATCGATCTCGCCCGAGTCCTTCTCCATGACATAGCGGCCCTCTCCCTTGGGAACCGCAACGGCATAGTGGACTCGCTCGCCCTCGGCGTAAGGAACGATCGCTTCCTCTTCTCTCGGGTAGTAGATGGGTCGTTCCTTGCCCGTGACGAAGTATTCATCGCCAGCCTTGCGCTGCTTGCCTCCCTCGTCGGTGAAATCCTTGAGCGCCTTCAGATGAAGACCAGCCTGCTCCTGAAGCTCGATCGCTCGGAACTTCCGAGTGTCGTTCTTCGTGAAGAAAGTCTCCGTGGGCTCGGGGAAGACAACGGCAGGGCCTTGGACGAATCGCTTGTCGCCCGACTCATCAACAAGGATCGTGTATTCGAGCAGTTCGAGAGAGACAGCGCTGCGAACATAGGTTCGGTCTCCATCGCTGGAAACAACCTGGATACCGCTCGGAGGCATGTAGAAGCTGACATCCGTGCCCTTGATGATGAGCCGCTGACCGACTCTAAGGTCAGGAACTTCTCCGCTTACCACCGCAGCGCCAGCCTTGTCAGCAGAAGTAGCGTCCGCAGAGCCAGCGTTTTGGTCATCCTCCCCGCCTGAACCGCCCTGTCCTCCGCCCTGTCCTCCCGTATCGGTCGTTGCCGAGGCAGCGACTACCGAGGCCTCGGACCAGTTCTTCTTCGCAGCTTCGGCGTCGTAGACCCGCAGTTCGAGGTATTCGTTGGTCCGAAGAGCGTGGCCCTCGACAACCGTTGCGACTTGGCCCGGCCACAGCGCGAAAGAGACAGGTCCATGAACAACAACTCGCCGTCCCATCTCCAAGCCGTTTTCGGGCAGCTTGTCTTTGTTGGTGCCGGGGAAGACGAGTTCGCCGCCCTGAAGACAGGGATTTTCGAGGATGATGTAATCATTCTCGCCTGCGCGAATTGTTGTCTGCATCGCCTGGTCTGGCGTACAGGAAGTGAATCTCCTCGATTGAGGATCGAACTTGATCGGGTTTTCGTTACCCGACGAGGGGACATTGGTTGGTCCGACTTTCGTCGAAATCGAACCGTTCTGCGTTGACTGGAAATAGGCATACGAGCCCGGAGGGATCAGTAGATCCCCGCGAGTTCCGCCCCTTCCGCTGTCATCGTGACCTTGCATGGGCGATCTCCGTCAGATGTTTCATCGGTCGCTGTCCGATACAGCGGCGCACCTATATTGTACGCAGAAACGCCTGCACCTGCTAATCCCAAAGGCCGGTGCCTGCGTAAATACTCATCCTCAACTTATGAGTGAAGCCCTGCTCTTCGAGCGCCTCTGCAAAATCCAGGTTGGCACGAATAGCCTTGACTCGCTTGCCCATTGCCCAGAGATCTCTCTCATGAGCCTTGAACCAACAGGCATAATCTGAGTTCTGGTCGTTGCGAAGCTGTCCGAAATCTTTCTCGTGGTCGAACCACCACATAGGCTCTTGCCACTCCCCTCTCCAAGAGTAGTGACCGTCCGTATCATTTCTGTAACGGATGAGCCGGTATCGACGGAGTTGAACCTTACGGGTTCTTCTGCGACGTTCTGCTCTGTTCATTCTGATTCTCCTTGCAGTTATGGACTAACTACAAGGGAACCAGCCTTTCAATACTCATGACTCAATCTCCGAGTCTGTTCAACTTCATCGTAATCGCTTCAAGCGAAGTCTTGGTCTGAGAAATGCTCTCACAGAACTTCAAAAACTCTGCGTAGTCTATCTCGTCCTTATCGATGAATCCACTAATGCCGAGGTTTAGAAGCTCTTTGAGCAGATCGAAATCTCCAAACTTCGAGATGACGAATATCCTGCCCTCTCCATTCCTCTTGATCCTCTTGACGATCTCAGGAGCCATGGGCCTTCCATAGAATCTGTGATCAACAAGGTAAATGTCCTGATTATTGGCATCTACAAGCGGATCATCGGCGGTTGATGCAACCGATAGTTCGACTTCCACGCCAGAGTCAAACTGCGAAAGATTTGCTTTGAACAGTTCGCAGAAGGCGATGTCATCATCTATCAGCAAGATCTTGACTGTTTCCATCATCCTCCTCCCTCTGGTAGCTTTACAACTGTAAACCAGAAACTCTTTGTGGATTGTATGGCTCTTCTGAAGGCCACAAAGTCCATGGGCTTCTGTATGTAGCAGTTTGCGTATTTCTGGTAGCTATCATTGACATCGCTGGCATTGTCAGAAGTTGTAAGCACAACAATGGGTATACTCTTGAACTTATCGTTCGATTTTATGTCAGAAAGTACCTCCCTGCCGTCTTTCTTAGGGAGATTGAGATCCAGAAAAATGATGTCAGGCCGAATGGCGTGAGCATACTCTCCTTCTCTGTTTAGAAAGCGTATAGCCTCAACGCCATCTGTAACGACATGCAAGTTGACTTGAAAACGTTCAGCGAACAGAGCTTCTTTTGTAAGCTCAATGTCTGCAGGGTTGTCTTCAACAAGGAGAATCTCAGCTACCCTCATTTTCTCCCCTCCCCTTTGGAATCGTGAAGCTAAACTTCGAACCCTTCCCGTATTCGGATTCGACCCATATCTGACCGCCGAAGCTTCCTATGATCTTCTTGCAAAGAGCAAGCCCCATACCTGATCCCTCCATAGACCTGTCATGAAGCCTTTGGAACAGGCTGAAAATCTGCTCCTGATACTCTTCTTCGATGCCGATCCCATTGTCTGTGATATTGAATCGGTACAAGTGCCCCAAATCTTCCCAGTTGATGCTGATCTTGCATTTGCGATCAGGATGACGGAACTTGAGAGCGTTGTGAACAAGGTTCAAAACAACTTGTAGCATGAGATCGGGATGAGCCCAAACAACAGGTAGATCTTCCTCCCAAACAACATCTGCATCAACCTCGCTAATCTTTGCAATCAGGTACTCGCAAGCCTTCTTTGCTTTTGCCCTCATATCGACTTCTTGGAAACCTTCAGTAAGCCTCCTATCAACCTTCGAGTAGTTCAACAGACTATCAATGAGAGACTGCATCTTCTGACAGCCTTGCAGAATGAAGTCAAGGAACTTCTGTCCTTGCTCATCAAGCTTCTCCCTATGATTGCTGTTCAACAACGTAGCAAAACCGCCGATTGTCCGAAGCGGTTCTTTGAGATCATGAGAGGCAGCATACGCAAACTTCTCAAGTTCTACGTTTGATCGTATCAGGTTTTGTTCAGCGATTCGCAGATCAGTAATATCGTAGTTTGCGCCGATCATGCTGATTACTTCGCCCGTGCTGTCTATGTCATGAAGGCCATAGGCAGCGATATAGCGAACCTCGCCTTTGCGATAGATACGAAACTCGGTCTCGAATGGCAAACCCTTCTGTACGCTTTCCAATACATACGAAAACGCTTTGGCTCTGTCTTCTTCGATAACAGTCAGACGCCAATCATTAACTTTACCAGTGAACTCATTTCGTTCAACTCCAAAGATCTCAAACATACGGTCATCCCATTCGAGCTTGTCCTCTTCGGGATACCATCGCCAAATACCTATCTGACTTGCATCAAGCGCAATCTCCAACCTATCTCTGTAGTCTCTTAGAGATGCCTCATGCTTGAGAAGCAGCTTCTCTTGAGTCTTTCTGTCTTGAATGTTGACAACTTCAACGATAAAGAAGTCATCCCGTGACGGACTCTTCGTGATTGCAACATTCAACTCAGCCCAAACGACCTTGCCATTCTTCTTGATGTATCTCTTGTCAAGAGAATAAGTTGATATCTCTCCTGCTATACATCTTTTTACCTGCTTTACATCTATGTCAAGATCGTCTGGATGCGTGATCTCTTGAAACGTAATCGAAAGCAGTTCTTTCTCAGAATACCCGAGAATAGAACAGAGCGCAGGATTTACCTTGAGAAAACGTCCCTCAAGAGAGACAAGACACTTGCCAATCTTGGAGAACATGAAAGAGCTTTCGAATAGCTCGTCATCTTTGTAGTCGATGTTCGTCATACAAGGTGATGGTCTACAGGCATATCGACCTTCCAGCCTTTCGGAAGGTACTTCGGCTCCATATTCTCCAGAAAATCGAGCCGCCATTCCTCCACGAATGATTGAATATCTTCGACCTGATCCATAACAAGCTCGCCATGCGAACAGAAATGCTCGCTTCGTGAGAGCTTCTTCACTTTGTCATTTGCCAACTCAATCAGAAGACGTTCGTCAACTTCCTTGCCTGTAGCGCCTCGGATGATCTCTCTCATCTCTTCTTGTCGCTTTTCTGGTATGCGATCTCCATAATCGATCAAGCATCCAGCCAAACGGATAGCATGCAGATAGTCATCATCCGCTTCGGTGTAGCCCCTGCCCTGCAACGGCGCATCATACTTCTTCTCCAAACGCTTGCGCATCTGAAGCGAATAGTTGCTCTCGTATTCTTCATGGCAATCAAGACAAACAGGCAAGATGTCATGAAAGTTATTGCGCTTGAGATCTTCCGGGAAGTGCTTGCGATAGCAATGAGGAACAACATGGTGCCTGGTTAGGGATTCTCTCGTCCCGCAGATCACGCAACGATTCTCTCGGTCCTGCGTGTAGAACGAGTTCTTGGCGTAACCTCCGCCGTTCGGAGTGAACGTCAGACGGATAGTCTTGTCCCCGATCTCCTCGGCCAGACCTCTTTGCAGATACCAGTTGTATCGCTTCTTGTTGCACCTGAACATGACTTGGTTTTCAGGCGAGAGAACTTTGTAGTTCCCATAGATCAGATCAGTCGCTCGCGTCATCGCTTTCTCGTCTGCATCTGTGTCGGTGATTGGCTTCGATCAATCTCGCTTGAGCGAGCATCCGAATGGCCTTGTGCGCTAACTCAATCTCCTCGTCGGACAATGCTGGACCAACGAACTCATCGATTCGAGAGTCCTCGATGATTCGTTCTGCGCGCGAAAATAGAAACCGCGCTTCGTCTGTCTGTGCTGTCCAACTTGGGCGCATCATGATTCATACCTATTCTACTATCGTCTCGATGCACCGGAATGAAAACCGCTGTCCACTCGGTCAGAATGGACAGCGGGGGCCAAGTACCAGTTGGCGCAGACAACGCGAAGCGTTATTCAATCGGACCTGCGGCGACCCATGCCTTCGCAAGATCAAACATATCCTCTTCCGCTCTGCGGAAAGGACGCTCGCGGGCGAGGAATGCCGAAGCAAGGTCTGTGTTTGTTCCGTTCTGGCGAAGCTGAATGGCATAGAGCTTCTGCTCTGCCTGACGCCAGGATCCCCATTCTACCTTGTCTCGAATGTATTCCATCCAAGCATTGCGGCCATCCGCACTCAGGTAGGTTTCAAAGTTTCCTGGAAGCGTTGTTGGCTTGCCTTCCTGACTTGGGAATTTTACGCACTGAGGCATGATTCTCTCTCCTAATAGCTGTTGAGTTGAACTCTTTCGGCTCTGTGTATTACATGCAGTCTCAGCTTCAATCCTCCTCCCTAAAATCTCCAAGAGTTTCCTGGTAATCAGAAGGAAAGCGAGAGAAGAGATCGAATCCCTGAGGCAAGTGAGCTTCAAGCCTTAGACAGGAGATACATACATGGCCCAGAGCAGCAAGGAGAGCCCCCGATTCATTGGGGGTCTGGTTGGTTTCTTTCTCGGTATCGGCGTCTGTATTGCTGGTTCAGCAATCGTTATCAACGCCCACAACGATGCGCTCAAGGAGTTTGGGGATAGCCCCTACACCCAAGAACGTAGCAGCTTTGTCTGGCAATGCCTGACAGTCCGCAACGTTCACGACATCGACTAACGACAGTAACTTGTCAAAGAAGTAAGGCCCCGAAAGGGGGCCTTTTTCGTGAATAGAGACGATTTGTAAAAGCCTCCTGCCGGACTTGAACCGACACTACTTCCTTACAAGGGGAGCGTGCTGCGTTGACACTAAGGAGGCGTAATACGATCTGGCATCTCGCAGGTTTCTATCCAACGAGCATACTCTTCTCGGGTCCAACCAAGATACTCATAAATGGTCAACTCTGAATTGGAGTTATGCCATTCTTTGATCTTGTCATGTAGCTGTTCTTCTGTCATTCGACGGTCAACTTGAGTTTGGGAGTTGGCGGTCTGACGAAACCCTGGAAAAGATGAGCCTTCGCCTCGAAACAGTCATCGCACATGACGCCGTAGATGTGAGAGCAGCTTGTCAGTTGAATGGCCCGCTTCTCATGATTGAGAGCGCCATCAACAGGCTCGGTTGTGCCCGGATGCTCTTCGGATATAACCCGAACCATCTTGTCGCTCTTCTTGCCGAAGATCTTTGCGATAGGATCAGGTTGAACGGGAGCGTTGGGGTCTTCGATTCCTCTCTGAGATCCGAGCCAATCGAAACGGCTCCCATAGTGGAAAGAGACCTTGACCTCTCCCCCTCCGTAAGGCTGCATATGAGAAGTCTCTGAAACTGGTTCCAGTTCTTTTTCGCAGATGATGCATTTCATTGGTTTTGTCATAATGCGAGATAGGGGACTCGAACCCCTGAGATCTGCTTGGAAGGCAGGCATGTTACCACTACATCAATCTCGCTCGATGCGCATTGTATCGGCAGAAAAGCCACCTGGCATCTACCAATACACCGCAATGGAGCCCAAAGGTTTCCGCCTTGAGGCTCCGAAACTCAAATCAACAGGTGAGAGAACTGCTCAAGATCTTCCGCTTCGAGAGCAAGAGCATATCCCTTTTCCCAAGACTGCTCGATGACGCCCTGCTTGTTGGCCTCATTCTGCCATGCATGATTCGTCATCCACAGCAATACCGAACCAGGCGTCTCAAGAGTTGGCAACGGATCAACGGAACCCCATCTCGCCAATATGTGCTGATGAAGGAACTCTTGAGGAACGTCGAGAGCAGGCAATCCGTTGCTGTCTCTTACAGATGCCTCAAGAACAGTTCTCATGACACCGTTCGGAGCAAGCAATCTCTCATGCACATCTTTCCATCTCGAAGGATTCGCAGAACCAACATCGATTCCAATATCGATAGCGGGCTCCTCTCCTATCCAGCCCCGTAGCTGCTCAACCAACGGGATCCAGTGATCCCTTACTCGATCATCATCTACGTCAATCAGCGATCCGTCTTCGAGACGTTCTTTGATGCACAAGTAAAGCTGTATTGCTGCGCCAGAGTACCGAGAAAACTCGGCTTCGATCTCTTCGATCTTGCTCTCGGGCCACCCCGCATCGTAATGATGACCAGTTCTTTGCCCATACAGATTGTTGAGCAACAAACCTGCATTCAGTTGGTTCGCAAGATCGATATGCTCTCTGAGCAACGGAAAGCCCGGTCGGTCCCCGTAATACAACGGCATGTTGACCGACATCCAAACTCTTGTTGACGGTTCAAGTGTCCAACCTGAAACTACTGGCTCATCAGGCCTATCTTGAATGATCTTGATGAGATCTACAAAGTTGCTACTAAGACTACCAGATTCGATTAGCAACGATTGGGCCTTCTCAATAGCGCTCGTCAAATCAATGTCTGACTTGTATGGTTTTCCGATACGAGGCTGACGACTATCTTCTCGCCCTTTAAGTTCCGAAGCTATGGATGAAAGCTCAGAATGAAGCGACGACGATGTTCCTGACAGTATACTGATGTTCTGCAGAAGCGCAGAAATTTGATCGAATGATGGATTAGCCATGTACGATCTCCCTGAAAAGCATATGTTGCTTCTTTGGCCGAATGGATATGCACGCTACCAGCGAGTTACCATCCAACCTATTCAGGGCGACAAGGATACATCCTCGTCTTTTTTCTGAAACTATTCTGGTAGAATAGAGAAAAGACCGATAGCGGTCAGCAATGCCTGAATTGCAGTCTCAGATTGCAAGCAGGGAGTTACGAGTCCTGAGACTCGACCTTCTCTTCGGAAACGATATTAACAGAAAACCCGTGTTCCTCAAGATGCTGTATCATGTGGAACAGGGTCTCTGAGTATTCGTCTTCGTGAGCGAACTCGATGCAAGCCTGAAGTTGTAGAGTGACAGCGATCTTCATCGCTCTCTATACAAAGCAGTAAAGCCCGAATCCTTTACGATCTTCCGTATAGCGTCCCATACGAATAGATACAGCTATCAGCATACGCCGGGTAGGTTCTTCCTTTTGCCGTTCTACGTCTTGCGCCGCTGGCTGACGACGGCATGTAAAGAGAACACTCTGCTCCAACATTCTGTACCAGATAGTCATGAGGCGGCTCTGGCGGCTCGGGCGGTTCTTGTTCGCCATCGGGCCCCGCAGCAAAGTTCTGCTGAACTTCAGCCTCAGTCAGCGCTCTGTTGTAAACGCCTCCGAGATGAAACGTGCCCGCCCAAGGTCTGTCGCGAGAAATCTCATCGCCTATCGCCAGTCGGTAACTATTGTCCCATGTTGAAAGACCGCCGGGACGAATCTCTCGATGAATCTCTTGACCATCAACGTACAGAATGACATTTGCATTGTTGTCGTTGACCAACACGAGATGCTGAGTCTGAAGACGAACGGCTCCAAGCTCTACATACGGCTGTCCGTTAGACTGCGTATCCTGCGTTCGCAGACGCCATTCATAAACGGTTGCTTCTTGACCTATCGTGAAGTTTCGAGCGCCTGCATCTTTGGACAACGTGATGATACGAGCGGGGCCAGAGTCAGTCAGGTTTACCGGAGTGGCCCAAGCCTCGATCGTAACCTCATTCGTCGCCTTACAAGCGCTGATGACTTTGGTGGCGGGACCGTCCGTTAGAAAGGCCGAACCAGAGGGCGTGAGATTCATTGGATCTCCAACGCCGCCGATGTCCTGTCCGTTTTCATCGAACAGGACTACTAATCCATTTGATACTCTCATTGATTAGCTCCTTATTTTGAGGGCTAATCAGTTCTCCCACCAATCAGCGCAAACTTCCTCCCGTTTTGCAACATCTAAAGTTTCCGCCATAGCGCCAGAGGCCTTTGACTGCCAAAACAGGGATTTATCTGGCTGAATGACCCGCATGATCTCAAGAATGATCGTCGCCTGATCGTAGAGATTCTGACGAGAACATTCGCTCGCAACCTGCGCTGCGATCATATGCCCTTCGGTACTGTTTGAGAAGTATGCAAGCTTAGACATCTGCATATCCTGCATGATGCCCTCGACCTTCTCGTGAATGAACTCTCGATCAAGGTCTGGTCGAAAACCCAAGGTTTTCATGCAGTTCAAACACTTCCAACCATCCTCGTTGATTGCAGGATAGTAGCAAGCATCAGGTTCTTGACATTCGCATTTGTCCATGAAAAGTGGGTAAAGGGATTTGAACCCTCGACATCCAACTTGGCAAGCTGGCGCTCTACCGCTGAGCTACACCCACATCAAATCGGTCTCATAAAGCGGGTCAAGGGATTCGAACCCTCTCGTTTGGCGTCCGACAGTTCTCCCGGGATTCTGTCGGGGCCTTTATCTCCAAGAGACCCGCGCATAATCGGAATCGCATCAACGTCGATGTCGTTTCCGTTCATGATCTTCTCTGTCTTCCAGCAGTCGTCCTGAGCCTCTGTGAGCGTCGGAAAGGGACCGCCATACTCTGTGCCGTCCTGAATGCCAACGTGCGTCCTGTAGCCCTCAGAGGTCTCGTAGATGACGCTGTTCATGCAACCTCATCGTCCTGCTCCAAGATCGGAGGGACATACTTCCACTCGATGCCATCCTTGAAGCCTACCCGATGACAAGAAGGGCAAGCGATGTATTTGCTCGGCTTCGGAGGCTCGCCGCCAATGACAGAGTGAAAATGCATGCCGCAAATCTCTCCGCATGGGCAAACTGCCTCGTAAAAGCCCTCAAGGTCGCCCTCTCGGATGGCGTCATCGACCATCTCTTCCGCCTTTTCAGGCGAGATACGATATTCTTCTGGAACTTCGCTCATAAAGACCCCTGCTGGATTCGAACCAGATATTCAACTCGGGTTGCAACCGAGTCCCGCTCCAAGCGGACCAGAGGCCATTCAAAAGACCGGGGAGGGATTCGAACCCTCGTAGTCTTCAAAGCCCGCAGTTGGATTCGAACCAACGTGGAGGTCAAGCCTCAGCGGATTTGCAATCCGCCGCCTTCGCCACTCGGCCATACGGGCATCAGTCTAACCATTTCTCGCCTTCTATTTCAGCGATCTCAGAAATAGAACCAAAGATAATCTGAACAAGCTCGGTACTATGTATTGAAATTGAACAGGTTCCGTACTCAAGCTTGCCCTGTCTCTTGCTGTATCGATTGTTGTAATCAACAACGCTTTTGGTGAAAGAACTTTCAGGCAATGAAAGGTTCGATTGCCAATAAGACTCTACCTCATCCTGAGAATGAATATCCGTATAGAAGTTGCATCTTGCTCGAATGTCATGTTTTGTGACATCGAAGTATTTCAAGAGAAACCGAATGAACATTCTCATCATGTCTGCATCTGAGTTACAGAATATGACGGAGTTCTTTGCCTTTGACCCTTCTGCCCAATAAAGCATGCATCCTGCTATGAACAATCGATCAGATGCAAATTTGCGAGCAAGATCCCTACCTCGCTGTTGATACTCTTGTCGCTTGGCTCTATATGCTTCAGATCTTTGCTGATAAAAAGCCTCGGGCTTTGCTGGTTTTCTGCTATCGAGCCTGTTTCTCTGTTCATCAGAAAGCTCAACATCTCTAACCCAAACGCTAACGGTGCTGCGAGCAACGCCAAGCTTTTCTTGAATCTCTGATAGCGATTTACCCTGCTTGCGAAGATCGATAGCCTGACTTCGCTCCTTGGTTTTCTGTCTCATAATCGAACTCCTATCTATCGTGTATATCGACGATTTATAGGTATTCGATTAGTTGACTATCATTCCTTCATCCAACCCCTAACCGCTCGGGCACCCGGCCTTATCAGAAGGGATTCTCAGTTTTCCTGCCCAAGTATGAGTGATCCCAATAACTCATACGGAGGCGTCTCTCAAATGGCAATGAAACCAGATCAAGTCATCCAGTCCTTGCTCGGGCTGCTTATTCTCATTCTCAGCGGACTCTTTACATGGTCCCTCACCAGAATCAACGACCTCAACGATGATGCGGCTGATCTTCGTACCGACATGGCCCTCATGCAACAAACGCTCGATGCCATTGTAGACAACACAGAAAAAGACGCATCGCAAGATGCTCAGCTACGCAAGTTCTGGCGAATCACCGGCACTCATAGAGACTGGATCAACGAACTTCGCACCGAACATGATTTGCCGTTTCAAACTTGGCCTGACCTTGACTAAAGAATCCTCAACATCCGAAGCAGATGCGCCAACTCATCCATCGAAAGCTGCCACCCTTGAGAGGGGCAGAAGGTGTGACCATCGGCAAGAATCTCTTCTCCGATACCAAGACACCACTCAAGCGTAGTCCTTGTTTCTGATCTCGGCTTGACAGCAAGTCTTACGATCTCGCCTGATAGATCCTCGTCATGCGCAAAAGCGGGGAGAGTCAGGCGAGTTCTCCATGTGCTATCAATGACAAAGATGTTTCTGCCCGTCAGATGCTCATCTCTCTTCTTCGGAGTCGCCTCGATGTACGTTCTGCGACCCGTTAGCTGACAAAGCTTGTCAATCAAGTCGTAAGCGAGATACGATTCATCGCTGTCTTCTGCAATTGCCATAGCGTCAAAGCCAATAGACATTCCCGCTTCCATGACAGCCTGATATGATTCGGTCAGTCTCTTCATCCAGCCTGATGAATCTTTCAACCCGATCAGTTCATTGAAGATAGCCGAATCAGGCAACTTGCCAAGGTAGGCTGTAACTTCAAAGTTCGGATTGTCGGCGATTGGCTTCCACGCTTCAACAAAGTTGCCATAGACAAGATCAAGTCCCTGCTCAACAGCTTTGATGTATTGATCGGCTGGCATAGGGCCTGATGCGTCAAGGCCAAATGGGTTGTGAAGATGGAATCTGCGAACTCCGACCTGAATTTGAGGAACGATTTTCTCTTGTATGAACTCGTTCCAACCTCTTGTTGCGACTCCCCAACCAATGCGCCTCAGGCTGGCATTGTTTGAGGCTCCTCCGATGAGCCAATACGCAACAAAGGGCTGTTTGCCTTCTGTTGTCTTTCTAAGGGTTGGCTTTTTCTCGGCTGTCGGATCGCTATCGAACAGGTTTTTGGTGTTGGCGTTTGTTGCGATGGGGTTTGTAGGTATAGGGTGGAAAGGAATCTTTCGAACATTTTCCCCAAGCATCTATCCTCCAAATCGCAGCGGATTTGAACTGCGAGGACAATCTATACTTCAGGTTTCGATAAAATCCTTCTCAGAAAGCGGAAGGTGGGGGAGTCGAACCCCCGGTGCCCTGGGCTACAGGGCACGTCTGTTTTCGAAACAGGTGCGACGAACCGGCAGTCGCCTACCTTCCAATGTGATCTATCCATCTGTCTCCCGAATCGATGTCCTGCGATTCAAACTGCTCGGGAGACAGATATGTCGTTCTCTTCGTTGGGCGGATCTTGGGGTTGTCATCAATGATGACATCTGGCTTACCAACAGCAGCCGTCGCCCTGATGCCATACTTCTTGGCAAACTGTCGGGCATATCTCGTTCCTCCGCCCGACCAAAGAATGACCTGATGGCCTTCTTGGATAAGCTGCTTCAGCTTATCGATCCGCTCCTGCTTGGGCTTGCCCCATTTCTTGAACGGCTCATCTGTGAGCGTTCCATCGATGTCGCAGTAGATCTTCATGCGACCAGAAGAAATGGTCTCTCGGAGTAAGGGGTTGCGCTCGTACTCTCTACGAACTCGCCCGTCTTGCGATCGAACTTGTAGGCTTCGATCAGGCCCTTTGTTTTGTGCCTGCATCTTCCGCAGACATCTGCTCTTGTCTGAGCCGCTCGGTTGTAGGCTCGCTGCGTCTCTCTGTCGATCGGGACCGTGACGTATCCCTCGTCGTCTTTCTGAATGTCTGGTCTTAGGAAGACCAAGGAGACTTCAGAGCATTTGCCTTCTTGGAGATCGTCTTGGAAGCTGCTGTTTGGGAAGGCTTCCAGGTCAACTGTGAGCCCTCGAAAGGCTCCGTTACTGATCTTGATGGCGCGTTTTTCTGGCGAGAGATACTTGAGAGACTTCATACGCATCCTCCGATTAGAGCGGGTTTTCAATATAAGCGGATGGGGAGGGAGTCGAACCCTCAAGGGCTATGAACCCATGACTGTTTTCAAGACAGCTTCACACGCCAATGTTGGCCCATCCAAATGTTATCGAGACTTCTTAGGGCGCTGCTTGTAGCGGCGCTTGTTCTCTATGGCATTCTTACGAGTGCCTCTCGGTCTGTTGAGATACTTGATGGCATCTTCCATCGTAAAGGCTCGGCCCTTTGATCCCTCGACAGGCTTGGAAACCATGTCGCCTTCGTATACAACAGGTTCGCCGTTTTCATCTCTTGTGATGTCGTTGTTCATGTCAGATCCTCTACTACTGTTGCTGCTGAAGCGTTCTTGACCAGGCCGATCGCATGTTCGGCGTCAGCCTTGTTCTTGTAGCCTTCTCCCGAGGAAGCGATGACTCGACCGTTTCGGGCTCGAAGCCTCCAACGGAACTCTCCATCGTTGTCTCGGTACAGTTCGAACTCTTTCGGAGTGTTCTGATCTTCTGACATGACTTCTCCCTCTGGTACGCTGCTTGCATATCGGCCAGACATGGCGCTAACGATGGCGTAAATCACGACAGCTAACGCCAAGAATCCAAGCGATATGCCCAACAGGTAAATCAAAGCGGATAGGAAGGGACTCGAACCCTCGGTGCCCTGGTTTACAGGGCACGTCTGCTTAGCAGGCAGATGCAACGAACCATCAGTTGCCTCCTATCCAATCGGTTTCCATCGAAACTCGGGTTGCAAACAAGAGCATGTCCTGTTTCGCTCGCCGCAGTTCCCGCAGTAGTCATCGTCAAACTTGTAGATCTTGCTCGAATCAATTGTCGGATCAAGTTCTACATCAGGCAGGTCTTTGCCGCAAAACGGACAGAAGCTTACCTCCATCAACCCGTAATACTCTCCCTTGAAAACAGGGACAACCCATTTCGGCTTGATGCTTACGGCGTCTTCGTCTGACTCCCATTCCCTGCCCGAGAGAACAACTGCGTTGTTGTCTGCCTCCTTACAACACTTTGGAGTTATGTAAGTTTGCTTGGGCATGGAATCTCTATCAAAGCGGAAGGGAAGGGAATCGAACCCTCAGGCCCTCTCGCGAGGACCGTCCGCTTTCCAAGCGGATGCGACTCACCAATGTTCGCCGCCCTTCCTTCTCTTCTCTATCTCCGCAACCCGCTTCTCTTCATGTCTCTTGAAGATTTCGGGCATCGGCAAATCCCAAAGCTCCTTGAACCGCCAGTAGTCTGCGGCGCAAAGGTTCTTTCGCTCTTCGTGCATCCTCTCGAACGAGAACTTTTCCCATCCGTCCTTAAGGGCACACATCATCAGATGCAGACGCCGATCCAGGTAAAGATACTTGTCGAACAGGTTCTTTCTCTTATCGGCGTTTTCTTCGTAAGCAATGTCGCCGACCACCTCATGAAGAGAGATCCAGACATTTGCTATCTCGAAGTCGAGTGTGGAATCAATTCTTCCCATTTGTATTCTGCTGTTTTGCCAGCTTTTCTTCAGCGACCGAGATCCAAACATGCTCGATCAGATTGTCAAGTTCTTCTTCTGTGAGCTTGCCTCCGCCCTTCTTGAGAGGGAACAAAGGAAGCTTGCCCATGATCTCGCTTTCTGGCACGATCTCTTTCGCCTCTGCGATTGTAAGTTTGCGCGCCATAGAAAGCTCCCTACCAGATTCGAACTGGTTTCTCTCGCTTACGAGGCGAGTGCATCTCCTACTATGCTTAGGGAGCGTATCGGCCACCTGGCCCTGATCTTGCCATTCATCCACCCAACATCGCAAGAGTCAGCCGAGGCAGCGCGACACCCGAACCGTTCAAGATATGACACTTGACGGGTTTCGCCTGCGGTCGTGGCCGATAACGGATCTGAGCGGGCTTTGCCTGCCGATCCAGCGTGTTCGAGATCGAAGAGACTTCAAGCCATTCTTCTCCTGCTCGAACCTCGATGTCATACGTCTTGGCCGACGTTGGGGGACGATCGTTCTCGTCAAGCTCGATCCTTCGATGCTCGACGCCCAGTTCATCAAGAAGCTCTTCGACCTGAGCCGTCATCTCCTCATGGAGCCGCTCCGAGTCTTCGGGCTTGCAGATGACGAACAGTTCGATCTTGTGGAACTGGTGGACCCTCTTGAGGCCCTTGTCCTTCTTCCCCGCTGCGCCAGCCTCTCTGCGGAAACAGGGCGAGAAGGCGACATACTTGAGCGGGAGTTCTTCTTCGGGGATGATCTCGTTGGCGCGAAAACCGACGAGGGGCGTTTCTGCGGTCGGAATCAGAACGAACCCGTCCTGCGTCTCGTAGAAGTCTCCCTCGAAGCGAGGAAGGATACCAGCCATCTCGCATGTCTTCTTGTTGACGAGATACGGCGGAATGACCGGCTCGTATCCTCGTTCGGCATGAAACTCGATCATCTTCATACAGAGTTGCAACTCTCTGAGGGCATCGTTGCCTGTCAGAAAGTAGAACTTTGTACCTGTGGCTTTTGCGCCTCGTTCAAAGTCTATCATCTCGGGTCTCCTTCGTCAGAAATAGGGGCGGAGAGAATCGAACTCCCGCGCCGAGGTTCAACGCCTCAGATGCTTCCATTACATCACACCCCCAACAGGTGAAACAAAATCTGCTACAATCCACGTGCGCCGTCCGTACCAAGGAGCAGGACGGTAGAGCAGACCAAGCTGCTCAACGGAGTCGGTGAAGGCCGAAGGCAGTGATCATGAAGGCTTGAAAGCAGCCTTCGTCAAACCAAGGGATTGCCTGCGTAAGCAGGAGAAACATGACCTTGGGGCGACCAGCCTGGTTAATAGTGTCCAAGGTCCGTAGAGTTCATCCCGCCGTTTGAAGACCCTGTTGCTGACGAGCAGCAGGGTCTCTTGGTTTTAACAGGGCGACCGGGACTCGAACCCAGAATGACAGAATCAAAATCTGTAGTGTTGCCAATTACACTACCGCCCTAAAAGGGTGACTGACGGGACTCGAACCCGCTAATAACTTGCTTCACAGGCAAGTACCTCGGCCACTTCGGTTTCAGCCACAATACCGATACCCAGATTTGAACTGGGACTAACGCCTTATGAGAGCGCTGTGCTACCTGTTACACCATATCGGCAATCGTTTTCCACTTCTCTTCGAAGACTTTGCAAACCACTTCATGTTTGGCTCTTGGCCCGCACCTGCGCGCTTCAGTGCGCTTCTGCGCGCCCTGTCATGCCTCGCTTCGCTCGGCATTTGCGACGGTCTTACGCCCGTCGCTTATCAGTTGGGTTGTGAAGCTTTGCGCTTTGGCATTGACTACGCGCAGAGGTTCCTATCTACCAGCGTGAAAGAATCTCTCACCCGTCATCTAAAGATGACGCACGCCTCAACCCTTCAAGTAACTCTGCCGTACACGATGGTCAACAGAGATGATGGCGAGAGAACAAGTTTGAGAGGAATGAGACGCCCCTCAACCGCCCTTGGGATCTACCTCTGACCCCTCGGCTACTGCCGCTATGTCTCTCACTGAGTCGGCGTTCAGTGGATGCGCGCTCAGTGATTCACGGCAGTTCAGCGAATCGACTTCGTTCTTGATCTTCCCGTCCTCGAACTCGATCGTCCCCTGAGTAACGATCAAACGATCGTAGTACCCAAACTTGGACCTGTAGTTGGAGGCTTGCAGGCTCGGAGCCGTCAACAGATTGAGGTAAGCGTTCGACCGCTCTGAATAGCCATAGAGGTTCTGACTGTAGCTAAGGCCGTGTCTGCGAAGATGCTTCTCGGCTTCAAATACATGAGGCTCCATGGCTATTTCCTGTTATGCTGTGCGAAGTTTGATGTCCTTGCAGATTACTTCATACCTCTCTTCAGAGATACCAAGCCTTCTCAACCAGTTCTTGAAGTACCGATCGAGAGCATCCGATCGAGGATGCGTTCCCTTGTGGTATTTCTCGAAATCCTTCCTGTTCTGTATCTTGTCAGCAGCCAACATGATGTTGACTTCATTCAGCGGACTCAAGCGAATCTCGCTGATGTCTTCGATTTCTCGGGTTGAAAGATACTCGTTGGCAACCGAACGGTATTCCATGGCGAGGACAATGACTTCGGCGTTGTTATCAGGGCCGTAGAGTCGCTCAAGCCAATCTGGGCCGCTGAACCATTCAACAAGGTCCGAGTCGCCTTGCATCACGGGATGGATGCAGTAGGCTTTCTTGGCCCTCTCGGTTGCGCCCAGCAGACCAAGAACGATCAGTCCTTCGTCGATATGAGAGATCAGAGGAACGCCTGAGCGTTCGGCTGTTCGATCCCCATAATGAAGACGAATCTGCTCGTACCAGTCATCGTTTTCATTCAGCATATCAGCTTCCCTTGAGTGCCCGAACAATATCTTGAACGGCAAGATCGATGGCCTTTTCTCCGTCTGCAAGCTCTTGAGCATATCCTTCGAAGTTATCGTCGGTGCCCGGCCTTGGAGCTTGCTGTAAGCCAGATATCAAACTACAAACCTGGTCAACTTTTGCATGAAGTAGCGCAACATCTTGTCCGCTGAAGTTGCGTTTTGGATCTGATGGATGACCTGCGCCCATGAAGATCTGCTTATCAAACAAATCTTTTCGAACCAAGTCCTCTTCTCTCAGGCCCCTCTGTTCAAAGGCGCATTCAAGGAGATCAGATGGCTTCATAGTATGTCCTTTCAACTTCTCTAACAAAGCCTACTGTCGGACTCGAACCGACGACCGTTGGTTTACAAAACCAATGCTCTACCAACTGAGCTAAGCAGGCATAAATCCGACGACAGGGGTTGAACCTGCAACCTGCGTATTACGAGTACGCTGCTCTGCCAATTGAGCTACGCCGGAATCAAATGCTGACTTCTCAGAACTCTCTCTGCTGTCTTTTTGACGAAAGCAATCACCGTATTAGCAGGCGATTGAGTCAACCCGAGAGCGTCAGCTATCATCTTGTTTGAAGAATACTTGAGCCTCATATCAAGGACCATGCATTCTCTTTTTGTGAGCTTTCCCTTGATGATGTCGATAATCTCCTGAGTATCAACCTCATCGAACCCGCTATGCTTGATAGGTAATCCCTGAAAAGCCGAGAAACGAGGAAGCTGTATTATTGACAGCAGCGAGTTGTCAACAACCGGAATCGGAGATCGTATCTTCTTCCGAAGTTTTCTCCTGTGAGACTTCCGAAGCTTTCTTTCTTTTTCGCAGATTGAAAGCAACTGGTCTGAGCTTACTTTGACGCCCTTTCTCTTGAAGTGCGCCTCATTGACCTTCTCGACATACTGCTTTGTATGAGTATAGCCCCTTGAGGGGAAATCATTACAGTTGTCAGCGCAAAAGCTCAGCATGTAGCAGCGAATCATCGACTTTAGCCGCATATGAAACTCAACCGAAGACATGCCAGTCTTTTTCTTGATCTCTATTACGAGACAAGTCAAAGCCAGAGATACTGCCTCATCTCTGTCAAAGGCAGCAGCATTGGAAACGCGCCTTCTTAGTTGAGGATAAAGAGATAACCCGATTTGAACTGCAGAATCAAAGAACTCCTCAATGAGGAGATTCTGCGACTCTTCGCTCGGGTCTTGGAAGAGGCTATCGAGGTATGCCCAATCTCTTGTGATGCGAGGCATGATCGCATTGTATCACAAACATCCTCACATTGAAGAGAAGCCGTTTACGCTTACGGCGACGGTCTCTCGTCCCGCCCGACTATTCACGCTTCGACCATGCTCGAAGACACATGGGCTTACTGCTTCATGCCGCCAACCGACTCCCTCTCTATATCATCGTGTTCAAGCTCGACCCAGTAAACCTCAAGGGCAACCGAATCTTCAAGAGCCTCAAACTTGTGATACAAACCAGGTTCGACCAGCGTTGATTCGCCAGTCTTGATAATAGTCTCATCTTCAAGGATTTGACCAGCATCAGGACGGTAAATCGTGATCTTGAGAGCGCCGTTTTCGACAAAGAACATATTGAACTTAGATCTGTGACAATGCTTGGAGCAGAAGCCGCCCTTCTTTGCCTCGATCCGATGCAGTTCGACATTGTTCTTTGCGAAGAGACAAGAAGTATTGCCCCAGACTTTGCCTCTCTTGATGTTTGTGTTGAGTTCCATGCTTCTCTTATCGACAAAGCTCCCAGTCGGAATCGAACCGACGCCACTTTCGTACCAAGAAAGGAGGCTACCACTACAACATGGGAGCATAGGGCCGCCCGAAGGCGGCTGCTGGTTAGATGTCCTGATAGTCCCAAGCCGAAGGTTCATGATGCTTCCAGAAATGGTCGAACGCCTTCTTGGATGAAGCTTTCACCTCATCCTCGAAGTCTCCCTTTACCCAACCGAAGTCAGGATGAGAGGCTTCAAAGTAGTTCACCCATTCGTAGTAGTCTTCATGAACTTCTCCAACAATGGTCCAACCGGACTCGTTCTCGCCGATCTCTCCAGGAGAGAGGGTCAACGCACCTCCGTCGCTGTAGAAATCAACGCCAAATCGTCTCTTAACCATGATGTTCTCCTTTCTTTCGTTGCGAACATTCAGGTTCACTCTGAAAGGATTCATCAGGCCAAGACGATATAAAGACATATGAACTGGTACAAACTGCTCAAACAATCGCAGCAGAATATAGGCTACAGAGTCATGACCCTCAATGAACAAGGGCAAACGCTCGATGGCTTTCCTCTTCAGGCTGGCTCTGTTCACAGAAAGCCAGGAGGCCTATATTTGAGTCTTGATCCAAACTACGTTATCGAGTATTACTCCCATGGATCTGATGATCCAGAAGACCCTCAAGAAGTCTTGGGAAAATACCGATTCGATCCGTCGCAAATAATGAGCGGGAATCTAACAGACAACCAAACAGAGTTTACGGTTCCGTTTGCGGAGCTTGTAGATTTCCGCTATTTGCACGATCGATAAGAATCAAATGCAGGTAGCCGGATTCGAACCGACGTATTCACGTTGGCAACGTGATGTAATAACCAACTATACGATACCTGCAAAAACGAGAGAAAAGTGCCCGTAGGCGGGGTTCTGTTCTATTCCATCATTTCTCTAATGGCCCTCGACCCGGCTTCATAGCGCTGCTCACCCGCTCAGCCTGCATGAGGTTGCACCCTCGGTAGTCCAAGCAACTCGCCCGCATTGCGCAGGTCCGTCTCCTACCTTGTTAGCAGTGGTGCCCCGACCTTCCTCTCGTCCGCATGCAGAATGCAGGGGCGGATAGAGCGATGGATCGGCTGCCTTTCTCTCGTTAAGAGAAGTCTTTCAAATCGTCTCTATTCACTTGTCAAAGAGGTCGAAGACCGAAGTCTTCTGGTTTGTCTAAAGAGGGTGACGGGATTCGAACCCGCAATGAGCTTTCGCTCTCCTGCTTGGAAGGCAGGCGTCATGCCGAATAGACTTCACCCTCAAAATGTCTGTCAATGAAAAAAGCCCCAACCTTCGTAGGCTGGGGCTCTGGTATCCTCTTCCGTGCTTGTCCGTGCAGTATTACGGACCAGAAGGGCCAGACCCAGCCATGGCGCAAGACGACGTACCGCCGCAGCTTCCGCCGCTTTGGGTCGTTGTCATATGCCCGGTTGTTGAGGTCATGGTCTTCATGGTTCGTACAATCTCCGCCCTTGCGGTTCCTCAGTATACCGCCTTACGGCGTCACTTCCTCCCTCATCGGAAGAAAATCTCGAAAATGCTTAGGATTCCACGCCGTCAGTGGCAGAAAAATCAGCCATCCTCTCCCGAAGCCACATCATTAGCGCAGCGCAGCGAGGATGGTTGCCGTTTCTGATCCAGACGTTTCGCCTCAGCCAACCGAGATTGTATTCGGTCAGCGATTCGATACGCTTGGGCGGCAGGTCCATCTCTGCGAGAACTGCATGAGCTTCCTCGTCAGACATTTGAGAAACCTTTGGTCCTGTGCAATGAGATTCCATGTGAATACCTGCTATGTTCTGAACGACCCCGAGAGGATTCGAACCTCTAATCGTCTGCTTAGGAGGCAGATGCATTGTCCATATTATGCTACGGGGTCTCTGTGCTTGCTGCTGCGGCCAACGGCGTGGGCGACGGCTTCGGACTCGACTGAACCGCTCCTCCCGCTGAGGGAGGCTCGTGCCCGCCAAGAGAAGCCGCCAGCGCCTCGCCGACAGCCTTCGCCTCACCCGCTGTCTTGAGGCTTGCGAGTGTGTCTCCGAGTTGCTTGATCTTCTCGTCCATCAGGTCTTGTCAATCTTTCGAGATACAGAAAGCCCGTCATCTCGAATCTCTTGCCGTCTGGATCTTTCTTCCAGATCTGGTTATTCAGGCTCTCCCATACCCACTTCGGCAGATATGGAAACGACTCTTGAATCTCCCACTTGAAGAACGAGCCCTCGGCGATGCCTTCAGCCCACATCTTGATATGAAGGTTGATGCTCCGTTTGCCATCGAGAGCTTTGACGAGGGTTTCTACATCGTTGCAGGGCAAAATCTTGCCTCTGCTTTCGATGCTCTCGAATACTTCGATCGGATCGTGCCCGTCCTTATCGTATGGGTACTGATCCTTGCTGTACCAGCCAGTTTGACTGGAAAGATCATTCTTGAAACGCAGGTAGAACTCATAGTTCTCCCTAAACGTTTCTGTTATGCGTTACGCCTCGACATATGACAACCTCCTATTCGCCAGGCTTCCAATCTTCCGCATTCTGCTTGTCCCATTCGTTGATGTTTTCATCTGCTTCGGGATCAGAAGCGGGAATACGGGTTTCGTATTGATGACGCTCGCCATCTTCATCGGTCTCGATCCAAGCAAGAACGCCTCCGTCTTCGCTTTCTACATGTTCCCATGTTAGTTCAGCGGGACGGCGATCAGCAAGCGGGACCAGTTCATCTGCGGCGTTTAGCTCGCTATTCACCGCAAAATGAGCGGCGAATCCGAGAGAAACAGCGTTCATACCGAGGATTGCGACACATGCCAGTAGTTTCTTCATTTTGTTGACTCCAAGTATGTCGTGCGATACTTCACATTTTCATACCTGAAGCCAAATGTCCTTCAAGACATCCTACTGTTCTAATAGCGTCGATGGCTCGGTAAACGGGATCGGTCGTCCGTCATGACCAACAGAAACCATAGTCACAACAGCCTTCGTGACCTCATGAATGGCGTTTGAATCATAACGATGAACCTCTACGCTGATCTCAACAGTCACGCTTGAGGTTCCAAGCTTTTCCGTTCGAGTGTAAAGACTAACCGTGTCTCCGACCCGAATTGGCGACTTGAAATCGACTCGATCGAAAGAAGCGGTCACCCATTTGTGGATGCCATGCAGCCTTGCCTCAACAAGGGCGGCCTGGTCAATCATGCTGAGAATGATGCCGCCGAAGACTGTCCCGTACATGTTCGTGTCTCGGGGCAGCATGACTTGACGAATGGCGCATGACCAATCGTCTCCTTTTTCGATGGCGCGTTTTAGCCGTGATGTTTTGTTACTCATGCGCGAGATTATACATCACAAACGAGGCACCTGTTAGGTGACTTTCCAAACGCCATCAGGATGCTCTTCAGCCCAACTCAGAAGCGTCTGAAGCGCCGCTCCTGCGTTACCAGGCGTCGGAGCCCAATAGTCGTCGTACTTGTCCGTGCCAAGCTTCTCGACAGCGGAGCGGAGCGATTCGGCGGTTTCGCTGGCGGTCTTGCCATCCAGGTCTCTCATCGAGAAACCAACCATGCCGTAAAGTTTCGAGTAGTTGTAAGTGATACAGCAAGACGCTTCCGATCGATCAACGGCGACCAAAACGCCATCGATCATTTCGGCTTGCTGAATCGAGCCGGTCTGATGAGGCGATACTTCGAGGGTCTCGTCATTGCGAGTCAGGTCAATATCCCATCCCATAGCGACTCTCCTTTCAAAGCACCCCCGGAAGGACTCGAACCCTCAACCTCGACCTTAGTTGGTCTAAACCGGATAGAAGCCGGCCGCTCTTCCAATTGAGCTACGGGGGCAATGTTTGCTACGATGCCTTTGCCTCGGCAAAAGTCATCGGGTCATCCAAAGCAACGTCTGATGTTGTTTCGATCCAAGCTCTTGCGCCGCAACTGAGTTGATCCGCCGTACCAAGCAGCTTGCATGGCCCAAGGATCTCAACGTTGCGAGCGTAAGTAACCTTGCCGCCTTCTTTGATCGTGAAGACAGGTCGGTTTCTTCCGTCTTTGGCGTTCATCGCAATGAACTGACGGTTGACATGGATGACCTTTTTCTTTGCCATTACGAATCTCGTCTCTCGGCGAGAATCTTGCTGTCCTCGATGATCGCATCGATGACCTCATCAAGATCGTACCTGAGAGTAACTCTTTCATCGTACAGCGGAATCTGCTGTTCGAGATCGAAACGACGAGAGTAGTCTGGATGGCATCCGACATAGATGTACGGCCACGGAGTGCCGTTGTATCCCTCTCCTCCGTCGATCGGTCTCTTCCCCTCGAAGCGGTAGTTTCGACCTCTTCCGAGGAATGTCCCCAACTCAAAGAGAGCGATGGGGCAGACAGTTTCAGGAGGGAACCAGAAAAGAACGAACTGCGAATGCCGCAGAGACTCAAACTCCCATTGGATCTGTCGAGCAGCTTCATCTCCTGTCTTGGACAAGCCGCCAGGACGACGAGGATTGATGACCGTCAGACGGCTTTCATCGATGAAGCGTTGAGCGGCATGTATCTGCCAGTCTTCGGTGCCCGATATGCCGCCAGCCAGGAAGACCGTCCTGATATGGTCAGCAATCAGCGCCCGAATGGGCAGTGTTTGAGGGGCTTCGATGTAGCGTCCGTCTTCAATGGTTGCCATCTGATTCTCCTAAACACGGGCGGAGGGATTCGAACCCCCAATGGATTTTCACCGCTGGCTTCGAAGGCCAGTGCCTTACCGTTAGACTACGCCCGCAAGTTATGCGACCGATCCATAGTCGCATACTCGTATTTTGCCGTTCAACCAAACAGTGTTCTCCTGCTTGATGTCTCCGCAGAACTTTGTCATTCTATCGAAGCCATCCCAATCATTCCATTCCTGCGTTGATACCTCTGTACCTCGGGGCTGAACCAGTATCAATCCCGCAAAGCTCCAACGGACAGGAACAAGCATTGGCTTGCAGTCCTCATTTGCAGCGCCTTCGCAGCAGACGGCCTCCCAGGATCCGGCTTCTCGCAGCGATGCCAGAATGCCATAGATTCCCAAAGACCAGCCATGAGGAATGAACGCTGGGATTTTGATCGCCCAGCGAGAAACAAGAAAGACGATTCTGTTGGTTCCTCTGCAAATCTTCACCAGCTTACAGCCAATCAAAGTGGTTGTAAACAAGTCTATCAGTTCCGATCGCCACCTCCAAGACCTTTGCAAGATCAAAGTCGTGACGGAGAGAAACTGAACAGACTTCCATGTCGTTCGCTTCTCTCACAATGTCTTGAGTCCATTCTGCGTAGTCGGGCAGTCTGTCGGACGGCTCGACTCGGCAGGGACCGATGAACAACTCGATGATACGCCGAATCGCAGGAATGAGCTTGATCGAGTAGTCGTTTGCCGTGGTCGGCGCAAACATGATCTGAAACTCAAGCTGATAGAACTCCTTGAGTCTCATGTTCTTGGTGACTTGATCTTGCTCCCTGCGGAAGCTCTTACCGTGCTGCCAGATGACGAGCGGCAGTCTGATCTTCTTCTGCGAAGTCAGAAGGTGTCGAGCGTAGGCGTATGAGCCCATGGTGGTCTCGGGTCGAAGCGCTAACTCATCTGTTCGGAAGTAGTCATCTTCCGAGTAGTTCGGATTAATCCGATCAAGAGGGGTTAGCTGAGGTGCCTCGACCCGAGCGAACCGAAACCCGGGTTTTGCTCCCGCAGATTCGATTGGACCGTGCGACTCAAACGGCTCGCCATATCCTCTCTGGCGAGAATCTCATCTTCGGTCCAGAAGACGAGACCGTTCCGATCATAGAGATGTTCCATTGCATCTCCTCCTTTCAAAAGTAGGCAGCCTCGGACTCGAACCGAGAGTCTCTTGTATGTAACACAAGCGGATTAGCCAGTTTTCCCAGCCGCCCATAAAGCTGACAGACCTCCCCGATTGGATACGGGTCAAAACTGTCGGTACTCATTTGATGAGGGAGTTTAGCTAACTCCAGGTTTGAACACCGCCACTTGGAATCGAACCAAGAGCCTCTACCTTCGCAGGGTAGCGTGCATAATTCCATTACACCTTGGCGGTAACAAATAGTCCCGAGAGGATTCGAACCTCCGCATGTCCTATCGTGTCGGGATAGCGCTCTAACCAGTCTGAGCTACGGGACTATCAAACAGCGCCGGGAGGCATCGAACCTCCATCCCATGATCACCCTCGAATCAAGAGAGGCCTCTCCTTCATCTTGGGATCGCGCGCTTCTGGGATCATTCCTCGTGCGGCACCAAAAACCCAGCGTCGGGATTCGAACCCGAACCTTTCCTTTTACAGAGGAATGTTAACCTTCCATCCTTCGACTTCTTACGAAATATGGTATGGCGAAAGGCGTTTGTTACTGTGCTACCATTACACCACGCTGAGAAATGCCAACGTCAGGATTCGAACCTGAAGCTCTCCTTTGCAAGAGGTTAACCTTCCATCCTTCGACCTGTCGGGGATCCCGAGACAGGTATGGTATGGCGAAAGGCGTTTAAGTGTGTTGCCAGTTACACCACGTTGACTAAACTACCCCACCTGGATTTGAACCAGGAATAACTGAATCAGAATCAGTCGTGTTGCCAGTTACACCATGGGGCAAACAAAACGCGACGGGGAGGACTCGAACCCCACATAGACATCGGATTTGGAATCCGACCGCTGAACCAATGCAGCTTCCGCCGCTACTCGAACAAGTTGCCCTGGTAGGATTCGAACCTACATTCTACCTTTGATTTCAGCGCATCCGCCTACTTTGCCGACTCGAACGGCGAATCGGAATGTCTTCCGTGCGTCTACCATTCCGCCACAGGGCAATCAAAAAGCAGACATCGAAGCGTCCCTCGATACTGCTTGGTTACGTCTCGGATTCGAACCGACTTGAGGGGCCGAATGACCCTCGCGCTGAGCTTACGGAATCGCGACGCGCCGCAGATGTACCAGACCTCTGCAAGTTGTAACCGAAACTGAAAGGGCTGGACTCGAACCAGCATTTCCGGGATCAGAACCCAGCGTCCTACCAATTAGACGACCTTTCAAAGAACTGAGGAGGCTGGACTCGAACCAGCATCTCCGGAACCAAAATCCAGCGTCCTACCTTTAGACGACTCCTCAACACGCCGAGAGAGATTCGAACTCCCAACAACTGGATTTGGAATCCAGGACTCTACCAATTGAGCTATCGGCGCACTGCAACCCTTCCCAAGGAAGCAAAAAGACTCGGGAGGGGATCGAACCCTCGACAAGTCGCTTAACAGGCGACCGCTCTACCGCTGAGCTACCGAGTCATGATTTTTTCTTGGCCCTCTTGATCGACTCCTGATCTTGCTTCCACATCTTCAGCGTCCGCTTGTAGATCTTGAGCCAAATCGGTCCTACATGGATTTCAATCCAATAAGACCAGAGCGGAGATTTACCCTTAGTCAAAGAGTAAAGCGTTCCGTTTCCATGAGGCCAGGCTTTCGGATGAAGCAGAAACTTGATCTCAATCGACCAGAGATGGGCGAACCCACACCTTCATCTGTAAACAAGTGTGAAACAACATGTCATTCTCCTACGAAACCAGATCTAACAATCTGGCGGCTACCTCTGTCGTTGTCAGGGTCGCAAACTCGCCTCCAAGCGGAGAAGGAGCGATCTGACAGTTTTGCGCCAAGTCTTCAGCCATGTATGCGAACCAGTCGCCATTGTAGCTGTTGTTGACCTGACTCTTTGCGTGCCCGTCGTAAACAACGATCGGCGGAACAGTCAAGAACTCCCGAGGAATGTTCCCCGAATGAGCCTGTCGTCTCCATGTCGCCGCCCAAGCAACGCATGTCATACCCAAATCGTTCGGCCAAGGACGACCCTTCTGGATGCGAGCCTCAACCCCTACAAAGCGTCCAGGCTGACGGTTCTTTGCGTCTTGCGTTAGCTGAGCAAGCCTTGCGTTGATGTGGTCAGGTTCTTTACCGACCGCAGCATCGTAGACGATCGAAACCCAGTCTCGATCGATCAACGGATAAACTGATCTCCACCAATCAAAGAAGACTGCGCCGTACTCGCCGTTGTCGATGCGACCCTTGTCTTCCGAATCATACGAACCGATGTAGCAGATGATCTCAACGCCCGGATCCTGTTCATGAATCCAATCGAGCGCCTCATAGAAGCCAGTTGCGATAAACTCGTTACCTGTTCGTTCGAGGTCGTGCATATGATCGATACTCATATGCCATCTCTTGAGGTCCATGTCTTCGAGAACGGCTTTCTGCTCGTCTGTCCATTCTGAGTAAGGCTGCCCATACTCAGCTTCAAAAGCTCGCTTCTGAACTTCGTAAGGAGACTGACCCGTTGTTTTGCCGAACGGAAGATGGAAGAAGACTCGTCTGTATCCAAGCTCGCTAACGCAGCGCCAGATGTGACCTTGCATGAACCTCATCCAGCCGCCCTCGGACTTGAGTCCGTAGCCCATATGGTGAGGGTTGTCCTCTGCCCAGTTCGATGAAGCGCAAGGAACTGCGGCGATGAGTCGATCAGCAAGATTCTTGATCTGCTGTTCTTTTTCGCTCAATATATCGTCATTCTGACCAACGTTTACTGGTTTTGCGTATCCAGCAGATGCTACAAGCGTTGGCTTGACCGTGACCTTCTTCATGTCTCTGTCCTCTCCGTTAGCGCTTCGGATGCGAAGCACAAGTCACGGATTCAGACATTCAAGACAAGGCCCTCCGTATTTTGTGAGATACTCGGAACGAAAGACCTTTCGTAGATCAAAAACTCTGAGGGTTGGATTCGAACCAACGACGGGGATGTGACTCCCTTCTGATTAACAGTCAGACGCCTGCTACCACTCGGCTACCTCAGAAACAAGAACGAATATGGGGTGAAGATCGGTGTTTTTACCCCCAGCATTTCCTGCTTTACAGGCAGGCGCTTTGGGCATTTTGAATCAAAATCAAAGTGATAACCGAAGCCTCTTCGACTCGTTCTCTAAACTCCTCAGGCTGGGCTCGAACCAGCGACCTAATGGTTAACAGCCATTCGCTACTACCAACTGAGCTACTGAGGAAACAAAACAGGTATGTTGGTGCTTTCAGGTGCCTCCAATAGGCAATTCCCCAAGAGTTGTTGAAGTGGGGAATACAGGATTTGAACTTGTTAACTGATTGCTTTCGACCTGTTTCAAATGAGTCCGTAGGGATTCGAACCCTCTTCTCCTGGTTAAGAGCCAGGTGCATCTCCTCCTATGCTTCGGACCCGTCAAAGTACCCCGGGAGGGAGTCGAACCCACAACCCACAGATTAAGAGTCTGCTGCTCTGCCAATTGAGCTACCGAGGTATGAAAATGGAACGACACGGTTTCGAGCCGTGACCTCTTGTTCTTCAGACAAGCGTGCAGACCAACTACACCATCGTTCCTAAATGAGGGCGACAGGACTCGAACCTGCGCGCCTCGGATTAAAAGTCCGATGCTCTACCAACTGAGCTACGCCCCCAGTGAAGTGGGCCGGGCAGGATTCGAACCCGCGATGAGCTTTCGCTGCCCGCTTAAAAGGCGGATACTTTCGGCCTCTCAGTCACCGACCCAAGGTTGTCTTGCAGGTCGGTTTGTGTTTTCGTAGAGCAGTCATTACTTTCTCCTGTTCATGCCATGAACATTACGGTCGTTCTGTTCGAGAGTCATCTTCATACGATAGACGACGACTTTGTTTCCTTCCCTCTTCAGGTTGTAGTCATGCGATCCGATACGAACGATTCGTTCGACTACATTGCCCAGCATCATATCGGTGCTGAGTTGTTTGACCTGATTGATGCCTTCCTGATTGAGGGAGCATTCTGCTGTTTTCTTGAACTCAAGCATTGCATCCCCTCCTGAAACAAACGAATGAGAGATGGAGGAATCGAACCCCTTGACGCCACTTGCCATATACAAGTCAAGTGATTTACAGTCACCCGGCAAGATCATCTCCCAAGGCAGGCAATACAGGAATCGAACCTGTTTCGTTTTGACACTGGGGTCATGACTCCCCTCGGGGCAAACCTACTGCCCATTATCGCCTAACAAAGAAAGTGGGTAGGACAGGATTCGAACCTGCTCAGCAAAATGCCACTGGTTTACAGCCAGCTTGTCTCTCCCAGGATAGCCTACCCGAAAATCCTGATTGAGTCATTTGAAGAGGCCTTCAACAAATGACTGTATTGGTTCAGGGAACCAGCCCTCTTTCTTGCAGTCCATGGAAAGACCTGCAATGGCGTGTTGGCAATACCGTAAGTGGAATCGAGGGGACTCGAACCCCTAACCCTCTGCTTGCAAAGCAGATGCTCTACCAGTTGAGCTACGACCCCGTAAAGTGGAGACGAAGGGAATCGAACCCTCCCAACTTCCTTGCGAGGGAAGTTCGCCGCCGTTGGAACATGCGTCCCCAAATGGCAATGCTCCACCATTGAGCTATACATCTCTTGACTGTTTGCGCGAACAGTCTCAGGATCCGTGATGATGCAGAAGGAATCGAACCTTCGACCTTTGCCTAACATCCCGAGAGGGATTCGAACCCCCAACCGCCTGATTCGTAGTCAGGTACTCTGTCCAGTTGAGCTACCGGGATAACGATCTGACTCTCAGGACTACTCGCCCATACGCAAAGGGTGACCAGTTCAGCATTACCTGTTTCGGTCGTCTATTCCCACGCCAGATCAAACAGCCTCGGAGGGACTCGAACCCCCAATACAGAGCTTCAGAGGCTCCTGCATTACCAATTATGCTACGAGGCTATAAAGTGGGCCAGGTCGGATTCGAACCAACGACACGCGGATCTTCAATCCACTGCTCTACCAACTGAGCTACTGACCCAATAGCAGGTATTCACTTGTCAAAGAAGTCGAACGAAGCGAACTACGTTCTTGAGAGAACTTGCGAACTCTCATAAGTGGAGCTAAGGGGACTCGAACCCCTACTCTTCTCAATGCCATCGAGACGCGTTACCAGTTACGCTATAGCCCCATATTTGCACGAAAAAACCCCGAGCTTCTGCTCGGGGCTTGGAATCCTCTCTGCTTGACCTGTCTTCAGAAGATCAGATGTTCTCGATCTCCTGTTGAGGTCCGCGAGGTCCAAGCCCCTTCGCATTACGGGCTGCAAAACCCGCATACGCGAACTGACGCCATGCCTGCTTGCGCTGGTTGACGTTGGTTCTGGCTTTGGACCTTACTGACATCATTGCTTCAATCTCCGCCGCAACTCGCGGCTCTTGGTGGGTGAGTATACCGCCTTGCGGCGTCACTTCCTCCCTCTCTTCGTCTTTTTCTTCCAAATCGGCCAAGATTCCACGCAGAAGGGACAGATTTTTGTCAGTGGCCCGTCTGATTGGGATTCTGTTCGGCATCTTTGAGCGGCGGAAACTCCTTCATGACCGCTTCTCTGATCGCCGTCTCGATCTCAACCAACTCCTTCTGCTCGTCATCTGTCAGACCTGGACCTCTGAATTTCTTGAGGACCAGTTCTTTGTGTCGATCTCGGTTGTCCTTGATGTTCAAAAGAGGACGGCGGGCTTCGAACCTGCACAACCCATTAATTTGGGCGCTCTACCAGTTAAGCTACATCCTCTACAGCGGGGAACAGCTACGAGCATTGTCTTGACATGAGGGAACCAGAATGTAGCCATCATTGGGGTAGGGTCAATGCCCCTGACCATTCAGGCAAGCTGCGAGCTTCCTGGCATCCTCATTGTCCAACGGGCCTTCCCATCTCTGGGCCAAACGGAATTAGCCCCCGCTGCCGACGCCGCCTTTTACAGCAGGTCGTCGGTGACCTCAGAGAGGTCAACTTTCGTGTTGTTTGCCGTCGCAATGGCGGAGCGCAGCGCCCCAGCCTTGCGAGCGGCCTCGTCTGCGAACTTGATCGAGTCCTGAACGCTGATCGTCCTCTTGGCCCGGATCTGATCCTTGTCCCTCGTCATCTCTCGATACGAGTAACGATCTCGACCCGTGTCCGAGGCAACGCCTCTCCACATCTTCTCAAGGCGTCCAGCGCCGCCGACTCGCTTGATAGCGACCGCAAGCGGCATCTTCTCGCCAAGGATGTTGACCTCGACCTGCTGATTGTACCGCTGCTGCGCCGCTTCGAGCGTAGCGATAGCGGTATCAGCCGTCTGAAACTGTTCGCTCAGAGCAGCAGGGTTGAAGTTCTCGCCCTGCGCGCCTTGATCTTCATCGAACTGGTACAGGGACTCCTTGAACTGCTTCGCAGAGGTGTCCAGTTTGAGTTGCCAGCGCTTGAGCGCCTCCCGAAGCTGATATCCTGTCACTTCCATGGCTTGATCTCCGTTGAGAGGCCATTGTAGACAAGATCCCGCTCACCTGCAAGCGGCTCAACCGAGAATTGGCTGGACCAAATATCGTCCTAACGATCGATCCTCGATCTCAAAGCCCTCGGCAGCGATTCTGCTCCGAAGCCGGTCTGATTCCTCGAAGTTCTTGTCCTGTCGAGCTTTGTGTCTCAGAACAACCAGAGGTTCAACGACATGGATCATCTCGTCGCTCATCTCTCGATACTCGACATTGCCTCGGACTTGAATCTTGGGGAACATCCCATCAAGGCCAAAGACCCGTTCGATCTCTTCCCAATCTTCTTTGCTGATTTCGAACAGGTACTTGTTGACAACTCCGATGGCTTCCGCCGTGTTGAAGTCGTTATCGAGGGCTCTTGCGAACTCTTCCTTGAACTCGTCGCTCGTTGTTTGGGCCGCTGGTATATGACGCCACTTTTCGAGCATGCGCTCGTACTGAGCGATTGACCTTGTACCATCGTAGAGCAGGTTTGTTCTGTAGTGCGCGGAAAGAAGGAACATGCGAACCGCCGCAGCCGATACGCCGAGTTCCGTCAGATCCTTGATGCGGATGAACGTGCCTTCGCTCTTGGACATCTTCTTGTCGCTGATCTGTAGATGAGCGACATGGAACCAGTGGCGAGAGAAGACGGTCTTGTGCGGGTTTCTGCCGAACATCGAGCAAGATTGAGCGTTCTCTGCCTCATGATGAGGAAAGGCGTTGTCTTCGCCTCCGGTATGGATATCAATGATGCCGGTCATATCGTCATGCCCCATTGCAGAGGCCATAACCGAGCATTCAATATGCCAACCAGGATAACCTCTACCCCAGGGGCTTTTCCAGGTCATTAGATGCGTGAAATCTTTCTTCCAAAGCAAAAAGTCTTCGGGGTTTCTTTTCCCGGCAGCCTGCTCAAAAGTCAGACGACCGCCCATTCCTGGTTGATCGTTTAATCTATCTCCCGCAACCTCTCCATGTCGAGGAAAGCTTGAAACGTCGAAGAACACGCCGTCCTCGGTGACATAAGCCTTGCAGACTTCAATCATAGACATGATTGCATCAATGATGTCTTGAATATAATCGGATGCGCGAGGCATGAGACGAGGATTGTTATCTGCCTCGCTTGCCACCTTGATATTCAAAAGCTTTGCATCTTCGATGAATCGCTTCGTGTAATGAATGGCAACCAGTTCAACAGAAGCCATTCCGCTCCGAGAAATACCGATTGTCATTCTGTCGATATCATCTTCGGTCAGATGACCGATATCCGTAATGTTCATGACATGTCGGACTTTGGGAGGATTATCAACACGCAATGGCGATTCAAGCCATCTGCGGAGCGAATCAGCCATAACAAAACTGCGGAAATTGCCGATATGCGAATCGTCATAAACAGTCGGGCCGCAGGTATACATGACCATCGTCGGACGGTCTTGAACAGTTGACTGCTGTTTACCAGATCTGCTATGAATCTTCATTATTGCCTTCTGTCAAAACGTAGTCTGCGGTGACTACGCCATTTTCTGCATTGCCTCGGGCATGGGGAGGAACCCATACCGCTGGATACTTGAACTGCCCAAAGAGGCCCTTGCCCCTACTGTAGTCTCGGAAGTGCCCGCGGACCATACCGAGGGCTCTGCCTCCTGTCGAATCCTTGTCGCCAGAGACTCGGATCAACTGCTTGCCGACCTTGACCCGAAGCTCATGGTGCTTCAAGCCGCCTCGATGATGACCGCCGTGCTTGCGGCGAGCTTGTCTCGCCTTCTTGCCGCCCTCGCTCGTTTCGCCGGTCTTGACAATCTCGACGTTCGAGCAGTTGAGCAGCGCCATGGATCGCAGACAGACAGCCGCCGCAGTTTCTACGCAGTCTCGGAAATACTCAGCATTCTTTTCGATGTAGTGCGTCTCTTCATTGGCCTCTGTCGGGTCGAGCCAGAACATGAAAGGCTCGCCATTGGGAGAGCGGACGAGTCCCTTATTGGGATCGACCATGTAGTAGACGCATCCAACAGGACCGATGCATTGAGAGCCTCGGTCGTCGCTGATATGATGACCATAGATATACGGGTAGATGGCAATGAAGCGAGCGGTCTCGATGATCGGAATGCTTTCCTTGTCGATCGGACCTGCGCGGAAAATCCACTTGGGGATACGGAATCCGGCAAAGAGCTTTTGCAACTCCTCAATCGAGTCGTCGCCGTTCCCTTCCGCCTTCTCGACATCAATGCCTTTGATGTCATCCTCGGTAACAGGTATGTTGCGGCTGTTCAGCTTGTTCGCATGAGAGTAGATCGTGTCTCTCAGCTTCTCGGTCAACTCTCTGTTGAACGGGTCGCTGACGACATATCCGGCGAGCGCATCGACAGTCTCGGCGATGTTGTCGCTGATATCGACTTCGATGAACATGCGGTCGAATGCTGGTACAGCGGTGGGGATGTCTCGGATCTTGCGAAGATCGATACGATCCTTGCCTTCGACGCTGTGGGTCAGAAGAACATCATCAGCGTAGAGGATCGGAGCATTGCTCTTTAGCAGGTCTTCAGCAAGACGAAGATTTACATCCTTCTGGCGCAGTTGGATCTGCGGCTCTGCTCCTTGTCCCCAGTTGATAGGCGCATTCTGCGACATCAGGCGGAACGGAAACGTCGCAAAATCCGATGCGATCCGAACTTTGTCTTCGCTACCCATACCCATGATATCCTGATGGAGCCGTCAGTGGTCGGTTTCGGCAGCCTTTTCAAGGCCCCTGAAAACGCATTCTGGGACGTAATTTCGGACAATTCTCTGCCAGCCCCTCGGTCCAACAAGGCCCTTGACGAGACTGGAAGAAATCTCGCATAGGTTTCGGGGAGGCATCAGGAAGACCGTCTGTATGTCAGGATGCAGGTCTCCGTTGACATTCCTCATGCTTCGCTCATAAAGGAAGTCGCCTTCGTTTCGGATACCTCGCAGTATGTATGAGGCTTTCATCTGCTGCGCGAAATCAACCAGAAACGAGTCTCCGATCGTGCAGAGTTCTGCGCCGTAATGAGTAGCAAAGGGTCCAACAATCTCTTGTAGCCAATCGAATCGCTGGTCGATGTCGAAGGAATACTTCTTCTCTGGATTGACAGCGACAGCGACGATCAGTTGATCGAACATCTTGGAGCCCTGCTCGATCATCCAAAGATGACCGTTCGTAGGCGGATCAAAGCTACCAGCATATACAGCGATCTTCGTCATATTCCAATGCTTTCTGCCTGGCGGACAAACTCAGCGGCCCTCGCCCGTTGCTCTTCCCGGACAGGAGCGACATTGATCTCAAGCTGCTTGATAGCATCGTCCTTGCCCTTGAGTTCAATATCGAAGTCAACGGGCATGCCGTAGTTGTTCGGATAGCCAACAGGCATCTCTGCATGCTTGCGAGGGTTGGGCTGGTCTGGTAGCGCCTCGCAGTAATGAAAGAGAGGAACGATATCTCCATAATGCAGCCAAGTCAGGTAGCATAGCTCAAAAGCCGCCTGTTCGCTGATGCTGCCGGGATTGCAGGCATGATGGAGATTGTCGAAGGTGACAGGAACGTTCGCTTCGAGCGAGAGGACGCCGCAGAGGGCTTCGGCGGTCCAGATGCCCTTGTCTTCGTTCTCGACGGCCAAGCGGCTACGGACAGCCTCAGAGCAGCGAGCGAGGTTTCTGGCGAAGCGACGAGCAACGACTTCGGGCGAGTCGCTTGAGCAGTTGACATGGATGTTGATGGGAGCTTCATAGCTCCGAGGAGCGCCGATCTTGTCCATGAACCAACCATGATGATCGAGTTCTCGGATCGTGTTTTCGACCGCCCGATCATTCTTGGAAGCGAGGACATTGAACTGATCTGGATGACAAGAGACTCGGATACCGTGCCTGCTGATCTTATCGGCGCACTCTGCGAACAGAGCATCGAGTTCAGCAGCATTAGGCAGGTCGTCGTAGACGAGGCCAGAGTCAGGATGAGTCATCAGCGGAAAAATATCGGATGAAGCTCGATAGATCCAGCCATGCTCGGCGCATTGGTCAAGAATGGCGCTGATGACTCGGAGATTGTTGGCGTACCGTCCGCAGAGCGTTGCGACAGCTTCATCTCGATCAAGCGCGCTGAATCGCTTGAAGGTCATTGTCTGGAACTTCGAGCCTTGGCGTTGAAGCTCGTTCGAGATGCAGCAAAGGCCGTAACGAATCATGGTCTCCATACCATAGCGAATCCGCTGTCAGTGGTCTGCTTCTGAACCTCGTCATCGATCAAATCTGCGATTTCATCGAACGTTTTTAGCAGGTTCATTTGACTTGTCCATGCGGCAAATCGACTTATTTCTGCTTCGCTCATGCCAAGCCATTTTCTTGCGCATATAGGCTTGCGAGTCAGTCCATAATCCTGTAAAAGATTCAAGACTACTCCACCGACGCAGCACTGCTCAGGATCGTCGCATCTCTCATTTAGAATCTCAGGATCTTGAGATTGCTTAAAGCGACCCGACCTAAGCGCTTCGGTTAGAATCTTCATGCGATTTGCGTTCATTAAAACAAACGCCCCTCGGTTGAGGGACGCTTGCGAAAGAAAGTCTTAGTCGTCCTTGCCGCCGATGACAGTAGCAGCAAGTTTCGCGTTGCCCGTCGAACCCGGCGAAACGGCTTCTCCGGTTTCTTCATCTTCGTCGATGGCATCAACATCAACAACCTGCGGGTTCTTGATGCTCATATTCGCCATCTCCTCGATCTGACCGAGCGCGTCAGGCAGCTTGATCCCCGCCTGACGGGCGAGATCGGTTAGCGGAGGAAGAACCTGAACAATGTTGCGGAGGAAGTTGGCGGTCGAGGTCTGACCGTTGGCTCCGCCGCCGCCTTCCCAAACCGTGATCTTGTCGATCTTGAGGTTCGAGATCGCCTGGACCTGAGCATCAACAAGCGTCGGCAACTGCTCGATAAGCAGCAGCGTCGGAGCGATGTCAGGATTCGCAGCGCAAGCCTCCATCATCTTGCGATAGCCCTCGGCCTTCGCCTCAAGCACCGCCTGCGTACCGCGAGCTTCGGCATCGTAGCGAGCGAAGATCGCATCGGCCTCGCCCTTCGCTCGACGACGCTCTCGTTCCGCTTCGGCTTCCGCCTCAATCTCGATTCGCCTCTTCTCGGCCTCTTCGGGAACGACCAGTTCCTTGTGGAGTCGAGCAGTCTCGGCCTCAGCCTCGGCTTCGAGAATCGCTCGACGAGCCGAGGCTTGCGCCGTTTCAGCAGTCTGCGACGATTCGGCTCGCGTCTTGGCAAGCTCGGCGTCAGACTTGGCGACCAGAGCAGAGCTTTCGTTTTCGCCCTGTCTTGCAGTCGCCTCAGCGGTAGCGATCTTGATACGACGAGACTGAGCAGCCTCGGCCATCGCAGAAGCCGTCTCAGCCTCTCTCTGAGCAACGGCAATCTCTCGGGTCCGCTGAGATTCGGCTTCGCCAGAAACAGCCTCAGCCTCAAGCTGAGCAAGCCGAATACGCTGCGACTGCTCAGCGGTCTTACGGCCCTGTTCAGCGAGCGAATCTTCCTCAGCGACCTTGACGGCCCTCTCTCGGCTCGCCTTGGCAACGCCCATCTCGCCGTCTCGCTCCTGCTCAGCGACTTCGACTCGGGCCTTGTTGACAGCTTCGGCGGCAGCGCGCTGACCGATAGCGGTAATGTACCCGCTTTCGTCGGTGATGTCTCGAACGTTGACGTTGATAAGTTCGAGACCGACCTTGTTGATCTCTTGCGTCACGTTCTCGTTGACGAGATTCATGAACTTCTCGCGGTCCTTGTTGATCTCTTCAATCGACAAGGTAGCGATCACGAGACGAAGCTGACCGAGAATGATGTCCTGCGCCTGATCCTGAATCTGCTTCTGGTTCAGACCAAGCAGACGCTCGGCAGCGTTCGCCATGAGGGTCGGTTCGGTTGAGATACCGACCGTGAAGGTTGACGGAACATTGACTCGGATGTTGTTGAGCGAGAGCGCGCCTTCAAGAGGGATGTCGATGACGAGCGGTTCAAGACTCAGGTAGGCATAGTCTTGAATCAGCGGGATAATCATCGAACCGCCGCCGTGCATGCACTTGGCAGAGTCGCCGCCGACTTTACCATAGATGACCAGCACCTTGTTGGAGGGGCATCGCTTGTAGAGCGATTTGATGACCATCATCACAAAGATGAAGAGGCCGATGAAGGCTCCTCCAACTATCAGCCACAGAATGGGTCCAGACATTATTTTGTCCACAGCTTGCTCCTTGCTCAGTCCTTGCGGGCAACAATAACCAGTCCATCCGCAGGCTGGTCATCGATGATGTATACTTCCTCACCGGAAGGGATTGTTTCTTCGTCAGTCTCGGCGCGGAAATACCGAATACGTCCGTTTACGAGAACCTTGACTTCGCCTCTGCCGCCTCTTTTGCCAGGTACAGAAATGTAGACAACAGCAGTCTCATACAAAGCATCGCCAACCGTGATGGTTCCATGCTCGCTCAAGGTAAAGATGAATCGCATGAGCCATGCGAAGGTAAACATGAAGATGAACCCGAAGATGCCAGCAGCGATGATTGCCGCAAACAGGTTATCTCCTGTTGAGCGGAAAGTTGCGAGACCAGCAAAGCCGCCTCCCATAATGGCAGCGGCAAGCGTCATGGTCGTCAGCAGCTTGAAACCCGATGGACGAGCCTGTTTGTTGTGGCTGTGGCTCTTGGAGGTAAACTCAGCCGAGTCATGATCGATCTCAGCCGCATCCGCATCGATATCGCCAGCATCTACATCAACGTCGGCGTCAACATCGATATCAACGCCATCCGCATCAATTTCGCTACCGTCTTCCGAGCCGCCCGTCATCATCAAGACGAACTTGATGCCCAAGAAAAACGTTGCCAGCATTGCTGGTACAGAGAAAACTGAAGCGTATCCGTCAAAGAATAGGTCGTACACCTGTAACCCTCGCTATCTTGGCAGAGCCGCCTTCATTCTACTGCTTACGAACGACACCTGCAAAAGAAACAAGGCTCCGCCGATTGGCGAAGCCTTGCGTGGGGAGAAAAGAGATGAAGCGACTTGCTGTTCAGAGAGCGCCGACGAGTTCGGACGGAGCCTCGGACTCCTGGACATCGAACTTCGGAGCGTCGTCGATGATCTGCTTCGCAGGGATGTCTCGGCGAACAGGTCGATCGCGCAGCTTGAGATCCTGCGCCAGCTTGGTGAGATCGAACTCTCGACAGACATTCGCCAGTTCGCGGGCGAGACGAGTGCAGAAGATGTCGTGGCAGAGACCCCTCGGCTCGCCGCCCAGAAGATTCAAGCGGTACTCGTCGCCAGCGGCATCGTGGGCGCTCTGGATGGACTGCAGGAACTCAAGAACTCTGCCTCGACACCAATCCGGCGCATCGATGATCTCGGCGATGTTGATGTTCTGGTTCGAAAGCTCGCAGGCGGGCGAGACATGGTGGTCTGTGAGGGCGAGCATCTCTCGCATGGCGGGCGTTGCGAGAACGGTGATGGCGCAGCCGTTGCCATCGATGTGGTACAGCTTGCGACCATCCATGCTCAGAGCAGGCAAACCGCCCAGTTGGATGTAGTGATGCCAGACGGCATTGATTGCCTGGTCGGGCGTGTATCGACTCGTACATGCTGTCATTGGATTGCCTCCGTTTCGGGCGTTTCGGGTGAAGTGCCTGCTTGGGCTCATCTTTAGTGTACCGAGTAAATACGGCACCTGCAAGCCATGACGAATTTTCAATCGATCTGATCGGCAAAAACGCCGACATCAACAGCGCTCGGAACAAGAGCTTCCCTGCTGCCGTTGTGAATGACATCGACATAGCAGGTATTGATGCGAGGCATGTAGGTCCGAACGAACAAAAAGCCGTCCCGCTCCATCGCCCAAACGGGGATATTCAGTTCGTTCCAATGACCCTCAAGCTGATCGGTGCTGTCGAACAAGCGAACGAAAACGCCTTGCTTGTTGAAATCGACAGGGCCGCAACGATCGAAGCCCTTGGGCAAGCCAAGAACGACATTCTGAATCGCCTGCTTCCCTCCCGTAACAATCACGCCAGCGAGCATAGTACCAGGCGAATGATTATGGCAACCGAAACCAGCATTGCCTTCATCATGCTTATGGTACTTGAAGCTGTCGCACTCGTCAGGATTCAACCCCCGAGAGCATCCCGAGCATTGAAACTCCGAAATCATCGTCTTGTGTAACTGTGGCAGCGAGAGATCCGTCATCGTAAGGCTCCTGGTTTGTCGCCACAACAGTAAAGACGCTTCTGACATCATCTTCGTCAGAGATTTCTTCCTGCTTGGGCGGAATTTCGAGTTCAAAATCAGAAGTCGGGTCAAAGTGCATGATGATGTCGCGGATCTTGGAAAGTCCGCTGTTGATAACTTGCCTGACTCGTTCCTTCGTAACGCCCATGATCTCGCCGATGTTCTCAAGCGTCACGAGCCCCTGCATACCGCTACCTCCATTAGGATCAAACCTGTGAAGGATAGCAGTTCTCTCTTGATCGGTCAGAGAATGCTCAGGACCGAAATCAAGGCGATTGGTTAGAAGGAATTGAACCTGATCGTGAATGAAGGAATCATGATTCGAGTCAACGATATCGCCTAACTCATCAGGAGACTCGCCCATGGCATTCATGAAGGCATGACGCTCTTCGGCATCAGAGCCTTCTCTGCCAAAGCACGAAGCGGGGATAAACCTGCTGCGATGCTTGGCGTTGCGCTGCCTTTCTCTGCTCATGGCCTTGAGCATGGCTCGACAAGCGTAGGTGCTGAACTTGAAACCTCGACTGGAATCGAATCCTCTGATCGCCCGAAGAAGAGCGATGTTGCATTCGCTCCACAACTCAGACATCGTTTCGTAGTCGCCCTCTCGTCGAATCTTCTTCGCCATCGCAACGCAGAGTCCCAGGTTGAAATGCGAGATTCGCTCCTCGATCTGTTCAACCATAAGCATGTCATGGAGAATCGCTCGAATGTCTCGAATCAACATGCTTCTGCGACCGTTCTTGATCCATTCTTCCTGAACAAGATACAGTCGGCGTCGATGGAAGTTGTACCGGCTAAAGAGCATGTCCTCTTCAGCAGCAGTCAAACGAATAATATCCACAGGAGGGCGAACTCTGTGGACATCAGTTGCATCCGAAGAAACAAGATTCACAAACCAGGTAATGTCCGGATGGTACTCTGGCATAGGGTCGGGGAACTCGGTGCCCGACTCAAAAGCAGGATGCGGGATGAATCGGAGTTCCTCCGATGAACAAAACATGCGCAGACGATCAATTTCGTCTCGGTTGAGGTTCATGCGACGAAGATTAGACGGCTTGGCGATATCGATTCCATCGAAAGCAAACTGCATGATGGCTACAACTCCGAATGCTTATACCGACGACAGAGGCTCCACGAATAGCTCTCTGACCAGCGGTAGCGAATTGCGAACGAACTCTCTGAACTCCGCATCAGTCAACTTTTCATTATCAACATTGGCGTTGACTGTTGCTACGAAAGAATACGCAGGTACAGTTGCCGCAGGCACGCTATCCGCTTCTTCCCTTGTTCGATGCAGGGCTTCGGGATAGAGCCACCTGTTGACGCCTGATACCCAACACGCTCTTCTGGCGTTGGCTTCATTGATCTGTTCGATCTTTCCTTTCAGGATTGGAAGCATGGGGTTGTTGCCCATGGAATCAACCCATGGGTTCTTGATCCATACCTCTTGACCGACTTCGACTTCATCGGGTCTCATGACTCGGCATCCATCCTGCTGACCTGCTTACGAGTCTCTTGCAGATCCTTGACCATGTTCGCTTCCTTGGGCTCGTAAACCTCATCGAGAATGCGATGACTCAGGTCAATAAAAGCATCTTTGTCCTTTGTGTCATGAGGATCAAAGATGGGACACGGTTCGTCGAGTAGAACGGCAGCACCGTTCGGATGCTCGGTTCTCTCTCCGTCTCCGTTCGAATCTCTCCATTGGCTGAGTCCAATGATGCGAGAGCCGACATAGATTGCCTCGCTCAACTCATGCGTCACGATGATGACAGTATTCGGAGGCTCTTGACCAGCGGCAATAGCCCGTTTGTTCTCAAGGTAGAGAGACAGAAGAAACTTCTGCTCCCTTTCTCGGGTCGCTTCATCAAGAGCGCCGAAAGGCTCATCCATCAGGAGAACCCTTGGCTTGTTGATAAGCGCTTGAGCAATTGCGACTCGCTGTTGCTGCCCGCCTGAGAGTTGTTTGGGTAGCTTTCGCTCATGTCCCCCAAGGCCAAGACGAGCAAGTTCCTGGTCGGCTTGAAGAAGGTGCCGCTTGCGGGCCTTCCACCACCACCAAATACCGCCTCTCCATCCGGTTTTGAGGGAAGGATGCCCTGTCCATCGGGTGATGGGATTGGATTCTCTGAACATCGGTCCAGCGGCGACATTCTTGCGAGCGGACCAGAAGGGGTACAGCGAGTAGTTCTGATAGACTCGCCCAAGGCTTCGGCTCGGCCCCTTGACGCTTACGAGAGAGCCGTCAGCCTCTCTAAGGACGACCTCGCCGCGCTTAGGCCGTAACGTCCCCGTGATACAGTTGAGGACCGTAGACTTGCCGCAACCGCTTGGTCCAACAAGGGCAACAATTTCTCCGGGATAGATGTCAATGTTCAGGTTGTCAAGAACATGAACATCGCCGAACCATTGGCTGAGGTTCTTGATGCTTAGAATGGGCTTTCTGTTTGGCATGATTATTTCTCCTGCTTCTCAATAGCCCATGAGCAGAGAAGCCGCTTGAGCCAAACAAAGATCCAGTCAACAAAGAGCCCGAACATCGAGAGCATCAACAGGTAAGGATAAACGACCTTCATGTCATTGATGCGAGCCTGGACTCGAATGGTGTATCCGAAGCCGACATCAGCGCTCAGCGCTTCAGCAGCGATCAGATAGACCATGAGAGGACCGATGGAGAGACGGATGCCTTCGATGATATGCGGGAGGCTCATTCGTGCGGCAATCGTCGTAACAGCCGTTGTATGATCGATGCCAAGGATGTATGACTTGTGGATCAACTGTTCGGGGATGTTGAGGACCGAGTTGCGGCTCGTCATATACAAACCAGTAACGGTTCCGAAGATGGCGAGGCCGATGAACATGGTGTTGTCGGCTCCGAGCAGCGCGAAAAATACTGGTAGCGCAGCCGTAGGCGGAATCTTGGCGATCCATACAAGGATCGGAGTAAAGAAAGCATCGATGCTTCGGAAGCAACCAGAGATCAGACCGATCGAAATCGATCCAACAATCGTTGCCAACAGACCGAGGCCAAAGCGAGTGCCCGTAGCGATGGCGTCTTGCTTGGCCCAAATCTCGCCCGACCTGTAGTGCGGCGTAAAGACTTCCTTGAAGCCTCCCCACAACTGTTGGACGTTGGGCATCGTGCTTAGGGACTCTCCCCTTGCCTCGGCTCGACTGTTCATGATCCACGATAGGGAAACATACCCGATCGCAATGATCGCCACAGCGAGGAGGCTAAAGAAGAGGCTTCGTCGTTTTGAAATACTGCCTCGTATCATAAAACTGCGCCCCGCTGGGGGCGAGGCGCAGCGAGTGCATCAGCCGAAGCCGACGCGAGTGGCCGCAGATCAGGGCTGGCTCTGCTGGTACGCCTCGATGAACGAAGCGTCGATGCGGAGGTTGGAGCCTCGCTCATTGCCGAAGCTGACCGTAGCTCGCTGGTCCGTGGCATCGCGGTCGAGCGAGAACTGCGTAACTCGATCCATGGTGGCGGGGAAGTTCGGATCGGTCATGAGGCCGAAGCTCTTCGCCGGGGTATCGTAGAAGACGGTCTCGCGAACGACCTGACGCATAGCGCCAAGGCTGAGATTGCTGAACCGCTCGCCGATAGCGATGAGAGTGTCATCCCTTGTCGTCGAGGCGTTCATGCGGTCGCAGACAGCGTAGAACGAATGGATGATGCCCTGCGCCGCTCGCTCGCCGTGGGGCTGATCGAGAAGCGCCTGAGACATGAATACGCTGTCGATGATCTCATTGGGGATGATGCCAGAATCGACGACGACCCGAACGCTGTCGCCTCGACGAGCAAGCGTCTCCATCTTGAAGGGATTCCAAACGACGATCGCCTGGAACTTGTCATCGCGCTGCTGCATGCCGGTAGCAGCGACGGCGGGATCAGCGTAGGACCAGAGATCAGCGTAGTCTTCCCAATTGCCGCCCGCCTCCTCGATGGCGCGGAACAGAGTGAAGTCGGAAACCGACTTGTCGAGACCTCGAACCTCGATGCCCGCCTTGCGGATGTTGTCGAGAGTTGCGAGAAGGTTTTCGCCGACCAGACTCTCTTCGACGATGAACGCATCAGCGCTGTCGCTCGTCGAAGTAGCGAGGATCATGACAGACGGGCGACTGAGAGAAGAAGGAAGGATGTCGATGTTGGTCAGGCAGACGGAATCGGCATTGCCGTTGCCGTACAACTGCATGCACGGGTCGTAATCCTTCTGACTGAAGTTGTAGTCGATCTCATAGAGATCTTCGAGGACGCCCATCGACCCGCCGGTCTTCGGATTGACGAGGACATACCTCTCGCCAGCCTCGATGGTGATGCTCTTGCCGTTGCCGACAAAGGTGATGCCCTCGTCAGGAGCGACGGCGCGGTTGCCCGCAACGCCGAAGACAGACCAGGACGGGTACTCGCTCCACAGGTGAGTAACGACGGGGTAATCGGCGCTCTCGTTCGTGCTGGCAGCGACCTGACCGCCGCAGCCGATAACGGCGGCTGCAATGGTCCCGATGATGATGCTTGACAGTCTCATGTTCTTTGACTCCTTCGTCATTGAGAAGTGTGTTCTTACCGGCGGCAACAAGCCGCTCCGCTCAGGCGTTCGGCTTACCGTCGCCGCTTCCGCCCCCGATCTCGATATGCTCAGCCCTTGAGGTATCGTCGGCTCCGTCAGTGCCGAAGATGTCCCCCATGAACTGATCTGCGGCAGCGCCATGCTCGCCGTAGTGTTCGAGTTCCGCATCGAGCGCCGTCGTGTTGGTGCCCGCCAGTTCGGCGGTAACTTCCGCTCGGCTCTCGACCTGATCGACGATGCCTCGGATCTTGTTGAGGCGATCTGTCGTGCTGCTCTGCGAAGACATTCCCGCCTGCAGTTCGGCGAGACGCTGCTTCTCCTGCGCCGCTTGCGCCCGAGCCTCCGCCGTCGAACCTTCTCGGGCGACCTGCTCGACCATGCGCTGCTTCTGCTGCAGTTGGATCATGTACGAATCGAGATTCTTCTGCATGTCAGCAGCGTCGTTGGCGTAGTTTGTGGCAGCCGCAGTTTCCTGGTCGAAACTGGTCTTGGCGTCCTGATACGCCGACATGAGCGTAACGAACTGGGGATCAGACTGCGCCTGTTCCTTCGTAAGCCCCTTCTCGTCGGCATACGCCTTGGCCTTCGCCTGAGCGCCTCGCATGATTCTGCCGAAACGCTCAGCTTCAGTCGCATGCTGGTCAGACTTCTTCTCGAACGACTTTTTCTGAGCGAGCATGCGCCCAACAGAATCTCGGAAGGTGGTGAGTTCGCCCTGCAGTTCGGTGCTGATCTCTCGATATTCCTGACGGATGGCGCTTGCGTTTTCCATCATGCGATCAGCCTTGTTCTCTGCGTTACCAGAGATACGAAGAATAATCGCTCGCCACAGTCGTCCAAATGCTCTAATGAGTCCCATGGAGTTCTCCTTCCTCGGCGAGGGCATCGTAATCTATACCCGATGTGGGGCTAAAATCGCCACGCGCCCAGCGCCGAGTCTGTTCTTCGACTTCCGCGACGATTTCCAAATCCGATTCAAGTTCAGCGCGAAGACCCTCAGCAGAATCAAAGTCTCCTGTTGCTCCGAGGGTCTGCATCTTGGCAACGATGCTGCTTAGTCGGTCTACATTGGTCAGTACCTCCGTTACCATATGCTCGCGCTGTTCTTCCAGTCTCGCCCGAGCCGAGCTTCCTCTGCTCAAACCCGAGATCGTCGCATTGACGCCAAGGGTCTTTTCGAGCATGTCTACCGAAGCCTCGAACAGGCGCTCCGCCTTGTCAACAATTCCTTCTGACTGAACGACATTCGCTGACAACTCAGAAGTCTTAAGCGAATGGATCAGTTGCCGCATATCCGAAAGAGCGCTTTCTGTTCGATGGTCGCCGTCCTGTTCAAGATGTTCGCTTAGAGCATCGAGTCGAGCCTGTTCTTTGCGCTCTTCTTCCTCTGCCATCTTTTTCCAGGTCTTCTCATGGATATCGCTTTGAGGGCTCATCATCCGAGTCGCCCAGATACCACCGCCGATCAGGACGAGAATGCCTCCGCCTGCGGCGACAAGGGGAGTCGTGATGATACCAGCGATACCCGCCGTGACTCCGAGAACAGTCGGAATCAGGACCGGCAGCGATGCCGCTGTCTCAATCATGACTCTTTGCTTGAAGGCTTCTCGACGAGGCATTAGTACGACCTTTGTCCTACGACGAACTGAACTGAAGATGAATCGCTGGTTACGGTTCCGATCGCTCGGAGACGATTGGGGTTGACGCCGAGATCGGTAAGGTAGTCCAGCGCAGACTGCGCTCTTTCTTGGGCAAACGTTCGATTCGATTCCGAATCCTCGCCCTGAGACTTACCGATGACGAGCAAGTAGTACCGAGGGAAGTTTTCAAGCGTCGTCGCCAACGTCCGAAGCTCTCGCTTGCTCGAACCGCTCAGGTCAGAACTTCCTCGACGGAAATCGAGTTCTTCGACCTTGAGGCTTCCAACAGCGATAAGGGAGTTCCATTCCTCTTCGGACAATGGCGGCAGTTGTTCAACGCCTCGAACGCTTCCAAGATCAGGACGAGCGCCCGTTGCCAGGTCTCCAAGGGTTGCTCGACCGCCCGAGTTCTGGACAACGGTACTGCGATCGCCGGGATGGAAGTTGTTCTCTCGCATCGCCTGCAAGATGCTGTCGTTGTAGAGCGTGTTCTCTCTGCCATAGACAATGTTGTCCGCAGAGATAGCGCCAGTATCTACCAGAACCCGAGTGATATTGGCGATCATGTCCTCTATATGGGTCAGACCGCCAGCCTCATGCCTTGGCAGCAAGCCGAAATGAGCGTAGTTCTCAATCGTTCGCTTCCAAAGAATGCCCTTGACAATCGACTTAGCCTGGTCGAGAGTTATTTCATCTGCATGCTGCTTGGCATCGGCCATGAGAAGAGCGGGCATATCAGACTGATGCGAGTAAGCTGATCTCAGGTACGATTCGACTACCGCTCTTGTAGCGCTCGGATTCGAGATAAGGAACTGACGGCGAACAACGATGACATCAACAATGGCATCGGGCATGTTGCCGCTGTCAATCAGGACATGAATACCAGGATCAGCAACAGCCTTCGATAGCCAAGGCTCCCAGAGAGCAAATGCGACCCGCTTTCCTCGATACTGTCGCATTCTGTTGAAAACATCTTGCGCGCCATTTGCCTCAAGAAACCAGTTGTTATCTGGCATGTTGGGCAGAAAGTGCGATTTGGTGATACGGCTGACGGTTTCGCTCGGAGACAGGGGCGTACCGAGGATTCTCGCATCAGCCGTATTCAGGTCGTCAAGACTGGCGACAGATGACTCCCATGCAACGATCCCATCAGCGCCGACCGTCGCATCGATCATGGCGACCGCAACAGCGGGAGCTTCGCCCAACTCGATCGTAGCGAGGATAAGGGCGTCAAGAGTAAACGCCGCCATATCAAGATCGCCGTTCTTGATGCGCTTCAGACGATCGGTGTAGTCGGCATTGTCGGAGACAAGCTCCAAGCGGATACCCGACTGTCCGAGATCGTTCGCCATATCTTCGGAACGGATTGTCGCGTAGGACGAAAAGTTGTCGAGGCCGAAACGAACCTCTTCCTTGTAGCGGCTTGATGCGCTGGTCTCGTCGATCGCCGCCTGCTTCTGCGATGGAAAGACGATGAACTTGACGGTCAGGACGATTGCGAGGATGACGACAATCCATACGCCCGCAATCGCCAGCGTTCTTGCTGGTCCTTTGCTGGGCATATCAGTACCTCATGGCAGAGAGGATGACGATCACAATGATGACGACAACGACAATGGCTCCGATTCCGAAGATAGCTCCGATCGGAGCGGCCCCCTGCGTCTGCTGCGATTGAGACTGCTGAGCAGAAGAACCATTGACCTGTCGTCTCGCATTAGTCGGAATAGCATTCTGTCCGAGCGGTTGATTCGGAGGATTCGCAAACCCCTGAATCAGCGCAAGAGCCCTGTCGCTGTCAAGGAAAGCAATCTCTTCAATGGCTTCCTCGAATGCAACCGTATCCGTACCGCCGACCTCAGCAAAAGCCTCCTGCAACTGCTGAGTCATTGCATTCGGGTCATTCGCCGGACGATAGATCGAAGCATGCTGCGACAACGCATGGCGATTACCTCCCTCGAAGTCGAGAGCGATGACATCAAGAACGATGCCCCGCTGCTTGACCATGGGGGCGTACTCGTTCATCAGTCGAGCTTCTCGCCCATCATCAGCATCGCCGTCCGTTACGATCAGCAGCTTGTAGTTGCCGTTGTTGTTTTGCTGGTCTCTTTGAGAGAGCAGCATATCGCAGCCTTGCTTGATGTACGAACCGAGAGGCGTACCTCCGCCCGTTCTGATGCGATCGACAGCCTCAGCGAGCTTCTGCGGATCAGCGGGTCCAAGCTCGTAGATCCATCCTCGCTGCCCGCCGAAGACGAGAATGCCGACATTCGTGGTCGAAGGGATTTGCTGCAGAACGGCCTTGAGAGACCTGCGAGCGACCGTGATGCGGTCTTCGCCGGTGCCTCCGCCCTTGAACTCCCACTCCATGGAACCGCTGGCGTCGAAGACGACGACAACATTGTCCTGGTAGAAGGCGTTGGGCGTCGAATCTTGCGCCATACAAAGCGGCGCGAGAATGAACGCGATGAGTGTTGCGATGATCTTCATCATGAGTCTCCTATTGCTCGATGCCCAACGATCAGAAGTCGAAGTCCTGAGCGTTCTGCGCTTCAGCAGAGACTCGGATCAGACGGAACTCGATACGACGGTTGGCAGCCGCCTGACGCCTTGCCTCGTCCATCCATTGATTGAACTCGGGCGTACCGCGAGCGGGCATCGAACCCGAACCGGAAGGACGAGCGTACAACGGCTCTCGAATGCCGACGCCCTGAACCTGGATCTGAGAAGGATCAAGGTAGACGCCTCGCTTCTCGGCCTCTTCGATGAGAATCTGCCGAACCGATTCGCCTCGGTTGCTTGCAAGACGAATAGCCGCAGAGAAGGTCTCCCGAGGATTCGCAACGCCCGCTCCGTCGAAAGCGCCGCCTTCGACAAGCTGAATCAGGTTCTCGATGCTGGTGATGCGAACAGGACGACCGCTGATCGTGTAGACCGCATCCGCTCCCTCGCCCTGCTGATTGGTAATGACGCCAAGTTCCTTGCCCGCTCGAACGATGTCTCGCAGCGTAGCAGTCGGGTCAGCGTGACCTCGAATGACGATCGCAGCAGAACCGTATCGAGGAAGCTGCTCAAGAACTCGATCGAACGATGAAGCGAAGCGAGCGTAAGGGAAGTCTGCCTGACCAACATCGAAGTTGATCTCGAACTTCGTGATGGTTCGATCGTCGAAATCGCCCAGGTCGAAGTTCTCGATCTCCGCAACGATTTCCTCGTTGAAGCGCTCCTTGCGCTGAACATTCGTGTTGTCGAGGTAGCCGACGAACGAACGAGAGCCCCAGTTCAGCGGAGTGGGCAGGAAGGAGTTGGGATTGCGAACATACCCGAGAGTACGAGCAATGCCGATCGTTTCGTCAGAGAACTTGTCGAAGCCGACAGGGTTGTTCGACTCTTCAAAGAAGACGATCTGACCAGGATACCCAACGATACGAGCATCGAGAAAGAGACCATGCGCTTCGGCTTCATTAGGAAGCGCTACCTTGCCGTAGGTCTCGACGGCAAACCGAAGAACATCCTCGTAGTCGGCATTGCCTCGATCGTCGTACTCGGCAGACATCTGAACCATCTGTTCGGCAGACTTGAGCCAAGCGGCAGCGAACGCCTCGACCTCGGCTCGGTTCGAGTCCCAGAAATCGGCGCGAATGAAGAAGCAGTCGGCGATCGAACGGGACAGTTCAGCCGTTGAGACCAGAACTCTCGAACCGTTGATCGTTCCATCTCGACCGTCGCCGATCGCCTGCAAACCGCCGGTCAGACCGAACATGTCGGGAGTAACAACGGTGCAGCCATCGATGTTCGGGTCATTCTTGAACAACTCAGCGGCGCTGCCAGGCCCCGTGATGGTGTCGGCCCAAACGACATTGATATCGCCCCAGGTCAACCCGTCCGTGGCGAGCGCATCGTTCATCAGCTTGATATGAGGACCGCCCCGCTGAACAGCGAAGGTCTTGCCCTTCATGTCGCCGACCGTCTTGATGTTGCCTCGAACCACAAGGTGGTCGCCGCCGCTCCATGACATCTGCAGGAGGTAATGCGTCCTCGTTCTCGGGTCGGCATTGATGACATCCGCAGCGAGCGCCGCCATGGTGCCCGTCATGCGAAGGACATGAAGATCGCCAGCCATGTACCTGCGGATCGCCTCGTAGGGATCATCGCAAGACACCAGGTTGATGTTCAGTCCCTTCTCGTCGAAGAGCGAACCTCGCTGCGTCGTCAGGTTGTTGCCATTGGCGTTGAAGGTAATGAGGTCTGCGCCCCAAAGAATGTAGCCGACATTCCAGGGCCCGTCCTGTTCGACATCGCCGATGGGCGCTCGGCCCAACTGATCGGTGAAACTCTTTCCGTCTTGCGCATGGGCGACGTTCGCCACGGTCGTCAGGACCATGGCGAAGATCCCCAGAATCACTCGCGTCAGCATCGTTTGACTCCTTCGTCGGTGTTCGATCTCCATGGGTCTGCCCTACGAAGGCTGTCCCATATTGAGGCTTCACTATCATAGCCTCATATCGTTACACCTGCAACGGCGGGAGTCAGTGGCGGCGATATCCGAGCCGCTTGAGGGCCGCTCTGTTCCTCTTGAGGGCGGCATCGTCGAAACGGTCGGGGATATTTACCCCATCCAAATGATCGACTTCATGGATGAAACACCGTGCATGCAGACCCGTCAAAGGCTGATGATGCTTCGCTCCATTAATATCGTACCATTCCGCATCGATTGTCTGATATCTTTCGACGGGTCCATTGACGCCTGGAAAACTCAAGCATCCTTCTGTTTCGGCGATCTTGCCCCCATAGCCGCTCAAAATCTTCGGGTTGATATATGCTCGGCAAGGGCGATCTTTTGCAGCAGGATCGTTGAGATTGTCTCGACAGATGAAGATGCGCAACAATAGTCCTGCCTGATTTGCAGCCAGGCCAATACCTCTGTTGCCTGTTGATTCGAGAAGAGCAATAAGTCGATCGCAGTATGCTCGCGTAGAATCAGCGTCCTCGAAACCCTCTTTGGAGACGGGTACTTCTTGGGCTCTTTCGTACAGAGTCGAATACGGACTAAGACGAATCTTCAGTTCTTCAGGTTTGGGCAATACGAGGCTTTGGGACATCAGATCGCTCCGCAAGAGAGTAGTCTACGGCGATATCGCAATGGACCTCGAAAGCATACCGTACAGTTCTGGCACCTGTAACAAGGTCGAATCGCTCGTCGCCTGCTGCCTTCTTCTCTTCGATGATCTGATTGAAATCCTTACCAGTCTCTCGATGCTCTTCATGCAGAACTTCTTGCACGGAGACAGGCGGGTTTATGAACTGCCCTGTCGCAGAGTCAACGAGCGCTTTCTTTTCGATGATGAGCAGAACCTCATCGGGATTGCCGTCTCCGATCTCGATCTCCAAGAAACGAATGACATCGAGCGGATGGATCTCTTCGGGGATGTTCTGCAAACAAACTCGACGGATCGTGCCAGCAATCTCCTCATGGAACTGACCGCTGTTGAGAACGGTTCTGACCTGATCGACGAAACCATCAATGATGTTGCGGCGGGCATCCATACGGGCCGACGCCTTACCGTCATTCAGATCGAAATCCTCTGAGAACACATCAACAATGATGTCTCTGACCCTCGCAAGAGTCGTGCCTTCTTCGGCATCGAACTTGAACCAGGTGTTAGGACCGTCCAGAGTACCTTCCATTCGCCCTTGTCCCGCAGGAATTCGGAACTCAAGCTCAAGGTTCTCGTTATTTGCCCTTGTCTCAAAGGTGTTTGCGATTTCTGCTGCAACTTCTTCGGCGAGTTTGATATTCAGCGTCTCTTGTAGTTCTTCGGTCGAAATCATTCCTTACTCCTCATCTTGGGCATCGCTTGTGCCCTCTGCAATCACATCGACAATTCCGCCAGCGCCGATCAATAGATTGGCTCTCTTGCAGAATGAAGTGTCGTCTTGGAAACGGGTCATGTACGCTTCTACCTCTCCTGAGTGAGCGCCATGCTTGCGAATCAAATCAGCAAGCACGCCAATTGACGGCTTGTGATCCGCAGTCGTTGTCTTGTAAAAAGCCATTGTCTTCCTCCTAAGAAAGTATGTCGTCATCGAGGGGAACTTTACCCGATGACTGTAAAATGACAACATGAGTTGCCTTGTTCTGTTTCTTCATAGTCTCGATCATGTGAGCGGTTCCCCGAGACTCTCCATCCCAAAGGGCGATTAGGGCTTCTGCCTCCGCAGCCATTTGAGAGTTACGAATGGGTCCGGCCCTTCTTCCGTGTTTCGACCATTGCGCGGGAAAAATCGTAATCGGCATCTCGTTCTCTTTGGCATATCGCTCTGCCATTGAGTCAACGCCTCTTGCTCCGCCTGAGATAAAGTGAGTTACTCCGAACGGAGCGCCTTCGATAGCCTGACAAAGGGCTTCGTAGTCTGCGATGTCTCTGCTGCCTGCGATGATCGTTTTCATGTTTGGCTTTCTACTTCGTCTTCGAGATTCGGGATCTCGGGGTAAATCTTCGGACCATTGGGATCAATCGGAATGACGCCTTCGCCGCTATCGGGCAACAGACCAGTCCCGAGAAGAGCCCTGATCGTGTCCTCTAATCCCTGGTCATAGCCTCGATCGTATCCTTCAATGAAGCCTTCTCGGTACTTTTGAACGCTGATCTCAGATGATGTCAGGGAGATAACGCCTGCGCCAAGGGCAAGCGACGACACCATGATCGACAGTCCTGTGAGGACGAGAAAAACGGCTGCCCCAATACGCAACGTCTTTTTGAACTCTGCCATGTTACTTCTCGTTCAGCAGCTTCAGAAAGAAAACTGTCACAAGACGCCACTCTTGAGTCTGCTGATCCTCATCCGGCGCTTGAACAGTGACATGGAATAGCTGAGAACCGCCATCCAAATCAGCGGCGTGTTCAACCTTCGTATACGAAGTCGAGTAGTTGAATTCCTTCAACTTTTCGCTGAGTCGCTGCAAGTTTTCGGGAACTATGATCCCGAGACATCCGATCCTGTGACTTGCATCGGCTTCTTTCTCAAAATCCTCAAACGTATTCCACGGCAACTGATACCGCTTGTTTGTAAACAAGACTTGCTCTTTGGTATCTGCATTCGTCACAGAGAGCCCTCGACGGCGTATGAGGCGCTCTTCCGCCTTGAGTTGATTCCATACTTGCTTGAGATCCGAACGCTCGTAGAAAGAGCCTGAGCGGCTCGGAGTCGTCAAGATGTTCTGCTGATGCAAGGACAAACAGAGGGGGCGGAGAATGGGATCGAGCAAGGCATATGACTCATTGTCATATTTTGGAGAAGGGGCTTCGGATGACTTGTGATAGTATCCTGTATTGTTGGTGGAATGCCACTTCTCAAAGGGCCAAGATCCGATACTCGGCATAGACGGAGACAGATCATCAATAACTTCAAGCTGGCTCATGGTTCTTCTATCGTCTTTTTCTGCGACCCATTGCCGCTAAACACTTGAAGGGATTGTTGAAAGTTAGACGAAATACTCTCATAGCATGAACTGGTATCACAAGCTCAAGGAAGTCCATTCTGTCAGAGACAGTCACATTGCCGCTGCTGAGAGTAAAGCGAAAGATCTTGGTCATTCGCTTGGTCCATGGACCGCTTTTCTGACCAATAGATGCAGTCGATGCGGCATGACCGTTGCTCTTCACAATGTTCTTGCTCAAACTGATGCAGCAGATCATTCAGGCAGAGCCGTAACAGATAAGTGCGACGTATCTTTGGACGGCGGATACCTTGGGAAATTTGACCTGCCTCTGGCAAAGAAGACATTACTATGAACTGGTATAAGACCATCAAACATGCAGAAGTGCCCGAAGAAGATCTTGGTATGATCCGAGACTTCAACGGACTTCGCATCAATGTAGAGAATCCCGCTGGTACAGAACGTATCGGCGTAGATCCTGATGGTCATGAATGGCGAACCAAGATGAAGTACGATTACGGCTTCATCTTTTCTCAGAAGGGCGGCGACGAGGAAGGGCTCGATGTCTACCTTGGCCCCAACTGGGAAGCGAAGAACGCTTACGTTGTTCACCAAGTCAATCCGTACAAAGATCACGAGTTTGACGAAGAGAAGGTTATGCTTGGATTTGATGATGCTGAAGCTGCGAAAACAGCATACCTGCATCATTATGATCGAAGCGATTTCTTTGGCGGAATGACCGAAGTTCCTTTCGACGAGTTCAAAGAGATTGCCGAATCCAAGAGCCGCGAGAAAATCGACTGGCAAGACCAAGGTAAAGAGGTCAACGAAGGCCTTCAGCCAAAGACGAGTTCTAACTGGTATAGGAAGCTACGTTGAACTGGTACAAGATCGCAAAACGAGACTTCGAGTATAACGAAGAGATTCAGAGTCTCTGGCGAGATTTGTTGCGCGACGAAATGGAGCGATCAGGCATCAGCTTTGATACCGAGAACGACGATGTTGTCGCAGACAAAGAGATTGACATGGGCAACATCGGCAACCATGCCAAGACGGTTGTCTATGCCGAACTTCGCTCAGCGGGCGGAGACTGGCAATGCCCGACATACTACTTCCGTTGCCAAGAGTTCTACAAGCATGATGAGGACAGTACGTTCTCGATAGGTATCAAGTTCATTGTCATACCTGAGAATAATCCAAACCTATCCGATCCCGATGACAGCGGCAAAGCATACCCCAGAGATAATGCAGAGTTCGACTGCGAATACTGCGATGACAAAAAGATCTGGAAAGACCTCGAAGTCTTTGCCAAGGGTCGCCTTGAGGGATACTACAAGCAATATCTTGAATACGATGGCGATACGAGTTTCGGCGAGACCGGAACTGTTCGCGATCTGACCAGTAGTTACGGTCGAGAGAAGACAGCGGCTTCGCAGAAGGCAATGGAAAACGGCAATCACGAAGAGATCACTGACTATCCTAACTTCAAGCAAGAACAGGTTACTTGGTCATTTGGCGATTACAAGAGATGGGTCATCGATGCCTACGAGATTTCGTGTCGCTACACAAAGACCAGAGAGTTGATTGTTCTTACTCTCAATGCCTGGAACTGGCACAATGGTATCATGGTTTGCGAAGAGTTTTGGAAGTACGGCACTGATGAAGAGTCAGTTGCTCGATCCGATTTCGACAAACTGAAGCATGTTGTTGCTGAGACTCACAAGAAGTTTACGGATGGAGACTTTGAAGAAGCTCCGAACAGCATCATCACTCGTTACTTGATTGTCAATACATGGGATGCAATCGATCGATCAAGGCTTGCAAAAACCAACATCCCCCACATTAACTATGCCCGACAAAAGGCCGAATACTCTACAGACTGGCGATCATCGATCTACGGAACAAGATATCCGAATAACGAGAGTACCGGCTTCTAACCCTCCGTTCGGGTGGGTCGTTTTCCCTATCTGAATCAGATTTACATCAGGTTTATCCCTAACGAAACTGGTTTTCGCAAGGGGTTTTATCTGTGCCCCTGTAGTGCTACAGCAACAGCATCAACCTTTTCAACAGGAGCGAACCATGACCGCTCGTATTCATTTTGGTATCAACTTGCCCGTAGAGCAACTGAGATCGTTAGACCTCGGGCCGCACACCAAGAAAGATTACGTCTGGTTTACTCAGACTAATCTCAAAATCCGAGCCTTTCGCCACTACGGAACAAGTTTAGCTCCCCATTTCTATGACATCGATGATCTTGCCGCCGGCAGGACTATGGATTGGGTAGAAGAAGCCCAGCGTAATCTTGATGGAGTAGACTTTCTTCCTCCCGACTGGGACGGGTATATGCTATATGACAACGAGACCCTACCTCCAATCGGCGAGTATTGGGGGACTTGGGGGCAAACGCAATCGGCTGACTCTATCGAAGATCCCGAAGAGATTGAACGGATAACCGACATTGTTCAACCAGCAATGATTGTATTCCTTGAGATGATGAAAAAGAAATACCCGAAAGCAAAGCATGCTTGGTATCATCTGCCGGGCTGTAGCTTTGTCACAAAGTCAAGGCGAGGGCTTGAAAGAGTTGATGGAGAAGAAGAGAAGCTTGCTCCTCTTCTTGAATACCAAGATTTCATCGATGTTCATTCGTATCAGGTCAATGAATCAATAGCCGACCAAGATACTGATGAGGGCAAATACGATTACCACTACAAGAACATCCGACGCATACAGGAGTATGCTCGTTCGCTCGGAAAGCAAGCAATACCTTCGTTCTGGCTTCAAGGTACATCAAGCGACGGTACAGCAGGAGCGCATGGTCCTCGAACGCTTGAAATCTGGTTTACTGCATGTAGGGATCTTGGGATAACCGATGCGGTTATTTTTGCTGGCAGGAATCAGTTGTTGGACATGTTTGTTCCGTTGAGCGGTCTTTCGATTGAGGAGTTTTGGCAACAGCGGGTTGTTCAGCCTGCTTTGGACTCTGGTTATCTGAACTCGAATGTTCCTGACAATCAACCGCAGCGCCCTCTTCAGTCTTCTGCGGTTCTGCCTCGTCAGTTGACAACTGATCTCCTACCGCAGAGACGAGCTTCGAACAACCATCCTCCAAGGAACGGACCACTCTCGTCGAGCGGATTGCTTTGACAGGCTGAGTTTCAGGTATAGATCGGACATTCTTTTCGATATTGCGACCGAGCTTGGTTTTCCGGGCTCGGTTCGCTGTATCTCTGCCCAGTATCGCAAGTTGAACTGCGTTTGTAGCTACCACAAACCATCCAAACATCGCATTCTCCTTCTGCTTCATTCTATCCATCAGAAAGTCACCTGATTCAAAGAATGCCGCCTTCTCCCTCTCCTCCGATTTCGCCGCCCTTGCCGCCGCCGATGATAAGGGTTCCATCTTTGAGCTTGCCCGCTTGAATGTTTCCGATTTCAGTAGCGCGAGTTTCAATTGCTGTCTCAAGGGAGCCATCGATATTTGAATCCAGATCTTGACCGCCGAGCGTATTCAGGTCAGTCTTGGCATCATCGATTACTTCCTCAAGATCATCTCTTGCGTTGGAATCAAGCGTAGCCCCGTTGAGTGAAAGCTCAACCAGCGCAGTCATCAGATTAGCGAGAGCGCCTTGCTGCGCCTCTTCCCATGTCATTGCCATAACTGTCTCCTCAGAACTTAGTCACAGGATGATCGACCTGTTTTGTTTCAATGGTTAGCTGTATGTATGGAATGCACATTCCGCAACCTTGGCCCGCCCCTGTCTCTTCCATTACTTCTTCAAGCGTCTTACCGCTCTCAACAAGCTCAAGGATTTCCTTGAAGGTGGTATCAAAACAGATGCATCGATCAACCATGGTCTATATCGGCTATATGCGAAAACCGCCGCCTGCTTCTCAACAGGCGACGGTCTATCTGTTCAGTCATCGCCTGGTAAGTTAGCGAATCTTGTCAACTGCCTGCTTTGCATCGTCCTCATCGCCATCAAACTTGTCTTTGATTTTCTCATATGCATCGACGATTGCCGAACGAGCAGCCTCTACCTTCTTCTTGTTGTTCTTGCCAAAAACGATGACAAGACCGCCGCCAACGACGACGCCTACGATCAGTCCAAGAATGAATCCCATTTTGGCTCTCCTGTTATCCGCGACATTGCGTATGTTGCTTTACGGGAACGACTGCGTTACTCCTTCTCGGAGTCGCGAGATGATCGTCCCTTCTTGAGTTCAAGCGGCCTATTGGTATTCGTGCGCAACACAAAAGCCCCTCTGCCTCCGAAGTGGAAGGGCTCATAGCGAAGAATGTGACCTCTTTCAATCAGCCTTTGACCATAAGGATTGCTGCCGCCATCTCTGGTCAAAGTTTTGATATTGGTCTCGATTCTCTTCCGCCAACAGTTTGCGGGCTTCTCGACAACCTCTCCGTTCTTCAGCGTCTTGACTCGCTTCTTATTCTTGAACTTGTCCCACTTGATGGGGTCTCGTTCTTCGAGAAGCTCGGCCACCTCATCGATGAAAGTATCGAGTGAGAGGGGCTCATCATGATGAAGATACCCGATTTTAATGATGGCCCAATAGCATGAACCGTTCTGCGCTGGAACAACAAACTCTTGACCATCGATCTCAACCGAATCGAGCGAGTCGGCCTTCTTCGAGAGAAACGAGTAGTTGCGTTGTTTTTCGGCAATCGCCTGGTCGCTCATGATGTCACCTTTGACTTATACTGCAACCTCATTGTACCCTAAATCGGCGGCACCTGAAGCTGGTCAGCGTGTTCGCGAACGACAACCGTATTCGTTCCTCGCAAACGGAGCAGTCCGAGAAGTTGAGATCGATTATGGGGAGCCTCACAAGGCGGTCCTCCAAGAGCCAATGTGTTCTTTCGGCCAACTCTGTCATCGGATAAGAGAACTACACGCATCAAAGAGGCTTTTGCCTCAAATCGCTGTAGAGCCAGTGAATTACTGGCCACAGAAGACCGATATGGTCGTTGAGGAGAAGAGGTCATGGCGTTTCGAGACAGTTCCATAGAAGAAGCCCTGCAGCGGTCCAAGCGGTTCCGAGAAAGAGCCATTGGCAGTCTCGCAAGCGATCTCATTAGACTACCGACAAAAACAGATGACATACCTGCTGACTTCATTCAGCCGGATGTCGAGAGCGTATTTCTCGCGGAGGAGAACAAGAATGATTCGGCTGGTGCTTGAGTATGTATGGCTTGATGGTAACGCTGTCAAGAACCTGAGATCAAAGATCAAGGTGATGAATGTTGAAGAGTTTCGAAGCTTCGAGCCCGAACACTATCCCGACTGGGGTTTCGATGGGTCAAGCACCAACCAGGCTCCTGGGAACAAGAGCGATATAATTCTCAAGCCCGTGCGAGTAATCGAAAATCCTCTCTACCGTCCCAATGCTTCATCAGGTGACATGTCTCTGATTGTCTTGTGCGATGTTGCCAACCCTAATGGCAAGCCCCATGAAACAAGCACCCGAGCAGGTCTTGTTGAACTTGCTGAGAAGTACGAAAGCCATAAAATGTGGTTTGCTTTCGAGCAAGAATACACCATCTATGACGGAGAAGGAACCGCTCCTTACCGTTGGCCTATCTCTGGTTTTCCTTCTCCGCAAGGTAAATACTACTGCGGCGTAGGAGATGATGTTGCGTGGGGCCGAGATATCAGCAACGATCATCTTGAAGCCTGTCTCTGGGCAGATATGAGCATCGTTGGAACCAATGCTGAGGTTATGCCGTCGCAATGGGAGTTCCAAACAGGACCGCTTGAGGCTCTTGATGCCGCCGACAATCTCTGGCTTGCCCGTTTCCTTCTGAATCGAGTTGGCGAACAGCACGGATGCACCATCAAGCTTGATCCCAAACCAATCAAGGGCGACTGGAACGGCGCTGGTTGTCATACGAACTTCAGCACTCGACAGATGCGGAACAAGTGCCCTGCGGAACATTGGACGGCGATCTGCGAAGCCATCGGAGAGCGAGTTGATGAACACCTGAAAGTCTACGGACATCAAAATCACGAAAGACTCACAGGTGAACACGAGACTTGTAGTATTGAAGAATACCGATTTGGAGAATCGGACAGAGGGGCTTCAATCCGAGTTCCGCCTGCAATCGTCAAAGAAGGCAAGGGATACCTTGAGGACCGACGACCAGCAGCAAACATCGATCCGTATCTCGTATGCGGAGTCCTTCTTGAAACCGTTTGCGGGGCATACGCCCGAGGAGAAGTAGATGGAAGCGTCGTCCAAGCCACAAGCTGAAGTTCATCGCCTGCTTCGTGAAGGATACTTCGCAGAGATCAACACCGCTCTTGCGTATATCCAACTCTCTCACAATCTGAAAGGCTTCAATGGTCAGATTGTCCGGGATTTGATTGAGCCTGATATTGATGAAGAGTTCGGGCACGCCAAGAAACTCGCCAGTCGTCTTTTTGCTCTCGGCTATCCGGTGCCATCTGCCTTTGATGTGAGAAATGCTGAGTTCTCCGAGGGGCAGAATGAAATGAGCAACGCCTCAAGCCCTGAACTCAGCGTATCTGCTATCATGAAAGCCGAACTCGAAGCAATCGAGATTTACAAGGCGCTCATCGAACAAGCAGAACTCGCAAACGATCCTGCAACTGCCGATCTCGCAAGCGATCTACTTGCAGATGAAGAAGAACATTTCCGAGTGATGAGCAGTCTTCTCTAACTGTATGTGAAGACTTTTCGTGTTACAATGATGCCGTAAACTCACTATGACGAGGTAAGCATGGCCTTTTCAAAGAAGATGCCGCAAGATCGAGAGCTTGATTCCTTCATCAAAGCAGGTCTGAATGTCCTGTTTGAGGGGCGTCATGGTGTCGGCAAGACGAGCAAAGTAAAAGCCGCTTTCGAGCGCAACTTCCCTTACACCGACGACGATGGCAACGAGAAGCCAGGTCGCATCAATCAAGAATGGCTTTACTTCTCAGCAGCCACTCTTGATCCGTGGGCAGACCTTGTTGGCGTTCCTCGACCTGTAGAAGTTGAAATCGATGGCAAGAAGACCGAGATTCTTGACTTTGTGAGGCCAAGGGCTTTGGCTCTTGCCTCTGTTCGAGGCATCATGTTTGACGAGTTGAACCGAGCCCACAAGAAGGTTCGTAACGCCGTCATGGAGCTTCTTCAGTTCGGAACCATCAACGGCAATCCCATGCCGAATCTTGAGGTAATCTGGGCGGCTATCAACCCCGAAGAGGACGATGACCTCGAATTCGATGTTGAAGCGCTCGATCCTGCTCAGAAGGATCGCTTCGAAGTTCAGATCGAAATTCCATACAAGCCAGATGAAGGCTACCTGTCTTCGGAGTATGGCAACTCGGTCGCTAAGGCTGCATGCGATTGGTGGAATTCTCTTCCCGATACTGTCAAGCTCGAAGTATCGCCTCGTCGTCTTGAGTACGCGATCAAGGCCAATCGGGTTGGTCTGAGTCTGCGATCTATTCTTCCTCAGGCTTCAAATCCCAACAAGCTGCATCAGTCTATTCGATCAGGTATTCCTGATGAAGAGTTTGCCGAACTCATGAAGAGTAGCAATATCGATGAAGCTCGCAAGTGGCTTGGCAAAGAGAACAACTACGAAGCGGTCAAGGATCGTATCGTCAAGGATGATGCATCCCGTCAATTCGCCATGCCTCTGCTTGACCAAGAGAAACTGATCTCTTTGGTTTCCTCTCATCGAGAGATTCAAGAAGATCTCTTCTCCAATCCTGCAACCTACAAAGACATCATCGAGATCATCGCTAATGGCGGTCAGAACATCCGTCTCAAGAAGCGAGCAAAGGAAGCGCTGGAATTCATATCCGAGAACAATGACCAGAGTATCGAAAATCTGGATCTCGGGACCAAGGAACTTCCGAAGAGCCTGAGCGGCAAGAAGAAGGATTCGCTTGTCTCTGATTACGAGATTGTTGACAAGGGCTACGAGATGTACGAGTCCGAAACCGAGTTTTCGGGTAACTTCGATACTGCCATTCGTAAAATCGCCCACTTCTGCCGAATTTCTGCGGTCAACAACTACTACCGAACTCGGGTCTTTGAAGAGTTGGAACCGCTGATAACCAAGCCCGATATGAGCGAAGTTGAAGCAAAGGCGTGTCTTTCTATTTTGGAGTTCTACGCCTCTCGCTCAAACCCAAACACCATTTTTGGCAATCAGAACTACCACAGAATGGTCAACACGGTTATCCATAACCTCAGAGAAGCCGATCCTACGATCACTACTCAGCAGGTCTTTGATTTGGCTCCCTACATCTTCTACATCTACTACGGCCACAATAGCAGCGCAAGTCACAAAAACTACTCAAAGATCACGGGAGAACTCATCATCAAGCCCAAGGGAAACGCTGTCTCCCCAAAGCAACGTTCTAACTCCGAGTTGGAAGAGATGTCTATCTAATGAGCGCGAAACCTGCAGTCAAAGACGGCTTGCCTTCGGCCAACTCGTTCGAAGACTTCCATGTCAACTATGCTCCTGAGAAGATGCCGCCACAAGAGCGGGAGAGGCTGCTGCGCCTCAACATCGATGATGAGCTAAGCGAGATCGCCAACGATCTTGAAGATTTTCATGGCGTTTTCTACCAGTTGTTTGACATGGGAACGCCGTCTCTGACGTTTAGGGTTCCTACCGCTGCTGTTGCGTTCAACCAAGAAGGCCACAACACTGACTTCATGTTCAATCCCGTTGCATGGGAGAGATTGAACGCGTACACCAAGGCATTCATCATCTGTCATGAATGTCTCCATGTCATGCTCAATCACGGTATTCGGAGCAAAGATTGCCCCATTCCGCAGCTTGCCAATATCGCTCTTGATATCGTTGTCAATCATATGCTGGTCAGCAAGTTTGGCTTCAATCGAGCTTCGATCGATATGAGCCCTCTGTGCGAGCCAGGAGAACCAACAACAAACGACAGAGGCGATGATACGGTTCTCTGCTGGATCGATACCGTCTTCAAAGAGCATGCTTCGCAGGTTATGGCGAACAAGCCGTTCGAGTATTACTACCATCTGCTCGAACAAAATGTCGTCATCCAAGAATCCGGCGGAATGAAGCTCAGAGGCAAGTTCGGCAAGGGCAAAGGCAAGGGATCGGGCTCTGGCGGCAAAGGCGGAGAAGATCAGGGCGATGAGCAGGGAGACGGTCTCGGCAGCGATGTCGGGGGTCGAGTCCTTGACGATCACTCGGGTCTCGAAGACTTCAGTAACGGGGATGTCAAGAAGGAAATCTCCGATGCTCTCAACGAGCGTCTAAGCGACGAAGAAAAGGAAGACGTAAACAAGCGCATCAACAAGACCGAGGAAGGCAACGCAGCCAACAAGAAGGGTCAGGACAAGGATAAGGGCGAGGGCGGCGATGTTGGCGGACGAGAAGCTGGCAGCATCGCAGGAAATATCGTCTTCCATCCTGAGTCTCGCAGAGTCAAAAAGAAGCGCAAGTGGGAGACCATCATCAAGAAATGGTCTCGTCGCTACTTGTCTGATGAGTCTTCTGTTGAACAATGGGCAAGACAAAATCGAAGGCTGATGGCATTGGATCTGGATCTCATGGTTCCTTCGGAGCATACGGACGAACACAAAGATGTTGAACGCATCGATGTTGTGTTTTACCAGGACTTCAGCGGATCATGCTTCCATCTTGCCGAACGATTCTTCAAGGCCGCGAAATCATTGCCGACTGACAGGTTCAATGTCAAGACTTTCTGCTTTGACACTGAGGTAAATCCCGTAGATCTCGATGGCGGAGATCTGCGAGGAGGAGGCGGTACGTCGTTCAGGATTCTTGAGAAGCACGTCCAAAAACTCTTGAAGCAAGGCGAACTCAAGAGATATCCTGATGCTGTCTTCGTTATCACGGACGGCATGGGAGATGATGTCCATCCTCAAGATCCGACCAAGTGGTATTGGTTCCTCAGCGACGGGTGGTCTACCGAAGACCATATACCCGAAGGAAGCCATATCTATAAGCTGTCACAATTTGAATAACCGCTGACACTCGGGCGAAGGGATCTAAGCCTTCCCGCTCGTAAGACCCATTTGTAGCCTACGTTGTTTTCAGGCGCGGGGGTGGCAAGTGTCAGACTCAATGAACCAGGTCATTTTGAACTTCCTCGATCGTATGATCGATGAAAATGTCAAACACGCTGATGCGTTGTCTCAGTTGCGTTCCGCGATCGCTGAACAACGAGTCGAAGTTGACGAACTCACAAAAGAGATTCGAGACAACAGAGGCTCCGTCACAAACAAGCTCAACGACCTTCATGAAAGACAGAACGACCTGCTCAGGGACATTCTGAGCCGTCTTGAGACCAAAGACGACGCCAAAGAGCGGAAAGAGTTCTACAAGAAGGTTGACAAGTTTATCGAAACCGTAAAAAGTCCAAAGACCTGGATCGCTCTGATTGTCAGCGCCATTATCGGTCTAACAGGACTTGTCGGAGGCGTTGCAACAATTGTGTATCGTTTGCCAAATCTTGTAAAAGATCCTGATACAACGGTAGTTCAGCCTCAGTCTCAGCCTTCGACATCCAACCCAACGCAGGGCCCGTAAAGGTATTTACCCTTGGATCTGCAAAGAAGAACCTAAAGGATGAAGAAACGATGTCTAAGACTCCTCACGGCGTACAAGTTCTCATAATCGATGATGACAAGCAGTTCCGCAAAGAACTGTTGGAAGAAATCGAGAGCCATTCTCAAGGTCTTGATCTTGGAATCCAGATCGCTGACAACTTTGAGAACTGCAGCTTCGATCATGACCTGTATGTATGCGCTCAGCATGTGGACAGTCAGCAATCCTGCATCGATCAAATCAAGAAGATCAAAGATCACGAACCCGAGGCTTCGGTGTTTGTCATCTTGGAATTCAATGACTACGACTTCCTGAAAAAGCTGTTCAAATGCGGAATCTCTGGCGTCATCGACAAGAGTCATATTGATGTTTCATACTTGCTCGATGAGGCACGGACTATCGCAGAAACTCGGGTGAAGATTGAGAGAATGGTACAGAAGCTCAACGCTCTCAACTCATCAGAGTGACTTCTGAATCACCCGATTTAGGATCGGTCGATGATTCAGTATGATGTCATGTTCTCACAAGCCATTCGATCCAACCTCTCATCGAGATAATGATGCTCGGGGCAAGCTTGCCGTCATCGAGGCGCTGCAGGCACGCTTCCCGATGTGGAAAGCAGTCCCTCACCAGGACAAGATAGGATCAGGCGAGTATGCTGACATTCTCATTCTTGATCCCTTGACCAATGACACTGTTCACCGGGTCGAAGTAGAGGTCAAAGGAGAATGGAAAGACGGTACGCAGCCTTTCTCGTTTCAATCGTTCCATATACCTGAGAGAAAACTGAAGCAAGAGTACGATGGCATCACGCTACATGCGATCGTGTCTGCTGACGAAAACGGCATCTTCTTTGTCGATAGAAGCATCGTAGAACGCGCTCAGACGGTTTACAAGAAATGCGCCAATCATGGCACGACCGAGGCGTTTCAGTCGATCATCAAGTATTCAACGATGCCCGGCAGGTTCTACATGAAGCGCAAGCGTCGAGACGCTGACTGGCAGAACTGGGACGGGAACTGATGGCAGACACGATCGTGAAGCGAGTCGGAGGTAAGGCTAAACTGGCTCAATGGATCAGGGGACTTCTCCCCTCCCATACGATCTATGTAGAGCCGTTCGGCGGCTCATTCGCTGTTGGCCTTGCTCTGAGTCAGGAATCCAACAAGAGCAAGTATCGCAAGATCTACAATGATCTGGACGGTCATATTGTCAACTTCTTTCGAGTCCTTCGAGATAACCCTACTGAGCTTGTCGATCAAGTTGCCTTGACTCCGTACAGTCGAGAAGAGTTTTCGAATGCTGTCGCCTACATCGAAGATCCTGCCGAGCCATGGAAAGACGGGGATCCTGTCGAGTGGGCCAGAAACTACCTGATCTATAACCGTCAGTCGATCTTCGGCAAAGAAACAGGTAACTGGTGTATCTCTCTTCATGGCGAAAATATCTGCATGACATGGGCTACGCTGCCGCCTCTCATCCAGAAAACCGCAACGAGTCTGAAGGATGCTTACATCGAGTGCCTGGACTATCGGGAGCTACTCAAGAAGTGGGACTCGCCTCAGGCGTGCTTCTATCTCGATCCTCCTTATGAGGGAGTCGAAAAAGACTTCTACCATGTCAACAAGAAAGACGGTTTCGATCATGTGGCGATGAGAGATGCTGTAGCGGAACTCCAAGGGAGTTGGGCAATCAGCTATTACGACGGCGAGGTCATTCGGGATCTCTACAAAGATCTGGATTGCACATTCCATACCAGAACAGTCAAAAAGCACATGCAGACCGGCGGATCAAAGGATTCGGCGATCGAAGTCTTGATTGTTCATGAAAGCGAATGGGCAGACGATCGAGGCGACGATTGCTTCAATTGACCGAAGGCATCAAAGCTTAAATCGTCGTATAGACGATATGGAGCTAAGCCATGCCAAGTGAACTCGCCTTACTCGACAATACCAACGGATTTGACCTGCCTCAAAACGGGCAGCGTATCTATGTTTTCCCGCATATACCCGAAGGAACCGATACCATTCAAATTCGGATTCGGAGCGTAGGAAACTCTGTTATTGCTCTCGGTCAAACCACTGTTGAAAGCCCTCTTTCCATTAATGGGACAACGAGCGGCGCGCTTATCTTTGGAGGAGGAAGCCTGGGGAGAACTCTGACATTTGATTTGTCTACCGAAGGCAGCTTCCTCGCAAACATTTCCATTCCTCACAACGGGACAAACCCAACTCCATTTATCTTCACGTTCAACGTGGTCGTGATTGGCGTTGATGAAAATCTCATCAACCGAGACACATACGAATCTGTTGCCAACCTTTACGCCCAAACAAGAACGAACACCAGCCAAGCTGTCGAGCAGTTCTTCAGCGCAGTCTACGAAATTGTTGGATTGAACGATCTTATACCAGAAGCCGATCTGCTGACGCCTTTTTACAATTCTTACCAGATCGTAAGCGATGCGTATCGCAATCCTACTGGTATGCTGGCAGCAGTCAAGACTCTCAATCGTCATGTTCTCCTGAGGGGCGGATACGGCAATCTGGATGCCTTTCTCTTCGATCAAGGTATCTTGGTCCCAAGATCCTGGCAATCGCTCTCAAGGGCTGCTGGATTCTCTATTAGCGACGATTATGTTGAGGGCTAAATATGCCAATCACAATAACAATCGATAATGATGCGGTTGCCAATGGCGAGACATATGTCATGCCTGATGCTGTTGTTGAATCAGGGATAAGCCCATCGACCATCCGATTATTTGTCTCTGCAGGCACAACCTTGCAAAGCGTTAGCAGCGCTTCTTGGGGGAGGGGCGTAAGCGTCGATTCAGACTCTTTGCCTGTCACTTTTGTAACGCCAGATGTTCACGAGTTACCGATTACACCAGCCTCAAGAAGAGGAGACATCCATGACGGTGATTATATTGGAGCATATTGGCAAGAGTTCACAATAAACTACGATGAAGGCGGACCTGATCTTGAATTTACTTTTCGGGTTGTAGGTCGCATCGGGACAACTGGCGGCCAAGAAATCGAGATGTCATTCGAAGATTTTCGTCGCAATAAGCTCATCCAATACTGGAACGTTGGAGCAAACTCTGCATCGGATCAAAATCCGCTTGGTCTCGGATGGGGAGCAAGTAATGGTCATATGAACTTTGCAACCACGAATCCTGGACCAAGTATTGAAGAAGGAGTATATCAACAGTTCATATGGACACCTTTTGGTAGAACTCAAGAATATACAGGCGATACAGACTTTCAATTTGACCAGTTTGTTGAATCAGAAGAGTTATACCCAGAGCAAGGTATTTGGAGAGATGAATGGTTTGATGCAATGGAGTATTTGTTTAGCCTCAATCCTAATGTAAGAATTTTTGTTTACATGGGAACGCTAAGAGGCGACAACAACTACATAGAGCAAAGATCAGGAGAAAACGCGCGAAGTTTTATTGAACGATTCTTCAAATCGCTTAAGCCTATTCTCAGGTATCCTCGCTTAGAACTATGTCTTGATGTTCCGTATAGAGCAAGCTCAACTGAAGATAATCCAAGGATTGAACCAGGAGAGGCTCGATATGAAGCGCAGGACATGATCCGCAAACTTTTGGCCCTTCAGGGTAGAAAGGTTTACTGCGAACCAAGACATCCGACATCGGAAACTCACTGGAATAGTGATAACGGATGGGATCGGGTTATGGTCGATCGAAGCTGGTGGAGATCCAATCCTGAATGGTATTCTGATGCTACAAGTTCTCCCGATAGCGTTCTTGGTAAAAATCTGGTTTGGATAAACAGCGGCAATGATTCTACCAACATATCGTATTACATTGCAGACCTGTTGCATAATGAAGTAATACCTATCGTCTTTGTTAGAAGCTGGTTTGACGGAGGCGGCACAATTGAAACTCTCTATGATGAGGTCATGGGGCATTTGCAGTTTATCAGGACAGGAGTAGCACCATAATGGCTTGCGATATCTACTACTTCTTGGTAAGCGAAACATATCCAGACGGCATCGGTTCGATTGATGATCCATTTTTGATCGCCGAAGGATCTCTTGGAACATCGCAGATGCAAATCATAATGGATGGCATCGATGCTATCTATGCCGATATGGAACCAGATTGCAATCCTGAATATGTTCTTCTTGCATCAGAAGAAGTTCCTGCAACTGTATCTATCTACAAAATAGTATCTGATATTTATGGTCAAGCGACAAAGGCTATCGAAGAAGGTTTTGATAGCATCTTCTTCGGCCTTCAAAATGTCGTTGAAATTGATGACCCGGATGTCAAGATGGAACTGCTCGCCTCATTCAGAGACACATACAACAGGTTTGACAACGGCAGATACAACTCGCTTGTTTCAGCAGCCAAGAGACTGAATCAACACGCATTGAATAGTAGCGATGAAGAAAATATCAACGAGTTCTTGTCTATAGCCGGATATCTTGTATCAAGAGATTGGGCCAATCTCAGCGCCATTTCCGGCTATGAGATCGACCCGATCTACGTTGAATAAGAAGGAATAGTTCTCTGGAAGCAATAAAGTGAGGCATAGTCTTCAACTTATGTGTATTCGGAGGGCAGAGCTATGCCAGTATTTGGTAAAGGCGTTGGCGGCGGAGGAAGTCTCGGCGGAGGAAGCATTGGCGGCGGAGATCTTGAAGGCGGCGAGGTTAGCGGCGGCGAGATCGAACCAGGAATGGGAGGACAGGTAGGCGAAGAGGGCGGCGTTGGAGCAGGCGAAGGCGGCTCAGGCGGCGTTCCGCTCAGGGCCTTTACCATCAGCCATAAGTTCCTGTCCTCGACCTCTGTTGCAAGGGGAGCGCTTGGCGCAAACCCGATTTCTCGTCCCAACGAAACTCGCATTGCCGTTTCTACAGATAGCGCGAGCCATACCTACACAGATTGGCAGATTCGTCGCAAGAACGACTCTGTTCTGATCTACTCGTTCCGAGCGTATGACGGCTTCGCTGTCCCATCTCTTGAGGTTCTGCAAAGCGTCAACAAGAGTCAGATCGATATTGACCTGAACCGAACCTATAGCTATGAGTTCCGTATCCGAGAGAACGGCAAGACATGGAGCGAATGGAAGAACCTTCTGACCTCAACAAAGATGAGATCGGTTGGTCCCGACTACAAGCGCCGCTATGTTGAGCGTCAGAACAGCGACGGAACAATCGGCGTTTTCTGGACAAACCCGAAGTATACGGAGTCCAAGTCTAACGGACGAATCGTCATCACGCAGAACGAAGTCTAACTCGTTTCAAGGCAATCTACTCAAGGCGGCGAAAGCCGCCTTTTTCATGCGCCATCGCCAACCCACTGCAGGGTCCTGTTGCCGTTGACTTTGATAATCCCATTCTCGATCATCTTGCCGATGGCAATGCCGACGCTGGTACGAGGATGCTTAGCCTTGCTAATTCCAGTGTCAACAACCTTTGTAACCAGGTGTTTCTTGAAGAGCGAGTTGGGCTCTTCAAGAAGAATCCCCTCGACAACTGCCTTGACGGTTATCTTTGGCGCGGTTGGCTTTTCAACCGTCGATTTCGCCTTGCCATTGGCTTCTGCCAAATCGATGTCGCCGCTGACCAGGACCGACCTTGCTGCCTCTCGTACTTCTGCGTCTGCTGCTTTGACGGCATTAATGGCATCGACCATCATGTCTTTGACTTCGAGAAGATCGCTGATTGCTTTGGTCCGCTTGTCCATGGCCGCAGTAAATTTTCCAGCGTCCAAAGACTGCATGCGTTCAAAGTCGAGAGACAGAATCGATGCGATCGAAGGTTCGAGAAGATCTCCCGCAAACTGGTCGAAAGGGAAAGAGACAGAAGGCTTCTCTTCCTCGACAACTATTGACTCAGGCTCTTTCTGATGCAGTTCGATTGCGAGTTGGCGACCTGCAACAACCGTCATAACCTCGGCGTCGTCTGACTCGTTGTTTCTGCGAAGCTTGGCTGCCGATCTCTTTGCGCCTGCCTCTGTCTCGTATTGGATGCACATCGTGGTCTGCGATGTCCATCGGCGCTTGGTTCCTCCGAACATGCCCTTCTGTTTGCGGCTGAAGACAACATGCTTCGTCGCCTGCTCTGTTCCTGAACCATGCTGCACTGACTGATATGGAAGACGAGGTTGGCGTTGCGGCTTCCCTTTCGGAGGAGGCGTCTTCCTCTTGTGTCCTGATTCGTTTGCGGCCTTCCATTCCGACAGGTCCGAGAGAGGAATGCGCTCTGTTCTCCGATGACCGTGGGGCAAGACGATTGCATGATCGCCTTGAACCTCTTTGAGAACTGCTGTAGATCGGTGTTGAGCGCCGCCGATAGCCTTCATACGGACTTTGGGCGTAGCGACTGTCGAAAGAAGCTCGGTAGCCCTCTCTGTTGAGATGCCTATTGCCAAAACGACCTCCACAAGTTTGAGTCAAGAGTAGCCATTGGAGCATAATAGGCTATCACCTGCAAGGGGTCAAGCCATAGCAAAAATCTCCCTAACGCAAAAAATCTTGGGGAATAGCGTGGAAGTGAAGAGGATTACTGCTATACTCGCCGAAGAACCCCTTATGGATCGAGCTATGACCGCATTTCGAGAACACTTCGAAGAACAGGAACGTCAGGTTCACTGACGCCGCGGTCGCTCTCCGTTCCCAACACAACTGAAGAGTGAACCGTCCTCGCTGGTAGACGCTCCCATCGTCTAATCTGGTTCAGGATACTTGGTTCTCATCCAAGCGATAGGGGTTCGAATCCCCTTGGGAGTGCTTTCAAATTTTGGCCCTGTCGTCTAAGCAGGTTTAGGACACGACCCTCTCAAGGTCGGAATCCGGGTTCGAATCCCGGTGGGGTCACTTTACATGGCGCTGTAGTTTCTGTGGGCAGAAATCTCGGGTTTTCATCCCGAAGTTCGCGGGTTCGAGTCCCGTCAGCGTCATTTACAATCTGGCCCCTTCGTCTAATGGTTAGGACGCGGCCCTTTCAAGGCTGTAATACGGGTTCGAGTCCCGTAGGGGTCATTCGAGGCGCTGTAGTTTCTGCTGGTAGAAATCTCTCCCTCTCAAGGAGAAGTCCGAGGGTTCGATTCCCTTCAGCGTCATTCAGGAGATTGAGCCATGAAAACGAGATTCGCACCATCGCCAACGGGATCGCCGCATCTCGGCTCGCTTAGAACAGCATACCAAAACTGGTTAGCCGCTCGTTCAACGGGCGGCTCTTTTGTTGTACGGATCGATGACACCGATAAATCTCGATCAAAAGCGATCCATACAAAAGAGATCGTCAGCATGCTCGGGCACTTTGGTCTCGACTACGATGATCTCGTTCATCAAAGCGATCGTATCGACATCTACAACAGCTACATCGATCGGCTCATCGCAGATGGATGGGCAAGCGACAATGGTTACGGAGTTGTTCTGAGCGATCTCCGAGGCGTCGATCTCGATCACTGGACAGACGGCATCGCTGGTCAGATCTGTATCTCTGATACCGACAAGAGCATTGCTGGCAACAAGATCCTACGAAAACAAGACGGGACGCCGACTTACAACTTCGCAACCGTCATCGACGACATAGAGCTTGGAATCGATTGCGTCATCCGAGGCAAGGACCATACGACGAATACGTCATTCCAGGCGATGCTGTTTGCTGCGCTCGGCGCTGATCTGCCAGACTTCTACCATGTCGGTCTTATCATGCACGAGGGCAGAAAACTGTCAAAGCGAGACGATGGACTATCTCTTGACGAGTTGATGAAATCCTACCATCCCGACGCTATACTCAACTGCGTTGCTCGTCTCGGATGGTCTCCGACCACTGACGACAAGACGACGAAGCTGTTACCGAAGGATCGGATGATCGAGATGTTCTGGGGCAAAGGGAAGCTGCGAAACAACAACGCCAACTTTGACCTTGACAAGCTCAAGGCATGGGACAGGAAGTACCGAGCGAGAGCGTAAAAATGGACGCCAACAAGACCATCAAACTCAAGCAGATTGAATACCAACTCCAACCGAGTTGCGGCCTCTGCGCGCATGGTCAGTTCCCGAACGACGATTGGGGAACCTGCGGTCATCATTCGTACTCTCATCGCAAGCATACGGGCGAAGATCGCAGTCTCAGCGTTCATAAATCCGGTATCTGCAGCGACTTCCGACCGGACACTCGGATTGTTGATCGGCTAACGCATTACTCAGCGTTCATGACCGATCAACTCGCTAAGAACTTTGCCTAATTTTGCGACCTGAACTGTTCTCGCAAGGACAGGTATCATTGTCTCTCGAAAAATGAGGTATCAACATACCTCAACCAAGGAGAGCAATGAAACCAACACAAGCTCAGGTAATAAAAGCAGTCGAAGCAGCGAATGTCAAGCTGCAACCAGGCAAGAAAGTCGAAATCGACAAGCAGAAGAAGGCGACTTTCGGCAAAAAGCCGATCATCTTTCCTGACTTCTTCTACGGTCATCCCGAAAACAGAGCAGACTTCCCGTCAAGGCTCAACGGCTCGGATGTACCTGATATTCAATACGAACAGCATCCTCTTGGCTATTCGCCCGTACCCCATACAGGCGGCTTTCATGGCGGTCCTCGCTATAGCGACGACGGCTGGTACGGCTGGTACGCAATCGAACTCTCTCGCGTGATGAAAGAGCGAGGAGAGCCGATTGGCATCATGATGCGCCAATACAACTCGCCCTTCCCCTACGGCGATGACGTAGACAGGCGAGGTCAGCCAGATTCGCTGCAACTGGCGCTCGATAACATCGCTCAACTTGATTACGTCTTCATGGATCTTGAGGGCGATGTCGAGATGATTGAGAAGAACGTGCGAGAGATTCATCGCATGATTCGAGAACATCCTGATCCTCGCATCAATCAGGCACGCCTTGGAAACTATGGCAACTCGGCAAACTCTCGCGACGAGGGCATGATTTGGCCCGACAGAAGAGATCTCCTAACAAGGTGGGAAGAGGAAGGATACAACCCGGTTTCAATGTATCTTGACTGCCTTGATGTTTCTATGCCATCAACCTACCCGTATGAAACAGCATCGGTGCATTGCATCGACTGGATCCAGAATGGGATAGTCGCTCCGAACCCTCGCGCTGCGATCTTCTGGCAGGGACTCGAAAGACTGAGCGCTGCAAAGAGACATCTACCCGAAGGCCATATGCTTATCCCGTGGGTCGGCGAATACATTTACCATTCGGGCGGAGAAAATCTTTACCACGCTCCCAAGCCATCAGAAACAGACAACAAAGCTCTGATGATGCATTTCCGTATGCGAGGCGCTGATTGTTTCTACTGCTTCGCTCAGTCATTCCAGAGAGACTACATGGATCTCGCTATGGAGGCATGGCACTCTCTTGATGCTCTGTTCAGACTACCGATCGAAAAAGAGATCATGAACGTCGAAACAGACAAGGAGAGCGGAGTCCAATGGTCAGGCGTGAAGGTAGCTGGTATCGAGATACTGCTCGTCAGCAATCTATCGGATGAGCCCACTCAGATTGGTCAGCATGAGATTGCACCAGGCGAACATAGGTTTGTTATCGGGGAAAAGATCTCCGAAATTCCAGGTGCGTAGTTTCTCGAACAAAGTGAAAGCGTTTTGAGGTAGAATCTCTTCGTTGGAGTTCTTCGTCGAGGTGTCCGCGTCGGATACGGCGCGGATACCTTTTCAGGGAGGTGACCATGGACCTGCTCGAACATATGCAAGAGCCGCCGATCAACATTGATCTCAAGAACGCATTTGTAGGCGTGTTCGATGAGAATGATGATTACCAGGGCGACCATGGTCATATTGTCTTGTACGATGATTCGGAGTATTTCGATGCATACGAAAGACCCGATGTTTTGAAACTCGTCCAGACAAAAAAGATGGAAGGAATAGCTATTGATGGAGCGGCTCTAAAAGAGGTACTCATGTGCCTTCTTGAGTCCTATGCTGCGCTTATCATACCAGAGATGACAGCCCAAGATCGTCTAAAAGCAGCAAACCGTATCAGGGACATTCTTGACCCCATGCGATTGCTTTGAGCAACAGAAAGACAACACGATATGTCAACGGAAACGGATCAGAGCCTTGAAACTCTGCGGTTCGCTTTCGATCAAATTATCGAAGACGAACTCTACCAGGCTGGACTTGACTGGGGCAAGCCTCGCTCTGGGCATAATGAAGGAACCATCAGAGCGCACATTCAAGAGCTTGAATCGAACCTCGATTACTTCTACGGGAAGAACATGATCGATGATGTTCAGCGCATGAAGCTGCTCATTCTGATTCATGTTCATGATATTCGCAAGATCCATGCAACGCCTGGTTCTTCCATTGATAGCCCGTACAGTCATGCCTCTCTTGCAAGAGAGTTCTTGTCGAAGTTCCTTGATGATGAAGACATGCTCAACATGGTGCAATACCATGATGAAAGTTTTGCTTTGTACCGGCGATTCGAAAAGAAGGGTTCCTTCAATCAGGATCGTCTTGATCGGCTGGTCAACGAGATTGAAGATTGGGATCTCTTCCTGATCTTCAACATCATTGACAACCATACTGCAGGCAAGAGCAACAGGCCTCTGCGATGGTTTATGGAGCAGATCAAAGATCGCGTAAAAACGCAGGTTGATGATTCATGGTTTATTCGCAGCTAATCTGCAACCAGAATCTCCCGAAACGCTTCCCTTATAGTTGTATCTGCGAGCCACTGACCGCTTCGCCTTTGCAGGTGAAGAGGAAAGCTGTCATACTGTAGGAGTCGGTTGAAAATCGATCGGCTCAGATTCCTCATAAGGAGACGACGATGTTGACTTGGATCAAAAAGAGAGCAGCCCTCGGACTCCCGAAGCTGCCGGACATTTCGAAACCTGGCAAGCTTCTGGCTTGCGCTTTGCTCGCCTTCACGGTGTGCGCTGCGGTTCCTGCTGATGCCTACGGTCAGCGAGGCGGCAGCAGAAGCAGCAGCCGATCGTACAGCAAGCCGAAGGCTTCTCAGCCGAAGAAGACGACTCAGAAGTCCAACAAGAACAACAACTGGAACAAAAACGACAAGAAGAACGACAAGGCGACCAGCAGCAAGAGCGGCTGGGGCAGCAAGAAGGGTTCAACAAAGCCTCGCATGTCGAAGGCCGAAGCCAGGCAGAAGACGGCGGCGGAGAAGGCTCTCCACGATCGAGCCAAGAAGCAAGGCACGCATTTCAACAGCAGGTCCGATGCGACGGCTGCGTTCAAGCAACAGAAGGGCGCTGAGATCAAACAGAAGTATCCCACGAGCTTCTCATCTCAACCCTCGACCCGACCAGACTATATCCCTCAATCGACAAGCGTCGGAGGGAAAACCTACAACATCACCTACAATCAATCCCACGGCGGCTACGGGTACATGGACGCTCTGGGGACATTCATTCTGTACGACATGATGACTGATGCGATGTTCATGAACACGCAGATGCGACAGTACGGCTACGCCTATGGTCAGCCGCAGGTCTATCACGCCTCGGGCGGCGGCTTCGGCATCCTCGGCGTCATCATCAGCGTTGTCGTCATCGCTGTCATCATTGTTGTCGTCATCGCTGTCGTCAAAGGGAGTTGACCCTAACGGGTGAACGACCTACGATTCGGAGAAACCATGTCAGAGATACTCGATCAATCCAAAGCTGATTTCTGGCGAGAAGTTCGACCAGAAAGCTTCATCACCATCAACGACACCGAAGCGCTCATGGCGTCTCTCGGTCAGGGCGTTGGGCTACGAGGGCAAGAGTGCGTTGTTCGCTCTGTCTACGAAATCAGACAGATGGACGGCCTTTGCGAATGGCTGTTCTTCAAGCTCGATAATGACGGAACCGAGGTTTACCTGCTCGTTACCATCGTTCCCGATGCCGAGCCTGATTTCACCATCTTCTACGAAGCTGGCGGCTTTGATAGCGGCAACCGTCAAGACATTCTTGACGCAGAGCAGGAATACATCTTCGAAGAACCCGAAGACACCGATGACTTTGAAATCGGAAGTCTCGAATACGCTAATGAGTTCTTCTATGACCAGGTTCCTGAAGATGGTCCTGCGGTCGAGTGTCAGTTCATCAGAAAGAGCTTTTCGCCCCTGCAAGCATGGGCAAGCCGCAACCCTCCGCAGGGCGATCGGCTCTTGACGACTGTCGTTCAATACGACACAGAAGCCGAGGGAGCGCATAGCCCCGAGGCGCTCATCCTTGAGATGGGCAATCCCGACAACGACGACGGCGGGTTGATTCAACTGTTCTTCGGAACAAGTATCGGCTCGCATGAAATGATGGTCATCAAACGCTGACCAGAAGAACCCCAATCCGCTGAACATCAGCGCTGAAGCGGACAGCGCGAAAAACGACGAAGGAGTCAATCATGACGACGGCCACGGCAACGCCTGCAACTGAGGCATCAACCAAAATCGCCGACATCGCCGGACTGGCGGAGGCGGTTCAGGATCTCGGGTACGGGATCATCGAGACTGACGAAGCGGAGAAGAGCGTTTCGATCGTTCTTCCCGTTGGCGACGAGAACTTCGTCGCAATCCTCGACATCTCCGACGATGACAGCGAACTCGTCATCGAATCGCAGATCGGCAAGCTCGCTGACATCCCCGACAACGACACGGCACTGGCGCTCTTCATGCGTCTGGTCAGCATCAACAGCGAGATCAAGCCCTTCGCAACGAACATCGATGAACCCGCAGCGACGGATCAGATCAGCGATCTCGACGAGTCTCCCATCACGGTCATCGATTCGGTTCCGCTCGGCGACTTCTCCCGCGAGGAGTTGGAGCATTCGCTCCTCAAGCTGCAGTCGGCAATCAACCTGACGAACCTGACCATGCAGGCGATCATCAGCAACGGCTGAACGTCTCCGCCGCTGAACGTCTGAACTCGAAACAAACCCGAACACGAAGAACTCAACTTCCCAGGAGAATACAATGGGACTGATGGACGCAATTTTCCGCCGAGGCCGCAAAGCATCTGACGATGTTGCCAAGGCGATCGATGTCGATGATGTAACGAAGGGCAAGATGGCGATCGAAGACTCCAAGAAAGAGATCGCCAAGTTCACAAGCGAGATCGCTTCCCTTCGCGCCGCGCAGAAGCAGAACACCAGGGCGCTCGATGCTGCCAAGGCCGATGTCGCCAAGTACCAGGGCATCTACGACAAGATCAAGGCCCATGCGGGCACTCTCAAGGACGGCAACACCGGCGAAGCTCTCGAAGGCAAGGCCGATGAACTCGCCGCGGCTCGCAAGGATGGTCAGCAGGCCCTCGATGCGCTCGAAACGGCGCAGAAGACGGTCTCTCGCCTCGAAGCGGACATCAAGCGAGACGGCGCGCTGTTCGAGCAGATGCAGACCCGTCTGCAACAGGCTCGCCAGAAGGTCAGCAACGCCGAGCAGAATGTCGTCAGCCTTGCCGCTCGCCAGCGGTCGGCGGCAATCCGCACGAAGTTCGCCAAGGCGCAGAACGGCCTCAGCGAGGGCAAGGGCCTTTCGGCTCTCGACGACCTGGAGCGCAGCGTCGAGCAGTCCGAAGCCGAGGCCGAGAGCTTCGAGGAAATGGCTGGCGTTGGCAACGCCGAGAGCCTCGAAGACAAGTACGGCGGCAGCGGGTCGTCCGTAGACTTCTGAATCACCCCCTCACTTTGCCTCTCGTCCTGTTCCGCAGGACGAGGGGCTTTTTCAAACTCAGGAGACCCGAGATGAAGACTCTCGTTCTTGCAGTCATCGCACTCTTTGCAACAGTCGCATCGGCGCAGAGCGATCCCATTCAGGTCTCTGAACCGAGAACTGTTCGAATCGGTATCGTCGCCGAAGAACCCTTCTTCATCGAAGGCGAAAACGGCTCAATGTCTGGTTTCGATGCAGAAGTTCTGTCAACGATCGGCGACACAGCCAACTGGCAAGTCGAGGTTGTTCATTTTGATCGCTTTGCCGACCTGTTCACGGCGCTTCAGGGCGACAATCAGATCGACGGCATCATGAACGGGATTACGATCAATCTCGAACGAGAGCAGATCTACGACTTCTCTCAACCGTACATGAATACGGGTCTCGGCATTATGATCGCCGAAGAATCGAACCAGGATTTTGTTTCATCGATTCAAGCATGGATCGAAGTCCGCATCCCCCTGATCGTCAACCTTCTCGTCATCTGCGCATTGTTCTTGGCGGCTCTCTGCGTCTTTGGTTTTCTTCTCTACATTACAGACGATCAGCGCAAGCAAGATGCTAATGACGACGACGGACTGACCTTTATGGAAGTCATGAAGGGCAGCGCAAACTCTGTCTGGCTCGCCTTTACAACAGGTTCGACAATCGGCTACGGCGATGTTTACCCCAAGCGCGTTGCCGCTCGAATCGTTGCTGTCCTCTGCTTCTTCTGCGTTGCAATCCTCGTCAGTTCGCTGACTGCTTCGATTACCTCGTTCAATGTTGTTCAGCAGTTTGAAGCTCGGATCGATGGTCCCTCCGATCTCAAGGGCAAGAAGATCGCTGTCGTCAGCGGAACGACCAGCGTCGATGAGGTTGAGTTCTACAATGGCATCGTCAGGGAGTACGACAACTACGACCAGTGTATCGCTGCTCTTATCATGGGCCGAGTCGAGGCTGTTGTTGGCGATGTCCCGAACCTGGCGTTTTTCGCGAACGGAGAAGGTCAAGATGTCGTCGTCATGGCGGATACGACATTCGCCCCGCAGAACTACGGCATCGCTTTCCGTCAAGGAAGCCCTCTCGTTGAACAGGCGAATCTTGCTATCCTTGCCTCCCAGGACGAGATCAAGGAAATCAGCATGAAATACTTCGGCCACTGACAAGGGCTGCGTGGAGCATTAGGGAGGAACAGCCATGAGCGACGAAACACCCACCATGGAAATCAAGACGGTCAGCAAGGATGAACTCATCGAGATCCTTGTACGAGAAAATGGATGCGATCTGGATGACGCCAAGTCCCAAGTCGCCCTGATCTCGCCCAAGGGACTGATCGTCAAGGGAATCAGGTACACGGTCGGCAGCTAAGCCGCAAGAGCAAGGAACAACCAATGGTAGCGCAGGCACTTCATCTTTCGTTGCCCAACTTTACCGACAGCTACAAGATCACGCATCATCGTCTTTATGTTGAAGGCGTTGAGCGGCTGGTCTCGTATTTCGAGGCGAGGGCGGGTTCAGACTTCTCTGACGAAACCGTCTTCTTCGGTCTGCAATACTTCCTCAAGCGGTTCTTCCGAGGCGGCGTCGTTGGCTACCATGATCTGCCTCGCATCAAGGCCTTCTGTAAGCACCACTTCATGGGCGATGAAACGCTCTTCAATGAAGAGGGCTGGCGATACATCATCAAGAACCATGGCGGACGACTGCCGGTAACGATTCGGGCCGTCCCCGAAGGTACGGTCGTTCCGGTCTCGAATGTCCTCATGATGATCGAGAACACCGACCCGAACTGCTTCTGGCTGACGAACTTCTTGGAAACCATTCTCGTACAAGTCTGGTATCCAATGACCGTCGCCTCGCTGTCTCGCTCCTGCAAGCAGACCATCTTCGAGTTCATGCAGATGACGACCGAGGATCATCTGATCCCCATCCTCATGCCGAGTCGCCTGCATGACTTCGGCTACCGAGGCGTATCGAGCGTCGAAAGCGCAGCGCTGGGCGGAGCGGCCCATCTCGTCAACTTTGCAGGCACCGATACGATGGCTGCGATCGAGATGACAACGCAGTTCTACCAGGGCGACGAGTTCGAGAAGCTGCTCGAATACGATCGAATTGGCATTACTCCTCATGGCGACTGGGATGCAGATGATTCGTTCCGAGCATGGGACGAGTTCTACAGCCGAACAATGAGCGGCTACAGCATCCCCGCAACCGAACACTCGATCATGACCATCAAGGGTCCGCAAGGCGAACGAGAAATCTGTCGCCGTCTGGTCGAACAGTTCCCAACGGGCTTTGTTGCCTGCGTTTCTGATTCCTATGACCTGTTCGGACTCTGCGCCGATGTCTGGGGCGGAGAACTCAAGGAACAGATCATGGAACGAGAGGGCGTTCTGGTTGTTCGTCCCGATTCGGGCGAACCGACCGAGATCGTCCCCAAGGTTCTCGAAGTCCTCGGCGAGAAGTTCGGGTACACCGAAAACGCCAAGGGCTACAAGGTTCTGCATGACTCGATTCGAGTCATTCAGGGCGATGGTATCAACTGGCGAAGCCTCCGAGCGATTCTGCAAGCGGTTGTCGATGCCGGATGGTCTGTCGAGAACCTGGCCTTCGGCAGCGGCGGCGCTCTGTTGCAGAAGATGAACCGAGACACCTACGCTTGCGCTTTCAAGGCTTGCTACAGCGAGATCAACGGCGAAGGCTTTGAGGTCTACAAGCAACCCAAGACCGGCAGCAGCAAGAACAGCAAGCGAGGTCTGCTGGCGCTCGTCAACGATGGCGGTACGCTGCGGACCATCAATACCCTCAATGAGAATGTTGATGATTTCGGCGGAGACCTGCTTGTTGAGGTCTTCCGAGACGGGGAGATCGTTCAGGAATGGACTTTTGCTGAGGTCCGCGAACGAGCCGAACTGCCCGAGATCGTTGCAATGAAGGCGGCAGCCGCCGCTTAGGAGCGATCATGAGTCAATGGGTACTCGATTATCCCGAAGCCGTCGTCCAGTTCTCTGAGAGGTATCTGGACGAGGTAGGAGACGGCTCTAAGGCTCCTCTGCTGTCGCTGTTCGCTACGGGCGGCGGCATGAGCCTCGGAGAGCTTCTGATCGTTCCTGGAGCCTCTGCGAGGATCCTGGGCATGCATATGCCTTACGAGCAGGGCGAAACGCTGAGGTTCCTTGAGCCGACGCTTGGAGCGCTCGACAAGTTCGACTTCTGCTCCGAGAAGACCATCTCCAAGTACCTGCAAGCGCTCGAACATCGCAACAGGGGCAACAGCGTTGCTCCGATCATCAGCATCGTAATTTCAGCGGCGCTGACGACGACGCGCTGGCGTCGAGGCGATAACCGAGCCTTTGTAGGCATCCATCGACCTGACGGAAGCCGAGAGTTCTACAAGATCGCCATCTCGAAGCAAGAGAAGGCCGAATGGGAAGCTCTCTACATTGTTGACGGAGGCGTCAACATGCAGGCGCTCGCCGGTCGGCGTCGAGCGGAAGATGAATCTATCTCTCGCGCCGTTATGTCGCTGCTTCTCAATGACCCGTCGTTTGCCAGCTTGAATAATGGCGAGTATATTGCTCGTCTCTACGATTCTGGCAGCGGAGGTCTGACCGAAGACCACAACCACTGGCTTGACGGAGAGGGTTGAATGTATACCTTTGAGATCGCATACCACACCTGTCAGAACGACCCGTTGTTTGCTTTTGTCCGCCATCCCAACGGCGCGATCGATCCGATCAACGGCGACGAACATCCGTTCGGCGATTCGGTACTGCATCTCGTACCAGGATCTTTCAATCCCATCCATGACGGCCATCGAGCCATCTACCAGCGAGCAGCGGAGATCGCCGGTCCTACGGCCCATGTCTGCTACGAGATGTCAATCGACCGAGCCAACAAGGGCACGATCGAGTCGAAGATCATGGAAGGGCGAGCGACTCAGTTCAACGACGAAGGTCCGCTGATCGTCTCGAAGCATCCTCTCTTCTACGACAAGACTGGCGTTCTTGCTGCTGTCCGAGACATCCATATCCATATCGGTATCGATACGGCGCTGCGGATCGTCTCCATGCACTCGACAGTCGGGACGCAGGGCATCAGAGCTTTGTTCCATGTCTACCCGAGGCGCATGAACGACAAGCTCTGGACGATCAACGATCTGCCAGGTCAGTTGCCGATCAACTTTGTACCCGAAGAGCCTCTCAATGATGCGCTGATCGGGTTGTCTTCGACCGAGATCCGCAAAGAAATGGGGATCGCCGAAGTCGGCATGACGACCCAATGACCTTGTTCGGCAGATTTTTGGATATTCAAGAAGGAATTCTGGCCACTGACGAAGAAGTGGTTGCAGGTGACGACTGAGTTGGTATACTGCCATTCATGTCGAGAGCGAAAAAAGTCGATAGAGGCTCTTGACAGGGCGGAACAAACTGCTAAGCTCTGCGTTATATGAGGGGACAGCCCCTCTCTGAACGACCGAGGAGACCATGGAACGGACCATCAACAAGATGATTGGCGATCAACCGAATCGCCACGGAAGTGCAGAAGACCCTGCATTGCCGCCGTTCGGGTTTACTGATACGGCGGCCTAATCTGAGCCCCTAAGCAGGTCGATCTCACTTCCACAACTGAATAAAGTCCAAGATTTTCGTAGGAAACTGCGTGGAATCTTGGGAGTCTTCTCTGCCGATGATCGATAGATGAGACACTGACAGACCGAGGAATCCCACGCCTCGTACAAAACACAGAACGATTGCAGGTCGATGCAACAAGGTTAACTTGAAACGTAACGCCTTCTGCGACCCATACCTGCTTTTTTTTAGAATGCCCTCGGACCCGCAAGGGTCACGATCCGTTGGCGACAACATGCCCGATTGGGCCGACAGTTAACGGTTATCCTGGTTACAGTTGGTTCGAATCCAATCGAGGGCGCTTGACAACTGAATAAGAACGACTCGCAGGTCGAAGGTTTGAAGGTTAACACCTTGTATTGATCACAAAGTGGCGAAAGCCAAACTCTTCTGCCGCCCCATACTTGCGAATCATCAGGGTGTAGCTCAGCTTGGCAGAGCGCTTGCTTCGGGAGTAAGAGGTCGAAGGTTCAAATCCTTTCATCCTGACTTTGAAAACTGAATAAGAAGAACAGGTCGAAGCTGTAGGGTTATCAATTACGCGAAAAGCTTGAGACATGATTCTCGGGTAAATCTCAGCTTGCTGAGATCGGCAGAGCCCAGCGAATCGCAAAGTGTCTCGTACTGCTGTCAAAGGCAGGAGCTTACATTATCTGTCGGGTCTCCCTTGGCACCCCATACTTGTTCTTGTTTCGGAGTGTGGCGCAGCTTGGTGAGCGCGTCTGTCTGGGGGACAGAAGGTCGTTGGTTCGAATCCAATCACTCCGACTTTGACAATCGAATAGCAGATGATGTTTGCAGAGACCCGTTTAGGCGGGGAGATAAGATCGGCGTTACCAAACCTCGGCGCACGATCGCACGCCCTAAGAAGGCAAGTCTGTCGGGGTAAGCTCCCGATTCTGTCCAAGAGTAAGAGGTTGTGAGGACGGAGCAAGCATCGATTACAGAGTGTGGGCCATTGGCAGGTCGCCTGGTTTGGGGCCAGGTCTAAGCAGGTTCGATTCCTGTCACTCTGATTAAAACAGGTCGAAGTTGATTGGTTAACTTATCTCACACAAAGGTCCAAGCAACGCCAACATATCTGTTTTATTGATTGCGGGGTAGAGCAGTCTGGTAGCTCATTTGGCTCATAACCAAAAGGTCGGAGGTTCGAATCCTTCCCCCGCTATTGAACGAGTTTCTTGCTTCTCAAGCAAAAGAGCAAGTGGTGGAGGCCACGCTGGTGCTTCGGCACCCGCAACCGGCCCCATGTAGCGCTCGTCGAAAGACGGCGCTACGTTTTACGGTTCCGCCTGCGAGAAGCAGGAGCGGTTGCAAACGCTGACCGATCTCGGACTGATCCGAGGGTAGGCCCGGCAGGAGAATGACCTGCAAACCGTGTTTAGATTGCGGATGACTCGGCTGGTGTGCAGAGGGCGGTTTCATAAGCCGCAGAGACGGGTTCGATCCCCGTATCCGCTATTGAAAGGAACTTAGGTCGGGTAGTGTAATGGCACCAACCCTTTGTCGATAACATGCTCAGCAATGAGCCGAATGAATGAAGGTTATCAACACATCAATCTCATAAATTGATCTTGCAGGTTCGAATCCTGCCCCGGCCATTTACAACTGAATACTGATTGCCGCTGTAGCTCAACGGTAGAGCGCCTAACGGTCGTTCGTCGAACCCATACTCCTGCGAAGGAGTCGATGACAAACGGTTATCGCATATGGAGCGGGAGGATGCAGGTTCGAATCCTGCCAGCGGCTTTTGACGGTAGCGATGCGGGACAACCGCATGCGACATCGGGGTTACTCATAAGGATCTGTCCTTGATCGGACGCCAAGACCTTCTGATACTGCGCTCTGTTGTGCTGCGTGATTGGTGAAAGACCAGTCTGCCGTCTTGAAAACTTGGGGTCGTAGCATAATTGGTGAATGCCCCGGATTGTCGATCCGGAGACTGAGGGTTCGAGTCCCTTCGGCCTCGCTTACATAGAACTCGGGGTAGGAGTTCGCACATGGAAGAACACCGGACTGTCGATCCGGAGGCTGCGGGTTCGATCCCCGTGTACCCCGCTTACTGACATGAGGAATCCCACGTTCCTCCGAACAATGTGAATAGGACCATGATACAATGGCAGTATGATGCTGCGCATTGCTGAATTGTTGCCGACTCATGCCGATCTGAGAGACACTGACCAAATCTCTCGGATGATCGAACATGTCCGCAAGGGAGGCAGGTTCAACCTTGCAGAGCTTCAGCGCCATTTGAATGAAACAGGAGAAGGGCACCTACAACTGATTCAGATCGCTCGCTTCGAAGACGAGGCCCTCTACATACGAGACGGGCACCATCGAGCGCTTTCGATCCACAAGGCCGGTCGAGATTTCCTCCATGAGGATGAATACGAGATCAGCAGTTGGGTTTATAGCGACTTCATGGAGGCGAACATCGAAGCTGGTTGGATGACTCCGTTTGATCCTCGCTTGGAGATTCGGAAATCTGACCTGAAAGAGTGGAAGGAAGCAGTTCGGGCAGAAATTTCGTCGAGGGAACTTGACAAGAATGACCTGCAACGCATAAGGTCATTCATTAGACGGAACAGAGACAGGTTTGCGTTGCCGAGAGGCAATGTCAGGCACATTGAAGATTTAGTTTGTGAGATCACTCACATACTCAGAGAATAGGCTCTGAGTCGATTGAAAGGGGTGACAGAAATGGCGTACTCAACTCACTTTGGAATGCGAACGACTCCTCAGACCCGCAAGGCTCTTGGGAAGAATCAGGTCAAGAACAACGCAGGCGGGTACGTCTTTCAGGTCTCCGATTGGGATCGGCTCAGCCGATTCTTGATCCTCGGCTCAGAGGGCGGTACTTACTACGTCGGCGAGCGCAAGCTCACGATCGACAACGCCAACTGCATCCTGCGCTGCCTCAAGGAGGACGGAAAGCGAGTGGTCGATGAGATCGTCGCGATCTCTGACGCCGGACGCGCTCCGAAGAACGAGCCTGCGCTCTTCGCTCTTGCGATCGCGGCTGCGTCTGAGGACGCCGAAGTGCGTTCCTACGCGCTCGCTTCGCTGCCGAAGGTCGCTCGTATCGGTACGCACCTGTTCCAGTTCGCGCAGTACGTTTCGGCGATGCGCGGCTGGGGTACGGGCCTCCGTAAGGCGATCGCTCGCTGGTACAACGAGATGGATGCTTCGCGCCTGGCGTACCAGGTTGTGAAGTACCCGCAGCGCGTTACCGAGGAGGGCGTTACGCAGTCTCGCTGGTCGCACCGCGACCTGATGCGTAAGGCTCACCCGTTCGGCGACACCAAGCACAACCGCGTCTACGATTACGTCACGAAGGGCAAGCTTCCGGGGCGTATCGCTGCAGACCTGAAGATTCTCCGCGCTGCGGAGCAGATGAAGGCTGCGGGTTCGGCTCAGGAGGTCGCTGACCTCATCGAGAAGTACCGCGCGGACAAGATCAACCTGCCGCACGAACTGATCCCGAAGGAGTTCGCTTCGAAGGGCGAGGTTTGGGAGGTCATGCTTCCGGGCATGCCGCTCACGGCGCTGATCCGTTCGCTCGGTCGTCTGACGAGCTACGGCGTGCTTGGTACGGGTAAGAGCGCGAACCGTGCGATCGTTCTTGACAAGCTCACGGACGAGTCGTACCTGCGCAAGAGCCGAGTGCACCCGCTCTCGGTCCTTGTAGCGCTCAAGACCTACTCGCAGGGCGGAGGATTCCGAGGCAAGCTTACCTGGCAGGCGGACCAGCGCATCGTTGATGCTCTGGATGAGGCCTTCTACGCGTCGTTCGGCAACGTCGAGGCGACGGGTAAGAACTACTTCATCGGAATCGACGCCTCGGGCTCGATGGGCGTTGCTTGCAGCGGTATCGAAAACGTCTCCTGCGCGGAGGCTGCGGCGGTACTCAGCATGGTCACGGCTCGCGTCGAGAACAACTACGAGATCACGGTCTTCGATACGGGAATCAAGGACGCTGGAATCACTCCGCGTATGCGTCTTGACCAGGTTCTCAAGAAGATGTCGGGTCTCACCTACGGCGGCACGGACTGCTCTCTGCCCATGACGCACGCCATGTCGCTGCAGGATGACTTCGACTCCTTCATGGTCCTCACGGACTCGGAGACTTACTACGGCTCGATCCACCCGTTCGAGGCTCTCAAGCGCTACCGCGCCAAGAGGGTTGAGGATGCAAAGCTCGCAGTCGTTGCGATGAACTCCAACGGCTTCTCGATCGCTGACCCCAGCGACCCGGGAATGCTCGATGTTGTTGGCTTCGACACGGCGACTCCGAACGTCATCTCGTCGTTCATGTCGGGATCGCTGACCGACTAACTCTCAGCCAAGCTGATACAAACAAAGGCCTCGCCTTCGGGCGGGGCCTTTTTTCAATTGTACCATGCTTCGCCAATGGGCTCATCCATCGGAGCATCAATAGGCTCCATAGGAAGACCAGGCGGCTGAGGTGCCTGGGATTGAGACCTCAGAGCCATCAAAACGCTCTGCTGAGCAGGCGATAGCATGGTCTCGTCAGCATTAGGCCCCACGATGCGTCTGACAGCCTCCTGAATGGCTCCCTCGATCGAGGCTGGGTCGTAGCCCTGTCCGTAGAGGTCGTCCACAGCGGACGCTCCATCGGCTTGTGAGCGATCCGCTTGAAGAAGTCTTTGATAGACCGCTTCAGTAGCATTCATGTCTACAGGCGCGCCGATCTGAGCCATTTTGAGAGTTTTGTACCAGTTCATACCTGTTCTTCGACTATTTGCTATCAATGTCCTTGGCTCGACGACGATATCCGATTCTCCAAAGAGCATGACCAATGTCCTTGGCCGTTTCTCGAACAGACTCGCTATCCATGTCCCAGTAGCATGCTGTGATGAGACTCTTAAGAATCGCTTGAAGCTCTGTCTCTTTCTTGATCCCCTTCTTGATCCTCATGAACTTGTTCTTCTCATGCGGAGCAGAAGTCCAAGTATGGTATCCTGCATGAAACCATACTTCCTTCGTTGAGACTCGTTCAAACCTGTATCGCCGACCTCGGATCGTGACGTAATCAACGTCGGGCGGGACAACGGGCACTTCTTCGTCTGTGCTGAGGCGATACCCCATACGCCAAAGCGCCTTCGCTATCGATGTTGCGCCGAACTGGATGCCTTCTTCTGCGATGTCCCAGAAACAGGCATGCAGCATCTCATGAATGAGAACATCAAGACGCCTCTCGCCTTTCAAGCCAATGTAGTAGGATATGCATCGCCCTTTTTCGCTGGGCGGAGAGCAAAGACCATAGATCGGGTTATCTTCGGTCCCCATCCTTGTGACCAGATAAACCCGATATCGTCTGCCTCTGAGAGTTATACTTTTGACATTCTCAAAGCTCTTCCTCATACCCTTAACTTCGAGTTGAGGGAGGCCGGTTCATTCCTTTGTGGAACCGTCTCCGGGGCTTTTATTTCTTCGCTCCTCGCCTCTGAGAAGCTTCCTGGTCCGATTATACGTTCGTGAGTCTTTTTCGTTCTTTGCGTACCATTTCTGGTAGTTGTATTCTTGCCAGAAATCCCAAACCTCGCCGCCATCCTCAGTTTTCCTGTCAAGGATCTGATCTTGGATTTCGCATTTTGCGTAGGCTTCTTTTCTCACGGGGACAAGCTGAGCAAGAGGAGGCCACATGTCTCTGCGTAGTTCTGCTTTTTCATTTGCGCGATGAAATCTGATATTGAACCAGATGTCATACCAAAGCCAGTCTGACTCAATGATCCCCTCTTGTATGTGATATGGCCTGTTGTAGGCCTCGGGGAAGTTGATCGGCTGACGAACATGCAGTCCCCAACCTGGCGGAGTTCTGAATATGCAACCAGTCCAAATCTGAATCAGATCAGGTTCAACTTTACCCACGCTGATCCGACCGCCTCGATAGATCGATCGAAACTTGTCTTCTGTTCTCAAGTTGTTCTTGATAACGATTCCGTCAAGCGGCGTATACTCAGAGAGTTGCTCGATATCCCATTGACCATCTCCGAGATATGTGATGTCCATATCAACAGGCGGATAAGCCCAAACTCCGCAAGAGCCAGCATGGACAAATGGTCCGCAGAATCTCAGGGCTCCAACTTCATTCTGACTTTTGTGAGCCTCGCCCTTCCGAGTCGGTTCTGCGTTCTCAAAACGAGCCCCGTCAGGGTGAAGACGATAAATCGACAACTCGAATTTATCCTGCTCTGGGAACTTGCCTTGAGATTTGTTGTGAAAAGGGCATCCGCTCATGTGATCTATATCGGCCAGCCGATAGAGATTCCATGGGAGAACACTTCAAGGTAGATATCAAAAAACTCAAGATGAAAGAGGTCTTGCCTGGTAAGATATGGACCTTTGAGCTTCTCACTCCGGAAGAGTGCGACTACATCTTGAATCTCATTGGAGACAACGCCAAAGAATCCTACGTCGAAGGCGGAGTTGGCAATCATTACAAAGAGATGAAGATCAAGAAGAAGCGTCGAGATGTGCTTTGTCTTGAGGCATCCAGAATGACTCCCGAACAACTCTACTTTGCAAGAATGCTTGAAGACATGAGGCCATTGGTTACGGATCTTCTCAAGTCCGATCAGGATCCCTGGGATCTCAACTATGCTCTCTGGCAATATCTCTGGTACAAGCCCGAAATGAAGTTTACTTGGCATTCTGATGCCAATGACCTCATGCCTGATAGAATCGGGACATTCCTTGTCTACCTATCTGACTTTCAAAGTCACAACCTCATTGGCGGAGAAACTCAGTTCCGCATCAATGAAAAAGGCAAGGTTCTATCCTTGCCTGTCAAGAGAGGTCACGGAGTTTTGTTCGATTCCTGGATGCTCCATCAAGGAGCGCCGGTTCTTCGAGGCGATAAGCATGCCCTTGTCGGTATTATGGCTCCGAGCGGCTCAGATGAACTCAAGCAGCCCAACTACCATGACCATCACAAGTGCCGAGAACTATCGGCGAAGCCTCAGGGCTTCTCAAGAACTTCGGGATGATCGTAGGATAGCTCATAGTAACGACGCCAGATTTCAACAAGATCAGGTCGATCATGCGGCTTGTATTGGAATCGGTGCGGAGCAGGATGCCAAGGCTGCGTTGTGAGCTTTGTGTAATGGATGAGCTTCGTTTCAACAGGATCGTAGCCCTCTCCGTCGAGACAGTTCCATTGCTGAGAGATAAACTCTACCTCGCCAGCATCTCGTAGCCACTTGTAGTATTGATTGGTCTTGGCAGCGTTCTGCTTCAGATCATCAAGCTGGAACTGATCCCAATCCTTGAACTTGGCGCAATCAAATACAGCAACGCTTGATTCCCGCTTTGGCGTTGTTCCAATCGCCTTCCCCTTGAGATCGATGTTTGCAAGCTTTGCAATGTCAGCAAGAACGATCTGATCGCTATCAAGGTAGATCGCTCGACCCTCGAATCCGCATGCCGCAGGGATGCCCCAACGGAAGCAGCTAAAACAGGTAGCCCATTGATCGGTGCATTGCCAACCTGTCCATGTGTCATGCTGGTCAAAGCGACTCATGATGTTGCATTCAGTCGGGACTGAAGCGTGATGCTTGATCGAGAAAATCAATGCTCGTTCGGCTTTGACATTGTAGATGTCGCTACCAATGAAAATCCTTACTGCGTCCATGTTTGCTCCTTCTCAGACAGCGCCTTCCCATCTATCTCTATCGGTATTTAGGCGCTTCTTTCTTAGCTTTGATCCTTCTTCCTTGTTGAAGATACGACCCGCCTGATTCATGATGATGTATGGATCATGGAAGCTTCGATTCACAGAGTCGTACTTCATGGCATACTCCTTGGAAAGGTCAGCAATGCGAATGTCTCGACCTTCGTTGACCAGTTCCCAAAGGGCATTTGCAAACGTATGTTGATCGTTTTGCTTGTCTGTATACATGCGAGTAACAAAACCAGGCTCAATAGGGATCTTCATGCCTGCTTTGCCAAGCTCGCCTTGTTGAGATTTTTGAAGCCAGAGGCGAACAAGCTCTAAAGAAGCCTGGGTCTGCTTCCAATACATGACCGATGACAACGGACTCCAACCTCCATCATCTACAATGCGACTATGAAAAGCCAGATCGCAATCCATACCGTCATCGAAGATTTCAGGACGCCTCAACACAATGTTGTCTGCATCAATCCATACGATGTCTTCTTCGCCTTCTAAGGCATCGAGAATGATCTCTGGCTTGAGATAGGTGTTCTTTGTCCAAGAACCCTGATCTTCGACAGCGTAGATCCTGTATCGAAGGTCGAACTTCTTCAGCGATTCTTCAAGCTGACCTGCAATGCGCTCGTAAGCGGTGTTCTTCGTATAGAGTGAAACGTACAAAGCCATCAGCGATCGCTTTCATCTTCTTCAGTTGCCTTCTTTTCTTGCTCTTTGCGAGCCTTCTCTGCTGCTCGTTCTCGTTCCTTGCGATCGTACCAACCCTCAGTGTCAATGGGCTTACTACAAGTTGCGCTGGCTCGATCCAATGCTTCGTTGTAGCTCATGTACGGGAAGGCTGTTAGTCCGCTCTTCTGGTAACAGTTGTAGATTCGCATGCCTTCTTCCGCAAACTCTGGCAGCAAGGCAGTGAATCGCTTGTTGAGCTTTGCATAGGTTGCGTTGTTTCCCGAAACGCTTACGCTGTCTCTGTGCTGCTTGAAAGCATAGTTCTGGTCTGCTTCCGATGACATGTTGAAATCAGCGCCGAGCATATAGACTGTTCGAAAGCCAAGGTAGTAGAGAATCTTGATGGCAGAGAGCATAACGCTCCGCCCGCCCTTGATGCCAAGAGCATCAATGCCCTTGTCTTCGTTGCCCCAGTTGACGGTTGGTTCATGAAGAAACTTCTTGACATCGAAGTTGTGATTTCGACGGAAGTAGTAGACATTAGGCATGTCATCTACTCTAAACTGGCTACGGCGGAATGTGCCGTTGTCTTCTTTGACAACAAGCCATTTATGCCAATGTCCAGCGGGCGCGAATTTTGTTATGGACGGGTCTTTCCATCCAATGTCTACAAAGTTACCAGGATCATCTACTCCAACCCACAGTTGAGGCTTGTAAACAACCCATGAGTTGTTGACTCCCATTGTCACAATGCCTCGTCGCTCTCTTAGTTGCGAGAGATCAAGATCATTGAGGGATGGGCCTGAAAGTACGAGAAAGGCCTGAGACCCTCGATACATATCTCGCATGTTGAAGTTGTGGCCTTGCGAATCATACAGAGCCATCTCGCCTCTCTTAGGGATGAATCCCTTGAAGGCTTTTTCGTCTTCAACTGTTAGATTGTCAGGGTTGCCCGGAACTGCGCCTTTGTTGACGTAGGCCGCATTCGGATCAGTACGCTTACGCGGCGGGGGAACCTTGACTTGTATAGGCTTCTCTTCTGACATTCATCATCCCAAAAGGCTTCATCATGTGTATCGGCCAAAACATCAAACAACAGGAGCAACACCAGGTCCGACAAAGATCGGCGAAACGGGTCCGACAGGCGAAACGGGCGGGCTTCCGTAAGACGAAGCATACGAAGAGCCTGGCGACGTTGGAGGCGGAGAACCAGACGAAGATCCAGGCGACGAACCAGTTCCCGGAGTGGAACCGGGCGAGGAGCCAGGCGACGAACCGGCAGAGGTTCCTGTTGATGGAGTAGAACCGCCAGACGAACCAGGCGACGAGTTCGGAGAAGAACCAGGCGAAGAGCCGACCGAAGAGTTCGGGGATGATCCGACCGAGGAGTTCGGGGACGAACCAACCGACGAACCAGGCGAAGATCCTGTTCCAGGCGTTGAACCAACTGACGAACCAGGCGATGAACCAACCGATGAACCAACTGACGAACCAGGCGATGAACCTGGCGATGATGAAATACCAGTAGTTCCAGGAGACGAATCATCGCCGCAAGAATCATCGAACGGATACTCGTAAACCATCTTGCCATGAATGAAACTGAGGTTGTTCAGCGCAAAGATGATGTCATTGAGGCGTTCGCCAATCGCTTTCGCAAAATCAATGATGTCTGTGATGTCATCAGGATTGGGCGGAGGTGTAAAGACTCCTCCCGGAGCGATACTGCCTTCGCCAAGAATCGGCAACCCGTTCGAGGTAAACGTGTAGAAGCCAACAAACAGACCGCAGCCTGGTAGTTTGGCATACTGATCGACGATCGTACCTTCAACAAGCTCAATCACAGCATCTTGAAATAGCTCAACACCAGCGGTCAACGAAGCAGGAGTAGAAACATCATACGCTTCTACATTGGTAAACAGATCAAGCGGGACTCCGAAACCAACATGAATACATGCTTGACGGATTCGGATTTGCTCTGCGACGAGCGCGAAAGATTCCGTGAAGTCCGCAAATGAAAACGGATTCGGCGCATAGTTCTCGTTCAATCCGAACGAGGTCTTATATTGGCTTACATCAAATGGGTCTCTCATGTCTTTAGATCCATTCCGTGTAACCGCCGTCGCCAGCCGCGCCCAACTGCATCAAGTCGGCTCGTCCGTCTGAACTGGGGTAGATGCCAACCGCTCGAACAATAGCGTTGGGATTTCCGTTCCCTCTGAAGAACGTGATAACGTTCAAACAGTAGTCAAATAGCGCGCTTCCATCAGGGCAAGGCGCGCTGAATCCGCCGTCTCCAACAACAACGATGCTGTTGATACCGTTGAACTCGGGCCTATCAAGCCATGATGTATTGAAGGGTCCATCTTCGCAGAAGTTCGTGGAGTTGTTTGGGAAACCAGAAAGGTTTGCAATCCAATCAGCCGCCGCCTGAATATCTCCTGTTGTGTTGAAAGTGAACTCTGGCGAAAGTCTTGGGTTGTTTTCTGGTCCGAAGATAACCATGAACAACCTTTCTCCAAGACGAACATTGTTCTCGATAAAGGCAACCATACCGTTGATGAGAATCTCCCACCTCGAATCGGTTCGACCAGTAGGAATGCCATTCATAGAGGTAGAACCATCGAGCATGAAAATCCATGGAGATTCGCCGGGATAGAACGGGAAGACCGGAAGGCTATTGTCTTCGCCAGCCTGACAACTTGATGCTCCAACTACTGAACCAGGATTACTCGTGATATCCGATATGATCGTCTTCGATCCATCAGTAAAATCAATCTCAACCAGATCTCCGTTTACATCAAGACCATATAGCGTTGCGAGACTACCGCCTCCAAGGGTTAGGATGAAATCAAGACCATTGAAGTTGGCAAAGTCGCCTGTTTCGCCATTGACATACTGAACGGTGCCGAAGGCATCTGCAATGTCTACAGTTGCAAGACTATCGTTGTAGATGCAATACATCACATTGAAAGGGTCTGCAGCCAGGTCTCGAAGATCGCTTCCTACTTCCGCCTCTCTAACAACAGTCCACTGAGTCGGGGGCTGTCCTGTTCCTGATTTCTCCAACTCAAACAGCCTACCATTTGCAGTGATATACATGCGCTGGCTATGCTGATTGTAAGTCATACCCGGAGAACCCGTAGAACTCACAGATATAGGGAAAAGGTTTGATGTATCGCCGTTTATAGTGACATAATCGAGAACATTCGCAATGACCGAAGAACTACCAGGAATAACCTGACGGATACCGTTTGACTCAAGCGCCCAAAGGCGATCGTCATCATCCCATGCGATGTCATGGAAGTTAGTTCCGCCGCCAAGCTGAGACGCCATAGTCCCTCGATCCTGAATCTCTTGTCCAGGATCTCTGTCAAAGTCATACGAATACAACTGCGGCGATGACTCAATGTTCAAATACCAGATGCGAGAACACTCTTGAAGATCGCCTGGATCGATGGGGTCGCCTGGATTGTCAAGATCGATCTCGCAACAGCCGATCGAATCGATGGAAGCGATATTGGGATGCGTGAAAACGAATCCTGAGTCATCTACAAGAGAGGCAAAGACATCGGGATCATGAGTGTCAGGAGGCCCTACGGACGTACAGGCCGCATCCGACGAATCATACGCAACGTAGAGTTCGTAAGTGAACGGCTCTCTATTTGCAAGGTCCAGAGCGGCCTCATAGGAATCAATCGATTTGGCAGCACCGGAAACATCAGAAAAAGCAGGACGGTAGATAAAGAAGCCTGGCGATTCAAGACCATCCCATGCGGGAACAGGAATGTCTGTGAGATCGCAGGTGTCTTGAACTCGGGCCGTGATGCGGTCATTAGGGTTTTCGTTAGCGGCTCCGCTTCGCGTACCGAACTCTACGGACCCAACCTTGAGGACCGTGTGCCACCATTTGCGTTCGTCAAACCCTGCGCCCATCTACTTAGCTTTCCTCTCTGTTGTAGTAGTATCGGTAACAAAGGTCCAAATCAGGCGAGGCAAACACGCCGCCTGGCAGAACAAGATTGACTCCAAACATGATATCGTCCGAACGAGTTCCCGAACTTGCGGTCCAGTTCTTGAACTGGTAGCCTACGCCAATAATGACAATCTCTTCGGCCCCGCAATCTCTCTGGGGATCTGAAGAGGGGAACTGGAAAGCAGGCTTGACGTACATGTACGAATCCGCGGTCTCCAACTGAGCAGCAATCTCAAACGGGTCCGTAATCGGTTGATCTGGCGCATCAGGCAGATAGATTGCAGGCGTATTCAGCCTCGTTGCAAGCTGCAAGTTGTCTCCAATAGACGAACAGTCTTCATACTGAACACCAGTGAGGTCTTCGCCTCTCGGGAAGTAGAAGCCTTGAACTTCGGCAGAATAGTAGGACTTAAGAAGAAGCAGACCATTGCCATTCTCAAAGACAGGAACGCCTGTGACATTGACAAGAACAGGAGCATTGATCTCTGTATTGTCTCCATCGGCGTCCTGGGTCAAGTTATTACAGTCAGTAAGCGACTGATACGAGAAAGCCAGCGTGTTCTCAATCAAATCTGGACCAGAAGGCTCTGGCGGATTGATGAGATTCCAGAAGACATCACAAAGTCCAGTATCGAATACGCAGTAAACGTCAAAGAAGACTGTGACTCTGCAGATGCCTTGAACGCCGGTAAATCTGCCTGTTACCAGAATGTCAATATCAACAGAACAACCTGTTGTTGAGTTGCGATTAGCGCCCGTTCGCTGAGCCCTCAGATAATCCTTGACGCCTTTCTCTATACGAAGCGTCCAAACTTGAGGATACCCAGGAACAGGAATCAATGAGATCGCATTGCGTACCTCTGAAGGCAAGCCAGCAGGATTATTGAACTCGAAGTCATACGCCTCATCGTCATCGATGAGTTCTCTTGTATACTCTTCGCTCAGCCATGAGAATACACCGCCGGTATCTGTCTCTCGCAGAATAGCCTCGGGACCAATCAAAACATCCCAAACGCCTCGGTTATCAAGGACAAGACCAAATACTCGACCTTGCTGCGATTCGGTCATCGAACCAGCAAGATTCGATCGATTGACCGCAAGGAACGCAAAGTCATCGAGAACTTCAGGGGCGTTGATAACCTGAATGTTGATCGAATCATCTTCGAGGATATCTTCGAGATACACATCAATCAGCGAAGACTTGCCGCTATCGAAAGCGACAACAACAGGAACTTGATCCGTAGGAGGATCGCCAAGATTTGTCTCTTCCCATGCATCAACGAACTGCGGTTCGGTAGGGATGAAGGGCGAGGCTTGTTCGCCTCTCGATCCGTTTGTGTATGTTATGCGACCAGCATAATCATTGACTTCAGATAGATAAATCGTTCCGTCAAGGTTCTTACGGGTTCGCACAAGCAGATAGATCGTATCAGCATCAACGACGCTAAACGTTATCGGGAAGAGAGTATTGTAACCAGGTTCGAAGAATGAGTTTGGAGCATTGTTGGGGAAGAACGTTCCCTCGCTCTCGTATCCTCCAAGCGCAACTTGAATGCCTGTTTCTTCGAAAGGTACGCCGCCAGCAGCAAACTTGATGTTGAAAGATAGCGTGACATCTTCTCTTGGAGCCTCTGGCGTTGCAACTTCTTTGACAACTCCATTGAAGACAACAACCGTATCGTAAATCGAGACAGCAGGAATGACCTCAAGGAGATTGGCTGAGATAGCATCTGGAAACGGATTTGTTTCAGAGCGGACCAATACAGACAATCCATCTCCGCTCCAATCGCTGTTGATGCGAGTCGCCAGAGAGGCAAGGGTTGGGAAAGTTGACAGATCGTACTGAGAAAAACGAGGTCGAGTAAACGAACCAGCAAACTTCGCTGGCGATGAAGGTGGCTCATCGATATCAAGGGGGCCTGCTTCAATAAGTGAAGTTGCCGAAGCGTTGCCTCTTGTGCTATTCAGCAGAACCGCTTCAAAAGCTCCGCCGATATCAGCGTCGATATTGAACTCAGAGATCAGTTCATTAACGGTTTTGCCTGCCAATGAAAATGTCGAGCTTGCAGAGATTGATTGTCCGGGCTCTCCTTTGACGGTCAGCACAAACGGAGCCAGCATCGAATTGACAGTAATGGTTTCTGGTCTATCAATCAGGCCTACGGGAGCATCTCCAAGCAGGAGTCCTGCTTCGATCGATGCGCCGACTGAGGTAAAATCAGCGTCCGCTTCGAGAGCCGCAGCAACAGTAGACATAGTATCTGTTGCGATGGAGTAAGTATACTGACCGACCGCTGTTTCGAACGTATGGTCAAACTTTATCCATTGTAGATGGATGACATTATTGCTTGCATTGTTGCCGCTTACGGAAACCGTTCCATCGTTAATCGCTGCGATTGGAAGATTCTCGTAGTATTCAATTGGCGTATCAACAAATGTTGTGAAGTCAATGTTATTGAATGCGCTTCCAGCAAAAGTCGATCCCTGGTAAAAGCGGAAGAAACCTGCAGGAAGGTTTTCAATAAGGTCATCGAAAACATCTTTGATTGTGATACTCAGATCAGAAGCATCATACGATTCGCTATAGATAGGAAGACCAGTTCCTTGTTCTACCTCAAGAGGAAGAGCAAATGAAGTAGGGTCTGACGGCAACCTTGTCGGAATGTTGCCTCCGTTATCTGGAATAATGTAGGTTCCATGCCTAATGCCATCAAGCAATCCTGTTGTGTTATTACCGTACTTGGCATTGATAGCAAGATCATTGATGTAAAGAACTGCACTTGCAATTGGCTGCCATTCTCCTTCAAACAAAACAGCTTCGAACCAGGGAACCCATTCGGGCACTGTGGCAATAGCATCATTCAGCGCCGTAATGAGTTCGGTTACAGTCATGTCTGCATCGACTATCGCCGTTGCATTAGCGACTGTGCCTATCGCATCTTTTGTCGATGAGAGTTCAATTGTGCTTGTTCCGCATGTTACTGAAAGAGCCTGATTGAAAGAGTGATTGTTTCTGAAGGCTATAACAGGAAGGCTTCTTCTGAAGTTTCCAGGAGTTGGCAGGCTTTGTCTGTTAACCGTAACAGTAAGCATACCTGATGCGCCTTGAGAACCCTTATTGACGCTAACAAAAATACCAGGCCCAACACAAATTGAGAAAAGAGGAACGCCTGTCGATGACGTTTCGAATGATCCGCCCTCTACACCAGCAACTTCTTTGTTGACTAATGCGCTAATGGTATCTGTATTCGGATCGATTGTCATCAAATAGTAATAGTTGACGCCGATCGTGTTACTACCAAGAGAAGTGGCCTGCACGAACTGAGGGAATGTATCTCCTGGATTATCCATCATCAACAATGTTTGACCGTTGATGTCCTCAGCCCAGTTGATATCCAGATCTGTCGCTGTTACCTCAGCCGTCTTAGAAGTAAAAGTTCGAGTTCCTGCTGTGATATCATTAACTTCAAGAACGAGTTCGGTGATAACCTCGTTGCCCGCATAGACAGTAAGCTCGTTGTTGGACTGGCTAAGTCCTATGACTGTTTCTGTCGGAAGGGCGTCGGTTCCTGTAAACTGCAAGAACGGAATCGTAAGGTCAGGGCTGTTGTTGACGATATCCGTTTCCTCATACGGAATCTTCAACTCAAAGAACTGCGCTCCTGCAAGAGCGATTGGCGTGATGTTCAGCAAGAAAACATCAGGACCGCCAGGATCCGGGCTTACATTGACCGTGAGGTTTTGACGAATGACTTGCAACTGCGTTGCATCAAGATCCTGACTTGCAACTTCAACGATCTCAATATCCTGCAGGACAGGCTTGTAGTTGCCTCCGTAGACAATTGGACCTTCGACGCCAGAAACAGCAGTAGGCTGAATCGTCTCCCTCAACCTCTCGGTAAAGGGACGCTCAGCTTCGAGCGTTACGGCGCTGAAGAATGGTTCATTTGAATCGGCCTCAAAGCCCGAGTTAAACGTGACATCGGGACCGACGATCCATTCCTGCTTGAAGTTGATGATGGTTAGATCAGAAGTTGGCATCTATAACTCAAAACCGCTCCAACGTAAAAGTCGTCTTGGTGTCGTTGAGATCAAAGGATTCAACCTCATCGCCATCGTCCCAACGAACCTTGATGCGATTCCCCTTCTTTCCAATGACCTTGCCCATGAGAGGTTCGTCGCCAAGCCCAACTTGACGGCGCTTAACCCGATCGCCGACTCGGAAGACACTATTCTCCCCAGGTTCATATCGGATCATTTGCTTTACGCCATCCCATCGATCTCTCTCTGGGTTGCTGTCTGGGCCAGCGTTGTAACCCTCAGTGCCGGAAGCGCTGCTGGCATCTGCGATTTTGACTTTCTTGTACCAGTTTGACGCCATGGGCTGACCTCCGCCGTATCTTGATTCGATTTCCAAACGGAGACTCTCAACATAGGCCTCAGCCTGCGCTTGGTCTGTAATGTTTCCCGCGCCCTGCTCATCGAGCAGTCGGCTATGAACGTCTCGAATAAACCCGCTCTTAGGACTTAGTGTTGGGAAAAGTTCAATCAATCTCCTCCCGTCAACAAGAGGCTTCGCAGGCGGAGGGGTATCCATGTACGTCTGCATAGCGCTGAAGCGATCGGCATACTCAGGAACGTCCTCAAGGGTCGAGTCTTCGCTCTTTGCCGCAGCATCCGCCTGGGCATGCCACATGACAAGCTTCCAAAGATCCTCTCGGTCCTGACCAGGGATCAATGTCTTCTGACGGAACTTGCCCATCTGTCGCTTGTTCCAGTCCTTCCCATAGTTGTGGGGCGTCATATGTTCTTGCACGATCATGTTGACGACTTCTCGATCGTCTCGTCCTACGCCGATACTCTTGAGGAACTTCTCGGACAGCTTAGCGGAGACATCCTCATGACCGTGATAGGTCATGTGGTCAGGATTGCCGTCCTTGGGCTGCTGAATATCAGGATGCAACTTACCGAAGTCATGGAACCAAGCTCCCATTAGAGCAAGCGATCGATCCTTGCCTTCGATGCCATTTTGCGCGAGAAGATCATTCAGGTTCTTGACAACCTTCAGCGTATGCTCAAGCCAGTTGAGGCGATGATTGGGATTCCTCTGGTCCATGGTTGCAGGCTGAAGGCCCTGGAAGTCTGGCAGATTCAAAATAGCCGCATCCATGCCGGTTTCGTAGAGAACGCGCACAGATGCCTCGGGCGTAGCTCCGCCAAACAGCTTCATGATCTCAGGGCCCGCTCGTTCGGGCGAGACCTTCGTTCTGTACGCCTCATGGACCTCGGGATGGCTCATGCCCTCAAGCGTCTCAGGAGCGATCTGAGAGCCCTCGTAGCGGCTATGGAACCTCAGTACCCTCAGCATACGGAGAGGGTCATCCATGAACGTCTGTTGAGCATCCAACGGCGTCCTGAGCGTCATGGACTGAATATCCTGCAGCCCTCCGACATAATCCTCAACCTGACCTGTTCCAATGTTGTAGAACAAAGCATTGATCGTCAGGTCTCGTCGCTGAGCATCTTCCTCGGGAGATCCAAACTGCATCTCAGGGATACGACTGTCCGAGGCGTAGTCTTCGGTGCGAAGATTTACAAAGTCGATCTTGAACGGACCCATCTGAATCGCAGTCGTTTCAAGATGCTTCGAGGCATCAGGATTCTGATCGACAACGTAGCTCTTGCCGATCTGCGAATCAGGATTTTGCTGAGCATATCGATCCGCATACTCTCGGAACTGTTGACCAGTCATCTTGTCAAGAGCGATGTCGATGTCGTCGCTCTGCGTTCCGAGCAATCGATCTCGAACCCATCCGCCCGCAACTCGGTACTGCTGTCCAAGCCCGAACTGCTTATCGATTGCCATGATCGTAGAGAACACCTGCTCCTCTTCAGGAGTTAGCTGCAGCGACGGTGCCTGCGACTGAGATGTTCTGATAGATGCTTCTCGCACGATTGAGTCCCAAAAACCTGAATTCTTCCAATACTCTGAACGGTATCGCTCTGATCGTCTCTTGCCCTTGTTGTCCGGATTTGTATTCCACCGCTTTGTCAAAGCTCGGTCTACGGCATCCTCAGCGGTAGGAGCCTTGACAATCATCTTATGCAGGTTGACAGCCGATAGCTCAACAACATATCGCCTCTCTACAGCGGCAACCCTGACCTGCTCAAGGCCAGGAATATAGCTGACGTTGTAGATCGGGCACTCGGGGATTGTGTCGGAAACAATACGCTCAACCTCATCGAAGGGAGCATCATCGTTGACAACGATACTCGAAACTCTACCCTTGAAGTTGATTCGGTTTCGACCGCAAACAGCCATCCCGCCAACGGTCTTCAAATCGTGACAGATATCTTCTGGCTCTCCTTTGAGAATCAGGAAGCAAGCGTAGTCTCTGAAGAGCTTCTTGGCAAGAGACAGCGAAAAGACGCACAGACTTCCGCATGTTGAGATCTGCTGGTCCGACAGCATTGAACGAAGTTGGACGGTATCGCAGGGGATCAGGCTCTTGCCGTAGAAACTGTCGTTTTCAACGATCGCCTGAAACAGATGCCGAGGCGCAGAGAGCAGTTGTTTTGAGGTATCGCGATACGACAGCAGTCCCCTAATGACAGATCGAGCCTCTTTATCAGAGATCGATCTTCCATTACGAGAGTGAACAACAGTCTGCAGATCCGAGATGATCTGGTTGCTATCCAATCTACTTCTTTCTCCGCTTACAGCCGCAGCCACGTTTCTTTGAAGAGGCATTGACCGTGGTTGTCTTGCTTGTATTCGACTGAGCCTTTGCAATAGGTTTGCTCTGCACGGTTTTCTTCCCCTCGACTTTTTGCATGAGTCGCTTCATGCTGTCATGATGTTCAGCCATAGTTATTGAATCTCCTGAACCTCTTGGGCAAACTCATCGATGATCTCCTGCAGGACCAACCTTGCCGCAGGATCTTGGATGTCATCGATTTTGATTCTCACGATATCATTGAACTTGTGCAGAACGATTCGAACTGGCTCCTTGGCCCCTTCGAGTTCGGCAAGCTTCTCTTCCCACTTGTGAATCTGATCCATCAGCTTAGCGACTGTCTCGCCCGTCTTTCGCTGCGAATCGATATTCTCCTCGTCTGTATTCGCCTCGATCAAGAGAATACGCCTCTCGATCATTCCGATGTGTCGCCTGATCTTCTCTTCTTGAGCTTCCTGAAGCTGAGCGTATCTCTTCAGGTCGCTTGCGTAATCTTTGATCCTCTCATCGAGGATCGGCTGCATGAAGTGTCGGGTCAGATGATTGTAGACCGAGTTGTAATGGATATCGTTGAGGCCTTGCGAAACAAGCCAACGATGGACCTTCTTGGCATTGCTGCTCTCTGCGTACATGGCTTCCGCTTGTTCTCGAAGCGGATGGTTGCAAAGACGGCAGTTGGCTCTTGTGACAACTCGACTCGTATCTATCGAGTCGGCAAAATCAGAAAGCGATGAGGAATCTTCGTTTTTGGCAAGCGCCTTTTCTTCATCCGACATACAGGACTCCTTTAGGAGAGTCCCTTGCGAGGCAAGCCCAACTCTTCATCAACAAATCGCTTACGCTCTGCTTTGAGGGCTGCGATTTTCATTTCGATCTCGATGATACCGGCTCGGCATACTTCGATGAAACGGGGAGGAGAGTCCATAGCAATCTCATCGGCCTCGACAAGAACTCCTTTGATCGACGGGTAAGACGACAATCTCTTATCGGCAAGAACTCGCTGAACCATACCGCGAGCGCCTCGCTGAGTCTGAAAAGCAAGATCCGCCGCTCGGTCAAGAACAGATACAAGAGCTTCAAGATGCCTGATCTTCGCGTTCACGCGATTACGGTCTTCCATCGAATGAATCGACTGGACCTCAGGCTTCTCGTCTTTAGCTATCTTGTACCAGTTTCGCATTAGCTCTTCCAGCCCTGAGTCACGTTGATTTCAAAACCGCTACTGACGTTATGGAACTGCCCGTTCTGAAGCCTCATGACATGACCCTGAATAGAATCGCCTTCAACCTGCCAGCAAAGGCAGTCGTTGCTTTGAAGCATGCCGTGAGCGCTCATGGAATACTTTTGACCAAGTAGCGAAAACTCGACTCGAAGACCGCCGTCCTTGAGCCTGAAGAACTTCTCCGTTCCCTTCGATGCCTTCTTCGTGTTCTCTACGACCTGATTTGTGACTTCCTTCTGACGCTGCTGTATGATGACGAGCTTCCCCTGACGGATAGCCTCTCGCAAGATGGCGATTTCGTCATCTCGGTTTCTCGAAGAGAACTTGAACTCAGCAATATCCTGGAACAAGGGATCGATGTCGCCAAACGACTGGATCGATGCAACCTTGGTTTGAGTCTGAGGAGGAGCATAGCCCATCGAGGACATCAACCCATCGAAGTCAATATGCTCTGCTTCAACATCCGCATCTGGACGATCGGCGGATGTATCAATGAACCCTGACGGCTCTCGCCCTCCTGCGTCTTTGTAAATAGGACTGTGACCCGTACCAATACGCAGGAGATTTTCAAGCAGACCCTCTTTGTCTACTCGATTCATACGATTTGCTTCTTCAGCCGCGGCCCGCTTTTCTTCCAGCGTTTCTTTACTTCTATCAGCCATCTGCAATCTCCAATCTCTTGCGTTCAGCGATCAAGAGCGATTCTGCCTTACCATCGTCTTTTTTGAGCTTGAAATGGTCGGACAGGTCAGGATACAGTTTCGCCGCCAGCGTTCGAGCAGCATCCTTAGCGTTCTCTTTAGCTTTCTTCTTTTCCTGCTGCCATTCCTTCTCTGCTTCGTCGTACTCAAGACGCTTCTTTGGAGAGAGTCGATTGTATTCGGCGGTCTTGGTCTTGAGAATCTCAGGTTTGACGACTTTCGCCATCAGTTCATCGGCCCATTGCTTCTTCCACGTTTGCGGAGTCACCAACTCAACGTCAAACTCCAAGCCCGCGAAAATCCCCTCCCAAATGCCAAAGCCCCGACCGAAGTTGAACATCGATGTGACGCCTTGACCTCGCATCGCATGCACCTGTTCAAGAACAGCCACGGTCTTCGGACCAGCATGAGGACGCAGAAGATCCGCCATCGCTCGCTTGTCGTAGTTCTTCTTGTTAGTTTTCCCGCGCTTCTCTGTGATATGAGGAACGTAATGGACTGAGACAGAATCTTCAGTCAAAATCGTGATTCCGCCCCCGATTCCGGGATCTATGCCGATGATAGTGGTATATGTTTGCCAGTTAGCCATACTATCTTTTCGACAAGATAGCTGGTAAACTTGCGTAAACGGCTACAAGGTGAGAAGGTTCTTGGTACAATAATCATGTATCACGATCCACGAAGAGCCGTTTTCTCTTCAGGAGGTAGATCGCAGAATGGACGAGGACGAAGGCGGTCCTAATAGTTGGTTCGTTTTGTGTAGTCGTTTCTTGAGCCTACTTTGCTTGGACGATTGTCCAACGGAGACTGTCTATGGAGCCGTTCGGAATAGCATTAGCGGGATTTGCAGGGATGGCGATATGGGACATCCTCAGGACGTTCGTGCAAGCGAAATGGCTGGAACGTCGTCTCCGCAGAGACTATCCGTCTAACGGCTCGTGCTGTTGCTGCTGCCAGAAAAGGCAAGATGATGACTCAAAAGACTCAGGTAGTTCACTGCAAGATTGACGCATACGATGTCTACATCGGTCGCGGCTCAAAATGGGGCAACCCATTCACTCACAAATCAGGCACCACGGCAAAGTTCCAAGTTGATACTCGGGACGAGGCTATCGCCAAATACCGAGAGTGGATCATGAAACAGCCCGAGCTTCTTGATTCGATACACGAACTAAGAGGCAAACGGCTCGGATGTTGGTGCAAGATCCCATCGGATCCGGGCAGACCTTGCCATGGAGATGTTCTGGCAGACCTTGCCGACAATGCTCCCGAGGACGGATACGATTTGCCAAGGATACCTTTCGATGACTTCGACTGAACGAGAACCGTGCTGCGTCTGCGATCAAGGCTGCCATGCTCCCGCCAATCTCGATGAAGATCAGATGCCCGTTCTGCGGGCTTCTTGCTTTGTATGCGGACTACCTGTTTGTACGAACTGCTCAAGCATCAGAACGTACAAGGGTTATGGCAAGGTTCGAGCATGCAACAACTGTCAAGTCGATACCATTGACAACGGAGACGAGTTCTTTGTTTGGCGAAGAGCGCATGCCCAAGCGGGCTACCCAGGAATGACGAGGGATAACTATGAGCGATACAGGTCCGGAAAATCAGGATACCTCTACCCCAGAGACACAATCTGTCCCGAATGCGGAACAGTCCTTGAGCGAGGGTGTGATTCTCACGGAAAGCGCCGCAAAAGAAATACGCAAAATCACGGAAGAGCAAGAGCTTGATACAGGCGCTTATCTTCGCGTGGGAGTTCGTGGCGGAGGCTGCTCTGGATTCAGTTATCTCCTTGACCTGACTGAGAGCAAAAAGGACACCGACGAGGAGTTCGAGCAGCATGGAGTCACGGTCATCTGCGATCCTAAGAGCCTGCTCTACCTGAATGGCACTCAGATCGATTTCCGAGACGAGATCATGGGTCGAGGATTCGTATTCAATAACCCCAACGCAACCAGTAGTTGCGGCTGCGGGTCCAGTTTCTCTGCGTAAATGATATCCGCCCCAAGGATTCGACTGGTCTCCCATAGTAAACATCGCTATGGGCGAACGCTATCTGCCATCCTTGCGTCGAATGAAGAAGTTTGATCGAGTAGCGCTCGGCCAAACCTTCGGATATCAAATCACAAACTACAACATACCCGAAGCGTGGACGCACTCTCAAGGAGAAGGCGTTACCGTCGCTGTCCTTGACATCGGGTGCTGGGTTCAGCACGACGACTTGCAAGATCGTTTCGCTCCCTACGTCTGGAATGTCGTTGACAACTCAAACAATGTCAATGATCCCGATGGTCATGGAACGCACGTCTGCGGGACTATCGCCGCAAACAACAACAGCTTTGGCGTTTCAGGCATTGCCCCAAAATGCAAACTCATGCCTATCAAGGTTCTGCATGACGAGGGATGGGGATACGATCATCATATCGCACGAGGCATCGACCTGGCTCTCGCCAACAACGCAGATGTTATCAACATGTCTCTTGGCGGACCTACCGAGTCTCCTGAAATCCATGCGGCTATCAAACGAGCTTATGCCCTGAATGTGCCTGTCGTCTGCGCAGCAGGCAACGCTGGCGATGTAGGTCAAGTCGAGTTTCCCGCTCGCTACAATGAAGCTATCGCAGTAGGGGCAATCGATCGCAACAACGTTCGAGCGTGGTTCAGTAATACGGGCATCGGTCTCGACTTTGTAGCGCCAGGCGTAGACATCGTTTCAACCATTGGAGGCAACGTCTACCAGTCATACAGCGGAACAAGCATGGCTACGCCTTGGGTTTCGGGCGTCATTGCCTTGATGCTCTCTAAGCATCGTCTTCATGGCGGATCAACGCCCGTAGATACCGTCGAACAGATCAGAGAGCATCTGAAATGGACATGTATCGATCTGGAAGGCGGCGGGCACGATGTGACAACTGGATTTGGTCTAATCGACGCGAACAAACTGTTTATGGTCAACGACCAGCCAGAACCATCTGATCTCGATGAACCCGATCCGATTGCCATTCTCGAAGAGAAGATCGCAGAGTTGGAAAAAGCACTCGCCAAGCAGAGGGCAGTTATTGCTCCTCCCAACCCGATGCGAAAAGGGTATATCGAAGGTTAGATCTTCCCAAGGTCTTTGTGAGTAATGTTGAACTGAACTGTCTTACGAGGCAGCTTGGTCTTCAACTTCGATACCGAGTGGTAGGTATAATCGTTAGGCGCAAAAGCAAACATTCGATTCGGGACGAACTCGACCATGGAAGCCTGGTGGAACTCCTTGTTGTTTCCGTGACCAAAGCCTTCGGCAATCTCGCCCTTTGGAACAAGAATGTTCGTACCGAGATCCCTTCTTTTGGTGTCTTCTGCAAGATAGAACAAGATAGTTACCATCTTATTGTGACTATCCTTATGAGCCCCAATCGAATAACCAGGCATATCCTCAGCAAGCTCAATACGAGAATAGGTATGGAATGAGTATGTCTCTCTGAACGATGTTCCCCAAACGTCGAGCATGAAGTTCCGAAACTCATCGCCGCCAAGGGCAGAATTAAAACCCGTCCAGAAGGTTTTCTGCTCATCGCTCATCAACGAATCATCAATATCGCTTAGCTTGAATATGGTTCGCTTCTTGTATGTAGCAGAATGCGAATCCATGAGCTTCTGCTCTGGGAAGAGACGCAGCATCTCCTTGTAGTAATCGCTGGGAAATACGTTGTCCGTTATGAGATGCGGATACGGATACTTGCGCATCGGCGTATTCGCAATCTGATAGATAACCTGATGTAGCAAGCTCTCGTCAGTCATTCAGTCCCCACCAATCGAGCGTTTTCTCGAAACCGTCCCAGAAGCGTACAACCGGCTCGTAACCGAGCATTTCCTTTGCATACGAGATGTCTGCCTGCGTATGCATGATATCTCCAACTCTAAACGGCTGCTGATCGATCTCGAACTTGAACTTCTTAGCAAAAGCGTCCAGGATCTCATTGTTCGATGTACGGTCGCCGCAAGCAATGTTGATTCCCTCGCCCTTGAAAGTTCGAGAAGCCTTTGCAGCGAGAATGTTGGCCTCAACTACGTTGTCAACATAGCAAAGGTCTCGGCTCTGCTCTCCGTCTCCATCCTTGCGGAGAGGCGTACCTTCCTTGATGCGATGACACCAACTGCTAAGCGCCGTTGAGTACGGACTGTCACCATACTGATGCGGTCCAAAGACATTGAAATACCTGAGACAAACAGCATCCATCTCATAGAGATCGCAGAAGAGTCGAATGAACTCTTCCGACGACTTCTTCTGCAGCGCATAGGGAGACTTCGTGACCGAACCGATGAAATCGTCTTCGACGATCGGCAGTCTTTCGGTGTCTCCATAGACTGATGAAGATGATGCGAAAACAAAGCGACGGCAGTGGCCCGCCGCCGCTTCGAGTAGCCTGACGGTCTTAAACAGGTTCTCGTCAGTTGTATATGCTGGTTCTTCGACCGAGTACGAGACTCGGGGTACTGCTGCTTGGTGAAAGATTACGTCATAATGCTCGTGATGTATGGCATCAAGAACTTCTTCGCTTGCAAAGTCGGTATTGAGAATTCTCACAGACGGTAGGCATTCGGTTGCTCGTTGAACATGTTCGTAGCTGTTGTCAACTACGTCAGTTTTCCATCCCTCATTGAAACATCGAATGACAAGGTTTGTCCCGATGAAACCACAACCGCCAGTAACCAGAACTCGCATAGAGAAATCTCCTTTGGTGTCTGGCTACTTATCGTCTAAAAAGCCTCCGAATCTTTGAGTATACCACCGTCTTCTCCAAGCGAAGCCAAAGTTTCGGCTTGCGGATCGTCCAGTAGTTCCCCTTGTCTCTCTCCGCGCGAAGTTTCTCTTCGGCTTCAGCGATTCGGGCGTCGTTCTTCTCTTTGAGGTTTTGGGCAAGCTTTTCAAAGTCAATGTGTCGAAAGCGGAGATGTTCCTTGACCGCCACAGAACTTCCGCCCAAATGGATGTTCTTATGACCGCAAGTTCCGAAGTTGCTATCATCAACTTCGAAAAACTCTTTCGGTATCGGATTAACGTTGACTTTGGTCCTGGTTCCGCCCCTTAGCACATAGATATGCTCGGGCAGTTTGTCAGGGCGGACCATCAGGGAGATCCCGCCCTCCTTTGCTTCCGTACAAGCCCCCTTCTTTGTAGAGCTTGCCTTCCGCGCAGTGCGCTTCTTAGCCATATTCATTCTCCTTTTACTACTAACCCTTGCCAGGCACTTACTCTGAGCAAACGTCATAGCGTGAAGTATGTCATTGTGGCTTATCGGTCAAAAGACCTGGAAAACTTTAGTCCAGTTCAAGCTTCTCGTAAGACGAGAACATTAGCAAATCAAAAAATGAACCCGTCATGCACATGGCTAACTCATCGCCTCGATACAATAAGTAGCATGAGGTATGTTGATTTTCTTTTTCCTCATGCGATGCATCTATGCATGCTTTGATTTGAAACTCAACGCTCCGATGAGATTCATCTGTGATTTGTTCAAGTCGCCAAAATGGTAACAAGACATCTTCTTCGGTTGAGGAATTCTTCAACCCTACAAGCCCTTGAAACTGTTCAGGATCAAGATCGATGACATAGATATCAATGTTTCTATAAGTATGATCCATGAAATCTGGTCTTGTCATCTTCATGCGTAATCTCCTATCCGCATAGCGGCTCGTCTCCAAAGAGACGTTTGACATCCCGAGAGCAGTCGAGGAACTCTCGAACCTCGACTGACTTCTCGGGAGCCAACCTGCTTAAGACCTCGAACAAACGTTCGTTGGTCTCTGGATCGCATCGGCAGAACCGAATAGATCCATCAGGCATGATATCAAGCGCCAGTTCCATCGCTAAGCTTCTCGTCATCCTTGATGATCTCGCCATTCTCGTCAAGACGAGCAACCTTGCCGGTTGCGTACTCTCTCTGAAGCCAAGACATCTCAGTAACCATGTCTACGCTTCCGCCCTGCAAACGAACATGAACGTCTCCGCCTGAACGCTGAACATCGACGATCCGAAGCTCTTGGGCTGCATAGTCCTGGTTGCTGATGATGATTCGGTCGCCTTCCTTGAAGTGGACCTTTGAGATAGCGGAACGATTCATGACGCTTGCGTTCCTTACGACCGCCTCCATGCCTCGGGCGGTTTCCTTCTTCTGTGAGTCACTCATTTGAATTCTCCTGTAAGTAGCTCTCAATCTTACGTTTTTTCAGGTAAGTGCCTGGTAGAGATTCTTTGCTCTCCAAATCCGTCAGTGGCACAGATCTACTATCGGCGTTTTCAACTTTTGGCATTTCTATTTCGTACTGAACCAGCATGTCACCAGCGCCGCCGCCCCGAATGTGAGGTATGCCCGCTCTTGGTATTGCATGGATCTGTCCGTGCTGCGTCCCAGGAGCGACTGTGACGCTTTCATCGCCCCTGAGGGTCGGAACCTTGATCTCATCCCCAAAGATCGCCTGAGACGGACTGAGAGGATACAGGAGCCTCACATCTCGTCGATTGTTGACCTCGAAGATTTCATGGCGCAAAACATTCACAACAACGTACAAATCGCCTCGATGCCCCTCGGCATGTCGAAGCAAGCCCTGATTCTTCATACGGAGAGAAGTGCCCGACAGTACGCCAGAAGGAATCTTGACCTCGATACTCTTCGAAGAGGAGACCATACCTTCGCCCTTGCACTTATTGCAACGATCGGTCGGTCTCACAAAAGTTCCCGCGCCTCGGCAAGTCGGGCACGATTGCTGCACCTGAACAGATTGAGAGCCTTTGCTGAAGCTCTTGACGAAGAAGCCTCTGCCATTGCAGTCAGGGCACGTTGTTGATTGGGCATCCTTTTTCAGGCCCTTGCCTTCGCAATCGGAACACTTGTCGTTCCAACGAGCGGTACATGTCTTTGTGCAACCCTCGAATGCTTCTTCGAGAGTCACATTCGCTACGGACTGCTGATCGAGACCCGGAATGTCTTTCGGGTCTACTGATCCGAAAGGGTCTTGGGAACGCCCTCTACCTCCCATGCCGCCAAAGCCGAAATCAAACATGTCGTCCATCGGCGAACGGGTCGGACGACGGCGAGCGCCCTGACCTCCTACAGTACCAAATCTGTCGTACTGCTGCTTCTTGTTGGAATCCGATAGCACTTCATAGGCTTCCGCGGCTTCCTTGAACTTCTTCTCGGCTGCGGCATCATCAGGATTGCGATCAGGATGATACTTCATAGCAAGCTTGCGATAAGCTCGCTTGATCTCATCATCGCTGGCCTTGCGATCAACCCCAAGTGTCTTGTAGTAATCAGGCATTTACGATCCGTACTGCTCTTGATCCTCATCGGTATCGCAGGTATCGTAAAACTCAGCCTTCTGCTCGCTATGAACGCTCTCGCCAAGTCTTTCAACATGCTTACGGGCTTCTTCGGCGCAACCATCGCCATGAAAGCCGATTAGCTCCATGTCAATCTTGCCGTCAGGTCCAATGCGAAACTCAATTTCCTTTGCCATCAGTCATCCTCGTCTTCATATGGTCCGAAAGTTGGTCCGCCGGGAGGACCAGCAGGCCCATCCATATCAGGCGGCCCGCCCATCTCTCTCAAACGAGAGTCAAGATCGATGATGTCTTGGACAAGGCCCCATACCGCCCCGATCGTGTAAGCAAGATCCCTCAGATCCCGGATCGAAAGCTCTTCAGCGGTCGGACGGTTCTGATTATGGACGTACTTTTCCCAGGACTTAGTGATGATGAAATCGCACAAGTCAAGGATATGATCGTTGTTGATGCCGCTATCATCCATCGGAGGAAGACCATCATCGGGTCTGTCGATATTCTTAGACAAGCGTTTCTCCTACAAACGAACGCCATCGTTCTCTTGAATGCCAGAAAACTCATCAGAATCGTGAGCTATCTCTTGAATAGCCGAAAGCAACGATGCCTTGTATTCCTCGTATGAGGATTCAAGCTTGCCCGCTTGCTTTGCGATCTGATCGAGATTCTCTTGCTCTGTTTCTACAGCCAACTGGCGAAGGGTTTCGGAGATCGAAGAAATCTTCGAGATCAGGTCCATGCCCTTATCCGCAACGCTGTTAGCTGCTCCAATCTTATGCATCATACTGTTGCCTCTTCAAACGTTCTCATGATCGACCTGATTTGCTGATCTTCTGCTGTGTTGCAAGCCGTCATAAAGACTGTATCGGCAATAAGCAATGCTTCGCTCTCAGACGAGATTGAACGAAGACATATCAACGCCGTCTGCAGAGACCTCACAATGCGATACAGATCTCTTCTGTTGTAGAGAGACAATGAAGGCTGCCGACCATAGGCTCCTTCGATAGCCTGCTGGACCACAAACTTGCTCCATTGCTGAGCAGGCTGTCCGGCGTTATCGCCGCTTTGGTTGATCTGCTTTTCCATCTTGCGAGAATAGCCGGATCCCGAGCCCTTGAGCTTCGGCATCTGCAAAGCAGTCTTGGCAGCAGCGGTCATATCCTCATTTGCGGCTCTGTCTTTGAGCAGCCATAGAAGACGGAACTTCCAATACAACGTAGAGAGCATCTGGCTGACCGCAACAGGAACGTTGTTGTCTACCAGATATGCCTTCGAGATCATATTGATACAGCGTTCGTAGTCCTTGGCATCAATCGCATTCAGCAGATCCCAGATGATGAAGTTCTCAACCGATGATGCAGTCGCTTCTACAGATTCAAGAGTGATCTGCTTGCGTCCACCCTGGTATGCAGCAAGCTTCTGAATGACCATCTCAAGCTGGTCTGCTCCAATGCCATTGACGGCGGCATCGTGCCCGCATGTTTCGACGATGGCTTCTGCAACCTCGAAGTCAATCTTGTAGCCCCTCTTCTCAAGCTGATCCTTAACCCATTTCGGCGCAGCATTCTTGTCGAGGGTGTCGGGAAACTCATAGACCTTGCCTCCGAGCTTCTTGACATGATCGAAGAGAGATTTCTCTTTCTTTGGATCGATACCATTGAAGATCACGAAGATATTGTCATCAAGACCTTCGAGGACTTCCTTGAACTTCTTGATGTGCGTTGCCTTGTTCGAGTTCTTGAACTTTGGCATTGCATTGATAATGACGAGCTTCTGCTCAGCGAAGCAGCCGGTCTCTTGCAGTTCAACCGCAAGGAACTCATACGTCACATCGTTATCGCAACTGAACGTTTCGCAGCCTTGAAACTTCTCGCGGAAACGATTCATCAATGCTCGACGAGCATGATAGCTACCGTGCATCCAGGCGATATGACTCTTGTCGCTACTCATAAAAACCCCTGACGCCCCGATAGAGCGGCCAGGGGCGGAGAACAATCAATGGACTTGAGAATCAGCGACGAGACTTCTTGGGAGCGAAGAAGATGGAGTATCGCTCCTTGATGCCAGACTGATCGGGTTCGGACCAGAAATCTCGCTCATCGACCTTCGAACCAGCGTGGTAACGGAAGAGAATCGGAGCCTTCGAGGACTCAAACTCGACCTGAACATGGTCATCGTCAGCCGCTCTCTTGACAGCCTCGGCAAGATAGAACGAAACGCAACTGATCGACAGAGCGCCATCGCTCTTGGCGGAATCGTTGATCTCAATGTCATCGACTCCAACCTTACGGCGGGCTCGCATGACTCCCTCAGTCTTCGTTTCAATGAAGTCCGAGTTCTCGAAGTCAATGCTCAGAGTTGCAAAGTGAATGTCATGAGCCTTCTTCATCTCGTCGTTGTACGTCGCGGAGATGCCTCGAACGACATTGGCCCAGTTCTTGATCTGCGTCGTGAGCTTGATGGGGCTCTTACGATCAAGGAACATATTGACATCAGGCCAAGTCACATCAGCGTCATACTGAGCGATGTAGGCCAAGAACGAGTTGCTCTTGATGATGAGGTACTTGTCTTCGGGGTAGAAGTTGATGTATTCATCGATCGCCTGGTTGAGGATATCGAGAATCGCAGGGGTCTGATCGTTGGGCATCAGAAGGCCGAACTTATCCTTGCCCTTTGTTAGATCATGACCAGACAGGTCGAGGATGGCAAAACGAGGACCGCTTCCGGCGGCAAAGCGAACTTCGCCAGGCTGGGCATCGATCTTCCAATACTTGTACGCTTCTCGCTCGTCTTCGAATCCGCGAGCGAAGAAGACTCTGTTCGCGCCGCTGATAAAGATGTCTCTGCGGACTTGGAGCGCATCATCGTCGCTCTTAGTCTCCATGATGTCGTTGACGTACTGCGGGATCTCTATCGTCTCGCGGTAGGTCGGCATGGTCTGGAACTGCTCGGGATCATTGACGAGCGTGAGGACAAGCTCTCGTCCCGAGTCTTTCTCAGCGTTCGGAGCGTCGGTGTCTCCATCATCGCCATCATCGCCGTCCTGCGGCTCATCGTAGGTCCGAAGCTCGACCCAGATCTCATCGCTCTCATCGAACGAAGAAAGGGTCGCCTTCAGATCAGAGGCGCGAACGGTGCAATGACCCTTGTCTTCGCAGTCGTATCTCAGATCATCGCAACCATGGCGATCAGAGATGTACGAACGGATGCTCATGCGTCCGCCGTGCGACAGGGCAATGATCTCATCATCTTCAGCGGCGAGCGTCACCAGGAATGCGAGCGGATGCTCTTTGACGACGCCCTTTGTTGCGACAGAAATCGCCGAGTTCAATCCCTCGGTGAAATCCTTTACTGCGGCTCGAAACTTCATCGGTTGTCCTCCAATGCTTCATCAATCTTCGGGATTGTCTTGCTCGTACTGAGCAAAAATGGCTTTCGCCTTGTTCTTAACTCGGCTCTTTCTACCTCTTCTCGGTCAACTTTCACCGCTGAAAGTTCAATCTGTGAAGAGCAAGCCCGTGATTGATAATCTGCTCGTCATATGCCTTTGCTGCATCTTCTTCGGAATCAAAGTATCCAAGAAACATCGGCTTCTTATCAATGGTTATCATCGATTGCCACTTGTTTCGCTTCTTGATCCAAGAAACTCCTCGATACTTTCGACTTCGCAAGGCATCAAATCTATTCTTCTTCCTGGCTAAGAATACCGTTGCATCTCTATACAGCCAATCTCGGAAAAGATTCAATTGCTGTTTACCAGACCAGCCTACCTTATGAATCGTGCCATCAGGAATGACCTTGTTATCATTGAGAGGAACATGATTCAAAATCGCCTGTTTCAGTTCCTCAAGAAAGTCATGTGATCCAACAAAACTCGCAACTGTTGTGAGTCTATTGCTTGTTATTGAACCGTCCCCATCAAAGTACCCTCGAACAAAATGATGGGTCATATCAGTAGGTACAGAGCTTATCACGCCTCTCATTGCGGTCAATGATTTTCTCGGACGCATACCTTTTTCGTACAAATCGTCCCATGTTTCTCGTCCGTTGATTTGCAAGCTAACTGAATGATGCGTATTCTCTCCCAGCTTCGTTGAGCCTCTATACAGCGGACGATTGAAATGAGAAGCAAGCAGAGATAAATGAGCTTCATCCTTAGCTGATTGAGTATATGAAACTCGGTTGCCGCCTGTTACAAGACAGCCATCTGCTGCTGTAAAGCCAAACCAGTATGAGCTATCTTCTGAATCCAATGTTTGAAATAGTCGTTTCATACATGGCCTTACAGTCCTTCTTCCAATAATCCTTCAAGGAAGGGTAAAAACTAAGTCAGTCTTCGGGATTGTCTTGTTCGTACTGGGCAAAAATCGCTTTAGCTTTGTTTTTCACTCTTGATAAAGCGTTGTCTACTCCCTTGACATTCACTCTGATTTTGACTCTCTTCTCGTTGATCTTCTCTGCGATCTCTTCGTAAGTAAACCGCTGGGCATAAAGCACCAGGACTTCCTTTTCGAACTGAGAGAGCGTCTTGACAAGAGCGGACATGAGATCTTGGTAGTATTCCTGTTCCTGGATGATTTCCAAGACGGAACCTTCGTCTGCTGGCAAGATATTGATGAGCGCCAACTCATCGTCGTTGCCCTTGTTCTCCTGATCGAGCGAGATGCTCTGGTTGAGAACCTTCTTGCGGTTGTTCTGCAAGCTCGACTTGAACTCGGTCGAGAGGTGCCTGCGAATACAGAGAAGGGCGAATCTGTCAAAGGGAGCAACGCCAGTCGTTGTTCCTCGGGTTTCGTCATAGTCTTTAATGGCCTTGTACCGAAGGGCAAAGAGCGCCTCTTGCATGACATCGCTGGAATCGAGTCCCTTGATGGAGAATCGATTGACCATGCGCTGTATGCGCGGCTTGAGCTTGTCGAGGATGTCTTCGAAGGCTTTGTTGATGTCTGTCTCAACAGACGACCCTCGTACAGTCTCGATAAGCTCGACGAACCGCTGATTTTCTTGCTCTTCTTGTGCATCTACTTCGACCTTCTTGGTCGTAATCTTCTTCGTTGTGGTCTTCTTAGCGGTTTTCTGTGCCCCGGTCTTTTTACGGGGTTCAGTCATAGGCGATTAGATATTCCTGTCTATTCCCTCTTCTTCAAAGCCGCATTGAACGAGATCGACTCGACCACAAACTTCTCCAGGAGCGTTTGCGGGTTGAGATTGAGGACAATGCCTCGATTCGTATTCTGCAACAGATCGATCATGTGAGCGACCAGTACCATCGCCTTGCCCTCTGGCATAAGCGAGGTTTGATGCAGATACTTCTTCTTCTCGTCTTCGGTGAGAAATAGCAGCCCATCCGTTTTGGGACATGTCTTGATAACCAGAAGGTTTCTCAAATGACCAACAAGGCCACTCAAAACTTCCCCAATATCACGACCGTCTGATAGTAGATCGGCTATGACTCGCATGGCATCGCCAGCGTCGGGCTTCAAGATTGCATCGACCAAATCGAAGTAATAACTTTCGTCAACGGCTTGCAAAGCTTGCAGAGCGCCCTCTGCTGTCATCTTATCTTTTCCTGCAAACGTCTTGACCATTTGCAGGTTTTGCAGCGAGTTTCTCACACTGCCCTTCGAGCGACGAGCCGCAACCCTCAAAGCATTGTCTTCGTAATCGAAGCCCTCAGCATCCGCAATCATCTTGAGATGCTGGAACGTTCGATCCCATGAGACCTGGCTGAAACGAAGCGTCAGACAGCGGCTATGAATCGTGTCCTTGAGCTTCTGAGGATCAGTTGTCGCAAGAATGAAGATGGTCTCGGGCGGCGGCTCCTCGATCATCTTGAGAGCAGCTTCAGCAGCCGCTCCGCTCAAGCGATGCGCCTCGTCGAGGATGACGAATCTGTAACGGCACTCGATAGGAGCGTACTGGATCTTGTCTTTGAGCGTTCGCACTCCGTCGATGCTACCAGCAGAAGCAGCATCGATCTCAAGGACATCTGCGCTCTTGCCCTCGAAGATTGACTTGACCAATCCTGATTCAAGATTCGGCTCAAGAGTAACGCCCTTCGGGTCGTTCAAAGACGCAGCGAAGACTCTCGCAGCGCTCGTCTTGCCGCAACCGAAGTTACCCGCAAAGATGTAAGCGTGATGGAACTTGCCTTCCTTGATCGAGTTCTCAAGGATGCGGACAACATGGTCTTGCCCAACAATCTCAGAGAGCTTCTTGGGACGGTACTTGTCTACGAGAATATCGTTGCTCATCGCTGTCCTTCTTCTTCAGCCATCGCTCCCGATTTCTCGAAAGCCTCTGGCTTGCTATAGCCAAGCCACGTTATGAAGTTTAACGCAGCCGCTCTCACATCTTCAATACTTGCTTCAGCAGGAACAACTCTCGCCATTCCGTCCTGGTGACTGATCTTGTCCCAATCGAAATCATCAAGCGCCGTCTCGCTCGGGTGAGGATCTCCTCCGCTCACATCCCTTGTGAGTCGAATGATGTAACCATCATTTTCCTCAAGACCTCGAATCTCCGAAGGGAACCGGAGATCAGGGATCAAAGCAATGTCGGGATCATCCTTACAGATCGAACGGAATGTTGCATTGACCCAGATGCGATCGTCAAACATCTCTCGCATGATGTCCGTTCCGAACACCTGCATCATCTCTCGACCGCTCATTGGCCCTGTACGAAGATCCTTTGAGATAGTCTGCCAATGCGACTTAACGAACGCAGCCCAAGCCATTTCTTTCCCGCCAGGATGCATGGCATAGTTGCCTTCATGAGCCCGCAAAAAAGTCTCAGCGGGCTTTCCTGAGTTCTGCCATCTAACTTTGAGAGGCAGAGTTTCCCAACGGTAGTCGGTCAACGAGTTCTTCTCTGCATCAGTACCGTACACTTGCTCGGGGCGAAGCCCCATGGCGTTGACAAGAAACTCCTTGAGCGAATCAGCGAACGAATACGCTTTGACGATCAGCCCCTCGTTCTCAAACCACTCGACAAGGAAATCGACGAGCGTTGATTTGCCGCTTTGTTTCTTACCTGATACTGCGAGAATGAACGTCATTAGACCACCTTGACGAAGAAGTAGGTCTTGTCCTCAAGAAGGTCGTGACCAAAGTTGTTGACTGGACGGTTCTGCCAAGTCTGCAAGAAGAACTCTTCGCCCTCGTTGCGACCGATGTAGAACCTCAACTCTTCATCAGTCATGTTACGAAGGCTTCCCTCATCGTACACTCGATGCGTACCATCGGTAGCATTACCAGCGTAAACAAGGCCTTCAACAACCTCGCCGTCCTCGTCAACGAACTGCGGGAAATACGCCTCGATTGAACGGAACTTGTTGTCCGTTGTGAGGGCGTTGTTGAAGTTCATGTCGCTGACCTCTGACTTGATCCGATCGATCGCATCATCAAGGTCTTCAACAGTGGCAACGATCGAAGTCGTTCCGTTATAGTCTCGCGAGATAACCTGAATACTCATTACTTCCTCCATTCCACATCCTCATCGAGGATATTTGGCAACTGCTCATTCTCCATGTAATCAACGCCAAGAGTACGAAGCATGATGCCGTGGTCCTTGTAGTCCATGGCTGTGACTTCGCCATTACCGCCGGGAGGAATGGAGCAAAGAACGTCTGCGGTAATGGCCGCTCGACGAATGTCATCCCACTCATCCCAGTCATGCATGTAGAAGACAACAACGTACCGCTTGTTGCAGTAACGAGCAAGCGGCTGCTTCACAGGCTTGATATCCCAGAACTGCTTCTTCTTGTCGGATCTCGTTTTGTTTGTGATGCCAACGCAAGCGACGGTCGCCAGGTCGATATCGCCAAACTCATCGGGGTACTTCGCTACGAGCTTATCAGCGATATCGATAAACTCAACGATCTCGTCGTATTCGCATTCCTTCTGCATCTGTTACTCCTTCAGCCGGTCGGTGTGACTTGACCGTAGTTGAACTTCGTTTCGCCCTTTTCGTTGACAACGAACTCGTAGAAGATATCGGCATCAAAGTCCGCTACCTCTATGATTACACCGTCGTCATGCATACTTACCCGAACAAGAGCGCTTTCGTCTTCCGAGTAGTAGGTGCCTGCTTTCAGGCCTTGAATCTCGCCTCTCATTGGAAAAGCCGCCCCTGTCCTATGATGTGATCGTAAAGTTCGCTCGCGCTGAGCGCCTTTAGATCATCCATCGTCGTTTTGCCATCAATGATTTCGTTTACCACTCTCTGCATATCTTCCTGATTCAGTTCATCCATCTCGTTGAGCGTAAAGATCGATGAACACAACCGAAGGAACCCATGAACTGCTCGTCTTTCTTCATCCGAGTTCACTGTCCATACCCTCCTCTGATTGCTCTTGATCCTGCGAAGAGACTGTCTGCGATCCTGAGTCACGGCTTCTTCTTTCTCGTGTACCTTTTCTTCTTACCCGTCTTTGGCTTCGGCTTGATCTCGTCGCCATTCATATCCCGCATACCCTTGCACTCGGGATACTTCTCGCAACCAAAGAACTCGCCAAACTTGCTCTTTCGCTTGACCATCTTGGCCTTGCAGTTCGGGCAGGGATCAGGTCCGTACTCTTTCTTGGCCTTCTCCTTCGGCTTGCCGTCTTCGCCAACATTGGCCGTGAAACCGCAGTTGTCCTTATCCTGACAAGCGAAGAATGAACCGAAGCGACCATGCTTCATCATCAACTCGGTCCCGCATTTAGGACATGGAATGCCAGTCATCTGAGCAGATGCCTTGATCTTCTTGGCGTTATCGATATCTTGAAGCAATCGCTTGTAGAAGACGTTCAGGACGTTCTCTTTGGTCGCCTTCTGATTTGAGATCAGGTCAAGGTCATTCTCCATATTCGCCGTGAACTGAAGATCGATGAAACAAAAGTTGGCATCCTTGAGGAACTTGACAACCTTGAGACCGAGATCAGTCACATGGAAGACTCGCTTCTTTTCTTCGACATATTCCCGGGCTGTCAAGGTATCGATGATCGAAGCAAAGGTCGAAGGACGACCAATACCCGACTTCTCAAGCGTCTTGACAAGAGATGCGCCAGAGTATCGAGGAGGCGGCTGCGTGAACTTCTGCTGCGCATCGATATCGATGATGTCGAGCTTGTCACCCTTTGCCATTTGCGGGAGAATGACATCTTGCCCCATGGCATATGTCCAAACCTTCTTCCATCCATCAAACAGCGAACGAATGCCCCTTGTCTCAAGCTCATAGCTCTTGTAGGCGAACTTCACATTGATGTTCTCTGACTCTGCATTCGACATCTGCGATGCAACCGATCGACGCCAGATAAGATCGTACAGCTTCTTCTCATCCGCAGAGCTACCTGCAGAGCGAATAGCAGGATCGTTTGGCAAGATAGCTTCGTGAGCTTCCTGCGCATTCTTGACTGCCGTCTTGTAGACAATCGGATTCTTGGGAAGATACTTGGGAGCAAAGGCTGTTTGAATGTGAGTCCGAATCGCCGCAACTCGAATGGGAGAGATCGATGTTGAATCAGTACGGTGATAAGTGATGTCGCCGTTTGAGTAAAGAGCCTGAGCGACCTGCATCGTTTTCTTGGGATTCCAATGCAGATAGGTCGATGCGGCCTGCTGCAGCGTCGAAGTCGTAAACGGAGCGTATGGCTTCGACGAGACCTGTTTGACATCATAGACGGAGATAGTAACCGTCTGACCTTGAAGATCCTGTACGATCTTGTCAGCCTTTGTCTTGTTATCGATGTCCATCTTGTCCGGTTTGACGAGTTTCGCCGGAACCTTGTGCTTGTTGCTTGTGAGCAACTCCGCTTCGATATCCCAATACTCTTGAGGCTTGAAGCTCTGGATCTCTTCTTCTCGTTCGGCCAGGACTCGGAGCGCAGCGCTCTGGACTCGACCAACAGACGGGCCGCCGGTAGCTGTCTTGGTCAAATAGCTACACTTGTAACCGACGATACGATCGAGCATGCGTCGCGCTTCGTAGGCGTAAACGAGATCATCGCTGATCTGTCGAGCATTCTTGAGAGCATCGGCGATGCCCTGCTGAGTAATGCTGTTCGTTGATGCTCGGATGACCTTGGTGCCTGCGGGCAGTTGGTTGGCGACATGCCACCCGATAGCCTCGCCCTCTCGGTCAGGGTCAGTCATCACATAGACGGTCCCGTACTTCGTAGCATCCTTGATAATGCCATCGACGATGGAGTCTTTGCCATCCATGACATCATATTGCGGGTCAAAATCGTAATCGCCTGACTTCTTGTCTTTGCGGATCTTGATATTGATGCCCTTCGAGGGCAGATCGATAACATGGCCTGCGGTAGCAACGACCTTGTAATCCTTCCCGAGGTACTTCTGATACTTCGAGGTCTTTCTCGGAGCCTCGACTATGACGAGGTATTTAGCCATGGGATTCCTATCGGCAAGAAAAAAGCCGCAGCCTTCTCAGGCCACGGCTTGAATATCCCGAAACGACCAAAAAGGTCAGCTACGCCTGCTTCCGCTTTCGATCGTGATCGGCAGGTCATACAGATTACGCGCACCATTGATGCTCTGAATGTACCGACCGTTAGGACCGTTGACTGCGCGAACGTTTCGGATCTGGTTTCGACGGGCCATGTTGTACGCCTGAGTGCGGGTGACACGCTTGCCGCCCCGCAGAAGATAACCAACGGTGTGTCGCTTGGTATTGACGACACGCTTCTGAATGCTCTCTGTTGATGCCATATTCAAACTCCTTCTTCTTGTGTTACTGCGATCGTTTCGGGATCAAAACGGATTGTCATCGTCATCATCGTCATCGAGAATATCGGGATCGACGAGATCATTGGAATCGAAGACATCAAACTCGAATGAGACATCAAGCTCTTCGTCTCCATGCTTCTCTTCTCGATACCTATCGACAGCCAACTGAACCGCTGCTCGGATTTCGTCCTGACGATCACGATTGGATGAGAACGTCGTGAAGGCAGAGTTGACCTGCATCCACAAACCATGCTTCTCTTCGTCAAGAATCTCGAACATACCGCTCTTATCGAAGAGCTTCAAAACAAGACCATCTTCAACAATCTCGCTAAGACGATCAAGCTCTTCGTTTGTGAACTCTTTGACGAGATAGTCTTCGATGCGAGCCATCGCAGCATCGATAGTCTCTGTCAACCGAGCATCATACTCTTCCTGAACATGCTTCATAAGATCAGTGTTGATCTCCTTGAAAGCTTCTTTCAGGTTGTTTTCGAGTCGCTTGGTCGCTGCATCTTCGACATCTGGACGCTCGTCTCCGCCCATGGCGAAGAAAATAGCATTGTCGGTCTGTTTCTGTACGAACATCTCGGGTACAACAGTCGGTCTCAACGTATCGTCAAGATTCTCTCTGTACCTCTTGATGACTGCGATAGCGATCTTACGCTCTGGATTCATGCTTCTGCTCTTCTTTGTTGCCGTACAATGCGGCGTACTCATCTCTCGTAAAGCCCATTCCTGTATAGCCGCTTGCCATGCCAGCGATGTAGCACCAAGCCGTCAAGCGGCTCTCATCGCTACCAGCATGACCCATCAGAACTGGATCGCCTACGATGTATGATCGAGGAGAGAACAATCCATTGGCTTGAAGACGCTTGTATGACATCTCCAATAGATAAGGAGGGAGATCGAGAGCGCTTGCCAAATCAGGCAAACGAGCGGGAATGCCTTGCAGATAGGCAAGGATAATCGCTACCCCCAACGCTCCATCTCGATCGTCAGCAGACTTATCGGGTCCGCACCAGTCGTCCCCGCAAACCAGCCGAACGACCTGCTCGTACTTGTTGTTCATTTTGATCTTCCTCACAAGTCTCTTATCGAACGCTTTGCCATAAAGTCTGAGAGGTTCACGCATTTACTTCAATGTAGCCTGGTTTGCCGAGATAGCCGTTCGCATAGCAAACGCCTTCGTTCTCAAAGGGAGCTTCCTCAGACTGCAGGAAACCGAAACAATGCATCTTGAGATTCTTCATGCTCTCAACCTTGTCTCGAAGCAGCTTATCGCCCGAACCTGAATCCAAGATTCCTTGCGGCGGGATCCGGGTGAGAAGAATGTTTGTCTCGTCAGGTATGTTATCGATCGCTGCCTCATACATCATTTTGTTACGAGCGATGTAGGCTGATTTTGCTGGTAACTTCTGTCGGTAGTAGTTGGGTATCCAGGGCATTCCATGAACCACAAGTCCTCCGACCATAGCCTGAGAATCCTTGAGAAACATGGCCCCGATGTGATACTCAAACTGAGCCTCCAAAAAGTTGACCGCAATATCGGATTGACCTGGTATAACGATCTTGACTTCGGCATCGATGTTTTTCAACCATGGCGAAAACCTGGTTTCAAGCCAATGTTGCTGCGTAGCAATAGCAAGACCATCCGAAGATGGCCTTGGGCAGAAGTTTCCACAATGGATGAAAACATCGAAGCTTTCTTTGATGTTGGGAAGAGTACCGAGCGTATCGCTCACGATTGCGATCTTCATAGCGCTGACCTCAAAAACAGCGACAGCACTTGTGTATCGTCAATCGAGAGCTTAGTCGTCAGTCACAAGCTTTAGTCCTTCATTGATCGCTTGCGACTCAGCCGCATTCGGGACGATCAACTCGCTCTGAGATTGCTGCTCTCGGATCTTCTGCTCGACTGCTTCCTGCTGCTCTCTCATTCGCTGCTCAAAAGCCTCGACTGCTGTGTCGAAGTTTGCAAGAGCCTCGGCGGGAGTGGTCGCATCTCGAATGGGGAATCTTGCATCGCAAGGAATCCCAATCGGACCCATCGGCTGCATTACCGCATTGACAACGGCGACAACTCCAATGTAGAGAACAAGCGGTTCTTCAATACCAAGCTCCTGGCGATCTTGCTCGGTCAACGGCTCAAGAGTCTCTGGATTCACCAGAGTATTCTCTTCAATACGCTCTCCTCGCGTACCGCTGAACTGACGCATGCTTCGCAGGTGACTGGTTCCATCTTCTGACTTTCGTATCGGCATCGTGTTTGTTCCTTCAAGTTTTACGACTGCTGTCTAAGACATATCGGTTCGTTCTGTCATTCGCTGACTCAGAAACACTGACCTTCTTCAGTAATCTCGTCGTCGTAGTCTTCATCGATCAAAAAAGCCTCCTCAGGAATAGCATTCACTGGAGGAGGCTCTAAACTATACTTGACTCCGCTGGGGTCGGGTAGCTTCGAAAAGCTGATCTCACAATCCTTGAAGAGATGTTCCATTGTGATTGAATCGTCTGTATCAGCAATGAACGAGCAGTTCTTGCGGGACAACTGAACATAGTTGATGACCGCATAAATGTCGTCCATGTTGATGACAGCCGTAGCTTCGTATGGAAACTCTTCCTGTATCTTTTTCCTTCGGCGTGGCATGGTGTTCTCCGTAGTTGTAGCCTGACGCTATAACTTAAAATCGGAGATACCTGCAAGTTTCACTGAGCATTCCACGCAAAGCGCTTGTAAATCTCACTGTTTCTTGGCGTGCTGCTCTCGCCTAATCTCGCCAATGCGCTCATTTGACTTCAAGATTTCCCTGAGCAACTCAGGTTCATATCCATTAGCAGAGCTTGCTTCTACGATCGCAGAAACGTCCTTCGGGAAGCACTTACCGCCGAATGGCTTCTCGCTCTCCTCGAAGACTGCCGTATGCATCGGGCTGAGCCTTGGATCAAGCAACCAAGCAGTGCGAAGCTTGTAGTAGTCAACGCCAAAGGTCTTGCAGACCTGATCGACTTCATAGCAGAAAGCAACCTTCATGGCGAAGAAAGTGTTCTCGATGTATTTGACGAGTTCCGCCGTAGTGCAGTCTGTCTGATGATAGGTCTTGGTTGGGCCTGCAACCTTGATGTAGAACTGGACTGCCTTCTCCGTCCACTCGGGCTCGCCTCCGAAGACAAACCATGGCGTCTCCTTGACATCCGTGTGGAACTTGTATTCAGTCCAGTACCTTGACTCACCAGCGAACTCGGGAGCAAAGACAATGTTCTTGCCTGTCTCTTCTTGGAGCTTCTTGGTCGTTCCAGGCTCAACCGTAGACTTGATGATGAAGAACGGAGCCTCAATCGTCCGCAACGCCTCTTCGACAAGAGAGGTATCGCAGAACCCCTTTTCGTCTCTCGGAGTTGGCAGACAGACGACAACGAGGTCTGCGCCATTGGCGGCTCTGTAGTCCTTGGTGAAAGTGCAGATCGGATCGGTTCCGCCGACCTGCCCCTCAACGATATCGCCTGCGAACTTGGTGTCAACAACAACGAGGTTGTAATGGTCTCGGAAGAATCCGGTCATCGCTTGACCAACGTATCCGTGACCGATGATGGCTACTGTTTGCATTTAGAGATCCTCCTGCAGTTACATTCTATGACATCGGCCAGATTCATGAGATGAATCCAGTCTCCCTGTACCATTGGGCGGTTTTTTGAATCCCCTCTCGAAGACTCACTTGAGGATCAAAATCAAGCCATGTCTTCGCATGGTCAATATCCGCAACATACCAACAGACCTCTCCTACCCTGGGCTTCTGCCAAGAAACGTCGGGAACCTTGCCTACAGCCTCGGAAATGAACATCACAAGCTCTCTCAGCGAGTGCCCGCTCCCATAAGCCAGATTGAACGTCTCAACGCTTCCTGGTTTCATTTTCTCGCTGACATGACGGATGGCAGACTTGATACCCGCAACAGCGTCCGCAACATATGTGAAGTCAAGAGTCTTCTCAGGCCCATAAACCTCGATCGGCTCATCGTTGGCTATCTTCTTGAAGAACAGCGGGATCACTCGCTCCATTCTCTCAAGATCGTTGTCAAATCGCCCATACACATTACTGAAGCGAATGATGCCGCACTTCATGCCGTAGCAGTTGGCGAACCCATGAACCATTGCCTCTCCCGAGAGCTTGCTTGCGCTGTAGGGGCTCTCCTGCATGAGGTCGTAATCGTCCTCATCGATGGGACGATCCCTTTCTTGGATATTGCCGTAGACCTCTCTCGAACTCGAAAAGAGAAACGGCAACTTCTTGTCTCGGGCAACTTCGAGAGCATTGTAGAGAACCTGAATGTTCTCCAGCGCCTTTCGAGGCTCAACAACAAGTTCATGAACCTTGGCATATGCAGCAAAATGAACAAGGAAGTCGATGTCGTTCCAGTTGACTGATTCATGCCAGTTCGGGTCCATAAGATCAGCGTGTACGAACTCCAATCGATCGTGGCTAATGGGCCATGGTTGAGGGTTGCGGTCAACGCCAACGGCCTCGCCTTCCCAGCGATCTATGAGATTGGCTCCGATCTGACCCGAAGCTCCTGTGACAAGTATCTTCATGACTTCTCCGTTAGAGTTGAAACAATATCGCTCGCAATGAGCTTCGATGCATCCGTCTTGTAATAGATGTTCTTTCTCTCGTATCGACCGATTTCAAGAGACTTCGTTATCGCATCAGCGATCTCATTTTTCCCGCAATCTACATCGATCACGTTGTGATTTCTCTCTCTGAATCTCTGCCTCTTGCCAATGTTGACAACAGGCGTTCCGAAGCTTGCGGCCTCTCGAATACCAGCGCTTGAGTTCCCGATCATGCATTTGGTATGAGCCATCAGAACAACGAACGATTCAACCGGCAAATGCTTGATGACCCTGAGCCTGTCCGAGTTCATGGCGTTCATCTTGTCTCTGATGTACGAGTTGAACGCATCAGGATTTGGCTGAAAGATCAGACACTTCTTGTCAAACTGATTGACGCCATCCATAATGACATCGAAATCGACATCGTTCTTGTCATCCGTATTGGGATGGAGAGCAATCAAGAAAAACTCTTCGCCGTAGCTCAATCCGACTTGCCCCCAAACCTCATGGCATGGATCTCCGATGATTGTCTTGGCAATCATCTCTACAGCAGGGCAGCCGTAGTTGAAGATGTTCTCTGGCTGCTTGACAATCGACTTGAGCCGTTCTGCGGCTGCATCGGTGGCAACATAATGCCTCGAAGAGCAGACGCTAATCATGTCTCGAACAGCATCATCAATCGAGCCAGTGATCTCGCCGCCCTGAATATGAAAGATCGGGACATTGAGCATTCTTGCCGCAAGCACAGAGCCCAAAATGTCAAATCGATCTCCAACCAACATCATGCCATCTGCTTCGATGCGATCAAAGGTCGAGGTATGCTCAAGAAGAGACACCGCAACCGTCTTTGACATTGCAGAGAGGCTATCGCTCTTGAATAGACAATCAATGTTGGCGGCGATCCTGAAGCCGTCCTTCTCTATATCCTTGCATGCTCCTCCGTACTCGTCAAGGAGTATGGCCGAGCTAAGAATAACCGAGACATCAACCTCAGGATGCTTCTGAAGCTCAAACAACACGGGGCGTATCTTCGTGTAGTTCGTTCGGTTTGACATTGGAACGACGAGCTTAGAAGTCATACCCTAATATCCTCAGATCATTCTTGTATATCTTTTTGACTGTCTTCTTGGACATGTCCGTGTAGTAGTCTCGATAGTCAACCTTCTTCTTCGACGCATTCTTGACAGGAAGCGAGGCCTTGCAGCCAATCGTGTTAGCGATTATCTCCCAATCAGTATCGATGTTCTCGAATCTTGCAACGAAGTCAACAAACTGACTGTTTTGGAACATGACATTGTGATGCTGGTGCGAAAAATGCGCATCTCCCAAATAGCCAACCAGTCCCTTAACGCAAAAGTCCCTAAACCTATCTTCCGCAAGAGTTCGATATCTCTTGATCTTGCTCAGATACCTGTAAGCAGACAGTGTTCTGTCATAGGGATTGCGAACAACCGTGAACTTGTAGTACCCCTTGGGGTATGCCGCTGCCGCTCTCAATGCCTTCTGGTACTTCTTACCATGCTTTTTGTGAGTCAGTATACGATCCCTCAGCACATGCTGAATGGATGTCATGCATGCTTTATGCGTGGGGAAGAAAATGAACTTGCCTTCTTTGTCAAGTATCGGTCTTCTCGATATGATGTATTGTTCAAGACTAATCTCTCGCATTGCTCTTGTATAGTCCTTCGCAGAGAGCGAAGTCGATCTCATCATCTACATCAAGGGCTGACATCTTGTCAACAATATACATCTCAGGATCGCCGTACTCATAGCTCCAAATTTTGCTGCCCTCTTGGAAGGCATTCTTCGGGAAGATATGGAAGGCATGCGCCATCTCGAATAGAGCGTCATGCCCAACAGTCGTGACTTCCCTTTGCTTTGAGGAGTTCACGACCCCTCCGTTCTGGTCGAAGAAGATGTTCTCCTTCTTGACAACAGATGTCATGGACCTCATACCCTTTGCGATATAGTGCTGAATAGCATTCTCGTATGTCTCAGGTCGAGTAAAGGGATGGCAAGGGTTCATGACCATGACAGAATCGGCGTTGACATCCATGTAGTGCTGGAAAGCGATATGATGAGGAACCGCTCCCTTCTCTACCGATTCAGGAGACCTCACTATAAGGCCTATGTCGTTCTCGTACTTCCGATAGATATCGATCAGTTCTTGGTCATGAACAGCGAGATACTTCTCTCGATTATCGATGGCTGCAAGTTTCTTCAGAGCGATATCAAGGAGAGTTGTGTCTCCGAAAGGCTTGATGATCTTGTTCGGCAGTCTCGAAGAACCGAGCCTTGCATTGACTACAATCGCGACAGAGAGCATTTGACTACCTCTTCCTTCTGTGAACTTTCTCTGATGGCCTCAACCATATCGAGAGCCCATATACCATCGGCAAGCGAGCATCGCAAAGGAGACCCGTTGCGAATGAAATCCAAGAACTCTCTTGCCGTATGCATGAACATTTCGTTGCGTTCTATCTCAAACTTATGAGATCTACCTGGTCCGTCTTTAGGGTCCATGCGAACCTCGTCAAAGCTCCATGTCAACTGACCATTTGTACCGTAAGCCTTGATGGACCTTTCATGCGGACGACGATGCAAATCAAGATGAATCTGAACGATCTTATCATCGTAATACCAGATTGTGTCAACATTGTCATCGGTCGTGATATCGAGGTCGCTGACCTTGCTTACGCAGCCAAAAAGCTTCCTGGGAGCGCCAAATAGCCACAGCATGAGATCAATAACATGACTCTCATCCAGCAAAGCGCCTCCGCCCTGCTCTTTATGAGCCATGAAGAAATCCTTGTAAGACTCCCAAGGATGCCAATCCTCAAGATGAGCAGCCATACTGCATTCAACTCGCAAAATATCGCCAACCTCGCTCAGACTCTCTTTGAAGAACAAGAACGGAGCCCACCAGCGATACGAGTACCCAAGAATGACTTTCTTGGAGAAGCCGCCGATCTTTCTGTACGTCTCAAGGGCAGCGTCTCTTGTTGGACAGATCGGTTTCTCAAGAAGAGTCGGGATGTTTCGTTCTGCGAGCATCTGCAACTGCTCGCAGTGGACATGAGGAGGCGAAGCTATAACGGCTCCGTCCCAGTTGATATCAAACACAGAAACTAAATCATCAAACTGGTATTCGGTAAAGTCTTCGCATTCTTTGCGACGGTCTTCCCTGGGGTCAAAAACAGACACATCAGCGCCAAGCTCTTTCAGATTACGAGCATGTCGTTTACCGACCGAACCAGCGCCAAGTATCAGTATCTTCATCTTCGCAAGCCTCTCGTCATTGTCGCATATCTATCTTGGTCAAACGAGCAGAAGATTGCGAGCGGAGATTCCCTATCCCAAGTATCGACGTAGTGCGCGAAAGAGTTGAACGAGAAAGCCTGATGAGTCTCTATGCCAAATGTTTCAAAAACCCGATGATCGGGAGCAGAGATATTCACAGCATCTTGATACAGTTCAGACGAAGACTGTGCGATACTTCCGTAACGTCCATCGGACATGATGACGAAGCAGATGGGCATCGATCTGTTTGCTGCGATTCTTGCCTCAGTCAGGTACATATTGGAACCGCCATCGCCGGTGACGCAGAAAATAGGCTTCTTGCTTACTGCTCCGAGACCGATGGCCGTTGGGATCGCCGTCCCCATATAGCGGCTATTCAGGCTTCCGTAGAACCCTCTATCAGGAGACGCCCGCCAGACATGCTCTCCAACGACAGAGAACAGCCCCACATCGACAACAACATCATGATGCCATGGAAGGGCGCTGAGATGGTCAAACGCCTGATAGGGCAACCAGGCGTCCATGTTGAACTCAGAAAGCTGTCTCTTGGTCTTCTCTATGACCGGGAGACCCCATTCTTTACCATCCAAGAACGACAGCAACTCATCAACGCCATTCAGCGTTATGTGCTTAGCCCTCGGAGGCGGAGAAAGAAGCTCATGATCGTAAACCTGAACGCAGATAACGCAATCGCCCGCAACAGTCATTGGCTCGCAGGTGTTCTCAAGCCCAACCCCGGTAAAGACGCCAGCGCTCTGAGGTAACGACTCATCGAGAAGACCCTTCGCTGTCGCAGTCGTAAAGACGGGCACGTTGACGCCCGAAAAATCAACGCCCTTCCGCAAGGCAGCGCCTCCAAGAAGGATGGATGGTCTCTTTGATTTGCGATAATCATCAGGATCCAGGCGATACGGATCTGCCTCGACAACTATCTCTCCGCCCTCGCAAAGATCTTGATGAACAGGACCGCAAGGTTCTATCCTTGCTCGATGCCATAGAACTTCAAGGTCAGAGCCTTGTCGTCCTCTTGCCTTCACAAGGGGTCGCAAGAGAGCGTCATGGTCTACTCTTTTGTGGGCCTTTTCTGATCCGTCTTCGAATCGCTCAGAAATCGAGAGAGCCGGTCGATTCTCAAAGAAGTTGTTTGCAATGCCCGGCAAGGCATTCGTAAGGCCCGGCCCTTTGATCGAAAGAGATGCCCCTAAGAAACCTTTGAGACTCACAGCCCCGGCCATAATTGCAGCAGAAGCCTCGTGATACGTCGGAATGTATCGAGGCCCAAGGCTGTCGGCGACTCGCCAAGATTTGCCGCTACCCGTAACGCCAAAGGCTACATCAACGAGGTATGGCGTGGTCCCTGATTCGCTCTGCGCAGAACTTGATGACGTACTTGAGGGCATCGCTGCTACGTCCTCCGATATGAGGGGTTATGACAATGTTCGGATTCTTTCGAGCCAGAACAAGAAGGGGGCTCTCTTGAACGTTGGGTTCGTTCTTCAGAACATCAAGACCTACAGCAGCTACCTTACCCGACATCAGCTTATCTGCCAAGGCGTACTCATTGATGACGCCTCCATTGGAGGTATTGACAAGGATGACCCCATCCTTCATCTTCATCAACTGAGCATGATCGATCATGTCTTTCGTATCATCGGTCAAAGCGACATTGATCGTGACAAAATCTGAACGACTCAGAACCTCGTCCATATCGGCAAGCTCAAACTCCCAATCAGACACGTGAGGATCGCAACCGACAACATTCATGCCAAAAGCGGTTGCGTATCTTCCCATCCAAGTTCCGATGCGTCCGCAGCCGATGACGCCAAGCGTTCTACCGATGAACATGGGAGAATCGAAGGCCATCCGATCCCACTCTCCGTCGATAACATGCTGCGTTGAGGCTCTTACATTTCTGGCAGCGGCCATCAACAAATGCCATGAATGCTCGGCAGCCGATGTGATATTCTTGATCTCAGGACGACCAAGAAGAGACAAAACCGGGATGTTTCTCTCGGAAAGATGATCGACATCAATGTGAGAAGTGCCCGTTGATGCCGCAACATAAGCCCTCAGTACCATGGCCCTCGAAAGTCTCTTGGCATCAAAAGGGATCTTGACGCAAGCATCGAGGATGTATTCGCATTCCGGTATGAGAATGTCAATCTCTCGCTCGTCGTTGACGGCAAAAACCGACATGCCGGAAACTTCTTTGACAAGATCCATGTATTCAGTTGGACCAACATACAGTATCAAGAGGTGCCCATCCATCTGCCAGAGTACGCTTTCTTAACTTCGGCCTCGGCGGATTGCATATCGACCCCATGATCGATGTTCATCCTATCGAACTCATCGGCATACTCTCTGATTAGAGCCAGATCTTGCGGCAAAATCGCAAACTGGTTATCTCGAAACGGAAGAGATTGGTCAGTAGTGAAGTGCTTCTCTACAACTGTTGCGCCTCTGCTGATGGCAGCAATAGCATCCCATATGCCAAAGTAATGACCGCTATAACCAAAGCGAGGAGTCAAACTCCTGATGTAGTCAAGGCGAGGCATGTTGACTTGATCTGCAGGACAAGGGTATGCCGAAACGCAATGCAACATGTAGACATTCTCGATATCCGCAAGATATCGGTAGTCTTCGGCATTCGTAGCGCCAACGCTCACAAAGACATTCTCAAACAACCTTGTTGCTTGATCGATCAGTTCTCGATTGCAACATTCGGTGCTTGCGATCTTCACAGAATCGCTCAGACCGCTGACCATGGGGAGCAGATCAGGAGAGAAGACCGAAGTCAAGAACTTCGTCCCATTCGCCTCGCAGATGACCTTCAGATGCTCATGATCGGCCTCAGAAAGCTCTGCCTTCTCGTAGACCTCTCGACGCCCATCATTGTCCCATGGACCTTCTACAAGCTTGTCAACCTTCCAGGTTTGAAACTTGACGTAATCTGCGCCTGCATGAGCGGCAGCAGAGATCATCTCTTCGGCAAGCTCCATGTCGCCCATGAAGTTCATTGACAGTTCAGCTATCAGCTTCGTCGTCATCGGATCTCCTTCTCAGCACAAAAATCGAAGCAATGTATTTGATGGTTTGGTCATGGAATCGGCCAACCAGCTTGTATAGAGAATCATCGATCAGTTCAAGGAACTTGTTGTCGCCTTCAAAGACATAAGAGTGACCAAACTTGATCTTCCGTCTCGCCTTGAGCTTCCTCTTGCCTGACTCAATGGGAATGATTACAAAGACGACGCCACCGGGCTTTACGACCCTCGCCATCTCCTTCAATGCCTTCTTGGGGTTGATGGTGTGTTCAAGCGTATGCCTGCAAAAGGCAGCATCAAACGAGGCGTCATCGAAGTCCATCTCTTGAATGTTCTGAACAGAAGCGTTCAGCCCCCTCTGATGACAGAAATCGATAGCCCTTGGAACAACATCAACACCAGTGACGCAATTATAACCATCTTCCTTCATGCGGAGCATGGTCCATCCGTCTCTGCATCCAGCATCAAGGATCAACGAGTTCTTCTCGATGTAGGGATAGAATCGAAGAAGATCAGTTACAACTTGCGGGTATTGCGTTGAGTCGTAAGGCTCAAGTTCATCCTTGGTTCGACCAGATTGAATCTCCAAGAACTCTTCTTCGCTCTCATAGATAATCCGAGTCTTATTTGCATTCCATTCAGCCATAGTGATCCTCATTTAGCCAATCATCAGGTATACTGATGTATCGTTTCATCTTTTCAGCCGTCTCAATATCCGTTTGACCAATACGACCCTGCTCTCGCTCGATAATCTCCATGATGTCTTTGACATCTCTGTAGCGAAGGCAGTTTGGTAGCTCATGATTGCAAATGCATCTCCGTCCCATGAGGCCGAGTTCAACCGCCGTATTCGGCAAACCATCATGAGGGGTCGGCCTTAGTCCTAAGAAGCACTTCCGATAGACATCGGGCATTGATGCGTATGAAACATGAGTCTTACCTGCCTGAGCGCCCGAGACAAACTTGACGCCAGGCATCTTGGCCTTGATCTCCTTGACAATCTCGCTTCCATAGAAAACGCTCTTACGAGATGAAACTGAATCGTAGAAGAAGATACTGTCCCCCATAGGCTCGGGCGAAAACATTGATTCGTTGACCTGCGAAACCGGGAGAAACTCATGGCGTATCCCGAGAGCTTTGAGGTCTTTGACAATGTATTGAGAGATAGCGATATGACGGAAATGAGATGCCTTCTTGACCGCCTTCATCATCTCGCGATGCTTGGGCATTCTCATATACATGGCATCGCTACCGGCCCAAACGACAACGACAAGATCCTGCTGCTTAAGTAACATCTGGATCTCTTTCTTGCTACCAGGATAGCAGCCGAAGGAAATCATCGGAGCCTTCTTAGTCGCCCGATCCTCAAGACCGTACCTCGCCTTCAGCCGATCATGTAGATGCTGAACCTGAGGAAACGTGAAAAGTTGTCGTATGCGATTACCCATCTCTTAGCAACTTGCCAAACTTGGTCTTCTCGTTTACAGTGTCAATTTTGCGAATCCATTTGACCTGTTTTTTGTATGAAGGAACGACTGAGACAATGCGAGTCTGATCCTTGTCTACCGATCTTAGTTCAGAAACGGTCTTGCCAGCATTCCTGGCCCAAAGCCGACGATACTGCTGCTGATCCGAAAGCGATCTCAAACCATGAACGGCAATCACGCTTCGATCCTGCAGATGCCTGTACCCCTTCTGAGTCATATCGGCAACAAAGGCGCGATCTATCTTGCCTCTCTTGTCTGATCGAAAACCAATGTCTCGACAAGCCTTGGTCTTGTATGCCTTGATGCAACGAATTGTCCTATTGCCCCAAGGCTCCCATAGCCTGCATCCGTACATAGCGAGATTTCGTCGCTCTCTACAGACCCTTAGCCTCGGAGTTAGATACTCAATCGCTCTCGGATGAAGCAACATGTCATCATCGAGCTTGATGAAGAAATCCGATACGCTCTCTTCCATGGCAAACTGTATCGCATCCAACAGAGACTTGCCTTGTATAATGCGATATGGGCAGGGAACCGTCTGCGCCTTCAGGCATTGCTCGCAATGCTTGGCAATTTCTGCTCCATTAGTGAAGATGAATGCCTCTACCAGGCTCATTCCCAAATCCTCGCTATGCTCTGCTGTTCCCAAAAAGGACAGTTACTAAACGTGTAAGTCTCCGCACCTCTTGCTCGCAAAAACTTGACAAGCTTTCGAAGGTACTTCTTCTTCGGATCTACTCGATCGATGTCTTTCTTAGTCCAAGTCCTTGTGATATTGTTGAAATGCTTGACAGTCTTATTGTCAGGCTGAGGGCCGTCGAGACCAGCAACAAGAACCTTGGTTGGCCTAAACATGTGAGCAAGATACAAGCATGTCATTCCGCAGTTGCCAAGCTTATGACCCGTACTGCCATCTTTGTTGACGAGAATTCCGCTTACGTCATATGGCTGTACGTCAGCATTCCATTTTAGCTTGTAGAAGGTACGATCTGCCGTGAAGTGCTTCTTCTTAAGCCAAGGCCCAAAGTAGGGAGCAATGATGATGTTGGGGCTACGAATCGAATCGATGAACCTGCGATATCTGCCATTGTCTATGAAGACCGTATACTCCGCATCAATCGGAAAATCATAGTTGCAAGCAAGAACCACGTGATCAGGATTCTCCGCCTGGAACCTGCGTATACCATCAAAGTTACTGCTGATAGATGGTCCCGCAGCCATGATGATTACCGAATCAACAGGCTTGAAAATGTCGTAGCTTACATTCTTCATGCGATGATATTTGCCTTACTCTGCCATCCCCATAGGGCGTCATCCTCAAAGGCATGCAACCGTATGCCCCTATCAAGGGCAAACTGAAGAATGACCTTGCCGAAGTAGATCTTCTTGTCAGCGCCCTTCTTTGCAGGATACGCCATGACTTTGTTTTCGTATGTGAGCTTACTGCTTTCGTCTCTCAATCCATCAAAGCCAACAAGAAGCATATCCTTGGGTCTGCTCAAGCAAGCGAGGGCTATGGTTGAAAAGCCAGCGTTACCAATGTTGTAAAGGGGGAAATGACCATACTTTGTCAAGGGGATGCTCTTGATCGAATATGCCCCATCGCTGGCGTCTTGCGAGCAGAACTGGTAATAGTTGTACCCAGGATACCTCTTGGTCTTTGGAGCCACCTTGTCTCGAACAACAAGATCTTTGCAGTTCGGTTTCTTGTTGAGACACTCTTTGAACTTCGATGGCGTAGCGAAGCAGATGTAATCTGAAGGCAAATCGTCATGCTCATAGTTGGCCGAATAGACGAGAGCGCCTCGTTCTTCTGCGAACTTTCGAGCATCTGGCAGCCGTCTGCCTGCGGTTGGACCGCCGCCGATCACAACAACCGCATCGGCTTGCCTTGCTGTGCTAAAGTCAAATACTCTCACTTCTTCTTCCTTACCATGGTCGTGATTTCTCCGACATTGAATTTAGCGAGATGGCGAAACTCTGGTTTCAGTATTTCCTTGAGTCGCTTCTTGGGATACGGAGTCCCGCCAAAGAAGAAATCAAACTCATCCTGATACCTGCTCAGATAATAGAGGACAGCCGCCCTGCGACCGTCTACCATGATAACCGTATCGTCATGGATGTTGCTGCGGAATGCCTCGATCATATGGATGGACTGGATACCAGCAGCGGTAGGAGAACTCAAACAAAAGTCTGATTGTTCGCAGAGCTTGACCGCAGCGCTATAGTCGTCTCCCTGAAGCTTGCCAGGCCCATCTACGAAGATGAGATCAAACTTGTAAACGCTGCTGTAGTCATACGCAAAGATGCCTCGTTCTTTGTCGAAGCCAAAGTCCGCCAGCGTGACGACTTCTCTCTTGCACTTGCCGTTGACCTTCTCAGCCCATTCGGAACTTGTTTCAAGAGAAACATAGCGGTCGATAGCTCCTCGATCAAACTTCTTGACGATGACCGGAGTAGCATTTAGGCCGCTGCCTATTTCAAGCACGCTTCGGATCTTGGGATCATCCATTGCATTCTTGAGCTTTGTCCTACACTGAAATAGCATCAGGCCTCCTCGAAATCGTACCTGAAGTACGCTATGTCTTTCTCAAATAGCTTTCGAACAATCTCTATGCTTTCATCGTCATAGTAGCAAGAATAATGATCGTGACTTGTCTTGTTGGTGTGAGGAAGTTTTCGATCGACGCCGATTCTGGCCGCAACCGTTGCCCAGTCCTTTGCTATCGTCTCAAACCTGCCTACGAAGTTCATCTGATTCTGACCTCGCTCGTTTGTGAGCCAATCGATCTGATTGGTAAACTTGCGATGACGATAAGTATGCATGTAAGGAAGCTTGAGAGTAAAGAAATCCGACTTGATCCAGTCGTCGAACGTTCGGTACTGTTTCTTGAAGTCTTTGTTGTCTCGCCTCTTGAGAAGATAGTACGAAAGCATTTTGTCCCAAGGATTCCTCACAAAAGAGAACTTGTAGTAATCTCGCCATGCTAACCTGTGAGCAGCATTGCGATGCTCAATAGCATTGAGATGTTTGGCTGACCGACTTGGATACGGAGATTGAAGCCCAAACTTACCCTGAGTGAAGGGGCGCAGAATCTCCTCCATGCTGTTCCCGGCGCAGCGGTTGATATGTATGAAGATGCATCTCTTTCCGTGTACGATCATAGCAATATCGTGTTCTCGGCTGTAATACCGTTCTTTAGCCTGATCTTCAGTCGTCGCTCAGACTCTTTGTACCACTCTTCTTTTCTTGGCCTATACTTGCCAAATCTGGTTTGCTGCTTGTGATTTCTATGAACCGCAACAAAGTCGCTAACGTATTCAGGATGATAACCAAAGGCAAGAGCCCGACGCCATAAGTCTTGCTCTTCTCCGTAATGGATATCCTCTTCGAACATACCAAGTATCTTGAAGAACTCTCGCTCAACAAGAACAGATTGAGAATGAACCGATTTCGCATATCGGGTTACAGGCTTCGGCATCGCAGAGCGATACTGTTTCTGAATACCATGGAAGCTCTTGTCGGGCACCCTCTTGCCATTAATGAGGTCATAGACCCTGCCATGGACCCATATCCTCTCAGACGCTTGAAGCTTTGCAAGCCTTAGCTCAATCGATTTCAAAGTCATCATGTCATCGGCATCGATATAGCAGATGTAACTTCCCTTGCACATCCTGATGCCTCGATTCCGTGTAAAGCTTACGCCTCGATTGCTGTCGTTCTTGTGAAACTGCAGCCGACTATCTGTCTCAAGAAAAGGCTTGATGACCTTCTTTGGATTATCGCTTGAACAGTCGTCAATGACAATGACTTCGATGTTCTGATGCGTTTGAGACAGAACAGACTTCAAGCAATCTGAAACGTACCGAGCATAGTTGTAAAGAGGTATCACAATGGATACAAGTGGCTTATCGCTCATCTTACACCTTCTGCGCTTTTTGGATATACACTTTCTTCAGACCTTGCTTACCGTAGATATCTCGGAGAAACTTGCCAAGTTTACGGCTGGCATTCTTGGTCCCCCAGTCCTTGTAGAAAGTATCCCTTGCGGAGTAGTGGCCTGCTGTTATGAGCTTAGCCTTCTCCTTGAGATCTGTCAGATCCGGATTGAAGAAATGACCAGTAGTCTGGTCGTCTATGTATTTCCAGCCTCCGTAGATCTTGTTGTTGACAAGCGACGGCACATTGAGAGCAAAGCCCTCGGTAAGGGCCTTTGGGGATGCGTCTGTTACGTTTGGAAAGAAGCCAAACCGAGACTGACCAATGTAGTTGAAAACTTCGCTTGGTCGTCTGCGGCCCGTCCATGTGAGATAACTATTCCATTGCTCCATGTCCTTGAACTGCTTCATACCGATGACGACGCCTCTTAGTCCAAGTTCTCCGCAGAGAATTGGGAGACTCGCTTGAAAGAGCTTGAAGTTCTTGGAGCGACGTTGCGAAGAAGAACCAAGACAGACATAGTAGAAGTCAAAGCGTTTCTTCTTTGTGACAAACCTCTTATCAACGGAAACGAAGTCCGATTCGCCCAATAGCATCTGAGGCATTGACTCAGGTATTCCATGCGCCTGCGGATCTCGGAAGACATGCAACCAGCCCGAAGCTACGTCTACAACATCGGGACTCTTGCGAGGGAAATCACGATTGCAAGAAATGCCGATGATCTTGCCTTCGTATCTCTTCTGGACTTCTTTCCAGCGCTTCCTATTGATAGGAGGACGACGGACCATGATGTAGCCCGTGTTCCGTCCTGTCTGTCCGTTGATGAGCTTGAAGTATTCCATACTTAGAGAGGTGCCCCAATGGTCTTAAGGACATGAGGTTCGGGGTTGTACGAGTCCAACGAAAGCCTCTTGTCGGTTTTGGTTCCATACGAACGGATAATCTGCTCAAACTTCTCGTCAATCTTGAGCGGCTTCTTCCTCTTCGGGTTTCTTGTAATCTGCTGCGGATGACCTCGATAGAGAGAAACATGGAGATCAAGGAATCGACGAGAATGTCCCTCGTTGATTGCTCTATACCACATCTCTCTGTCTATCTTCCACTTCAGGTCTTCGTTAAAAAGACCTACATGCTCATAGACATTTCGACGAACAAGGATGGTTGAGGCCTCCATGCACTTATACCATTCGATGCTGTCTTCGGGAGTGTTTTCAAACTTTTCGTATCGTTCCCAGGTCTGATACTTTTTCGCCATCATCCCCTTGAAGGTATCGACTGTTGTCTCGACTCGACGAGCCTTGCCATGGACAATATCAACGCCCTCGATACTGTCTTCAAGCTTCTCAATTGCCTTCGGAACAAGAGCATCATCAGAATCGAGACACATGATATATGGGGTCTTCGCATAGAAGATACCGACGTTCTTGCCCCTGGCGTTGCCTCCGCTGTTTGCGTTCAGTCGGATTGCAGAGAAATGAGGATTCTCGTCAATGGTCTTCTTGATAACCTGCCAAGAACTATCGGTCGAACAATCATCAACAATAATGACCTTGCAAGGGTTTGTCTGTTTCGCGCAGCTTTCAAGGCACGCACCGACGTACCGCTTGTAGTTGTAGTTCGAAACAACGATAGTCGTCTTAGGACTTGAGGATTTCGCAGAAGTAGTCATAATACTTCCTCGCCGAGACCTTGATATCGAGGTCTGGTCTTTCTATGTTCCAATCTTTATCAAGCATGCTCAGCATGCCTTGTCGCAGAGTCTTGATCCTTACAGAGGATGACCCGACCGAGTTGATATCATGCAACGGTTTGAAGTTAAATGGCTTGTCGATCGGAAGAATGATTCCGCTCTTGCCAACAATCTCAGGAGTGCCCGACAAGTTGTTGCTCAAGACAGGCAGCCCTGCCGAAAGCCCCTCGACAACCGAGTTGGGGCAGGCATCAATGTGACAAATGTGAACCATGTAGTCTGATTGAGAATACAACTCCGGTAAAGAGTCATTCGAGACCGTCCCGTGGTAGATGATATTGGGATGATCGACTTTGGCTCGCTTTTCAACCTTACCTATGAAGTAGAAACCCAAGTTCAAATCAGTCAGATTGTTGGCCTGGATGAAGGCCTCAGCCATAGCTTCAGGTCTTTTATTGGGTCGCCAGTGAGCGCATGAGACGAACACCTTATCAAAGCCATGGGGGTTCTTCTGCTTCGGGAGCTTGAACTGAGACTGATCGACGCCGTTCCATACAACCGTAGAACTACGAGGCTTTGCTCTGAGCATCTTCTGAACGAATGTCTGACACCATGCGCTCTGGTAGACAACTCCATCTGCGGCCTTGAGAGCCTTCAGAATGGGGACATTCATCTTGAGACGACCAACGTCATAGTAGACGCCATCCAGACGCAAGACGTTCTTTGTGCCAGGCTTGATGCCGCTGATGACTGCCAGATGGATATCAGACGGAGCCTTGGCATCTACAATCTTGACATCGTAATCTGACTTCAGATGCTTCACGAGACGACGCATGAAGTGATTTACTCCTCGGTCGCCTTTCAAACTTCTTGATAGCGATAGTCTCATCGTTTAGTCTGTATTGTCCTGATTGGATAGACCTTGGTTTGATTGGCTTTTCTGCGCCGCATGACTTCTCTTCGTACCGACTTCCATGTTTCTATCGACTTTTCGTTTTGAGTTACCCCCGAAGATACGCCGTTACGATACTTGTAACATACCCGATTTAAGAAGACTCCTGGAGCCAACTCCTCAAGACGGTAGCCCATATACTTGTCAACTGAACATCTCAACCTTGGCTTGAAAATCGACTCAATATCAGGAAGCCGCCTAAACGTCCGCCAGTGAGAATAGCAATGCCTTGACTGCGGACTCTTCTCTCCCGTCAACAGATTACGACCCCTTGCTGGTTGTCTGCAGAATCCCCTGCGGCAGTTTCCCATTTCAGAGTTACACCAATCAAACTGCGTATAGATAAAGCCAACATCAGGATGCTTGAGATAGCACTTCATGACAGCCGAAACAGATCCCTCAGTCAAAGCATCATCAGCGTCAACAACCCCGAAGTAGTCTCCTTTAGCAAGACGCAGAGCCTCAAGGTAAGAAGAGGCGCAGTAGAGACTGTCTTGATTGCGATGAATCGTGAGATCTATACCTGCATCCTCGAATAGCTTGCGATGCTTCTCAAGAGCTTTTGCATCGTTTGTATCGGAGCAATCATCAACAAACACAACCTCAAGAGGTCGATAGTCCTGACGCAACACGGACTTCAGCCAAACACCTTGGAACTGCTTCTGATTGTAGGAGCAGGTCAAAATAGAGAACAGAGGCTTCTCAGAACTCATTGATGACCTTCTTCGCCAGATCGACGTATTCTTTCGCCATGTACCTTGCGTCGAGCTTGGCATCAAAGTTGGCCTTCGTGCTGGCGCTCAAGTCTTCAAGATAGGCTGGGTTTTCAACCAGGTATTTTATCTTTGCAAGCAGTTGTTCTCTGCTGTTGTAGACATAGCCATTGACCTTCTTTGTGACAATCTCATGGTTTCCTGGCTTGTTGTTGATGATGGCAGGGATTCCGCAAGCAAGCGCTTCGAGAAGAGCCATGCTCGTACCTTCAGTTCCTCGGATCTCGTACAAGAATACTTGCCATCGCTTCAGATAGGCAACCTTGTCTTTGAAGCCGTTGATTCGACCTGGCATATTGCAGACATTGGGTCGCATGGCTGATCGACCCCGCTTGTTGGCCTGCTGACTGGCTCGTTGAAAGTATTGACCGTCGCCAAGATAGTCATGCCAATGAGGAGAGCCGATCCAAGTCGCCTTGACCCACGGGATCCAGTCGTTCGGATGCTTGCATCCATTGAAGTTGTTCATCCGACCCGTAACAAAGTAGCCTTCAACTTCGTCAGGGTAATAGGGCTCGATGTTCTCATAGCGTTCGCCGTTGACGCCATTTCGGATACGATGAAAATTGAATCCCTTGAAGCCCTTTGACAATGTTTGGTACATATGATCGGACACCGCAACGATACCATTGTTGCGAGCAAAACCTCTCGGCTTATTAGTCTGCGTATGATTTACAATGACAAAGGGTATGTCATTGTAAAGAACAGCGGACACAGGCTTGCAATCTGTCGCTGAGAGCTTGTGAAAAAAGACAACCGGATTCGTTGACTTGGATTGGATCTTCGCTTTGAGACCGCTCAATGGAACGATCTTGTGAGGGAGTTCGAACATCCCCTTATGATTCTCGTCTTTCAGAGACAAGATATATTGTCCAACGTCTCCGTAATACTTGTCGATTGCGTAATGGAGTTCCGAGAGCGAGCTATATGCCCCATACGGAAACAGCGTCGGTATGACATGAAAGATATCGAGTTTAGACATACTTGCTCCCAGGTACGATACTCATGTATCGTCCAGAAGCGGTTTATGTCCTAATCGTGCCGCATCCACAGACAGAAAACTCGGTACGAAGACCCGTCCGATCAGCGATTTTTTGCCCGCAAGATCTGCAGATGGTTCTCTTCATCTCTCGTCCAGCTTCGCCAAAGATATTGTGAGCATAGACGTAATCAAGACGCTCAAGCATCGCATCTCGGATACGAGAGATCTTCTTGTCGGGAGTAGCAGGCTGCGACACGTTCCTGAATGCGGGAAAGAGCTTGAGCAGATGGATAGGCGTTGATCGATCGAGGCTCGACAACCAATCAGCAAAATCGAGGTACTCGTCATCCTCTCCATCAAGATAGACAGGAACGCTGATCTCGACATGCACAGACGCCGCCAGAGCCTCTTCGATGCGTCGAAGGGTCGTCGCCCCATCTGTCTTTGCGACAGCCCTGTAGCGAGCCTCAGAGCCCTTCCAGTCGATATTCATGGCATCGACCCAATCGCAGACCTCAGACCATGGATCGGCCTCGCAATAGGCATTGGTTTTGATGACCAGATCTTGATCCCAAGACTGTCGCAGGAAATCTAAGAACTCAAAGTAGATCAGCGGCTCGTTGTATGTCATACAGAGAGCATCGCATTCATGCTCTCGGGCCATACTGATAAGCTGATAGCCGTCCATCAGATCAGAAGGCTTCTCTTGCGAAACCATCCAGTTCTGACAAAAATCGCAGGACATGTTGCAGCCATAACCTCCGAACGACAGAGTTCGAAGATTGGGCTTGTAGTGATAGAGAGGTTTCTTCTCGATCGGCTCGATAGCCGCAGAACTGATCTGAGGGGCTTCTAAGAGGATCGACTGACCATCCGAGTACCGAGCCATGCAACGGCCTCGCTGTCCCTCACGGAGCTTGCAGCGGATCGGACAGAGCGAGCATTCGATCCGCCCATCAGCGAGATCAATACTCGTTGATCCGCATACGGATACGGATGGTGCCATCTTCGTCCTCAACTTCCTCAACCATCGAGTAGTCAGAAGACTCAGCGATCGACTCTACAACAGCCTTGCCGTAATACTGAACCAGTTTCTCAGACTGCTTCTTCCAGCCAGTCTCATCGAACTCAGAAACATGAAGACGGTACTTGCCGTTCTCCAATCGCTCGAATCCGATATCGTTGCTGGCGTTGCTGATCTGTTTGCGAGGAATGACAATGTGAGCCTTCTGCTCTCTCTTGTCTCCCCTGTATCCTTCGAGATGAACAGCGTCTTCGTAGACAATGGGCTCGTACCCAATGTCTTGCAGAGCCTTTATCAAGGCTCCCTCATTGTCCTGCAGAAACTCGGTCTGAACCGTGTGAAACTCTGACATGGCTACATTCTACCTTACTTCGTCTTCACCAGTCGAGAGCAGCGTAATCGCAATACTTACGCATAATGTCATAGACAGCAGCGTGCCCGCCGTGCTGGACAGACTGATAATTGATACTTTCTGCAACTTCGGGGATTGCATCCAGAGGGCATCCTGTGAATGCCGCATGTGACATGCACTCAAGATCGTTCTCTGCGTCTCCGATATACCCAAGATTCTCCCACTTCATCTTGTGAGCTTTCAGGATGCGGCCCATCTCTTCGGCCTTGTTCTCAACACCTGTATAGACAAGGAAATCGAATGGACGGCACTTCTCTTCGATGACAGTATCTTGCGCTGATGTGATGATGACAATCGTGAAGCCAAGCTGCTTCATTCGATTGAGCGCGTAAAAATCTCGGGTATGAAAGCTCTTGGAAACGATGCCTGATTCGTCCACGGTGTAGAGACCGTTTGTGAGCGTTCCATCAACATCGACCGCAAACATCTTGACCTTATCAATGTCCAGACCCATAACTGTCTCCGTGGAACTTCATCTTGTGCCGCTGCAGCAACTCTTCTTCGTCCATTTCATCTGGCCGATTTACCAATGCACGACGGATCGCTCTCAAGTCTCTGCAGAGCCTCTGCAATCCGGGCGACTCAAGACTCGCAGCAGCATCAGTATGACGCATTGTTCGATCATCAACAAAGTGTCGCTCGATCCATTCTGCGCCAAGCATGTATGCCGCTACATCCGCAGCGATACCCTTACCGTGGTTGCTGAAACCAATGCGGGTCTTCCATTCGCTTTTGAGACGTTCTATCTCAAGCAAGTGAAGATCATCAAACTCGCATGGGTACTTGCTCGTGCAATGGTAGACAACAAAGCGATCGGGATTCTGACCTACAAACTCGCGAAGAGCTTGCATCTCATTTCGATCAGTCATGCCCGTTGAAACATGAATATCGCCCTTGAAGTTGTCAACGAGATACTTCAGCATCTCATAGTGTTGATTGCAAGCGCTCGGGATCTTCACAAACTCGGGGTCAAGCTCTACGACCTCTTTTGCTGAAGTGAGATCCCAGACCGATGTCGAGTAACCGATACCGATATCTTCGCAGAACTGCTTGATCTCCGCATGCTCAATGATGCTGAGTTCGAGATTCTGGCGATGCTCAAGGTAAGTCTCGCCGTAAGCAAAGATCTTGTTCGGATGAGGCTTGTCCCTCATATGAACAGGCGTACTCTCTTCGGGATTCCTCTTTTGGAACTTGACGTAATCTGCGGAGCAAAGCTTTGCCAGCTTACATAGCTCTTTAGCTCTTTCAGGTTTACCGAGATGCACGCAGCCAATCTCGGCAATGACATTAGGGGTTGGGTATTCCACGTTTTCTCCCTTAGATCAGGGGGCCATATACCTCCGCCATCGAGTTCATAACAGCGAAGTCTTCTTCAGTATCTATTTGCATACTTTCATACTTAGTCGTTACCTGAAGAGCGGTTTTCCTTCCAATCCGTCCATACTCTCTCAACAACTCTCCTTCAACGGCGTAAAAGTTGCCGTTGTCGTGATAGAACATCTCTGAGTCGTCAAGATCCTGACGCATGGGACGGCGGATATTGGAATACAGCGGGTAGGGCTGATGAGCATCGGGAGTAACTCGCCAAAAGAAAGGCGTCTCTGATGTTACCGTGATAACGCTGTCCGACTCCGTATCGATCATCTTCATGATGGCCCGATCGATCAGCCTTCGAGGACGAGCGGGAGATGTTGGCTGAAGCAGACAGACATATCCCCACTTCTCGCCAAGACATGCCACGGCATGAGACATGGCATCTTCTGTTCTTGATGTAGCCGAACAAAGATCTTCGGGACGACGGATCGTAATAACATGATCCTTCTCGTATCGCTTGGCGATCTTCGCGCACTCATCGCAGTTGGTCGTGACGCAAATAGCATCAATAAGCTCGCTCTTGATAGCGGCCTCGATGCTCCATGAAATAAGAGGCTTGCCTGCAAGGTCTTGATAGTTCTTACCAGGAACGCCTTTAGATCCGGCTCGTGCCGGTATGATTGCAAGGACTCTGCGGTCGTTTATCATTTGGTCCTATCTCCGTACTTCTCAAGAACCTCAACCAGAGTCATCGAAGGAAAGACATCAAGGATGCCGCCCTCTGATGCGTAGATGATGTTCGCAACGCCTTTGGCTTCTTCGGCGAGCTTCTTCCAATACTCAAGGAAGTCAACACAGTGATTATCGACCGGCTTGTTCTTTTTCAACCCTCGATTCGGAGTAGAAAAGACAGGTCGGTTATTCATCTGGTATCCCTTGGTTTCACCAGGGAACTGCCAGAAGTAACGGTTACGACCCTTGTAGCAGCAATCGCACCCGAGAAGAACGATGGGATCGCAACCCATAATGTGAGCCCAATGAAGGCCGGTTGCAAGAGATGTCCGAGCGCCAATAATCGGTGCTTCGGCATCCTTGGTCATCGTTCCGCCGCCTTCTTTCCATGCCCTTTTGCTTGGCTCATACCAGGATTTGTGATCAAAGAGCAAAACCTCTTCGGGCTTGAAGTGCCCGATATGATCTCCGAGCTTGGCTCGATACAGTAGCTTGGTACACTTACTGTTTTTGGCTGTGACTCTGTAGTAGTTCCAATGGCGAACGCCTTCGTCATCGCTGACGAAGTAGTCGCAATCTGGAATTTTGAGAATACCCGAGTTTGCGGTTATTGTGACGTAGTTGCTAAGGGGCTCAACATCTTGAAAATGGAGCGATGGCCCTGCTCCTACTACAAACCCGAGTTTGCCCTTATGCTTGTCTTCGAGGTCTTTGAGGTTCATTGCTTGGTGCGCCCGCCGTATTCCGCTAACACTTCTGTCAGCTTCATCGACGGGAACGCATCAATCAGTCCACCCTCTGACGCATAGATGATGTTTACACCAGGATTGGCCTTGGCAACTCGCTTCCAATAGACATCGAAATCTATGCAATGCTGGTCAACCGGCTTGCCCCTAAGCTGGCCTCTGTCAGCCTTTGTCCAAGGCGGTCGAGAATCATTGACTCGGTACGCTTTCTCTTCCTTGGGGAACTGCCAGAAATATCGCTTGCCGTACTTATGACACGAATCGCATCCGAGAAGAACAATCGGACTACACCCCATGATGTGCGCAGCATGTACCGCTGACCCTGCTGAGGTTCTTGCGGCCATGAGAGGATTGACTGGTCCCATTTCATAGCCGTTCAGATTGGCTCCGTCAAAGTCAGGGCTATGCTCTCTGACATGATCGTACCAGAAGACTTCATTTTGGCGAAAGTGAGATGCCGACTTCTTTAGCTTGGCGCGGAAAAGAAGCTTCTTGCAATGGCTATTCTTGGCGGTGTCTCTGAAGTAGTTCCAATCTGCCGCAGCGCCATCATCTGTCACAAAGTAATCGCAATCTGGCATCTTTAGGAGACCAGAATTGACAGCAAAGGTGACATAGTTATGAAGCGGTTCTAAGTCCTGGAAATGTAGAGATGGCCCCGCTCCGAGAATGAAGGCCATCTGCTCTTTGTGAGCGCCCGAGAGTTCGTTGATACTCTTAGTCGAACTCGATGAAGTTTCCTCTGCCATTATCAGCAACATCCTTAACGGCTATGTCTGTTTCAGTATTCGGTGTATTCGACATGCCTTTTTGTATGGTTGTAGGTTTCAGATCAGATTCCATATCGAGCCCGCACGTGAACTCGACAAGATACATATGCTTTGCAGCGTGATAAACAGCCCGATGGACATGGCACGGATGCGATACGTTGTCAGACGTAAAAGTACCAGCAGACTGAATCTCGAACGAATCGGTTGCGATGACGTTCTTCATGGGAGGCTTGAGCTTGTTGTGATCGCTCGTAACGACCCACGCCTGATACAAAACTCGCTTACCATCGAAGTCCACATGAACGCCCTTCATTCTGCTCAACAGAATGGGGTCCGATCCAACTCGTAGGACATCAGTCTTGCCTGGTAGCGCAATCTTCATCAATCAAGTTCAATGAACTCGCCCCGAGACGCCTCTCTCGATAGGCGATGCTCTTCCTCGTCTTTTCGTTTCTTCTCTGCCTTCTGCTTGGCTTCAGCCACATCTCGGATAGACATCGTGCCCTTCTTGGGATCGTGCTGCTCCATCTCGACAACCTGATCGTCAGATGTCTTGAGCTTCTTGATGTTTCCGTAAGCCATCTCTATCCCCATTTCGTGACAGGTTATCCTCATCCACTCGTCGCCAACTCTGGCCATGTAAACCGGCAAAGGGTCTCCGATGGTCGTTGCTTCGACATACTCTTCGATGCCGTTCTCATAGAACCAATCCGAGGCTTTATCCCTGTAATAGTCGTAGTGATTACTGAACGTCATCGAAAACATCCGGCGGATTATGGGTCAACAGCCTGTCTCGTCCCTCTTGAGCAAACTCCTCAACAAGCTCGATTCCCTTGTAGAACCTTCTGTGATCCATACAAGCCACTCCGGTTGTCGCAAGACCGCTAAACGGATCAAGAACAATGGGCTTACTCATCTCATCAACCTTGATCGGCTGAGAAAACTCCCACCCAAGAGTGCTGAACTCTGTGATATGACGACCCTTGTCTCGGAACGCCATACCGCTCTTGTCTTCTTTTGACTTTGTACCAGATCTTGTTGCGTACCGACGCTTCTCTACCTTGCGGACAGCGGGCTCGCCTGTCGTCGGGTGAACGCCCTCGTCGCTCGTGCCTGCTCTGACCATGATCTCTGCCAAGAGCGGCGGAAACGTCGAGAAATGCGGCGAGAAGTTCTTGCGAGTCAGAACGTCGAAGACCCAATAATCGGGTTCTGGATCAAGCGTGATCGAATCGCCATTACGGAACATACGAGTCGTCAAGCCTGCCTGTTCTTTCGCCGACAACTGATCGTAGTAATAGTTACCCTTCGTTTTCGAGAACATGAGGATGACTTCGAGATTGTCGTTGGGCTTGGATGGCCCTCCCTTGGGGATGCCGTTACGCTTCAACCAGGGCATCCACTGTCTCTGAAACCATCCTCGACGCTTCATCTCTTCAGCAAACATGAAGGGAATGTTCAGGCATTGACCATCATCAACCTTATCTCCGATGTTCACAAAGAGCGTGCCGTCGTTGCGAAGCACAGGTCGAACAGCATCAAAGACACCGCATACGTTGTCGAGGTAGCTTTCGAGAGTTGGCTCATTGCCTATCTCTCCGTCGTGCCCGTATGTTCGCTGCTTCCAGTACGGAGGACTTGTGATAGAACAATGAACGCTCTGCTTCTCGAATGACTCGGGCAATACTTCTCGCGGATCGCCAACGTAGATGTCAAACTTGCCTGGTTCGCTAAAAACTTGCCCCATACGGAATCCCTGTGTCATCTCTCAAAAACCGTACTGGCAGAGCGTTGTAACCCTCGATATTGCCAGAGTTTCCAAGACTTGTAAGCGCCATCTGGTAAATGCCAACGAGTTCATGATCCGATGTGTTCTCGTCTTCGATCTTCATGAGATAGTCATTTGCTTCGGCAACAAGATTGACGGGATACTCTCCCTCTTCGCCAGCAACAAACGAAAACTCGAAGTAGAATCTCAGATATGCTCGGACAAACTCACGACTTGCCTCTCTCATCTTCTCGTCATAGACGTTCATGCAGCCCTCCTAATGGATGCTGCAGCCGAATGCCCTCAATGGAACCATTGTGATATCGAGTCCCTCTGTCTTGCAAGCGGCTACAAGCTCTGCGTAAAGTTCCCACAGAACCTCTATCGACCCGCTTTCGTCAAGAACTTGATGCATCTCCATCACAATGCGAGTTACTTGTGGACCGAACTCATGACGACTGATATCGAAAAACTTGATCGTCGTAACAAGATAGTTTGTCGCCGCATGGACCATTAGCTTGTGAACTTTGTTGTCCGCATCTAACGACGACATGAAACTCTCGACTCCATTCATGGATTAATCCTCTTCGCCCGTTCAAGAACATCGCATTCCTTGAGGAAACGGCTCGGCTGAGTATTGACCGGGAACGTTCCCCTGCGACCCCTCTTAAGGCGCGTAGATGGGTATGAGAAGATGAGATGCTCCTTGGCTCTCGTCATACCGACGTATGCCAAACGTCTCTCTTCTTCAGCGTTGTTATCTCTGTCTTGTAGCGCCAGGCTGCTCGGCATGCTTCCCTCGTCCATGCAGGGCATGAAGACAACCGGGAACTCAAGCCCCTTGGAAGCATGGATAGTCATCAGCGAAACGCAGTCGTCCACAGACTCCTTGTCAGAAGCGCTCTGCAAAGCAATCTTGTTCAAGTATGCAGAGGCATCGCCCTTGAACTGCGAAGCAGAGTTGTAGAGTTCTTCGAGGTTATCTTGCCTGTTGCGAACGCCCTTGTCATCGTATTCTTCAAGATACTTGACATAGTTCATACCGCTCACAAGATGCTGCATGAGCGAGCCGATATCGCCCTTGGGCGCTGCGGCAAACAGTCCTGATATTCGCTTCAGTTCGGTTTTGATCGTGCTGCTGTTTGCCCCGTTGATATACTGGTCGGCCTTGCCCATAGACTCGATGAGATCGATCTTATGGTCATTCGCATACTTCTCGATTTTGGCAACAGTACCCTGTCCGATGCGTCGAGTTGGCTTGTTGATGAATCGATTGAGAGCGATACCGTCTTTCGGGTTCGCATAAAACTTGAGCATTGACAGCGAATCCTTGACCTCCATGCGATCAAAGAAGCTACGAGATCCAATGACCTCGTAATCAATGCCAGCCCCAAGCAATCCCGTTTCAATAGCTCTCGACATCGAGTTCGCTCGATACAGAACAGCGAAATCGTGAGGCTTGTACCCATGACGCCCCATCAGAGTTCGGATAGCATGAGCAATCCATGAACCCTCTTCATCGGGGTTGCGGAAGATAAAGCAGTCAACGTCTCGTCCATCGGGATTGATCGTGTCGAAATCAACCTCTTCTCGATTTTCGTTGTGACTGATTAGTCTCGATGCAGTCGAAACTATCTTCTTGGTTGATCTGTAGTTCAACGGAAGACGGATGACATCGGCGCTGAAGTTGACGATGAAGTCTTCGATATTCTCGAATCGAGCGCCGCGCCAACCGTAAATCGACTGATCCGGATCTCCGACCATGAGGACGTTCGTATGTTCGCCGAGCATCTCAACGATCTTGAACTGAGCAAGGTTCGTATCTTGCGCCTCATCGACCTGTATAAGCTCGAAGCGGTCCTGTAGCTTCTCAAGGATCTCTGAGTCCTTCTCAAGAAGACGGATGGTTTCGGAGAGAAGACCGCTGAAGTCGATCTGATTCGCCTTCCTCATGCGATCAAGATACTCTCTGGCGATCCTTGCTTCGAACGGAGCCTGGAAGAAGCTATCGAACTCGCTCGTATCAACATCAACAAGCTTCTCTCTGGCGTCATTTGACTGCCAGATAATCTTGCGGACATCTCGGGTCTGAAGCTCATACTCAAGACCTCGGGCGCACTGCGCCATCAATGATTCAGAATCATCAGGCGTCAGGATCGAGAGGTTCTTGTCATAGCCGAGATAGCTGCCAAACTTGCGAAGAATGTTCGCGCACAAGGCATGGAAAGTTGAGATGTAGAGCTTGTTCGCCTCTTCGCCGATCATGGCTTGCAGGCGACTCTTCATCTCTGCTGCGGCTTTGTTGGTAAACGTGATGCAGAGGATCGACTTTGGGTCGAAACCGTCTGAGATCAATCGAGCGCAACGCTCAACGATGACTCTCGTTTTACCGGATCCAGGACATGCGGAAACGAAGCAAGGCCCCCAAGTGTGATTGACGGCTCGTTCCTGATGTTCATTCAGACTGATCTTTTGTTTTTGCATTTCGGCACCCGCTACATCCTCGACCCTTGTACCCTCTCTTCGGCAGTTTTGGACCGAGAGAAGGCCTTCTTACACCCTGAAGGGTCATGTTGCTTCTTTGCGATTCCTTCGCTTCTGCAATCTCTGCGATGACCGACAATGGAGATGTGTAACCAATCCGTTCGTAGATGATATCGTCGCTACCAGACCTAAAGGCCTGTATATGAGGAAGCTTGTCAACTCCATGCCGATCGCACAACTCTTGGTTCTCATCAGCCATGGCATCAATGAAATCAACAGGTATCGAATAGATACCAAAAGCCTTACGAAACTTCGTACACTCGTCGCAATCATGCGATCCAAACATACGAATCTTGATGATGCCTGGCTTTTCGCTCATTCCTCAATACTCCCCGATGAAAGCTCCTTCGCAATGTCCGTCAACGGGTTGTTGATCTCTTTCCTCACATCAAAGTTGACTTCTTTCCCTTTCATTGCCTCGCAATGATCGGACAACTGCTTGATGAGATTCTCATCGATCACGAACTTCTTGGGGACGCTGATGTTGACAACATGCTCAAGGTAGTCTCGACTCGGCCAACAAAATGATTGCTCCTCATCGTTGTCGTGAAAACGAAGAGTCCAAATCATCAGGTCGCTTTCGGACTTGTAATCAGCCGTCAGAATCGTCGCTCGTCGCTCCGACATTTGCAGTCTCCTTCATCTTGATGAGACCGTCGAGCGCCGCCTTGATAACGCCTTCTTTCTCATCGTTACTGCCATGCTCTCTGACTTGACTCAACATCTCCATGCCTTCATCGCCCATGAGATGCAAGATGACATGCTCGTAGTACCTGCGGTACGATCCCCCGAAATCATCATGGATATCAGAGGGACGAACGCCGATTGTCTTCTCCGCGTTCTTGAGCATGTTCCAGAGAGAATCGCTTTTCTTCTTCGTGAACTCCGAACCGTCTGCTGTCGAAACAAGGTTGCATTGTTCCCTTGTGTCGGGATAGATGACCTTGAGTCGCTCGTAGCGAGGTCTCCATTCCTCCTCGGGAGTAATGCCATAAACTCGACAGTTGAATGGTCGGGTTTCATGGTGCGAACACATCTTGGTTTCTCGATCCCAGAACACGCAACCATCGCGCTCTGATGCAAAGAGATATGCTCGCAGGCTTCTGCGGACAAGCTCAATGATATCCTGGTCAGACCAGTTCTCTTGTACGTTGTTCCATGCATTGCGGAACTCAACGTACAGAACTTGAGGGTTCTGAGTTTGACAGCACCAAGCTCCGCATCCTCCTTCGGAAACGGGCTTCGAGATATGCTCCATACATCCTTTTGTCTCAGGTATCTTTGAGTAGATGTAATCGAGCAGTTTTCGTGAGTCTTCTAATCGTTTGCTCATCAGATCGTCAGCGAGTCGTAGTTGGATTCAGCCTTCTTCCACCTGGCTGCCTCTCGCTCGGCCTGATCCTGCTTCGCACGATCTTCTGCCTTTTCATAGAACGAGATAGCAACCGTTTGGCTGTCCTCAGACTTCTCTGCTCCTTCGGGAACGTTGTTGTTCTCAAGAAGCTCGTTGAGGAGCTTATACAGCTTCCTCTTGTCGAACTTCAACGTCCTGGTTGCAACATCATCGAGAACGCCAAGCTCCTGAAGATGCTCTTCCACATTGGCCTCATCCTTGATATCCCAGGATCCGGCCTTCTTGCGACAACTGATCTTGGCAACCTCGGGGAAATCAAGGCTGCTATTGTTGGTTCGCTCCATGCAGTCAATAATGGCTGCTCGAAGCTGATCGATCTGCGCATCGCTCTCCTTGATCCGCTGATCCAAAGGCTCGGTTCGTCGCTTCTTGAGCTTCTTGAAGAACTCGACATTCCGTTCGAGTCGGTTGATCTCAAGAAGGACATCTTCGATCTCTGTTGGATCGCCGATCTCTTCCTCGCCTCTCAAGATGCGCGAGATTTTATCCGGCTCTGCTTGCAAGATTTCATCGATTACTGCGTCGTAACTCACTTCAACCTCCGTTGTTGCGATCAACAATGCGAAGAACGATCGCTGTCTTAACAGATCCATCGAACTCTGCGTTGTCAAAACTCATCTCTGCCACGAGATCCATGCCCTTCTTAGCGCCCTCGCCTCGGGCAATAATCGCCGCCTTCACTGCATTGCTCAACGATGGAGCGCCAACTGCCTTCAGCTTGGCGGAACCATGCTTACCGATAACCGTGAGGACAGCAGAAGAAACCTTCTTGACATACTCTTTTCGCTGCAGGTCTCGTTCTTCATCGTTTGCACCGCGTTGTCCGTTGCCTTCGCCTCGAACTTTCAGAAGGGTTGGATCATCTGCGTAGCTACTCATCATCTTCTCCTTGATCTGCCAAGTCCTTTAGGAGAAGCCTCCATAGAACTTCAGCCGTTTCTCAGCCAGGTTTGGGTCTTCCCATATACCCGATGAGTGACATATCGACTGAAATTCACAATTTCTACACTCAAACTCGCCCTGGCCCTTGGGTCTTGGAGGAGGCAAAAGCAAGTCATCAACCATATCTGTCATTGTCCTCGCCTGTTCTTTGATCTTCTCCCACAAATCAGGATCTCTTGGGACATGAACAAGTCGAGTTCCGCTGTTGTCCTTGTTCTCGAAGTAGAGGACGCCGCACTGCAGATCCAGCAGATGCAAATAGATGTTGACCTGGACTCTGTACCCAAAGGGTGCAGCGCCATCTTCAAGCTTGGTCTTGAAACCGAAAGAGTTGATGCTCTTCATGTCAACAACGATAGGTTCCTTGGGAAGATCTTCGTCCTTGAAAAGCACCTTGACGGGTCTTCCCTCCTTGTAGGTCTTGCCGCCAGGAAACTTTGAGAAGTCAATAATCTGGTCAACATGACCTCGGAAGTTCAGTTCCTTGTCGTAGACCGTGATTTCATGATACTCGAAATCCTGACATCCGCAAACGCAGCGCTCGGGCTTGAAAGCGCCGAGCTTGTCTTCCTTGCCGTACTTGCGAGGAGGCGACAGGGGCTCGTCTGATGGCTTGCCTCCATGCTCAGGCACCACGAACGGACAGCTATCGCTATCGCCCTTGTAGTTGCCCTCATCGTCCCACAGACGGCAGCATGGGTTCTTACACTCCCAGATACCTCGAAGAACCCCAATCTCTTCCCAATACTTCGCCCATCGATCATGCATCGAGTGACCTGAGTCAAAGATGCGGACAGTCTTCGCTTCGTGAGCGATAGGCGCAACTTCAATATGCCCTCGCTCTGCGTATCGCTGATACTGCATCCTACGAAGACAACTGCCGAATGCAGAGGGGTGATAGATTTCGTATCCGCGAGGAGGCCCGTTAAGACTCTTCCATCGCAGGTAAGTGTTCAGGACGTTACTTAGAGCCTGAACCTCCGTTGGCTGCTTGAGAAATGCCATACTTTTCGATCCTTCGGTCTATGTCCTCATAGGAGAACTGTTTTCTTTCGAGTTTGGCCTGAGCGAGAACATCACGCATTTCTGCAGCGCCTCGCTCCTCAAGGAAAGCGTCCGGATCGATCTTCTTCTGATCTTCCTGCTTTGGCAATATCACAGGAATGAAGTCCATGCCGAACGTGCCTGTAATGTCTTGGGTGTCCATCATCTCCATTGAGCGACGGAGCGTTTTTAGTCCTGACTCATCATGATCGAAAAGCAGGTAAACTTCGCTACAATAGCGACGGAGAATACAGGCATGCTCAAATGTGAAGGCCGAACCCAAGATGCCAATTGTCATCTTGAATCCTGCCGCCCGCATGCGCGCGGTATCAAACTGGCCTTCGACAACGATGGCCTTTCCTTTTTGCATGATGTCTTTCTTGGCGACATCGAAACCGTAAAAGTAGAACCGCTTGTTGAAAGTCTCATGAAGGTGAGGATACTCTCTTTGTTCGGTTGCTCTGAACTTGCGGCTGGTCAGAACAATGAGTTCCCCGTATGGGTCGTAAAGCGGCATGATGATCCTCTCAGACCAATCATGCCGAACTCTGCGAGGCATGTAGCCAAAGCGATACTCTCTCAAGATACGCTCTGGCAGCCTTCTCTTCTTCAGCAAGTATTCTCTTGCTTCTTCAACATCATGTGCGTCATCTTCCCACAGAGTGTCCTGCCCAAGATGGCAAATTCTTTCTCGCTGAATCTCGGGTAGGCGGATTTCGCTCATATCTCTGCTTCGTCATTGCTGCCTGCAGTAACCTTGGGCATCCTGCTTGTCTTCTTCTTGGTCTGCTTACGCTTGGGCGCTTCCTTGTCAGGATCGAAATCAGGCGGCTCTTTGCCCTGCTGAACCTCGTTGTTCTGCCCAAACTGAACGTGCTTCTCGTAGTTGACAACCTCGGGAGGGATCGGAATGCCCTTCTCAACGGCTGCCTCACGAATAGCTTCGACCAAACCGCCGATCGCATCGCTGGCCTTCACGGCGCTCATGAAATCTTCTCGGCCTTCAACCTTGATATCGTTCCATGAGTAAACGCCCTTACGGACAGAAATCACGCGAGTCTTACGACCGTAATCAAAGATGATCTCTTCCGCATCAGGGAAGTAGTAGCGGTAGTAGATCGGAATCTTGACCGCTTCTCGGTGAGGACTCGCAAAGCGATTCTTCTCGATCCAAACGTTTGTTGACCCAGCGATTAGGGTTTCAGAACCCTCATCATCTTGAACGTAGTGATACGCTTCCTTGCTGCTCAGCTTGTTCATCTTGAGCGTGATGCTAACGAAGTGACGAAGAGCGTTACCGCCAGTCGTACCCTCGGGGTTGCCAAACATCTGTCCTGGGTTGACTCGAAGCTGGTTTAGGAAGATGACAAGCGTATCGTTGGCCGCAGCATATCCTGCGATCTTGGATAGCGACTTGCCAAGGACTCTCGCCAGAACAGCGACAGTATCCTTCTCTGTCGGGTTATCCATGACATACTTCGGAACAAGCGAAGCAACAGAGTCAAGAACAACAACGCCAGCGCCCTTCTTACAGGCGTCCATCACAATGTCGAGAATCGTCTCGGCATCAAAGATCTTGTCAGGATCGTTTGTGTCAAAGAGTCGTTGGATAGCGATCTGATCGGGATCAAGACCGTTGATCTTTGCCAACTGAGGACTGAACGAGTTCTCTGCGTCGATCCAGAAAACCACTCGCCCCATCTGCTGAGCGTTGCCGCCAATGCGATACGCAAGAGATGACTTACCGCAACCCTCGCCGCCATAAAGCATCGCAAGCTTACCGCTCGGAAAACCATACAGCACTTCTTCATCGTATTCGATTGTCTGTCCATGCTCATCTTCGTACAGCCCGCGAGAGATGTAGAAGTCAAGCTCTGAGTGACCGCTTGGAATGATCTGGGAGTTCTTATCAAGATCTGGATCGTGATTTGCGAGATTCCGCAGAGCATCAAGCTTTGGATTCTTCTTTGCCATTTTTTGCTCCTGCAATGTGTGCATGTAAAATGAGCGCCGCAGCCGAGGGGAACGGCCACGGCGCTCGTCGTTCTAACCAAGTTGTCTGAGTCGTTGATTAGAAGTCGAGATCGTCATCGTCGCTGCTCGAAGACGAGCCGCTCGATGCGCCTGCGGTTACGGTGGAACCTCCGCCAGAAAGACCGAGCTTCTCCTCGATCTCGCTCTGCGGGGTTGGAGCGAACTGCTCTTCAAGGTCATACGCTCCATGCTCCTTGAGGAACGCCTTCTCCTCATCGGTAAAGGCGGTCTGAGCGAGCGGGAAGGTCTCGTAACGAGTGTTACGACGGTCATCTCCCTTGAGGACAACCTTGATCTTGAAGTCAGCGCCCTTACCAGAGCCGGGGTTGACTCCCATCTCCTTGCCCCAATCGCGGATGAAGCGAGCAACGGTGACCGGAACCTCAATGATCTTCAGTCGAGGAAGGCCGGTATCCGGGTCGGTGTCATTGCGGTCGAGGCAGTTGAGAGCATAGCGTACCCTCTGCTGGTACTCAGGCTCTCCATCGGCGTTCTTGTAGTTGCGAAGAATGACGCAATCATCGCCGGCGTCCGTGATTGCGACATTGAACTTGCCGCCTTCGCCTCGGACAAAGTATCGGCGTACCTCGTAAGGCTTACCGACAGGTCGAATCTTGTATTCCTTGTTGGCTTCGAGCTTCAGAAAACGGCTGCGGCCATTGCCCGAGCCTGCGCCCTCGGGACGAGGGTCTACGTTATCCCAATCTACTGTACCCATGATTGTTTCTCCTGTTCATGGTTGTTCTGTCTGTTCTTAGTCTTTAGCTGTTCAACGTTCTTATCTGTTCGGTGGTCTGTTCTTATCGTACTCTCTGTGCGCTTCTGCTCCTTACAAACATGGGTTTCCGTCAGTCCTGGGCTCAGTCAATGTCGCCCCAATCCAGACTGCCGTTGCCTTTCTTAGGCGGTATATTCTCTTTCGGCTTTTCGGCCTTATTTCCCTTGTCTTCCACGCAGGTTTTTAGCCCATCAAAGTCACTTAAATCGGACTTGTTTTCTTCTTCATTTTGCGGTTCTGAAGAAGGAGTTTGAGGGGCTGGTTTTGAGTCCCTGGGGACAGGGTTTGACTGGTATCCTTCGAGCATCTTGTTGGGCATCGACATGGACACCAAACGGCTCATGTTCTCGTAGCCAGCTTCGAGGTTCTTCATGACCTCGCTACTGAACTCAACGAGATATTTGAGTTCTGCCAGGTAGTTTTCGCAATCCCTCAGATGGATCAGATTGAGACCCTGCTGACGAATGACGGGCTTCTCGTACTGACAACGAGCAAGGGCTCCCTCAAGCATCTCTGTCGTTCGTTGGAACTTGTAGTATTGACGGAGAACTCGCCCTCGAATCTCAAGGACTCGATCCTTCTGCATGCGGATATCAGCCATCTTCTCAGCGATGAGATCGTGAGCATACATATCCACGTTGCGAGTATCTACCCGAGAATCCATAAGCTCCTTCGCATAACGGTCAACAGGCAGCTTGCCTCCAACCAGAGCTTGCTTCAGGGCTCGTCGCTTCTCTCGATAGAACTCATCGTACTTGGAACTTGGGAAGCTGAGAATCCAGCCGTCCTCATCTTCTTGTGATTCGGACTCTGCCTCATCGAACTCGTTGGTCGGTTCTTCGGCTTTGGTCTCGACCGGCTTCTCTTCTTGGCTCATCTTGGTCTCATCTTGAGGATCGATTGGAGGCTCGGCCCGTACTTCGCTGCTCGTCTCATCGCCTCCGGTGTCGAAGGGAGGTTCAGAATCAGCGGTCGGTTCGTCATCCACTTCTGGACTCTTCGATCCTCCGTTATCTTCGCCTGAAATCGCATCCGTGAGGATGTCTTCGAAACTGCTCGGTTCGGAATCATGAGATGGCTCCTCGCTTTGAGACTCAGCCTGCGGCGCTGGCGTCTCTGGCTCGGGAACATCGCCGTATTCAACGTCCCCGTCTCCGTTGATGGTCTCCTTAACAGCAGCAGCCTTGTCTTCAAATGTAGCGTTACCGCCATCATTTGAGACCTCTGCGTATGCGCCTTCTTGAGATTCATCAGACGAAGCGTTTACGTTGCTTCCGTCTTGCGGGACGCCAAAGATGTCGTCCATTGTTTCAGCAATGTCATAGTCAACCATCTGTCCGCACCTTTATGATTCAAAGCCCGTCGAAATCATCCTTCGAGAACGGCTTGGTTGCTCCATCATTCTTTGACGAATGAGACGAGTTCAAGTTCAACTCTTCCAGCGCCTCAGCCTCAAAACCCTGGTAATCTCGCAATACGAGCTTGCCAATGTTCTCGGATTTCTCAAGAAGCTCCGTGATGTTGTTCCACTCAACTTCCTGAGAAATACTCGCCGAGACATCCATCGTCTCATACTTTGCCGTGTTCAACTTCCTCACGATTGTCTTCGTGATAACCGCCTTACGCGGCGTCTTTGCTTCATCTGCCATTGTCATCCTCCAAATAGGTCATCTGACTCAACACCTTTTCGGCCTACTCGTTTGCGATCTTCTCGCAATACACTGAACTCTTCAACAACTTCTTCCGCCTTGCGACGAACAACCCGATTGCCTTTCTTCTCTTTGAAGAAACCGGCAAGAGCAAGACACTCAACGCTCTTCGAGTCAACCTTCTTCGGGTCTGTCGCAAAAGCAAAATCGCGCAAATCCTTGAAGGGCTGATTCTCGATGATGTTCATAGCCGCGCGCTGGCTCAAACCCTTGCATCTGATAGATGGTCGGATCTCAGACTTCTGGACGCCCTTAGAGGGGTCTCGCTTCGTGATGATCTCGTAATCCCACTTGCATTTGTTGATGCTGCGAGGCAGGATCTCCATGTCCATCCGCTCGCATTCCTTCTCAAACTGGGAGATCTTCTCGTACTTGTCTTGCTTGTTTGAACGAAGCATGACATTGAGGTATGAAGACATGTATTCTTCTGGATAGTGAGCCTTGAGATATGCGGTCGTATAAGACAGGTAGCCATAGCAAGCGGCGTGAGACTTGTTGAAACCGTAAGAAGCAAACGGCGTAATGAACTGATCCCAATACTGCTTGATGACATTCTCAGGAACGCCATTCTGGACGCCGCCCTCAATAAACTGCTTCTCATACTTCGCCATGAGCGAAGGAATCTTCTTGCCGACCGCCTTAATCATGCCGTAGCCATCGGTGATCGAGAAGCCCGCAAGCGAGTTACAGATCTGCATGACCTGTTCCTGATAAACAAGGATGCCGTAGGTCTTGCCAAGAATGTCCCTAACGTGAGGCTCAATCTTTGGATGAAAAAACTCAACCTGTTCATCGCCAGCCTTACGAGCGGCGTATGAGGGAATGGACTTCATGGGGCCTGGGCGGTAGAGGGCAACTCCGGCGATGATGTCCTCGAATCGGTCAACGCCGATCTCTTTCATCGTGTGCTGCATTCCGTGCTTTTCGCACTGGAAGACGCCATTCAGATCGCCCTTCCGATACAGCGAAAACGTCTTGTTATCATCAAGGGCAAGGTTCTCTACATCGATGTCGATGCCGTAGTTTTCTTTGACCAGATTGATCGTTCTCTGCACAACAGACAGCGTTGCGATGGCAAGGATATCAAACTTGATGAGACCCATGAACTCAAGGTCTTCGTTCGCAAACTGCGTTGCAAGCTCATATGGGTTGTCATCATCTTCGCTGAGTTCGCTCTTCTTCTTTTTGCTTCGCCTTAGCGGAGCAATAGAATCAAGAGGTACGCTTGAAATAACGATTCCTGCGGCATGTACGCTGAAGTTGGAAAGAAGACCCTGAATGTCGGATGAGTATGCAAGTAGATCAGGGTATTTCTGTATGTATCTTGCAAAGTCATCGCAATGCTTAACACCGTCTTCAACAGTCCAAATGATAACCTCATTGCCTTCCTCATCCGTTGTTCTGATCGTTGCGCCAATTTGCTTGGGCAACGACTTGGAGATCTCGTCTCCCTTTTCGTTTGTCTCCTTGCGCCATCTCTCGTTGTTCTCTCGCTTGGCTGCCTTGTCCTCGCTCAGCGCAACCTTGGGGTTGAACACCTTGTCTGGATCAAGGGCTCGAAAGACCTGACGGATATACGACTTCAGCTTGATCGACTGATATGTACCGATGTTGCCGACGTTCTCTCGACCATACTTCTCGATGATGTAGTCGTAGATCTCATCGCGATGCTCATCGTCAAAGTCTGAATCGATATCAGGGAAGCCCTTACGAGCAAAGCAACGACGCCTCGGCAGGAAATCGCCGTCAGGTTCTTTGTCGGTCATCCCGAGATGAAAGGCGGTCCAAGAGTTGATCTTGTTGTCGTGACCCTTCTTGCCGTCTGACGCTTTCCAAATACTGTAGAACTTGTTGATGATGGGCTTGCCATCAAGACCTTCGGTCTCGGTCATCTGCTTAAGCTCTTGGGCGACAGAAGAACGAACGTCCTCGTTGACCGAGCCAAGTATCTCTTTGGTGATTTCTGCAACTTCTGCCATCAAATACCTGCGCTAAACTGTGCCTCGACGTTCAACTTGGCGTACTTGCTCTTGGCGATCTTCGCATTGAGCAAATCTTGAATCAACTGGTACTGCCGATCCATCTCTTTCATTTCGGCCCAATATGCCTCGTCACTTTCGTCATCCACTTTCATTGAGCCGGGCTTTGCCTGCCAATAGCAGCAGATCCGCAAAAGATGAGAGTGATAACGGCTGCAGAACTCATAAGTCCAACCTTGCGTATCGATTTCATACCTTGGCTCGACCTGCTTTGCAATCTCTTCACCCGCTCGCTTAGCCATGCGGATGATGTCCTGCGCCGCTGCATAGCTCAACATCTCACACCTCGTCTGCAAACAGATCTACTTGAGCAAGATCTGCCATGTCACGAGAACGACCCCGGACCTCTATGCCATTGATGATCTCTGCCATTTCCAAATCGCAATACGCCCTAAACCACTCTTCCTCATTCTTCAGAGGCATACTCAAAGTCTTCATAGCCTCTGATGTCTTGTGAGTCTTAGACGGTTTGTGTCTGCGAATATGAGAATCAAGTTGCTGACGATCCATGCAGAACGGAACAAACTGCGCTTTTACTTGATCGTGAGCAACAAAGATATGAACATCGACATCCTCATCTTGCCTAACCTGCTTCCAAGAATGCGCCTTGTCGTTCTCTCCGTTACTGAACTTGATCTCGTAAATCAAACCCGTATCGGGATCTATAAGGTCTCCATCTGTCCCGTTAGGAGTCTTCTCAAATCCAAGCTTGGCTTGTATGAACTTCTCCATGATGTTGCCTCTGCTCGAACCGTCTCGTATGTAGTTCAACAAGAAGCTAATCTCTGGTCCTTTGAGAGTTGCAAGCTCGGCAAGCGTTAGCTGCCGAATCCTTAATTCGATCTCTTTCACCTTGTGTAGGCCATCGAGATTGCCAATAGCTTGTGACAGAAGATCATCCATGACGTTTCTTGGGTCTTTTCAAAATCAGTAGCTCTTCATTCTCTGAATAGTGCCCGAAGTATTTGATAGGACGAAGCTCTACGCTTTTGAACTTGCTGATGAACATCTCAGGAAGATAGAGCCCCTCTCTGACGCCTGCAACAACAGTTCCTTCGGGATTCAGTATCTCAATGATCTCATCAAGCTTGTCCTCAATCGGATAGTGATACCCAAGAGACAGAAAAGACATCACAAGATCAACCTCTCCTGCATCTGACAAGGGCTGTTCTTCAGCGTTCACAATCATGTAGTTGGTCAAGTCATTGGACCTGCAAAACAGTTCTGTCATCCTCAGATTGTTGTAGAAGATTTCTTGACGAGTAAAACCAGTGCCAGCGCCTTGCTTACTTGGAGTTGAGTCTCCATCAAAGAGAACGTACTCAATAGCCGGATCCTGAAACTGCTTGTGAACATAAACGCTCATTCTGCCGAGGCCGCAACCGTAATCCAGGATTCGTTTAGGCTTCTTGTCTATGACGACTTCTGCCGAATCCCATTCAGCCTGACTGATGTACCATGGTCTCGTCGCCGCTTCTTGTTTAGATGGGCGGTATTGACGGACATGCATCTTCATCCAAGGCTCGCAAGCAACCGGGATGTTGAACATTTTAGTACCTGTCTACCCCTCCGAGATCGTCATCAACCTCTCTCGCCTCGTCATCGACATCAGCAGCATCCGCAACGATGTCAACGGCGGTCTTGGCTTCATCAAGGCCGAAGTCGCTCTCTTGAACGAAGAACTTGTCGTCGAAGCCGAGGAAACGCTCCCACAGCAAATCGTACTCAAGAGGATCGGGTCCGTAGGTAATCCCCAAGCAACGGAGAAGAACGCTTCCGTAGCCCGAGCCTCGACCGCATCCGGTCAAAATGCCTCGATTGCGAGCCTCTTGCATGTAATCTCGAACAATCAACAGGTACGTTGCAAAGTCGTACTTGTTGTTCTCCCAAGCAACCCAAATATCGCCAAGCTCCATCTCAAGACGAGCCTTGTGCTTCTCGCTCGTATCCCAACCAAGATTCCTCATGCCCTCATACGCAAGATGTCTGAGGTATTCGTGAGGCGAACTATGACCCTCGGGGATGTCGAATCTCGGCAAACGCATACCGCTTGTCATGTTGGTCAAGATGTTGTCTGAATCGATCTTCTCTGCAACGCCCATCGTATTTGTCAGAAGATGAGGATGCGAACCAAAAGCCTGAGCCATCTCTGCAGCAGACTTCAGGTAAAACTCATGATACGGAAAGTGCAATCGATTCGGATCGTTCATGCAACGAGATGTAGACATCGCCATAAGCAACTCTTGAGACTTGCCTTGACATTTCTCGCAGTAATGGCAATCGTTCGTGCAATAGCAAGTGACATCCATCTCTTCAGCAAGCTTCAGAATGTCAGGTATAATCATTCCCTCAGCATCGATGCCGTGATACATCGCTTCGAGATAGAAGTCGTCCTTGAAGATGTCCTTGAGTACCGTTACGGCTTTCTTGGCTTGGTCATAGCGATCATGCAAGAGGTTGGCGTTGACGACGCTGCTCAAGCATGCGGAGGTACAGATTAGTCCCTCATGATACTTGTTGAGCAGTTCAAGGTCGATGCGAGGATCAATGTAGACGCCCTCGGTCCAGCTATGCTCAGAAAGACGGCATAGGTTCTGGTAGCCAGTCCAGTTCTTCGCCATCAAAACAAGGTGACGATTGCCTCGGCGTTTGTCGGTTTGTTCTTTTGACGAATGGGCGTGCCTGTCTTTGGCGAGATAGAACTCGCAGCCAACGATAGGCTTGATGGGAGGGATCTCGTTGCCTTCTTCATCCTTTGCAGGCGCAAGGCAGTTCTGCATGAACTTAACAGCCCCGCCGATGTTACCGTGATCGGTCATCGCCAGGGCTCTAAAGCCCTTCTTGCGCGCAGCAAGAGGGAACTCGCCAATCTTGTTCAATCCATCGAAGGACGAGTATTCAGTATGGTTGTGCAGGTGGCAAAAATCTGCGTTCGTAATTCGGCGCTTACTCATGCGCCATCTATCGACTAAACGCGCTCAGGCCGACGATCGATTCACTTCAAGTCCAGCGTCTTTTTCCGACTGGCTTCACGCTTCCGCCTCCGCCAAGATGACGCTGGCGATTTTCCATGTATCGCTCGTACTCTTCCTTCCATCCAGGAGGAGCGCTGCAGGTAAATCCTGTCCGTACATTGCCATTGTCATCTTTGCCCATCGGCATGTTCTCGAACGCTTCGCACAGCTTGAGATATCGCTCTTCATCAACATCTCCAAGCTTGGTCAAACCAGGGGTCATACCCTGAGCCTTCTTCATTCGCTGAAGCTCTTCGAGTCTGCGAGAATCCGCATCATACTCAGTCTCTTTTGGCTTCTCGGTTCGATCAAGATTGTCTGACATTTCTTCGAGCATGCGACGAAGTTGCTCGCTCTTGGCGTTTCTGAAATCGTTACTCATGATTAGACCCCTCCCTTGGGATACTTCCTGCGTACACCTGTTTTATCGTCTCGGATATACTTGGGCTTCATCGTATTGATGTACCGCTTCGTTGATTCGCACCAGTCCCAAGCTGGTCCGCTGTGGGCAACGTTTACGCCCGTGATAATCCTCTGACATGGCCTCCCCGTTTCTGGTTCTTCCGTCAGTGGCTCATCACTCATCTTCTGGAAAACTTCGAAAGTTTCCTCTGTTCTGTTCCCCTCATCATCCAGTATGGCGTAGACATAGGTTGGCATCTTAGTCCTCTTGCTTGTGATAAGCCTCGCAGTCTACGACAGCCATCATGACTCCGTGACTGTTGTAGCATCTCAAGGTCTTGTTGACCCCCAAAATGCTGACAGTGGATGGTTCAATAGGGTTTCCGCAGTTTCGATGCACGCATGTTTGACACAGAGGTTCCTCTATGCCGCGAGGCGAAACAGCAAGATGACTGAGAGGAATCTTCCTGCATTTAGGCTGGTAGTTTAGGTGGTCGCTCATTCGTCATCCGATGAGTGACGCTTCTTGATACCTTTCTTGCCCTTGTTCTTAGCGGCTGCGGCCCGTTCCTCAAGAATGCGCTGCCGCTCCTCGTCATCATCGATATCGTCCTTTGCTGCCGCCGTCTTGCGAGCAGGTACAGGTTTCTGCGGGACTGTAAAAGTCTCAAAAGTAGGATCATCTGGATCCAGTTCGATATCGTCGAGAGTATGACCGTCTGGCAAGAAAACGCCCTCGCCCTCCTCTGTATCAGCGTCGATGGAGACTTCAGAGGCAACGAAAGTACGCCCATCAGCCTGCACAGCAGCGATCTCAGTACGAGGAACCGCCTGAGGCCGCTGAGGGGCCGCTGGCGGCGCTCCAACAGGCCGACCGATCTGCGGGAGCCTTAGCCCCGAAGACGGCGTAGGAACGGTCTGAGAGACCGTGCGAGCGCCTGGCGAGACATATGTCGAGATATGCTCCCAAACCTCTTCAAACATACTTGCAGGAAGACTTAGAGAAGGCTGATTGTTCTCATCAAGGAACGATACAGTCCAACCAAAGTCAGGTGTTTTGTGAAGTCTTACAGGATATGTCAACTCCTGCTGTCCTTCGGCTTGCGGCTTGAATCGCCATGTGAAGTCGATATTTCCGCTATCAGTTTCAATCGGCATGTGCTACTTCCTCCTGGTAGGTCTTCGTTGAGATAGACTAACTTCCTCTATATTTTTCCAGGTCATCGTCCATGTCGATGTCCTCTTCTGGCGGAAGATCGTCTGCATCTCCAACATCTTCTTCATCGGCATCATCGACAAAAAGGTTTGGTCCTCTTTCGCCAAGCTTGTTGTCGAGGTACTCCGAATCGATAATGTGAGTCTCCCATTGAAGAACCCAAAACTCTTGCCATGCCTTCACGATATGGGGCAATGGCTCTGGTCTTTGCCAACCATACTGCATAGCCCAAGCTGTCAGGCATCGAATATCAACGCAGTAGAGATCTTTCGCAGAGGGCGCGAATTCTGTGATGACGATCTTGCCGTCGCTGTAAAAATCGCATGTAACCTGACCAAAGCCAAGACCATGAAGAATCGTGACATTACTCTTGATTGTCCACTTGTCCGAGGGAACAGGAGACAACATGCCGCCGATGATTTCTTGCGGCTTCTTCATGAGCGTATCAACCTCTTCGAACTCGCCATTGCCCTCAAGCAGCGTGCGATCGGTGAAGTTGATCTCGAACTCCATGCCTTCCATGCTCATATCTCTGCTCCCATACCCGCAAACAGATCAACGTTTGCATCGATGCGATCTCTGGCATACCTTACCGTCTCGGCATCATTATCAATGCCGATGTAGTGGCGATTGAGCATGCTTGCCGCATACGCAGTAGTTCCCGATCCGACAAAGGGATCAAGAACCGTATCGCCAGGATACGAGTAAAGCTTAATCACAGGTCGAGCAAGACGAACAGGGAATGGAACCTCATGGTTCCCTCGGTTCTGCGTCTCAGGAGAAATGGGCCAATAGCTCATTGTCCATTGCTGAAACTCTTCTGCTGTCAGATCGCTCTTGACACCCTTCTCGGGAGGATCAAGACGCCAAGGCCCCTTGTTCCAGACCAGGATGTATTCATGGTTGCGACGAACAATCGGATTCGAGCATGACTGATAGCTGCCCCATGCGGTTGCTCTACCAACAACCTGATGCTTGTACCAGCAGATGTCGCATCGGAAGTTGTAACCGATGTCCTTGTTCATGATGCAAAGATCAGAGTAGATGGGACGGAAGTATTCTCGACCCGTATCATCGGCGCTCTTTGCGATTCGATCCTCTTCATGATTGACCATCGAATCAATGTTGATCGCAAGACGACCGCCAGGACGGAGAACTCGATAGCATTCGGTCCAGACTTGCTTGAGCCAGTCAAGATAGATCTCATACGGCATACCATCCGCATGATTGCGATACGGAATGTTCACGTTGTAAGGCGGAGATGTGAAGACAAGAGACACCGATTCGTCAGGTATCTTCTTGAGTCCATCAAGTACGTCGGCATGGATGATTTCATCACGCATTGGCAAACAAGTCCTCTTCTATATCATCCAATCGTCTTTCAGCTATCTCTACGGCATCCTGATTCACGTCGCAGCCGACGCTCACCCGACCGAGACGGCTGGCAGCCTCAAGGAACGAGCCGCTTCCGCAAAATGGATCAAGCACCCGTTGACCTCTATTGCTCCATAGCGAGACGACTCTCTTCATTAGGGCCAGCGGCTTCTGAGTTGCATAGCCCGTCTTCTCTTTCTCGTTCCTGCAGAGAGCAGGAATGTCGGTCCACCAATCTTCAAGGAGCTTGCCCTTGTCTCTATAATGCTCCCAAGGAATCTTCTCTTTCGACCAGGCCGCATCGCCTCCAACGCTCATCTTGGTCTTGTGAGGGATTCTCTCAGGATTAAAGACATACTCGCCTCTGCCATACCAAAGCAGATTATCATGCTTGCGCGGAAGATGACTTTCGACCGTGGATGGATTGCTGTAGCACCAGATAATCTCGTTGCGAAAGTTCTCACGACCAAAGATCGAGTCCATCATGACCCGAATGTTGTGAACAGCCTTGTAGTCAACATGAACTACGATGTTGCCGTTCTCATCAAGAACCTCTTCGAGTCTGCTCAGTCGATCGTACATGAACGACAGATACTCATGAAAGTCATCTCCCACCCCATAGTAACTGTCTTCGCCCTTGTAGCTATAAGGAGGGTCAAGATAGATCAGCGAGAACGAATCATCCTCGATGTTCAAACAGTCAATGTTTCGGATGTCATAGTTCATCAGATATCCCATGAAGTCATAGACTCACGTTCTTCTGCCGACTTCTTCTTCGTATATGCAGCGAACCTCTTTCTGAGGTGAGTCGGCAACAGCGATGAGATCTCTTCGATCGATTGCTGGTCCTGTTGTATCATGAACTTGTCAACAAGCTTGAACATTTTCTCGCATGCAGCAAGCTCAGCAGCATCAAAATCGCACCGCCTCAAATGCTCGTGACTGATACGACTGATGAACATCGAAGTATGAAGCAGGTCGTTTTCGTCAACAATGACATCTCTTGCTACATTCGTAAGCTCGGCGACAATATGATCGATAGCATCTTCGACATTGAGATTGAGACTCGATGCAAGCTTCGAGATCGAATCCTTGATCGAGATATTCTCAAACTCGCTGACGAACTGGATTATCCCTCCGCCAGCCTTGCAACCGAAACAATGGAAGTCCTCATGATCGCCCTTGTCAAACAGGTAGAATGAGGGATGGCTATCATTCGTATGAGAAGGAAGCGGGCACGGATACATCTTGCGATCTCCATGCTCCTTCTTGGGATGGATACCTCTGTCTGCGAGATACTCAGAGATCTTGTATGACGACGAGATTTGATCGATGACATAACTCATTAGTCGAACTCGTCAAACTCCAATGTACCAGTTGATTTCTTCTTCTTTTCCTTCTTGGGCTTCTTCGTTACAACAGAAGGAGAGGGGTCTCCATCGAGATCCAGGTCATCTTGATCTTCAAACGACATTCCCGTGCTTGCGCTCTCTTGTCTCTTGATAAACTCGGCATCGTCAGAGCCATCATCAAAGTCATCAGAAGACCATGCCGCATCCGTTGCCCCTGATATGCGACACAGATCAGGATTGACATTCAGCATCGCTCGATTGACGCCTCCGAATGTCTTCTTGCCGTAACGAGCCTTGATACAGAACAACTGAAGCTGCTGCTGAGGCTGGCTCGGATCAGGTACAAGAGCATAGATGTTGTCGGAGTCTGCCGAGAAGTCATGCGAGCCTCGAAGGTCATCCGAACCAACAGTCTGCTTGCCCTCTTTCTGAGAACGAAGACGCTTGATGGCCTCTCGTCCAAGCTGAGCAGCGGAGATGATGGCAAACCCATGCTTGCGTCCAAGCTGACGCAGATCCTTACACCAATGACCTACCCATTCGTGAGATGCCTTGTTCGCAAAGCTTTTCTCTGGCGAAAGAATCGTGATATAGTCAATAACTACCAAGCGGGGCTTGAAGAAAGAGATGTTCTTCTCGATCTTAGCTTTGATGTCTGAAACCTTGAGGCGTTCCTCGGTATCTTCGATAACGAAGCGATGCGGCATGGAATGGAAGTTGTCCCATTCTTTCTCGATGCGATCAAGATTGGCGTCGGTCAAAAGTTCTGGCTTGCTCAGTTTCTCGTTCGCGATACCAGTCTCTCTTGCAGCGATCTTTGCTTCAAGCATATCCGCTGGCATCTCAAGGCTGATAAACAGAACATCTTTGTGATACTTGCGCCATACATTCAGCGCAACGTTGAGCATCATCGTTGACTTGAAGCCGCCAACATCAGCAACGAACAGAGTCAGAGATCCTGGTTGCAATCCGACCGTAATCGAATCATCAAGCTCAGAAATTCCTGTCAACAAACGTTCAGACGGGTTTTCTCTCTCGGCTCGTAGCTTGCCAACGAAGCTCTCTTTATCTTCGTTCAGGTACACCCAGTTGGACTTGTTCTCGCTTGTTGAGACCGAGATCTTCTCAAGACCTTCAGACAGTTGACCAATCGCTTCGGGATAGTTCTTCTTGGCATCTTCCTTGAACTTCTGGAAGAGTCGTTCAGATTGCTCTCTGATTCGATCTTCGTTGAGGCGATCGATGTAGACTTCGATGTCATCGGTTTCGGCTGTCTGAAGACCGAACGCCTCAAACAGCATGGCCTTTTCTCGAAGAACAGCCTGCTTAGGACTGTCAACCTTCTTGCCGACCCACTCCGAATACTTACCTGAAGTAACGGCCTTTTCAATGAAGTCAATGTAGCCGACTTCAGTAAGCTTCGCCCCCTTAGACTGAGCATGGAAAATGCCATGCAGAAGCGGACGAAAGATCGGGTCAAAATGCTCAGGGCCGATGCGATGCGCAACGAGAGCGCTCACCGAATCCGGCGTGGTGAGCAGAATATGCAGTATCTTCTCTTGTGTTTCTTTCCTATCCCTCATTACACCTTGATCTCATGCGTAGTATGGCTTGACAGTATTTTTTGGAAGGCCAGACCCATACGCTCTTCGACAGAAATATCCTCGATGTCGAAGTTACATACCAGGATCGTAGGCTTGTGATTCTGAATGCGATCAATCAGAAACGCATCGAACACTTCTTTCGTCCAGCCAGAAGCCTTCTTGCTGGAACCTTCCTCTGCTATTTCTACAAGATCGTCAATCAACAACCAGTCAACGTCTTGCATGTCATAGATGCTATCATCTTTGGACTTGAGAGCTTGTCGTAGCTCAAGGAATGAAACCTTATCGTAAGTCCAGTTCTTGCCCGAGGGATGCTTGTTGCGATTGATCGCATCGAGCATGATGATCGAAGCAAGCAAAGTCTTACCAGTTGGAACATGCTCGTAGCGATAACCGCCGTGCTGCTCTTTCTTGTAGACGCCCGACTTGCCATGAATCACAACAGAAGCGCCTTCTCGGTGCCTCTTGTCAATGATGGATATTCGGTTGTAGTCTTCTCGGCTTCCGCCGGGGACCATAGGCGTATCTCCGTAGAGATACTTCCATAGCTGTTTCTTCACTTCATTGATCCGATTCGGATCATCTCTAAATGGCTTCGCCCTCTGACCGTCTGGCAGCTTACCTGTAAATGAATCAAAGGTTGAGTTGCGATAGATCGGTTCGATTAGCTCTTGAGTCAGAGCTTTGATTTCGCCGAGCTTACGACAGACGCAACCTTCTTCCCGAGAACATTCTCGCTCGCCTTCGTGAAACTGACAAGTCTCTTGCAGCTTTCCGGTGTAGAGGTTTATGGTTCTACTGATATCCCTCATAGCAACACCTTCGGCTTCTACAAGCCGGTTGAATAAAGACTCCACCCAACAAAGTGATCTTTACTTCTTCCCGTGAAGATCGATATCAGGAACATCAGGATTGCCATCGCCATCAACGTCCGTGTTGGCAAACGTGCAACGCTCCTTAGCCCATGTCCTCATCTGTTGCAATTCTTCTTTTCGGGTCTCAGAAAGAGGCCTGATCTTAGAGATAGCAACAGAGATGTCTTCTGTAGTGAGAGTTCTCTTGTTGTCAGCAAATGAAATGAACATGCCATCATGGATCGCTTTTTCGATCTCGGCTCCTGTCCATCCCTTTGTTTCCTCAGCAAGACGTTCGATGTCAAAGGTCTTCGGGTCTCTTCCCTTGCGACCGAGCAGGATATGGAAGATCTGCTCTCGACCATCCTTGCCAGGAAGATCAATCCAGAAAGTCTCATCGAAACGACCTGCGCGCATGAACTCGGGCGGGATATCATGGACATTGTTGCCCGTGGCGACTACAAAGACAGGTGCCGTCTTCTCTTGCATCCATGTGAGGAACGTAGAGATGACTCGCTTCGTAGTGCCCGAGTCGCCAGAGCCCTGCCCTACGCCGCCAGACAGACCCTTTTCGATCTCGTCCCACCAAAGAACGCAGTTATGGACCAGAATGTTGTTGCCGATGAAGTTGTGATTCTTCTCGCAAGCAAGATCGTAAGCGTATCTGCTGCCGATTTCTTCGATCTTGGTTACAGCAACGCCGACCAGATCGCTCTGCATAAGCTCAACGCAGGTATCCTTGATCGCAACCTCGCTCGGAGCAACCTTAGCGATCTTCTCAGCGATCTCATACGCCTTGTCAAACGGGACCGTCTTGCCTCTCTCATACGAGGCGATGGTCTGAGAAGGCAAGCTGAAGTCTGCTCGCGACAAATCGAAACGATCTCTGTCCTTCGTCAACGAGCTACCGAACTTGTAACCAATCGATCTGTTGTCCTTGCCGAGACGGTTTCTCACAATACCAGCCAAGGCGCTACCAAGCGGTTCGTACCGAAGATCGAGAGCGATCGCAGCGCTCTCCATATCGAAGTTCGTATCGATCACAATCGAAGACTTGCTTCTCTTAGGAGCAAGAATGCCAAAGACATGCATCGCCTTGGCGACCCGATCCTGAACCCCAAAATCATTCGAGACATTGAAGATGACTTTGGGGAACTTCTTGTCGGCGTAAATGTCGCCGCTCGCGTCCATGACGCCGCTCAGGTAGTGACTAATGTATTCATCTTCCTGACTCATCAAGTTCTCTCTGGCAAACGAGAGAATGTCGCCAGCGATCTTGTTCTCTGTCTCGATACGAAAACCAGTCCGCTTGTTGCCTTCGATCAGCGGCTCAACTCCGAACATCTCGCAAAAAAGCGTTGTCGAATTGTGAGTCATTTCCCAGTTGTCAAGGCTGATCGAGACCTTTCCGGTCTCTGCATCAATCCAGCCTCCGCCATCAATGAGGCCAACCATGTAGAACAACTCAGAGGGATTGAACCCGTTGAACATGTTGACGACGCAGAAGTGTCCCTTCTTCTTGGAGAAGAGAATGTGATGACCCTTTTCTTGTCCCTTCATTGAGTCGTAAGGGATCGAGATGGCCGACTTCCAATCGGGCTTCTTGCAGCGGCGCATGAAGAGCTTGGGAGCCATAACCAGATCGCCCTTGTCAATCTCTTGAGCCTCAACCCAGTGAAGGTCGCCATCTCGATTGACCATAACCCGATGGTCCTTGGTGACTTCAATCGAAGAATGAGCAGTCGAGATGCGGATCATCTCTTTCTTGCTCGCATGGCGTATAACGCCCTGAACTCTGGTAGGCTCAAGTTTCTTCGTTTCTTCGTTGAATCCAAAGATGTAGAGTTCGTTGTTCTTCAGTTCTCCATCGTCATTGAGAAGATCCTCGATAACGTACTCATTACCGTTGATGTCCTGAATGACAGTATCGCCGGACACGCAAGGAGCGACGGCCTCAGCAAGGTCAATGACCATGCGGCTTCGTTCCTCGGAAGCGCCGACCAGAGAGTTGAACAAGGCTCCGAAATCAAGCCTAAGCAGAGGCATGTTCCATTGCTTCGCAACGCCCTTAGCGGTTAGCGACTTTCCTCCGCCAGAAACCCCGAGCAGCAAAGCCCCCTTGGGCATCGGGAGGCCATACTGCTGAGCTTCATGACTGAAAGCCAATCGTCGAGCCTTGAACCATTCCGTCATATTGTCCAGGCCGCCGACATCATCGAGCGAAACCTTCGGAGCGATGAACTCAAGAATATCGCTCTTGCTGATGATGGATCGCTTCTCTTTCATGATCGTTTCGACATCGAACGGATCGAGGCCAAGACGATCGCCCATTACCAGCGACTTAAAGTATGCCGATTGAGCCTCCGCAAGAGTCAAGCCCTTGACGGCATTGATGATGTCTTCTCTCCGCTTCTTGACATGGTTGCGGATGTTCTTGATATGAGTGAAGGCCTGCTTGTTCTCAACAATCTCGATCGAGGTATCAAGAACCCGACCAATCTCGTACTCATTAGGGTACGGGAAGTCAAGAACAGCAATGTCCTTGTCGAGCGCGGGCACGCTCGAATAAGACGGACCTGTCATAATCACGCTTGCAGCCTTGGCGTGAGTTGCAAGATGTCTCAACCTGCGCTGAATAGCGGGCTGCAAACGCTCGAAATACTTGTAGAAGTCCAGGAGAACATAGATGCTGCCATTGTTGGCGGGCTCCTTGCCTTCTTCTCTTCGTCTCCTGATATCCGCCTGCGACTTTTCTATGCGACGAATGATCGAGTTGAGAGCCGCTTCGGGATTGCTCTTGTCGGGAGAGGATTTTCCATCCTCCGCATCAACCTGCTTGTCAGTAGCAAGATGACGAAGACCGCCGAAGCAGTCCCAGACATACGCATCGTAGTTGCGAGCAATGCAGAGATTGTTCAGGTGAGAAAGAAGTCTCTTCTCTTCGTGCGAAGAGATGAAGACCAAAGGGTGACGACTTTTGATAAGCGCAAGAAGGTCATTGTTGAAATCATCCGAGGCGCATGCCTTGAACTCTTTCTCCGCTTCTTTGACAAGAGGGTCCGCCATTCACGACTCCATTGGCTACTTCAATTGCGACTACTATCATACCGTATTTCAGCGTCACATAGGGATCGGCAAACTCACGAATCAAATCGTGCCTGGCGCAAACAGCGATGCTATTTCACTTCTCTTTGAGGAAGAGAAACTGACTCGCGTGGTCAGAGAAATACACGGACAAAACGTCAAAGAACTGTCCGGTTTCGATCGTCAACTCACGAGGCATACTGTCGATCGATCGGAAATAGCACCAGCGAGGATAGGGCGTATGCTTCTCTGTCGCCGAGAGAATGGCATTGTATTGACCGTCATCCGCCAGATCGATCGCATGCTTCATCACGATACCAACAGCCTCTTGCTCGGTCATGTTCTTCCGACGCATAAGCCAAACAACGGACAAGACAAGACCGTACTTGAGGACGAAGTTCTTGGGACTTGACATGTAGACGGCTTGCATGCTGTCATCGGTGTAGAGAATCGATGAGACCTTCTCTGGCTTCTTGCGATCCTTGATCTTGCTGTAGAGATCCAGGAATCTCTCAATCTCCCAAGAGGCTTTGAAGAACTTCATCTTCATGCAACCGTACTTGACGATCAGCCCGTGTGCTACATTGTCCATGAACCATTCAAGGTAGTCTTTGACAACCTGGTTAGATGGTCTCTCGCCAAGTTCTTTAGCGATGGCATCCTTGATGAGTAGAATCGATTGCTGACCAGCGGCAGGCGCGATCTCAAATGGTTCGCCGAACTTTCGTTCGAACATATCGAGAAAGAAGTGGAAGAAGTCAGGAGTTCGCCATTCGGCTACCCGCTTGCGCTTGTAGCCAAGGAACTCATCTGTAACTTCCCATTCATCTCCCGGATTCTTCTTCGCTGCAAACCGCTCTGAGGACTCTTTGACAGACTCGCTTGCGTCAGACAGGATGTTTTCAAACAAGTTACTCAAGTCAACCTCCTCAAGGATGCGCCACTATCACATACTCAGTTCCAGCGGAGTTGTCCTTCGCCCGATACTGATACTCGTAATCGACTTCGTGCATTACAACACGACTGCGATCAAACTTTGAAATCTGGTTTTTGATCTCTTCGCCAGAAGCCCAACTGGAATCGTTGTAACTGAAGATCCAGGGCGATTGCTTTGGCAATAATGAGAGAAGTTCATCGAAGCTTTCAGCGTAAGTCTTAGACTTCGCAAACCGCTCCTTCTCCCACTCGTTGTGAATATCCGAGAAACCAAGGTAGTCCTCAAAGAACTCGTACATCTTGGCATAATCGCTCTGATCGCCTCCATACGGAGGGTCGATGTAAACGAGATCCAGATCGCTCAGATCAAACTGCTTGAGCAGATCGATGGCATCCATACGAGTTGCAACAGAAGTGAGGCCATTATTGAAATGCAAGTTGTATGGACGAATGTTTCGTTCAATGAACGTCCGCCCTTTATTCTCAATACGATGGTCAACTCGGGCGACAACCTGTCCGTTGTTCAATCGACCGCCCAGATCCGTTGTCCGCACAATGAAGTGCAACAACATGATCGCCTCTTGAGCAAAGAGATGAGCAGCCGAACGATGCGAATCTGGATCAAAGTCTTCGCCCAGGTTCTCTACCGCATAATCGATATCGTTGTAGAACTCAACAAGCTCTGCGATAGGTCGGTCGCCATGCTGAATCTCAAGATTGCGAATCCAGCGATCGAGAGTCTCAGCTTCTTCCTCGGTAAAACGAACGCCGACATAGTTGTCCCTGATGCGAGTGCCGCAATCAGTCGGCTTGTTCTTGAGAATGAATCGGATCTGCTCTTTCGAGGGAATGACTGTCGAGTTCTCAACAAGAGAAACAGCGCTGAGATACGAGAAGGCCAAAAGGTCATTCGACCAAACAGCAGCGCCCATGCTCTTGAAAAGATAGCTACAGAAAGCGCTTCCTGAGAATAGGTCAAGAACCTGACCGCCTTCGATTTTTTCTTGCAGTCCCTCTTCTCGACAGACCGAAGCCAAATCGATAAGCATCTTCCGTTTGTTCCCTCGATAGGGATTACTCACGGCATGAAGGCGGTTCTGCACATCTTTGACATCTCCGATCCAGTCATCTGCATCGAAGAGGTCCGTTGATTCTACGCTTTTGCGATCCATTACTTCCAGTCCTTGATCTCGAAGGCTGGCTCGGTGTCGTAAATCTTGCGGCGCTTTCGAGAATGCGCAAGCATGTATTTCATGTTGTCATGGAAATCGACAACAAACGCATCCTTCTTTACGAAACCACTCGACTTATCGGTAAATGGCCGAAGAACTCGACCTACGCGCTGCAACGCTCTCGTCTGACTCTTGCCGCTGCCAGCAAGCACCAGCGAATCAAGACACTTGACATCGACGCCCTCGTCGAAGATCGAAGTAGCGATCGTAATCGGAGCTTCTCGGTTTCTCATCTTGTCGATCCATGCTTCTCTCTGCTTACCAGTATGAGAGCCATGAATGAAGAAGCTGTCTGGCGTCATCGCTTCAAGAATGTTGCCATGCTCAACGATGCGAACCAAGATAAGAGCCTGGCGACCGCTATCAACCATCTTCCGAGAGATATTCGAGATCAAGAGGTTACGCTCCTGGTTCTCTACGATACCTTCTTGGTAGACAGTCGGATAAGCGCCCTCCATGCCTGGCTTCTTGTGATGGACAAAGTAGATCGTTGGCTTAATGAGATAGCCTCGATCAATCAAGAACGACGCAGAGATGTCGCAGATCGCCTTGCCGAAGCAGGAATCGATCAGCATGTCATCGCCCTCATCTCGCCAAGGAGTCGCAGAGAGGCCAAAGCGGTATCTTGCGGACTCAGAGGCAGAAGAGATAGTCTGGCATGTCTTTGCGGCCCAGTGCTGAACCTCGTCGCACATCATGAGGCCAGCGCCTCGAATGAAGTCCTTGAGTTCTTTCTTCTGCTTCTCGTTGAGCTTCTGCTTCTCAGTCTTGGCCGAATCGTCTTCTTCGTCGAAACGAGTCCATCGCTCTCCGAGGGCTCGGATCGCTGTCTGAACCGTCATGATCGTGATCGGTTGAAGATCAAACTGACCGTCGCCGACTGTTCCTACTTTGACAGGGGAACCGTTCAGGTAGATGAATCGCTGAAACTCATCGCGAGCCTGCTTGAGCAGATCCTTGGAAGTCACATAGAAGATGGTTGGATCAACGGCAAGCTCAGAGATGATCGAAGCAGCGGTAGCGGTCTTGCCTCCGCCCGTCGCCATCTTGATGATGCCTCGGCCCTTGTTGCAGGCGTCGTCCCTGATCTTACCTTGGTAGTCTCTCGGCTCGTACTCTTCGCTCATCGAGTAGCCGGTTGAACGGTGGACCTGAGTCCGCTGATCGACCAAGTTGATATCGAACTCGCAGTCGCCGAAGAACTCTCTTGCGCGAGAAAGTAGGCCGGTCGGGAAGTACGACTTGCGGGTCTTTTTGTCATACACGACGGTCGTCTGCGTTCCGTCCCATTTCTTGACCCAACTGGCATTCTTGCCTTGGGACTCAAGCTTCTCTTGGACTTTCCTCGCGCGCCACATCGCCTTGTCGTCTCGGAATCCCATGACCTTCTTGAAGTTCTGATAGGTCATCGAATCAAGCGAGGACTCGACATATGTATTGACATTTGTGATTCGGAGAGTTACTTCGCGGCTCATAGGGTAATGAGGGGCTGTCTTTCTTCTCGCGGAGACAGTGGCACATCTATGCCAAGCTGGTAAATCCGCTTGGTTCTTCGTTTTCTACGTCGTTTCTTGCGCTTCTCGGGATCGAAGCCGTCGAGGATCTCTTCTTCAGACGGATCAGACGGAGAGTTTCCTATACCGCCCGGACCAACATCGCGATCAACAAAACCAGGCTGGTCGTCCCAGCTACCGGCTTGCTTGCGAAATGCATTAGTCTGAAGAACTCGCATCGGCGTCTCCTCCGAGTACGCCGATCCTCTTTTCGACTCCGTGAACGAGATGAGCAAGGCCATCAGAAAGGCCCTGAAGCTGCTCATGCGCAACAACCTGCTGTCCATTGCGGAGAAGGTTCTTGATCGATTCTACCTTCGTCCACATGGTCCGCAGCTTGCTGTCGATATACTGGTCGAACTCAAGTTCGGAAATCTCGGGTGTCGTTGTTGTTTCGCTCATCTTTTACTCCTTCACCAAATTCGGTCGTCAGCAAGCAACGCTTGCAGCGTCTTTGTTTCATCAGTATGCTGGTCTCTCAAGTTTCTCGTAATATCGAGCATGAGGTCAAAAGGTACTTCGTCCAGACCTCGCTTCCGCCTCTCGGCTTCCACTTCGGACCAAAGCTCTTCTGTTACTGGTTTCCACATCTCATAGACAGTCCAGTCCTCTGATCGAGCAGGTTCGAGCATCTTCTCGGTTAGCCCCAAGAACCACCAGTTTGACTGATTGCCCTCCCATTGAGCCTCCTTGATGCCGTCCTTCTCTCCGCCTGGCGCTCCCTCAACCGCCAACTTCTCCAACTCCTGAGACTGGCAAAGAATAGAAAGCGTGGCGAAAAAGTCCGCTTCATCTCTGTCATCGACAAAAACCATGCGAACAAATGAGATGATCTTGTCTCTCATGAAAAAGTCAGAAAACAGGTCTCTGATCGCTTCCTCTGGATCATCGACATGAGCCCTCAGAGCTTCGACAAACAGAGCGGCTGTCCGAATGGCGAACGAGTTGACATCGAGGTTCATGAAGAGCAGCGGGAAATCTTCAGAGTCAAGATCTGGATGATTGACCTCATCTTCTCGAACGCACTTGGCGATGTCGATGACCGAAGACTTGCTCGCTACGACTCTCAGGTTGCGAAGTTTGATATCTCTCGATGGACAGATGATGTCCCTCATGACCAGCCAGATGAAGGGATTCTGATCGAGCCTCATCAGGACGATCTCATCGTCTCCTATGCCCTCGAAGTCAAGAGCGGGGTCTCGATGCTTGAAGTCTCTGACGAGCGCCAGAACGAACGAGAGAGCCGCCTGACGGTCTTCGTCGGGCACCTCGTCGAGCAGATGATGGAGATACAGGAAAACGATAGAGAAGATCGTCTTGTGGAGCGAAGCGTTCTCTTCAAGATGGAAGACTCCATCTCGGTAGGATGCGGGTTCATCGCCAAAGTGGATGGGGACATCTACGAAGGGATAATCGTACTGATAGCAGATGATGTCGAGAGCCCGTTGAGCGAGCGCAAAATCACTTATCCTGGTTTCCATTCTTTCCGTCAACCTTTTTGAGACGATCGATTTCGCCTTGGTCAAGTCCGATGTATCTGAGAAACTCGTCATGATCTACCATCTGCTCAAGATCGAGCTTGATCTGCTTCAACTCTTTATTCGTGATTTTGCTCTTCGATACCTTGTTGCTCTTTTTAGAACTTCCTGCCATGGCATCAAGGATACTCTGCAGTAGTTCTTCGGGCTTGAGATCAGGTTCATCAGGATCGGCTAACCAGAAAGTTTTCTCGCCGCAATTGGGGCAGCGGTACTCAAAAATCAGTAGAGCCTGTCCTTTATCGATCTTCTTCGTCGAGGGTTCTCTCTGTTTGATACCGATTGCTTCGACATGCTTTGCGTCAGTCGGACTTCCGCACACTGGACACTTCTTGTCTGTAAGATATGGAAGAGCCCATCGTGGTAGCGGTATCATGAGATATAGCCTCCGTTGATTCAGGACGCGATCTCTCGTCATCAAGATCGAGATCGTACCTGAAAGTGATTCCCCTTGTATCATGTATACCGAAGATTTTCTGTTCTGCCTTTGTTCCGGGCAGGTTGTTCTTCAGGGAATACACATCGGAACCAACGAAGGAGCCGTTCATGAGAACTTTCCCGTTCGTGCTTGTGATTTCGCTTGCATTATGGAAATGACCTACCAATGTGTAGTGCGCGAAATCTTTGACGTAACCCGCCATCTTGCGCTCGACATCCAGGAATGTTGAAATGGGCGGGTTTTTGCTCTTCGCATCATCTCCATGCATCAAAAGATACTTGTGATTGCGGATATTCTGCATCGACCACCAGGTCTTTGGAACATTGAACTTAATACGAGGGTTATTGCGGTACTCTGTTTCGAGGAACAGGTAAACCATGCGGTCCCAGTTGTTGTAGTCTTTCTCAGCGCCAGACTTCGCAACCCGACCGTGATTGCCTCGAACGCCGTAGAACTCAACTTCCTCGAAGATCGTCAGCCAGTAAAAGATCGCTTCGCTCAAGGCGCGAACGCCAATCATGACCTGATCGGTAATCGGAGTATTGATGTAGACAGGAGACCAAGCGCCCGCCTCGTTCATGCCGTCAACAACATCGCCAAGCGAGAAGATATGGAGCTTGGGGATCTTGTAAAGCTGCGAATGAAGCTCGTAGATATCCGCAACAGCATGCTTGAGATTCTCAAGGCGTTGCAGGAAAATATCAACGTTGTATTGCGATAGATTGCCTGTCTCTTCGAGCGAATGCTCGTGCCCGATATGGAGGTCGCTGAGCATGAGCCCAATGTCCTCGGGAGAATGCTGGCTTGGCTTGCGGTTCTTCGGCTTCCATTTGACAAGGGGAGCCCTCGGCAACCTCTGAGCCGAGTCAACCAGCGCATCCGCCATCGTATCGGCTCTCATTCTCCAACGATCAAGGGCTCGATTGACGGTGCTTTCGGTCTGTGCCTTGAATGTCTTGAGATCCCGACGATGCTGACGAACCTTCGGCCCGTTCGAGTACGGCTTCTGAGACCAGTCGGTCTCGTTGTATGTCTTGCGACATGAGTTGTAAGGACGACCAAGGGCGCGAGAGATTGCGGTGTAAGGCGTGTTCTGAAGACGCTCCTCAAAGAGGAACTGAAGCTCTTCTTCGCTCCAAGGAACACCTGCGTTCTCTGGCGTCAAGTCGTCTTCGACAATCTTGCCATCAGGACGCTCGAAAGCAGACCAATCGAACTCCTTGAACTTACATTGTACCGAATCAAGCGTTCTCTTGAGAGCGTCCGAAATTGCTTGCCACGGAACGTTGCTCTTTCGGCTGTCGTAAAGGAACTGCAGTTCTTCGAGTGTCCACTTGCGCATGGGCTTGATCTCTTTCTACAAACGCACTACTCAACTTTCCCGCAAACTCGCGCCAGACAGTCATGTGCGCTCTGACCATCTCTTCTTTATGTTTCCCCGTCATGCTGTTCGGGTTGGCCCGATACCGAATGAGGGGCTTCCTGATATTCGCCATTTTCTTGCCCGCGAGAATAGCCTTACACCAAAGATGCATGTCGGGGACTGTATAGATGTCCTCTCGCAGCGTGTACCCGCCAAGCTCAAGAAACCCTTCTCGGCGGAACATCGTCGTAGGATCGATCATCGGATTGACGCTCCGATACATCTGTCCCACGATCTGTTCGTGAGTCGCCAAAGGGTAATCCATCATGCCGCTCGGCGTACCGTCCATCTCCATTCTGAACGCCAATCCGCCGACGCAGAACAGTTCAGGATGGCTCTCAAGAAACTCGAACTCGGTACGAAGGCGATCGGGAAGACTTGCATCATCCCCATCATGGATAGCAATGTATTTGCCATTCGCCAACTGAACAGCAGCATTCCGTCTACGAGGTATCCTCACATTGACAGAATCATTGATGAAGCGAATCTTATCCTGAACCCATCCGTAGTTGAAGTTTGTGACCTTTTCCCAAGTGGAATCTTGAGATCCATCATTGAGAATCAACCACTCAAAATCATCGAACTCTCTTTGATTAACAATCGACTGAAGCGACTCTTCAATGTACGCTTCGCAGTTGTAAACAGGAGTGATGATGCTTACGGCTGTCATGCTGTGAATACTTCGTGATATTGCTTCTTGACCTTTTCCCAGTCAAACTCTGCGAGGATGCGATCAAGGCCCTCTTTACCCTTCTTCTCTCGGGCCGCTGTATCAGAAAGCATCGAATCGAGAGCGTTCGTGAACTCGTCGTAAACGCTGCTATCGAATGTCAACTTGCCATTGACCTTCTTGCCTCCCTGTACCATGAATCCGCCATCAAGCGTCGGTACATTACCGACATTCATGGCTACCCAGGGCAAGCCCGCTGCCATAGATTCAAGCATCACAAGCGGAGCGACTTCGATCTGAGAAGGGAAGGCAAAGACATCAGCTTCAAGGAATGCTTGCGTTGTGTCTTCTCTTGGAATGCTAACCAGTATCTTGTAATCGAAACCAGCCCTCTTGATCTGCTGAGAGAATCGCTGCCTCATGACCTCAGCCGGTCGGAAGTTGACTGGCGTGCAGATGAAGACTGCAACAAAGTCATGTCCCTTGTTCTTCAGCTTCTTGAGGATATGAAGCAGATGCTCCTGTCCCTTGCCCGGAAAGAAGTTCGATACGCAGAGGATGATCTTCTTGCTCGACGGGATCTTGTATTTCTCGCGGAACGAAAAACCATGATCTTCAAACTCGCTCATATCAATCGCATTCGGAATGACCCGAACAGGGATATCGAATGAGTTGCATTGCTTGAAATCGAGATAGTTGTCTGAATGAGTGATGACCGTAAACTGTTCATGCTTGCGACGGAACAGGCGGAACAGTTCTTCCCTGGACCGCATATGGTTCATACCCACCAGAGCAACGCTCTTGGAACATTTGAAAGCCTCGGCCTGTCTCACAACGGTCGGCCAATGATGAAACGAATCGCTGTAGACAAGGAAATGATCTGGCTTGAGAGCGTTCACCTGATTGATGAACTGTTGCGAATCATCCTTCATCGGTTCAACATGGACGCCGTTATGGGTCACGCTCTTGTTGGCGAATCGGGTGATGACATGGCAATCCATGTCAAAATCACTGGTCATCGATTCCGTGATCTGTTGAACGACTTTTTCCGAGCCACCCACGTGGAACGGAGCAGCATGGTTGACGCCTACAACAAGTCTCATGGTTCTCCTATCGACAGCAAATGAAAGTTGAATAGATGGATACACTCAAGACTGCAGGGCAGCGACTTGAGGTTGGCGCTGAGGGCGGAACTTGGCTCTCTTCGTCCATTTCTTGAAGAACTTCTTGTGACTCTGCAGGAAAAGCTCAAAGCGTTTTGAGTTCTTGCCGAGAGTCTGATGAGGAAGATGGGTAAGCTTCGCTTTGTTGTTCCAGGCCAACTTGAAACCCTCTTCCTTGGCTCGAAAGCAGAAGTCAGGATCTTCAAAATAACAAGGATTGAACTGAGGATCAAACATGCCGATCTTCTCGGGTATCTCTCTCCTCATCAGCATACCGCCGCAACCGACATAGCTCCAAGGCTCAGTAGGTCTCTTGCATTGCCTCACAGGACGGAAGCTGCTGCTTAGCAACCAGGCTTCTACGCCAACAACATCGGCATTGCTCTCTTCCAGGACTTTGAAGTGATGTTCAAGCCATCCGCTATGAACAAACTGGTCATTGTCAAGAAAAACAAGATAGGGAGGCTTGTCTTGAAGCGATTGAAAGATATTCCAACCCTGGTTTCTGCCTCCGATGACGCCAAGGTTGTCATCGTTGCAGATCAATGTCACATTGTCATGAGAATCGGCGAAGTCGCCGAGGAACTCAACAGAGCCATCGGTCGAACCGTTATCGATCATGACAAGATGAAAGTTCTCCGTATTCGCGTACAGATCTCGGAGAAATCTCTTTGTGACATCGAGCCCATTGTAGTTGAGAACGATGATTGCGGTGTGTGGGTGCGACATACCCGTTCTATCGGCTATTACGAGACAGTGACCGTATTGCTTCGGACAACTATGCCTACGTCAACGCCGTCGAAGGGAACGATCTCAGAATACCACTGATCGCCGCTGGCCGTGCTGGTGTTTGGAACCAGATCAAGGTTCGCCAAGCTTGTGACTTCCTCAAATGCATCAGCGCCCTGAATCTTGCGATACCAACGGATCGAACTCTGATCGCTCTGCTCTGTAACGCCGCCCTGAATGTCATCATCAAAGAACGTGTATGCAACCTGAAGGTTTGAACTTGATGATGGGCTCTCAGGCGTAACAACAACATTGGAAACGACAGGAGGAGCGTTCTGAACAGTTGTGACCGGACTTGTAACAGGATTACCCAAGACAGAGCCAGCAGAGGGACGAACCTCAACCTGAAGATCATTACCGATCTGATGGGGAACCACGCCTGTCTGCGTGTTCTGCTCGCCAGGGATGATCTCGTTGTTATTGAAGCCGCCGTTCGAGCCGTTAAGCGTTCCTCGCTTGAACTCAACTCCGTTGACATACCAGATGATTGTGGATGTTTGCTCTCCGCCATCATCAAAGAAGTCAAAGTCAGCGAAAGCAGTTATCGCAGTCGTAACAGTATCCTGAACTCGTCCTGAAGCTGTACGGCCTCGGATGTTGAGAGTCGTAAGGAACGGAGGAGCAGGAGCGACCGTTACCGAAGGCGAACGGACTGTGCTTCCGAAACTCTTGCCATCGCTCGGCTTGACTGTGAAGTAGATAACATCATCAACATTGATGAGACTCTGATCCTGCTCTCGGGCAAACTGCTCGATCGATGTTCCATCAGGTACGTCTTCGGGCTCAAAGCTGAAAGCGTATACCCAAACAGGGTCGGCAAAGTTGTTGATATCGTTCCATTCTCGCAGACCTCTCAGATATTCAACTTCAACGCCATTGACATACCAGCGGATATCGGTCTCATCAAGAGCCTCTTCATCGAGGTTGAGATCGAAGAATCGGTAAGTTGCAGAGATCTTGCTGTAGATCGTCGGTTCGGTCGGGAAGATCTGAGGATCGATCGCCTGAGGCGGACGCTCAGACAATGGAGGCGGCAGGAAGACATTGGTGTTGTAGAAGTAGCCAACGCCCCCAACCTCGATCGGCTCAGCAGCAAACGAGTTGAGAATTCTCAAGCCAATGCGAGTCGTTGCAGCGTTCTCGATATCGATGATGAACGAATCGGTTTGCTTCTGGTTGAATACAATGAGACCGTTTCTTGGGAAGACCTTGTAGTTGGAGGATTCGATAATCGTTCCGGCAGTTGTCTTGACCGTTACTCTTGATTCTGCGTTCCAGCGACCGTACTTGGCGCGGAAAACGAAACCATCAACGTTCTCAAGGGGTTCGTTGAGAGCCGCAGACTCTTGCTGAGTGCGAATCGGAATGTAGATGCGGCCATACTGCTCCGCAGGAGGCTGAGAACCGCTCTGGTAGTCGATCCAGTTGGAAGAGAGGCTCGTGGCCGCTCCGACTTCGATGCTGCTGCTCGGAGGCGTATTCGACCTTACGGAGACAGCGATCTGCTGAGCCCCAAACTCGGGAATCTCAGGATCGAGGAAGATGAAGCTCTCCTTCGGTACGCTGAAGTTGATATTGATGCTCGTTACGGCAGGTATTCCCGGCGTAGCAACCGTCTCGTACTCAGGAGTTACCGAAGCGCTGAGACCGCTCAAAAGCGTAGCCTGGAATCTGAAGTAACGACCGCTGAGACGGAAGAACTCAACCTCTGCCTCAGGGTTGAACTTGTCGCTAACCTCTCCAAAGTTGAATCCATCGCTACTGGCGCTCACGGTCCAGTTACCATCCGTGTTGTCGAACAGATCGTAATCAAGCGAGATCTTGTGAACAACAGCATCAACGCCAAGGTCAACGGTTGTCTCGTAGAGACCGTAACCAACAGCGCCCGCTACTCGACCAAGCGTGTTGTTGAGAATCTCATCAAGGAACGCCTCATCAAGAACGGTCTGAGACTGCCCGCCTGTCTGCTTGGCAATCTCTTCAAGCGAATCGGTATCGGTACGGGCGACAAGAGCAGAAAGGGTAACAGGGAAGACGATCGAGAAGTTGTTGATAACAACAGGCGTCTGACCAAATCCATCAATCGCCTGAACATTTGCAATAGACTCGTCCTTGGTCGCGAACGACAAGTTCTCCTCATTATCTGTATGGGAGTAGATTGTCTTCGTTCTACCGTCTGCAGAATCATCGAGAAGCGCCTCGGCAACTCTTGAGAGTCCATCAAAGTACGGCGAAGCTCCAAACGGAACCGCATTGTTCAGTCGGCTGATGATCTGAAGCGCGTCTTCGGCGGTTCCTTGGTTGTTGGATATATGAGGAACAACCTGCGGAATCCATTCAATATCCGAGAAGTATTGGATACTTGGGCTCTCAAGCTGAGACTGCTGAGACGGGTTCAGAGAGAAGACAAGACTATCATCGCCGAGACCATCCTCGATTGGTTGATCCTGACCAGTTGTATCATCATCTCCGGTTCCGTCTGTGCCATCAGGATCGTCAGGAGGTAGCTCCTTGCTTGCCGAATAGCTGCGGCAACCTTGGAACTCTTCGCCAGGCGGCTCAGCATACGGATCATCATCGTCACCGCCGCCCGTATCATCGTCCCCTGTATCATCATCGCCCGTATCATCGTCCCCTGTATCGTCAGGATCTTCGATGAGATCGGGATCTTCATTGTCCTCAATGTTGATAACGGTCTGACCGTAGTAGAAGTCATCAACAACTGTGATTTGAACTCTAATGCTATAGGGCTGACGAGTTGTGCCTTCTTCAATCAGTAGCGTATCGTCTTGCTCGCCTTCGCCAGCAACCGTTCCTTGAATGCCGAGCTTCTCCTTGATTTCGTCAATCTTACGGAGAATGTCATCAGAACGACCAAGCATGGTCGTTGTGCCAAATCCACTCGAAATCTCAAAGTCGTTGCTGCTGAAGACAACAGGATAGACGAATGCCTGACGAGAAACCGCATCAGCCGCAGACTGCTGTCCCTGATCGCTACCGCTTGAACTCTCTTGCGAGTCTTGATCTGTATTGTCTTCGTTACCAGGGAATATCAAGAATCCTCGGATGAGTACGCGAATGTCCTTCGGAGGAATCTCGCCAGCATCATCTCGAAGCTCGATATCGATACCAACCGTCTGCTTACCATCGAGGCGACAGTTTGTGGGGTTGGCCTCCGCTGTGATCTGAAGGAAGCCAGGCGGTCGTCCGCTTGTGATACCGCCCGCAACATAGATGTAGCGCTCGCCATCGGTTGTCATCCCGAACGACTGTCTTGCAGCAACGGGCTCTTCTCTGTTCTCCAATCGATAACGAGGAGCAGAGGCGCTGCCGCTGACTCTTTCAAGCAATCTCAACGTTGAAGACTTAGCATTTGAACCTCCATGGAGGTAAACGCCGACATCGCCAGGAGCCATTTCGATCTTCGCAACGCCGCCCTTGTATCGAGGAACAGGAAGCTGCGAGTATCGGAAGTCATTGAGTTCGATCTCATTGAAGTGTAGAGGATCGAATGCAAAACCATCAGTCGGGAACTCAAGACGCTGATTCTGTCCCTCTCCAACCAAGATAGCTCCGCCGAAGACGTTGATACCACTGGTTTCAACCGGATCAAGATCATCAAGGAAGACAAACGGAGCGATACGATGATAGATCTCGTAGTCTTGTCCCGTAAAGGCATCTGACCATGACCATGTGTTCGTATCGATATCGTAAACCAAGATTCTGTCGTTGAAATCTCGGATGCCGCCTGAGTTGTCAATCTCGGTCAATCCGCCGATGATGAAAATCTGATTGTCATACTTCTCGATAGCGCCAAGAGCAACATGATACTCTCGACCGCTGATCGTTGGCATGGGAGCAAGAACGGTCCACTCGTCCGTAAGGGCATCGTAAACCTCAACTCTGCTTGAGATAACAAGATCATTGTCTTCAACTGTGATTCCGCCGAAGACATAGATTCGACCCGCGTCCTCAACTGCCATATGATGCATACGAGCAGTTGGCATCGGAGTGAACTCCGTCCATTCATTGATATCAATGAGATACTGCTCATTACGAGCAGAGATGCTATTGCCATCTACGCCACCGATGGCATGAAGAGCAGGTCCATACGGAGAGATAGTGTAGTTGACAGTTAGAGCGCCTCGGGCGTAGTTGAGTCCTGCCAACTCATCCCATGTATCATTGACGGTATCGTAAACGAGAGTCTTGGAATCGAAGACGTTATCAACAGCAATCTGCTCTTCCTCATCATCGTCGTCTTGCTGATTCTGCTGACTTGCGTCATAGTTGATCGTCAGACATGTTGTCATCGATCGGGTAACGTCGCCCCTCTTATCGTAGTTGCATTCCGCCTGAACCTGCGCGGAAAAACTCTCAACAGGGTTGAGCGGCAGGATTGTGAACTGAGCGTATGACTTGACGCCGTTCTGAAGGAACGGATCTTCCTGATTGAACGTGAAGACAACCGTTTCTGTCAACTGAATCTTGCTCGGATTCTCTCCGCCAATTGTGAGCAAGATAGGCGTTCCATTGGGAACCGTCTTGTTCGAGAACGAAACCTCAACAACGAACGTGTGCTGAGACTGTCCATCAACAAGAATCTCCTCAGCAGGCAACCCGTCTCGACGCACATCAACCAGGCGGATATTGAGAGGCTCCTTGAGACGCAGAACCGTTGGAGGGATTCCGTTCTCCAAGTCGCCGCCGCCATTCAGGAAGCGAGTCTCGCCATCGATGATGATACTCGTTCGACCAAAGACAATACGATCATTGTCCTCTTCTCTGAGTCCGCCGAGTTCGATCGCCGAACACCTGTTTGTGACAGGACCGCCGTCATCGTCTCCGCCTCCTTGCTGAGGGGGACCGATGAACTTATTGATACGCAGATAGACATCGGTTGTGTCTGTGACCTCCGAAAGCGGAAGCGTAGCAAAACCAACGTCTTGTTCGTTGTCATTGAATACGAACTCGTCAATGTACGGATCAAGCTCGAAGCTCAAGTCTTCGCCGTGCAGGATCTCAAATGAATCGCCCGTCTCAAGCTCGACCAACTGACCGAGATTCAGAACCAGCAGCGTTCCTCCGAAGATGTTAGCGCACTGCCTGAACTGACTTGAGAACGGAATAGAGGCAGAGTTGGGATCTCGGGCAATCTGCAGATGCTCGAAATCATAACCATCAGCCCACATCTCATTGAGATAGCGAGGGAAGCTCATGAGGAATCGAGAACCAAAGCTACCAGGAACCTGCTGCGGGAACAGAACAAGAGGACGCTCCTCAAATGCGTTCAGCCTGTCATAGGTAACAGACGCCTTGAGAGCGTACATCTCGGGGACAAGAGCAGGACCGCCTCGCTCGGGACCAAGATCAACAATTGTCCATGTAACTCCGCAAGCAGGTCCGAAGAAGACTCGACGAGCGGTGTTGTTTCGGATGTATGAGAAAACGCCCGAAGCGATCGGAACATTGTCAAGAGAATAGAACGGACGGTCCTTGCCGCTAATCCCCCTCTGAAGGTTCCATTTGCAGATCTCATTATCAGGTATACGGAGCCTTCTTGGATTGCTCGGGCTCGGACTATCAGGATCAATGATATAGCATGATGCAAACTGCTCAGCAACATCAACGCAGTCCGGTGTTGGTTCATTGACAGTAAGCTCAACGCGCAGCGTGTTCTCGAATGCGATATACAGACGCTTGCGGCCTATGAAGCCGTTGTACGTCGCCTGAGCAAAGAGCATGACGCCCTGCGGGAGGTCGGGCGGCTGAAGAGGAACGTCAGCATAGCTGATCTCCGTAAGGTTCCCCTCTCCGTCATCCTCAAAGCCGAGGATCATGTCAATCGTTGTTGCAGGCGGCAACACCGTTCTGCTCTTGCGGTTCGAGAACGAAGGCTCAAACTTTGCTGGCGGATCTACATCGTTGTCATCACAATCAGGATCAGACGCCTCATGCACAGCAACAAAGGCGCGTCCGCCGATGCGAATCGCTTCATCTCGATATGTTGCCTTCACTCTACCGATGAAGGGTCTGCTTCTGCGGATATATGTTCCGTCAAAGTCCTGCTCTTGGTTCGGATTGAAGAGCAGCCCGCCTGTAGCGATGAACTCGAAATCCTGCAACGGAACTTCTTGCTTACAGAGGTGAGTGATCCTGTCTCTGCTTTGGTTGATAAGCTCCATTCGGAAGGGGTTCTTCATTGTAATGGAGATCGGCAACGAGTTGAATCGGAACAAGTCCTGACCGCCTGAAGGATCGGGCACAGTAAAAACGACTCGGATCGTCAAGAAAAGCTCATTGATCGCTGAGATGATGTTGAAGTCGGGGCTCATGCGGATGATGCCCTTGACAACTCCATCTCCGAGAGGCGTTGACGAAAGGATGAATGTCTCTTCGGGAGTTGGTTCAAACGAACTTCTGTCTACCTCTTCTCCAAAGACATCCTCAGCCAACTGAGCAGAACTCGTACTTGCCTCTGCTTCAAAGCGAATGCGAGAATCATCAGCGATAGGAGCGCCAAACTCGTCTGTAATCTGAGCAAACAGAGCTACGCGCTGATCGAACCAAGCGTTGATGTCTTTCTGGAAGCGAATGGGCTGCTCCCATTGAAGACTGATCGACTCCTCATTAACCAACTCATAGCGAAGCTTCTTGATTTCGAGCAAGGGGATACCTGTCTCATCAGCATCAGCTTCGGGGTATGTCTCGAAATAGATAGGAGTTGACTTGTGACCATATTGGTCAGCAGTCATGATCGCGTAGAATCCGGTTACATTGTTCTCGATGTTTCGATGAACAAAGCTTGTCTGATCGGGCGTTCCGCTAAAGATGAGATCAGCATCGCCAGAAGCAATGCCGTTATCATCGATAATCGGATACGATGAATCAGAGAAGTAAACCTCAACGCTCTTGACTCTTTCGTCAATCGTTGTGAGAGACCAGCGTATGTAAGCCTTGCGGTTGCCGTTCTGTATGATCGGAGTAGTTGTTGGGGGTAGCGATGGAGAAGGATCGCCAATGACTGTTCTTCGGGTTTCAGCGTTATCGTTTTCGCTCTCGCTAAACGGAGGTATCTCAACAGAGAGAACCGGAGCGTCTGACCAAAGACTATAGTTGCCAAGCGAGTTCTGCGAGAAGATCTTGTAGTGGTATGTTCTTCCATGAACAAAGTCATCAGAGAGACTTACAACATACGCTCCCGCAACAGCATCGTCATCGTACACGACGGTTCCGTCGTTCTCATGATATGGCTCAAGACCAAATCCATTGAACTCTCGGATCAGTTCGCCGCTCTCGTCTACTTCTCCTGTAAACGAGTAATCTGCAGGACCAGCAGAAACCTTTTCGACGATTCTGACTCGACCGCCAGGATAGTCAAAGTCCGAAGGGACAGAGTAGTTCAACAGAAGCATGCGATCGCCGTTGTCCGTCTGCTTCTCGTTAAAATCGTCAGGAAGGACAGCGGCATCCGAAATGAAATCATCGCTCTTGAGTTCGTTGTAAACCTGAACGTCTGCAATCTTCCCAAAGAACGAATTCGTCAATCCTGCACTAAAAGCAATATGACCTATACTGAATCTTGAGGTTGATTCGCCCAAGTTTGGAGACGCAGGCGCTCCTGTAGGAGTTCCTGTTGTGATAGGAACGCCATCAAGATAAAACTGGTACTCTTGAGTATCAAAGTTGGCAGTTACAGCAACATGATGCCATTGATTGTAAGACAGAGGCGTTCCGCCAGCTACAAGGCGAACATTGTTGTTGAAGCCCAAGAAAGGAATGCCGCTATTGATAGCGAGCCACCAATCAAGCTTCAAATCAAGCTCTCCATAACGAGCGCAAATAGTCTGCAGAATCGTTGACTCTTCCTGAAGGAAGACCCAAGCCATGACCGTCATCTGATCTCTGCGGAACATCTTGTCGCCGGAATCGTCAGCAACAAAGCCATCCCTATCTGTGGTTACAGAGTTGCCTCTAAACTTGACTCCGCTGCGACCGCTCGGAACATCGGCGGAGTTCAACCATTGCGGAGTATCATTGGTGCCCTGCCAAAGCAAGTGAGTCTGGTTTGTTGTAAAGTCATACGAAACCGGCCCAACACCCTCATCAAGATGCCAGGAACCAATCGTATCATCATCAAGAAGAGGACCGCTACCTCTCATGACGTTAGCAGAGAACTGCCCAATGCCCTTGGGGATAATCCGCTCTCTTGGCGTAACTTGCAACTCAACGCCATTACTGAACGAACCGTTCTCATCGAACGTGAAGACCTTGTAGTAGAACGGCTCGTCTTCGGTCAGATTATCATCAAACGTTCGATCGAAGAATCCCTCTTGAACGATATCTCCGTCGATGGCATTGTTTGGGAACGAGCCTGTCTTGCGAACAACTCTGATACCAGCGTAACCGCTTTCCTGATCCGCAAAGAAGGTGCTTGCGACAGCATCGGTATCATTCGTATCGATACTTTCGTCTTCGACAACCGCAAAGAAGTTGACTCGGATCGGCGTACCTTCGAACGAAAACACATTCCACTTGACATCGCCAGGGTAAGTTGCATCAACCCTGGTAATCATACGACGAGAAAGCTCGTGACGAGTATTTCCGCTATCATTCCATGTCATAGATCCGCTTTGGTCAACAAGCAGACTGACAACCCGATCAGGCAATCGAAGCTGGACTTTCTCTCCGTCCGTTTCCTCGTTCTCAACCGCTTCGGTATTCAGGAAGATCGGATCGGTTGCAAGATCAGAGAAAGTCGTGACAATCTTGTTTTGCTCCTCGGATGGAGGAGTTGATATGGTACAGTTCTCTGCATCAAATGCATCTCGGAAAGACCAAGCCCGCAGCGCCAGGTTCTCTTCATCAACAGACCAACCGCCGCCAGTGAAGTCATACTCCATCAAAACGGTCTTGAAGATAGCGAACTCATAGGGATCGAGATCTTCATTGGCAAGATCCCAAATTACATAGTGATCTGCGATGTCCTGAGAAGTAAAGATAGCGAAAGCATAGTCGCTTCCGTCGTCCTCGATACTCGTAAGCGGAGGTAGCGGAGACGTTCTGAAGTTGTACCAATCGTCTGTCTTTATGTCATCAAGCGTATTCTTGGTGTCATAGATGGCGACTTCAGACGAGGGAAGCCCATCTGGACCAAGAATGTATACCTTGCTGTGAACCGTGACATATGGAGGAGTCAGGAGATCATCAAAGTCAAACGATCCAACGCTAAATGTACCAAGCGTCAGAACAAGAAGATCGAGATACGCATCTTCTCCGCTTGTTTCATGAACCATGGAAATGCCGACTTCATGCTCTTTGTTGTCAGGTATGACAAAATCAAGAGCAGGAGCGTACCAGACGCCCGTTGCCGCTATCCCAAAGGTTCCTGTGCTGACGACCTCGCCATCGAGCGTGATCTTTACATTGACAATGCCTGTTGCGGTTGCTCGAAGACGGAAAGTCATCTCGACCAATCCGCCGCTTTTTTCCAACTTGATAGGATAGTAGATGTACGGATCGGTTCCGCCGCCGCCATTCCTGAATCTCATGTATCCGCCGCAGGTGTGATCAACGATCTGATCGTGAACAACCGTATGAGCAGAGCCCTGCTCAACATAGCGGACAGCGGTTGCGTCAAACGTTACATATGTGTCCTCATCAGAAGGAACAACCCAACTCGTACCGCTCGCGGAACCGACTGGTCGGAGGTATGCAGATACTTTCGGAGGTAGGTTAGCCATTCGGAGCTATTCTCTTGCCCGTTACGAGCCTTCTGATGGCGTCGTCGCCTCGGATAGCGAACTCATCGTAGCTGAAGGCCCAGATGTCAGTTCCTACGAAGATCGCCTTGTGGATGGTCGAAAACTCCTCGACATCCACCAAGACATAACCAGTGTCATCCCAAACCAGATATCGACCATCTGAGAATGTGGCTACAGCGGTTGTGAAGTTAGAGATGACATCATTGACGATGACCTCTCTCGATTCCGAGGCGTCTCCGAGGAAGTTGATGAGGGCGATGCTGGTGCTTTCGGCGTAGAAGTTGCCGCTGTCGCCGTAGAGCCCCTCATCGGTTGCAACAAGGATTTGGGAACGATGCTTAGCAAGCTCATTCACAGTCCTGCCTGATATACTTCCAATCAAAGTCCAGGTAAATCCTTCCGTAGAGAACCAAATCTCGTCATTTGCGGACGCAATAGCGGCGTCTGGCGAGATCAGAGCATCGACAGGACCGCTTGTTTCGGCGACTCTCTGCCATTCGTCCTGAGTCGATCGACGGGCATAGATACCATCCTCTGCCCCGATGATGAGGTTCTGGCTGAACATAACCACAACCTTGTTCATGACATCAGGAAGCCCAAGACCGCTGTCTCTTGTGATCTGACCGCTCACGATGTCATAGACGTACAGATTGCCCTCGTCCAAAATGTAGACCTTCTCGCCAAAGGCATCTACAAAGATGTCCTTGATGAAAAGCTCTCGTCGAGGATCGATTTCAAGACGATCGATCGTAAGGGTCGTCGTATCAATTGTTAGAATGCCGCCCTGTCCTCCTACCCAAACCTGTCCAAGAGAGGCAATGTAGATAGCGACATTTGGATAAGGCAAGAACAATCCTCTGTTGCCGAAGTCCTGTTCAAGCTCGTAATCGACTGTCGAGTTAAAGACATCGTACCAATCTTGGTCGCAAGGAACAATGTATCGTCCCTGATATGGGGGAGAACAATCGCCCTGCAGACCCGGATCAGACTTCTCTAACGAGATTCCGAAGTTGATGATATTGCTATGGTAGACCTGAGACAAGTGAGACGGCATTCCCGAGTTGATCCACTCAAACGAATCTTCAACAGTCCAGTGAGGCAATCCGGTGTTCTTGAACGTTGAGTTTGTGATATCAACCTCGACTCTCGTATACTTGTTTAGAGGAGAGTTGAAGTTGAATACGCCGTTTATTGAGTTGGCAACAGCAACAACTTGATAGCTGCTGTAATCTACCGGGAACTGATCGCCAACCGCTCCGCCAAACCCCGAGTTGTATCGAACAAAACCGAATCCTTCGGGATCATCCTCGAACGCAGGGCTCTCGATCTCAAAACCAATGGTGCCTGCTCCGTCTGTTGAACTTTCAGATGAACCGTTTGCAATGTCTTCCGCCAGTCCCAGCAAATAGTTGTCGTAGTAGCCGGGGAGAGCATAGGGAATGAGATTGGCAGCAAAGATGTTATCGATATCCTGCTGAGTCACATCCATTCCTGGCGAAATGAAAACGCCAATCTCTGTATTGTCTGCATCAAACTGCCATCCGTCATTACCCTGAAGAGCAAGATAGTCGTCATATCTCAGAAGCCATGGGGTCTCAACGATAAAGTCAGGATCAGGTCGATTTTCTCGGTCAAGCGGAAGCCCTCCGCCTCCTACCTTGATGTCCTGAATAAGCTGACCGAAAGCTGTTGCAATAAAGGCTGATCGAAAACCTGAGTTTGATGCTTCGTGAAGGAAAATCGAATCAAGACCGATGTCCTCAGTCCATGAGATGTAGTTGCGACGAAAGTATTCGGCATGAAACGGTATGCGCAGATCGAAGACTTCAAAGTTATCAGATGAAACAGTGTGCTGATTCAAGAGGTTCAGGTCTGGCGTAAATCGTATACCGCCGTAGATTGAAACGCTGACATCTGAATGAGCAGCAATCCACGCCTTCAAATCCACGCCAAGCGCAACTCTCTTGGAAGCGCTCATTGTCAACCAATGATTCGGGCTCAAGAACGAGCCTGTCGTACCGCCGCCTGGCATATACAGCATGAACCTTCGGTATCCAAGGGCGTAATCTGTATCGAGCCTTGAAACGAGGTTATCAACGGAACCAGAAACTCCCCACCAGCTTGCGAGAGATCCGCTGAAATCTCCTTCGCTTGCGAGATACGGCCCTTCCCACATTCTGTATACGCGAGCAGGCCTCCTGTCAACGCCTGCGGCAATCGCCGTATCGCCCGATCCAAAGACATCGGTTACAGTCAGAAGCGATGTTCCGCCTCCGCCGCCTTGATCGGAACCGGGAAGAGTTGTTCTCCTCTGCGAGCCAATGGTTATTCCAGTTGAGGAAGAGAAGCCTCTGGCGTCCAGGATATCAGTAGTGATCGGACTAAACGAGTCTCGGAACTGCGAGTTTATTCGATCAACCTGAGACTGAGTAATCAACGACTCCCAAAGCAAGAAACCAAAAGCCCCTTCAGCAGCAGGCGTTCGGAGAATGCTATTGAAGTTGATTTCATTGAGCGGCTCGCCTGCATGGGGCTCGATACCTGCATTGTCGTAATCGAAGCGAATGACTGGCAGAAACTCAAGGCTGTGCTTGTTGGCAAGTCTTGCTGACTCTCTGCTGTAGCTGGCAAGAAACTGCCTGTCATCGACCATCGAGTTCTCATAACGAGAGACATCTGGCGTCTGACTATTTGAGACAGTATACCTCTGAAGATAGAGAGATGGCGCGAGAAAATCTACAGCATCGTATAGCCACGAAAGCTGGTTGTTGATATCTTGGCCGAGATTGAGAGACTGGTTTTCTTTTGATGGCAGGATCAAGTCCGATCGACCGTATCCAAAAACACCAGGACCGCCGCCGTTCAGATCGCTGTTTAGGTAGATCTGAGTCGGGTAGTTGAAGAAAGTCCATTTTGCTTTCGGACGCTGAGCCTTACATACCTCAAGTGTTCGAAGCATGAAATCCTTTGCGACTTCGTTCCACCTGTTTCGCATGAACGATTCAAGGATTTCGTCGCCCTGGTCAATGAGATCGATTGAGAACGTAGAATCATTACAGTAATGCCAGTTGTAGAAGTCTTCTCTGTAGTCCCTGTCGGTAGGGTCATACAGCTTCGACATCTTGCATGCTGTAAGCTCATCGAAGCCATCTTCGTAGTAGTACCCACTATCGCTTTCGTACTCGCTCCAATCGAAGTTGACATGGATCTTGCTGTAGTCGATGACGATGACGCCATCAAAGGACTTGTCGGGTACAAGACTGTCAAGCTGCGCGGGAATTCTTGCGAGATGCTCATCGATCCAATCAGGGTATTCAAGAAGCACATGCCAACCAGCATCAGGGAACTTGCCAAGCTGATGCGAGTAGATCATGTAGCCTTCGGTTACGGAAGCGCGCGGATACGTCAAGAGCCCTCGGGCAGGCTTGTTTGCAAACTCCCCCGCAGGGCTCGATGTGTAGAGCGCATGAAACCGAAAACTTTCAAACTTCGTTGCCATTTACCCTCCGACGCCGCCTCCTAAGCCGCTGCCTCCTGAGCCGCCTGAACCGCCGCTACCGCTGCCTCCTGAGCCGCCGCTACCGCCAGAGCCTCCGCTACCTCCTGAGCCACCAGAGCCCCCTGAGCCGCTGCCGTCCGATCCGCCAGTACCGCCGCCTCCGTCGTCGTTATCCTCATCGACCGTATCTCCGATATTGCCAAAGGTTCCGTCTTCATTGAGTTCGTCGCTGAATCCGCCGATACCAACCTCGTCTCCGCTGAAGAACTCGTTGTAAGCTCCGAAAGAGGCAAGATTGAACTGCTCGTATGTAGAGTTTCCGGTTACGAGAGCGACTCGGAACTCAGGCATCGCAAACGGAATAAACTGCTGAATAGCTCCTGGCGTATCAGCGCTAACCGTGTTACCGTTCGCATTTCGATAAACAGGATTGCCGTTGGTATCAAGCTCAGGTATAGCCCTTGCTGTGATGAACAACTGAGACAGGAATCTCTCTGTTCTCTTGATGAACTGACGGACATTTTCCTTGTTGAAACTGATGAGTTCAGGATTCTCCTGGTCATCGCTCAGAGCAAGCAGATTGGTTTGCTCTGATCTCAAATCAGTAAATGCGTTGGTTGCGCCAAACTCATGAGAGTTGCGATCATTGAATGTCGGCCATACGATATCTGAGATCGGAACGGCTGGCTTCTCTGCAATGCTTCCGTCATTGATTCGGATACCGTCAATGTAGCAAAGGATCTTCGCTGCATAGTCAACGCCTGTCCATCCCTTGAACCTTGCCTGATACTGCTGATACTGTCGAGCAAATGTGACAGCAGAATCAGGAGCAACCTTTTCATCAAAAGTCACAAACTTACGAAGTCGATTCGTGTCAGTCGTGTATCGGAAACCGATCTGCTGCTCAACGCCATCGATATAGACAGTAGGAATGACTCCCCTTACAAGTTCAGTCTGCAGAGACATACGACCAGGAGCCTCTGAAACAAAGAGACGATCCTCGGTGCCAACAAAAAGTCTACTGTCGATTAGATTGATCGAACTTGGCGGCGAAACATATGAGTTACGATTCATCTGAGCAAAGGCAAACTCAAACTCGATCGTTGTATCGGTTTCAATACTTGCCTCTGGCTTGGAGACAAGAACGCCAAGATCAGTAGTAATGAAGATCCTGTCTCGCCAAATCACAAGCTTGCGAGCTATCTCAACATCATCAAGAACAGTTACTCGCTGGAACTCGTCATCGGACGGGCCTCTTCGCCAGACCATGAATCTCGTCAGCGCGTAGATGTAGTCGCCCTCTTTCCAGAGCGTGTAGATGTTCCTCTGTTCTGGAAACTCATCGCTGAAATCCCAGCGGATACCAGCATTAGGAGTCTCAAAAATACCAAGCTCGTTACTAACAATGATGCGATCTCGCAGATCATCATAGAGCATAGCAAAAGATTCGGTCGAAGCCGGACCAAAGATGGGAGTTTGCTCCCAGAAGAACGAACCTCGACCTACGTCTCGTACCAGCTTGAATACGCCGATATCGGCAGAGCAAAGGACATTGCCATCTCCATCTTCAACGATGTCGCGAGCAACCTTGGCATTCTCCATGCCTCGGATCTCATTCCAAACGCTGAAGCCTCCGCTTGTTCCTCCGCCGCTACCGAGAACGCCTCGATTGGTCAGGGCAAAGTAGAAGTTGTATGTCGCAGAGTAGAAGAACTTGATGACTGGGGTAATCGGAGTGTATCGTTTGCTCCAACTGAGACCAAAGTCTTCGCTGGTATAGATGCCATCGCTCGTTGATGCGAGAAGAACGTCGCCCGTAGATCCCTCAGCCAAGATCACATCATACCATGTTATAGCTTGACCGATCCATTCAACATCGGGATCGACCGGAGCAAAACGGAAACCGTCATCGACAGCAAACATGTCTTCCTGGACCGGGATCAGGCGCTCTCTGATTCGACCTTCATGGTCAAGGGCCGGAAGCTGGAAATCCTGAATCAGCCCCACAGAAACCTGCTGAGCGCTTGCTCCTTCAATCCTTTCTCTTGGAAGAACGTTCTGTACCTCGGTCAGGTTGTCAAAGAGAACCGTGACTTCAGGAGCAGAATCAAACGGGAACGAAGCATCTTCGTCTGCGATAAAGTCGCCTGGCGCAAGCTTGCGCTCAAACGTTAGCAGTCCATTGGCTTTATCCAGAGTAAAGAAGATGTCCAAGTTTTCAGGCCGTTCTCCGTTGAGAAATACCGTGAATGTCGTCGCATCGCTGAGATCCGTACTTGTTCGATAGTTCTGGAAGTCAAACGTAACCCAATCTCGAACGAACAGCGAGTCCGCAAGGTTGATACGACGATCATCGAACTCCGTCAAAAACTCGTGCTTGTGAACATTGATTCGAGCAATAGTCTCTTCTCGAATCGGATCTTCCAAGTCTTTGATGTGTCGAACATCATCTGTATCAAAGGTCATCTCGCCGTTTTCGGTTGTTACCGTACCAATGAACAGCGCGCCAACAACAGATGTCGTTGATTCTGTGACAAACAGATCGGCTTCGTTGCGGAACTTACGGACGATGTAGTAGTACGTTCCGTCTTGGATCAGAGCATCCTCGTCCGTGAACGAGGTAATAGATGGGCCAACTGTTCCTATCTTCGTGAAAGAGAACTTGTTGTTGAACGACCTGAATATCTCATAACCATCAAACTGACCCGCTGTAGCCGCCCAAGAAAGCTCAACATCAAATGACAAAGATCCAGATACAGAAACAGCGAGAGAATCCGGTTCAGGAAGATCGCCAGTTCTGCTGGGCGTCAACAAGACAAGATCATAATCAAAGAACCCGTCTTCAACTGGATTCAAAGACTCCCTGCCGTAAATATCGATCGTTGTGATAAAATAGACGTAAGTTACGTCATTGTCAACCTCGTAGTCAGTGAACTCAAAAGTGTCGCCACTGACCGTTTCGACAACAGTAAAGTCCGCAGAGTTGTAGAGAACATTCTCTTGGGCTCGGTAAATCCTGAAGCCTCCAACAAACTCAAGATTTGGCTTGCTCCAAGCGATTGTTGTCTGACCATCATTCGCAATACCGAACTGCTGAGTAGGAACTGGCGGACGAGCTATTTCGCTCAGATCCGGGATCGAGAAGAACGTCTGCGCTTCGACCGACTCGTTTCCAAACTCATCTACCGCTCGAATGCGAAGCTCGTAATCGTGATTCGCCTCGATGAAGCCCTGTTCGAGAATGTAGCTTTGAGAGATACCAACATCGGTGCTATCTTCGATGATCTCCAAGAGACTCGGAGCATCTGGGTCAAGCTTCTCAACAACGATCAAGTTCTTCTCGAAGATCGATACCGAGTTTGTCCATGTGAACAGCAAACTCTGGTTCTCAAGTTGAACAACAGTCAGACGAGTTGGAGGACGAGGGTCTTCAAAGCTCCTTGTTGAATACCTTGCGACCCTTCCAACGCTTCGATTACCGTCTGCATCGATAGCTCGAATCAGAATGAAGTATTCCTTGCGCTCTCTGATGGTTCGATTGACGATGCCGAACGTTGGATCGCTATACGGATACAGCTTGAACTCTCGAAAGTCTGCATCAGGAACCTGAATAAACTGAGAGACAAACTGCCCTCCAGCGCCATCAAACTCGGTGATCTGGATCTCATGAGATACAGCGGGAGGAGACGGATCGTAGGGATCATCAAACGGAGACCAGCTAACAACAAGAATGATGTCGGACAGAATGCCGTCGCCTTCCTTGTCTGTTACCGTCAGGACTTCAACGTCCTTGGGTCCATTGAAGACATCAGGCGTGCCTGAAACCGTAACGCCAGGCGATTCTACTCCATTCGTACCGATAGACTTGAGGACGATCTTATATCGCTGTCCATTGGTCAGACCTGTTATGGACATGAACAAGACGTTTCCGTCAACATCAACATTGAACGTATCGCCTGTAGGGAAACCCTCTACAGTAACCGGCGTTACCTCTGCCCGATAGGTCTCAATCTCACCAATAGGAGCAGGACGCCAGATAAGGTGAATTGCCTCGTCTGCTTCAGTAAGATCAATGGATGTTGGATCTGTCGGAGGCGTTGTATCGAGATCGGTTGTAATGGGTACGCCCGTGCTTCGAGCGCTCTCATTTCCTGTCTTGTCATACGCCGCCAAAGCATAGTAGTAAGTCGTATCATCATCGAGAGCCGAATCAAGATAGGTATTGTCGGTCAGATCGGCGATGCGGAAATACTCGATATCATCCGTGCTGCGAAACAGTCGGTAAAAGTCGAAGTCGATGTCCGTGATCTCATCCCATGTAATCTGAATCGAAGAGATTGTTGTAGCAGTAGATGCAAGACCCGTAGGGACCGAAGGCGGATCTTCATCAACATGATCGATGCTTGCTACGTTTGAGAAAGCGCTAACCTGACCAACAACGCCAGGACGACGCCTCATCCAAACATAAACAACGTTGTTGTCAAGAAGAGTCTTAGTGTATGGGCCAAATGTTCTTGTGACGAAACGATCAACGATACCCCAGCCCGCAGAAACAGAAAGAACGAGGGGGCTACCCTCGGAGAGTTCCCATCCCTCGATAATGCCTCTACCTATGATATCCGACAAGAACGCGAGATGACCATCGATCTGCGTCATACGACGCTTGTCAAGTGTTGCAGAGTATTGATCGCCAGAGACGAACGCCTGCAGGCCAAAATGCGGGGTTTTTACGGGCATATCAGGTAAGCTTTAGAGTGACAAACTCGTTGCCCTCAAGCTCAAACATGAGCGAGAGGTTCTTGACTACAGGTACATCGACATATGGGCCGCAGTAAATGCCGGTATCGATGTCTCGGGCGCGGAAAGTAAACGAGTTGCTGTTGTTCACAAACTCGGTTCCATCGAACGCATCGATAGAGAGGTAGTACGTCAGTCCGACCTCAAATACCGACAGATCAGGCGGCTCGTAAAGAACCGTCTTGGTTTGGCCTCCGTTGACGGACAACCCTACCGCAGGGAAGTCTTCTCCGTCAACCGACCAACCCGTTGTGTCGTTTCCGCTGAATGCCGTAGTCAGAAGCTCTGTACGCTCTGGGTTCGAGAAGAACCTGATACGGTAGTGGAAGGTGTCGGTAATGCCAGAGTTTGTGAAGTCGAAATCGATCGAATCGACAAACGACGTTCCGCAGGCCTCAACAAATGATCGGTTGTCAAAGACCGTTGTCCAAACGCTCTGGTCATCCTGTACCTCGACCTTAAGGAAGTAGAAGGTATTGCATCGAATCGGAGTATCCCCAACAGGAACAAAGGAAAACTCCTTGGTATCTCCTGCTTCGATGATCGCTCCCGTCGTCTGGAAAACATCGCCATTGTCGCTGAAGCCCGAGGTACTCTGACCGGAGTAGGCCGTGTAGATCGGGTTTGTCAATGTGAAGTTTTCGTAGAACGAGACTCGGAAGTGATATGTCCCATCGCTTCCCGAAGAGTTCGTGTACGACCAGTTGATCGAGTTGAAGAAGAGATCTGTATCATACGGCCCGTACTCGCCAAAGTCCTCCGAAAGAACCTCGCCCTTGCTCGGAGTAATCAGCTTGATGCCAACTCGGACGCTGCGCCCAACCTGGTCATCTGCCGTTGTGAAGATGCGATTCTCATCAATGATCTGGTATTCAGCAAAGTCAACCGAGTTGTTGGTATTGATGCCAAATACGACATCCGCAGCAACAGGAATCATCTTGGTAGACGTAATGATACCGCTCTTGACCCTGCTTGGAAGGACAAAGTTTGTTGTGTAGAAGTGAGTTGACTGACTTGCAATGCTTCGGATGACAACGCTTCGCAGCGAAGGACTCAATCCTCGGATCTTGCTGGTCATAACGATCTTGAACTGAATGTATTGCTTGCTCAAGAACGAGATATCATACGTTCCCTCTGTTCCATCTACCTCAATCTCAAAATCGTTGTCCAAGATATCATCGCGAGAATCTCCTGTTCTCACGAAAATAGTCATAGTCGTGTTCTCGGGTATCGTTGCATCCCAGTTGATGCGATCCCATGAAACAAGGCTATTGGTCCCATTGAAGATCTCGCTGAAGTAGCTACCCTGCTCGACATCGATCTTGTCAGCCGAATAGAACCTCTCATCGCCGGAAATCGTCGATGCAGGAACAACATTGCCAAAACCATCAACCTCAAGGATGCGGTTCTGATTCGTGAACTCAACAAGCTGCTCAAGAGTTACGCTGTCAAATAGGTTTTCATCAAGCGTTGTCTGCTCGTCATCAACAAACAGACTGGTCTCATTACCTGCTCGGTCAATGAGCTTCATGTAAACGTTCTTGACAGTCGTAGCCTCTCCGACCTTGAAAACAAAGCTATCGGAGACGAACCATGGAACATCTCCAAGTCCTCTTGCGATGTCCCTAATGTCTTCGGTATGGGTGAACTCAGCGTTCCAAACATTCTTGTTGGCGTAAAGCGTGTTGCCGATGGCTGCGTAAAGCGTGCCTCCAACGTTCTCAAGATCGTAAACAGGGGCATTGAGAGTTCGGAATGAGTGGACAAACGCCCCATCTGGTAGCGTGCTGCGGCGAAGCGTAGCTGTGCTGCCCGTGCCCGAGAAGACAAAGCTCTTGTTGTTGATGTTTGCAAAACCGACGCTGATGATATCAGGATCAGAATTGGCATCGATAATTTGCTGCGTCGAGTTCGTTGGGTCAAGACGATAGATTCGACCTTCCCGACCTGTTCCTGCGTATAGCTCGCCGTCAGCCTGAACCAGATCATAGACATGACCGCTGATGTTGTCGAATGCAAGAGTAAAGGTCTGACCATCCCAGGCGTAAACCTGTCCAATGTTACCGCCCGCAGCAATGTAGAGCTTCGCTCCAAGCTCTTCTGCCGCATACGCATGCGAAACAGGAAGCGTACCGATGACAACGAAGTTCTCGCCATCTGTTGATGTCCAGACCTTACCAATGCCGTCAGGGATGCCAGTACCAACAATCAAACGACCCTGGAACGATGTTATGAACTCAATCGAGCTATTGGGGTTGCCGTCATCGAGATCAGCCTTAAACTCCCACATCTCGGTCGTCGGGTTATACATGTAGATCTTGGATGGCTCGCCAGTACCGGCAACCATTCTCTGAGATCCATCAAGACGATCCCAACGGAATAGGTAGCGGCCCTTGCCCGCAGGGAACTCATACTCCTGAGTTATGCTATCAAAGACAATACCAAGATCGTGATCAACCGCTGTTACGAACGGGATTGGTTCTTGCGGAATTTCTCCGTCTGTTGTGAAGTTTGTGAAGTTCGAGATAATGAGCTTGTCAATACCTGAAGTTGCATCAAACGGCAGATACTCGCTGCCTTCTGCGATCTGACGTACATTGACCCGGAAAACAGTCTGATCCAACTGCTGACCAATCTCAACTCGACCAACAGGAGGCTGAGTATCGACAGTAATGCGATCAAACGGCAGGTCCGTTGTCTCGTCGTTGATCTGAAGCGTATTGATATCGCCGCCCGTTTGCGTATAGATGCTTCCTCTTGCGGAAAGCAAACGCTCAAGACGAGTTGCCTTGTTTCCAACAGCGAATCGCTGAGCGCCATTCTGAGAGAAATCATTGACGACCTCAACATCAAAGCGGACATTGATCTGAACAATGTCGCTGGCCTTGAGCGGGTAATCAAACCTCAAGACTTGCTTGTTGGGCGAGAAACGGAATCCTCTTGTGATCTTGTTGCCGTTTAGTATGACCTCATACAGGACATTTGCAGGAATGGTCCTGTCCTCAAGACCGACAATGCGGAATGTCTGCAGGTCATCGTTTCGCTCTGGCGTGATAGTCGTCAGAGAGAAGTCTTGACTGTTGAACTTCGTGATCTTGATCTGTTCGGTCTGGAAAGCGTCATCAACAAACTCAACCTGATATACAACGCTTGTTGTTGCGATGTAGAGAACATTGGGATGCTTCCATCGTACCGAACGAACATTTGTGAACTGGGGGATGCTGACATCGGGCTTCTTGTCCTCAACGCCAACGATCGGCGCTCCAAGGTTTCCGAAGTCGAGTCTCTCCACTGTTACGCCGGTCATCTTGTCAACGCCAGCGGTCGTTGCGATGAATCGGATAGCGGTGTTCTTGATAGCGATGTCGTTGATCTTGCTCGAAGACAGTCCGTTTGCCATCGTAAACGTCGAGAACTGACCCTGAGAGTAACGAACAAGGCCCTTGTTTGTTCCAATCCATGCAACATCGTTTGCATCGATGCGGACAACATAGACTCGGTTTGACACAAGACCAGCATCCTCATTGAGGATCTGAGCCGTTGTGATCTCGATGGTTCGTTCGGTTGTTGCGTTCTCTTTGGTTGTCTTGATCTGAGCAACGGCTTCAGCAGTCGGAATAACCGTAACGCCGTTGAACGAACCAACGAAGACCCTGTTCTGGCTATCGGTATCAATGCTCGTTGCTTCGTCGGGGATACCCTCGCCAGTCAACTTGTAGAAGAAGGCGTGATCGACGCTAACAAAGACGCCATTGTTCGTGGCGAGATACATGTTGCTGTCTCGATCAAAGACGATACCTCTGATCTCAAGACCATCAATACCAAACTCGTCTCCCGAGAAAACAAACGCTTCGTTTGTGACATTGTTGAAGTAGAAGAGACCCTTGTTCGTTCCAAGCCATGCATCTCCTCTGTTATTTGAAACAGTATCAAAGACATTGGCATTTGGCATGTTGACCGTTGCGGGAGAAACAAAGCGGATATTGAATGGACCGTATGCTCCGCCCAAGTAGTAACGAACTCTGCTGATGATATACTTGACGCCAACAGTGTTCGAGAAGTCGCCGAAACGGATCTCCTTACGAGGAGTCTTGCCGCTAAGATCAACATCCTTTTCTACATAGGGATCGCCATCGTTGATGTTGTAGATGGGCTCCCATGTGAGATCAAAGCGAGCGCTTCGAGCGGTTGCAAAGTTCTGATTAAACTCAAGAACCTTGCCCTGCTCAGAAGTTAGCAGCCCCTCATACAAAACCTGAACCTCGCCGTTTCGAGAACGGTTTGCGACTACAGGACGACGAGCTATACGAGTATCGCCTTCCTCGATCTCAACGTCAAAGCCACCTCCGCCGCCGGAAGTTGTATGGGTCTGATTGCTCGACTCCCATCGTTGAACTTCATTGTTATAGCGGGCAAGCATGATTTTTGCATCGCCTGCGCTGATGTTCTGGTCATCAAGATCGCCATAAGGATTGTACGGATCAACGGCTGTGACCTCGCCTCTTTCGAAGGCGATGTAGATGCTTCCTGATAGAACCTCGTATGTTGCCTTGGGGTAGCGAGAGTCAAGATTAGCATTGGTGAGTTGAGCAATCGCCGTTGGAGTAGTGAATCGAGGGTTTGCTCGTCTCGCGAAAACTTGGTATGTTCCATTGACAACATCGTGCCATGTAACAAAGAGACGCCCCTTGTTGTCTACGACCATATCAGAATGGTCAGCCTGCTCTGCATCGGGCGCAGAAACAGCTATGTCGGAACCGCCCTGAGCGCTGCTGTTCCAACCTGTAATTTCAGTTCCGTTGTTGACTCCAATGTCAGTAAAGATGCTCTCAATGTTGGCGTCCTCTCCGAAGGGAATCTCGCCAGCAAGAATGGAAACAACTTCAGCATCAGTGTAGCGAGCCAGCGCTGACTGCGCCGCCGAAGTCAGGGTTCTGCCGCCCTCGCCGCCATGAATGGCAACATAGATTTGGCTGTTTCCGTCCTTCGTGAACGAAGTGAACGAAACAGCAATGGTCAGACCAGATATAGCGATACTTGGACGGTACGCTCCTGCTGGACTGTTCGTTATTCGCAAATCCTTGCGACCGAAAGCGCTCGACTCCCATTGTCCGTTTGAAGAGACTCTTTGGGCGAAGAAGATTTCAGGCTCAATGAACCTATGATCCTCCCAAACAACGCATACGGTATTGTTGCGATCGATAGCAATGGCAGGGTTGACGGAATCTCCCTCATCGCTTGCGATGAGATACGGATCAGACCAGCCTTCGCTTGTTCTCTGAATGACCGCAAGGTCTGTGTAGTCGGACTGCAGCGTCTCGAAAACAATGTAGATGATTCCGTTGCCATCAACAGCGATATCAGGGTTCTGCGCTCCAAACTCATCAGAAACAAGCAAGAACGGATCGCTCCACCCGGTTGCCGAGTCGAACTCTGCGAAATATAGCTGACGCCTTGACCCGTCGCCATCATCATGCCAAACAGCATAGATGTTGCCCGAATCATCTGAAGCAGCAGCAACTCGACCAGCATTTGCTGCAGCCGTGCCCGATTCAGTCATCTTTGTTTCGCCGAGCAACTCGTACTCGATCGTGTTTGGTCTACGGACATAGACTCGAATGTTGTCGTCTTGTCCTGTGATGCGGTAACGATTAGCCTGAGTGTTGTCGATCAGGAATGATTTATCTGCCTCGTTGAGGTAGACTTCCTGCGTCATGAACTTCAGGTTCTCATAGTATGCTCCGTCATTGACATACAACCCAAAGCCGTCAGGGTTGCCGATATCAGAGGGGCGATCGTTGTCTTCGGTTGTCTCAACCGTTACATCGAAGTCAACTGTCCATCCCGACGAGTTGCTAACTCGATCAAACCAAGGGGTTCCCGGACGCCTATGCGAGTAAAACCACTTGCCGCCCGCAGTCTTTGAATACGGATCAGGGTCATAGGGGTCAACAATCAAGAAGTCGCCAAAGATCGTAACCGGCGAACCGATATCGATACCATCCAATGCCGTGTCTTCAAGATTGGAAGCAGGCTGATCGTTAAGGCCGTTGAGAATATCTACCTTGACAAAGATGTTGAAGAAGTACGGAGTCTGGTTCCATGCGGCATTAGGATCCAGAAGCTCATCGCGAACATCTTCAAGCGTCCTGTTTAGCAGCGAAACGCTTCCAAGAGCCGAACCCAGAGAATCAGACCAAACGAATAGCTGGCTTCCCTGCGTGTAGATAGAGAAGTCGAACGTGCCGCTTGGAGTAAAGAAGTCCCAAAGCCAAGAGAAACGCAGACCCGAAACCGTCTGCGTTGTGAACTGCAAACGATCGTCTACGCGAGCAACATTGCCAAAGGTCGTATCGAGAACAAGGCCGCTCGATGTGTAGCTTGTTGCATTGAACGGGATCGACTGAACAAGCTCCCAGTTGTCAACGGACGGAGAGTATCCCGACTCGAAGATAGAGTTGATATCAAAGCTCGCCAGGAAGAAGTTCTCAAAGTAACTTGCTCCCTTGCTGTGAGATATGAACGTGAATCGATCATCAGGCGAACCGCTCATGCTGTTGACGACGAGCGGGAAGTTATCGATGTTTTCTGTTGCAGCCAAGATAGGCATCTCGGTTTCAACGATTCGATAGAGCGTTCCGCTCTCGTCTGTGTTTCGAGAGTTGACCGCCACAAGAACATCGCCCTGATGCTCCGTGATATCGCTCACCGAACCTCCAACAAAGTTGATGAACGATTCGAGAGAGATGTCAGTGTATATCGAGGAGTTTGTGATCGGATCGAAAGATCCGTTTACTGTGTAGACGATTCTCTTGTAAAGACCAGCAGCTTCCGCTCCTGCTCCTGAACCAATCTCTATGAATCGCTCTTCGGCAGACTGAGTGAACTCATCGGTTCCATCAAGGATCAGCGCATTGTCCTGATAGACCCTGATGGTAGATCCCTGACCAGTTATGATGAAGTTGCGAGTTACGGTCATATCAAGAGCGTATGTCTTGGCATTACTCTTGCCAAGAAGCATCGTGACTCTATCAAGGTAGAACCGGATCTCTGCAAACGCAGTTCCATCGCTCAGCGAGATTCTCTGATACCCAGCGTTATCGCCTTCGCCTTCTACTCGGAGAGCGGCCTCGATGGTCCATCCTGTTGAGTTGCTGACGCTCGAATCCCACAATGAACCAGCGACTCGGAAACGAGTCGTAACTGGATTTGTGAAGCTATCTGATTCGTCGCTTGCTGCAACGGTTACGAAGTAATCCTCGCCCCTCTTGAGAACATTGTCAGGTACGGTAAACTTCTCATCGAAGGTTTCGATCGTGGTCTCGTAGATATTGCCAGACTGAGGCGCTGTGCCGATTCGAATAAAGGCGTACCTCGATCGACGAGCGACAGGCTCGATAACATCCCATTCGATCGTGGGGTTTACGCTCTTGACATTGAGATTCTCCGAGATACCGTCTACTCGAAGGCCAAGGATTCGGAATCCGCCATCTTCAATTGTGACAACCTCAGAAGCAACCGTAGGGCCGTCAAAGATGCCATCGCTCGGCGTAAGCTCGAAGAAGATCTCATCGCCAGGAACCAACTCAAAGCGAACGAACTTGGAGTTCTCGGCCTCGGGTCGCTCTCCATTGTTGATGTACCACTTGATCTTGCTCTTGTCGTTGAGGATCGGTCGGCCCGTTGTCTCATCAACCGCAGACCATGAGGCCTCAAGGATATCGTAGGTGTTTGGGTTGCGCGGGAAGATTTCAACCTGAGAAGCAGCAGGCGGAGCCTTCTGAATCATCACAGCATTCGAGTCGATCGATGGTCCCTCTTCGAGCATATCGATCGGCGTAACCTGAGCAACCCAAACGTCAGTGTACCTCAGGTAGTCTCTTGAAATTTTGGTATAGTCATCGAACTGCGTCATGTGGACGCCATTCTTGAACCATCTTATCTTGTTGCTCGTGGTCTCGAATGTGTTGAACGAAAGCTCAAGATCATCATTGACATCTGGTTCAGCAGGCGAAATCTCAACATCTGCAACAAACGGTAGCGTGTTGACTCGGAACCGGAATGAAATCCAGTCGCTTCGCTCGTTCATGTTGTCCACGAGACGGATCTGGCCGAAGTAGAGTACGCCTCGGTCCATGAACTTCGTTCGCAAACGCCAGGAATCCGCCTGAGACCTCGTAAGAGGCTGACGGAAGGTATCAGGGACGTACTGATCTGTACCAAGGTTCAGATCGTTCGTACCAATACGGACCTCGTAGAAGTTCTGACGGATCGTCTTCGATGTCGTCTCGTAGTCCCAGTTAAGGGTCAACGGAGCAAAGCGTACCTCTGGCGGCGTTCCGGGCGCGAACCGAACGTTATTCAGGTACAGATTGGTTATAGAGATTCCCACTTAGATCCTCGCCGTTGCCTTGACAAGCTTCAATGCGCCATCTTCAAAATCGACTATCGAGTCAGACGCCAAAACCTTGCTCTTGATAAACCTGATCTCGTCCTTGTTTGCAAAGTCTCTCCTTGCTCTCCACATCGTCCTGTCGCCCCGAAAAACCCTACCGTCAGAGCGGCCCGCATAGATGTTCTTGCCGTTGCTGTAGACCGAAGAGATATCGATCGTTGTTGGATCGTCATAGGCAAATGCGTGATAAACCTCTTCAAGGTTCAAAAGTGTTTCGTTTACAACAAACTCTGAGCCAAGGTTGATATGTCTTCCGATGATCTCTGGGCTCGTCGTGAACCCGGTCTCATAGATAAGCTCATCAAGCAAACCATAGTTGCCTCGGATCAGCGAGTTGAAGCCATGAGCAGAGTTATTGATCCTCAAGGGCGTCGAAGTCTGAACAAGGCTGCCAAGAGATGCCGATCCAGAGACCTGAGTCAAACCAGTATCCTCAATACCATCTATGAAGACCTTGATAGTCTGAGCAGGTCCGCTAAATGCTACCCAGAAGAAATGCCATTCTCCCGATGTGTATTCGGAAGTTTCATAGACAACCGATCCTGCTGGCATGTTGAGAAGAATCCTCATGCGATTCTTGCCGTCTTCTCTGCATTCCTCAGAGATTGAAAAAGCCGTCTGTCCTTCGATGATCTCGATAATGCCAGAAGATCCGTTTAGCTGGTAGTTTGCCTTATCGATAAGTCCCATACGATAGTAGTTAGGAAGACCTGTTTGACTGTTGACAGTCGGAATGATGTTGACTGGATTGAGCCAGAAGCCCATCGAGAAAGTTGTAACAGATGAAATCCCAAGACCATACTGAAGGGTCGTGAGAGGCTTCATTCTGAGAGCCCTGCCAAAGGCACCGTCTTCCAAGAAAACAGCGTCCTGAGTCGAAGCGCTTACGGTAAACTTCTTGCTCGATATCTCGTCGATAAGGGGAAGCTCTTCAAACTTGGCAAAGAGCTTGTAACGAGACGTATTGATATCCGCCTCGACAAGCGAGTTGTTCGAGTAGATGATCGAAGAGATATTGGCTGCGTTTTGACCAAAGGTAGGCATCTATCAAACCTTGCTGTAAGACAGAGAGACCATCGCTCTGTCATTCAGGAAGAACGGATTGCTGTCATCGATCTTCCTCTCAATCCAAACGTACACAACCTCATTAGGCTTTAGCTCGCTGCCGCTGGTGCGATTTTCTCCGACATTGATGCTGACGCCATTCTCTGCGAATGTTGCGCCGCTAAACTCGGTTATCAAGTGAGGCTTTGCTGCATCAGGTCCGCTTGGCGGAGTATCTTGATCCACAACAGGAGAAGTCACTCCTGATGGAACCCTCTGAGACGGGGCGGTCTCAAGCCTATAACCATGACCTGCCTCGACCAAGTTGGACAATGCATTGTCAAGAGTAAAAGTTCCCGTGCTACCGTTGTACGCCGTTACGATTCTCTCTTGCGAGTTATTTGGACCCGAAGTGAACTTCAAGGCAGTTGACTGGAAATGGTTATCGTCGTACTGCCCTGCGAGGGTCGAATCAACAACCGTCGAGGTCGTGCCCGAGGTCGCCGTTGAAGTCATGAACTCGCTGCGGGGAATCTCGATAGCAAATCGAGTATTCGACAGATTGTTCCTACTGCTAAGTTTGAAAAAGACCTTCACGTTTCTGGCGATTTCGGTCGGATGAGTGTTCCGGATGGCGATGCAACGATATTGGGCGTTCTCTTCCTCCGAAAGCGAGAAATCGAATATGTCGTTCTTCACGATGCCAAAGACCTTTGTCCCGTTTGGATGGAAGCGAACCGGAGTTCCGTAGGCATTCCGTTCGGCAATGTTCGCATTTACGCCATCCCAACTATCAACCCGAATAATCTCATCGCCAATTTGAATCAGGTCGAAACTTGCAAGATCATCATCTATCATTGTGATGACCGAATCGTAAAAACCGACCGACTCTGCTGTAGCAGTGCTGTTGTAGATAACAGAGGGGCTAATGAAGCCTCCAAGAGACTGACTCGGCTGTAACTGATCCATACTCGGCTCAACCGAAGTGAAGTAGAACTTGATTGCTCCTTTGAGATTCTCATTGGGGTTCGGAGGCTGGCACTCGTCCGCCTTGAAGAAATAGACCCATCGCTCCGTCCCGTTCAGGAAAGGAGTAGGCTGCAAGCATCTCACATCAAGGAACTGCGCATTATTCAAGACTTCAGCAAGCACATTAGGGTAGTTACGAATAGCGGTCGCAAGTTCTCCGAGCGATTGACCTATCAGGTGTTCCTTGATAAGGAATACCGCATTCTGCTGATCTGTCTCGAAAACGCCGCCGAACGTGTTGATATCAGACGTTGTAGACTGACCACCTTGAATGAAAAACCTGCCATTGGTGTAGGGTATGTATGGATCGACAACAGTAAAGGCAACCCTCATAACCGCATCGTTTACGTCATGCGCAGCAATGTAAGCCGCAGGATCTCCTTCTTCAATCGAAACTCCAACTGAACTACTGCCAGAAGACGGAAGAGAAGGTTTGAAGTTGGCAACATCAATCTTGCCCGCTGCAGTACCTCCGCCCGCAAACGTCGTAGAGAATCCCGAACCGCCATTATTGCCCTCTGAAGTGGTTGGCGTAAATGGGTTTGTAATCTTTGCCATTAGAGTTCTACCTCAACGAACTGCGTTCCGTCATAGATATGGATCGATGAGTTGTTGCGAAGGAGAATGTAGAGCAACGAGCCGTCCGAATAGATACGATCAATCGGATTGCTGAACTGAGTAAGAAGACTGATCGCTGTCTCGTCATACAGGTACAGATCTCCATTCATAGATCCCAGGTACATGTTCCCCTTATATGTACCCATCGACAATATCTCGGTTTCCATTTCCGTCAACCCAATGACTTGCTCAACGCCTACGCCGGTAAAGCGATAGACAAGAGCGGTATCATCTGGCGTATCAACAGCAATGTAAACAACGCCATTCAAAACCGAAAGCGAGTTGATTGGCTCATTGACCCTTGCCGCAAAACTTATGCCCTGCGAATCGCTCTTGTAGAGCGCCGGTTCGGGGCCGTTGTATCCAAGCCAAACCGTATTGCTGGCCGTCTGATAGATGATGTCTCCGATATCCTGGTTGTCGATATCAAACAAGATTCGGAACTTCTTCTGAATCTCAGATGTTCGGTTTGCTCCAAAGTCCTGGAACAATACCTTCAGCGTCTTGACGCCATCCTCCTCAGACAAAGTGACATACTTGAGATTGGCAATGGCCTCTGCAGGTCCGGCTTCTTCCCCTTCCTGGAACTGCATTGAATGAGCGCCTGTCGTCTCATCAAAAGCGAACAACTTGACCGAGACATCTCGCTCTCTTGTGAATTCTTCGCCATCATTGATCTGAACAAAACCGCTCGGCGGTTTGGTGTCAATCAGGAAGAAGCCTTCGTTGAAGATCTTGATATTCCTGACATTGACCTCTGAAGACTTGTTGCCATCGTCATCAGCAAGGTATACAGTCAGGATGTAGTCGTCAGATGGCTTCAGAAGCGATGTATCCCAAACAATCGGTCCTGTACCTATAGGAATCTTCTGAGCAACAGGAGACAAAGGAATACCTGCTTTATCAGAACTGAAGAAGATGTAATACTTGGCTCGTTGTCCGAAAGTGTTTCTCACGGCAGAGTCATCGAGAACGATCTGGACCGATCGACCATAACGACCGTTCGGAACAGGGCTGAGAACCGCTGGCGTTGGAGGGAGGGCTCTCTTGATGAAGATGTCTTCCGCAGAAATCGATAGATCGCTGCGCTCGCCTCTGGCATTGACGCTATTGATGGCGACTCGAACCTTTTCGCTGCGAAGGTAGTTGCCAATCTCCCAGGCGTAAGTTCGATTACCAGAAGGGACCATGGCAATCATCTGCCAGTCAGGCTCGTCGAAGTTATCGTAGTTGTCGCAGTAGTAGATCTCGTAGAAAACAGGCGTACCGTCATTGGAGACAGGAGAAGGCTCTTCCCACGTGACTTCTACGACGCGAGTAAGTATCTCTTCTCCGCCATTGGGGAATACCAATGATGGTCGATTAGGTCTTGCCATCTACTATTAGCCCCCTCCATCGGGCAACGTGAATCCGCCTTCGTCAGGCGGCGGAGGCGCAGGAACGGTCGTGCCGCCGCCTGTAGCTCCGTTGATAGGTCCATCTCCGCCGCCGCTCCAATCGGAACTCGCTCCTCTTGGATTTGCGCCGCCGCTACCAAACCTCTGAGTCTTGTAGTACGCAGGATTTCCGAAGGAACCTCTTGCGTCATCCTGAGTGTATCGGTCTCGGAAGACAGTAAAGTCGTTGAGAATCGACACCCTCTGCTCAAGGGATTGAACATCGGGATCAACCCCAAGCCTTGCAATGGCCTCTTCGAATGTAAACGGATTACAGTTTCCTGGTACGTTTACAACAATGACAGCAAGACCGTCCTTGTTGACAACTGTGTCGTCCTCTTCAACCCTGAAGGCTCCGCCGTACACGCCAGCGCCAAACGTCTCAGAATCCATCAGAGTCAGCGACAGATTCAACTGATCCGCAAGACCCTGCTGGTAAACGCTCATAGTAATCCCGCCAAGAGAGCTAAACCGCTCAAGAGATCCAAGTCGTTCGAGCAGTTCAAGCCTCGATACGTCTCTGAAGGAAATCTTGACGTAGATCTCGTTGGTTTCTGTGACCTCTTCGGTGATTGAAGTAAGGTTATCCTCCGTAATCGCAGTCTCCGTAAACTTGGTGCTGACGACCGGGAGGTCTCCAAACTTCGGGACCGGCTTGGTGAGTTCAGCGTCAAAGAAGAAGTCAACGTCGTATTCAAGCTCCTTGTAGAGGGCCTGAACATTGACGCAGAACCTCTCTGTCTTGCCAAAGAACGTGAGAACTTCGCAACAGATCCGCTTGACGCCGTTGTTGGGAGACAACACCCATGGAGCGATGAATCGGTCTCGCCCTGTGAAACGAGCCTTGAAGAAGTCTCGCTCTGCCTGAGCGCCCGTTCCATCCGTTTCTTGCGCAGGAAGATCGGCTCCGATCGGCAGCCATTCCGTAAAGTCTTCGTCCTCATCGTTCTTGAGACGGTAAGCATAAGTTCCTGGTACTCCAACTATGTCAAGCTCAACAAAGCAATCATTGATGACAGGCATAGGCTGCTGAAGATCAAGGTATGTCGAATATGCAACATACTCATCCTTGATTCGAACCTGCATATACTGATCGACATCTCTCTCAGGAGATCCGCCAACCTGATAGAAATCGTCATCCGTACCGTCTGTAAACTGGCACGGCCTGATAGCTTCATTGAAAGCCTCAAGAGGGCAACCAACGCTGCAGGCTCTTGAATATGCCTTGGTTCCGTCATGGAAGCCAATGTTGATGTTCTGGAAGGGATCGATGAAGATATCTGCATCATACAGAACGAGGTTGCCTTCGTCGCTGAAATACGTCATGCGACGATCAAAATCTCCCTGACCCGAAGAGTAGAGGGCATTGCTTGCAGCGTCCCAGATGCCAAAGAAGTAGTCTGGCGATAGCGCAGGCTGAGCAGAAAGAACCCTTGTGTAGCGGTAGTCTTCCCAAGAGATATAGATGAGGTTGTTCTCTGCGGCTGCAACATGAGGACGAATGGCGTCATTGCTTGTGTTTGTGACACGCATATCGCTACCGCCCTGACCGCTGCAAGACCAGTTCATTGCATCCTTGTTCTCTCTCCAAATATCTGCCTCCGACCAGAAGCAAGGACAGAGAACGGTCTCGGTAAGCATCTCATTCAGAGCGCCATCAATGTAGCTATCAATGACAACGTAGTATGGAACTCCACAAAGCAAGCGCCTGAAGGTTCGCTCGCTGACCGCAGAAGTTTTCTCCATAGAGAACTCACTCAAGAACATCTGATCGTCCTGAGAGACAATGTGCTTAGCTTCAACCTCGATAGAGACAATGTTCCTGAGAACGCTCTTGACATCATCTGCGGTTGCAGCGCCAAAGCCTCCTCCATCATCATATAGCACAAGGCTACCCGCAGAAGTCTCAGAGATAACAACTTCGAACTCAGTGTAATCCTCGGATCTATCAGGTATACGAGCAGAAGGGCTTCCGAAGAAGTAGAGCAAACCTTCTGTTCCCCTAATGAAGAAGATCGGAGTTGTGGGCGAGCCTGTTTGCGTTATCGACTCATCGAGTCTGGCCTTCCACTTGAAGGAGCCTCCGTAGAAGTTGATCTTGTTGCCCAAGAACTTCGCAGGAGCAATAAACTGCCGTAGATCCGCGCTTGCATTGAACTGCCGCAGAGCGCCTCGACCTCGATCAGAATCCCATGTCGCCGGACCAAGAATCGTCGGAGTGCTATTGAAGCCAGATACTCCCGTATCATCCGCAATACGCCATCCATCATTGTTCTTATCAAAGTTGCTTCGAATGGCAAAGCCATAAGGCAACGCTGTCTGTCCTGCCCAGACTTCTGAGGGCAGGAAGTTTGGAGTGAAGATAGCGCTCGCATACTCGCCCGCAGGAATCGTCAAACCAGAAGAGGGGAAACTCGTACTGTTTGCGGTCCATCCAGTCGGATCAGTAAAGGTCAGAGTCGAGAAGAGCAATAGCTCTCGCTCAGGATCGGCATAGAAGCTGGCCTTAAAGTGAACATCTTGCTCAACGGGCGAATCATTCTGATAGCGAACGTTGACATCGCAACGAGGAGGCTGCTCAGAAGGGCAGTAGAACGCAAAGTTCGATGTGCCGTCAACAACGCCAGCGGTTCCAAGAATGACTCGGAATGAATCAACCTGAAACTCATTTACGCCAGCAAATCCCGAAAGAGTCATACGGTCGGCAGAAATGGTTGCGTTGTCATTTGTAAGCGGAGGTTCGCCGAGTTCCCATCCTCCATCAGGATAGGAAAACGTCGGGTTCCCAAACGCATCCTGAGAAGTATCAGTCAGAAGCTCGCCATCATAGAAGATGGCAACAATCGGTCTCTTGAACTTGATGCTGAAGTTGATGCCAACCGTCGTTGTAGCAGGATCTACCTTGAAGAAGACAGAAACATACTGATCTCCTTGGTTGAGACCAGGAAGACGATCAAGACCTCTCGGAAAACTCATACCATCGCCAAACTCTGTGGTGAAGTAGTTGTTATCCTGAGCATCAATTGCAATAGGAGACAAGCCTTGCGATTCAACAACAGCAATCAGGTTTGTATCGCTCTCATTCGAGCCAAGAGAAAGATCCGTTCCAGGATCTCCATCAAGAATTGTGATGTTCGATGAGCTTCCAAAAACATCGATGACGGTTGCGTCATAGTTCTCAAAATCCACAGACTCAAACTCGATAGTCAAGTAATACACCTGACCAGTCAAAGCGTCTTCTTGAGAGACGTTGTAGACAACGGTAGCGGTCTCTCCCTCAAGGAGCGGAGATCCGTCATACGGCATCTGCAAGTCATTTACGAACCAACCCGCAATATCAGACTTGGAACTAATCGCCTTGACAAGATTGGTTCTTGCCTCGTTTGAATAGAACAAGATTCGGAAGTGGTAATCGGCATTCTCAGGCGCTTCGAAGTCAAAGACAACCTGACAAGATAGAGTATCTGTCTCTCCGAAGTATGGATCGTATGGATCGGAGTTGCTGTTGATGCGGTAAACGTATTCGTCCGCCTCATCAACTCTACACTGATTATGCCATTGCTCGTCTCTCTCATCCGATGTGGCGCAGTAGATCTGCTGATCGCCGTTGCGGTCATCCTGCCATGCAATGAGCCTTCGACCTTCAGGATCTACGGCTATCGACGGATTGACGCTTACGCTGCGAGAATCGGTAATACGAGTATCAAAGCGGAAGGGAACGGAACGATCGCGAGCGCCTGAGTAGTAGATATCCCAGTAACCGTTGCGGTTCGACTGAAAAGCAACGTGAGGCTTGTGGAAATGGTCAACCCAAAGATCAGGATTACGGTTCTGCTGAGTATCAGAGAACGTGATCGGAACTTGTGTAAACCCCTCGTTTGTGAGCGACTTGTTGAACTTGAACTCTTCTTCAGAGATTCTCAAGTTATCCCATGAGGAATCTGAGGCCAACTCATCAAGGATGTCCTCGGTCGCATACATGCGGACATCATCGATCAGCATACCATCAAGGTGCCATAGATCTGATCCGTCAGCATTGGCGCTGGAAGTATTCTCGAAGCGAACCGTTGTTATGCTTGAGTTCGCCGTGAACTTCATGTACCGCTCATAGTAGATCGAGCCATTGTCAAATCTGGCGAATGTAGGGAACTCGGTCGAAGCGGGACCAGCAGAAAGCTGAGTCTTACGAATCGTGTTCGCGCCAAAATGAACCGCCGCCAAAGGATGCGATGCAGTTCGGAATCGGATGATGTATTCCTTACCAGAAACAGTCGGAACGTCCTGCTCAATGAATCCAAGAGTTGAGTTATCAAGACCTGTCATCTCGATAAAACGAACACCATTAGCAGCCAACAAGAACGAGGTAGACTCGTAGTGATAGTAGATGCCCTGATCCGCTCGCCAGTTCTGAATAATGAACTGCTCATCGAGAATCGCCTCGATCGGTACGATCGGAATCAGAGTCTCCTCGAATGATCCGTTGGATATGAGGTTCGTCAGAGCGTTGCCCTGAACCGTCAGAGAGTTCGTCGAGCGATCGTTATATGTGAACGATGAGTAGTTGCTGTTGACCGACATTGTTGGAACGCCAATCTTGACAGCGCTGTAATCAAGCGTAATCTCAAGATCGTCATACAGATTGCCGTTGTATGGCAAGAACTCGTTTGTAAGGTACTGTCCTTGAGAAGGAATACCGAAACCGATGTTCATCTCTCTGAACTGATTCGAGAAGTCCGCAACAAACGACTGACCAAGACGAGCTTCATCATCGATAGCAACAACAATGTCTCCGTAGAAACGATAGTCCTGCGGCTGACCGTATCGATCAACCTTCAAAATGTTGCCAATGTGATCAGACGATGCCTTGTTGTAATGAACAAGGATATCGATGTCGTGATCCAACTCTCCGCCAGATTCAGACTGGAACTGAATCGGATCTCCGAACTGTCGGATGACATGGAAACGCTTGCGAGAAACGTGTCCTGTTGATTCGTCTTCGCTTGTTGCAAGCAGAAGAGCGAGTTTGAAGCGACCCGTGTAATGGATCTCCTCAAGCTCTGAAACATAGCCATCGCACTGGTCAACGCTAAGCTCGTTGCGCTCGCAGAAGACAAACTTCGGCTCTTGGTTGACTGCCTTGAAACGAACCTTCTCAGGCATCAGCGCCAGTACGAAGTGGTTTACATTGGCGATGTGAGCAAGCTCAGCGGCATCTGAGAAAGGAATGTAGTTGTCCGCTTCGGTATGATCGAAACCAACGGCATCGGTTCCGCCCGCAATCTCGCCATTTGTGACATTCGGGAATCGATACGAACCAACAATCGGGATGATCTTCTCGTAATACCTCTCGAACTGATCGAGGGTCATACGGTTGCCTTCGTACTCGTAGCGATTGTTGCCTACTGGCGTGAACTGATTCTTCCACTCATCAAACAACAACTGAAGATTGCGATCTCCGAGCGGAATGTTCTGAAAACCAGAAGCCTTTAGGTTGAATGAGATCTGGTAGCTAAACTGCGAGAACTGACCATCGAACGACTCGCCGTTTTCATCTGCCGTGATACACCTCAGAGCAAGAGCGCCATCATCAACAGGATTCGCAACGATACCGATGCTGTTACCTGCGATTGAAACTCCGCCGCCATTATCAAGGAGCCTGTGCCAATCTCCATCAAGGTCGGTCTCAATCGGAGAGACATTGATAAGCGGCGTCTCGACGCCTGCCTCGTAAGCCTTCTCAACACCCGACATCAGAACTTGGTTGGAAATGATCGGAGAAGCCGGTCCAAGAACTCCGTAGTAAACCTGAGTTGGTCCGGTTCTGTCTGATTCCCAGACAACATGAATGTTGCCGCCGCCATCAATTCGAGCGGTAGGGTTCTTGTTCTCTCCGTCGTATGTCAATTGCTTCCAGTCAGGAGATCCTGTGCTTGGATCGTCGCCGATTCGGAACGAATAGTAGAATAACTGGTACGCTCCGTCAGAGATAGGGGACTGACAGATGACGTAGATAAAAGTGTCTCCCACATCGTCTCTGTACGAACAAACGGTGGGATTGACAGCAGGAAGCTCTCGCTGAAATATGTCCTTGATGTACGGCAACGGAACGACCGTGACAAGATCCTCAGTTGAGGCAGCCGTTACCGAGTCGGTTATGACAAACTTTTCGCAGTAGAAGTTGGAAGTTATCGTCGGGCCAAAGGTATTGTTGACGCCCTCGGGAATGACGAATCGAATCAGCCTGTCTGTTCGAGACAGAACCGAGTATGAACGAGCGCCAAGCTTGGGAGTAAGGAAGACAATCGTATCTCCCTCATCATCTGCTCCATCAGTGCTTGTGAAGACTTCTACCGTTCTGTTGCTATCGAGACAGACCTCGACATCGGATGTGCCCTCTCGAACAACAATGCGTATCGAGAAACGACTCTCAGAATAGACATCGACTTCGCCGTCTCTCGCAAGAGCAGTGATTTCATTGTCAAGATTGTTGTCGTTTGCATTGATAGCCGCGACGAAAGCGAGCGCAGTAGCAGAAGCATCGCTTTCTGCCGTTACCTGAACTTCCCAAACGCCGCCGCCAGTTACTCGGAACTCGATACCAATGAGGTCGCCCGCATTGACAGAGTTGAGTATAGCGGTATGGTAGAAGTTAGCAGGCTTGAGGATCGTTCCGTTACGAACAGGGTTGCCCTCGTTCTTGAGGGATGTTGGAACCTGCGCGAGAATGACTCGGCTCGCAAGCGTGAGATCTTTGTTGATATCAGTCTGCGTAATGCCTGGTTCCGCAGATGGATCGTACTGCGAAGTAAATGCAAGAAGACCAGTTCCGTCAGGAAGATCGGTTGATGCTATCTGGTTGTAGATACGACATACGCCGTCTTGCTGAAGGCCAGCAGGGCTCGCCTCATTCAAGGGGCCGCAGAATCCGGCGCGAGAGTTGTAGTAATCGCTCTCGTCGCTGTCTCTATCAAAGATCGACTCCGAACCAACAACCGCCCCCTCAAAGCAGAAGTCGTCGAGACTACGAAGACGGAGGCCTGGTCCTGGCTCAAGATCAAGAATCGCGCACTCAGGAGCATCGGTCGGAGGGTTGCCTCCTGCCGACTGAAGAACCTTCATGCCCTCTGGAACATAGTGGATGAATGACCCAGAATCATACAGTTCGTCAGGGTTGTCTCTGCGAGCAAACTCGACCGCAAACCGCTGCATGGCCGAGCTTGTTGATGCGGAGCCGCTGATAACGTCGAGACCGCTGATGTTGCGAGTCCCGATGCCGTCGTAGTTGGTCTTGATCTCGAACTTGCGACCATTGACAAAAACATCAAGAATCGAGTAGGGCTTAGACTCGACCTGAATCTGAGTCTTTTCTCTTGGTCCGATGAACGGAGGATAGACCGATACTCGATCGGTTGTCGTCTTCTTTGTCTGACTCTGGATCTGGAAAGCAAACGCAGCAATATCTGTGAGTCGCCAGTCGTCCCCGAATTTTTCTTCAACGTTGGCGAATACCGAGATGACATTGCTATCGACATGGGCCTCGACCCTTAGATCGATATTGCCGCTGAGAGGCCCCTCGTCGCCTCCTGCGGGCAGTTCGAGAGACTCGGCCTGCGAGTCAACAAGGACAGCGTTATGGCCCAGGGTCGCATTCTCGAACCTCACGCGAACATCTCGCTCTCTGCTGACTCCTGTCAGTTCGAAAGCGACGTTCTTCGTCTGTTCAAGCGTACCGCTGAATGGCTTGAGTTTTAGCGTGACCGCCACTGTATACGTTCTCCAACATCTGATCGAAACCGGCTACGAAGGTGTCGTATCCGTAGTTGTTTTGTACCCGCTCATAGGCTATATCGGCTTTACGCTGCGCTTCTTGATAGTTCTCAAAAACAGCCCTCATAGCCTCCTGCACGTCCAGGACTTTTACCCGAGGCCATTTCTTGTACGCAAACTGAGGAATAGGATCGAGCTTGTCGTGACATAGGAATCCTGACGGCTCCAAAAGCGTACAGTTCGTCTCATCGGCGTAGTCTTGACATCCTGCAAAGTTTGTAACAATGACAGGAACCTTGACCGCCATAGCCTGCAAGGGCGGCAGGCCGAATCCTTCTCCGAGGGTCGGCGAGACGAGACAGTTGGCTGACTTGAGGAATCGAGCCATCATTGGCTCTCGGAGTATCTTTCTTTCGAGCGTTATGGGGGCAGTTTCCTTCTTTTGTAACCCCTGTTTCATCGAACGAATCGATTCGCTCGCCTTGTTCGCTGAATCCGTTTTGATGAGAAGCCTCACGTTCTCATCGGGACCGAACTCTCGCATGTACGCCTCAAGAAGCAGGTCATACCCCTTCCTTCGTCTCCAAGTCCCTACGAAGGCGAATACGAACTCTGGCTGCTTGTAGAGCGGTTCGATATCGGCGTTCCATACGCTCAGGTCCAGAACATGAGGAATATGGAAGATAGGAACCTTGACCCCTGCGCGGGAAAAAGTACGAAGGTTGAACTCGGACGGAACGAAGACCGCATCGCACTTGTTGAGATGACCTATCCAATGCTCGGGCGGATCGAACGTCTCGAACGTAGCAAAGGCGATACGACGCTTGCGGAACGGGCACCTTCTGTATTGGTCCGGAATACTGTGGACGATCTGGATCGCATCGCTACTCTCCCTCTTGGTCCTCATGCTTCTGAGAAGGTTCCAGTCCTCATCCGTGAACGAGTCGGCTGTCGGTCTCGTGTTGATGCAGTGGATACGGACATCGTAGCGACCTGTTTGATGGAGCGCGAAAACATTCGTCGAGGCGGCTTTGCCGTAGCCCGTCTGATTGAAGAAGCCGCAGTATTCGATCGGCGTCTTAGGTTGATATGAAGACGTTTCCATTGACAAGAGCCCTTACGTCGTTGATCTTGCTGAACGTTCCGCCGCCGATCTGGAAGATGACGTTACCGAACGAGTCGAGCTTGACGACGCGGCCCGAGTTGGAAACAAAGCTTGTTTCTGCGACAACGAAGTTGTTGTTCGTATCAATGACTGCATCGGAGGCATACGACCCATCTGGCGTATCGTACTGGAAGCTGATCGCCTTGGTGTTCCTATCGACAATCACAACCTTTCCTCGATACTGAGCAAGCTTCTGAGCCGCCTGCTCCTCGAACGTCTCCGCCGCATCGCCGGGATCGACCATCGTGTCATCGATCTGAACGATACCAGCAATGAGGAAGTTGTTCTCATCGACCTCGTAGACCGAGCCGAGGCTGAAGTCAGAGAACTTGACAGAATCGTAGTTGAAGACGACCTCTTCTGTCTCTCTGTTGACCTCGATGATACTCGCCTGCTCGGTGCTGTCATCGCCGCCAGAATCGCTGCCGCCTTCGGGAACGATAGCAAGAACCGCTTGATTCTGCGTGCTTGAGACAACTTCCTGAGTGTTGATGTCTCGGTACTCTGCGATAAACGTCAGCGTAAACTCGCCTACCTGATCCTCAGATGGGTTTGCGATGTTGACCGTTGCTCGGTTGCCTGGCGGCGGAGCAGAGAACGAAACGATGTTGTTGACCTCTGTTGGTATTGTGACCTGCCATTGGACGAAGAAACCGTCTTCGGGCGGATCAACCTCCAACTGGAAGCTCTCGCTCTGACCGACCTGAACCTCGATTCTTGTCGTCGTACCGCCGACGCCCGCCTCCTCGAAGAAGATGGACGAGTTGCCTGCGATCCAGTTTCCGTTCGCAAGGATATTGCCGAAGACGGGTCTTCTAATGCCATCGATGAATACGAAATCGCCAATGAAGACCTCAAGCCCCTGAATACCGATAAGCTCCTGCGCGCTCTGCGTCAGGCTGAACTCCGTAGGGAAGGAAGCCGGTAGGTACTGTACCGTGACAATGCTCTGCGTATCCCGAAGCTGAGCAACCTTGTCGGGCGAAAGCTGTATCTCCAAGATTCTCGTTGTCTTGGTTGGAGCCAAAACCGTATCGTTCGCTCCGAGATTGATAGGAGAGCCGCCGATCCAGAGACGGACATTCCCGATCTGCAGATCATCACCGTCAACCTCTTGAGAGAAGGTTGTTGTGAGAACGCCCGTGCGGGGGTTGTAGACCGCAGTCATCGGATAGAAGAATGTGTCATCAGACTCATTGTGACTTCCGAGTCCGCGAACAAATGTTCCATCTGGTTGAACTTCGAGCAGCCGATCGTTATCAAGATCCGCCAACAAGAAGTTGCGGCTTTCAAGGCGGTAGACCGAGAACGGGAACTTGAATCCTCGCTGTCCTTGGTTTGTGAAGAAGTTCTTGGCCTGCTTAGGCGACAGAAGGAATCTTGCTCCTTGAAAACCTGAAACGGCTGTTCCGTCTGGATCAACTTCCGAGATGACGTTCTTGAACGAGTAGTAGACGTTGTTGACAGGGACAGGATCGGCGATTGAGATGAACGAATCGAACGTGAAATCGTCGAACTCTCGCTCGGTATTGATGTATGATCCTCGGTCCCAATCCTCGGCATCGGTGATCGTGAAGCCAACTTCCTCTGAATCGATGATGATCTGAAGCTCAAGGAAGTCAAGGACTGGCGTAGCGGTTCGCTCGTCGTTCGAGAACAACTGGATATCGATCTCGCAGTCGGTGCCCGACAACGAGAAGACATCGCCAGAGTTCAGCGGCGACGTAAAGACCGCTCGATTGAGCAGCGAAGGAGAGTTGGCTGTACGGATGCGGACTCGAAGCTCGGTTCCATCGGGCTCCTCGCTTTCCCAGATCAGCGAGCTAAAGGTCACGGGAACTCCGCTTGAGAAGCGGAATCGAATGAACCCCTCGGGCGGGAAGAGAGCCTGATTGCGAAGGAAAATGTTATCGATGTAGAACTTGTGCTTGGTGACAATATCGTCGGTGTAGAAGACAAGCCTTGATACGTTGCCTCTGGTTGCATTGGCGATCGAGAACGAACGCTGCTCGAAACCGTTGGCGTTTGGATCGGGATTGCTTGTAATCTCATCGGGACCAAGAAGCAGATAGTCCTGCGACTTGACCTCAGTACCATCCGCCTCTTCATGAACGAAATACATGTAGACAGAGCCGTGCGTAATGGCAAGGCTCTTGACATCGACGACCAACTCGTCAAAAAGCGACCAATCCTTGTTGACATTGATAGTCTTCGTATAGATGGCGCGGAAAGATCGATCGGTCTTGAACTCGCCGCCGTAGAAGCCCTGAGTTCGGAAGCCGTCCGAATCGTTCGAAATGACTTCGAGATCATCAGAGATGACTTGCGTTGCGGTTGTAAAGCCAGGGATGTTCTGACCGCCAGATGTAACCTGTTCAAAATTCTCGATGAACTGAGCGCTCGATCCGCCTCTCGTCAGAAACACCTGATCGTTGGCGATCGTGACAAGGTTGCGATCGTATGCAGTAAGGAAGGCTGTCGTCGTCTCCCAGATGATCGATCGGATCTGACCGATGCTCGTTGGTCGTCCCGAGATACACTGGCTACTGAGGTCAATCCAGGCCGTCGATGCATCGAAGTCGATGAAGCGACTGTCTGTGACGCCAGGGATGACCGTCATCGAGTTGATGAATCCATCATCAATGATCGGGTACTTATACTTCCAAGATGTGAGCAACCTCATAAGGTTGACAGAGCCAACCTCGCCAAGAAGTTCCCTGTTACCCGCTGTGATCGTTCTGACAAACGAATCAAGGGCGGCATGGGTCAAGAGGCCGTTGTTCTCAAGATCGTTGTGATCGAGCTTAGGGATACGCTCGACATCGAAGCGACCGCTGATTATCTTTGAGGCGTCGAAGTCTTCCATGCGAGCGCCAGGAAGCTGGTTCCTTGTCTCTTGCTGAAGATCGATCTTGGTCGGAGTACCTCGGTGCTTGTGCTTAGCGATCTCTTCCTTGATGAGTTCGATGAAGCCGATCTCGTCTCGGAAGGAACTATCGATGCTGACAATCTCGTTTGATCCTGTAGCAACTCGACCGAGACGAACAGCGCTATCGCTCGGAGCAGTACGGCTCCAAATGAACTGAACGTCTCTGTTGTTGATTGTTCCGCCCGTCAAGATTGCCCAGATATCAACCGTATCGTTAGACGGAAGATCCTGAACAACCTCGGGGAGTGTTGTCTCGGTTGCGAGCAGACCGATGATGCCGATGCCTGGCGTTACCGTGACCGATATCGAGTTCTGCTGAATGGCATCTTCTGGCTCTTGAAGGTTCCAGCCCCGAATGACTCCGTTTCCGAAGATCGTATAGAGACCATAAAGCTGCTTGTCAATAAGCAGGAATCTCTCGATCTCTTTGCGCACGTTGATCGGGAGATCGAAACGATCCCTAAAGTCGAAGAACGTGAGTCCATAAAACGGGGTTTGGCCAGCCATACTTTAGCTCTTATCGACCAGCTACAGGCGGTCCACCAATGTCGATGACATGCACGCCTTCTGCGCTGTAGATTCTCTTCATCTGAAATGCGCCAAAGCCTCGAAAGCCATGACGAGACTCTCGAATGGTTGAACGGGCCTCGTTCATATTGATCTGGCTCTCGGTGCGATTGCGAGCCTTCTCGTGCATGGCCTTGGACTTGACCTTGTTCTGTGCTACGCCCATGATTACTCCTATACGGATAAAAGTTAGAAAGACCTTTACAGACCTGATCCGTCGCCAAGTTCATCGGGACCGATCGAGATATCGTTCGGAGCGCCCCAATCGATGTTCTGAGACGGGAAGATCCAGTAGCAATCAAAGTTTTGCCACCAGGTATTGTCGGCAGGGTTGATTTCGTTTTCAACCTGACCTACAATAAGAACTTGCTTCTCTCTCCATCCGATTCCTCTAAACGTTACAATGTCCAGCGCCTTAATCAGGTTATGCCCATTTGCCTTGAACGTGATCTTCATCGGCGGCAAAAACAACTTGGTGTAATGCTTGACAATCCACTTGACATTTTGCTCGTCGCCATAGATGCCGTCCATGAGCAGCAGCGTCTTCGGATACCCCAAAAAGCCTGGCTTCTCAATGTCAAACAACGAATCGAAGTTTGTATGGCCCGCAAGAAGCAGCGTACCATCAGGAGTGTTCGAGATGACTCGAATCTGGTTGACAACGCTATCCATGTCTCGGCTTATCGTGTAAGACCCGAAGATCTGACGATGTATCTCTCCCGTTGCGGTATCATCGATCGGAGACGCAAAGAAATCGATCTTGCTAAACTGCTCCCAACGGCGTATGTTCGTATCGCTTGAGTTGTCTTGCTGACCTCCGAACAACTCTTGGTCGTATGGTAGCTTCTCATAATGGAAGACCCCAAGTCGATCGAAGTAGATGATCTTACCTGAAATCTGAGCAATCTTTCGAATGCCGCTCCACAGAGATTCTCCGTCCTTGAATCGGAAGAGAGGCTCATACAGTAGGTTGTACGAACCAGGCAGAGCGTACTCTTGATTGTAGATTGTCTCTCCATTGTGAGGGATCTGGAACCAACCGCTCTTGTCCGAAGCCGCAAGCCTTGCGATCAACGAAGCAGGCTGCGAGTTATCGATGCTATCGATCTGTCCGCTCAAAGAACCAGGATTATCTTTTGCATCTCTCTCGACGCCATCTCGAAGACCAGATATCTGAACAATCTCATTGATTGCGTTGAAGTCTCTCATCTTGTCAAAGAACGGAGAGTTGAGGAAGATCTGATCCTCAAGAGCCTTCGAGTAATCGACAAGATCGCAAGTCATTACATGCTTGCCGTTTTCGATTGTCAGAACGGCGTTGGTGCAGATACCAGTGAAAAGCACTCGGTCGCGCTCGGCAACCGGCGTCGGCATGATCGGTCGTCCCTCTGTATCGGTGAATCGATTCGGAACGCTTCCGACTTCTCCTGATCTGGTAGCGCCAGGATCATTGCCAACATTCTCTCCCCACCATACGCTGACCTGTATGTAGAAGTTCTTGTCAGCAAGACTTCTGAGGTAGTTTGCCTGATTCGGCCTGCCATCCGTGAAGTTGTCATCCATTCCGTCGTTTACGAGGAACGTGATCTGACCTCCGTGACTGATGTTGAGCAAATCATTCTCAACCCAACTATCTCTGAAGCTCATAACATGATGACCAACTTCAATCGGGTTGCTATCAAAGGCCGGTTCGCTCGGCGCAGTAAACAACCTGAAGTTGGTCATGATGGGCGTGATACAGTCCTTCAACGTCCAATCTACGCCCTGAGATGACGAGCCATCTGGCTCTTGTCCGGCATCACCTGGCGGAGTCGTGAAGATATAGTCGCCGGCAAGCATCGAGAGGCTAACTTCGATGACCTTGGCATATGGAGCAGAAGAACCAAGTCGCTTCGAGCAGTCCTTGGCTTTGATGGCAATACTAAACGGATCTCGGGTAGATGTTCTGCCTCGCTCCTGCATATCAGGGGCCTTGCCGTAAGACCGAACGTAGTTCCCCATGACTCGGATCGCGCGGGTCTCTTCTGCCTTGTCATCGATCCACTCGCTGTATAGTTCAGCCTCCTGCGTGAAGAATGCTCCTCGATTGACATCAGCAAGGGATGGGTGCCTTGAGACTCCCTTGTCTCGAAGCAACAGGAAGATCTCTTCCATGTCAACTGGACCTTCTACGGAAAGCCTTTGAGGGAGAGCCGCGCTGTTGAGTTCGTTGAACTGCATCGGAGCAAAGTTCATTGCAACCTTGCGATTACCGCCCATGACCGCAATCTGCGAAGCGGGGATAATCATGGGGATCTGCTCAGGACGAGGCTCTGCATCGCCCTCTGGATCTTCGCCTGGCTCAGGGACTTCGGTCAAGTCAAAGCGAGAGATAACCCATGGATTGTCCTCATATCCGCTAAACATCACAATAATCTTGCCGAGATGCTGACGGACTGTAACCCGAAGCCTCTCTTGATCCATCAACTGCTTCGATGAAACAAGCGTGTATGTGCTAAGCCTTCGCAGAGTAATGCACTCAGAGAACTTGGGCTGCGAAGAACTGCCTCCCGAAGAATCTCCTCCGCCGGTCGCAGCATCGGCGTTACAGTCAACTTCGCCCTGCTCATTACCAGAAGGGTTGTCGTCTGCTCCGCCTTGCTCCTGCTCTTCTTGCTGATTGGGTTCTCTGATCCAGACTTTGCCAGCGTGACAAAAAATCGGGTTGTTTCTTTCAGAGAGAATGATGAAGTAGTTGTGCATAGCGTCCTTGACGCCAAGCTCAATGATGTAATAAGCCTGATCGCTGAAGTCGAAAGCCTTCTTAGACTCTTCGATCTTCTCTTGATCGTCCCCTACTTCAACAAGACCAATGTTGCAGACCTCTCCGTCATCATCCGCATTCGGGACATGGTTGACATCAAGGAACTGATAGTCAGGCCGCATACGGAACTGAGTCCCCTCGGTGACAGAGATATCGCTCTCCTCTGCCATCTTATGAAACTCGAACCACATGTCCTCGCCCTGGAATGTAGGCGTTCTCTTGATGAGACGCCAATGTATACCGGGATTGACATTCTTGAAGGCATCATCATTGGCAACAGAAAACTCAGGATCATTCTCAAGGTTCTTGTTGCGAAGAACAACAATCGGATCGCCTGGCGAAGTTGCAAACTGGTATGGCAAGAGCTTGAAGTTGTCGTTCTGTCGAGTTCTTACCTGACCATCGCCCTTGACGCCAACAGGCGGAGCGTTGTATTCATAGTAGCCCCACCGAGGATAAAAAGCTCGCTTGAAGTCTTCTTTACTCTGCTCTTCGTCTGTCTCTCCCGCTGGCGGAGAATCAAAGTCAGACTGCTTGATGGTTGCTGTAACGTACAAGCTGCCATCATCAATCCACATGTGATGAGAGGCGCGAGCGGTTGCCCTATACTGACCTGTCTCTGGATCCTTGAATAGAATCGATTCAACGAGAGACTCATCCTGCGGCTCAACAAACTCAAGACGAGAGATGTTGACAACCTTTGAAGCCTTCTCTTCATCTCTTGCGATGTTCTTTTCTTGCTCGTCGTTTGATTCTGCCTTCTTCAGCGAGGCCACAAAGTTATGCTGATACTCGAACTTGGGAAGAAGATAGAGACCATCATGACCAGGGATGGCTTCGATCTTCTCCGAAAAGTTCCGAGGCAGAGTTGAGATGGTCTCGGGAGCAAATACATACGTCTCATCCTGCAGCTTCCTTTTGAAGAACGGAGAGTTATGCCAGATCTCGGCCTTGCAGTTGAGAACGCCAGGGAAGCCTGGCGAGCCAGCCTGAAAGGTTCCAAGTAGTGATGTTCTGACGCCTTTACTCGCCATTTGCTACTGCCTTAGCGTCAAGCAGAGGACGCTTCTTAGTGTATGAGAACCCTCGGATCTCTCCGTTACTATCCTGGTAGAACATTCTGACTACGCCGCTCTTGCCAACAAATCCTCGTACCCCAACGGGTGATATCGACAATGTTTCATCGAAAAGAGGAAGAGCAGCAGAGACGTAGGGAAAAACGATGTTCGTGTCTCCTGTGACAATTGCCTGCTGTATCTCGTTTGGCAGAACTCCAACGACAAAAACTGGTTGACTCGTCGTAGAATCTGGATCTACGATGGTCTCGATCGGAGCGCTGTTCCCGGCAAACAGACCTCCATTCTCAAAGCTTCTGACAAACAGCATGTCTTCTGTGATGTACGAGATATCAAGACTGTTGCTTTCATCGTTGAGGATAACGCCGAGATTGCCTATCTGAAGCGGCTCTTGAATATCGAGGTTCTTATGGAAGAAGACGCCCTCCTCAAAGACGCTCTCCCAACCTCTGCCGTTTGAATCGCTTGTCCTTGCAAACAGTCTGCCGTTTGAGACATACAAGACCCGAAGGGCTCGCTTGCGATCAACATATGCAATGTAGTCGGTATCAGGGAAGCCTTCTTCAAAGTGAGCAAAATCGCCTGAAACCGTGATTCGCTGCTTTAGACCTTTCAGCTTTCGGCTGCGATCGACGGAGATCTGCTCGAAGATGTATCCCGTCTCGTCCTGTATATTACCAACAACGACGTTCATATCCCTTCTACGAAGATTGGCTCCCGCCGAAGAGAAATGCCCTAAACCGCACAAATCAGGAGTGGTATCGCTGTAAGTAACAGGTCTGCGATAGGCCTTGTATGCATCCTCGATCTTGAATAGGTTCGGATCAAGCTCCTTGTGCATCAAGTTGTCGTTCATCACAAAGAACAGGTGAATCTTTCCTGATGATCGATCGGAAACAACGTAGGGGGCTCGAAGCGTATCCTCGCCAACCCCATAGACTATACCCTTATGGTCATACCAGGTATTCCCAAGATCGGGAGAAACGAGACATGAGATCTCGGTCTGACCTCCATCGACAAGCTCGCTGCAACCCTCTGGCTGATCCCCGTGCTGACCGACGTTGGCCGAGTTGTCCTCATAGAAGACAAAGACTCGTCCCTTGCGATCAAAACAGACAGCGGGAGTGCCTGTCTCGATGAAGTTCTCTTCGTACTTCTCTTCCTTGATAGCAATGAACTCAAAGCCTGTTACCATGGCATATTTAAGAATCTCGCCAGAGACTCTTATCGAGTCATCGAAGTAGTAGCCCGCATCAAACTTGACAAACCTCTCATCATCGAGAGTTCCGCCCGCATACGGGAGAGCAACGTTATCGATGACAAATCGTTCGCTTGGGAAGATGAACGAACAATACCTTGTGTCCTCGCCCAAGAAACCCTCTTTGGGGCGAAAGAACATCTTGATACTCTTCAGTCTCTTGCCTTGAAGACCCTGAACTGTGACTTCGCCTGTATCCTCGTTCTGAACAAAGTTGATAGTTCCAACGCCTCTTGCCGTTAGAACCTCGTAAAGGTCATTGTAGTTTTCAAGACCAAGCTTGAGCTTACCGCCCTCTCTTGTGATCTCAATACCTCTTGAATGGCCCGGCTGATTGCCTATGACCTTATCGAAGCCAACGATCTTCAAATCAGATTGCGTCACAGTATCAACCGACTGAACTTCATGAGTCAAACCCGAGTTTGCCGCATCAAATGAAACTCGACCAGTATGGATATTGGTTCGAGAATCCTTGAATCGCATGAAGTTAAGCGTCTGATCTTTCGTGAAGACCAAGAACGCCTCATTGTCGGTTGGATGCGAGTCCATCGACATGCCTGCTCCGAATGTCGGGCGAGTCGTTACCCAAATACCGCCGTCTCTCTCAAGGGGGAACTGAGGAGAGAATCGTTCAATATGGACTCGACCCGTTCTGCCAAAGTTCTCGAAGAAGATTGGCGTTCGGATGAACATGTCGGCCTGGATTGTTCCTGCCGCGCAAAACTGCTGATCGTATGTGAAGAACTCATTGCAGCTACGAACAAAGTACGCGCCGCCCTCGATAGAGGACATACGAACGGTCTCGAACTCAGCGCTGCTCAAATCAAATCTGTTGCGACGGGGGAGCCTCAGCCTCTCAAGATCAAGATTCGGTACGCCGACACCCGATGTAGGGTCTTCCTCATTGAAGCGGCTCACAGCAGCGAGGGCATCAGCAAGCCCTCTCTGATATCCAAACTTGTCATTGTCATAACAGACCGAGTTGACATGATCGCTGATATCAAAGACAAAGCCTCGAAGAATTCGGTTTGCGCCGTCATCTGCAGGATCAAGATGACCTTCGTCATTGAATCCGGGTCCAAAATCAACAAGAGATGCAACTGTGTTTGCCCACCATGCTTGATCTCGAATAGAGTCAGCAGGTATTAGCAACTCGACATTTAGCGCCTGGAAATCGTTCTTGACATCCCATGCGAGAATACCTCTCGTATCCGCAAAGTAGATGCCCTTGATGTAAGGGAACTTGTTCTTGGTATCATTGATACACTCAATGATCCTCTGCCCCTCGATCGTTTCAAGAACCTGACGGTCCTCTTTCTGCTCAGGAGTCAGATCAGGATTCTGCAAGATCGCTATGTCAGCAAACCAATCGTCGAGCGTTGCCTTATTCTCTGGCTGAAGATCAGTCTGATTCTTGCGAACCTTGAAATCGTATACCTTGAACGTCCAGGCCTTAACCTGATCGATACCAATCCTCTCAACGAGAAAACCTGGAAACAGGAAGAAGAAGCTTCTTGATTCGATAGCGTGACGGAAATGTCGCTTGGTAGCAGCGGTATATGTTAGATACAACGGATCGCCCGCAGCGATAGGAACCGTATCATCCGCAGGCGCGTCATCTCCTTGAGGAACAAAACCTGGTAACTCAAAACGTATGACGTTATCAACAAGATCATCATCGCCAGCATTCAGAAAGGCGTTGTCTCCGCCATCCTGGAAGATATTCTGATCTGCTCGATAAAACTGCTTACGCTGATCTCTTACAACCTCTACAAAGAGGTTTGTCTCGTCGGAGTAGCTGAAGTTGTCGTATGAACCCTGTATCTGCCCGTTTTGGGAGATCGTCCAACCTCGCTGAGCGCCGCCGCTTGCGCCGATACGCTCAACCTCGTCATCGCTGAACTCAATTGGTTCTCTGCGGACAGCCAAAACGCCAAGAGGATACTCGCTGAAGAAGCGATAGCTCGCAACTCCCTCGTTCTCTTCCGCTTCAGCAATCATCGCCTCGGTTACAGTAATGATTCGATTGATGCGAGTTTGAGAGTCAATGACCTGAAAGATGAATCTCGAAAGCGTTGGCTCAAAGTCTCCAAGCAACGAACAGCCAAGAGCAGCGCCAATGCCAAAGCCAGCGCCGCCGCCGAGACCTCCGAGGATAAATCCAGTATTGCCGCCTGGCGAGAGATCGTTCAGACTGGTTCCCGAGATGTCAGATCGAACGCTATATTGAAGCTCAACATTGATACGACTTGAAGGCAATAGACGAACGATCTCGCCGTTGCGATCTTCATCTTGTTCATTGATGAAACCGTTCGGTACGAGGTCAATGTTGTTGTAGGCCAAAAAGCCTGCAGTAAAGCTTGCGCATCGTGACACAGATTACGCTCCGTTCGTCATATCGTTGACGACCTTCGCCATGGCCGCTTCTGCAACGCCTCTCATGTACGTCGAAGCCTCTCGGATCAGAGACTCCTTCAGGTCGCTCATCTGCTTGGGACTAAGTTCGACTTGCACCTTGTGCGTATCTCCGCCGCTGAAATCTGCGCCGCCTGTAACAGCATCAACCGCAGCCATCATCGAGCCTACGCCCGCGCCGGAAGTAGCTCGGCTTGCAGCATCTCTCGCCATTGCAGCAAGTCTCGGTTCAGGCGACACAATCTCATTCTGTCCTCCTTCGCCGATAACCGCAAGCTGCCCGCCAGGAGTTGCCGGTACATATCCGCCCTTGGCGAACTGCGGGATATCATACTGCGACCAATCGACTGTCGGAGATGAAACAAAGTCTCGGTATGGCTTCGTGAAACCTTCGCTCAAGTTTCTACCTGTTACATAGTCGTTTATCGACTCAAGCATAGGCATGACTTGACCTCGGTAGGACTCGTAATCACCGCCGTAGATCAGGCTACGCAGAGCATCGAGCTTCTCTCCCAAAACTCTACCAGATTTACTTCCAGGACGAAGACCGGACGCCGCCTCTCTCATGGCAGAGCCATAGTAAACGCCTCGCAAACCTTCCATGTCGGTAGGCATTGTCAGCAAGATACCATGCTCTTGCTGAGCCTCTCGCATAATCTGTCTGGCTCGCTCAATAGCCGCATCTCCGCCCATTGCAGGACGGATCAAATCGTCTCTGATTGAGTTGTCAAACCATGCATAGTCCATGGCCTTGAGCAAAGGAGCCCCCATGAGCCAACCAGCAATGTTGGCATCGCGAGTCCATGCTTCTTGCTCTTTTCGCCAGTTTTGAACAGCCCAGTTTCGCTGACGATCAGCATCTTGCAGCCTGTTCTCAAGGTAACGAGGACGCTCGCCTGGACGACGGCCCTCGTTGTCCTGCATGTAGCCTTCAAGTTCCATACGGTCTTGGAAAGCTTCGATCAACGGAATGTAAGCAGCATTGGCGAAATCAGACATGCGCCTGACCGTTGGATTGAACGCCTGGAACTGAGCAAGATCTCGTTCGGTATTTGCAATAAAGCTCTTCTGTCGTTCGATATCGCTCAACGGAGCAAACTCAACCTCCATCATCTGACGGAGACGCTCCTGCTGATCCTGAAGCTTCTTCTGAGCAGCAGGTATGTATCGATTTGTATTGTCGTTGTAGTTGCGATTCATCTCATCGCTAAACGACCTCAAAGCCTGGTTTCGACTCAGGCCATCAGAGTTGGACATGATCTCTCGTAGCTGATTTGCCCACTCATCGATAGCATAGGTCTCAGTATCGTATCCAGAAGGCAACGACGTAGCGACATCCAACGCAGCGAACATCGCTGGCGCGCTCTGCCTTGTCGGAGGGTTCGTGAGAGCCTTTGGCGCTCTCTCGTTCGCCTCGCTACGAACGCTCGGATCATTCCACCACTTGTCTCCTCCTCGAAGCTCTCCGAGAAGGTTCTGGAAGTTGCCAGGATCCTGCAAGGCCTGAAGATCTTGCTGACGACGAAGCTCTTCAAGCTGAGATTGCTGCTGTTCTCTGACGTAGTTCTGGTATACCTGAACTTGATCTTGATACTGTCGATCGAACTGGCGCTCCATAAGAGCGGCAAGCTCAGGAATCATCATTCCCCTGTTGAGCATGCGTAGCTTCTGCTGAGCCTCTTGCATGCGAGCGCGATTCGAACGACGCTGACCCGCTATACGCTCTCGACCTTCAGGACCGGCCTTGCCAAGCTGAGAACGAAGCTCAACCTCTCGCTGACGGTAATCCTGAATGACCTCTTCAAAGTCGCCGATAGCTCGGTTGCGCAACTGGTCAGCAAGTTCAGGGTGATCCTTCGCAAAACGATCGGCATCAAACTCGCCCCGAACTGGCATGTATGTACCAGGAGCTTGCGGCCCCATCGGTCCTGCGCCTGTAGCGATGTTCTCCAACTGTGGTCCAACAGTCTGACGGAACAGATTATCAGGAATGGAAGGAACTGGCGCTCCGATATTTCCAGCAATCGACTTGAGTTCATCATACGACGAAACACGCTTGAGATCCTGCTGAAGCTGAGCCATCAACTCATCAAGAGCGCCAAACTCTTGCGATAGCCAAACGTTCTCGCCTCGGTCCCTTCGGTTAAGGAACTGAGCGAGCATCGAACGCTTCATTTCTGTATGGCGGCGCTCGACAAATCTCTCAAGCTCTTCTGCCTGATCCTCAAGCCAAGAAGCAATTCTTGGATCTGTTGGTACAGACGGAGCGGAGCTATCGGAAACTGTTTCGGGGCCTGGTGCTGGCGGACCATACACAGGACCCTGAGGCTGCTCATCAGTCGATCGACGACGGCGACGACGAGACGGTTGGACTGTCTCTTGCGAACGCGCAGCAACTTCTTCCGCATCAAGCTGTCGCTTGGCGATGGCTGCATACAGCTTCATCTCATGCTCGTTGCTTCGTTCGATCTGCTGGCGAAGGTCAAGACGATCAAGATCGCTCAATGTACCCGCAAGATTGCCGCTTTCCATTCTCTCGCTGAGCGACATACCGTAACGGAGGCGATCGTTTGCAGCGCGACGAGCGGCTTGCGTTTCTCTTAGCTGTTCAGTAAGATTGTCGCCAGATATTCCGCTCGTATCGATTGTGTCAAAGAACTCTCTCGAACGCTGACGCTGCCTAATGGCTTCGACATTCATCATCTGAGCGCGAGCTTCGATATACTGGTCCAAGTTTGTGATCTGACCGTTGTTCATCATCTCAAGAAGCTGCGGCCCGATGACATCGGCTGCCTCTCTGCGAACAACGAACTCTCTCGGAGTCAAGAAGGCAGGAACGCTGTCTTGACGCTGACCAAGCGGACCCGGAACAAAGCCGCCTTCATTACGAGCGATTGCGCCCTGCATTGAAACAGGAAGAACGCCGCTAACGCCCTTGATGATAACTTCAACAGGCCCTTCGGTAGAAATATCTGTTCGACCCAACGAAGACATCTCGATACCATCGCGAGCACCCTCTCGTACAGCATTCGAGATACTCTTGATAGAATCGTTGGATACTTCGCTTGTGAGTCCGCTCAAGCCAAACGGAGTTTCCGCTCCTGCGGCAAGCGTTGTATTGAGATTCTGACCAACAAGCTCCTGCCAAAGCGAGAAACCGCTTGCAAGCTGACCTGCCGAGTTTGGAGAGAACGGGTTGACTCCCTCAACAGCAAGCATCGGACTTCTTCGATCGATAGCCCTTGCCCATTCGTCTGTTCCTGCGCCGAACGCCCGCCCCATGGTATCTGGGTTTGTGAGCATACCCGGAGCCATCGCAGAATACTGAGGAGCCTCTCTGCGACCCGGACCTGAAAAACCTGTTCGAATACCAACAATCGGATTCGGGGCACGCTCCATAAGCGTACCGAGCCTTGTATCTCGATCGATCTTGATCTTCGTGAACATTCCAACGCCATTGTTCATAGCGTTGATAGCATCGACCCAACCATCTCGAAGAACTCGGGTCATCTGAGCCTGCTTGTTGACATTCTGCAAGATATCTGTCTGAGTCTGCAGTCTCTCTTGCTCAAGCGTTACCATCTGAGCGGCGTAGTCTTGTTCAGAGATGCGACCCTGCATAACCGCATCCTGGGCCTGAGCCATGCGATCCTCGATCAGCATGAGCTTGTTACGCTGCTCGCCGATGACATCGCCCAACTGACGGACAAGCTGCATGCGCATTTCGGCAGATGCAGCAACACCAAGAGCGAAGTTGTCAGCAAGGCTTACCTGGGCCTCAAGCAGACCGGCTTCCTTCTGCTGCAAACCAACTCGCTGATCGAGCCACTTTGTAGACTCGGCAGCAAGCATGTTAAGCTTGTTCTGGTTGTCGATGATTCCAGCTTGCGTCGAAACGATCTGCTGCTCTTGATCGATAACCGCTCGGATCTCTCCCGTGTACCTTGCCAAAGCCGCAGCGCGAGCCTGCGGATCGCTGATACTATCAAACTCGGTACGAGCCTGCCTAAGCATGTCAGTCAAACCAGAACGGTCAACATCAGCCTCAAGCTGGCTTCTTGCGTCCATCTGAGTTCTGAGGAGGTTTTGCTGAGCGAGAATAGTTCGCTCGATCTCTGATCGCTGTGTCTGGTAGAAAGTTTCAGCCTGACCAAGCGAATCAGCAGAGAAGAACGCGCCCTGCGAAAGCCTCTTGATGAGACCATCGTACAGCCTTGACTGCTCCTGTAGCAATCGGTTCTGAGACTCTACAAGACCCTTTTCAAGCTCGATGTAGGCAAGGGTTGCGAGGCGGATCTGCTGAATCTTGCGAAGCTCTTCTGCTTCGTTCTCTACCTCTTCTCTGATACGACGCTCTGTCTCAAGCTTCGGCTGAAGCTCCTTGCGCATATTGGCGTAGTTCTGACGCATACGCTCAACTTGCTCTTCGATCTTCTTGGTCTCGGAGCTATCGCCGAATAGCTGATTCCAAATCGATGCTCGTCGAGTATCAAGCTCATCCTGCTTCTCTGCGATGGCGGCAAAAGATTCGGCAAGACGAATCTGAGTCTCTGTTCCGGTCTGCTTGATGTTCTCAAGCCAAGACTGCATACGAGCATGACCTTGCTCGATAATATCTTTCGTCTGCGAGTTGATATCATAGATGTCTCGGCTGATATCGTAGGCTTCGTGAAGACCTCCAACGCCAAAGCCAATCGCAGTTCCAATAGGACCGGCAACAGCAGTACCGACAGCAGCGCCGCCAAGGGCTCGCGAAAAGCCCTTCTCGACCGCTCCTGAAACCGTCTTGTCTGCTCGACCTTCGGGCGCGAAAAGTTCATACAGCGCGCCGCCGCCTATTGAACCTCCGAGACCTCCGCCCGCTCCCATAAGAGCGGTGCCCGCTGTTCCGAGACCGAGAGCGCCTGCAAGACCGCCGCCGCGCACAAATCCGCCGAGACGACCGAATCGACCTGCTGCCGCTGGCGCTCCTCTTGTTGCTCCTCGACGAGCGCCGTCCCATCCGTCGATGGGGCTGAAGGCTCCCGGCATGTTAACGACCCAAACGGGCATCGCCCCGCCTGGCCCCATGCCAGCCGCTCCTCCAAGAGCGCCCGCTGCGCCTGCTGCGCCTGCCCCCTTACCTCCCTTGCGGCCAAGACCAATCATCCTTCCTGCTGCGCCGCCAAGAGCGCCAAGGCCAGCGCCAATGGTTGTTACCGCTCCGATGATAGAAAGTCCAGTGATAATCGGGAGAACAATCTTAGCGATCGAAGCGATCGACATCTTGTTGCGATCGATGAAGTCAGAGATACCCTTTAGCTTGGGCAGAAGATCCTGACCAACAAACAGAGTGATATCTTCAACGGCCTTCTGCACCTGAAGAACCGTCTGACGCTGCTTCTCAAGCTCTTGGAATCGCTCTCGATCGGCCTGCGACAAAGCATCAGCGCCGATCTGCATAGCGGTCGTGTAGTCAAGCATTCTCTTCAGCGAAGAGAAATCCATCTGACCTGTCTGAACCTGAACAAACAGAAGGTCTTGGACTCGCTTCAGAGCGCCAGACTCAAGGATGCCCTTCTCATCAAGGTTGGCATTGATAAGGAACTCAACCTCGGGAATGCCGCGAGCGCCTGAAGTAATCGTGTTGAAGAGTTCGCTAATCGCCTCTTCATTGCGACCAACAACCCGAGTCAAACTCTTGATGAACCGTTCAATGTTATCGGGCGGCTGAATGCGGAACGAAGTCTCAAACTGCTTCTGCCAACGAGCAACCTCGAAGCGGCTGAACTTCAGCGATTCAGCAAGGCTCTCAATCTTGGCTTCAGTTTGGTCAACGCCTTGACCGTACTTCAAGAAGAAGCTACGGCTTACCAGTAGTTCCTTATTGAAACGGTCAACGAGATTGATCGTGTTCTGGAATCCGCCAATTCCCGCTCGGGCACCAAGGACAAAGAAGACTTGATCGAGGAGCCCCGCAGAAGCCGACAGGGACGTATTTAGACCGCCAAGGCCTCGTTGCAGCCCTCGAACGTCCCGAGTCGCTGTGCGGCTCTGTGTCCCTACATCGCCAAGTCCTCCGCCGACGTTATCGGCAGCGCGCGCAGTGCGACCAGCTTGGCGCTCAAGGTTCCCAAGCTGACCGCGCATGCGGTTGACTTCCCTCGCCGCAGGTCCGGCATCCCGGACCTCGGTTTGGATTACCACGTTGTATACGATGGGGTCTGCCATAAATGCCTGCAGGAGAGTCTTACGGCATCGCGTACGATACCCTTAGTCCTACATGTATTTCGGCAGAATCGGGCAATAGCCCTTTGCAGGTTTTCGTCTTTTGCTACGGCTTAGCTCTTGAGAACAGCAATGATGATGGCGAAGACAATGCCAACGCCAAGAGCGAGGGGCAACAACCAAGGCCCCAGGAGCCCAAGCAGGAAGATTGCCTTGATGAGCAGCGTGTAGTCGATGATGCCAACGACAATGACAACGATGCACAAAATGACAAAAATCAGCCCGAAAACTCCATCGCTGTCCATGAGGGCTCTCCTTTCGCCAAGTAGCACTATAGCCTCAGCAGAGAGCCGGTCAGTGGTCAATCAGATGAAAAACATCGCCCGTCAGTGGCGGGCGACATTGGGAAGGGGAGAAAAGGCTGACCTGAGTCAAGCCAGGAGAAAACCCAGCGGGATGCCGATCAATAGACCAACAATCAATCCTGCGATACGCCATTTTGTCTGCTTAGTCATGCTCATTCACCAAACTTGAACCCGAAAAACTTAATCTCTTTTGCAAATCTCTTCTCGACCTGCTTTACCATGTCTCTGGTGTAGTAGCTGGTATAGTGGTCGTGTTTCGATTTGTTGATATGAGGCGGCTTTTCGTACTCGATGCTCAAACAGCCGCAGATCCGTTTCCAGTCTTCGTCATAATGCTCGAATCTTCCTACGAAGTCCACGCAAAATTGACCTCGATACATGAACCAATCCAACTGGCTTCGAACTTTCCGAGCAACCCATCTGCCTGAGACAAAATCCTCAAACGTGCCAATGTCATGCTCATTGAGCCTCTGCTGATTGAGATAGATGCTCAACAGTCGATCCCAGGTGTTTCTTCGAAACGCAAACTTGAAGTACGAATCAAACATCCCCTTGGAATTCTTTTCGAGAATGTCCCTAACTGATGAATGATCGGCGCTGCCTGGTTGAGGGTTGGTATCAAAGAGTATCTTCTCAATCGTCTTTCCGCCGGTTCGAGGCGGATGCAGATAGATACACTTGAATTCATCGCTGATCACAGCGACCCCTTTCAATCGGAGCGACACGATTCGAACGTGCGACCTCGTGGTCCCAAACCACGCGCTCTAACCAAGCTGAGCTACGCTCCGTTTACCTTACGCCGTCTCTGCTGCTTCCGTCGCCTCTTCTTCTGGTTGCTCAAAAATGCCAAGCGCATTCTCAAGCGCCGCAGAAAGAGTAAAGGCAACAACCGGATTCAGCTTCTCGATGTTCTGCTCATTGACAGGCACGGCCTTATTGTTGTCATCCTTGAGATTCCAACTTTTCAGGAGGCGGACAACTCGCTTCAGTCGAACCTGATTGACGCTTAGAGCATAGTTGCCATCGGTATTGATAGCAACCGCTCCATCGGAAAGATCTGCGATGTCTCGGTAGTTGGGCTCTCTGAAAGATGCTGCGTACTCGTCATACTCAACGCCTTCAATCTTGGATGATTTGTCGATCGCGCCAACAAGTTGACCATCATGAACGCCAATCCAAAACTTGACATCGATGCTTGAGTTGGGATCGATAAAGAGACTTGTCTTAGCCATTCTTTCTTCCTTTTTCTGCTGCCTTGGCCTGCAACTGCTTTGCTGCTGCTTCATTCATGCCTTGCTGTCTTTCTCGTACCTTTTCGAGCCGCTGCCCCACCATGCATATTCCAACATGGGCCTTGAACTTCGCTGGCGAAAGCGTGCTGATGTAGCTGAGCGACCAACCATAGTTCTTCGAGAGGATGTGTTCGAGGACTTCTTCGGGTAGATCCTCTTGACTGACCAGCGTGCCCGAATAGAAGTCAGCAGCGGCTCTTAGGATTTTTCCTGCTCTTCCTCGTTGTATGTCATCGCCTGATCGTAACGACGAATCAACTCGTTCACGATCACCGATGGCATCTGACCAATCGTCTTCTCGCTAACCGGAATGGCCTGACCGTTTGGATCGACCATATCCCATTCAACGAGACACTCAGTCACAACATTGTCTCGGTACTTCTGAAAATCGATGTCTTGCGTTCCTGAAGCCTGGTTGTATGAAGTCGAATGCTTCATCAGGTGGTTGTTCATCTGCCAGGTCTGCGGACGCCATCTCGTATTCAGAGTTTCAATATCTGATTCTTCTTGGGCAGCAGCCTTCTTCCCCTCTTCGTCTGACAAGATTTGGAAGTTGTGAACTCCATACTTGTTCGTTCGAACTTTGTAATAAAGAGGGATATGAATGAGGCTTTCTTGCCCGTCCAGTAGTATCGACTTCGCCATAGTTACTCCTATCGACAGGTCTTACAACAGTGACATAACCCGCCGCTATGCAGCGACGGAGTATGCCTGTGCTTTCTCTTTGGATATCGTCATATTTGGCCGATGGGGATCAGCCAGAGAGTCATTAGGCGTCGGGACGGAAGTTCGGGAAGTCCGGGGAGGAGGGACCGCCAAACGTGCCAGGGGAGGGCTTGCCGGACGGAAGATCCGTACCAGAAGCTCCAATCTCGGTTGCCTCGTAACCAGCTTCGCAATCGCCAAGGGCGTAGAACGGAACTGTGGTTTCAACAAGGTCGTTCGTGATGGCAATCTCTTCAATCTCGAAGATACAACCATTGAGGACCGTTGCAAAGACCGGGCTACCGCCAGAACCGAGACGGTATCCAAAGGCAATCTTCGAGTCCGAAGTGAATCGCTGCTGGTTGTTGTACGCAAGCTCAGAAAGGTTCGTGTTACGACCCATCAGGGTGAGACGACCCTCGATCTGGCGCTTCCTTGCAGCAATGTCCTGAGGAGCAAGACGGTTGTTCAGCGTGTAGAAACGCTCAACGTTGTTGTTGACTGTGCATTCGAAAGAACGAAGCCATTCGCCGGAAAGGTCAACAACATCATCGCCGTAGATACGGATGGCAAAGTCGTTCCAGGTAACGATACGAGCAGGCGACAGATAATCAAGGTCGCCGCCGCCGGTCCAAGGCAAACGAACATTGTCAGACGAGTTAGCGCCTGCAATGATGTCCATGCTCATGTCAACGGTGCCCTCCTGGACAACCGACATGGTTAGACTGTTGACAACGCCAGCGGGGTAAATGAAGGCCGTGTCATCCGTATAACGGATACGGACTTCCATCGAGTCGTTGATGAGACGGCCAAACTGGTCTCGCTGCGTAGCGAGCGCCCAGAAAAGCTGTCCGTGGTTAATGGTTGTTCCGCAATCCTTGATGGACGAAACGCTTGAGCCTTCGTGAACGAGAGGGAACGAAACGTTACCTCCAACGATTCGGGGTCCAAGCTGATAAACAGTCCTATCCAAACGTCCATCGACAACATCAGGGAACGAGATATCCTGGGATGCTCGAATGTCTGCTGAAGTCGCGCGGACTGTAACGTCTCCGTTGAAGCTCACCGACCCCGTATTGACAACGACGTTGCCAAAGGTCACCGAGCCAACGAAACCCATAGATGCGCGTGGTACTGGCATTAGCTGCTCTCCTCGCTAAAACTTGATGCTACTAACTGGCCTTACTTTTATGACCAACCAGCACAGCATCATCCTGCGACTTACAGTTAGTCGATTAGCTATCAATGTTGCCGCTACTGATCGAGAACCCGGCAGATGCGCTCAACGTCGCCCACTGCTGAGGAACCGTGATGCCCTCGTCGTCGAGGTACGCATCAAGAGTTGTAGCGGTACTGCGGCTGAGAACGTGGTTGTTCAGCGCTTTGACCGATGGTAGGAAGTTGACCGGAGACTTCAACGTATCGTTGTTGATGAGGTACGAGTTGTAAAACTCGGAAAGGAGGTCAACCTCCGGGATGATCTCTTGCAAAAGAACAATCTGGTAAACAGCCTCGAAGAGGTAGCTTACCGCTGACACGACTCGGCTACGAGCATTAGCGTAGTTCGTCGCAACCGCAAGGTAATCTGTTCCGTTAATGACGTTCGCCATATCCCGTTTCTCCTAAGACTTGGATTCTGACCCAGGTTTGTCAGCCAGCTATACTTCTCCCCGATAGCCTAACTCTTTACTTCTTACTGAGGCCTTTCCAAAGTTCCTTCTATCTGTCCTTCTCTTTTTTCATCAGAAGGATTCAACGGCTATCGGAGCTTCAGTCTGGCTGACAGTGGCAATCGTCTGAGTCAACCCATCCAAGAAGCTCTGATTGGAAAATTCGAGAGCAACCTGTCGGGCCGCTTTTGAAGCCTCCGCCATCCAGTCGGAATCGACGAAGCGGTCTACTACTGCTTCGACGATTACCTCCTCTAATCCTTCTACCGAAACGACGCTATACTCCTCTTCCTTTCCGCCAATATATGTCACATGGGGCAGGAAAAGTTGAAACTCTTCTGGCATCATACTGATGATCTCGCCTACTCGACCTGAATTTGGTCCAATAGGAATGCAACCCGTCGCCATGGCCTCAAGCATAGAAAGAGCCGTAGCAGACTTCACAGAGACATCCACGACGAAATGAGCAGACGCATATTCCTCTGCTACTTCCTCGTCTGTGATGCTATCCTTGATCGAAACAAACTTCTCAGGTAGCTCAACATTATGGGCCTGATAACGATCGATCAGCAGCGGCAACTCGTAGTCGCCAGGATCATACAGGTTCGTATGGAGCTTAGCTCTTGCTTCGATATCCGTCCCAGGACGCCCAACATTTCCGAACGCCTTGATATAGGCTCCGAGATTGCTTGCCTGGGCATTCTTTGCTGAACAAATGAATGTTGGCGTTTCGCAGCTTCTCTCAACCCATGGGAAGTTCGAATGATTAGGGCCATAGGGAATACACTCTGCTCTGACATTGCAAAGATTCGAGATGTCCTCAGCCCCAAAGTTGCTTGTTGTCACAACATAATCTGCGTACTCGATCTGGTGTTTGAACTCTTCATTGACATGAAGGCAATCGATCGGGAAGACAGCGACCCACTTGAAATAGGTCGGCAGCATTTCCTTGATCGCATAGATGAAGCTGACTTCCTTGTAGTCGCCGATGGAAATGACCATATCTGGCTGAAGCTTCTTCATCAACTCATAGAGAGCCGCATCCGCTTGATTCGTGTGAAGAAGGAAGGGGTACAACTCGCAAATGACATTGCCGTTCTCGTCCTCGAAGTTATGGATGCCGCCCTCATCTGGGAGGAAGTATCCCTCATCGTGATGCCAAACAGCGCTTACTACATCATGCCCGTCTTCCTTGAGCCGCTTCAGAACATCGGCGTTCATTCGACCGTTGCGAACAAGAAGATATGGCGAAGCTCCGACTGTAAGAATTCTCATACCAGTCCTCCTACTGAGGATTATCGGCTAAACGGACCCGATCGCAAGAGCCCAATCGTTCTCTACTTTGACAACCGTCAGGGGGACGCCGCCAAAGCGGATCTGTCTCGTATCCAGAATTCCTCCTGTAACCTTCTTTCCCATGAGATCGCCATTCGCAGAAACGCCGATAGGGATACCTCTCCAAACCGTGCTTGAAGAAGGAGTCATGGCTTGTTCTGCTCCGATCTGAGCGCGAAAAACGTTGTAGTCGCCCGCCGTCAAGAATGAGTAGCGGATGCCATCTCTGACATAGGTATCAGAGGAAGCAGTCGGAGTATCGAACCAGCCTTCTGAGATGTCATAGACAGCAGGAACTCGGTTGCCAGAGGCGTCCTCGTACAAAGTAATGGGAACGCCGCTCAGAACAAGGTTGCCGCTTGAGCGAGAACTGAAGCCGCTTGCAAGCTGAATAACGTTCACGAAGCCCTCGTCCTTCTCAAGGATTCTGGTAATACCGTTGCCGGTCTTACTAAGAGCAGCGGTCGAAGACAGGTCGTTGTATAGGAACTTCAATCGAGTTCCCCACATGCGGAGCGTTCCTGTTCCGCTTGCGCCCACTACCGCTGCTGTCATTTGAACAATGAAAGACGAATCCACAAACGATGCCCAGTTGAAGCTGGCATCAGGTATATCCCAATCATCAGGACCAGTCACATTGACAGTCCTTGCTCCCGATGGACTCAATGCAATAGCAACAGGCTTGCTTCCTACGAAGAGGTTGCCGCTACTATTCGACCATTGAGTAGACCCTGTGAACGTGAGATTTGATGGAGCATAGCCCGCATCAAGCCTCATCTCGATCGACAAAAGATCCCATAGCGGATCGATCTCTGGGAATGTCCAACCCGTCCAGAAGACGGGCTCTGCAGAAATGTGCGTACCAAAAGTGGCAACAGACTGAGCAAATCCAGGAGTGCTGATATCGATGGCGTTATCGATGTTTGTCCAGTTCGAACGGTTTGCTCCTGTATCAAGATACGCAATGTCACCAGGATTTGCATCGAAACTTGGCATTAGAGCATCATTCCTTCGAAGTTGATCTCAACCTTGTCAAGGCCGTCCTTGATCTCCCTGCGACCAAGTTCCATGCGGACATCCGACAAGTTGAATATCCAGTTCTCGCTCTCCTTGCCAAAACCAAGGTCTATGCGATACCTGTTGTTCTCTCTAAGATGTTCAACAATCTGCGGCGAATTCCTATCCCCAATGAAGCGGTTTATGCCGTAGAGCTTGCCCTTGACCTCAGAATACTCCTTGTCGGCATGGAAGACCGCTTTGGTAATGCGATCCTTCATAACTGGCTCTTTGTCTTTTGATATTTCGAGAATCAGATCGTGAGAAGTAAGCGCCCGCATAGGTTGAGACTTGAGCATCTCTCCAAGCGGATCAGCATCAACCCAATCGCCGACGCAAATCAAATCGATATCAACCGTATCCTCCGACTGACAAGTCAGCGTCATTCGATCAATTGTTGCATCATCGAGCTTCTCTGCCGAACCATCATCGTGATACAAGTTGAGCGAGAAAAGCTCTTGAGCAATCAGTCGATCCAAGAAACGGTATGGAACGTTGAGATCAGGTTGGCTTTTGTCTACAGCAACAGGAGCCTTGATTCGAACCATATTGTTCTCCCGCCAGAACTCCGAAGGATAAACAGGCAGATGAGGCAGGAAGCTGAAGCTTGAGGTCATTATCATAGCTACTGTACCAGAAAGAGTCCAAAGGGTTCATTCTCTTCTCTTCTCAAGCCTGCAAAAACCATTGCAAACTCTCGTATCGAATCAAGCTTTGACTCCGACAAGAAAGAACAGGTATTGACAAATACGGCATCAACATCCGAGATACCGTATGCGCTTCTGAGGTTGTTGACCGAGAAAAATCTGGCTCCAACATCAGGTGCATAACGATCTACTTCCTTCTCAACTATCGCAGCCTGCTGCAGATTCATGGACAAGAACATCGGATGCTGGAAGTCTCTTGCCATATTTGCGATAGCATAGTCATGACCAGATCTTCGAGAACAACCAACCTTGATCGTACACCACTCATTGAGCCAAGACTTGCTGCTTGCGAGATGGCGATAGTCATCCATTACAAGCAACTGATTGGTTCTTGCAGAATCCCACAAGAGCTTCATAGCAACGTACACATTACAACTCAACGGTTTCATAGGAACACCTCCTCTTCCGCCTTACGGGGCGGGGTTAAGACAACTGCGGATCGCTCCATCCTCCTCGAACTTGCTGCTCAGTCTCCTTGGCAAACCAATCAATCGTGGCAGCATGGAGCAGCGATCCTTTGTGAATCGTGCCATAGTCAATGTTTGAAGGCCATGAGTTGTAGACGAACCTCGTCAAACCAATGACCTTGGAATCTTCCAAAACAAGATACGGGTTCGCGGGCGGAACCTTGACCTGCAAAGTCTCTCCATCAATGATGGCGCAGATCTCCAACTCTTCCGCTCGGAAGCTATTTTCGATGACAATCTTCTGCTCGGCAAAGAACTCGCTCGTATCGGCGACTCTGATGAAGTCGTCTCCGATCGACACATCAGCCACAACGCTCGATGTCGTGTACGGCCCAATGAGCGGATAGATGTTCTTCTTGAGACCTTCCTGAATGGCGTTGGCAATGCGCATCAAGAATCGGTATGAATCTTCTTGATTGTCAGACTGCGTGTAGATGACGATCTTGACGTTGTATGTCTCTGTTGTGATGCCAAGAGTCAACCATTCAGAACTTCGAGTACCCGGCATAATGGCAATGGCAGGGAACTGAGGAATAACCGCAGGATCGCCGAGATAGATCGCCTGTATAAAGTTGCCGTTGTAGGTCTTGACAACCATCGCATCAGCAGCGGTGCTGAATCCGTCTGTCGCCCTGATGCCGCTCTCAAGCCGCAGAGTCGTATTATCTACGACCTCGGCTATTCGGAGCCCTGGCTCTCCCAATCGTGTATAGGGATCAAACAGAGCAATCTCGTCGCCCGCACGAAAACGATGAGTCGTTGAAACAGAGAGCGTTGTGCCGCCTGTAGCGACATCAGCGGTGAGCGGAACAGATGTTCTCACCCACCGATAGATAATCCTTCGCAATGATTCAAGGATATCTTCCATTAGCTCCCTCTAAAAGCATCATCAAGCAGCTTCTTCACAACATCATCGGCGTAAGACTTGACGCTTTGGCTCACATCTTCGTCGCTAACCTCGCCAGGCTCTTTGAAGGGAGTTCCCTTCTTGATGGAGTCTGCTCTTGCATTGTTGATCGCTTCTTGCTCGCTCTTGCCAAGCTTGACATCAAGAGGAAAAACAATGCCCGAGTTCAGGTTATCAACCTCTCGTCCGTCATTGTTCTCAAGGTTCTTGAGAGCATCAGCAAGCTTCTTCAGCGGATCATCCATTACGACTCAGCCTTCCCGATATCCCTTGTAGAGTCGCTATCAGTAACGCCAGGCAGGCGGTAACGGTCTCGAAGGTTGGGATTGAGGAATCTGTGACCAATACGACGCTGGCCATGCAGAACAGTTCTACCATTGAGAATGTTGTTCAGATCCCTGATTGCCTGTCCTCTCAAGACCTTACCGTAGTCTGAGACGTTGGGACTAACCTGAGCCGCGAAATACTTGTCGTAGATGTTCGCCGCAGCAAGTCTGGCAGAGATCAAAGGAATTGGAGGAGGGAACTTGACTCGTATTACTCGGGTTTCCGAAGCCTCATAGGTTCCAACAATCGTATCAACGGTCTCAACGGTTGTGTTATTGACGACCATATCAACGATGTGTCTTTCTTCCTGAGTGTCATCAAAGATGACAATGACATCGCCAGGCACAAGGTTTTCGGCCTTGTCAACATCAAGCGACAGGTAGTATTCGCCGATGCTGAAGAGCGGCATCATTTCAAGATCGGCCTTCTCGCACAGCGGCACCTGATACATCTCGCTGAGAGCGCCATCAACTTCCTCATCCGACCATTGGATGTATTGGTTGATAATGTCCTCAGAGATCGTGTTCTCATTTCTCAGGTTTCCAAAATCCACCAGCGGAATCTTGTCGCCATTGGCAACGCTATTCGTGGCAGATGTGAGAGCCTGAGCAAGAACTCTCTCAACGAGTTGTATGGTCGCATACGCCATTACTCAGCCGCAGCCTCCTTGTCAGCCTTCTTCTTGGCAAGACCCGCCTGAATGTAGAGACCCTCGCAAACCGCATTCCTCGGGCTCTCTGCATGACGGACCTCGTTGATGTTGAACGGAAGGTCGAGTCCTTTCACTACCTTCTCAAGTTTGCCGCAGAAACCCTTTGGCATTGATGTGCCGCCAGCAACAACAATGTCCATTGGGGCCTCGAAGCTGCTCTTTTCTTGCGCGAACTTCTTCGCAAAGTGCCCGAAAACGTAGCGGATCATCTGCTCGTAGTAAGCATCAAGGGCGAAGACAACATCATCGTCCATGTCAAGATTGTCAAAGTCGAGATGCTTCTCTTTCTTGGCGATGACCTGTGACAAAGGAGTTCCCGTCTGCTCGGAAACCTGATTGTCAATCCAGTCGCCGCTGCGGGCCACTGACATGCCAATAACCTGAAGACCTCGATATGAGAGAACGCAGTTTGCTCGGCCTGCTCCGAAGCTCAAGCCGATACCGCTGTAAGGAACATCGCCGCCTTCTTCTTTCATGACAGGCTTTGCCGATGTCACGACCGCATGGCCTTCCTCGATGATCTTGACATTCCAACCAAGACGAGCAACGAGAGCCTCAAGACGGTTGCGATGGAAAACGCTGTCCTGCGAACCGTCTACCGATTCCGACGAAACGCACATGCAGCACCATGACTTATCATCAGGGGCCGTGCCGATTGCTGACTCGATCATCTTTGCGAGAACAACAAGCTTCTTGTCTTCGTTCTTATTGAGAACGCCGTCTGCCATAGGGCGACGAACCTCGACCTTGCCAGGGAAGATGTTTGCAACCTTCATGGCATCATCGCCGATGACGTAATACTTGCCGCCGTCTTGGAGGTACTGCCATCCGTTTCGCTGCAGCGTCTCTTCAATGTCGTCATTGTCATCAAGCTCGACGAACGCATTGCGAATCGTCTTATACTTGATGCCTTCTCCATCCTTCTCCGAGGACTGAAAGAACATAGTCCCCGGGTCAAGTCCTACTACTCTGCTCATCGTTTACTCCTAACCTCCAAGCAAATCTTCGAGTTCGCTAACCTTGTCGTCAGCATTCGATGTGCTTGAGCTTTCTTCGTGTTTGATATTTCCCTTTGCCGTTTGGGAAAGCTTGTTGATAGTCCGCTTGTGGATCTCTACTGCTCTATCGTCCGGCAAGTCAAACTCGCTATTGTCCGCAACTGGTTGAACAACAGATTGCTGTCCTCCTGCGAGAGCTTGCAAGGCTGCGATTGCCGCCGTAAGCTGCGCCTGAGCATCGTCGCCAAGTCCTCCCTTGCCTTCTGAGTTCTCGATGAGAGCTTGCTGCTTACGAGCCATAGCTTCTTGGCGATCGATCATCTCCTTGCGAAGCTCTTGCATCTCCTTCAGTAGCTTGTCGCTTGGATCAGCCTGAGGAACCTGTTGAACAGTCTGCATCGACATCGGAGCATCGTTCATGTCCTTGCGGATAATCTTGACCGATCCAACCTTGATAGCGTGCTTGAGATCTCTTGATTGTTCGGCCACATGACGAGAGCAGATCATGTCAAGATCCTGCTTCTGGTTAGGACGAAGACTGATTCTCAGATCTCCGAGTGCTACTTCAAACTTGCCAACGTTCTTGATTAGATACATCACGGTCTCCTGCGTCGTCTATTCAGCGTCGAGCTTTTTGGCAAAGGAGCAGGCTGAGGAGTTAGATCAAGCGAGAGCTTGTTCATTTTGTTGCAAGACGGACACATCCAGTAGACCATCTTGGTTCGGAAGTTGAACTCAACTCCTGCATCATTTTCGTGATGGTTGCAATGCTCGCATACGCATATCATCTTTGCCATAGCGAATTCAGCCTCTCTTCAGCCTCCCTTTGAACTCCAAGCATCATCGAATCAAGGTGCGAAACAGATGCATACTTGCGAAGCCTCGTCTTGAGAGAAGAAAGCTCTGCAATCTTGAGAAGAGCGTCTCGAAGAACCATGAACGCAAGATTGTGACGACGAGCGTACTCGCTGTAACCAGGGAATGAGTCTTCTCGTCCAAAGTCCTTAATCTGAGTTAGCCAATCAGCCGTGTCTCGACGGCTATTGTCAAGCTGCATATCGAAAAGCGTCTTAACAACCTGTTTTTCGCTTAGGCTATCAACATTTTCCGGAGTAATGTATTCGCCTCCCATTTGAGGAGGGACTTCTCTTGCTCGAATCTTGGTCTTGGGATTCGTCTTCTGCTCTTCGAGCTTGGCATTATAGTTCTGCCATCTACTCTCAAGCTGCTTTCTCAGAAGGGCTCGCCGGTCTTCGTCAGGCGATTCAAGAATAGCCTTTGAGAGAGAAGAAGACATTGGGTGAGGATTCATGAGACTAAGCATACCCTCGACTGTTTGCTTGTCTACCTGATTCTCTCTTAACATGTCCATCAGTTCAGGACCAACGGCCTGCAACATAAACTGAGTCTTCATCCAAAAGTTTTGAACAACAGTTCTGGCGTATTTGGGGTCGGTCTCAAACTTCTGCCGATCAAGCGGATCGCTCTTCTTTCCGACAATCTTGTTTGTTTGACCAGGATCTCCAAGCTCCTCGTCGAGCCTATTAATCATTCTTGGGAAGACCTTGCTCGGCATAGCAAGCGCTCTAAAGTCAAGCTGACCAAGACCCTTCTCTGGGTCAATGACCCACTTTGCTTTGCCGGTATCAGTCATGATCTTGATGATGCCATGCTTCTTCATCTTGTCGATTTCGTCTGCAGTAATACCGCCAGTCGTGAGCTTCTCATACATCTGCTCAAGCGAGTTCCTGGCTGCCTCTGTATACGAATCAACAATGTAACTCATCTCCATTAGCTTGTCGCGAGAAGTTGAGCTTGTTGTGTTTGCAGCACGTTCCTGCAGCGACTCCCGAAGACGATCTCCCAATGTCTCAATCTGCTCGGGGATTTGAAGCAAACCTTGACGAAGCGTATCAGTCTCTTGCTCGCTAACTCCCTCATCTGCTCCAAGACCAGGCGCAGCGGCAGCCTGTTCTTGAGCAAAGTCGATTGTTTCCCCTTCGCTGCCGACCATACCGCCTGTCGGAGCATCGATCGCCTTGTCAAAGGACGGATTCAGCAATCGGTGAGTATAGCTGAAGACATCCTCATCCTGGTCCATCATGCGGGCGACAAAATCTGACTCAAGCTCATCAGTATGATTCTGAGCGAGATACTTGGCTTTCTCAGAAGGCGAACGACCCGGAGCCTCGATGCCAAGCTCAGAGAGAGCCTGACGACCTCGGTGCTTGTTTGAGACGTAGTAGCCAATGACCGGATCGTAACGACCGCCCTCGGCCCCTGCTGCCCCTCTATAGCCCTCTGGAACCCTCGCAAAGATCTCATCGAGACGTTCGATCTGAGCGCCTTGGCGACGACCATCATCGCCCTGCAATCTCTCAAGATACTCAACGCTCGAATCCTCGCCCGTACCAAGATATGACGAATAGAACATCTGAGCAAACGGATTGCTAAACGCCTCGCCAGTCAAGTTTTCAGGAGTTGCAGCCTCTTCTTCCTGAGTATCGCCAACAGGACGAAGATGCTGGACAGCGAGATCATAGAACCGCTCTCTGTTGTTCTCGTTCTCTTGCAGAGACGGAGGAAGCTCTTCCCACGAAGGCAAATGATCGAACGACTGAACAAGAGCCATGATCTCATCATCAGGAAGATCAGCGATCGGCTCGCTTACAACCTGAGGATGACCAAGCTCCGAATGAAACTTCGAAACAGCCTGGTCCCAAAGATCAGATCGCTCAGCCGCCCAGATCGGAACATCGCGGATGACCTCTGCCATCTCAGCAGCGCCCATAGCGGGGTTGTAGTTAGCTCGCAGGTGGCGAACCATTTTGTCAAGCAAAGCGGAGTCTGCGGCCTGACCAAAGAAGTTTGATTGGGCAGGTGCGGGCGCAGGATCAGGGATAGGAGATGGCTCAACGACAGGCTCTACTGGTTGCTGCATAGCAGGCTGAGCGCCGGTGGGAGGAGCCACTCTGGTTGGCTGAGGCGGCGGCAAAGGCGCTGCCGCCTGAGTGAGGCTTCTAAGTTTTGCCATTATGGTCTTGAGCATATCTGTTTGGCTCCTAAGTCGATTGCGACGATTCCTTCCTCTATATTCGTAGAAGTTTTGCGAAACCCTCCATCAGACTGTGACAAGACGCAGCCTGTTTTCTGCCATTTCGCAGAACTCTGGACTCAAGTCGCAAGACAGAAAGTTACGTCCGAGCTTCTTTGCAGCGCAGATCGTTGATCCTGATCCAACAAACGGGTCGAGGACAACGCCGCCCTCATCTGTTCCTCCCAAGATCGGAATCTCTGCAAGATCGATTGGATATGGGGCTTTGTGACCTGTTCCGCCGTGGTGATCGGAATCCAAGTCCCAAACGGCTCTCCGCTCTCTCTTGCTTGGTTCAGAGAACATATCGTCTACTTCTTCAACAATCCATTTGACCCGCTCTTTCTTGTAGAAGTAGCGGTTGGTCTTAGCGAACAAGAACATGGGCTCGTAGTCAATCGTGAAACGGTTTTGAGCGGTTGTTGGCTGAACAATCTTCTTTCTCCAAACGATCATATTGCGGCAGGTCCAGCCTCCATCATCTATCATCTTGATTGCCAGGCGGTAGGGAATCATCAGCAAAGAGCGACGAGGATAGAGCTTGTCGTACTTCTTAGTCTTGAGGCGATGCTTACCTATATGAGGGGCGTCGTTATTCTTGTGCGCGAAATACCCGCCCGAGTTCTCATTGTAACAGTCGCCGACGTTAACCCATAGTGTCCCCTTGGGCTTGAGAACTCTCTTGACATCCTCGAAGAAATGGAACATGCGATCGATGTATTCTGGCATGCTCTCCTCAAGACCGTACTGCCCCTCGACACCGTAGTCTCTCTGTTGCCAATATGGAGGCGATGTCACAACGATGTCCGCCGACTCCGCGGGAAGTTTTCTCACGAAGTCGGCGGCATCGCCACAAACAACTTGGTTGAGAGCGTCATCGACAGTCTGCATGTCTCCGATCGGGAGCATACATTGGTTATCGACGATTCACTCAAAATCTATGAAGCGATCCTCGTCATCATCTTCTTCATCAAGATTTACAGGTTTATCCCAGGTGGGCAACTCTGGCGGAGTGGACCTGTAACGAGAGTCGATCAGGCTGATAATCTCTTCTCGAACGCAAGAGGAGTAATCAAGCTCAACAAAGCCAACGCCCTTTGTCCCGTCGAGACGATCGATAGCATCTGCAAGACCGTTCTCGAAATTAGGATCTCTTCGACGCCTGTGATAGCAAAGGTCCGACTGCTCAGTATCGCCTGTGACAACAACCTTTGAACCCTGACCAATACGAGTCAGAAGCAAGTGCATCTGCTCCATTGTTGAGTTCTGCATCTCGTCGCAGACAACATACGCATTCTTGAATGTAACGCCTCGCATATATGCAAGCGGAAGCGTGACAATCTTTTTATCCGCAACGAGCTTTGTGATTTGATCGTTGGTCAGATAATCGCTGAGGACATCGTACATAGGCATCATGTACGGAGCCAGCTTGGCGTCAGCGTCTCCCGGCAAATAACCGAGGGACTCGCCTGCTTCAACAACTGGCCTTGTGAAGATGATCTGATCGAAAGCATCTTTCATTATCATCTGCTGCAGGCCCCAGCCTACGGCAATGTGAGTTTTACCCGTGCCGGGTACTCCTGTAATGAAAGTGACTTTGCTACCGCTAATGGTTCGGAGGGCTTCCTTTTGCCCTGGGTTGCGGTGAGTTACCGCCACAACAAGCTTGCCGTTTCCTCCGCTTGAAAGCGTGTAGTTTCCGTTTACAGTTGACTTTCCATTATCCGCTTTCTTTCTTGCCATTTTCGATGTTTCTCCGTTTCGATGGTACTAAAAGCACCCACTCGTCGCTGTGTTGTTTAGTTGCGATTCCTTCAAGAACATGCCACTTATGTCTTAGCGAATAATCCGCCAATACATCGTTGACATATTCCCAGAATGCTTTGCGAACTTTGCGGATGTTTCCGTGCAATACCTCGATACGGATGAGAACAAGGTCTTCATTGAAGTCCTCCTTGATTTGGTCAACCACACGATCAACCTGGTTTCGAGCTATCAAATCTCCCCAACCCTCTGACTTGAGAGCGCGCGACAATCGCCTGCGTTCCGAAGAACACAGGCTGTTGAATAACGCTTCTCGCTGTGATTCATTGAGGGGACGGGTGAGCGAGTAAAACTCTTGATAGGTATCGAATATCCTGGCTTCTCGCATAGTCACGCCCTCGGATATGTTACGAGTATATCTACGAGACCAGCGAGCGCAGTTCCTCCCTCAAAATCAACGAAGTCACAGATCGATTCGTCTAATCTGCTCTGGCTTGATATTGAGTTCGTTTGTACCAAATACACGGATCTCTCCCATACTGAAGATGTAAGCGTTCTTCTTGTCCAATGTTCCCTCAACATGTTTTGCAACAAGCTTTGGATCAAGCCAAATACCAATTGTTGAGTTGCCATCGCACAGAAGAATAGCCTCTTTTATAGCAACAGGTAGAGCATCAACGGTTTCATCTCCGCCTCTTGATATTCGGTTGCGAAGAGACTCGTAAGGCACGAAGTAAAACTTCGCCCTGTCTCGTTTGGCGATATCAATGAATGACTCTCGTCTTGAATCTTGCAACGACATAATCAACCCTCAAGTAAGCAGATACCTCAAGTCCTGCTCGGCGCGAACGACCATCTTCAATCGATCTTGCTTCATTCGATTGAGCATAGTTCGGAGATGAGATTTACGGCGATAGACTACGGCTGCGATATCTCGATGACCATCGTCAACAGGTATCACAACATGCGAACGAGACTCTTGCTTCTCGGTTTCCCGAAGAGGAAGTCGTATAGCAGAGCTTTGGGCCTGATGGCTCCGATGCCCCTCTTCCCAAGCCGCTTGTTCTGTCGTAGTTCCTGTCACAGTTATGCCTCCGAAGCCTTTATCGACCAAAGGCCCAGAGTTCAGTAGCCCTTATGTGAGGTTGAAGCCGCCCATCATGTAGCGGAACCAGCGAGAACGACCACCAGGGAGGGTGAACTCGGGAACGCTAACAACCTGCGTAAGGCCTCGATAGGGGCCGTACTTCTTCTGCTCAAGCAGTTTCTCGTTTTGATTCTCGTAGTTCTGCTTGAGAGTTTCCATCATGTTAGCGGCATCCTTCGCAGCGTCGGGACCGCCGAAGACCTCGCGAGGCTGCTGGAACTGCAGGCAGAGAATCATCTGTCGCAAAGCATCAACCGTTGCTCCGTAAAGAACCAATGGGATGTAACGGTCTTCAAGATTGACAAGCGACCTATTGCCTGCTGGCGGGTAGAGGTTGACAATATGAAGAGCATTGCTCAAGAATCGATCAAGATCGAGATCATCAAACCATCGGAAGTTGTAATCGGCGTTGACCGTATCATACTGATCGTGCAAAGGTTCATCGAAGATGACTTCGCCTTTGAAGTAGTTGATTGTTATGCCGCTGGTTACAAGCTTCTGATTCCGATAGATACGAGTCAGATGATTCTGATTCCATCTCGGGTAGGTAAAGCGAACCGTGCGATTGTCTTCGCAGATACGTCCTTGTTCGTCGTAAACAGGAATGTTTTGAGCGCATCGAAGATGAACCTCAAGCGCCGTTCTGATACCGGCAATACGCTCAGAATACGGACCAGCCGCTCTCGGGTTGTCGCTGTCCTCGATAACGATGACGCCCTGAAGATTCTGAAACTCCTCGCCATCAATCTCATAGGTCCAAACAACCGTATACGGACCAACATCCTCGTCTTCATCGATCTGCCAATCGTAGATGAAGAAACCATGCTGGATCTTCTCGGGCACGCCTGCCTCTACCTCGTTGCTGTCTTCATCGAGAATAGAGAGACTAATGGACTCGGGGTCCATAGCAAAACCCTTGAAGTCAGTCAGGCTGAGCTTCAGAGTTGTGGTTGTACCTTGGACAAATGATCCTCGGTAATCCGCAATGGCCTGAATGTCGTCAGCAGATGGCATGCAGATAATCTCCTACGGTCATCTCTTGGGTATTCATTGTTTTACCCGATTGTCCCTCTTGGGTTAGGTAATGTTGATACCGCTGTTTCCTGCGTTTGTTCCTGGCTGTCCGATTCTTGGCGTTTGAGCATTCGGCAAACGTCGCTGAGGCGTTGCGTTGAGCTTTGCCAGAATCTCAGCCAATGTATTCTGAATCTCGGTCAACTGATCCGAATCATCAGGACACTCGGGGATCTCTGGAAGCTCGGGACATTCGAGATCCTGAGTTAGCGTTCTCTCGTCTCTTGTCCAAACTGCATCCGCAATCGCCGACTCATCTACTTCAACATTTCCTGTCAAAGTCCTTGTTTCGCTGCCCCATACAGCTTCGGCAATCTCAGAGGGGTCGCAGGAGCCGCCTGAAGACGACGCACAGCCGCAGATGTCTACTTCTTGGGTTCCGTCCCAATAGAACTGCCGCCCGCCGCAGAAGTCATCTGTGCCCCTGTCGTAGACAATCGAGGTTGATGCGTCGGATCCAGAACCGCTCACCTGAACATTGAGAGATTGATACACTTCCGCCAGATAGAAGTTGCCCTCTTCTGTCGCGGGAATGTTTGAAACATCAGAAATAGCGAACGAGTAGTATCCGAGCCTCTCATCATCCTCTGCGAGCGCAAGGATAAAGTCTGACTGATTGGTCAGCAAGAAAGTCTCAAACTGTTTGGAGGTCGGGTTGAATGCCTTCGACTTATCAACTGCGTCGAACAAGAAGGCATAGAAGTTCGCCCCAACCTCCCCGTTGAACTCGATCTTCAAAGCCATCATCGATCCTCGGGTAGAGCCTTCTGGTAAATACGGTCAAAACTTCAAAAACCCTCTCAGTTGAAACACGAAACAAAAGCGTACTTCAACCCGTTTCGAACCTCTTGGCCTCTATGGGGATTCTTTGAGCAAAACACCACAAGCTTCCCGACTTCGGGCTCAATCAGAACGCTTCTTGAACCTTGTCGCAACTCGGTTGCTCCCCCTTGAAGCTCATGACTCTTCTCATCGGAAAGATACAGAATACACGTTGCCTCAAGAGGTCTTGCTGGCGAAGAGTCCTCATGCCAACCAAAATAGTCTCCGGCTCTGTTCTTCTGAAACTGCCAAAGAACAGGTTCTCCGTACTTTTCAATCTCTTTGATCTCTGCTTTCATTCTTGCATGAAGAGCATGTCCGAGACCGTTTTCTTCCTCATCTGCCTCTTGGTCTCTAACCGTGAGTTGTTTGCGATTCTTTGAGGGTCCAGTTGATCCATCCCTATTGATGACAATGGCTTCTTTCCAGTTGTCCTTGCTCTCAAGGATGCGAACGATGCGGAGACATTGTTCTCTGGGCAAGAAATCGGGAATCTCCCTGTAGTAGCGAAGATCCATTAGGCGATACCTCCGCTGCTCGATCCTCGATCTCTACGAATGTAAACAGTAACCGTTACGTCCTCGAAGGTTCCTGATGTATAATCAATGAAGACCTTCCAAACATCTGTTCCCGCAAACCCATTGAGCGTCATGTCCTCTGCAATAGAATCACTCGAAAGCGACAACGATGCAATCGTTCCATTGAATGCGGACTCAACCTCGATAGTTCCGCTGACGCTGTTGGCGTTTGTGAACGTCATGCCGACAACAGTGAAGTCATAAGGCGTGTAGATACCATTCGTAAACGACGACGAATGCTGTACGTTGTTACAGTAGAGATAGGTATCAGATGTTGTTGTACCGCTGAAGGAGAAGGTATAGGTTTCAAGCTCTCCAAGCCAACGACCTCGCCCGTCATCGTTGTGATACAGCCAGTCATCATCGGTTCGATGGTAGTAGAGGCCGTCATCAGGAGTGCTTGGGAATGAAGTGCCTGCGCCGATGGGGTTGTCCCAGAAAAGCTCGCCAAAGCCATCGGTCTTCATGACCTGGCCTTCGCTGCCGTCCGAAGAGGGCAATGCCCAAATAGTCCCGTCAGGCGTACCAGTAAAGGCCTGAGTAAATCCTGTGTAGTTCGTTGTTGAACCAAAGACGAGACTTACAGGAATGACAACATTGTCAGGCGAACTCTCGTCAAGAATAATCATCTCAACGCCGCCTGCTACCAAAGCCCACTCGTCAGTGCTTCGGTAATACATGCCGTTATTGGTATCGCTTGAGAAACGAAGAGCCAAAGTCGAAAGAGAACCATCCGTAAGTTCGTGAGTAACGAGAGATTGAATTATGTCAGTTGTTGATTCCGTAAACTCCATCATATTGACGCCGCCAGCGACAATGGCGATATTGTCAGTCGTAATACGATAAATACCGCAATCCGTATCGCTTACAAAAGAAATACCAGGAGCGGCGAGAGAGCCATCGGAAAATCTATGCTGAACAAATGATTCGATGAAGTCCGTGCCTGCTTCGGTAAACTCCATCATCGCAACGCCGCCAGCGGAGATGGCAAAGTTATCATCAGCAATCAGATACAAACCAGAGTTTGTGTCAGAAGTAAATGAGTGGCCAGGTGCCGAAACCGAACCGTTACCCGTTCTGATGATATTTGTCTGCAGAGCAGTTCCGTTAAATGTCAGGTTTGCGCTGTAGTCAAAGTCGCTTCCTCCAACATTCATATGCGGAATCTGATCGTTTGAGCCAAACGATACGCCCGAACCGCTCGGAGTAGACCAAACCAACTGACCCGTGCCCGAGTTGTCAAGCTCAAGATACTGACCGCTCGAACCGACCGCTGTCGGAAGGATGTATGTCTGCGTTCCTGTAGCGCCTGACGCAGAGAAGCCGATGTAGTTGCCGCCCGACCAGCCTGTCGCATTCCAAAGACGAACCTCGTTGGCAAGGTTGATATTGAGATGACCATCCTGATCCAGAATCATGTTCTGGTTCAAAGTACCGCTTGAATCTCTCGTGTACCATTGCCATTCGGTAGCAGTCGCTCCGCCTGGCGAGTTGATCGTAGAGTTCGTCGCCGCCAAGCCTCTCATAAGCGCTCGACGAGTCGCGCTATGATCCCACTGGACTTGGAATCCAGGCTGATTCGAAGTTGATGTTGTCTCGAAAATCAATCGAGAAGTTGTTGTTCCATTGTCATAGGCATGGATCGAAACAAGAGGGTCATTGGTCCCGATGCCGAGGAACGGATTGGAAGTAATTCTCATCCACTCAGACGAAGCCGCCAAGTCCGTCCATGCAAAACCTTGAGCGGTGCCAAGCGTCCGCATCTGTCCGCCGAACTCCGTACCATTGTCGTTGTTCATTCGGATAAACGCAGCGGAAGCTGAGTTTCTCTTGAACCTCAAGCCGCCTGCGGTAGTTGTGGTTTCTCCAACAGAAAGACCAGAATCTCCGCTAAGAACAACAAATCCTGTAGCGATCTGCATCGTGTTCGTAGCATCATTGTAAGTAAACGCTGCCTCGCTGCCGATGTTTCCGCCAGTATTGACAAGGATCTCGGTATCGCTACCCGGAGAAACGAGAGTCGTAGCATCAACAGTAGTAGCATCAATGGTTCCTGCAACGGTCAGCGTGTTCGTTGAATCGTTCCAGGTAAAATCTGCATCTCCGCCAAACGATCCGCTGTCGTTGTATTGAACCTGAGTATCAGATCCGCCAGGCGTTCCGCCTCCGCCGCCAGAAGCTCCCGCTGATGTCTTGAACCAAGCAACAACGCGAGATCCGCCAGTATGGCCTGAAGTATATGCTGTTGTTCTAAAGTTGATGATATCGCCAGCGCTAAACGACTGTTCGCCATCTGCAAAGGTTACGAAGTTATTCGACTGAGCGGTAGTTGAAACGTCCGCTCCCGCTGGCTCAGATCCGTTGACGCTCAAACTGACGGTAGCTGTACCGCTTGTTTCGCTCGATATTCCAAGCAGAACAAGATCGCAGTCAACAGGGATATGGATACCGTCTCCAGCGCCGGGAGTATCGCCATTACCAAATGACCACTGGAATCCGCTGTTTGTTCCTGTAGAAATAGTTGCTGACTCTTCTGCCCAAATGCCGACATAAGCATCCGCCCCAACCTCCATAGCCTGCCATTCGTTGATCGATCCGCCAACATAGCAAAGGCATTCTCCGTCCGATGGGTTTGGAACATTGACATCTGTCAGATCGTTGAGAGCGGTCGCAGCGCTGCCTCCTGCAGCAACTTCATGAATGTTGGCTGTTGTTCCTGCAAGAACAGTGCCAGTAACATTTGTTGAAGTCGGAGACTGAAGATGGATATAGAACTCAATCTCATCGCCTTCAGTAAGCTCTTTGATGATCTCAACATTGGCGACCATCGGCGAAAGAACGGTCGAATAGACCATGTGGTTGATCGAGTTTTCCGTGGTTCCGTTGATATCAATCTCAACAGCAAAGACTGATCCTGTCTGATTGCTTGTCATAGACAGAACAACGGACATGGCAAAAATACCATCCTTCTCAACGGTAAATATACCTGTAGATGCAGTATAGGTCACATCAGAGCTTGAGTGAGTTGTCGAGCTATAGGCAGTCCAGTTATCGCTATCAAAGATGTTAGATCTATCTGTTCCTGTTGTATTGAACGAGACTCCATCATCATCGAGATCAACGGATACAGAGAAGTGACCTGTTCCTTCTCCGCTCGAAGAAACATCGCCCCATCGAAGAACACCAGTACCGTCCGTCAGAAGTGCCTGATCGGGCTGACCGCCAGTATTGGGAAGCGTCAGAATAAGCTGCGACTCGCTGCCATCGCCCGTGACCGAGGTTGGCGGCCTGATAAGTATGTGACCAGCATTAGCCGAATCCCAAAGCTCGATACCGTTGCCGCTGAATAGCTGCAAGTTACCGCGAGAGATTTCAACATTTTTGTTTGACTTGACAATCAGAGCAGGCGAGGGGAAGGGCTCGGTTCCGTCTCCCGCGCTTGTCATGAAGACCCAACGACCCGGCATCTGGTTTGTAGCTGAACCAATAGGATTCGGCGACTCTTGGTCAACAAACGCTCCAAGCCAAGCAGCGTTCGCCCATGTTGTTCCGTTGTAACCTTGCGCCTGGAAGAATCCGAGAGAACTGCCCTGAGCCGTTCCTCGACCATCAGTGAAGATGAAGAATGGACCCTTTGAGACTGTAGACGGCGAAGCAGCAGAGCCATATCCTCTCTGCCAAACAATAGCTCCGCCGCCAAGCTCATCAAACGAGCCGCCGTACCCTGTAAGAGTAATTGCGCCAAGGCTGTTGTCTGATTGAACTCCCAAACCGCCAGTAGAGAATATGTAAGCGACAGAATCAGCGCTTGCAGTATTCTGAGAACGAATCAGCCGTCCATCTTCATCGATTCCAACAATCGGATGAAAGTTAGTATTCGTTGGCACAGAAACTTCATCTACAACAATCCTCTCAAACTCAAGAGTTGGAGTCGATCGCCATTCGTCGATCGAACCGCCAAAGTATTGCAGATAGTCGCCATCGTTAGGAACAAACGATCCATCAACATTGATGCCCGAGATATCTCCAAACTCGATATCTCGCATCTCGATGACGCCCTCAACCGCAGTTGAAAAAGCCGCCCGACCCGCAACAGTTGTTGAATCAGGATCTACGAGGACATAACCAGATGTCTCGGGAAGAGTTTGAGTGTGATCAGATGCAGGATTCAAAGTCCTGAGTGTAATTCTGTTACCAGATGGACCAAACCCGATGTAGCTCGAAACCGAGCTATTGGTGATGATGTTACCGCCGCCATCATTGGTCAGAATAGTGCCGCCCGCGCCGCTTGTGCCACCCGACGTAGCAATGACGCCTCCTGCGCCGCCTGTACCCGCTGAAGTTATGATTGCGCCGCCAGAAAAACCTGACGAAGCAGAACCAATTATCGAAGCTCCCGAACCGCCGCTCGAATCGCCAGTCGAGGTAATAGATCCGCCAGCAGCAGATGCGGCAGATCCTCCGGATAGATCGATAGATCCGGCGGATGCGCCGGAAGCAGATCCGCCCGACAGATCAAGATGACCACCCGCTGCTGTGCTGCCCGAAACATCAAGATAGCCAGCATCAGCAGAACCAGCAGAAAGCAGGATATAGCCTGCTGTTCGATTGAACGATGGTTGCGTCGATTCAATATAAGAGTAAGTTGCTCCAAGAACGTTACCAGCCCAGCTTAGTCTGGTCGCTCCGCTTGTCTGATTGATTATGAAACCGCCATAGGTAACTGCATAACCGTCATCTGTAACAGCAAAGAGACTTGAAGAACCTTCAGTTATTATCAACGGATTTGCAGTATTGCCAGATGGCATCCTGATATCAAGAGCAGTTGTGCTTCCAACAGGAGTAATGCGGTTACGAGTCGAGGTATCAGGTGTCTTTGTGATATACCCGTCAAACGGGAACCATCCGCCTACCGAACCGCCAACATATGCAAGAACATCGTCATCAGTTGCATCGCCAACACTAACGTCAAGAAGCTCATTAAGCTCAACAGCACCGCCGCCAGACGGAGCATCTCCGTATGTTATCTCGCCTGTTGAATCGTTGAAGTAGACAACGTAAGAGGTTTCGGTGTTGCTGATATTGGGCAAGAAAACATCAGCATTGGCATACACATCAACAAACGATCTTATACCTTCCGTCGATATCCTTAGTCGCTCAGAAGGAGAAGCAGCAACAGAATCATTGAGGGTAAAGAACCCCATTCTCGAACCCGCTGCCGATCCAGACCAGTTTTCAGAAGCGGTAACTCTGATCTCTGCGGTATTGGTAAACGTACTGCCAGTGTTGACACCGTACCACTCCAAAGAACCGAGGTAATCGCCGCTTGTAATCGTTGATTCAGAACCAGGACCAGATCCTCTTGAGGCGTAGAACTGAAGTATACTTCGAGAGGTAGAGTTGAAGCTCTTGTAGGTGTAGCTTCTCCATAGGTTCGAGGAACCGCTTCCGCCTGTTCCGCTAATCTGAACGCCAGTATCAAGGCTTGAACGACCAAGCGTTACAATGGAGCCGGTGCTTGTAGCGAGAAAATCGTCGCCGCCGCCGAGCGTTATCACGCTGCCGTCATAGGTTAGATTGGAATCCCCAATAAGAGTGTCGCTCGGACCCCAAATGGCAATCTCGTCCTCTGTTCCGCTACCAGAGATACCGCCGCCAATGCTCGAAGCAGGGACCGTTGTCCAATAGTTCAACGAACCGCCAACGTACTGAAGTATATCGCCGTCTGTGGCATTCGCCGCATCAACATCAACGAGGAAGTCGAGCGTCAAGTCAGGAATGTCATTAGGGTCGAGGGCGACCCAGGAGCCAATAGCATCGCCAGATGACGTTGATCGCAGGAAGTAACCGACCTCAGACGGAGTGTCCGTAGACGCAACAACATTGCCCGTTACATCAGGAAACGTGAGCGTTTTTGGAGAAACCGTAGCGCTGCTCTGAAGCCTTGTTGATGCAAGGAGATGAGAATCAATGATGACATCGCCTGGAACAGAGAGATTGCCGCTGCTGAACGTGAAATTCGCATTACTTGTTAAAGTATCAGCATCCGACCAATATGCAACTCGGTTAGCTCCGCCGCTGCCATCAATCGTTGAACCAGCATCTACAACAGCTTCCCAGCCTGTGTTGCCCGTGCCCGAAGTCTTGACGTAAACAGCAGAGCCAGAGGCTCCATCGCTGCGAAGATAGATGCTTCCTACGGGCGCAGAAACAGAGCTTTCGGGAGAGCCTGACCCATAGGTCACAAGCTGATCCGTTTCGCCAAACTCAATCTCATTGAAGAACTGTCTGCTCATCGATTATCCTACAACCACCACCTGGTATGTTACTGCTGGCGCTGGGGCAGTTTTGAAAGTTATGTCTACCTCATCAGGGTCAGAAGCCGTAATCTGAACTGAAACCTGAACACCGCTTGAGTTGTAAACCTGAACAACTACATCCGTTGTGTTCATGCCGTGAGTAACTGTAAAGGTTGAGTCTCCTCCTGTTCCCGTGATCGTAGCGGAAAGCTTCCTGGCAATCTGCCAAGTTCCCTGGCTGTTGTCTACATACCATTCATCGGCATCTTCATCGAAAAGCAGAAATGCGTTGTTACCAGATCCGGCATGACCTCGATCGACTTCAATACCAGCATTTTGAACAATGCCCATGCTGTTGACAACAATGAAGTTGTCCTCGACGATGAGGTTCTGAGTATCAATGGTGGTCGTTGTGCCCTGAACCGTAAGGTCGCCAGATATCACAACATTTCCGGAAGCCAGAACATCGCCAGAAACGCTCAATCCGTCTCCATTGACGATCAATGGTGTTAATAGCGACGTTCCCGTCGAGTTTCCTACTCGGAATTCAAATCGAGCCGGAAGATAAGTCGTTGCAGAGGTAAAGTTGTCAACTCGTATCTCAAGTAAGGCAGAAAGAGCGTAGCCAGTTCCCGCAGAGCTATTGTACCCGTAGTAAACGCTCTGACCAAGATAATCGCTGGTGGATACATTAGTCTGAGCCGAAAGAGTACCTCTCGACCTTGACATCACGAATAGCGGAGCAGCAGTTGTTCCGCTTGTCGAAATGTTCATACCCGTAACACCGCTGCCCTCGCCAGCAATCTCAAAATTCAAACCAGGAAGAGTTGAAAACTGCTTTGATAGTCCCGATCCAAGAATCAGCGCCTCATTCGCTTCATCCCAGTTCATTTCCGAGACGGCACCAAAGATGCCATCGTTGTTGTAGAAGATGTTTCCATTGACGCCAGGAATAACGTCGCTGATCCATTCGTTCTGAGACCCTCCGACATAGCGAAGATACGAGTTGTCCTCAGCAGAACCAAGACTGAAGTCCTCAATATCTGCTGTTGTGATTGCTCGATACTCAGGAGAACCTGACGTTGCAGTTGCGAACAGGGCATAAGATGAATCTGTCTCTGTCTCAGCAATGACGAGCGTCTGACTGTTAGTCGTCGTTACAGGGACAATGTAGCTACGATCCGTTGCTGTTGCTGCATATGTTAGCGTTGCAACGCCCGAAGATGACCCCGCGAGATTAAATGTGCCGCTCTCAAATGTCTTATCGCCAGAAACCGTCTGCGTTCCTTCGAGCATCATGAACGTTCCTGTAATACCAGGAAGCGTTAGTTCAAAGTCGGCAGAATACGATGACTCAGAAACAATCTTGGCAACGTGATCGCCCTGGAACGGAAGCTCTTGGAAAGCAACACCTCCGCTACCGCCAGAGACAATGTAGATTTCGCCCTGGGTACCAGAGTTACCAAGCGTGATCTCGTTTCCGCTAATGGTAACAGCAGAAGCAGAAGTTAGTCCGTTGTTTGAGCTATTGACATGGACGGCTCTGTTGGCCCCATGAGAATCCAGCAAACCAGTCGCATCGCTCCAAGAAAGCACACCGCCGCCATTTGTAGACAGATAGTCGGTCGCAGATCCATCAGCATCAGGCCAAGTGTATGTGATGTTTCCTGCCATTGTCCCTGCGGCTTGGAACTCAATATAGTTTGCCGAGCCTGTTTCATAGAAACGAACAGCATTCTGATTGAGAACTCGAATATCCGAGAGAAAAGCAGTATGAGAGTTGTTGACAACCTGCATCATTGTAGCGATGGTTGATCCATTCGATACGTTGATGCTCAATGTTGAAGGAACAAAAGCAGCGCTGCCAGTAGGCGTGCCATCAACATCCATCGTGATCGATCCGCCAATACCGAATCCATTGTTAGATCCGATACCAGTCTGACCGTAAAAGAAGAACTCGCCAAGACGGTCATTGTCTTGGACGTTTGCAAGGGCATTCAGAGAGCCTCTGGCCTTCCAGAAGACCAAACCGCCTGCTGTGGCATCGCCGCTAACCTGCGTGAAGCAAACATCAGCCTGCTTGGTACTGTTACCGATGAACTCAAGCAACGAATCTGTCGTGGCCGCATTCTCTGCGGTTGACTGAACGCCGACAATAAGAGCTTGTTCTGCATCATCCCAGTTTACCCGAGGAAGAGCGCCTATGCGAGACTGGTCTCGATACAGAAGGTTTCCATCGTTGCCAGGAATCGTATATGGTCGCCATTGATCGACCGAACCGCCCTCATAGACAAGAATATCGCCATCATCTGCGCCGGTCGTGTTGATATCACTCAATGCTGCAATATCAAAAGCGATCATTGAAACTTCATCCGTTACATCATCATACGCAAGAACGTAATCGGTTGAAGTAACTTCAGAAACAGCAGATAGGTACAGCCTGTCTATTGCCCTAACGCCCTCTGTGCTGAGTCTCAGCTTCGTCGAGGGAGAACCAGGAATGCTTTCATCAAGAGTCTGGAACTCAAGCTTTGTTCCTGCTGCATTAGCTGCAAACGACTGAGTTGTCTCAGCTATAATCCTGGCAGTCGAAACAAATGAGCCTGCAGAAGAATTGTACCCAAACCAACTGATAGCCCCAAGATCATCTCCAACAGTTGAAAGATTTCCAGGAGATGAAGCTGAGCCCCTTGCTCGTCGAAGAATTATCTCAGGAGAAGCAGTACCAGTTGTTCCGTAATAGTCAAGAACAAAACTTCTTGCACTACCGTCTCCAACTGAATAGATTGCCGCTCCGCTAAGGCCTGTAGTGTTGCCAATGCGGATCGACTGACTATCGGTCTCCAAGTTGATATGACCGCTCGCATTAGAAAGAGTCAAAGCTCCTGCGGAACTGAATGTCGCAAGATCGGTTCCGCCGCTATTCTCGATGACGAGCATATCGGCAGTATGACCAGGAGCCCCTCTGAGCGTCAAAGGAGTTACAGTTGTACCAAGAGCGCCGATGAGGTTCCTCGCGCTCGACGATGGGCTGTCGTGGATATATTGGCTATGATCGTCATCGCTCAGACCCGCCAAGGAGCCATGATCGATTTCTGAATCGTTGGTAGATATCTCAATGCTACCAGCGCCAGAAGTTATCGATATGCCCGTTCCTTCAATCAACTCAGCGGATGATGGATCTGATCCAGCGCCATTGCCAATCAGGACTTCTCCCGCGCCCATGGCAACCGACTGGACAGCAGATGTTCCGTTACCGACCAAAACAGCGCCGTCTGTAAGCGTTGATAGTCCGGTTCCGCCGCGAGAAACAGACAGATCGCCCGTCCATCCAAGAGCAAACTCATGATCGTTTGCGGATGACGTAATCGTCAGAGTTACATTTGTATCATCAGAATCAGAGAACGTCTGTATTGAGCCAGTCTGTCCGTTGATACTCTGAATGCCAACAGAGTCAGACGGAAGAGGAAGGGCTCTCCACTCATCAATTGAACCGCCGACATACGTCAAGACATAGCCGTCCGCAGGGGTCGGCGTATTGACATCAAGAAGCTCAGTCAGAAGCGTATTACCGATCGCCTCTGCAAACGACTCATCAAACCTGACATCTGTCCAATACAGATTTGTCGATCCCTCGGAGAGATCGTCTGTATCGAACGGAGCCAAAGAAACATTACCCGTGAGAGTATCAGAACCGTCAACATATGTCCATGAAAGACCAGTTCCATCCTGAATAAGGGCAGCAACTCGATCGTCAACTCTTTCGTTTGTGAAGTAGAGATTGCTGCCTTCGGCCAAATCTCCCGTATCAAACGGAGAAAGAGAAACATCTCCAACGAGCGTGTTAGATCCGTCCGTATATGTCCAGGTTAGACCGATACCATCTTGAATCAAGGCAGCGACTCGATCATCGACCCTTTCTTCCGTGAAGTAAAGGTTGCTCCCCTCTGAAACCTCGTCGGTTGTTAGCGCCGTCCATGTTGGGTCGCTACCATCAGAGTAGAGGACTGTGCCGCTTGCCCCAAGAGCCAAACGGCTTGCGTCTCCGCTCGAATCCTCAACAAGCAAATCGCCTCGGGTCGTAAAACCAGCAAGGTTATTGATGGCTCCTTGCTGGCTCGATGCGCCAGTACCGCCTCGAACAATAGCAAGCTGCCCATTCCAGCCCATCGCAAACTCATGGTCATTTGAAGACGAAGAGATGGAAATAGTGACATTTGTGTCATTGGATTCGCTGAATGTTTGCGAAGAACCAGTTTGACTATTGAGACTCAAGATGCCAACCGCATCAGATGGCAACGGTTGGGCTTGCCAGGAGTTGATCGATCCACCAACGTAGGTCAGAACATATCCATCAGTCGGGCTCGGAGCATCAACATCCGCAAGATCATCGAGATCAATGTCTGGCAGGTCAGAAATCTCTATTGATTTCCATTCGCCAACCGTATTAGAACTGTCGAAAGCAACAAAAAACTGTCCGGCTTCAGTCGGATTTGAAAGAGCAAGAACAACATTACCAGATGCATCAGGAAAGCTTGCGCTCTGATTTGTTGTGGCCTGCGAACTAAGCTGAGTTGAAGCGAGGCCTATACCGGAAATTAGAGCGCTATCAAATCGCTTACTGCCCGGTATGTCTTGAAAACCCTCTGTATAAACAATGTTGTCGGGTAGCAAGTCAGAAAAAGCTGATGGCTCCCAGTAATTTAGAGATCCTCCGACATAAACAAGAATGTCTCCGTCGCTCGCTCCTGTTCCGATGACATCTGAAAGATCATCGAGAGAGATATCAGGAAGATCAGAAAATGCAAGAGGTCTAAAATCAACTGCTCCAACAGTCGTACTTGCTGCGACAGCAACTTCGCCTGCTGTTACGGAGACATTCTCCGTAATAAGCATTGTTACATCGCCAGTTGTTATTCCTGGAACATTGAGGTTATCAAAACCGCCAGATGTCTTAGAGGTTGCAAAGATCCAACCGTGCGACGAAGAAGAACCAGTGAAACGAAGATCAGCAAGCGTAAATGTCTTGGTTCCAGTAATGGTCTGGCTTGAGTTGATCGTCATGATCTGACCAGCGGTGTTGGGGAACGTAAACGTTCGAGGACCGCCGCCAAGACCAGAGTTGTCAAGAATAAACGCTACGGAATCAGCAGTTCCCGCAGAACCGCCGCCTTTGATCGATCCTCTTGCAACAAGATTGCCAGAAGACTCGACATAGACGAGATCCGTGCCTGCACTGTTTTCAACAACGAACAGATTGACGCTATGACTCGCAGCGCCCCTCAATGTCAAAGGGATGACCGTCGAACTGCTTGCGGTAACAAGGTTGCGAGCGCTCGAAGAGGGGCTCGTTATGACATACTGCGTATGATCGTCTTGCGTGAGGTTCAACAGCGCGCTGTGATCAATCTCGCTATCGTTTGAGGCGATAACAAGGTTCGATCCGCCGCCTGAGTCAAGTATCTGAATGCCTGTGCCCTGAACAAGCAGACGAGACTGAGGCAGGCTTGATTCAGTAACAGCCGTTATGTAAGAAGCATCAGCAGGCGCGATGTTGTCAATGTTGTCGATTGCCTGCGGTTCCCAATAGTTGAGAGACCCGCCTACATATACAAGAACATCGCCATCGTTCGCTCCTGTTCCGATGACATCCGAAAGATCATCAAGCGAAATATCTGGCAGGTCTTCAAGGGAAAGCGATTCCCATGAGGCAAGATACGATGCTCCTGTTGACCTAAGAAATTGTCCCGCTCCCGCAGGAAGAGCGCCCGCAAGGACAAGCGTTCCTGACTCATCAGGGATATCAATGATCTGAGTTGTTGTCGCAGTTCCTCGGAAGAACGTAGAAAACGCGCCGCCGCCCTGGACGGCGAGATCAAGAGATGTGAAGATTGTTGTTCCTGTGACCGTCTGCGTAGCAGTGGTCATCATAACTTGACCAGTTACATCAGGAAACGTGGCTGTCTTTTGAGTTCCGCTTGCATTAGTCGCAAGCAAAGTTTGGTTACTTGATGTAGCTCCGCCGAAAGAAATGTTTCCAGTGCTTTGGTCAACCTGAAACAAAGACTGGTCGGAAGTGTCAGTGATGAGAAACAGCGGCCCTGAAGAAGCGCTGAATGCCTTAAGGCTCAGAGCCGTATAGTTGCTCGTTGGCTGAATACGGTTTCGAGTGCTACTACCAGGCGTCTTGACAACATACTGCGTATGATCGTCATCGCTAAGACCATCGAGAGCGCCGTGGTCCGTAACCCCTCCGCCAATGCCGCCGGGGTTTACCGCCTGCCATTCATCGATTGAGCCGCCAACATACTGAAGGATGTAGCCGTCTTGCAGACCTTCGCCGATGACAACATCAACAAGATCATTAATAGACAGCCTACCCCAACCAAGCTCAGACTCGATCGAGCTTCCATCGACGACAATAAGTATCTCGCCAGCATCTCCAACAGTGGTTGGAAGAGTAATCGTGTAACCAGCAATGTTCGCAAGAGTCGTCGGAGCAGCAAGGCGAACTGCTCTTGTCGGAGTATCATTCGAGTCTGTAAGCGCAACAAAATTGTTGAAGTAAGTGTTTGTGTCAAAGATCGTGGCAAGACCATTCTCAAAGTAGAGACTGTAGTCGCCCGAATCGTTCTCAAACCTCATCAACTGAGTGCCGCCAGCCTCAGTGACATCAAAGAAGTCCCAAGTACCAGGACCATCCGAGCTACTCATGATACGAAGCGCTCGACGAGGACTTGAGGTTGGCTGGATTACGTTTCTTGCATCAAGAGCAGGACTGTTTGTGACGTATTGCGTATGATCGTCATCAGAAAGACCAGTCAAATCTCCGTGGTCAGTGACTCCCACTGACGACGAAGGAATTGTTTGCCATTCATTGAGAGATCCGCCTACGAAGATGAGGAGATCGCCATCATCGGGAGCCATAGAGCCCGAGATGTTGAGATCGATCAAGTCAGCAAGGGCAACCTCATGCGGGTTGTTTGTGTTGTTGATATGGTCTTGGACTGTATCGCCAATATACAGGTAGATCTGAAGCGTGCCCGTTGAAGCAAGGCTCAAATCGTCTTCAGAAGTAACGATCATGGCGACCGGATCGAAAACCCAATCCTCGGTCGAAGTCGCAGGCACAAGAACGCCGTTATCGTACAACCCCGGAGCAAAACCGCCTGTATGACCGGAATCTACAAGAGAGCTATTGATCGACGCAGGGATCGCAGAGGCAATAGGCCCGATATCAGAACCGGCAACGCCCGACCCAAAGTAGCCATTGTAGCCAGCAGGAAATCGCGCAACATAGCTCTTGCCATTCGACGTACCGTCAAGAACAAGATCCGCCTCGACATACTCGACAAGCCCTGCATCGACAGCAGCCTGAGGATCTGAAGGGATCTCTTGACCAAAGACTTCGAAAGCGAAGATCGAAATCTGGCTGAACTTCGCTTCGTTGAAGAACTCTTTGTCGTTCGTCGTATGCGCTCGACCGATGAGCTTCTTGAAAGCTACCTTGATTTGTGATTCATCGGTAAACGGCATTTAGCTTGCGTTCCAAGTTATCGCAACTCTGGTTATTTCTCCTGTCCAGCCCTGCGGTACGGTTATGCGGTAATACACCTTGTCATAGCTATCGGCAGAACTACGAGTTCCAATCGTGACTCCGAGGTTTGTTGTTGGAATCGTCTGGTCGTTACCAAGCGAAGCCGAATAGCACCCATCTCCGTCTGCCCAGTTCCCCTGAATGAAGGCCTGCGTAACATCGAGCCATCCTGTTCCCGTGCCCGAGTCGCTGCTGCCGCTGTCATAGTTCGGCCACTTGAGAGATATTTTGACCTGATTTGTTCCATTTGTGAAGCTTGTTGTCTCCGCGATAAGAGTAGCCGTACCCTGAACCGTCAATCGAAAGTTGCCCGTTGCCGTACTGTTTGTGAAGTAGCCATAGTACGTTCGAGATCCAGAAGCCGACGAATAGTCAGGGTTGCCAGCGGGTCCATCAGCAATCGTTCCAAAGTTCTCCTCTGGATAATCAAGTCCGCCATTGATTGTTTGAATGCCATCGGAATAGCCCGCCGTTGCGCTCACAAGAGAAATGGTCTCATCCCAAGTTGATGACAGATCATTGTTGAAGTTAGCATTGCTCGGTATCCTGTATGCCTCATCATTGAAAGTATGATCGAGATCGGTACTGTTTGCCGAAGCGTTATCAAAACAAAACTCGTAATCAGATGCGTTTGCAGACGTTGAATCTGTCTGAACAGTTCTGTCTACGCGAGTGCTAACTCTGAAACCGTATTGACTGTTCTGACCAACTACATTTCTGATAACCCTTGTCTGATCGAGAGTGCATGTCTTTGCAAGAACAATCGTGTCTGATTCATCGTCTGGCTGAAGGATGGGTATCGCTGAAGATGATATCGAACAGTTATCGTTCGTTGGATGGGTTATTGCCGAACCGCTGTCCGAATAAGTGTTTCGGTAGGCATTGCTGATAGTTATGTTGTAGGTTGCAGAGATGCTCGTATGATACTCAACGCCAGACAGATACTTGCTTCCAGATGTGTTGAGAGACGAAAAAGTTCCCGTATTGAAAGATGTAGCAGTATCAACGTTGTCAATAATCCATTCGATAGCATTGGTCGTATTCGTTCCGTCCGAAGTAATATGCTTGACGAGGACTTTATTGTATCCGTCTTGATTCTCAGTCGAAGCAACAACGACAAGCCCTGTTCTATACTGCCTTGAGGGAAATGTTGATCCATTAGGGAACTCAACAGGCGTTGAAGCGCTAAGCGAGAACCCTGATCCTTGAGCATTTTGACTTAGACCCGATCCAAAGGTTGAAAGATCAACCGAATGAATGACGGTCTCTACCCCAGCTACATCAATAAGCAACTGAAGCGTCCCCTCATTGCCAGGACTAAATGCGTCAGCCGGATATGCTCCGTTTGCTTCCGCAGCAACATCATCGTTCAGAGTTGCCACGATTACTGTGTCCGAACCATAAATCCCCAACTCATCGCCGGTATTCGGCATGAGATCGTCTACATCATATGTTGGATGATTCTGGTATCCTGCAATAGCATTTGCAGAACCAAATGAGAGGTTTCCTGCAACTCCATTGCTGCCCAACTCTTCCTCTATATCATCAAGAGAAGGGGCGTTAGGCGGGACAAGTTGGTCGATGATGTCTGAGTTCGTGGTACAGCACTCCGCGAGGTCATCAAGGGCATCATCTACGTTACCAGGATCAGCCCCTCCCCAGTTGCTTTCATCGACCGGAGTGTATGTGACATCCGAGGCATCAACAGGCCCCGTTACGCCATCCGATCGCTTCTTGTTGTTGGGGACCCAGGGCATATCTCTACCTCGCTCAGTCTTTTATTTTTCTCACAGATGAGCCTTAACTCCTTCGATCGGGACGACAAAGAGAGATCAGCTTGTCATAGAGAAAGCCAGGCTGATTTGCCTGACGAACAGAGCGGTTGTTCTGAAGCAGAATCGCAGCTACTCCTGCGATAGCTGGCGTGATGGCGCTCGTTCCGTTCATTTTGATGAATTTGTCTCCGAGGAACGTTGTTTGCAATCCCTTTATGGGCATCGCAATATGAGGCGCATCCGACGATCCTGCCGTAGGAAAGTTGGTAGATGAATAACCGACTGACATGACCTCAGGAAACCTTGCAGGGTAATCGGAATCCTTCGTCGATCGCAAAGTTTGACCCGATGCTGCAAAGAGAGAGATGCCGCTATGGTACGCTTTCTTGATTGCATCATGAAGCGTAGGGTGCCGGATCTCTGACCCAAAAGACATGACGATGATGTCTACTTGCTTCACGATAGCATAGAGTATTGATGCTTGTACCGCGCCGTGGCTGCCTTCTCCTTCATCGGAGAGCCCTTTAGCGTAGAAGATCTCCGCCTTCGGCACCATCCCCTCAATAGACCCTCCATGGGCCTTGAGTATGCCTGCTACTCCGGTTCCGTGACCATGAGTATCCTTGGCGGCAGACTTGGAGCTTGTGAAATCGATTGTATTTGATGCCGAGAATGGAATGTTCTCGTGTCTCGGGTATCCTGTATCAATGATGCAGATACGAACGCCGAGACCATCGCCTTTCACTCCATCGAATCCGATCATCGACGGAGTGTAAACCGTTTTCTTACGAAGCTTGCCTACTGCATTCTTAGGATTGCTTCGGTTGCATTTGAAGGTTACGGAGGGCATGACTGATACGGTAATGGCTCCCTTTCCCAAAGAACTCAATCGACATGTTTAGTCCCTGGGTATCAAGAAACTCAACGTCCTTACGCATGGCAATACCAGCATGCGCGGTAAACAAATCGTCCGTTATCAACTGCCTGACCCTGTTGACCTCATCGATTCGCTTGAGAAGGTCTTCCCGCATAGGCACATGCCACAACTCAGACTGATTCAGTTCGAGATTGGTTTTGATGAACTCCCTTAGAGAATCATCGCTAATGGCAACGCCTGTCTTCCTTTTCTTCATCTTGTTGCGAGGATAGTACGAGAAATCATACCCCTCTCCTTTCCAAGTCATGTCCGCAATTCGAAACATGACCTGAAAATAGTTTCGCTTGGTCTCTTCGCCCCGCAAAATCGGCAGAACCTCGGCTGCTCCCTCATTGAGCGGCTGGATGCCGTCTGACGAGTACGAGTAGCCCAGCTTCTCTGAGGCCTCGACTTCCGACAGAATGCGTCCTGCGGCCTCTGTGGGCGTCAGGTTGATAGCTCTGTCGAACTTGTCATGGAGAGTTGTTTCTTCATGAAGCTCATCGATGTTGCTATTGTATTTGAAGAGACACGATGTATCAGGGCGAGAAACCCATGTGAGCTTCAGCCTCTCATCCTCCCTCTGTAGACTCTTGATAAGCGTCGTGGAAGCAAGGGCCTCCCACGGCTCCCCATGACAAATAACCAGTGTTTTCATTACTTACAAACCCAAGTTTTTCATGTTCTGATGATGCTCGGAGTGATCTTCTCGCTTGAAAGAAACCTCGCCCGAGATGGAAATCTCTGGCGCAATATCTTCCTCGCCATTTGCGATCCCATCAACCGCAGCCTTCGACGCTGCCCCAGGAGTTGAATCCTTGACAAGGATTGAATCCTCCTGCGCCTGCTGTCTCTTTCGGCGTTCTGAAGTTCGAACTTCAAACTCGCTAACAATTTCCTTCTTGCGCTGAGCGTCAACTTTTTCAATCACGCCGCTCTGCAAGAACATCTGCATCTGTTCGCTCTCCATAACCTCGGGAGGCACAGACGACAATCTCTTGAAATCAAAGATACCTCGGAACTGAAACTCTCTACCATCTGTCCCGATGATAATGATCTGCCTGTTCTTCGACGGATGAAGAAACTCGCCTTCATCAGTAGGCTGTATGGTTGTGATCTCCGAAGGATTCGGAAACTTGCCCGTGATCTGGCTCAACAAACCAACGACCTCATCGCCGCTTGCCATATCAGCAGAGGTAACGTAGTAAACCTCTTTGCCAGAAATAGCGGCAGCGATACTGTTGATATCGTTGATACTGTATTCCCTGGTCTGTTTGTCGCAGACAATAACCTTCCCGGCTTCTGCATCGATCAATACAATCATCTTTTACTCCTTCAGCGTCTTCCAGATTTCGTCAATCCTATCCTTCGCTCGTTGTGCGGAGGCACGGAAGCTGTATTGCTCCTTGAGCAACGATTGAAGACGTTCGTTACGCTCAAGAGCTTCATCGTAATAGTCATACGCATCTCTCATCGCCCCGCCGAAGTTGTCAATGAAGTCTTGCGACCTCAGCGACGGGAACAACTGGTCATCCCAGTAATGGACATGCATCGACCCCTTGGGGATCTTCTCAAGGCGATCAATGTCTACAAGGATCGAGTTATCGCCCTTGAGAAACATCGTATGACCGCTGTGATTCGTGGCGATACAAGGCAAACCGCACAATGATGCCTCTGCGTAAGGCAACCCAAAGCCTTCCCCGCGAGACGGAAGAACAAATGCGTTGCATGCCTTGTAAATGCGAGGAAGTTCGTACTCAGGAATCACCCTGCGACAACGAACAATATGGGCAGGATTGTCTCCGCCATACTTCTTGATGAGCTTGTCGATCTCGGTCTTGATGACGCCGCTGCGTTCCGAAGAATACTGATAGCGGCTCACAACAAGCAGCGACACATCATCATCTCCGCTAAACTCTGTCAAATATGCTCGGACCAAAGCATCCCAACCCTTCCGAGGCTGCCACTGTCCGAGCGCGCAGAATACAAATGACTTGAGAGACGGAGAGAAGTCATATGGTTCATAGTCTGGATGGAAAGTCTTGAGATTGATACCGGGAGGCATGACATAGATAGGCTTGCGAACGCCGCACTTTTCCATGACTTGCTTGCAGAAATCCGCTGTAACCCAAACTTCGTTGTAGCGGTTGCAGATCTCTACAAACTGCTCAGGGATGCTTGCTGCCTCAACCGTCGTATACAGAATCGAGTACGGATGCTGAACGCTCATCTCGCTGAAAGACGGGATGATGCTATCGATCTTGATTGCCCCTCTGCCGAGCCTCTTCTTCATAGGAGCCAATGCACGAACTTCAAACTCGTTCAGATCGTTTCGCTTTGTCGTGAACGGGTTGATTTCGACATTGGTCCCAAGAGCCCGCAATCCCATTGCGAGATTTCGATTGACCTTTGCGTATCCGCCTGCTTCATAGAAGTGACCCTTGATAATGACTTCAGGCGTATCTCCGCTTGCCATGCGAGGCTCCTCGTCTTCTGCTTTCTCCGCATGCTCAGCGCGTTCGCGCGCGAAGCGGATCAGATTCTTCTCTACTCGTTCTTCGCCATGCTCGATGATCTCAACCGCTCCAAGAACAGCGAGGTTCTGGAAGGTGAAGCTCTTCTTCACATCGTCAACGTCGATCTCAAACTCCCTGTCTTCTTCGAAGGGAATATGGCGATCGATGTCTTCAAGGTATATCGAGTTACCTGTTGTGTTGCGAAATCTCATACTTACTCTATCGGCTTCTCAAAGAAAAGGCCCCACCAAACGGCAGGGCCTCTCGTTAGCAGTTGGAGTCCAGTTAGGATTTTCAACTAAAGCTTGAACAAACGAGTCTTCGTTGAAGACTCTTTACGTTCTTCGTCGCCCTCTTTGTAGATCTCTGAACCCTTATCGTGCTTGGCGCTTTCTTTGTTCTTCGGTACGCAGTTAGGAACTTCTCTGCCGTTCTTGTCCTTCATGCCGACCTGCTCATAGCCGTCCCAGCATGGAGACTTCTTGGCAGCAGTTCGAGTGTTGTGCGGGAAAAAGCTCTCATCCCTCGGAGGCGGCGTTGCCATTGCGTCCTCTACAGGCACAAACATGTCAGTTTTGCGATCATAGTATTGCTTCTGCTTCGGGTCGTAATAGAGGACTTTGCCATTCGGCATCCTCATTGGACCTTCCATACCCTTGATCGGCGGATAGTCTTTCTTGTCAATCGGTAGAGAAACGCTATAGCCTGCTGTTTTAATACTGCGCATGAGATGCCTCCTGACATCGTATTACGCGCCCGCCGCTACAGCCTCCTCCTCCTGAGACTCTTCGGAAACCTCCGACGCAGGCTCATCAGGATTCAGGTCATCAACGAAGAACTTATCGAGCCAGGCCATCGTTGCAATCGAAACCTCGCTATCGCCAATGGCGGACAGCGGCATGGGCTCGAAGTTGACGTTGACGCTCTCCTTGAGAAGCTCCTCAACCTCGCCGTAGAAGTCGTTGACCTTGGCGGGCGGAATCGTGAGCGATCCATTCTCCTGCTGCTCGCCGTACTTCTTGTAAAGCTCGTTGCGTTGCTGCTGCAACTCTTGTAGTTCGCCCTGAAGCTGCTTGGCTACTTTGCCAAAGCGAAAGGCGTACTTGGCTGGCATGGGCGTCTCAACGAGCTTGTTGAGACCTTCGACTACGCTGTTAAGTTCTGCAAGTGTGACTTCGATCTGCATTTTGGACTCCTATCAAATGCTCTTCAGGTTCTTCGGCATTGCTGGCTTATCACTGTAAGCTTTCACGCAATACCCGCCTTACTCTATATCGGCAAGATTTGTCTGAGCGCATAAAAAAACGGCCCCTCGAAAGGGGCCGTGAGAGAGACTCTTGGTCAGCTAATCAGATTAGCTGGTTGCGGCAACCTCGATCTTCGAGATTGCGTAGTCGTTGATGATGGCGATGCCGACTTCCTCGTAGATGACCCATCCGAGGCGGAGCTTCTTGGGGTCGTCTGCGGGCAGGACGGTGATGTCCTGACGGATCGGGAACGCGCCAACGGTGTCTGGCGAAGCGACGACAAGAACAGTCTCGGGCGGCATGCGCGACGAAACGTGGATGTCGGCGGTCCAGAGGTGACCGTAGAGACCAGTCGTGAGGATCTCACGAGTGGTGGCCTCGTCGTAGAAGTCCTTACCGAAGGTACGGACATCTGCGTAGCGGTTGGCGTGCATAACGATCTTGGTCGCAACCAGGTCGTGACGCTCGATCAGACGGAACGCTGCGTTGAGCGAAGTCGTGCTGAGCGAGGAACCGTCCTGGACGATCTGAGCATCGTCAGCGAAGAGAGGGTTAGCTGCGCGGTTGTCAACGGCTGCGATGAGCGCGTTGAAAATCTGCGAATCTTCCTCCTTCTGGATGGCTTCCTTGGCCTTGATCTGCGCGCGGTCTACGATGTAGAAGCGACGCGCCTTGATCTCGGAGAGACGGATCGTGGGGTTAGCCGCGATCTCCCAGGTCGGAACGAGGATTTCCTCGCCTTCCTGGATCTGGTCAGGAACAGCGCCTCGACGGGAGACGACGTGCGCAATAGCGGCAACGTCGCGCTCGTATCGGGCAAGCGCGCCCTGGGGAAGCTCGTCAACCATGAGCAGCTTACGACCAACTGCCTGGTACTCAAGAGAACGACGGATGGGCTCGACCATAGCCTGAGCAAGAGCGGTGCGTCCCTCGTCAGTCTCAAGAGCCTGTGCGATGACCTCTTCCTTCTGGTCATCAGAGAGATTCTTGGTGAAAGACATTATTCTACCTCCTAAGTGTTTGCTCTTATGATGCCTCTGCTGTCAGAGACTCAAAGTTTCAAACCTTCTCTACTCTTGCCTCGGGTTTAGAGGCTGAGCTTGAACCTAATGTATTGACCGAGGGAAATCGATCCCTGCGTATCAGTACCCGGAACACCGCTGGGGTAGTCCGTAGGCCCTTCGATCAAACGACCAACGGAAACAGATCCGGAGTCGTCAAGCAGTGCGTTCGCGCTGCTGTATACCGCCGCTGGGGGGTCAGCCGCAATCGAAGACTCGTACTGGTCGGTCCAGAACTCGCCTCCGCTGTGGTAAACCGTCAGCTTACCAGAGCCGCGCGTCTCGTCGAAGAAGTCCGAAACTCGGTTCGAAGTCGAGCGAGTCGCGCCGTTACCGCTGATGACAATATCAGCAGCATAAGGGGTGTAACCGGAGTCGGTAGCGATCGAGTCGCCAGCGATACCGATTGCGTTGGTTGCATTTGCCTTCGCTACATAGCCGTTCGACTGAAGCGTAACGAACATACCCATGATGATCGGGCTGTTGACCGCATCGTAGTCGGGATCGACGGGGTAGTACGAAGGAACAACGTGGTAAACAGGAATCAAAGCCATTGTTCTATCTCCTCGTTAGGTATTCTTTACCTGTATCCATTCCTGAGTTGCGCATCGTCATCAGAATCAGCGAGTTGGTTACGACGGTCGAGCGTGAACAAGCTCTGCAGCTTTGTCCTTAGCTCTCCTGCCGGTTCTCGCTCATTCGCCGAAGCATTGACGACGAGAGGGGTTTGCGCTCCCTTCGCTACGGCGTCGAGCCCTTTCCTCGAAGCTCCGCCAAAGATCGACTTCTCAAGATCCGCGATCTGCTCGATCTGATAACGCTCAAGCTGAGCGATCTTATCGACGATCTGTGCAGGCTGAATCAGGCCGCTTGCGACCATCTTACCTGCAAGGACTTGAGCAGCCTTCTTTCGGGCCGCAAGGGACTCCTCATCGCGACGTGCGATGACCGTGCCTTTGTCACGCTCCTGCTTCTCAGGGGCGTAGCGTTCATTTCTGTCATACTTCGAGTTCTGTCCGCCGCCAGCGGGGAACTCGGGGTGATGCTCTGGGCTCTTCGGAACGTCGCCAATGGACTCTTCCTCATGACCCATGAAGCTTGCATTACCCTGCTCGGGAGCATCAGGACCGTCATCTCCCTCTCGGGGCTTGATCTCGTTGCCCGAGTGCGAGTGATCCTTGTTCTCCTGAACAGGCTGAATGTCCTCATCATCCTCATGCGGAGCAGGAGGAGCGAGCTTCTTCTCTTCGGCAACTCGGATCAAGCTCTCCGCAAGGTCGCCGACTCTTTCAGCGGTACGGTAGTTCTTGTGTCCGTTCGAAGCTGCCTTCGAAGTACCAGCGCCGTCTTCGCCGCCGGTGTGCTGATCGCCCTTCTCAGCGGTGTAGCCTTGATCGGCCTCATGACCCATCTCGCCGCCGCCGTTGGGGACGTTTGTGTTGTTCTCAGGTACGAGGTCGCCCGACTCCTTGCCCATCGTTGCGCCCGCTCCTGCGGAAGGGGCATCTGGATCAGCAAGGGTCAACTTGTCCTCGTGACCCATCTGAGACTTGTTCTTACCGGAAGTCGGCTGAATGTCAGCGTCGTCCTGGACGTTCGTCTGGTGAAGATTCGACTGGGCGTTCTTGCCGAGCGCCGCAAGCACTCCGTCAAGATCAAGACTGATTCGACCAGTCTGAGAAATCTTACCGCGCTTCAGGTTGTCGGCCAAAGCCTCAGCCTCTCGCATTGTGACTTCCTCTTCGGAATCCTCGCTGTCATCTTCATTTGAAGTTTCTGCATAAGATTCCTTCTTTCCTGTGTGATTTTCTGCCATAAGAGGATCGGACCCCTCATCGTCGTGAGACTCATCGCCGCCGAACGGGTTGCCCCCGCCGTTGTCGTCGCCGCCGTCATCATCGCCGTCTCCGTCGTCCTCAACCTCGCCTTCGAGACTGTCAACGACTTCATCAGCAACATCAACCGCTGCGTCAAGGGCATTCTCGGTTGCGTCCTCAAGGCCATCGGCAACCTCGTCGCCGACTTCAACCTCTACGTCGCCCTCGGGAAGGATTCCCTCGTCGTGATGTCCCTCAAGAGCAGGATCTTCGCCCAAAGCAACATCAAGAGCCTCATCAACCTGCTCAAGAACATCAATCGGAAGCTCGATCGTTACGAAGCCAGCAGCCTCGTCTCCGCCGAACGGGTTGACATCCTCTTCGAAGAAGCCGACCTCATCGCCGCCATCATCGAAGCCTCCGTCGTTTCCTCCATCGTCGAAGCCATTCTCAAGCTCATCAGCAAACATCTCGATGGGCTGAGCAAAGACCTGCTTCATGCTCTCGCAGATGAGAGACGACTGCTCAGCCGTGAAGCCAGAGCGGATGTTGTCCTCGAAGCATTCGATGCAGCCGTCTCGATCCGCCCAAATCTGAGCAATCTTGACAGCAAGACCGTTGCTGTATACTCCTGCCGACTTGAGGCTCTTGCATACGCAGTCAACAAGGTTGCTGCCGTGGCATGGGCCGCTCAAAGCAATCGCATCTTCGCCGAAGCGACGAGCAAGCTTCTCTCGGCAAGACTCAACAGGGAACTTGTCGCCAGGACCGAAAGCGTAAACTTCCTTGAAGGTCTTGGAGATCGACTCGTTCTTCGATGCGGTCTTGACAGTCTTGAAAGTTCCCTCGTTGTTCATCGCAAGGATCAACTTGCCGCGATCTCGTGCAGAGAGCGACTGGAACTTCTCCATTGTGAGGTTGCGGTTAGCAAGGGCCTTCGCAAAGGTCTTGCGGACTCGGCTGCAGTTCTGGCATGGCTCGCTGAAGCGAGGCGTCCATTCCCAACGAGCGTAAACCTTGTCGCCCTTCTGGGCTGCTCTTACCAAGTACCTCTGACCGCTGCTGAAGCAGTGGAACTCCGTAGCGCCATCGGCGGTCTTGCCGACTCGGTAAGTTTCGGTTGTGCCGCTGTAAGGACTTACAGAACCAAGGCTGATGTTGGCCTCTGCCATCTTCTTGAGCGAGAAATCGGTCAAGCGAGTGGTTGCGGCAACAGGCAGACTCTCCTCGATGGGGTTGTCCTCATCGAGAGCAAAACCTTCGCCCTCTTCGCCGGCTTCGCCGCCAAGAGTGTCGTCCTCTTCGCCCTGGTCAGTAATACCAGGCCACTTGCGGACGTTAATCATGATTTCGATGTCCCACTCGGCTCCGCAGTTGTTGCACTTGCCTCTGCCGTCAACAACGTCAACGTCATCGGAACCGCAAACAGGGCAGATAGCGCCGGGCGGCTTGGGCATAAGATCCTCATCGAATCCTTCCTCGCCCATGTCATCAAGGCCTCCATCGAACGACTCAACAGGAGCGCCGCCCTCAGCAGGAGGAGCGGGAAGCGATGCTCCGCCTCCGCCGCCAGCGCCCATATCGGTTGGCATCTGACCGCCCATCAACTGAGCCTCGCGGAGCATCTGCTGACGACGCTCGGAACGAGCAGTCTTCTGACCGCCCTTCGAACCCGCCATGGTTCCGCAACCCTCAGCATCGGCATCATCTTCCTTGCCGTCTGCGTCTTCCTTGCCCTTCTCGTTCTTGTCCTTCTTACCAAACGGCTCTGCCTTCTTGTCTCCGAAGTTAGCAACCTGAGCCTGCTTGAATCGCTCAACTTCCTCTTCGGTAGCAGCAGAAACGTCCTTCAGAACAACCTCGAAGGTGCCCGCCTCTTCATCGATGTCAACAGAAGCAAGGATGACTTCATCCTCGATTTCCTCATGCTCAGAAGCGAACTTGAAGGCCGCAGCAACAAAGTCGCCGCCCTTAGAAGGCTTGACAGAGATCTCAGAGAGGGCTCCGCAAACCTTGGTGAGACCGTCCTCGTTGACAAACTCGGCAAGAGCCGCAGCGAGGCCATCGTCATACGAAACGGGCCGAGCTTCCGCCGACTGAGCCTGCTTGATAGCAGTACGGGCGTTCTTCTCGGCCTTCGCAAAAGCTGTCTTGTCCTGAACAATGCGACGTACCGCATCAATCAGGTTGTTGGACTTCAAGTAACCAACGTTGTCGGCCATGGATGCAAGCAAACCATCGACGGCGCTGAAACCATCTGCGCGACGGTTTGCGACTCTCTCGAAGTAGCTGCGACGATCTCGCTCAGCCTGACGGCCAGCGATCTTCGATGGGACAGCGTTGATAAGGGTCAGATACGAAGCCTTCATCTGCGCATGAGGAGATGTCGTAACCGACGCAACTGCGTTGGCAACATCCTGCGGAGAGAGACCGTAGTTAGCGATGGCGTCGGAAACCGACTTGGCGGCTGCCTTGACAAGCGAGGCAGGATCTCGGCCAGCGGCCTTCCAACGTGCGGTGTCGCCGATATCAGGCATCGTGCTGCCTTGATTATCAAGCTGACCCTGAGTGATGACGTTGGGATCTTCCCAACGGTGGTTGTCTCGGAGGTTGAGAAGCTGAGCCTGAGTGATTTCCTCGGTCCAATCCTCAGGAAGGATCGCATCGACGGTACGGCTCATCTCGTCCCATTGCTTCTCGGTGATGACTTCAGGGAAGTCCTTCCAACGAGAAAGATGCCCCTCAGTAATAGCGTTTAGCTGCTCCTGAGTGATGACATCGTAAGAACCTCGGCGAGTCTGAGGGCTTGCAGTCGTTACATCGTTGTAACGCTCGGTGCCGCCAATCTGCTCATCGCCTTCGGTGATCGTTTCGTAGCTGTCTTCCTGACGCTTTGTGTATTCCGGAAGATCAGCAGCATCAAGCTGCTTCTGAGTAATCATCTCAGTCTGCTCTTCCGTAACTCCGCGACCAGCAGCGGTCTTCTTGTTATTTGAGTTTGCCATAGCCTCTCTCGACTCCTTGGACTCAGACGTTTGTGTTAGAATCCTCTGTGCAGCATTCTGGGGATCGTTAGCAATGAGCATTCGCATCTCATTACCAAACTCATCGGCATTTGTCAGCTTACGAAGCTGCGTTCCCTTGAACTCGGCAACGTGACATTCGCCATCTTCAGTATGAGCAATGACGATTTTCAGGTCGCCATTCTCCGCAGCGTAAGTATGCTCCGACTTCAACACAGATTCTCTCCTTGAATGGATCAACCCCCTGTCGGCGCTGAAACCGCTCGCTATCCTGCGGATACTCTCCTTGATGTTCTCGGCTTGTGTCAAAAATTCCTTCTCAGACTTTGAAAAAGTTGGCTTTGTGATCGTTGCCAACCCATCACCTACCGGAGAACTTGTAGTACCTGACGGCGAGCCTGCCGACATCTGGGGCTGCTGCGACTGCATCATGTTCGGATCGGAAACCTGAGTTGCTCCGCCCTCAACAGGAGATGCAGCCTGCTGATTACCAAAAATAACTTCCGACTCAGGCGGCGATGGGAGTTGACTGTAACCCATCTCTACCAACTCATCGGTTGTTTCCTGAAGCTTCGCCAACTGCTCAACAATGTCGCTGACGTACTCCATGGACACAAGCTGCTTCTGAGCCATCATCGAACGGGTAACGCCCTCCATGAGGGTCATAGCCTCATTGAGAGCGGTAATCTCTTTCGTTCCTGCCTTCTTCGCAATCTTGCCGCCATCAACAGCGGTCTGAATCGCAGAAGCAACCTTGCGGAGCTTATCGATATTAACGTTCGCAACCTTCTCGATTTCGGGAACGTTTAGAACATCACAAACCAGGCAGTCATGACAAGCAGGGTTGACAACAAAGCTGTCTTCAATGAAGTTGATATCATAGTTCCACTCAAAAATCTGAGCTTCCTTATGGTTCAACTCCTTATTGGACCCCTTCTTGCAGCCGCAAGCAGGACAATCGTCCTTGGGAGCGCCAGGGCTCTTGTGATAGTTGCACTGATGCGCGCCGCTATACTTCTTGCCCTTACGCTCCTTGATGTGAGAGCAGAACTCGTCAGCAACATGAGCCTTGTTGTGACAGACAGAGCAGACCGAATGGCCTACCTGAGCGCCCATTGAAGTTCCGACGATGTAACCTTCTTCAATGCCTCGGGCCAACTGAGGGTAAGCTTCCTTGTCAACTCTGTTGATGACATAGATACCCTGCTGATCGTTGTCCCACCATGCGTGAACAACCTTGCCTCTTGCCTTCTCAACATCATCGTTCTGATGGTTTACAAAGACGGGACAATCAATGAATGTTTCCGCAGCCTTCTTTAGCTCATCAGCAGAAAAGGCATCGCCGTTATCATTGACCTCATCAGCCTTGATAGCGAATGCCTTGACAAAAAGATGGTTGGGATGCTCGTCAACGGCGGCGCTCAGATCAAAGCCGCCAAGATCAGTATCCTTGGTTTTATCGATACCGGCAACCTTAACACGAGATGTGTTTAGATACTTCCAGTCGTCTGTCTTTGGCAGATGGACAACTTCTGCCGGCATTGGACCTGACGCCCATTTGATAAAGCCTTTGGAACTCATGGGGTTCTCCTCACGCGCGCGAAGACGTTCTGTAATCTATGGTTTAGCATCGTTGCGGGAGAATTCCTTCTTTTTCTTATCGTTTCAGTCGTCGAAGAGTCGCCCGAAGGGTACTCGAAGCCATTCGATTCGTTGAATCGACCGGCTGAGGCTGCGTCACTTCTGGTATCGGCGTAGCTGCAGGATTTTCTACAGTGGGGGCTGAGATTTGCTGCGGAGGCGGTGCCGCAGGCAATCCTCCCGCTGGCATCTTCAAAGCAGCATTCAATGCCCGATCGGCCTCTACAAGCGATTCTGCAGTAGCGGAAAGGACAGACTGATTACCAGGAACGTCAGCATCTACATACTGACTCATGACATACTGGACTGCCTCTTGAGGCGTTGCAAAAGAAGCAGAACGCTCGCTCTTACCCTGGACTCTTGTCCATGGGTTCATGCGGTCCTGTTGGTTCGGACGGATCTCATTCGAGATAACAACCCAGTTGATACCCCTGTTGACATCAATCGGACCTTCGGGCTGTACCTCTGGATCTGTTGCAGTCAAATGAGTTGCAAAACCAGGCAAACTCTGCGTCTGTCCTTCGCCCAAGTTCTTTGGGTTCGAAAACGACGGGCCGATCATGATGATCTTGAAGCCCTCATACGGGGCATGCATCGCTACGCCATGCTGCTCTCTGTATGAGTTGTCGAGATGCTCTCGAAGAGCAGTAAGCGCCTGAAAACCAACAGGAGCGTCAGTGGTTGCAAGATGGTTCTTCAGTTCATCAGTGACTCGCCACTGACCCTCTCTGATGCTTGAGATAGGCTGACCCTTTGCAGGTCTAACAAAGAACGGCCTATTGAGTTGTTCAGGTCGAATAATACTTTGAACCTGCTGTTCGGTCAGATAGAACTCTTCTTCGGTAGAGACGTTCTTCGCATAAATGGCTCCCTCCTCATCATTGAAGAGTCTGTAAGCTGTCTCATTGCGAATAGCGTCGTTGTAGATCTCAAGTCGGCGAGCTTGCTCATCTCGAAGACGAACATTGTCTCGATCTCCCGCTCGAAGATTGATACGACGAGCAGAAACGATCGGACCCCTCGGTCCCTGAGGCATCGAAACAAGACTTGCCCCCATACGAAGGTTGTCAACGAAAAACTTCTCTGTGTTCGTCGCAGCCTGACCTCGAAGGATCGGCTCAAGATTGCCATCCCAATCGATGAAAGGTCCGTATCCTCGACCGCGAGGCGCAACAACAAGATCTCCGTGAGGAATATCTGCTTGCTCGGCCTTCGATCGCTGTCCTTCGCTCTTCAAAGGGACAATCGATTCGGGGCTTGATTTCTGCACCTTCTGAACGTCGTTCGGGAACAAATCCGCATATGCATGAGCGTTGTGAGTAATCCAGAAGTCTGTACCGATCGACTTTTCTGTACCGTTGGGGATCATGCGGAGATGGTTCTGTCGAACAAACTCTGCTGTCTCTTGAAGCTCGGGCGGAATCTCGTCTGCGCCCTGACCGCTCAATGCAGTATCGTGAGCGTAGATCGCAAAGATCATTCCGCGAAACTTTGTGATGACTTGCTCGGTCTGAGGATTCATCCTAAACTGAGAGAACTCTTCCTTGAACCTGTTCATCATGTTCGAGATAGTGCCCGAAGCCTCTTCAGGAAGGCTATTCTCGCCCTGAAACTGACCAGGCGAAAAACGATGCCAACGAAGACCTTGACGATTGCCGTAATCGACCTCGCCAGGGTTCAGCGCCATATCAGCCGTGCGACTTAGGCCCCGAAACGAACTGTAGAAGTTCTTGCTCATGCCTTGACATGCTCCGGGATATCAACGTGTGCCAACTGGTCTTTCTTGTATTCAGGAGCGCCCTTTGGCACTGGCGTTCCCCACTTATCATTCGCATACGCAAGAGCCGCCTTCATAGACGGAAAATACTCGCCATACGGCGAATACGACTTCTTCTCTTTGCGCTCTGCTTCAGGCGGAAGCTTCTTAACTCCCGCAAAGAACATCTTGCCTACATTCTTCTGAATCGAGGGACCAACAACAACGTAGTAGTCAGAGTTCGTTGTGACATCATGACCTTCCCAGCGGTAGTAAGCGCCAGGGCCAATCTGCTTGTCAAATCTCTTCTTTAGAGGAGCAGACCTCTCTTCGTATGCCTCTTCCCACTTGATACCTCGCTCCTTGATGGGAGTTCGTCCGCCGTGGCGAGCATACTTATTGAGGTCGAATACTCTCATTTTGGTTTGACCACCGAGATGCTTGTGTAACCATTTGCGATATCATCGCTAAGGCTTTCGCTTGTCTTTACTTCTATCTGAAGTTCAACTTCTCCTACCGAAGCCGACTTCTTCAGGTTTTTGTGTTCTTTGACAAGTTCAGAGATGTTCTGCTGCAATATCTGCTCAACCTGATCGATGTTCTCGTTGATAGCAGATTCCGAGAACCTCAGAACAGACCATCCCATATGGGCAAGGTCCATATCTCTTCGCTGATCTCTCTGCTTATCATCAAACTCCGTATGCCATTTATCTCCGTCTGCCTCGATATCGAGTCGAAGCTCAGGAATGGCAAAGTCCATAACATACGGCTGCTGATTACCAGGACGATACTGTTTGAACTGAGCGTAAACAGCATGAGGCAACCTCATGTCTCTCATTGCTCGGAACAGCTTAGCCTCTGGTCCAGTTAGCTGAATCGTAACGGGCTGCTGCGCCGCCAACTCTTCTTCGCTTGGGCCTTCGGACTTCGGAGCTTTACCCTTCTTGTAGACCTTGCCGGGCGATGCGGCATCCGCTGCGGCTGCCATGCCTCCGCCAGGAGGGGCTGCGCCGGGAGGAGCCATCGGAGCGCCTCCGCCCATACCATCGCCCATCGGGTCCATGCCTCCGCCCATCGGGTCTGCGCCGGGAGGGCCGCCTGCTGCTCCTCCTCCGGGAGCGCCCATGCCTCCCATGCCGCCAGGCATCGGAGCGCCGCCTCCGCCCGCCATGGGATCTCCCATACCAGGCATAAGCTGACCATCCTGCATAGCCTGAACTTGCTCTTCTCGGATTCTCTCAACCTCTTGGTCGTAGTTGAGATCGAACTGCTCAAGAAGCGTGCGATCAGAGATCTTGCCTGTCTGATTCAACTGAATGAACATCTGCTGCAGGTTGCTGTTATCCCGCAGCCGCATGTCCTCCCACTTGATGCGAGGATACAAGAAGACAGTCTCGCCCGCAAGCTTCGACTCCTCTTCGTCAATAAACCCCTGCATCTTGGCAATGGGCAAGAAGATTCGCTTCTCGACCCATTCCTTGAGTTCGCTTCGCCATGTCTCAAGACGCATGATGAGCGCCTCAGCGCCAATCTGTCCGCTGGCGTAACTTGTTCCCTCGCCATTCAGAAGAGCCTGGTTGAGCATGAGGCCGTCAAGGATCTCCTTGCCAACATACTCAAGCTCTGCATTGATGTTATGGATCTTGCCAGTTGCTCCATACCATTCATAATCGAACGCATGGTGCGTAACGATTGTGAGGTTTGGATCGTTAGCAACCGCCGCAAGCTGCTGGCTGATATCAGCGATATCATCTTCAGAAGCAGGACGGTCCTTCTCGCCAATCTTGACAACTCGAACAGGAAGAATGAGTCGCTCTGCAACAATCCAGTTCGCTGTCATCAGCTTGGTCTTGTAAGCAAGCGTCGTAAACATACGGCGAAGAATTGAATCGCCATACGTTCCATACGGAGCGCCGCCATGCTTCAAGTGGCTTGTGACAGTCGAGGACAAACGGATAGGACGGCCAGCGGCTACGAGAGCCTTGACCTCATCGGGCAACCTGTCATAGATATGACGAGGCTGCTTCTGCATGACGACCTTCTTGAGTTCCTCGTCAGGAAGCATGACGATCTCAGGATCATCAGCAAGGATGTTTGTCGAAACCTCCATCCAGTCGGGGTTCATGACAATGATACGCTTGATCGTACCATCGGCATGCGTCCACTCATCAGGAGGCAAACCAGTTTCGCCTCTGCTGTCAGGAGAATCGATCTCTGTAAAGATGAAGACATCTCCGAGCAAGAATCGCTCGTGAGAAATCAGACGCAACCACTTCAGAAGATCAAGCTTGTCTACAAGTCGCTCAAAGAACTTGAGTACGGTCTTTCTTTTGCACTCAAGCTTGAAGCCGTTGATAGGGAACTGCGAGTAGAAATCAATACCCGCTGCAACCTTTGGCTCGTTCTCGTAGTAGAACCTTGCCCATTGATAGACTTCTCGACGCTTCGATGCAATCTGCCAGTTCTGCGGCGTATGCAGAGGCGAGAAGAACATCGGCTGCGTAACCGTAACGCCCAAGCCGCCGCCAATCGACTGCGCGGCCTTTGTAAGCGGCATGTTGACAACAGTACCGTGAGCAAGAGGGGCGTTCGCAAAAACGTTACCGCTCGCATTCTGCAAAGAAGCGGGCGTCGGCGTTCCTGTCTTCTGAACCGTGTGACCTTTGGCAACCGCTACTTTGGACATCGCATCCTTCGACGGTAGCTGCATCTTGATTGGCTTGTTCGGCTTGTCTATTGCCATACTTCATCTCCTTAGCCGTCGATAGCAAGTCCATCTGCAGACGAGGCGCAATCATTGATATGATCTTCATCCAATCTATCGGCGTTCTCGTCGGAAACAGTTGCTACATCGACCATCTTGCGTCGTCTTGTGAAACTATCCGGTCTGGTCTCTTGGCGAACCTTGTTGTTCGTCGGCATCACAGGATCTTTGACAGCCGAAAACTGAGCTTGCCTCAAAACAGGATTGTTATTCATCTGACCAGGCTGTGTTCTAAACGCATTCCAACCCTCATCGCCCTTTGTCGGGCGTCCGCAGTTTGGACATGCCATAGGAACCTTGTTGCCAAGTTGCGAGCCGCATTGAGGACAAGTAAAGCCTCCCTTCAATGGCTCTTGAGCAAGGGGTCCAGAGTTCGGGTTGTCAATGCTATCGGGCGGTCGTCCTGGGCCGCTGTTGCTGAATGCAACCTTCTCAAGCTCTTCGGGCTTGAATGTAGCCCCGCCAGGGATGCCAATGACTCGAACCCGAATCATCGGACCCTCAAAGCCAATAATCTCGCCCTTCATCCCTTGTCCGACAACTTCAACTCGATCGCCAATGTTGAGCAGTCGTCCGGCATTGCCCTTTGTCGCATCCTGATGGCGCATAGCAATGCCGTCCCCATCAAGACTTGACAAATCATAAGAGGCTGGCGTTCCGTAACTTGTTTTTGAGATTCCGCGAAGGAGGCTGGCGATTAGATCTCGCTGCTCACTTTTTTTTTACTCGCGGCAGTCGTCATCTTCAGGTTGAAGGGCTTAGCCGTGGTGCCCTCTGTATCCCAAGCGGTAGGCGCTTCGGTGTTGTTGAAGACTCGACCTCGGTCATCTTCCTTCGAACGAAGATGCTGCAAACGTGTCTCTGTCGAACGGTATTCAGGGACATAGGCTCGACGACGCTGACCAGGGGGCAACTGAAGGTTGTTGCCTTCAGGAATCCACTTGTCAACCTCGAATCGCTTCTCGATGTATCCGCCGACCCAGTTGCCGTCGCCATCTCGGTACGGACGGAAATACTTGTCCATGACCGTGCCGCGCCAGATCGTCTCGTAATCGATATCAAGCGCGTCATCAACCTTGAGACCGAATCCCTTGTTGCGCTCGTATGCAGAGTAGTTGGAAGCAAGATCGCCGGTGAAAGGATCAATACGAGTCTGGTCAGGTCCAAAGAAGAATAGGTTCTCGGAGGCCTTGTGCTGAGCGTGCTTCTTCATGTTGAAAGAACCGCTCGCCTGCTTACGCTGCTTCGCAAGACGAATAGCAGCAAGCCTGATTGCCTTGTTCGAATCTGCAACGACAGTCTCTACGCCAGAAACCTGAGTAGGAAGACTCGGCTGAGTTTGCTGTTCTGACTTTGCGGCCTGCGGAAGCGCGTCATAGATCCTCATCGCAACAGAAAGCTTGTCCTGCTCGCTGAGAACGTCTCGACCTTCCATGAAGGTCTTGACTGCATCGTTGATTTCCTGACGAGGATTCATGGAATCTCCGTCTTCGGTCATGACCTCTGCGTCATCAGAGAGACCCATGAAATCAGAAATAACGCCGTCGATGCTTTCGGCGGCTTCAAGATAGTCTCGTACTTGAGACGCATCGCGGAAGATTAGCTGAGATGGTCCCGCAGGGACTTGACCAACCTTCGACAAATCAAACACTCGTCTTTGTGCTGCTCGTGACATTTGATCGATCATCTCCGCTTCTTGACCCGCATGTTCAACCGCCTGGTTAGCGGTCTCTTGAATGCCCTCAAGCTGATCCATGCGCTCTTGCGCCATTTGGAACTTCTGCTCGGGAGGCATAACATCCCAGTTCGGGATCTCGGACGCCAAACCATTCAGGACAGTCTGCATCAGATCATCCTGGATCTGTCCGAGGTTATTTGAACTCTGAGCCTGTCGGCGCATGAGCTTTACCCCTTATTGTTCAGGTTGTTGACAATGGCATCGAACAAACGATCAGTCGCATCCTTGTGAAGCGACTTATGCTCGCTGTTGTTCTGAGAACCAAGTCCATCAACCAACCTGTTTGTTGCATCCTTCGACGAGAAAGCCTTCTTGGGCTGCTTCCATGAGTCATCAGTCTTCGCCTGGCGAACCTCCATCTTCTTCTCAGGGATTCGTTCGAAATCGCTGTTATCGAAGATGCTGATCTTGCCAGCGCCAGCAGCATAACGACTCGACTGCTGCGCATGATTTGAAGTGATGTTTGCCGCCTTGCCGGTGAGAGTAGACTCATCAGCCTCTCCGAGACGGGGAGACTGAGCGGAGCGATACTCTGCCTGCCTCATCGAACGAAGCTCTGACGATGCTCTCTTCTCTTCTGCTGTAGCCTCTCGCTTGGTCATCTTCTCAATCGCAGCATCAAGAGCCGAAACGGGCGTTTGGTTCTTGCTGCTTCCGACGTAACGACCAGAACCCCTTTCATTGGTGATACCTGTAGACGCGCAGCGGGCGGAGCGAATACTGTTGCCTCTGCGAGCAAGATCAACCTCGGCGGGATTACTGTGACGAAGCTTCGGAGATTCGGAACGGACTTCCCACTCTTCTCGGTTCGCCTCGGCTCTCGCCTGACGCTCCGCGGTACGAGCAGATTCCTTCTTCATCTCGGGCTGGCGGTCCTTCACGGGGACATGCTCATTGAGCAAGGCCTCGAAGATGCTGACCTGTGTTTGATTCTGTACCTTCTGAAGCCTTCCCATTAGCTCTCTCCTCGACTGACCCTAAGAAGCGTCTCAACCAACTGAGAACGTCCTTCTCGGATCATTTCTGATTGCGTTTGAGCAGCCTTTTGCTGGCCGCCCTTCTGCCCCAACAGTTCATCGAACGAACTTCCGCTTCCTGTTGGAGCTACGTCCATGGTCTTGAAATCGACCTTGAAGTTATTGCCCTTGTGAGAGATCGACTGCTGAAGGCCAAACTGCTGTCCGATCTTGGCAGCAATACCCTCGGCTTCCTTCTGATTAATCTGACGATCTTGAACATAGCTTGGCAACATGTAAAAACCAGTTACCGAGCTACTTCCGAGATCCTTCTTCGCCTGAAACAGCGAATCGGGATTCGTCATAATCGCTCTGCGAGGAACTCCGAGACCCTCAAGAAGACTAAAGATGTGGTCGCGAATGCTTTCGCCTCCCGGACCAGTTTCTCCGCCCTCTTCGCTTACGCCAACATCAGCGGCTTCGCCGTGCTGCATCCCATCCATAGCGCTCTGCAGATCTTCTTGACTCGGAACAGCGGGCTGCTGCCCTCCGCCGCCTTGCATCTGCTCTTGAAGCGCCTGAAAATCGAATGCCGGTCCAGATGGTCCGGCTGGCGATCCCGTGCTGACCTCTGTCTGCGTAGCTTCGCTATCAGCATCGATGACGTTAGCCGTCTGCTGTAGCTTCATCAGTCTACGTTGTCCGCTCGGGACGATCATGGGCAACTCCTTGGTTGGTTGATTACTTGTCCTGAACAAGCGAGTCGGAATACTCTTCCGGCCAAACCATGCGGTAGTAGTTCTTCAGCCATGCCTTCTGCTTGGGCTTCAGGTTGGCAACCTTCTCAAAGGTAGACTGAGCAAGCTTACGACCTTCGTCGCTCAAGTTAGCAAGCTTCGTGACATTACCGAGCTTCGCTGCAGCAAGGGCTTCGCGAACCTCTGCCTTGACGCTCGACTCGACATCAGCCTTGCCGTCCTCTTCCGCTTCCTGCGTGTAGCACTCGCCGCTTTCGCGATCTGGCTCAGGGAAACGGCCTTCGTTCTTGCCCTCAAGATCCTCGCTGCTATCTCCAGCGCCCTCGCCCTTTGCAGGACCAGAATCGCCTTCAGACTCCGCAACCTTAGTCTTGCCCTCGGCGCTTGCCTCGGTGACTTCTTCCTCTTCGGAATCATCGGCATCGGCAGCAGCCTCGGTGATCTCCTCTTCTTCAGAGTCGCTCGCCGTCTTTGCTTCCTCGTCCGCATCCTCAGTAGAAGCAGCCTTCAGACCAGCAGGATCGACAGTCTTGTTTTCCCCATCAACTTCGGGCTCGCCATTCTGATCGTTGGCAGAACCTTCGCCGTGGTGAACGTCTGTACGCAGTTCGTTGTCGTCATTCGCCGCCTCAGTTGTCTGAGCAGCCTTGACATCCTTGTCTGCCGATGCCGTCTTGACTTGCTGACGGTTTGCAGACGCCACCTTCTCGACAAGATCGGAAAAACTACCCGACTTGTTGGTGGGAATACGGTTTGTGATGAATCTCATTCTATTCGCTCCTTAGTCGAGAGACTGATTTGCCCGTACTCTCTGTGTTGTTACTTTTCTCTTCGACTCCTTCTTTATTTTGCCTTTAGCCTGCAGATTGCTCAGCGGGCGTTTCGGCTGATTGGAGTCCCTGTCGAGCCTTGGCAATAGCCTTCGTTGCTCGATCCTTTCCGATAATACCCGACAACGCATCCAACTGCTGCTGCAGCAGAACTTGCTGTCGTGCAAGATTTTCTACTTGTTCATCGATATGACCCTGAACCTGGGTCGCATCGAATGCTCCGCCTCCTGCGGGCTGAAGACCGTCATCGATGCCTCCGCTCTGAGCGGGTTCTGTAGCCTGAGAAGAAGGAGCAGGGGCATTCTGTCCTCCGCCAGGCGGCGTGTAAAGTTCTCCGCCTACATTGTCGCCAGGACCAGAGATTGTAGATCCTGCAGGCTGAGCATTTGGCTGACCAGTTTGTGCAGGAGCAGCGGGTTGACCAGTCTGCGTAGGATCGGCGGCAGGAGCAGCGGGCTGCGTACCAACGTTGACGCCCTGAGCGCCTGCGGGAGCCGCTGGCTGAGCTACGCCTCGATCCTGAAGCTTGTTCCGCATCTTAGCAGCGTCATCCAGGTTACGAATAGCTCGCTGCTCTCGATCCGAAACGCCTCGCTCGATGGCCTGATTTCGCATGTCAGTGGCCTTCTGACCCGCCCAATCCTTTGCGTCTCCAAGGCCTCGAATGCCCTTGTCAACCCAAGTAGCGGGGTTGTACCATGCCCTCTGAGCTTCTCTTGTGAGCATCGCAGCGGCGTTTCCAAGCTTGATGCTCAGACCAAGGTTTGAAGAGGATTCCGCCATATCAAGAAGCTTGTTACTGGCAGAAATGAGTCGGTTGAAATGCTCGTACTTTGCTTCCTCAAGAGCCTCTGCAATAGCAACCCGAAGATCCGAACCATTCGAAACCTTCTTGTCGATTGATGAGGCGAGCTTTGTATCAAGCTCCTGACGAGCAGATGCCGACTTGATAAGCTTGTCGCTATCGTTTCCGGCGTACTTATCCCAAGAGGTGCCAGGATTGTTGATCGAGTTCAGATACTCTTCGTGACAATCGGCCCAAATCTCTTGAGCGGCCTGCTTTGGGTTTGATGCCCTCTTCTGACGGTAGCAGTTTGACCAGCAACGTGTGTTGCGAATCCAATATCCTTGAGAACCGACATACTGAGCGGTTTTGATGTCAAGGACATCTTCTGCGATTACATCAACACGATCAGCGAAGTCAGAGAGCCCTTGCTCGTCCAACTCTCCTGCGATCGATACCAGATGTTCAATGACATTTTCCATATGCCGAAGCTCCTTAGACCAGCTTGAACCGTGGTTCGAATGTCTCGCCCGTAAAGGCAAACTGCGTAATGTTTTTCAAGATGAACGCCCGAATATCTCCGATCGTCCTATCAAACGTTACAAGGATCTGTCTCCCTGTGGTATCTGCATGGAACTGACCATGCGGCTCTACATCTCGGATCAACCCTGTTCCGTGCTTCGTCGTGTAGTTGATCCTCATAACCTGATTGTTGTCCTCTGCCCATTCTGACGCATCAAAAGCGTTCGAGAACTGAGGAATCTCCTCTGGCTGCGGCGGCTGTTCAACATCTTGAACTTCCTCGGACGCCGGCATTTCGGGTTCGGGAGGTTCGATCTCTTGCGGCGGAGGCTCCTCAAGGTCATCCTCAAGATAGGCCCCAATGTCTTCAGCATTAATTGTCGGCAAATTCTGGTCTTCTACTATTTCTTCCTCTTCAGGCAACCCATATGCGGCCTGATCGCCCATAAGCTGCGCGAGAATCTGCCTTGCCTTGGAACTACTTGCGCTTCTTTCGTAATTCCTTCTTTTGCTGTCAAAGGTAAGAAATGAACCATCGCCGTTGTTGTTGATGACCATCCTGTCGCCAGGCTCGATCTTCATGCCTTCAAAGTATCCAAAGTTAGCTTCGACCGCATACTTGCAGGGAGACTCGCTCGCAACGATTTTTTCTGACAGCGGAGGTATGTGTGATATCTTCCTGATAACTCCGTCGCTATCGCAAAACGCAATGTCAAGAGGGATGAACGTGTTCTGCCCCCAGAATGAAAGCCTCTGCGGGCGGTCAAACTCGAACAGCATGCCATGATCGTTCTCCATCTTCTTGACGAACATGAGACCATGAGCCTGCTTGCTCGGGGTATCCGCAATCTTGACGTAGAGCTTATCCATCTATTTCATACCTGATCTGATGACGATCCAGAGCTATCTCCATGTTTCGAACATGGACACGATCGACATCGACCGCAACAACCCTTGTGTCCGTGTCCTCTTCGTTCTTCTCCAACCCGAAGACCGTCTTGAACTGCTTGATCCATTCCTCGATCTCCTTGCGATTGCTTCTGAAGATCGTCTTGGTCTCGAATGTCTCGTTCTTGGTTCTCCAACGCTTCTTCTCCTCATCCCACTCAACCTTGGGAACAAGCTGCTTTAGCTCTCGATTGAACTCGAACTCAAGACGCCCTCCATAGAACGTCCACATGTGCTTCGATTCCGAATCAAACCATCGAATAGGCCTCTCGATGAGAACCTTCTCCCGAACAGCCTTGGGCTCGATCTGAAGATAAACAGTCTCAGTTGGCACTCTTTAATCTCTGATACCAGTTTGACGAACCATGAGAACGAACCGAAGCAACCTTCCTCATACCCTGCGAAGCCGCAGACTTGGCAAGAGCAAACGAATCGTCATCAAGAATCATCTTGCGAATCGCAACGACGCCCTTGTTTGTGATCTTCATATTACTGCCCTGCATCTCGATGAAGCCGCTACGCTCAAGAGCCTTGACATCCGTCTCGCTCATGGTCGGAGGACGACGAAAGCGTCTCTCGGAGAGCTTGCTCTCGGCGTCTTGCCAGAGGTTGTAGAGCTTCGATGCGTTGGGATCTGACTTCTCTCGTATGATGATCTTGAAGTTGCCATCGCCCAACTCGGGCATGATGTTCAAGAGGTAGTCGTACAGAGAGTGTTGTGCTTGTTTGATGAGTTCCATTGCTGTTCCTTAGTTCCAAAGAACGTTGCGGTGAGGGTACAGCGTCTCGTCTTCATCATCGAACGCATAGGGTTCGTTTCTGATCTCTCGCCAATAGAAGCCTTCGTTCGGCGTCGTATCCCCTTCTCCATAGTTTTCCAGACCAAGCTCATACCTACGCTGGTGTCGCTTGTCTTTTTCTCTACCCGCAGTCTCTTCCTCAACATCCTCCCATGGGAATGTTCTCTCCAACATGGGAAGATCGAGGTTAGCCCAGGGACCTGCGACTCCTCGGGCCTCTACCTTGAGCCCTCTCGCTGCGTCTCTGAACTTCTCAAGCAGAGCGCAGATGTAGAGGTCTCGTCTGATGAGATGATGGAGCCAGTTGATTGTGAGCTTGAACTCAACAACCTTGCCCATCGTTCTGCCTGAGAACGAATCAGAATCTCTGTTGAGGGCGTCCTTGAGACAGGATACCGTGCCGTTCTGCTCAAGCTGAGGAAAACAACAAGACAACCTGTAGAGTCCTTGGAGCGCGGGAATAAAAAGCTTCGCAGTCTTAGGATCTGGCGAGCCCATGTCCTCATCTCTGAGAAGCTCGCATAGCTCCGCCCACATGCGAAGGATGATCTTCTTATTCAGTTGCGCGGAATTTCGATGCTTCTTGCTGCATTCGCGCACGGTCATCTTCGTCCCGTCGCAGACGCAAACGTGCCTGCTGATGGGCTTGATACGATGAACCGTAAGCTCTTTTTCAAGAAGCTCAAGCAACCTTACTCCACCTCCGCATTGTCCTTAGCAACGGGCAGCTTACGTTCTTCTCGCTGCTCCTGATCGACGAACGACAGGCCATCATCATCGGGTCCGTCAAGATCGAGATCGAGAATCGTCTCGTTCTTGGGCGTGCGGCGAGGGGCGGGAGCATCGCTGCCATCGGGAACATGAACATACATGCCTTCTGGCGTCGAGTCGGCCTGAGCCTGGACGTTCGCCTCATCCTGCTCTTCCTCGCTTGCGGCCTGCTTGACAACCTTGGTCTTCGAGACCGCAGACTTCTCGTTGGACTTCTTGGAAGCTGCCTTCTTCGATGTCTTCTTGGCGGTCTTCTTTGAAGACTTCTTGGAGGCCGACTTCTTGGGTTTCGGAGCAGCCTCTTCGTCAGTCACTTCGATGAACCAACCCTTGTCGATGTAGTCATTCAACTGAGAATCATCGAGATCGGGCTCGTTAACAAAGAATGTCTGGTTCTGGTTGATGATGCGGTTGAGACCGCCGAGCGTAAGGATGCGATGCGTAGTCGAACGGAAATACTTCCCTTCAACGATCGGCTTTTCATCATCCAGAAGCTCGATACGACCTGCTCGCAAGTGGATCTGCGTATCGGGATCAGCAAGCTCTTCTTCTGTGAGCGTTGATACCCAGTTGCGTCGAAGCGCCTTCCTCGTCGCCTTGAGGGTCAGTTCGCCCTTGCACTTGTCCGTTACTCTAATCTTGAAACTTCTCATCAGTTACCTCCTCGATGCGGCGCGCAACCGCTCTCTTACATAACTCATCGGCCCATTTCTCTTCAATCTCCGATTAAACGGATTCTCTGGGGGCGCGGGCATGGTTGTGATCGCTGGCGGGCGATCTCTTCTATCATCGTCCAGATCTCTTTTTACAGTTTCCTCAATGCCGAGGGTGTGATTCTCATAGCCGTCCGTATGAACATTGCGATCGTCATGGAGGGCCTGTCCGTAATCAGTACCCTGACCCTTGCCGTACTCTCCCTTGCCCTCTCCTCTTGACTTACCAGAGAATGGATCATCGGGATCTGAATCAGAAGGTACGACTCGGAACTTCTCGCTGTCTGCGGGATCTTCAAACTGACTAATGCCCGTTGGGTAGCCCTTTCGCTCTTTGCCTCCTGCCTGAAAGCCAGGATCGGGCGGCTGCCCCATCATGCCCTCGCTACCAGGTGTAGTTAGCTTTGGCCCCTTGCCATCGCCAGGCTTGTGAGGGGCGTAAGGGTCTTCCTTTTGGCGCAACCATCGCTCGCGGTCCGTTGCAGGCAGCGAGTGAGAGGGATACTGGCCCCTCTGCTGAGCCATCTTGAACTGGCGATAGTTGAATGCCATTAGTCGAGGTACTCGAAACCATTACGCTCTGCGTCGATCTCAGCCTGCTCTCTGTGATGAATATCCTTGAACCTTGGATCTCCCTGCTCGATCATGTCCATATCGCCGAGGCCCATGTCGCCAGCGATTGACTGATCTCCAAGAAGATCATCGATGATGACGCTCTCGGGCACGCCCGCTCCCGCATTGGCCTGCTGATCTGCTGGCTGTGCAATAGGGTTTCCCTGCTCGTCAAAGTCTTGGTCCTGGAACTGCGAAAGAATCGTTCTCTTATCAATTGCGATCTGAGATTCGATCTTCTTCTCCCTCTCTGTCAGCGGACGATTCTCGCTCGCCGCCTTGTAATGAAGGTAGAACAGAACAGCATCAGCATCCTTAAGGGCGGCAAGAGCCATCTTCTTCTGATTACCAGAAGCAAGACGATCGGGATGGTTCACAAGCTGAGTCCCGCTTGTCGGAACCTGACGAGGCTGCTTGGTCCTCGGCCCGGAAAGCTGCTTGCCGATGTCCTTATCTACAACTCTCTTCTCAGAGTCAAGCTTCGACTGACGGGCATTGAATGCCTTGCGATGAGTTTGGTCGTAGCCTTCGCTCAGCGCATTGATGGGCATCATGGGAGCATCATCAGCCTGACTGTCTCTATGGGGCTGATAGCTCTTTCTCTTGTCAAACTGAGCCTCGATCGTCTCGGCAGTCTTGCCGTCGTTATCTCGCTCTTCGTCCAACTGGATGTCCGTGACAACATCGAGGTTCTCGCCCTGTCCCTCGCCCCTTGTAGAACGAAGAAGCCCCTGTACGGACTCTGGGCTGGCCTCAACAGTTTCGCCAAGGTCATCGTTGTAATCCTGAAGCTGGCCTTCGTACTGCTTGGGAGTATCGTCGGCCTTCTTCGAAAGTTTCCTGTGATTGTAAGCCATTTATGGCCTCCATTGATTCGGGTTTCGTGGAACAATGTTAGAGTCAGGCCCTTGCCCTCTTGTGTGATCAACCCATCTTCTCAGTCCCGGAGACATGTTGGAGAGTTGCTGATCGGGTATCGGTCCCTGCATCTGTCTGAATACTTGCTGTTGTGTAGATACTGGCGTGTTGACAAGTTTTCCTTGCGGAAGCTTGCGAGTAGTGCGATCCATTGCATTGAAACAGGCTCCTGCCAACGCATCGCAGAGGTCATCGGTCAAAATATCGCCGTCCGCCTTGGGCAAAACTCGATATCCACCTGTCGCCAGGTATTTCTTCTGCAAGTTAATCATTTCCAGCTTTAGAAGATTGTGACTCGCCGTATGGTCGGGAATCAAAAGTCTGCCCGAAGCTACAAGCTCGTACAGATTGTCGTAAATCATCATCTTGTAGTTGCGCGAAAATCTGGTTTCAATCGCAGGCATACCGATACGGCGCAACTTTTGGATACTCTGCTGACTGTTCCATTGGTCATACGAAACAAGACCAAAGTGGAACCGCCTGTTTAGGGCCATGATGTAACTATCGACATCATTGACCGAAATCAACTTATCGGGCGTCGGAGCCCAATGCTTGACATGATCGATGACGATTCTGAAATCTCTTTGCTTGGTCTCTTGGTTGAGATACACTTCTTTGTGACAAACAACCATACCGTAGTTGTGACTTGACAACGCAGGATCAAGATGGGCAAAGTAAACAATACCAGGTTTGCCCATGTTGATGTCTTTGAGACCTCTTCTCTCGAAGCAAGCCTCGACAGCATCTCGGGGGAAGAATGACTCGCCGCCCGTGCCCGAGAACTCTGCCCCAAACTCCATGCGGAACTTCTCTTCCGGCATATTGGGGAAGTCGGCCCGCAGCGCAGCCTCGGTCATCTGAGGATTGACCTTCCATGTTGGAAGCCTCATCATCAATCGGTGAGAAACCTCATGAGCGTGAGAATACAGGTCAAAGAAGATACCTTCCTTACCTCGCGGAGACGAGATACAGATGATCTTGCCATCGAAGACATCCTTCGTCACCGGCTCTCCGTTGTCATCCAACTTGGGCTCGCCTGTCCTTGTGTCAAAAATAGGCTGCTTTCGGATGTACGTCTTAACAGCGGGAGCCAGCGAGTTGTAGATCTGGTCGCCAGAAGAAGATCCTGCCGTATTCTTGTAGAGACCGATCTCGTCAAGAAGCAAGCAGTAACACGACATACCAACGAGAGAGTCAGAGTTAGAGTGACCTGAAACGATACGAACCGAACCCTCTCTTGGGGGAAGTCCTCGCTTCGCAAGATCTTCGTTCTGATTGATATCGTGCGGCGTCAAGAATACCAGAGAATCATTTGTCAGATGCTCATCATCAAGACGGTCCTTGAAGTATTCGCTCAACATGATCTTGTCGCGAATCTCTTTGAACAAGTGCTTGGCCTGTTCTGCCGAGTTAGCGATGGTCAAAATCAAGAACGGAGCAGCGGTTGCCAGTTCGTACTGAGCATAGGGATTTCCGCCAGGTGCCTCAAGAAGCTTCATAGCCTCATACAGGGCGATTACCGAGGTAATGAATCCCTTGCCGCTATTGTGAACTACAAAACCGTCTGAGACAAAGTTCTGCAGATGAGGCTTGTGAGATACAGCAATATCGAAAGTCTGCTTCTCTCCGATAGCAACAATCGAATCAACAGGAACGAAGATCAGATCTTCTTCAACAGGAACCTTCTGATGAATCTTTCGGAAGCGAAGAATCTGTTCTGTCTTGTTGACAAAGCCAATATGGTCAAGGAACATCTTGACATCGTGCCTGCGGGTCATTGACAGTCGAAAACCGTTACCCTCTGGTACAAACGATGAAAAGATAGTAAACCTCTGCAGCAGCCTTTGTAGCTGCAAGACCATATCCCGATTACCAACGTACATTTCGATTGAGAACTGATCTCTGTTCTCAATGATAGATCCGTCTGCGCTAAACAGAGCCCGAAGGTATGACTCAATTATCTCTCTTGGGGCCTGATCGATTCTGACAGGTACAAACTTGTGTTCAGAATCCTTGTCCTTCAGACCATTGATTAGAAACAGGCAAGGAAGATTGTTGCAGTTCTTGACAGCCTGCTTTGTTGATGTGGCTGATGGTTCTTTGCAGTTTTGGAGACAAACATACGAGAAGGGCTTCTTCGACATTGAAGCGGCAGAAACCGAGTATTCGGAAGCCTTACCCATCTCGACATTGTTGCCGTACAGCTCTTGGGCCTTCTGAAAGAAGTCATTGACGGCATCAATATCATCGGTGGCAATACCAACATGACCTCCTGCCGAAAAGAAAGACTGACTCGACATGTAGCCAAGCAGCGCAGCTTCTTTTTCGCTCAGGTCTTTGCGATCTCCAAAGAACGGGACTTTCGGAGCGATAGCAACAAGATTGCCTTCCTTGAGATCCTTTACCTCTTTCCATCCCTCGTTTGTCAGCATGGGATGGTTGTCGGTTGCTTCAATCTCGTGACCGCTACGAGTCCTTAGACGAAAGACGGGTCGCACTCCGTTAGAGAGCAACTCGCAATCTGTCATGATCCTCATTCGCTCTTCGTTTTCATCGTAGCTCAGCGAAACAACATCGGTTTCTCCGTTGTTCCAAAGCTCTCCAAGTCGAGTGGTTCGACCTTGCGTTGGATCAAATATCGTTGCGTCTTCAGAGAGGCAACGGCGACCCCACACGAGAATGAGTTCCCTGAAGATCTCGCCTTCCGCCCACTTTGCAAGAACGTCACCGCTCTCATCTGTTGTGAGTCCGCTTTCTTTGATGAGTTGAATTTCATCTTCGGTCAGCGCAAGGTCTTCGTTACCCGGGCTACCTCTGTAGAAACACTTCAGCAGAACAAGCTGCATGGGTCGCAGCTTAACTGGCTGCGCATAGTGCTTCATGCCGAGCCATTCTTTGTTCTCAACGAACTCGATGATACTCGGAAGTTTCGACAGATTGAACTTAGCGTTTTCTGTCTTTACATGCTGCTGAAGGTTCCGCAGTATGCTTTGCAGGTCATCAGACTTCTTTTTCTTAGCCATGGCATTATTGCAAGTCTTGGGCCACAATGGAACCAAGCCAAGTCGTTCCCCTATCCACCGTTAGCAGCTTGATGATATCAATTCTACCCGCTGTCGTAGTAAGCGTCGGCGCTGTTCCGCCCGCCCACTTCGTACCAGAAGGCCATGACACAGTAAAACTGCCTGCGCCCGCTTGGGTCAGGATAAAGGTCACTTCAACCGCCCTCGTAACTCCATCGTCAGGAGGAAGGCCGGTTATTGTCATGGTTGTGATGCTGCCTTCAAGTGTTATATCAAAAGTGTTACCGTTTGCAAGATCGACTGCGTAAGGATCAGAAGTAGCCTGCGTAACGCTCAAGGCTTTCTCTGCTGGCCTTACAAGAGTTGGTCTTGCGATATTCTGATAGTTGCAATCTGCTGCAAAAGCCTCATCCGATATCTGTAGAGTCGTTACGGTCCCATTCGCCGAATAGATGTACCGCAACGTACCGTCAAGGCCGTTGTTGGAGTTGTTCAGATGGAACAAGTCCTGGTATGTTTGTGCTGGTTGCTTGCCCTCAAGGGCATTAGGATCTGGCATTATACATTCTCCCAGCCGATGCGATCCCAGTTAAGATCTACATCTTCCCAGTTATCGTCAATATCCTCCCAGTTCGCCGCCTTGTCTCCGATTTCAGTTATCGAGTAACCAATGAACGCAGATATCGAAGCAAACGTTGTAGGAACCTGAAGGTACTGATCTACAAGAAACTCATCGAGCGTCTCGTAACCATACTCATTGCCGTATTGGACCAGGATGTGATCATTCAAAGCCTTGACAAACTGAATCATGCTTTGATTGGCTCTGATGTGGCGATTGGCGATCAAGCTGTATGTCGCATTCATGTTTGCGTATAGTTCTCGACGGAATCGATCTCTTGGATTGATCTTCCCCTCGAACAGCCTGTCTCTCATGCACAGCAAACCCGCAAACGCAAGATCTCCTAATTCTTGCGCTTCCGCAATGACCTCAGTCGCCTCTCTGTAGTTTGCCGTTCCAATCACTTGTAAATGATCTCCCTGAACGTCCTGTAGGGGAAGTTCGTCAACTGGTCTTTCTGCCTTATTCGAAAATAGTAGTAAGTTCCCCTTTCCAACTTTTCACTTTCCTTTGCGGTATACCTGACGGTTTTTCCTGCAAAGTTTGATGTAAGACCGTTGCCTCCAAGCTGTTCGAACTCGTCTTCGCTGTTCTGGAACGTCCATCCAATGACCGAAACAAAGCTGTCCTTGCTGAGAAGAATCTCGTCAAAGTCTTCGTCCAACGAGATATCAAGCTCAAAGTGATAAAAAGCAAAAGTACCAGGATCATGCTCAAGAATGAACTCGAAATCCCATGAACCTTCGGGCTCGATGTTGTCTGCGGGGATTGTCGCCTTGACCGTATCGTTGTTCAGGGTATCCAAGAAGATCTCTGTGACATTTGTGTCTGTTGTCAGCAGGTAATCTCGGAGATTGGGATAGAATCGAGGAAAAGCAGTCTGGTTTTTTGCCGTGACAATCTTGACCATAGCCTTTGAAAGGTTTGTATAGTCGTTCTTCCATGTCTGCGCATTGAACTCTTGGTAGAGACGATTGATCGGAAACGCAAGGTCCAAAGATGTCTGAACATCGTCTCCCGCAATGATTGTATCTCTCAACGACTTGATGAGATTTGTCTTACGGAAGATGTTGATAATCGACTGAGACTCGCAATCAACCATGAGCGGCCAAATCTTGCGAAAGTCTATCAGCGTCGTATCATCAAAGATCTCGGGGAAGATATATTTCAACAACGGGTCGCCAAAGAACGCTGTTGTCCAGTTTAAGTGAGGCACGCTGTAGAGCATGGCCTCGCCCATAGACGCTCCACGAAACAGCGCATCAAAAAACGGAACTGGTCGCAGAAAACCATCAATACCAGGGTTTGACATGTGACCTGCAGTTGCGACATAACCGCCTCGGAGAGCGAGGATAGGCCAACGACGAGAATCGATGTCTCGGATCGTTGCTGCGCCATCGTAGTCTGCGTTGTAGAAAAAACCCCGCAGAGTTGCTGTCTCTTTGAAGTAGGACAAAGAAGACTCATCAGCGCCCCACGACCAAACGAACGAGTCATTCCTCACCTGAGGGATGATCGGATCGATATAGGGATCGATCTGAAGGGTTGTTTGAGTCGGCAGGCCGAGACGAGGGAGTAGCCCGTCCTGAAAGAACAGAAGGTCCGTCTCGTACTGCTCAGCGCCCGCCTGATGGATCGCAGAGAACGGATCGAAGTAGAACGTTCCTGTGACAAACAACTGCCTCAGAGCGATTTCTGAGTTGTCAAACCATTGCTGAGTGATCGCTGCAAACGGAGAATCAAATCTCGTGCAGATCAGAGCAAAGTCGGCGTCGTCATTATCGAACCGCTTGAACGTTTTCCGATCGTACAACGGGTTGAGGGACTTCTTGTTGCCGCTATACGAGTGACCTATTCTCGACAGCCTCGAAGTCGATGAAACAATGTCATTACCATCATAGAAGCCCCCAGGAACCTTGGGCATCAGCACGATGGCCCAGATGGTTCTTGAGTCAAGAGGCGATGTTGTCATCGCCGTATTGATCGGATCTTCTACTTCGGTTTGAAAGGTTGCGTAATCATCAAGCACCTCGATATTTGAGCAGGGGATAGCCACCAACTGCTCATCTTCGAGGTTGTGTATCGCTTGATACTTTTCCGCAAACTCTTGGCTTTCGGTATCAGTATCTCGATAGACTACTATGACATTAGCTGGTTCAAGGGGCATCCATTACCTACCTGAGCTACCGAATCCGCCAGTTCCGCGGTCGGTCTCAGATAGTTCATCGGCAAGAACGAAGTTTGCCTTCTGTGTCTTGCGGACAACCAGTTGCGCGATTTTGTCGCCTGACTGGTAGATCTTCATCGGGATATTGCGGACCTTGCGGCAGTCGTTGTCTGGTTCTATGTATTTGAATCTTACCAACAACTCCCCTCTGTATCCTTCGTCTACAAGCCCAATGCTGTTTGCCAGAACCAAATCATGCTTCGAGATACTCGATCTCGGGAAGATTTCAACATGGTATCCCCTTGGGGGCTGGATTGCAATACCAGTTCTGTATTGGATGTATTGCAGTACCGGATAATCCTTGTCATCCTTGTTCTTGGCCCATACCTTCTCGGGCGGGCCTATGGCAACAAGATCATATCCTGCATCGGTATCCGTGTTCTGCTCTGGCAGCTTTGCATCGGGATGCAGCTTCTTGACGCGAATCTCAGGAATGAGTACGCCGTCTTCTTCGGTCATCATGAACTCCTCGGTTTCAACGACTCTTACCAGCACAAGTTTTCTTCCTATCAGCTTAGCTGCATCCAGACCATCCGCAATCGATACAACGGATACATCCCTCTTCGCGAGCGAGATTCTCGCTCTGACAAGTCGGGCAGCCTGCTCCATGGACTCTCGCCCCATCAGGGACATGCTTCTTGAGGGCGCGAGAAATCGATCGAGCAAAGCTCTGCAGATCGCCAGGAACTCTCTCAAGCTGCTCAACAGCATGAGTGATATCAGAACCATGACGAAGAGACAGCGACAGCAATCGAGTTATAGCTGCTTCCTCGTCCGTGATATGCTCGGTGATCTCATCGATGATCTCGCCATTATCGAGGTATGCCTTGTAGTGGCCCCTCTTGATTTTCTCAATCTCGCAATGATTAACGCCCTTGGGGATGAAGCCATTCTTGCCAGCAAAGATCTCGTATGGCTCTCCGCCCATCAGTCCTACCATGACGAAATACTGAACGCCCTTGACGGTAATGTGATGAATGTGAGCAGGCAGCTTCTTGGGTCGCTTGGGAGCCTTGGTCTTCTCGATCTTCGGCTCGTTCTCGTCCTTCGTAATCAGAACGCCATCTCTGCAGCCGTCAACATAAACCGTGAAGCCCTTGCAGCCAGCCTTGTACGCCTCCTCGTAGACCTTGCGAACGGTCTCATTCGAAGTGCCCGCAGGAAGATTGCATGTCGAAGAGATCGCATGATCGATCCACTTCTGCATCGTCGCCTGAATCGTGACTCGCTTCTTCCAATCGATCTGATCCGAGGTTACGAAGTAATCTGGCAGATCAATCTCGTCCATGCGAGTTGTCTTGAGATCGTGACCCATCATGGTCAGATATCGCTGAACATTGTGATGAGCAACATCATACTCCTGCCAAGTGTCGCCTACCTTGTCTCGGTAAAGCTGGTTCTTGGGGATCTTCGTTGCTTCGTTGTGAGTGATCTTACGACGACGCACATAGAAGTTACGGAAAACAGGCTCAACACCAGAAGAAGTCTGGCAAAGCATGGAAAGCGAACCAGTTGGCGCGCAAGTCAGCGCCGCAATGTTGCGACGAGGAACGCCAGCGAAACCAATCCGGTTGAGGAACGGATTGTCCTTCTCCTTCTCAGGATCGAAGCACGGGAACGGCCCCTTCTCATGGGCAAGATCAACGGACGCCTGGTAAACTGTTTTAGCAAAGAACTCGTACAAGTTGTCAACGAAGTCGATTGCCTTATCTGAATCGTACTTCATGCCAAGATTGGCAAGAGTATCGCCAAGGCCATTCGTTCCCATACCAATACGACGCCCCTTAGCGGCAACGTCTCTTTGCTGTTGAAGCGGCATAAGATCAAGGTCGATCTCTTTTACGTTATCAAGGAAACGAACTGCTACACGAACATCCTTCTCAAACGTCTCAAAATCGAAGGCTGCATCTTCCGTAAAGTCGTTACGAGTATACTTGGTCAGGTTCATACTGAGCAACGTACACGCATCGTAAGCCGGAAGCGGAATCTCCGAGCAGGGGTTCGTACAGATTGTGCGGAAGCCGTCATCTGCATAGCAATCCGAAGGCGATTCCTTGAGAATCGTGTCCCAGAAGAGGATACCTGGTTCCGCAGACTTTGTAGCGCAATCGATGATGAGTTCCCAGATTTCTCTGGCTGGCTTCTCTACCGTAAACTTCTCATGCGAAGTTTTGAACTCCATGGTCCAGGCTTCGTCTTTCTCCACGGACTTCATAAAGCCATCAGAGATACGAATCGATACGTTTGCGCCAGTAACCTTGGTCTTGTCTTGCTTTGCCGTGATGAACTTTGTCAAGTCAGGATGCTTATCACTGATTGTGAGCATGAGAGCGCCACGGCGACCATGCTGACCAATCAAACGAGTGACATAGCTGTAGAAGTCCATGAAGGACCAAGCGCCTGTCGATGTTCTTGCTGCATTTGATACGGCAGCGCCTTCGGGACGGAGCGCGCTGATGTCAATACCAACGCCGCCTCGATATGCGTAGGTCTGAGCCATCTCCTTCGCTGCATCAAAAATCCCCATCAAAGAATCGTCATGGATGGGGATTACAAAGCAGTTCGAACAGGATGACTTCTGGTATGGATTTCCGAGCGCAAACATAATGCTGCCCTGCGGAACAGCCTTCCAGTCGGACAGCACTTCTCTAAACTCGTTATACCAGTGATCTTGATCTTCTTCTACAGAGGAAGCGGCCCTCGCCATTCTTTCCCACATGTCTGATGGAAGCCACTCTTCAATCTCGCCTTCGGGGGACGTTACTGCATACTTCTTGAGGTATGCGTCTGTCGCCATCTCGTCGCCGCTGAAGAAGGCGATCGTATCCTCGCGAGAAAGAGTTCCTGACTTTGCTGTAGTATCTTGTAGATTCACTTTTGATTCTTGCCCTGCGGCCACGGTGGAGTCCGTCATTTACCCTCTCCTGTCATTCTTGGAGTTTCTCTTTCGGTTAAGTCGTAAGATCAGTATTCGACCTACTGACAGATGATCCCTCCCCACTCCACGAGTGGTTTTTTCTTCGCGCGAATCTGCGAGATTGGGAAGGAAAACACGACAACAAAAAAGCCCTCAACGTGTCGTTGAAGGCTTATCGTCCGACTGACCTGAGAGCGCTCAGTGAGTCACTTAGATGTTGCTATTTTCTTCTCTGACCTTTGTGACATAAACGTCAAAGATGGGCTGCGTGAACTCAAACAGCTTGCCGTTATCCCCTGCGGTTTGTCGTATATTGTCGATGATACCCGCCACAACTCCATCAAGCGGAATCTTGGCAGCACCAGCGCCTCTCCTGCCTCCGCCGTATTTCTTGCCAAAGGTCTTAGAGATGAATTCCTGCATATTGACAGCGAGGTTACGGCTTCTGAAAGACGCACAGAGAGCTTTCTTGCCCTTGATGCCCTCATCTACGATCGACATGACAACGGCTGTCTGGACGGATTCTACGGCCAATAGCTCGTCGCATAGCTCCGCAAGCAACGATCGCTGATTCGTAGAAACAACACCTGCATTACAGATCGCAAGCGTGTTCTCAACATTGAGAGTTCGATACGCCTTGCGCCTCATATCGATCAGGGCATCGGGCCGAGGGTAGTTGAGGATTTTCTCATACGCCTCAGGATCCAGTCTGCCTTTGAGAGATTCAAAAACGGCCTTGTCGTCATCATGGACGCTCTCTGCTTTGAGGTTTGCTGTATCGGTCGAGATACCGAGATACAAAGCGGTAGCAAGCGCCTTGCCAATCTCGATCTCAAGCTCTTGAAGCATCTTGCAGAGAATAGTAGAACATGCGCCCATCGGCTCTCGAATGTAGGAACACTCGATCTTCGGGTTTAGCTCATGATGATCGATCACAAGATCCGGTTTGCGATCATCCGCAAGAAATCTTGTGATTGACGAACAGGGACCCGCTCCAAACTCAGCAGTATCAACAAGAACAATGTAGCTGTTCTCAAGAGCCGTGCGAATCGCCTCGCCTTCTCCCTCTTCCCCGTCTTCAAGCTTTTGAGCGGGTACATTGAGAACATTTATCATCACTCGGTTCTGCGTATGCGAAATCTCTCCGCCATAGTAAATACGAGACATAAGCCCGTACTTCTGCGCAATTTCCTGGAAAGCCATAGCGCAAGCCAGGCAATCAGGATCCGGCTGATCGTGACAAATGATTGCTACTGTGTCTTTCTCGCCGCTCTCCAAGAAAGAAAGCTGCTGAGCATAAGACGAACTCTGCTCGATTGATTGTGTGTTTTCCTCGCTCATGCTGTTACCTGCGAGACTTCTTCCTACGAACGTTGGTGCCTGTCTTTACTGCGGACTTCACATTGTTCGCAGACTTGCGAGATCGCTCAGTGTATGTCGGCTTGATCTTGCCTTCGTGATAGAGGTCCACTGCCTTGATGCAAAGCTCTTGCGCTTGCTTTAGAGTGGCGATCCCTTCGAAGTCTTTTTCATTCCATGTTTCAAGGATGTGAACAAGTTTATACGGCCCCTGCTGCCAATCTCCTTCCGAAGTCGTCGCTGAAGCGTCGTACTTACCAGAGTTTTTGGAAGAAGGTTCGCATATACAGTGGACCCCTCGGTAACGAGTAAAGGCGCGAGGAAGATCCTCGTCCTCAAAGTGGACAGTCTCCCATTCTGTCATCCCCTACAGCATAACGTCCAGAGGCTTCACCTTCAACAGAAAGCCGACTCAGCCATTGAAGGCGAGTCACAGGAGTGGGTTGCGTTTTCTCTACCGCTTCTTCAAGAGTGATGCGAGGCCAATACTTTGCCCGTCCGCAGTTGTATACCGGCACCGGGCAATCCCTCTGAATCCACTTCGCCGCTTTATGAAAGTTGCGAACAGTATGAGGACGATGGTCTTCGTTCTTCCCGTAGAAGTCGGTTTTGTCTGGTCCTTCATAGTCGCAATCCATGCCAAGCATAACGATCGCATTTGCGCCCATGGCTACAGCCAACTGAACGCCCAAAGCACCAGAACAACCAAAGCCCCAAAGATGATGGGGCTTGTTATGGAACTTGTATGGATTGCTTTCAAGACGAAAGTTTGTCCATCTTCCTTCTCGGTCTACCGCAACTCTGCAGCACTTGATAGCAGCGCAGTTATCGAGATGATGTATACCATCCCTGTAGAGACCTTTGTCTTGCCACAACAAGATGGTAGGATCAAACACTTGGTAGATTCTGTTGAGACCGATTGAAAAGGCTTGCTCTATTAGCGTTAGATCGTTCTCCAATAGAGAGGGACCATTGCCGAGAATGAAAGCAGGATGACCCTCGATGATATTGGACCATGCTTCGATCGGATACTTTTTGCGCTCTCGAAACTTCATCTCGTCAACAAGCTCACATAATGCGCTCGGTCTTGCTTCCATTTGCTGTCGATTCTCTTGAGAACGTCCTCAAGCTTCTCCTGAGGCCATTCGCTGTTCGCTGAGCAGTTGATTAGCTCTCGATCGGTAATCGACTTCTTCGCCCATTTGAGACCGCGAGAACAGTTCCGCATGGTATGGGGGCGATGGTGCCTGTTGATTCCGTAGAAGTTGGTCGCCTGTCCTCGGTGTTCGCAATCCATACCGAGCATGACAATCGGATTGCAACCAAGAGAATGAGCAAACTGCATCGCAAGAGGGCCTGTTGCCCCAAAGCCATGCAAACAGCCCGGGTGCTTCGGCATAGCGAAGTTCCCGGGCTGAATCTTGAAGTGATAGAACCTGTTTTGCGGATCAGCCGTGTTTCGACAGACCTTGAGCGCAGAAAGTCGAATGACCTTCTTTCTCTCGGTATACCAAAGCTCGACATCCTGCCACATCAGTATCGTCGGGTCCAGCTTTAGGAAAGCCCGATTGATACCAATGGTGAAGTAGGGATTCAACAGAGAGATGTCTTCGTCATTCAGGCTTGGGCCATTTCCCAGTATGAAGCAAGGCACTCCTTCGAGTTTACCTTTCCATTTCTTGATTTGGCCTCTCTGCTTTACCGCAGAGTACCTGACATGACGACGTATCATCCGTTATTCCTGTATTTCAATATCCCAATACTCCTGCATATCCCAATTCTTCGGCAAGAACTTCTTCCAAGAATCAGGAACACGAGATGTGGCAGACAACCTGGCGAACTTTGAGTACGCAGGATTCCAAGCAGGCTTTGCCGGCTTAGTCAACAGCTTCATACCCGCCTCTTCAGGCGTCTTGTCAGCCTTGCGGCGGTTCGCATCAACAGAGCAGATAACAACGTTATCCCAAGTCGTTCCGCCTCCGCGAGACTGAGGCATAACGTGGTCGATCGTTGCATCGCGCGCCGACATCCTCATTCCCGTGTATTGGCAAGTGTATCGGTCGCGCACCAGTAGATTGCGACGGGTCAACTTGACTTCGCGCTCGGGGAACTTGTCGTAGCTCGTCAGAACCATGATCTCGGGAATCCGCATGAACTTGCCATGCGCGAGCGAAATCCCTTCCTCGCCATCGGGGATAGGAAGCTCAAGCCAAGAATCCAGGTCGTAAAGCATGTAGTTTTCGTCCAGGAACTTTGCCGAATCAACGGCAACCTGAACAACTGCACGACGAACCGTGGCAACAGCAATCGGCTGCCAGGCCTTGTTCAATACCAGAGTTGGAATAGTCAAATGTCCCATGTTGCTCTCACTTTATCGCATTCAATACTGCCTCTATAAAGCCCTCGTTTCGATCAACGACAGTGATGTCCAATTGCCCAACGTAGGGCAATAGGACTGTCGCCATTCTATTTGCAACCTGGGAAGGGTTGAGTCCGCCGATACCAGTCCCGAGTCCCGGGATAGCGATCGACTGTTCGCCGTCTATTATTGCCTCCATCGCAACGGATTTCAAGGCCCGCTCGACCACGGTCAAAGACGACGGTTGACCGGGGTATTTCATGGTTACTGCATGGTAAACCTTCTTGATCCCTCGTCTTTTCAGCAATCCTGCGTCAGTGGCATAGCAGGAGCCTGGTTCAAAGGGGCCGTTTTCTTTGCAGTAATCTCGGACAGCCGCAGCAGCTTTCTCGCCCATTGATCGAGCGATTGCTCCCGCAACGCCTGCCCCCATTACTCCAATACCATTAGCAGCATTAACGATGACATCGACATCGTTCAGCTTGGTGATATCGCCAACTATTGCTTTCATGACCAGTCCTCAGCTTGCGGCTTGGAACATGGCTTCGAGATTGGCGGCGTACTGGGGGTTTCTTTCCACCTTCTCTCGGAGACGACGCATTACCTCGCCATGCATCTGACTGATGCGAGACTCAGAGAAGTTTGTTTCATCTGCGATTTCTTTCATCGTCAAACCCTCGTAGTAATGCAGGTAAATGATTTTCCGCTCAAGCTTGGTGAAGTTCTTGCCCATGAACTTCTGGAACATCTCTCTGCGGAGCATTCCGTCCATTGGGTCATGAATCTCGCCGGTTACATGAGTCAGATCATCTCCTTCTCCGTCGCTGTCATTATAGCTCGCTGGCGTAGCGTTGAGGCTAACAACATTGACAGGCCTTGACTTTTTGGCAATCTTGCGAAGCTCTGCGACTGGCATGCCAATCAGCTTAGCAAGCTGCTTATCGGTAGGATGTTCCCCATGCTCCTTGTAGTAAGCACTGCGATGTTTCTCGATGAGATTGTTGCGATGCCGAACAAGACGAGGAACCCAGTCCGCCTTGCGGATATTGTCGAGGATGGCTCCCTTGATGCGGTGCGGAGCAAAAGTCCTGAACTTGACCCCTCGCTCTCTGTCAAACTTATCAATAGCCTCGTACAGTCCGTCTACGCCGTATGATGCGCATTCTTCTGCCGTGATCTCTTTCAGCTTCAAAGCCATACGAGATGCAACGTCTTCAACGATACTGTAAAACTCGGACGCAAGCTCGTTCCTGACAGCAAGAACTTCATCTGGATCCGGTTTATCGCTCTTCTTTTGCTCTTCAAGCCTGTCCCACAGACAGTTGATTTCCTCTTCGGTCTTCATTTCGCTCCCATCTTCATCTCAAACAAGTAGGGCAATAGCAAACAGACAAGTAGCGCCTTAGACGACCGTTCCTGTTGCGGTCTCTGGCACAATGAAGTCGCCGCCGCCAGGCGCAAATGCGACTTGCTGTCCCGAAACTACTTGGGGTTCAGTAATAGCTGAGTGGCCGGGGCGATAGAGTTCGGGTACTCTTGGAGCATTCTTCCCGACTCGCTTCTTGTCATTATACTCCCTAATCTGCTTCACCCGCTCCTTTGTGACCTTGCTTTGTATCTCATCAACCTTGCCTGGCTCAGCCCCATAACCGAAGAGCTTCTCACGAGCCTCAAGCGGAAGGTACTGCTTTGCAAGCTCGCCCGTATGAACAAGCTCTTCCTCCATCTTTCTCGACGCAAAGAACTGCCATCCGACGTAACCGATAACGCCCAAGAAGGCCGTGCCAAGGACAATGATTGTCACAAGCGCGATTTCTTTCATGAACATTGTTACTGCGATCGAGGTTGCAAGGGTCGCTGCAAACCCGACAGCAACAGCGATTGCCACCTTGCTGCGAGTCCAAATCGCCAAAACGAGACAGACGCCGATGCCTGCGACCGATACAACGCCGATCCACGCAAGCATCTGCTTGAACTGCTGAGCGTTCTTGTCTCTCAGTTCTCGGATCTGATCGAGCAGCTTGGCGTTTTCCGCCTCTGCTTCTGATGCATAGTCGGTCCAGTTCTTCACCCTTTCTTGCTCTGTTACGAGGTCGCCTTGCAAGTCAGTCACTCGACCTTCAAGTCGGCGAACTTCTGATTCTGCTTGCCTTAACTCGTCGGTCTCTTGACCAATTCCGTCAAGACTGGGCTTGATAGCTGGACGACTCTCAGGAGGAGTTGCAGCTTCGATATCGTTTGCGTGCCTGTCTATAGAATCGGCAGATTCTCCAACGTTCTCCGCGACTCCACCAAGGTCTTCGGCGATTTGCCCAGCAAGCTCGCCTTCATCCACAAGAGACGGTCTTTCAGGCGGCGCATCTATATCGCCCCGTCGTCCGCTGTCTCTTTCAAACCAACTCGCGCAACCAGCGATTACAAGACACGAAATCACGCATGTGACAATCGATGTCCTGGTGCTAACTCTGTTCTTCCTCGCCCATTTCATCCGTTTCTCCATCCAGCAAGAGACTTAGCACCAGGTCCGCTTCAGATTTGGTGAACGGGCGATGCGAGTATGCCACATACTCTTTCTTGCTTTTTCTACATTCGATGACTTTGGCGCAAAGACCTACTTCATCGAGCTTTTCTTTGTAGATCCACGAATAGCCCTCGGGCCAAGATACGCCGAGACCAGCAATTCGGATATGGTTATTCGGTCTCATCTCCGCTATCGCCGTCATCCAAAACGCCAAGAAGCTCATACGCCAGCCACGCCATCCCTGATGCCGCAAAACCAGTCAGGGGCCACAAGAAGTAAGCGTAACCCGATATGAGAAAAATGACAAAATCTGCTATCAAACCTGTCCAGAATGCTGTGCAAACCGGACAGTCAAACATTTCTGCAAACTTTGGATAGATCAGCGATAGAAGAAAACGAATAGGGCCAACGCCAAGCTTCGCAGGCCATTCGTCGCCCTTCTCGACGACAATCACGGCCATACCAAAGGCCGCAATGACGGCCATGATGAAGAAAGCGAGCGCACTAACACCAGAGATCAGCAATGTATTCGTACCTTTCCAGGTATTTAACTATCGACTCGAAGCCTTGAAGCTCCCGCAACCCATGAAGACGAAGTATGTAGTCATCTTCGATGTAAACAAACTTGTGTTTGATCTGCTTTTCATACAGCAGATGCGTAACTTCATACCCTCGATAGTCGAGTCCGCCCAAAAATGTAACGGCTACTACCTGATTCATCTGCGAGGCTTTTTGCCCATAACGACTTCCCACTTGCTCTTTTGAGGCTTGGGAGGATGCTCTTTTGCCCAGCGGAGATGGCGGTACTGCGTCATCGCCAGCATGGTTCGATACATCCAGTCGTTCTTCTGATCTTCGATGGGGAACTGCTCAAACCAGCCCCATTCCTCAAGCTCTTTGTAGACCCTCAGGGTCTCTCCATCGATCTTGACGACGGGATTCGTCTTGGCAGCCCGCATAGCGTCAATAAGCTGAGACGCCTGCTCCATGGCATCGATCTTCAGTTGGCTTTCCTTGTTGGCGGTCTTCATGTCGTCATCTCCCATTTTCGCTCGCTCTCTTAATGGTCTAATCGACCAATTCCCTTTCAAACCTTACATCAAAAGTCCTTCGACACAAAAGTTGAAGGAAGCTCGGCCCCAAAGCCGAATATATGGGTATGCAGAACTGGTATCGGCAAATTCAAGCAGATGGCGACTGGAACTGGCGACAGTTCAACACGACCCTCCTTTCAACTCTTGGAATCGGAGGATCTGTCATGCTTCTCGCCATCTATTTTGGGATGCCTGCTCAACAAGCAAGGCAAATGGTCGAGCAACAGCCAGATGTTGCCGAAGCCCAACTTCAGCAAATCCCCAGGCAGGTGATTCAGACTATACAGTCTCGACCTGCTCAGCAAATAACGCAACCTCAAGCTCAGCAACTTTATCAGGCTCCGCAGATTCAGCAGCCCGCGCCTGAAGCTGCGCCGCAACCAGAACCTCAGGCCGAACAGCCCAGGCAGTCTAACTCCTTGATCTCTTTTGAAGAGATGGCTGAGTTTGTTTCTGACAACGAAGGGTTTGAACCCTACTCGTATCAAGACACGCCAACAAACCGATCGATCGGGTTTGGATTCAACCTAAACCGTCCTGATGCTCGTCAGCTTATTGAAAATCTTGGTCACAACTTCCAAGCTGTTCATGATGGCTCAGAAGCAATCACTCGATCAGATGCCGACAGTCTTCGTAATCATGTAATCAAAGAAGCATACGATATTGCGAACGAGTTTAGCGGAGGACTCAATAACCTGCATCCAACCGCTCAGAAAGTCATCATCGACATGGCCTACAACATGGGAGGCCCTCGTCTCCGGGGATTCAAAGAGCTACAGAAGGCCCTTCGACAACAAGACTACAACTGGGCGGCTGAAGAGATGATGGATTCAAGATGGTTCCGCGAAAACCAGACAGGCAACCGAGACAACATGCTTGTCGAGATGATGCAATCCATCTCGCCCTAAAAGTTCTGTTGTATTTGCGTAGATCCAGTCTGCGCCGAAGCCGTGGTGCTTCCTGAAACAACGGTTCCTGATTGAGAACCGATACTATGCCCAAACTGACCAGCTATAAACGGGAATCCTGTTGGCATATCAATGCCGACTCCCGAACCTCCGAAAGTCTGTATAACATAGTTGTAAAACCATGCTCCGACATTCCAGACGCTTACCGTAAAGCCTCTTGAAAACCAGTCTTGAAGAAAGTTCTCTGAATCTGGCGTTTGAACATCGGTTCCAAGATTCGAGTTACCCTGCAACATCAGATGAGCCTCTTGGGTTGATGAATCAATCTCCCAATACGGCCAACCATTCTGGTTTGCAGCGCCATTTCGAATATGCTGTTCAAGGAAGATGTATGAGCCTCGATCAAGAGCATCAGAATCAATTAAGTTACCAGTCTGCCCATTAGGAAGAGTCTGATTCTGTAGCTTAGGAATAGCTTCGCCCATAAGCTTGATGCCATGAGACCACATGATTGCAGCAAGTTCCTCAAAAGCGCCTCTGTTAGAATCGCTTGCCGCTGTATCAAGAATCAAGAACTTAACCCCTATGTCCCTTAGAGGGCCATAGTTGCACTTGTACCATTCAACGTCTTCTCGTCTTGTAAGATCTGGAACTCGAATGTTCGAACTTGACATATCAAAGCTTTCGCAAGAACTTGTCGGGCGAAAACCGTAGTAGATACCAAAATCGAGATCGGGCATCGAGGTCAAGTATTCCTTGAGTTCATCGAGCCATTGCGCCTTCTTATAGTCGAACAACGCTCCCCAAATCGGACTCGGAACAAGAGGATGCTCCGTTGTTCCGTTGGGACGGTTCATCATAATGCGGCGATAACCAGCATCGTAGTGACCCTGAATCCTGCTGATGAGATTAGTCGTAGCATTGGGGCCTCGCCACCAACATGCTCCGTACCTCTCAATCTCTTCGGGATAGTCATCGTCAGTTGAGCAAGGACTTGTGTTGTGTCCGTATGCATTGATGACCGCAATCGGGCGACGATCAATCGTCGGGGATAATGTCCATTCCGTATTCGTCTGTGGCATAGATCTCTTCCTCGCGGGCGAGCTTCAGTATTTCTGGCGTGACCAAAATGCGAGCAAGCTTTGCAGCATTGATCGCATCGTCAAGCGCCCTGTGATGTTTGCCTTCCCACTGTAGTTTTTCTCTTTTTACAGCCGCTCTCAAACCGCATTGGTCGCAACCGCTGAAGTTTGTATACAGAGATTTCAGATCTATACATCGACCAAAAGGGAAGAGCGTATCATTCCTCTCGCAGTCTCTCTGCAAGCATTTCTTGTCCCAGTTGCCAAAAGCGGCCCAAGGAGTCTCTTGAGAACTAATCTCATATTTGTTTTCAATGTCGCCAAGCATGAATGACAAAACTTCGCGCAGCGGAGGCGCTTCGTCGATCCACTTTTGGTCGATCTTTGTGAGTCGCTTGCAAAAGCTCGAAAGCCTGGGAGTGAAACGAGGTTTGACGAAAGACTGATAGGAACCGATGGACTCGCCATCGTCATTACAAACTACCAGTCCAATCTCAATGATTTCGTTTCTGTCCCTGGCCTTTCGTCTTTCCCAGCAGGTAGCTTCAAGGTCAACGACAAAATACATACTGCCCTTTACGGTTGGTAATCGAAGTCTCCTACTATCCTTCGAAGCTTCGAGACCAACTCCCTCTTCCTTCCCTTCGACATTTCTGCCTGGTCAAGAAGATTTGACAACCCTGAAGACGACTCGTTGTCAGGCTGCAGAACATCAACAAAACTCTTCAGGAAATCTACTTCATCTCCTGAAAGATGCATACCGTTCATTCTGTGATTTCTGAACGAAGCGGTCGCTGCGGGGGCGATTTTCTCTGTAATCTCAAGCATGGCGTCTGCATATGCTCGGATTTCATACTGAGCATGGCTATCCGCTCGCAAACTCAAAAAGTGAAACAGATTGTGCAGGTCAACTTTCCAATACCATTCTGTGTAGTAGTTGAGCGGCAGAACCATGCGAGCAAGCTCTCTTGACAACCCCATATGAGCCAGGTCGTCTCCAAATCGCTTGTCCGTTGTCTCGTAATCCTTCTGCTGCAACAGGATACAGTAACGATGAAATGCCTCATCAGACATTTCCATGATAAGACGACGAGCAACTTCGGGAGAAGCTATCTGTCCTTCGCTGCCTTGTTTGTTCGTGTTGCTCTGTCCCTGACAGATATCTACGTCAGGAACATAGTAACAGTCTTTGACTACAGAATACCTGGCTGAATACTCATTGACGTTCGCGGTACGATGTCGTATCCATTGTCTTGCGACAAACATGGGCATACGAGCATGGAACTTCAACTCAACCATCTCAAACGGCGTCGTGTGCCGGTGACGCATGAGATAGTCGATCAGACCGGCGTCTTCTCGAACGGTTTTAGTGCCCGATCCGTATGAAACCCGCGCCGCTTGAACAATCGCAGCATCAGCGGTTGGAGCCTCTGCATCAGTAGGCGAAGGCATTGCGTCTACAAGACGAACAAACCCGTGATCGTGTATCTTGTAAACACTGAAGGCGTCATGCGCCTTCGCAGGTTCGGGATAATCAGTTTGTCTGCGTTCTGCTACGTTGGTTGCTGCCATGGGTCATCCTCAGAATCGTCTTCCAAGGGTGTATCGACCCAATCGCTTCCCAGTCCCAGAGGTCCACTGCAAGCGGCCTCGTAGCTTCTTCTGATCTGCCCGACCATCGGTTGAAGCTCAGCGGCGTTCTCTGCGCCCAAACGGAGCAGGTGCCCCACCTCAAGGCTCTGCAGCTTGATGAGGTCAAACTCCGTCTCGTTCATATCGCTGGCGTCAGCGTATTCGACTTGCCGCAGGAAAACTTCAAGTCTTCGTTTGGCGATTTTGTTGTCCCTGATGACTTGATCGAATGCTCGCTTGAACGAATCCGGTATCGGGACGAACGTTTCCATGTGCCCCGAGAATAGCTCCGCCTTGACAGACAGAAGCGACCAAATGACTTGTTCCGCTCGCATAATGCCGTTGGAAATCTCCTCGGCAAGCGTAATCAGGTATTCTTGTTTTCGATCGTTCGTTTCCATGCTCAAGATCATCCTGTCTTCGAACAGCAGAACCATTCTACCGCAAAATCGCTGCACTTGCTACGCCTCAAACGAGTGCAGAAGAAAACGATCCGGTGACGAAAGAAGGAAGAGACTGCGATTTTCGCATACTCTGATTCATGCGCTGGTACGAAAGAGCCATGCCGACTGTCGGGGACGCCGACGAATACATCCGCCAAGCAGCGGCGGAAATCGCTGCGCTGCCAGACGTAGAAGGCGTTTACGTCTGGGGATCGTTCGCTGAGAACATATCCAATCCTAAGTTCAACATCAAAGACGTTGACCTTCTGGTCAGGTGCAACTTCAACTCGGGCGACCTTCTCGCGATCGATAAAACGCCGTTCGGAGCGTTTGAGATCCCTTCCAACGAGCTTGAAGACGAGGGGTTCAACCCGCGAGCGGTCTCCTTCACCAAGAAATACCTCAAGTTCAGCCAGTTCAATATCGATCAATGGGCCATTTCCCAAGATGAACGGCTTCTGCACTGGGGACCGATTACCGAAACCGTCTCCGAATGGGCTGACCTGCGCAAAGAAGCGGAAGCTCATGCCAAAGAAGCAACGGGCCTTACTCGCAAAAGACTTTGCCGCGCATCAAATGATGACCGAAGCAAATGGCGAAACGCCTACAACGAATACGTTCAGGATTTCATTACTGGCGGACCTGTCGGTTGGTACGCTTCAGAGACCATTCTTGACGACATCATCGATCAAGCTATCCGTCTCTCGTAGCCGATACAACCAGTATGAAAACCGACACTTCTCCGTGCTTCATCTGCGGACACAAAAACACATTCGACATCGGCATGCACTTCTACTCGTACTTCGTCTGTCAGAAGTGCGGTCATATCTTTAGCGCCGCAGACCAGAGAGGTCTACAAGATATCCGCAAGAGATACGACAACAAGCTCTACAAGCTCAAGAACCTTCGACTCCAAGACGCTCTTACCGGCATTCATTTCCAAGAAGAAACCATCCGTTGCAATCATCGGATCGAGCTTGCTACTCCTCATCTAACCGGCAAAACGGTACTCGATGTCAACTGCGAAAGCGGCAAGTCGGTAGAGAAGCTTCGAGAGAACGGCGTCGAAGCCTACGGCATTGACAACGATATGGTCTACGAAGCATATTGGGAAGAAAAGCCCTACTTCAAACGCACTACGCTTCAGAAGTATCCCAAAAACCATCGGTTCGACAACATCGTTCTATATGAAACTCTCGAATACGTTTTCTGCCCATACGGGTTCGTACTCGAATGCTATCAAAGACTCAATGAAGGAGGACGAATCATTGCAATCGTCCCAATCAACAACAATCCCAATGACGAGTTCTTCGCCAGGGCTCACGAGTTCTCAGATCAAAGCATTTGGACATTCGCCAAGGAATGCGACCCCAAGGCGCAGGTTATCCGAACTGATGAAGAGGCTACGATTGTTCTGAATCGTTAGCCAGGCAGACCGGGACCGCTGATGTCCGTCAGCGAGTTTTCATCAACAAACAGAACCTCGTCGCCCACATGACCCTGAAGTCTGCTCAACAGATCCTCAGCGGCTTCTCTGGCTCTTTCGTTGTTGATCGATTGGTCTTGGCCGTCAGGAACTCGTACCTCAAAGATGATCGATCCCCGATATCGACGAGGACGCGAATCAATAGAGATACCATCATCGACGACTTCTTCGCCGCCAAACTGAGCGGTCTTTCTAAGATTTGAGTACCAGTTCATATTGCAATCTCCATAGGGTCGCACTATGAACTTCGACTATTTGCAAAGTTTCCCTTCGTTTCAGACGGCAAAATGCTCGTCATCGTCGGGAGACCACTCTGCAGAGCCCCATTCAGGTTCGTCATTACCGTAAGTGCCTGCGATCTCCCATCGACCCTGCCAGTCCTTGTTCAACAGATCGGGTCGCATCTCAGCCATCTTCTCAAGAATGACCATATCTGCGTAATCCAGGACATCGCAGAATGCTGCGGTATTGGGAGGCCGCTTGATGTCCATTTCCGTCAGCGCATTATCAAAAAAGCACCAGGCCATGTTCCAGATGTGAGTTATCAGTTCTGGATGCGGATCTTCGCCATCAAGACGGCCACAAAGAATGTCCTCACGACGATTGTTGACAAAGCTTACAAGAAACTCTGCGGACGTTTCCTCGTGTTGGTCTTGGGTCATCATGCTTGTCACTCCGATATGTACCTCAGATACGGTCATATCGATCGTCTGATTACCACATCTTGAGCAAGTCACGCAGCAAAGTATTTGCGCTTTCTTGGACGATGTGCAAATTAGCGGCAAGGACATATACGCAAGAATGCGAAATAGAGATCATTGCAACTTGCCTCGAAACCCGCAAGGAGGTCTCCTTTGAGTAAGTTTTGGAGCATGCTTCAGTCAGCCTTTGCATCTCCTGTTCCTGTCCCAAGACGGGTGGAACCAGAGGCACAACCCCACAATACGCAAGACTCTCAGTCGTCTGGAACGACCATTGTCCTACATTGTCACGAAAAACAGATGGCTCTGATGGAGAATCTGTCTCGTTACTTTGAGGCTCCGATTCCAAGCGTACTTTCGAGAGGTATCTTCCTGCTTACACATGCTCGCGATGCGGAAGTTCAGAACAAGAAGCTTGCCATCGTGGAGTTCGACGAAGAATCTGGTAAGGTTACGTCTGTCTCTCCTATCAACATCTAACCACCAGATCGTATCGTTGAATAGAAACAGCCCTGTTCTCTGCTCAGAACAGGGCTGTTTCACTGTTTACATTGCGACGTTTCTTCTACATGGGTAAGGCCCTCGCCTACATTGCCTATTTGCGCCGCTTTCTACCCTGCGGACCACTCGCTGACTTGGGAGACTCGAAAACGTCTCGAAAAGGCTGCAAATGAGTTATGCCTTAATCAGACGCCGATTCAAGTGTCATTATTGCTCTTTTGAATCGCAAGCCAAACAAAGCATTTGCTTGGCCCTTCCTCACTCCTAAGCTTTCGCTGTTTGCTCTTTGGTCTTGCCTTCATCAGTGAGTGTGCGACGAACGACCAACTACGTCAATACTCTAAGTGAAAAACCATTGATGTCAAAGCATCGCTTTATTCCATTTCATACTATGTGACAAACCATTCTCCTTTTGTGAGATTTCTTACAACTCTTCTGATTGTATCGACGAACGAACTCACCAGAGACAGTCTTCCACATTTCTTGCATCTTCAGGTACGGCGTTCTATAGCTATTTTCCTGCTGTTTTTGCTGGATTTGAAATGCGATTCGCCGTTTCCTGTCAAATCCGTCAGTGGCAGAAAAAGCGAGATTGACACTGACTGGTGAAACGATCTGGCAGAGAAAAGAGGTAAACTAAAGCCATGCTGCTCTTCGACCCATTCACAGACGAATACATGGCCGCTGAGGTCGCTTTCTACGGCCTCAGCGAGTACGACGACGGCAAGGGCGTCAAAGTCGTCAGCAAGGTCATACAAGGCCGCTGCGACGATTACCTAAACAGCCAGTTCCGATCCGAATCGCCCGCCATGCCGATCCTCTACATCGACGGCGGACTCTGGATGAGCCTCTCATTCATGGAAGTTCAATCGAACTGCATCCCCTACATGCAGGCACACGGTCGGGTGGCAGTCGGCGGGCTCGGTCTCGGGTACGTCGTTCTTCGAATGATGGAAGAAGATGATGTTGACGAAATCGTTGTGTACGAAATCGAACCTCGCATCATCGATTTCTTCCGAACCAACTTCTCGGATAGAAACGGGTTTGACAAAGTAGTCTTCGTTGAGGGTAACATCAGAGAGACTATGAAAGGCGAAACCTTCGACTACGCCTACGTCGATGTCTATCAAGACATGCTGCCCGATGAAGTCCTCGATGATGTCGAACTGCTTTGCGGACAGAACGAGATCGAGGTCTATCACTTCTGGGGTATCGAGAAGGTTCTCTTTACGGCGCTCAACAATCGCCTCATCGACCCGATCGAACTCTCTTTTGATGCGAGGCAGTTTTTCGCGGCATGGATGACAGACGACACCCGTAGAAGTCTCTACGACGGCGGCGTTCGAGACGAAGAGTTCGTCGATCGCACGCTTCAACTACGAGATCATTTTTCAGGTATGTTTGCAGACGACTAATACGGCTCGCCAGTCAGCAGACGGTGGAACATCGCCTCAAGACGGTCCCACTCCTCCTGCTCGACCATCTGTCGAACCGTTCGGTCCTCAAAGATCTTGAGCGGACGATCGATCCATTGTTCGATCTGCTCTTGATCTCCCGTGAGATCATAAGCGTACCGCCTGACATCATCAAGCGATCGAACGCTAATTGGTTTGGAAGTACCTGACAATATCAACCTCGTCCCTGACCTTGATGGTTATGATTCTACCATCGGCAGGTTCAAAGGCCTCAATGCAGTCAAGAAGAACCTCTATAGGCTCCCAATGGATGCCGAGAAACTCGCCGCTGTCCCGATGCTCTGCCTGAACGCATCTGTCCAAGACCAGCTTGCCGTCTCGGATGCGAAGAGGAATGCCGCTGATCTGCTCGGCAGCAGGAACAGCGTATTCGCCGATCTTGCTCTGATCGATTCGAATCAAAACAGGTTCATTGAGCCATGGTTTGATCTGTTCTTCGATCATCGGTTTCTCCTGCATCAAAACCATCGAAGTTCCTGGCAGCGTCGATACACTCCTGCCTATCGTTGCAGTAACGCATATTCTGCTGCATGGTCCCTGCTGGCAGGTTGTACCTCTTCGATGTATCCACCTTCTGCACGCTGATCGACGCATCGGGCCTCGTCTGTCCGCAATGGTGACAGGTCCATGTCAGATTCGGAAATGGCATCGTTCTTCAACCTCCAACCCTTCGTCAGTCGCCCTCTTGCGCTCTTCGCGACAGACTTCTGAGCCTCGGCTACGCCATTGTCAACCAGATGCTTGAGACCGATGTTCAATCGGAATCCGTCAAGCTCCGTGACGATGAGAAGGTTGTCTCTCGACATCCACTCTCTGCTCAGCGATGATCTGACTCGATCAACGATCGTCTCGAACTCGCCCTTTATCAGGTCTTCTCTGCCTTTTATCATGAGATCGATTGTACCCTATGTCGCAATCACCTGCTACCACTCGACGAACGGCATCGAGGGATTGTCGTCCGCATCGCAATCCGCCCAACATCCGAGTTCAGCAGGCAGATTCGCCGCTGAACCGCCCTCGTAGCGAACGCCGCCCGTGATCCATCCGTTTGTATCCCTGTTGTCCTCGGCGTTGTAGCAAGGGATCCAGCAGCCCTCTCGCTTGTCGAGGACGAAATACATCGGTCGGTATCGCTCAATGCCATCCCAGTTGACGGGTAGCGATTCCAACTCCTGCGCGAGAAACTGCAAATCGCTCAGAGACTTGCTGCGAATCGTATCCATGTATTCGGCAAAGGGTCCGCCTTCGGTCCCATGCTCGCTGGAAATGATCCGTCGCAGTTCTTGCAACAGTACGCAAGTACCAGGATCTCTGCTTGGGGCGACTTCGTTGCGAACAAGCTGAGCAAACAGCTTCGCTTGCTTCGCCACCGTGTCAGCGGTAGCGCAGGTCAGTACGGGATCGGTTGCGACGGGCATTTTGGGCCTCCTACGAATGGCGTCTCGACGAGCAGCCGAGCGTGCGCGATTTCTTTTCTGTCTTGATGGGCTGGTCACTTTTTGCCTCTTGCCTTCTTCCCTCTTGCCTTGTCGATCGCCTCCTGCAAGGCGTCGAGAGATCGTTCATCGCTTGCGCTGATCGTGAAGGTCTGCAGGATCCTGCCTCCTCCCCATGGCTTAGGACCAGCAATGCGAAAACCGCAGCCCTCTCCCTGCACCAAAGAGAGACTATCTCCCTCGACTCCCTTGATAAGTTCGATCTGAATATCGCTCATTGTATTACCCGACCATTCCCATGAACTGCTGCTCAGAGATCAACTCAATCCCCAGCTTGCGAGCCTTCTGTGCCTTTGATGAAGTGCTGCTCGGGTCGGCGATGACAAGGTAATCGAGACTACCTGAAACGCTCGCAACCGAACCTCCGTTAGTCGAAACAAGCCCTTCGAGTTCCTTGCGAGGACGAGACATCGTGCCCGTAAAACAGAAAGACTTGCCCCCAAGCTTCCCGCTGGCGGCTCCGCCCGATGCCTTCTTCTGCTTCATCGAGCCTTCTTCGACTTCCATGAACGATGCAAGATCCTCGATGACGCTCCATTGATCTCTCAGACCCGCCATGATGCGAGAAGCCTTCGTCGCCCCAAAGCGAGGGAGCGCCGCAAGCTGCTTCTCGTCAAGGTCTCGCCATTGAGAGAGCGTACCGATCCCCTCGTCAACGATGTTCTGCGCCTGCGAACGACCGAGCAGATCAATCGACAACGAACCGATGAGATCCGCAATCGAGACCTGCATCGACTTCTTGATCTCGTCAAGGATCTTCCGCCCCATGCCTTCGCCGACGCCAGAATCAACCATGTCCTGCATCGTCAGGAAATACAGGTCTCGAATGCGTCCGACCTTGCCTGCGGAAACAAGCTTGTCGAGCGCAGAGTCGCCAAGGTACATGATGTTCCGCTTGCTGATGTAGCGGCTGATGACATGCTTGTTGACATGCGGACAGGTCTCCCAATCCGTCTTGATAAGGAAAGGGCCGTCCCGCTTGACCGTAGCGCCGGTATGAGGACAGCGATCGATCGTAATCGGAGTACGACTGCTGCCTTGCTTGAGGACTCGGACGATCTTGGGGATGACATCATTCGCCCGAATGACCTCAACCTCGTCTCCAATATGAACGCCAAGCCCCTCAATAATGTCCATGTTGTGAAGCGAAACGCTGGTAATCGTTACGCCGCCAACTTCGACAGGAGCAATCTTGGCGACAGGAGACATTCTCCCGCGAGTGCCGATCGACCATTCGACATCGAGGATCGTGCTACGACCGCCCATCGAAGGGAACTTCCATGCGCGAGCCCAGTACGGACGCCCGCCATGCTCGCCGAGCGCCTCTTGCGCCTCCATGTCGTTGAGCTTGATGACCGCGCCGTCGATCTCGTAGTCCAAGTTCTCTCGGTTGTCGAGGATCTGCTGAACAACATCGGGAACTCGGTTGTGGGCGACGATTCGGGTCTCAACAGCAGTAAAGCCCCGAGCAGACAACCAACCGATCTGCTCTTCAACAGTCGAGAACGACAGGTCATCGCCGAAGATATCATCGCCCGAGCCGCCGTCGAGAATCAACGCATCAAAAGCGTAGAAGCGGAGAAGCTCTGCGTTTGTTGCATCGCTACGACGGACAAGACCCGCAGCAGTATTGCGGGGATTCTTAGTGTCAGCGGAAAGATGCTTCTCCCATTCGGAGATATGAAGCAAGACTTCGCCTCTGACATGGATGTCGATGTCAACGCCAAGATCCATAGGGACTTGCTGCGCCTTGCGAACGGTATGCGTTACATCCTCGCCCTCAATGCCGTCGCCGCGAGTAATCGCCTGCGCGAACTTTCCGCCCTTGTAGACGATGGCGATGGACGAGCCGTCCTTTTTGGGCTGAACAGCGATCTTGGGCTTGTCGCCCGCCTTGCCGGACACGCTCTTGAGCCAGGTATTGAAAGCCTTCTCGCCTTCATCGGGCGTGATTTTCTTGAGCGAGCCCATCTGCATCTCATGGCGGACCTTCGTCAGGGCCGAGCCATCGACGGGCGCGCCGACAACAGAGAGAAAGGCATGGTTCGGGTCGAGATTCTCAAGCTCGTCCCGCATGGCGTCGTACTCGGCGTCCGTCAGCGAGGAATCGCCGTTGCCGTAGTAGGCGGCTGAGGCCGCTTCAAGCTGCTTTACGAGATCATCGATTCGGCTCATGCTGAGCGGCCTCCGTTAGGGGACGATTTGGCGGCTCTCTCCGCCGCCCTTCATTATAGCCGAAATCCCTCACCTGTCAGTGGCTCGATTGTAGACAAATTGAGAACCTGGCCGATTATTGGATTGGGCAGCAAAAAGCTGCAGGTTTAGGTACGGATAGGCCGTGCCTGAGTAGATATCCTGAAGGAGGATGCCATGTATAAGGTACGCGATAGTCTCGTGTTCCCCCGTCTCCGATTCGTGCGAGAGGGAAAGCTCCAAACTCCAAACTGGGGCAAAAACACTTCGATCTACAGGTTGGACTGGCTGGGATTCGACGATATTCTTCGTCGCCGGCACGAAAAGTGGAAAGACAAGAATCATCCCGACAAGGATATTCCTTTCCTCGAAGGCCTGCCCGAACCATACAACACAGTTGTCAAGAACTCACTGTTTGCGCTCGACAAGGATTACGTTGCCGAGATCAAAAGGTGCGCCTACCAGGCTAACTACGAATGGTCTATGGAAAAGCCATTCGACACCATGATCCGAGACGCATGCCTGAGTCCATCGATCGCCTATGTCAGAACAGCGTTCTACCTGCTTGGAGATTGTCTCTACAACGAGGGGGACAAGTATTTCGAGCGGGGGCCTCTTTCGAGCATCCTGTTTCAGGCAATGCTCGCAAGATTCTGGCGTCACCAGACCGGAGGCGGCATGGTCGAAGAACATGCAGAGTTTTCAAAGCTGAAAGAATGGAACGATCATTGGGCGGATCAAAGCAGCGCTCCGAACAAGGAAACTGCTCTCAAGTTCCAAGCTCGTCATCGAGAAGTTTCCAACTTCTTCAGCGCCTACAAGCAATACGAACTGGATCTGGAAGAAGCATACAGCGATCTCACGATGACGCTTCCTGTTAGCGATGCTGAACCGATAACGAAGCAGGCGCTAAAAGCTTACAACATCGACTTTGAAGACTGCTTTGCAACCGTCAAGATAACCGGACCTGCAGACCAGCAAAGATTCAAGGACGGTCATGTTGATGGAGTAGAATGCGGGAACTGTACGAACCCGTATGACGACGAAGACTAAGAGAAAAGGCCCCGAAAGGGGCCTCTTTTCATTCAAACATCTTGCATGTCTCGCCAGGTCTCATAGGCATGATCTGGATCATTATTCGGATTGTAACGACCTGATTCTGCAGGAATGTCTCCGCCCAGTTCTTCGGCTTTTTCTTTTATGACCTCTCCCAAGAACTGCGCATCTTGAGGCTGTAGCTCAGACAACTTGTAAGTTCTCTGCTGAGGATCAGGTTGTCCAAGCGGAGTCAGTGGTTCTCCCTGTCCGTCGTACAGATAGATCTCATAGTCTCCATGCTCAGAGAACTCTCCTCCCTCATACTCAGGAGGATTGTAGTAGTCTCCCGCAAACGATCGGTACGGTTGAGAAACATAGGCATCGCCTATTGCGCTGGCAAAAATACCGCTCGGTAGTTGAGTTGCATCGAGATCGATATGAACGCTTACATCTCCGTAAGCGAGCCGAAAAAGATTGCGCTTGCGTGCCTGATTATGAGCCGCTGTTCTTACGATCCGCATTCCTGAACTCCTGCGCCGTTTGCTGCTGGCGCTGCGCCATACCCCAAGGTGTGAGTTCGTTCTTCGGCTTCGCCTTAGCGCCTGCGTTCATCAGAGCATCCCAGTCGATTCCGTCAGGTACGTTTCTACCGTTTGCGCGGATATTCGCCTTGGATCTCGGGTCGATACCATAGGATCTGTCAAATTCGTTAGCCATACCCTCTCCTTTGAGAAATCTGTCAATGTCTCCTTCTTCATCGGCCAGATTCCGCATGTTAGGTACTTACTGGTAAGTTTTGCATATCCGCGCAAGGGTTCATTGGCGCGGTTTCAGATCGTTTTGCCTCATTCGCTTCGCTCATTCGGCATCAACCCCGTTGGGGTTGATTTGTAAGTAGTCAATAGTGAGTGTTCTTGAGCCACTGTTTCAGCTTTGCTGCTGTTCGCTCGTGACGACTCCTCAGCCGCAGTCATGTCCATAAGAAAACATGAGCGGCTGCTCCTCCCGTATCAGGGGAGTTGTTGAACCTGATCTCTTTAGGTCGGTAATGCTCAACTCTCAGCCAGTCACCGTCTCTCTTCGCCAACTGTTGTAGTGAGGAGTCGCCAGGAGCAACAACAGCAGCTATCTCTCTGAACGAGAGCAGGAGAAACTGTAGGTTGCATTTATACCTACAGCCACCGCGCTTTGGGGCGCGACTACGATACGTCCGTAGCTACGGCAGGAGTGAGGAGCCCTTGCCTCCCAATAGTTCATCAATCAAACATCAAGCCGCCGACGAATGCACGCGACCGCGCTCAACTATGTCTTCTCACTGAGTCGGCGATCGGCGCTTTAGCGCTCAGTCTTACACGCAGAAAGCCCCAACCGAAGTCAGGGCTTTCTGGTCGTGAAGGTCAAAGTTGGCGACTCTTGGAAGACCTTCGCGCAGTCGTGTGCAAGAGTGCTATCGACCGGATTCCAAGAATCGATTCATGTTTCACGCTTACCAGTCATCATCTTCGTCGTCGTCATCGTCGAACTCTTCGTCGTAATCTTCTTCATCTTCAAGATCATCGTCGAAGTCATCGTCCTCGTCGTAGAAGTCATCCTCGTCTTCGTAGCGATCATCGATGTCGTCGCGATCGTAATCATCTCTATCATCGTAGCTCATGGCAAATCTCCATATCCTGTGACAAAAGAGTCACGATTTCTCAATCGGCGATTTCCTCGCGAGTTCCTTCGCTCATACCGAAGATTTCTCCGATATCTTCAGCCGTCCACCTAAGAGGCTCAATCTCCATCGGATCGCATGATCTGACGAGTCCGATATGCCACGGATTTTCTATCGATTGAAAGAAGACGACATCCTCGGGCTCGCCATGCATGCAAATGTCCTGCAGCATGTAGAGCAAGGGGTCCATCTCTGGAACAAAGTCGTCCCAGTCTTTGGAAACGATGTTCGTGTTGTAGATGACGCAGGGGGTATAGTGCCCGTCTTCTCCCCGAAGCGAAGTCTTGACGCATCCAACAGGACCGCCCGAACTTTCGGGAAAGTTCTCAAAGAATCGAGGAGGCAGAGACTCTCGCTGTATCCAGTTCTCTGGAACAAGATAGACTCGGGCGAATGATCCGCGAGGAAACTGGTAGTCCTCGTAGGCAAGCTCAGAGGCGTTGAGACCGTAGTAGGCAGCAGCAAGCCGCCAGGTACTCATGTCAAGGTTCTTGCTCATTGTGAGGGTGTTCCAGCCTATCCTCGATAATGATCGCTATGTTTGCCTTACCGTTCGAAGCAAACACCTTCTTCCAAACATTGATCTTGACTCGAAAGATGCCAGTCTTCTTGACGTAATCCTGAAACAAGTATCGGATACGATTTTCAGCAGCATCTTCGCTATAGCAAGCGTGTTCGATTTTCCCGATGGCAAGTTCAACCTCGTCCATCTGCTCATTGCCAGAAGGGTGTCCTCTGATGATTTTCAGATGCTTGTCTTCCGCTGTGTAGCCAAGAGCGCAAAGACCGAACGGGATCTCGTATGTATCATTGGCTCCCCTTTCGTGACGACGAATCTCAATCATCGGCTCCAGGGGAGAAGAAAGACCGAAGGAAGATCCAGCGGCCATCCATTCAATCATCTGATCTTCATTCGTCCTCTTCTGATCCATCTGCTATCCCAGGAGCAAACTCAACGAGACCGTATCGGTTCCCGATTGTGTGATCGGCTGTTTCGACATACTTCCCAAGCGAAGCAAGTAGCATCGTGAACTGCTTAGTGAGAATCCATGCGCCTTTTGTTGAAAGGCCCGGAAGCTCGACGAACTCAATCTCTCGACCGTTGGATTCGCAAACAATCGAAAACACATTGTCTTTATACCGAAGATCAACAGAGATTGTTGAACTACTTATGAAGAAGCCTTCCCATTCTCGCATGACCCGAATGTTCGCATCCGTAAGCTCGATATCGCTGTCTTTGCTGTCTTGAACAGAGAACCCCATAACCATCAGCAACATCGAGAGATGCTTGGCAATGATCCCTGCGAGCAACTCACGACAGTCGATAGCTGTCGCAATCATGAGACGAGGAGCATATGGCTTTGTGCAAAGACTGATAAACCAGATGCTATTTGTCTTCAACGGATCGGGCTGAATGTCGATGAAGTATGTCTCGTTCCGATCAAGAAAATCGGAAGCTTCAGCGATACCTCGGTCAACTCGTGCCCGTATAACGCCCTTCACGACCTCGTACCAATCGCTGTCAATCAAGGAGGGGCTGGCCTTTAATAGTCGGGACATCGAACAAGCAATCCTCTCCGAATGTCTTTCCTATATGATCGATCATGATACCGCTGTGAGTTGTCACTATGAACTGCTTCTCGGGGAAACATGCCACCAGCTTGTCGATCATTTTTGCATGACGTTTGAAGTAGATGTGCATCTCGATGTTGTCAACCATAACGACATCGCTTCGGTCGATAACAACAGGATCGCACAGGTTTCGAAGAAGAGTAGCGATCTTACGCTCGCCATCGCTCATGGATTTGAAGTGGACAATAGCGTCTCCCTTGTCGATCGTGAGATCCAGGAAGTAGTCGTACTTCTCTCCTCCGAGATCGCCCTTAGAGAACTTCTCGTAGGTATCTGATCGCCCGTCCCAGTTCTCTTCATATGTAGCCACAGCTTTGCCAAGACTCACATGATAGCCGTAGACGGTTTCTGCGATGTCAAGAAAAAGTTCAGCCCTATCTGCAGGTAGCTGAAACTTCTTCATGTTCATTGGATGATCGGCATCAATGTAAACGATGTTTCGCCAGCTTGCGAGTTCGTTTGCAACAACGCCTCTTGTGCTGCTGAGTTCAACAATCTTTTCTTCGCCATCGGCCTCGAATACGCCTCGGATACTCATCTCCACTTCATGCTTTGCGAAGTGAGGAAGAGTCGGGTCATAATCAGGATGGAATGTCATCTTGCGGAAAACAAGATCATTGTCCCTGCCCATGAACTGCTGCGCGTTTCCGAGCAGATCAACAGCGTTTAGGCATGTTGACTTACCGCAACCATTGGGTCCGAAGAAAACGGAAATTGGTTTAATGGAACCGTCTGGTCGAGTGAAGTCAAATTCTGCGTCCTGGTATCCGCAGTAGTTCTGCAGATATAGCTTCTTCAGTTTTAGCATCTGAGTACCTCCGATTCAGTATCGTCCAAATTTGGACAACTGCTGTATCAGAGGGCGCATGAAAAAGGAGCCGCCGCCGAAGCGACGACCCCTGTTATGAGGAGAATCTGATTTACTGGTAGTCTCGATAGTCCTGAGACATACCCTTGCTCTGATCGATCGAGAGACCGCCCTTGGCGTTCTTGGAAAGCATAGTCCATGCAGAGCAGATCTGATGGACATTGCCGTAGCCTGCATCGGTCAAGAGCTTCTCCATTTCCTCAGCGCCGAGCGGATTCATGGAGTGAATAATGACCTGGGCCTCTCTGTAGAGACCCTCAGCGATCATCTGCTTGCAAACCCACCGACCGTCCTCTTCCTCGTCATTGAGTTGATTGACGGTCTCGTAGTTGAGGTCGTGGTCGAGGAAGATGACATCGATATCGTCATGCTCGCGCATGAAATCCAGGGCCTCTCGACCAGTGTAGGCCTGCAGGATAGCAAACCCGATGGTATTCTGGCGAAAGGTCTTGTGCCGATTCTGATTGTCATCCATGAACAGAAGCTTCATTTCTTCCTCTCTACGGCCTCCAAGTGGGCGCGTACCGATCGACTGACGACCTTGCTATACAGATCGCTAACGGCCTGCCTGTCAGTGGCCTCGGGGAGCGAGGTTCCTTCCTCCGCCTCCATGAAGTCCTGAGCAAGCTGCTCTCTCCGCTCGGCAAGCTCCTCAAACGGGATCTCTCCGTTGCGGATACCGTGAAGCTCCTCGACGTTCGGACGAGGGAACGTAACAGTGCCCGACCTGAGTAGCTCAACGCCTTCGTCAAGAAGACGGATGGCGTGGTAAGCATTCTTGGTCGAGTAGCCGTGCTTCGCGTACGACTCCTTACGCCGAGCCCCGACGACCCGAGTGCTATGACGGACTTCGCCCGTCTCCTTGTCCTTATGAAGCAACTGCGCTGCTCTCCATTCGGACGAGGCAAAGCCACGGATGGCCTGGGTAAGCTTTTTGGTAACGAACAGGTCTCTGTTGTCAAGAACCATTTGACCGAGTTCCGAGCATTCGAGGATGTTCTCCTGCGGCGCGAAAAGGATCTCGATGCAGTTCGGCGCTCCCTTCTCCAATAGCTTGAAGAACTTGGGGGCTCCGTAGATAACAACATCGTTCTCCCGGTCTTCATGCTGCTCGAAGGCTTTTCGCCCTACGAGGAACTCTCCCGGTTCAACAACAAACCCTCGGTGATCGACATCGGATTCTGGAGTGGCGCAGCCGAAAAGATGGCTGCCATGCAGCACAAGAAGGTCAGGTTTCCTCCAAAACTGTGTCACCGATGCACTCTCTCACTAATCCGACAAGACGTTCTTTCAGGTAATGCTTTTCGCCATGCGAACGGTAAATCTCGCCTGCGGGGTTGACGCAAATGACTGGATTATGGTTTTCCATTCGCTCTATACCAAGTTCAAGTGTTTCTATCGACCCGACGATGCGAATAACTTCATCCTCGAAGAACTTCGCATTGTGGATAGGGCAACCGCCATGGTACTCCGTTTGGGAGTTTCCATAAAGACGACCAGGCTCGCCCCGGAAGTGCAGGACGAGCCTGGCTAAGGCAACGTAATCTGCAGGTTCCGTTATTCCTGGAACATTCCCAGGAAGAGTATCAGATCGTTTGCTGTCCATAGGCCGTCCCAATCCAAATCGGCGCGACGATTCTCAACAACGAAATCATCGACGAAACCGTAGATGTCAAATGAGTCCTTCACGCCGTCCTGATTGTAGTCTCCCCAATCGGGCTCAGTAAAGTCCTCGATGACACCTTCTGTCGTTCTCGGATCGGGCGAGACAGCGTGGATTCCGAGCCCTCGACGAGCGAACGAGCGCCAGATCGCCACTCGATTCTCGCCGCCAAACAAAGCCTCATCAGCGAGGACATAGGAATCCCGAGCTTCCGTGTAGATCGGCTCAGGCGGACAAATCTTCTGCCCCTCAATGACGGTTCGAGCCATCATGGTCCGAGCTTGCTCGAAACCATAGTTCTCGGACAGCAAGACAAAGGTATCCCAGAGAGAAGAGGTCCAGACCTGTCCTACGAAATGCGGACCATAAATCAAGAACCTCTGCTGGAAGTAGATATCGGGATCGATCGCATACTGGTTGATGTCGGTATCGGCATAGGTCAGCGGAGCCTTGCTCATGTCGTAAGCGATGGGGAAGGGCCTGATACCGTGATAGTAGTTGTCTCGAATGCTGGCGTTGTTATTGTAGTTCCAAGAAGCCCAACCGCCAAGAGCAACAACCGCATCTCTCAGGTTTTCTGTAGGCTCAAGCGAGTAGAGATATGCCATGAAGTCTGACCAACCCTCGTTGAGCGATCGAGGCTGATCGAGCGTAATGCTACCAACGAGACGGCGAGTCACGCCATGCTGGTATTCGTGCGCGAAAATCATGGAAGAGAATCCTCCATGACGGTCGTTGCCCTGTTGCTGCCATGCCCAACGGAGCATATAGACCGTACCAGGCGTGCCGTCGATCTCGGTGCCCGAGTAGAAGGCGTTGTTGACGAACAGATCGTTGTAGTAGGCGATAACCTTCATCGGGTCTCCGCCTTCGCCGCCTCGACCGAAGTTGTTCTGCTGAAAGTTGCCGTTTGCTTCTCTGAAACCGAGCTTGTAGACCCAATCGTGGTACAGATTGCCATGAACAAAGATATTGACTGCCGCCTGTTGCAGCGTCAAGAAATCGTCAGATCGCCACTGGTTATCGAGGCGATAGTATGGAGCGAAGCGGATGGGACTGCCGTTTGTCGGGCAGTTGACAAAGACTGGTCCATCATCGAAATGAGGACTCAGAGCGCCTTCGGTTTCTCCGATGATGTTATTGCCAACGGTCCTGCATGGATCTTCGAGATCAAGCCATCCATGAGGCGATGCGGTCGAAGCTCGGTTGTTGATGAAGACGGGCTCGACCATCGGAGCCTGCCATTGATCGGGAATGCCGGTCGGATGAGGCATACCAGGCGCAGGCGAATCGTCATCCCAATACCGAAACTCTGCGCTCGGAGGATCGATAATCGGAACGCCTATAGCGTGGTCGTGCGCATGAGCTTCGTGGACATGATGACCGGGCTGACATTCAACCGTCTCATCTCGATCAAGAAGAATGCGGTAAGTGCCTGATTCTACTACGACCGTTCGAGTAAACGAACCATCGAATAGCTGAAGTCGAACAGCAGGAACAAGCGTGCCGTCTTCGTCAAAATAGACGAAGTTGCGATAGACCTCATGATCTGTCGAGAATCCTGTATTCGTCTCGAATGCAACGGCGTCAAAGTTCTGCGGATGAGCCGCAGGAACTTCAAATCGGCGAGCAACCGACCAGTCACGAACGACATTGCCGTTGATCTTGATGAGCTTGCTCTCGGTCCCGAAGATGTCGATGCCGTTGATCGTTTGACAGGTTCGGACAATTTCGGCTGACGAACTCTCTGACGAGAGAGCGCCGATCTCCCTCATCTGCGTATTGACCTGACCATTTGCAGCGAACGTCATGGCTGCTGAGGCGAATGCTGAAAATGCAAATCTCGACCAGTTCATCAGATTTCCTTTCATGTTGACTGTCGAAACAAAAGGCTCCGTGGCGGATTCGAACCGCCGCACCCTGTCCCAGATACAAGCGCTCTACCTCTGAGCTAACGGAGCCTGCGGCTCGCTCCGATCCCACGTTGTTGAGGTTACTGACATGACCTAACAGTGGAGCAATGCCGCAAAATGATCTATCTCATGCAGAAATCAGGCAGCCTCTTCATCGTAATAGTACCCGTCATCGAAGTCATTGCCCCAATCGTCTTCACCTGACATCATCGCTTCGAACATCTCATCTTCTGCTGTTCTGTTGTAATGCTCGTCAGTGGTTACGCGAGTCTGTGCAGGTGGTATCGAGTAATAGGACATCACCTGTTGCATGGCCTGGGGATTCGCAGCCATCGTATCAGAGGTAATTATGACGAAACCCTGCGGGGTTGACTCAACCCGTCCTCTTTCATGCGCAACTTCGCTTCCTCCTGGAAGACCCATTTGCCTCCAATAGTGTGCATGCATGAGTTTGGAATAGGAGAAATCCAGCGGATAAGGGGCAGGTTCCATGACGCCATGGACTTGCCCTTTGTAGTACCACCACGGCCCTACCTGAGGGCGAGCGGCTTGCTTTTTCATTTTGCTATAGTTGAAGGCTGCCATGAGTCTCTATTCGAGACTATCGGCAAACCTTCCTTTAGACCTGTTCCCCAGTGGCCTCTGTATAGAGCCATTTTTGGGATTCGAAGTCATAATTGCCAGCAGTTCTCGGCTTCATAACCAGAACGTCAGAGCCGAGATCCGTGATAACGTCGTCTTTGTCGTCGATCAGAACCGAAATCTTGTGCCTCTTGACGTATTCGGCTCGATCATGAACAACGGCAACCTGATGATAGACAATGCCAAAGGCTTCAAGTTCCCTGACAACCTCTCGAATCAATCCGCAGTTAGGACCAGCCATGATGTAGATACGAGCATACGGAGCAAGCCGTCTCGTCAGATTGCGAAAGAAGTCGGGTTCAAAATCAATGGCATCGTCAAGGCAGATACCGATGCGAGTAACTCGGTGAGGCTCCGCCGCAGACTGCCCTTGCCGCCTGCGCATAATCGGAAAACCTTTGCTGATCGCCAGATTGTAGAGCTTGCTGACCGTAGAAGAAGAGACGCTATGGCGGTTGGCGATGATCGTGATCGGATCAGGAGTGTTCAGCAGGTCGGCCAGAATTTCAAACGACCGCTCAGAGTTGTTCCCGATTGGATCAATCAGAACTTTGTGTTTTGAGCATGCGCTCTGTATGAACTTCGCTGTAACGCCGAACTTGCGCATAGCATCAACCCGAGCCATTCCTTGTTCAATAGCTCGGGCAACATTACCCGCAAGAGTCTCTTTTGTTTCTTTGGGATCTACGCCGAACTGCTTGCATGCGGATCGGACGTTGGAGACAGATACGCTGTGTTCCTTGGCGATAGCTTCGAGAGAAGACATGCCCTGCAGGGCTTCGTAGGCGATTTGTCTTCGTCGCCTATTCCTCTCTTCTTGGCTCATCCCCTGAGACATCAACAGCGCGTCTCTTTTCTTCAAAGTGTTTATCGATCCTGCGCTTGGCCCATTCGTTCCACCAGGACAGTAGAAAGATCAAACCAAGTACCAGGAAAATCTTCAGAACAATCAAGCCTACCCTGCTCTGTCTCTTACGAGACGCCCATACGGTCGCGGCCGCTCGTCGGCGGCTCTGCACATTGTAGCCGCTTAGCACTACACCTGCAACAGAAGCGACTGTATCGCCTCAACATATGCGGTTTTCTCCAACTCGAACACCCGAGCAGCCAAAGTTTCCGGCGTGTCGCCAGGCTTGACCGGACAAACTCGCTGAATCAAATGCTCTCCATGGTCGTATTCTTCATCGACCAGATGAACCGTGCAGCCAGTTTCTTTTTCGCCCGCATCTAAGACAGCCCTATGAACTCTTCTGCCGTACATTCCCTCTCCGCCGTACTTCGGCAACAGAGACGGATGGATGTTGATGCATTTGCTGTAGTATTGCGGCGGAAGAATAACCTTACGGGTATATCCGGCAAGAGCGATCAAATCGATACGATAATCCCTTATGAGACATTCCATGGTTATACAAAAAGGAGAACCAGGAATGACAAAGACTTCTGCGTTGTGCAGACGACCGATTTCTTCAGCATTGCAATGGCGAGAACAGATAACAGCGCCGATTTCGGCCTCAAGACGACCCGAGTCAATCTCTTTGTAGAGATGCTGCAGAAGACGGCCTCGTCCTGAAGCCATGACTGCGATCCTCTTCATAAGAGTCGTCCCCCTTAATCTGCTCGCTACATCTGTCCTACCAAAAACAAAGACCGCAGTCCTTTGTCAATAGAAAATCCCCGCCCAAATCAATGATTCAGGCGGGGACCAGACGGCATAAGAGAGTGAGCGCTTAGACAGTTGCCGCCCAGAGAAGATCATTCCGTTTCGGGCGTGCTTGTTACATGCATACTATCGACCGATTCCTCGATTTCGTCCAACTTGTCTTCTTCAAGCTGAGCTTCGTACAACTCCATGCCAAGATTGTAGATGAACTGTGTCCTCTCATCCGTCGAGGACAGCATGCACCAGGGTACATAGCCTTGAGCGATACGATTCTCGATCTCATCGAAGTCCATGACATAGCCATCGTTCTCCGAATGTCCGCTGAAGACGCATCCGACTTCTGTCGTTTTCGGGTCAAATCGCCATTTCAGTTCAGGATCTCGGATGCAGGCATAACGATGTATGCAGCACCAAGGCATCTCTCTGAGATACTCAGCGTTGACCTCCCATTCGCCAGAATCAAGCCTACGGCTCGGCAACGCCTCTCCTCCATACTTCAGATTGAAGATACTGAGCATATCAGCAATCTCAGACGCCCCTTCTCTCAGATCCTCAGGCGACGAAGCGTCCGCAAAGAACCACTTGGCACCGATATCAACCCATGGCTGAATCGTCTGACGGAACCAGTAACGATGGCTATCAAGAGACAGATCAGGAGCCTGAATCTCATTGTCAGGCATTCTGAGCGAGAATGGGTCGTGGATTTTGTAACCCATGTAGATGCCGAAATCGATATGAGGGTTGCTCTTCAAGAACGGGCCGAGAACATCTCGGAACTCTTGCTTGCGATACTCAGGCAGCGGTCCCCATTGAGCAGAAGCCATGAATCTCTGACGATTGCTACCAGCGGGCAACCACATCATGAATCGTTCATAGCCGATCTCCATCATGGGGATGATCTTGTTCTCAATGAGCTTCTGAACGCCGCCTGGCTCATAGAACCAACGAGCCTGACCCGTTGGAGTCTGGTCATATAGTCCGCCATAGGTGTTGATGGCCGCTACCGGACGACGGTCAACAACAAAGCGAGGAATCTCTTTGGCATCATCGTTGGCTGGGGGATCATCGGGCGGAATATCGATATCAGGAGCGATATTGACCTCGACAATCGCATGGACGATATCGGAAACATTGTCTCCGATTCCGACAATAATGAACTCTGTTGGCTCTTTGACGTAGACATCCTTGATGCCCTTATACTCTACGTCGTAACTCTGAACATCTTCTTCGCCTTTGATTCGAACAACCAGTCGAGCTTGCGAAGCTTCTTCGCTGACGCCCCACCTGAGAGTCGTCATACCGCCCGATGGGACATCGAGAGGGTCTGCTTCAATCCAGCACCACATCTCTTCTTTGTCATCGGGCTTATCGTCTGGCTTGTCAAGATCGTCGATATCAACCTGAACTGTCGCTGTTGCTGATCCGCTTTCGTTCTTTGCGGTAAGCGTGTATACGGTATCGTTGAGTACCGTAACCCACAATCTTCCCTTCGCAGGAACAGCGCCTACATCAGGAGAGATCACAACTTCGGTTGCGTTCTTTGTCTCCCAGATTAGCTCGACTCTATCGCCCGCTTGAGGCAGGTAAGTTGCGCTGGCCGTGAAAATGATGTTAGGCTTCTGCGAAGTTTCCTTGACCGGGAAGTTCGCTTTGACATGAACAGCCTCTCCCTCGTAGCCATCTGAAACCGCCGAGGGCGACGGATGATCGTCAAACTCGTCGGATGCAGCCTTCCCTACGAGAGGTCGGCGCTCGATGATCCGCCTGATGTAGTCCTCTCGGTTCTGTGTTGATTTGAAGACAGGATTTCTCCCCATACCATCTCTCCTTTATGTTCTAAGCTTGTGAGAGCTATTTCTCTCATCGTCAATCCCATAAAACTGCGTTAGCAGCCCTGTGAGGCGGTCCCATTTGACCGAATCCGAAATTTGTGAGACACATAATCCAAACATAACTCTAATAGTAGCCCCACTATTTTTTGGCCCTTTGGCGGCGATTTCTAACAACTTTGGCGTTTTACCCTCACAACTACCTCACAAATGGCCGTGACAAGGCCAAAAAGTAGTGAGAAAAAGTTGAATGCCTCTTTGACAGGGCAAAAGCTACAGTAAGTTTCGATATTAGGGCGCTATTCAAGAGACTTATAACCTTGATGGTTCATTTGACCGCCATTTGACTGACAGCGGTTTGATTGCTTCCAAAGTTATCTACAAACACCGTTGATGAATGGCCTTTCGCCTGTCGGACAAAACCAGAATTATCGCAAACGAAATCGCTTCCGAAGTCTCTCATCGGCATTACAGAAAAGTCATTCGCATCGAAGCCGAAAGTGGGCAAGGATCGCGAGTGAGTTTGCTTGAAGAACACAGGCAAACGAACCGATTACTTGTAAGTAGGAGAGACAAGCAATGGGTATAGTAAGACTGATCCTCAACTTGATCTTTGGAGCAGCAAAGACAGGATCGCTCTATGTGTCCAATGGGTCGCAGGAGATCTTTGTCAAAACTCGATGGACGCCAAGCGATGTGTTCATCAACCTCGGTAACTCTTGCGGATCAACAGGATGCGCAAACGAATCTGACTGCTTCGATGTCAAGATCGTTCGACACGGTTTTGTTATCACATCATGCGTCAAGAGCAAGCGCAGAAAGATCAAATGGCTGGCAATCGCGTAAATGTCATAGGCTGGTACGGAAAAGGGAACTGCGGAGACGAAAGCTACAAGCTTGCGTTCCCCAAAGTCTTCCCGAACTACGATCTGGTTTTCTCTGACGCTCCCGTGAGCGCAGACGCCTACATACTCGGAGGCGGTGATATCGTTGCAGACTGCTTCCTCGATCCGCTCAAGCATGTAGGAAGCCCTAAGCACATCTTCTCGGTCTCAATGCCGCAACACGCAAGCAAGTCAAAGCTCGAAGACTTCAAAACAATCGCAGTCAGAGACAACTTCTCAGTAGAGAACGCAAACAAGCTCGGTCTTCAGGCGTCGTACCTGCCTGACTTTGCGTTCGCTCTCGAATCAGACTCGGAGAGGGGCCGAAAGCTCCTCTTCGATATTTTCGCAAGAGAAAGACAAGAACGATACCAGAATATCGTAGGCGTTGTCGTCAATGCCCATGTCATGCCGCACCATGATTCGCCAGGCTGGCAGACGGCCCGATTCGAACACTTTGCGTATAGCATGGCAATGATGATGGACAACACGAATGCATCGTTCGTCTTTCTTCCGTTTGGAACCTCGATGCCATGGGATGACCGAGCCGCTCACGCAGCGATCGCATCCAAGTGCAAGTTCCATCAGAAGAACCTTCTGATATACGACAAGCTCGGAGTTCAAGACACTCTTGACATCATCGGAGCGCTCGACTGCCTAATCAGCAGCCGTCTGCATTCGTCAATCTTCTCGCTCGTTGCAGGAACGCCGTTCATTGATGTAACTCATAATCACAAGAACAAAAACCTGCTTAAGACGATTAGGTATGAACAGGTCTCTTTGCCGTTTACAGGCTTCTGCAAAGAGACGTTGCAGAGAGAAGTCGCATCGGCTATCGATAACCGAGAACAGCTATCGAAAGAAATACGCGCCATTTCTGCAAGAGAGAAAAACCTGCTTGCTGAGGTAGAGCGCGATGTACCTCTCGTTTGACAAAAACTTGATAGTGCGTAATGTGTCAACCGTTCTCGTTGAGTCGGAAGGATTAACCTCGCGAAAAGCTAATCACAAGTATAACTGGGAAGCTCTAATCGGAAAAAGGTTGCCATCAGACATGATCCAAGAAGATGACTTCAAGATCAAAAGCCCCTCCGAACTAAGAGTCGCCGTCGTTTGCAACTGGAACGACAAATGCGGCATATCAACGTATACAGGTTATCTTGTCAAAAGCATGATGCCCAAGGTCAAAGAACTCCGCATCTTCTCAGAGTTCACCGAAGACCAAACGGCTGAAGACGAAGATTTCGTCGATCGTTGCTGGACAAGAGGAGAAAACCTGAGACCGCTCGCTGATCGCATCAAAGAATGGTCTCCTGATTTTATCATCATTCAGCACGAATACGGTATCTTCCCTAACGCCTTCCGCTTCATGCAGTTCATGGAAGCGATCGAACGATACCCCTACGTCGTCGCCATGCATAGCGTCTACAAGCATCTGGACAAGCTGGTCTACTGCGAGGCCGTCAGAGACATCCTCGTCCACACAAGCGAAGCCAGAGGCGTTCTGAAGGCCGCTGGTAATCAGAGCAACGTCCATGTTGTTCCTCATGGATGCATCGAAGTGCCTGAAAAGTCTGAACTCTGGAACAACATGCATTCGCCCTACACGATCATGCAGTTCGGATTCGGCTTCAACTACAAAGGCGTCGATCGAGCCCTCGAATCGATCGCAGAACTCAAGCACAACGATGAGAAGTTCAAGGACATCAGCTACTTCTACCTCTGCTCGACCAACTCAAACAACGAGCAATCGAACCGAGAGTATTACGAGCATCTCATCGAAACCGCAGAGCGTCTCGATGTAGCAGATAACGTCGCCATCATCATGAAGTATCAGAGCGAAGAAATGCTCAGCCTGTATCTAAGGCTGGCAAAGCTCATCGTCTTCCCATACCTCATCAACGGCGACAATGAGGTCTACGGAGCATCAGGGGCTATCCGAGTCGCCATGGCTCACGAACGCCCTCTGATCGCTTCTGAGAACCATCTGTTCGATGACCTGCAAGGAGTTGTTCCGAGACCATCGAACGCTCAGGAGCTTGCCAAAGAGATCGATGAGGTCTTCAGCAATGACGAATATCGCAACAGCATTGTTCAGCGATGCAGAGAGTATGTCAGCGAGAACTCTTGGTCATCTGTTGCCGACAAGTATCTTGCAATCCATTCCAGGATTGTCAGCCGTAGCTAATCGGCTCTAATCGGCTACGCAAATGGCTACCAATCGGTATCGATCTGGTTGCGATCGACTCGCTCAAAGACGATATCGTTTGCGTCAAAGACAACGCCAGGTATTTTTGACCAAGTATATCCTGCGCCCGTCTCATATACAGAGGGAGGGATATCAACGCTAATCGCTTCGTTGTCATCGTAAGCGACAGCCCAAACATGCTGATCGCCGATCTGAGCGTCAAACGTCGTACAATCAATTTCTGCGGATGAGAAGACATCGCAAAAAGCGGATGCGATTTCCTGACAGATACCGCCGCCGTTGAGTTCATCGAACTCATCAGACTGATCCCATTGATTGTATTCGTTCTGAGCCGACTGAACAAGCTGAGGCAACAGCGAGCGGACTCTCGTCTGAAGATCTGCCTGAGCTAACTTGCGATACCAGTTCATACCTGTCTCTTCGGCTTAGCAATCATTGTTGCTGAAGTCGTCTGGCGAAGGCTCGGGCGGCAAATCCTCTGGTCGATAGAACGAAACATTCGGAGCCTGCTGAGACAGCGTGCGAAGCTGACGCCACAATCTGTGGACTCGGTTGAAATCGGACCAGCATCCCGTTGGGGATAGCTGGCCGTTGAGTATTGAAACCATGTCATCGACAGCCTCATCGAAATCGGGAGACAAAGAAAGTATATCTTCAATCTCTTCGTTGAGTCCTTCATCGACTTGTTCGCCGACATCGAACTGTCCCTCATCGATAGGCAGTTCGCCTGGCATTAGTCCTGAGCCTTACGCTTCTGCCATACGAAGAAGACTTCGCAGGTATTGGTCTGAGCGTTGCGCTTGAAGACTCGCTTGTAAGTGAGATCAAAGTCCTTGTAGAGCGAAAGCAGAGCATCGCCATGCTTTGCGAACTCGTAGCGAGGGACTCTCCATCCCCTACGACCGGGAAGGAATCGGCACTGCGCAACAAGGCAGAGGTAGCCCTCGTCAGCGACAAGCTTGTTGAAGGTCGAGAGCAGCTTCGAGCCGCCCTTCTCCGACAGAGAAGAAAGCGTCTTGTCGCAAACGATGACTTCAAACTTCTTCTGGTTCAGACGACCGTAGAGATCGGATGTCTCAAGATCAGCCTTCATGGTTGGGATGCCGCCCGCCTTGAGCGGATCGAGGTTACGCTGCAGGGGGTCAACAACAAGAAGGCCGCCCTCGTCGAGGCCCTTCTCCCACCAAAAAAGTCCATTGCTCGTGCCATATGCGACATCAAGGACTCGTGGGCTGGTAAAGCTGTTGATGACCTTATCCCAAATGAACTTCTTTGTATTCATTGTCTGGTCTCTCCATGGATGGGATTTCAGCCTTTATGCTGTCCCTATGGTTACTGTCAGAGCGGATGCGATTCCTCCCTGCCATCTGACACGACACTAACCTGCAGCTTTAATTTGTAACTGCAGGTTTCACTCTAACATTTACGAATAGACCGATCCAGGAGCTTGGTAATATCCCCGCTCAAGGAACTCGTCGTATGTCGTTCGATAGCCCGCAGTCTCGATGTAATCAGCGTTCCAATCAATCTCAACAAACGGACCCTTCGCCTTTGGTCTGTCTTTGACGCTATCAATAGCCTCGACGTAAGCATCATCCGAAATATGACGCCAGCTATCAAGCCATTGATTACTGTCTTGACCTGGATTCCAATGGTTGAACTTCGTTACGCCCATGAGAATACAATGACGAACAACTTCGCAATCAAGCCAAGGATCAGACATGCGAATTTTGTCATGCAGGTATGTGTAGCCAGCCGTAGAAACCCAAGGAACAACATCTCCCGAGTTGAGATTCGATCTCACTTTGTTGAGCGCCAACAAGAAACGAACCCATCGGGGATGTCTTTCTACATCGAAATACCACTGAGGGTTCTGTAGTCTATCTTGAAGCAGATACAAAACAGGCGCAGATGTTCCGTTTGTGATACTCGTATCCCACATCGGGTCGGTCAGACGACCGTTCCATCCTCGGGTTGCAAAGCTTGGCTTGGCGTTGCCGTAGTTATGGAAGAACGGATCTCGACCAAACACCGCTCTGTACGGTTCGACAAAGATCTTCTTGTAGATCCGAACATCGATCGTTTTGCCCCAGAAGCCCATCATTGAGCGACCAGTATTGTTGGTTGCGAGATAGTGAGCTTCGTGCGCGAGAATCTCATCAGGCATAAGCTTGCGAACATCGTCATCCGCAAGACATTGAGCGATGTCTTCTTCAAGCGATTCCATCGATGGACCATACACATGAGAACCCTCATCATCGAGAACGATGTTGTCGGGCTCATGTCCGAGACGGGCGAGTTCTGCGTAATAGGCTTCGTACCAGGGAAGAACAAGTTCGTATCTTCCGTAGTTCTTGGCTCCCTCGTAGAGCGAGAACCCCATCGCTGTTCTGTTGTGCCATACTCCGTCAAGAGGAACAGCAACAGGCTTCCAGAAGAACAGGGACTTTGATCCGCTGTGGTATCGAGACTCCCAGAGATTGACCGTGTTCTGCGCCTCTCGTACAGGATCGAGTCGCTGATCGGCCCAGTCGTTCTTTACTCCCCAGTCGTATTCCGTATTCGACCAGTGAAAGAACTGAATGTTTGAAGGCTCAGGCTGAACTTCATCATTCCAACCTGAAGATACTTGTATTCGCGGGATAGCCATATCCTGATGTCTCCTGTTCCCTTGGGGAACCAAAAAGTAGCGCGAAAAAAGACCCTTCAACGTCTCGCAAGACGTGTCGGGCCTTAAGATGAAACCATTCAAATATGGGACGATCCGTTTTCCAGGTCCGTCCGAGTTTCAGAGATAGAGGCGAAGACGCCTACAGCGTTCTACTTACCAGACCGCTGTTGTCCTTCCGTTCTCACGAAACCTTGCGCAAGTTAGCGTACCAACCCACAAATGCCCGAACGCCCGCAGGCTGAGCCTGAGGCTGCTCCTGCTTACCAGCAATCATCTTGTCAATCTGACCGTTGACCGCTCGGTAAATCTGAGAGTACGCCTTGTGGATGTTTTCCTGACGCTCCATGACTTCCTTCGGAGTTGCCTTCCAAAGAAGCATGTAACGAGCAGCATGCTCAGGATCGCCAGTCAATCCAAACGCCTGACTCAACAACCAAGCAGTCGCCTCGGCCTCCGCCTCGATAATGTGCTTGGGAGTCTTCTCTTCTCGACGCTTCGCCCGACCCTCAGCGTTCGTATGCAAAACCTCATGCGCCCACTCATGGAAAAGCGTTGCAACTCGACGCTGACCCTGCGACCCCTCATCGATGCGAACCTTGCCGCCCGATGACCAACCGCCCGCAGTACCCGTTGCCTCTTGACCAACGTCAATACCTGCGTTCTGCATCGCCTGAGTCGCAGCGCCCCAAACCGTATCCGCTCGTTCCTCGGGCTCGTTGAACTGATTGAGATACGAGTTATGGAAGCCCTCATGATCGAAAGGCCCCTCGCCGGTCTTGGGATCAGTCCAACCAGGAATAGGATCAGTCTGCTTGATGTCGTAGACAGGAACGTCCTTGAAACCGACAAGAGTGCCCGTACTCTCTTTGTATCGCTTGATGCGAGCCTTCGCCTCTTCGTCGCTCATGCCCTCGTTCTTGAGATTGTTGAGCATGCCGAAGTATTGCTCTCGGCTCATCTTGCGTTGACCAGCAATGATCGGCGCAAGAACAAAGATCGGATCTTCGCCCTCTCGCACCTGACGACCGGCCTTGTTCCAACGATTTTTCGCGCCGCCAACCATCTCGGCATCCCGACGCTGCATAAAGACCAGAATAGAGTTCCAGAACGAATACTGATGCGAACCAGACATGAACTTCAAGAAGTCTTCCTTGAGCTTCGCCTGCTCCTCGCTCAGATTCGGATTCGACATCAGATCCGCAAGCTTGTTCAACTGCGTCTGAACAACATTCTTCGTATCCTGATAACTGCCAGACGAAGAACGCAGATCCATCAACATCTCGATGTTCGCCTCGTCGCTCTGCGCTCCAGACTCGGGAACAATGCCGTCAGGACCAACCTCGGGCTGAACAGGCTGCTGAGACGGATCGACAGGTTGCTCAACCGCAGGATCTACAGGAGCAACAGGCTGCGCCGCAGCGTTGTAAGGCTGGAACTGAGTCTGAGCCATCGAAACATCGACGCCGCCCTGAGCAAGCATCTCGATCTCTTCAGGCGCAAGCGGACGAGAACCGATCATCGCTCCGTTGATGGCGTTGTCTGGCGCATCCCCAAGCTGCGTACCGTCGATGACCGTGTTTCCCTGCCAGCTAAAACCAAGCTGCTGAAGCGTTGCGCGATCAAACTTCATCGTGTTACCGACGATCGTTGGCCTGCCCATAAAAGAGATCAGACGCATCGGCCCGAAGTAACGGGGCGGACCCTTGTACGGACGCCTGCGACCGCCGTAACCTCTCGGCATCGCTGTCTTGAGAGCTTTGTACCAGTTCATTGCGATGATTCCACCATGTTTAGAGCCCTTCTGACGCACTCCTGAGCTATCTCAAGATTCTCAATCGCTACCTCGTCTTCGCAATCGCAACGACGACTCGACAAACCCAAATGACGCAACGCCCACTTGAGTTCATCCCGCAGAGTCCGATCAGACTCAGCAACCTGAGATTCTTTCGAGATAGATCGATACCAGTTCATCTTCACACTACTTCGACATTTCCCGAACTAAACCCTCCCGTTTTAGTCCACGATGTCCTCTTCCGTTATTCTCCTGAGTACCTCCTCTATGTTTTCCATAAATCTTGCAGCAAACTCTTCGTCTTCAAACAGCAACCTGATGAACTCTTCCTCGCTGACAATTTCTATGTCCTGGTCTCTGTAAAACTCTTCGCGGCCCATGATAATCTCCTTTCTGCTCTCCTTAACGGTTAAGGACAGAAATGCGCCGCAAAGTCTCAGATTGGTCGAGATTTTCTTGAACGTAGCAGGTGAACGCCTTCTGCGGTATCATGTCTCCATGAGACGCATCGCTCCGATTGTTGGGCTCTTAGCCCTTCTCTTGACCGTTGCAGGCTGCTGTCCTGATGGCTCAGATCCGCCCTGTCGTACCGTCCATTACAAGGTGACGCAGTACGATGACAGCGGGAATACCCTCAAGGAATGGATCGTGCCGCACAATCAGGTTTGGGCCAGCGAAGGATCTGTTCGTTGGAGCAATCCCGACATCAAGAACAACAACACCTACGTTGTAGGCAATGTTGTAGCCGAACCCTTCTTCGCAGACGAGACCGAAGGCGAGCATTGAGGACGGGTTCTGATGCTGTTCGACAGGATGAGCGAAGCTGACTCAAGAAAGACCGTTGAGCGACTGCTCAACAAGACCCGCTCGATCATCGGAGACGAAGAAGTCTTCGACAAGTTCTGGCACGGCGTAGCCGTCATCCTCGAAGACATTGCAGAAAAAGACGAAGACGATCCAGAGGTAGAAAGAACAAGAATCTCTCTGACTGGCGTCTTCTGCGTTCTGTTTGAACTCGAAAAGCTTGAGATACCCTCAACCGTTGCGCAACACTTCGCAACAACCAACGCCAATGAGATGATTTGTTGCGTTGACGACGGTAGCCCATACCGAGTCATACTCTGGGACCCGAAGTTCGTCGCCCGCATGGTCATGCAGCGCAACTCATGGTTCCGCCCCTACAAGCACAAGTCGAGAACCAAAGTCGTTCGGGTCGTTTGGAATAGCCTCATCAAGAGCGACACCAAAGCCGCCCGAGACGCCTACTTCCATATGATGAGCGAAGGCATCGATGCCTATATCCCGCTCAAGGGCGATCGCTGGCGCAGAGTCCGAGTCTTCCCCGAAGACGCTGAGGAACTCGTATTCCCTGTACCAGTAAGCAAGGATCAACTCTTTTGGGAGTTCGATCCCATGCTGTATGAAGGTCTGTCGCTCAAAGAGATCTGGGAAGGCATCTCGGCGATCAAAGACAAGCTCGATGAACAGGGCATCCGAGCGCCTGCAAACGCCAGACTTGTAGGAGATGGTTGCTCATAAGAGCAGATGAAGGCGGTTTGATATGGGAAACCCGATCATGGAACCCCAAGACCTCATCGAGATCTCGTATTTTCGAGGATGGATTCGGTTCCGCCGCTTCTGTCTCAATATGTACGCTCGAAGAACCAAGCGCTGGATCAACCAGGAGCTTATGGAGACTGTTGATCTCGCCAACTTCGATGTCGATCCCGAAGTGCGAGGAGAAGGAAACTTGACTCGTTTTCTTGACGAGATCGAGAAGCTTGCGGATCACAACAAGGTCGTTGTCTATGTTGAGAGCATCCTCAATGAGCGTTTGTACGACTTCCTGATGCGAAGGGGCTACATCATGGCATGCAGCCCCGAGTGCTTGTTCAGACCTTTAGGAGGCTCATTATGCGTTGCGGAACAGAACCAAACCCGATCATCAGCGACCTCATCGCGACATCATACTTCTTAGCGCTGCCGCTTCTGTTGTTTGCGTTTGTGTTTTTGGTTCGAGGGAATATGCACAAGCTGAGGGCTCATCTCAGCGAGCAAATCGAAGAAGGCGACACGACTGACAAGCGGATCTTCAAAATCGGCTTTTGGACCTGGGGCGCTTATTATGCTTTGACGACTATCTTGGCTATAAACAGTCTAATACTGTTTGAGTCATATCGGGCAGGACAGTTTTTGTCCTGGCTTTGAACACTTCCGGGAATGAGGGGTTAAAAAGGAACCCCCAAAAATCGCATAGTCCCTAAACCCTTTGAAGGGGGAGGGGGTCTACGGACCAGAGAAAATGTTCTACATCCTGGACAAAAACAACCAGCCCTATCCCATGGACAACATGAGAGCCTTCGGCCTCTACATGGCAGGGGCGGAGCGTAGCGTTGGAATCAGCGTCTTCTCAGATCCAGACGGAAACGAGATAGCCAGGGTCTCGACCGTCTTTCTCGCCATAGACCACGGGCACGGCCTCGAAGAGTTTCCCGTCCTCTTCGAGACTATGATCTTTTCCGGCAATAAAGATATCGACGACTACCAGGAGCGTTGCTGCTTCTATGTAGACGCCCTTGAGATGCACGATCGGGTTGTCGAAGATCTATCGATCAAGCTCGGAGACGCAACCGTCGAGACGGCGTACCCTCTCAAAGAACTCAGCGAGAAGGCCTAAACCTTCGCCTTGTCCTCAATCGGGTTTTCGGCGTTCCATTTCTCAACCGGATGCTCATCGCCGGTTACGGGAGTCGAGACTCGACCGCATTCGTCGCAATGAACCCACTTCTCGCCCGTCTGCGAGTTGTATTTGGCTTGCAGGTTTTCGTCCGTTTCGCAGATCTTGCAGGGATTGGCTTGCATTGTTGGCTTCTCCGCTTGTTGCCGCCGATTCAGCCGCCGAATGCCGCTGTCCTCGACCTTGCCGCCCCACGATATCAATTTTTCGCGCCACCTGCAAAGGTTTCCGCCGCCCAAATTTTTCACCAGCGCCCATCTGCGCAAATACTAACAAAATCCGCGCACAGTAACATCAAACCTGTTACTATGCACCCGACATGTTATCTTGCAGGTGCCCCAACAGTCGAGTATGCTACCTCCGCCTATGACGAAGTTCCGTATCAAGTCCCAAGACGAGATGAACAAGCCATTCGGCAAGTGCGTCCGCTTCCTCGAAGACCTGCAGTTCATAACAATGAGGCGAGTCGAGCCCACCGACGACCCCAAATGGTTCCGCCGAATACCGCTCGCCCCCTACGCTCTCTTGCCCAAAGCTCCGCCGCTCGAACCGACAGGTCACTACCTCGAAGGAACAGTCATCAACCATGGCTGCGTCGAGAACGGTTTTCGCGCACTCGATAGCTCTCTGCCCGAGTACCTCGGCTGGTACTTCGAGATCGTCTACAACGGCTATACCTACCATGTCCCCCAACAGATCGTAGACATCCTCGCTAAAGATGACCTGGATTATAAGCTGACCGCTCGCCGCTACTACGCCGAAGTCGATCACAAGGACGACAGAGCGAGGCTGTGGGCCGAATCCCTCGTACAGGTCTATGAGGAGGACATGAGGAGAGGGATCAACTCTCCTTGGAGTCCTGATCTCCCCTATGTTGTGACTGAGGTCTTTGAGCAGAAGAAGGCGTTGTTGGCCGTCTAAGGGCTGAACAAGGGAAGAACCCAAAGGCATCCTCGGTGCGCGAAAAATGCTCCGCCGCTGCGGTAAGCTCTACTGAGCCGCCCACCATTCGTCGAGGAAGCGAGCAAAGTCGAACGAGACCGTTGCGTCGGGATCGATCCACGGGAAGACCTGCGGCTGCTCAAGCCCCGAGACGAATGTGCCTCCGCTCATATCAAAATCGAGATGAGGCGTGTAAGCTCGTCCCGCGTTGGGCCAGTAGAAGGCGGTCAGATAGTAGCGGTAGTTATCGACGGCCATACCAAAGTCGAGTCCGTTGACCTGACCATCCTCGTTGATGTCTGCGGGATGAGTGCCCGTCGCTACTCCCGGATAGTAGAGAGAAAGCGTTGACTCGCCCGTTGCGGGAGCTACTCGGAGCGTCGAGACGACCTCCCAATCCATCCAACCCTTCTGCCAGACGTATGACTGCCCCCAGACCCTCACGACGCCGCTATCGGCATGGACGGGTTGCAGTAGCTCCTCCGCCTCGAAGTCGCCGTACAACTCGATACGGATGTTGGACCTGGCATAGTGCGTGCCCTGCAAACCCTGCATGACGATCATGTCGTCGTAGACCTCAAGGGACATGACGTTGCCGTAGCGTTCGGACTTGCCTGCGCTGGTATCAGGATGGTTGCCGTCCCCTCGACGCCATCCGACCCTTAGCTGATCCATGTCGATGTTCTCGTATACGCCGTCAACGCCTTCTGCGTACAGATCGGCGAGATGGAAGCTGAAGTTGCCTATGTCCCCTGTTTCGGGATGGTTCTCCCACCAGTCGATTGCGCCGGTAGCGCTCTGACACTCGATGAGACCGATGATCGAGAAACGATCGGCCCCGGGCTCTGGTGCTTGGGCGTGCGCGAAAAATGTTACAAACAGCGTTGCGATCGATGCGATGATTGCCTTCATGATCTGTTCTCCATGTAGCTTGAAAGGAATGATGAAACGTCAAGACCGTTGACCGAGCCGTCGCCGTTCATGTCAGCCGACAGCATACCGTTCTGGTAAAGATAAGAAAACATGCCGACATCGAGACCGTTGGTTTTGCCGTCGTCGTTGATGTCGCTATCGAGGATGTTGGTGATTTGCAGGTTCCATGAGCTACCTGTACGGAAGCTGCCGTCCGCGAAGTAGATCAGAACGTGTCTGTTGACGCCTTCCCATTGTTCGACGGGTTGGACATCGAAGATGGTCTGTTCGCCAGAGAACCAGTCGGTCTTCTGAGCCACAAGCTGGACATAGATGATGTCGCCGAGTTGCGGAGCGCGTCCGTCGTCCTGATAGAGGGTGCAACCGATCTTCCACCAGCAGCTATCCTCGACGCCCTCGGGGTAGTCCGAGATCCAATGGCGGTGATGGTTGAAGTTCGGGTATGCCTCCGAGTCGATCCCCTCGAAGTACCCGACCATTGCGCCTTGCTCGTCGTATATCTCGACCCATGACTCGCCGAGGCTGTGACAGTTGCTATGCTCGTACCATGGCATCTGTATGGGCGCGGGAACTTTATCAAAGGTCATCACGATATGATACTCGCCTGGTCCCCACAGGTTGGTATCGAACTCCAAGATCTGCGTGTCCGCAAGCGATGAAGAGGCGATCGCAGCGGAGATGATTGCTGTCTTCAGCATCGGAAGTCTCCTGTCAAGAACAGTAGTTGGTTTTGCGATTCGATAGCCTTACCTGGTTCCCTCTAATTTTGTAGACGTTTCAGCCTTTCCATGAGAAAGGTAGGGAATAGCCTACCCCCGTTCGGGGGACTTCTGCGTATCTACCTGCAATCAAGACGTTTCCCCTATGGGTGCGCGGGAAAACCGAGCATGCGACACAAAACCATCATCAGGTGCGCGAAATTTGCAGTATGCGGTCTCTCGCAAGGAACCTGCGCAAGTCTGTTCCGATTAGGAACCCCTCTGCGGCGGGATACCTTACCCTCATGCGAAAAGAGGGGGAGGGGGTCTGCTGCTGGCGTAAAGCAAAGGCTTAGGAGAAAAGACAAGCTTAGGTAACACCTTGGCGAAGCCATTCCGTTACAGAAGCCAAAGGCTTAGGTAACACCGGCCAATATGGTGTACCTACGGCGTATGGATACCTTACTGAAAGCTAATTGGGGTAGGGTATGGGGTACTCCGAATCAACAATTCAAAGATAGGTGCAAGAGGTCCAGGTAAAAAGAAACCGCCCGAAACCTGGAGGGGTCTCAGGGCGGTGAGCAGGGGTCAGGTATATCAGGCGGCGAGCCAGGTCAGCATGTCCTCCGCCTTGGCGGGAGTCAGGTCGGGGTCAGTGGAGATGTCCGCTGCCTCGGTCATGCTCATGCCCAGTCCAACGAGGCGGGCGGCGAATGAGAGTCGATCGTATCCGTTCATGTCTGCTCCTTGCTGCGCTTCGAGACGCCTTGAGGCGGCTCCTTTGGGTTTGCGTTACTCTCGTATCGTGCCCGCTGATCGTCAGTGGATTACTGGTCTTGCTCGTCGGCGATCTCGTCGATGCTCTTGCTCGTGTCTCCCTCTGCGGCTCTGCCGATGTAGGTCATCGCTGCCCGCTCTCGCTCTCGTCCGTTGTGGCTGCCGACATACTCGACGGCTTCTCGGGCGGCCTTGTGCATCTCCTCTCTGCCTCGCTCCTCTGCCATCTGAGCGATGAGGTATGCGATCTGCCGAGTCATCCCTCGGGGGATCTCTCCCTCGTAACGGATACCGTGGATCTTGAGGTTGCTGAGTTCGTCGCTCTGCCATTCTCCTGAGTAGATACAGACGCCGTTGGGCTGGTCTGCGTCGGCGCTCATCTCGTAAGCGTGTTCGCCGTTGAGGACGACGATCCAAGTCGGAGACTTCGGACCCTTGATGTATTCGATCGTGATGGGTTGGGGTTTGCTCATGACTCTGCGGGGCTGTCGGGTCGTCAGTGGGGTCAGTCCGCATAGCCTCGGAGGTTGCGGGCGTTCTCGGCTCCTCGCTTCTGATTCTGGCGAGCCTGCTTGGCTCGGTCCCTCTTGAGACGCTTGCGGAGCTTGGGGTCGTGGACGGCTCGGACGCTCTCGGTGGTCTTGAGACGGGTCATTTCTTGGCCTCGGTCCAGGTAACGGGGTGCGGTCCCTTGGTGTCGGTCTTGACGATGGTGCCTGCTCGGCGCTGTTCCTTGATGCGTTGGTCGAGGTGGCGGATGGCTGCTTGGGCGAGTTCTGATTGGCTCATGCTGTTGCCTCGGTCTCTGGTAGTCAGTGACCGCCGGTCAGTTCGATGATCCATCCGCTGCCGTCCTTGCGGGCTTCGTGGATGATGCCTTTCTGGACGAGTTGGGCGCAGATGTCGGTCATTTCTTCGATGTTGTCGGCGTGGATCTTGCTCATGCCTCTGCCAGGTTCTCGATCTGGTCAGTGAGGCTATCGAGGGTTGCGTCTGCGTCGGCGAGTTCTGACTCTGCCGCTGCAAGCTGTTCCTTGAGTTCGGCGACCTTTCGGACGATGTTGCTTCGGCGGTGGGTTGCGCCCTTCTTCTTGCCTTCCAACAGGGCCAGGCGGTTCTTGGTTGCCCATTCCTTAGCGGTGGTCTTGACGAGCGCGAGGATTTTCTCACGCTGCTTGGTTGTCGGCGGTTCGTTGTTGACGCTCCACGGGTCGTCGAGGTTAACTCGGCTGATGCTGTGGTGCCCGACGATCTCATTGGTGTCGGCGTTGACAAAGAATGATATTCGGTAGCGTTGTCCGCCTCCGTCGAGGG